CACCGATGCTATCGTGACGAGCGGCAATCAGCGTGACAACGGAGGACTGGTCCTATCGCCGCTCGCCATTGCGAGCGTTAACACACGATCAAATGGTCGATCGCAGATTGGTCAGCGCTCCAATGCCCCTACCAATCCGCTGCTCGCCTTCATCGTCGAACCCACACCAGCGTCGCAACTCACCCCGGAACTCGTCTATGGGCGGGTGAAGTTCCCCTCAATCCGGATCGGTATGGCTCTCGAAGGTACCGCCTTCCCGCCAACGATCCGTGGCACAATGGCGCTTCCGGTTCGGGTGCGCAGCCAGATCATCGGCATCGTCCCGGTCAATGGTGCGATCGTGCGTGCGCTGCCCATTCGGGCGACGATCTCCGGTTTCGCAAAGCCGAATGGTATGCTTCGCGGAACGGTCAAGATTACCGCCAACGGCGTGGTTCGAGTGGTGCCCTTCAACTATGGCACGATCAATCGTCAAGTCATTATTCGTTTCAGCAACGACGCCGGGGATGTCCTCGGAGTCAACAACAATGCGGATCAGTTCAGCACCGGTGATAACGGTGATCTTCTCGGCTATTGAGGTAACAGATGAGCAGCTTTACCAACGCAGTTTTCGAAGTCACGGAAGAGACTCGCTACGGCAAACCCCTTTATCGGATCGTTGGCGGCTTTCGCTACTACATTGGCCATGTCGGATCATCGACTTACATCGATGTTCCAGATGGTTTCCTGACCGATGGTCCCTCAATGCCAGCGTGGCTGGCGAAGATCATTCCCGCGCAGACATTGGTGAAGAGCAGCGCCGTCCACGACTACCTGCGCGAGAACCTCCGCTACTCGAAGCCAGAGGGGGACGCCATCTTCCTCACTGCCATGTACGCGGAAGGCACCCCGGCTTGGCTTCGCGAACTAGCCTTCATTGCAGTGCGGCTGGACAACCATCGTCTGCGAGCGAAATAACTCCACAGATATCCTAAATACCATCATGGCCGGTGGTAAGAAGACATGGAGGGGTGAGTTTACGCCCAAGAACCCGAGCAAGTACATCGGCACCAAAGATATTCAATTCCGATCATCTTGGGAGTTGAAGTTTATGCAGTTCTTGGATGAGACGCCCGCCATCATTGGTTGGTCGTCCGAAAGCATCTCAATCCCATACACCAATCCCCTCACCGGTAAACAGACGGTGTACGTCCCAGATTTTCTTATGATCTACGAAGGACCGGGCGGGAAGAAGCAAGCGGAGATGATTGAGATCAAGCCCGCTAAAGAGAACCCATTGCTCGAACAGAAGAAGCGCCTGTCGAAGCGTGACCAGCTTTCGCAAGTCCTCAACGCTGCCAAATGGCAAGCTGCCGCTAAATTCTGCGCGAAACGATCCATCAAGTTCAGGGTGCTGACGGAACTCGATCTGTTCCCGCAAGCCAGAAGGAAGAAATGAGCAAAACACTTAACGATCTCTTCGACCTACCGTCGATGGAGGATGTCTTGGACGAGACCGACGACAGTGAGACGGAGAACCTACCCGTGGCAGTCAACGATGCCAGCAGTGAGTTGATTTCAACGGCGGAGTTGAAGGCACAAGAGCATGGCGCTGCCATGGACGACATCTACAAGTCGGTGCTCAAGCACGCCAACGATGCCGCAGAGTTGGCGTTCGACCTCGATCCCGCGCGCGCTCCCCGGATGCTCGAAGTAGCCGGTAACCTGTTCAAGGCAGCCATGGATGCCAAGAATTCGAAGCGCGATGCGCAGTTGAAGCTGATGAAGCTGTTGCAGGATCAGCAGAAGCTCGATCTGGACCGCCGCCGCTTCCAGCTTGAGAGTGGTGAAGTCGAGAGCGAGAAAGCCGAAGTGGTGATGGTCGAGGATCGCAACGAGATTCTGCGCCGTCTCCGTGCTGAAGCCGCAGAGACCAAGGCCGATCCGAAAAGCTAAATACAGCATCCCAGAGGTGAGCAAATGAATTTCAAAGAATACTACGAGGCGGTTCAGAAGACCTACAAGTTCCGGATCAAGACCATCTATGAGATCGATGAAGATACCATGGATGTGATCGAAACGGTGATCAACAAGTATCGTCCCACCGATATCAGTCGTCCCAAGAAGATGATGTTCCAGACGCAGCCGCTGGGTTTTACTGGCGTGAAGAACGTCGAGATTCACTTCGTGGATGTCGTGTTGAGCGTCCCTGCAACAGAGTATGTGCTTGCCTGTGACCTCCGTCAGAGTTTCGGGCTCGACATCGCTTCTGATCTCATCCAAGTCTCTGGCGACGAGGAAGAGCCCGTCGAGGAGAAGGAGCCCACCTCGTTGCTCCTCGATCCCACGATGAGCGAAGCCCCCGCCGTCAACGCGGAGGAGCATTTCGGCGACGAGTACAACAAGAGCTTCCTCGCCTATGTGGCGAAAGTCGAGGCGGAGCGCGAGCACAAGAAGCAGATTGATGCCCCTCACCCGATCACCAAGTGGGGACAGCAGCCCGATCCCACCGCTGATCTCGATACCACTGACTTCAACGCGCATTTGAAGGACAAGTAATGGAATTCGAGGAAAGCAAACTCGCCGAGTTGCGCAAGCTGCTCAATGGCGTGAACCTCGATGATGGCTACATCGGTCGCGGTGTCATGCTCACGCAGCAGGGTCAGCGCAAAGTCGCAGATCGCTTCGAGATCGATCTCGCTGCTGTGCCACAGATGCTGCAAGCCGTCTCCGCCTATGTGCGCCGCGATATGCTCTCGGAGCAAGTCGATCGCTACAGCTTTGAGGCAGACTTCATGGGCAATCTGACGCTGCGCGACAATCAGGCGGGACGCGAGCGTTTCATCCAAGGTGATGAGGCGTTCAAACTCGACAATGAACTATCAAAGTATCCGGATCGCCAGCAGGAAATCATGTCGCAATATTTTGATGAGCCCCTCGTCGAGGGAGTAGAGGATGATCTGCCCCGTGGTGGCGGCACCTTCAACTTCCCCTACAAGGGCAAGTTCGCCACGGCCCGGTTCGGCGTAGAGGGCGGAGAGTTCCGAGTGAGCGTCATCAGCCTCCGCGACGCCGAAGATAATGAAACCGATATCGACGAAGCTTTACAAACGAAGCTGGATGCCGTCGCGATGACATGGGTGGACAAAGTATGAACCGCTTCCTCGATCTTCTCCGCAACTTTCGCGGGGGCGATGACATGGCTGATGCCGACACGGCTCCGCGCGGCTACGAGCACGCAGACGCAGAGCATTACAAGGCCCGCATGGAAACCGGCTTCTTCGGTCGCCGGGGCGCTGGTGCGCTCCTGATCGCCAAGGACACCGGGCGCATCATGTTCGTGCTTCGGTCAGCGAAGGTCGATCAGCCCTTCACTTGGGGGAACGTCGGTGGTGCGATCGATGAGGCCCACGCCAACGAGCGCCCCGTTGATGCAGCCGAGCGCGAAATCTATGAGGAGACCGGCTACAACGGCGCACTAACCCTCGTGCCCCTACTGGTCTTCCGCCACAACGATTTCACCTACTCGAATTTCCTCGGTATCGTTGAGCGAGAGTTCAAGCCCGTGCTGGGCTGGGAAGCCGACCGAGCAGTTTGGGTGAAGCCCGGTAACCTCCCCAAGCCGCTGCACTTCGGTATGAAGTCGCTCTTCGGTGATGCCGCGAGTGCCAAGACGATCCGGCACTACGCCTCCATGTTCGCCAAAGGCGACACGGCCATCGGCGAAAGCGAGGAGATCACCGAGGAAATCGATGTCAGCGCTGCGATTAAGCAGGGCGAGGACATCGCCAATGAGATCAACAAGCGCGCCGAGGCACAGGCGAAGGCGATCAAGGCCGGAGTCAACCCCGCCGATACAGTGGAGCCCAATGGTGAACCGAAGAAGGTTCAGCCCCGCCCCGGTGCCACGACGGGCAAGAAGTCACTCAACCCGATCGGGACGAAGTAACAGAAACTGGTTGAGGTACTGCTCGATCCATTCGGCAGCCACGACATTCATCGAATGGACGGTGAAGGTGAACTCATCATCGAGTATCACTTTCCCGTCCATTACCATATCGGTGAGCCAGCGCGCGCAGAAGCGCCCCTCACCCATGCCGTCGCCGAGATCGTTGTCAAACGAGATATGCCGGATAGGCACACGTGCTGCCAGAACCGTCGCTTCGAATTCGTCCTGCGTGCGCACGATCGTCCACTCCGCGCCCTTGGGCAAAGGGGTCCAAGTCACTTGGGCGGGCCAGCGTTCGTCATCGAGAAAAATCCACATACTGGATCATAGCACGCACGTCGTAGTTCGGAAACTGCAAAGAGCGTGTCGATGAATATTGAGACCACCCCCGGCCTTCCCGTAGAAGAATCAAGTGGTCAACGAGATCACGCCTATGAAAGAGAGTATATCAATGTCGAGTGTTACCACCCAGACCCTGATCAAGAAGATGACCGAGGGCGCTGTCACTTTCAAGTTCAAGAAGGTCGATGGTTCGGTCCGTGAGGCCACCGGTACCCTGAACACCGATCTCATGCCCGCTGGTTCGGCCAAGATCGAGATCGGCGAGAACGACGCCGCCATTCCGTTCTACGATCTCGTGAACGAGGGCTTCCGTTCGTTCCGTCGCGACTCCGTGATCGCCTAACGGCAGGAAGCCCGCACGCCCGACCTTCGTGATGATGTCGTCTCCTTTGTGTTGTGTGAAAATGGTCGGGCGGGGGAAGGGGAGCGGTTCTGCCGCTCCCCTTTTCTTTATGGCTTCCAGAGCCGGTAGATGTCCTCCCAATCTCCGGCGAACAGATCGAGGCTTTCCATCTCGGCTTCCGGGTAGAGGTCCGCAAATGATGCTCGCGCCTTGCGATCACGGTTCTGTTCCGCGAGCGCCACACCACGCTGTTGAGCAGCACTCTTCTGCGAGGGGGTCAGTTTGCGCGTCACGGGCTCGGTGTAGCGGACACCATGCTGCTTGAACGCTTGAACCAGCGTCTCCGCCGCCTTCGTGCCCTCCACATAGCGGACAAGATCGAGCACCACTGCGCAGTAGCGCCAGCCGTGCCACGGACCCACCTGAAACAATTCCTGACGGCGCGATCCGTCCCGGTAGCGAAGTAGCCGCCCACCATTGCCGCTCTGACGGTAGAGGATGATGTGCGCGATGGCGCGCAACACCGACATGGTATCGCGACATCCGCGCGGGAAGGTCACCCACCGCTCACTGGGGTGCGCCGTCGCCCGACTATAGCCGCGACCATCCCGCACATCGATCGGCCATGTCGAGAAGACTACTGCATCGCCGTAGCGCCGCACCAGCGTCGCGCGATCAAGCCGTGCTAGATAGCTATGAACGTCCTTCATTTCCCCCATGCGCGTGGTGAACGGCTCCATAGCCTTCCATGCCTTGAAGAACTTCGAACGCTGTGTATCCCTGCCGCGATTCATACTGCCTCCTAGTCAACGATGCGCCCTTATAGCAGTTCGCGCCAGTATGTCAAATCGGTCTAAAAATGACCCGATAGTATAGCGGTAGGGAATACTTGAAACTATACTTGAAATAGACCGATCAGGCATTCAAATATGGCGGTGAAATATTTTTTCACAGTATAGTTTCCCGATGCTTACTTTCACGCCTCACACGGTGCGCCACATCGACGAAATCCTTCCCCATATTGCTGACAAGCCTGAAATCGGACACAGCATCAAGGACGGCTATCAGGTGCTCGACTACAACTTCGCCACTGCGACGACGTTCGACAACTGGCAAGCGCGAGAGTGCCGGGGGATTAAGTTCGATCTTGCAGGTAACATCATCGCTCGTCCCTATCAGAAATTCTTCAACGCCTTGGAGAAGGAGGAGACGCAGCTTGCGGAACTGGATTTCACCGCGCCGCATGTCTTGCTGGAGAAGCTCGATGGCTCGATGGTTCACTCAATCCTCGTTGATGGACGGTTGCGGCTGATGACCCGTAAGGGTTTGAGCGATGTCGCCCTAAAGGCAGAGCAATTCCTCAACCGCGAGATCGAGGCCGGGGGTGGACTTGCGCGGTTGTTCGAGCAAACCGGCTACGCCGTCACCGACTACACCTTCATCTTCGAGTATGTGGCACCCCACAACCAAATCGTCGTCTTCTACGAGGATGAGCGCCTGATCTTGACGGGAATGCGCGAGATCGTCTCGGGTCGGTATGTCCCCTACGAGGCGATGTGCGCGTTGGCGGAAGCGGAGGGCGTGCCCGTGGTGCAGCCGTATTGCGACACCTTCTCCATGGAGGAGGTGCGCGCAGACGTGGACCGGGAGGGCTTGGTGATCCGCTGGCGCGACGGCGCAATGGCGAAGGTGAAGGCCGATCTCTACTGTCTTCGCCACGGCGCGGTTGATTCTGTCTCGCACGCCCATGGCGTGATTGAACTCGCCATGGCGAAGACGCTCGATGATGTCCTCCCGAACCTGTCGGGCGAGTTTCTCGATCGTGTCACCGCCTATCACGATGCTTTCTTTGCAGCGGTGGCGGAGCGGCGTCGGTGGCTCATCTCGACGGTGGAGGCACTGGATCACCTCGACCAGAAGGCGTTCGCCGCTCACGTCATGGATGATCCGCTGCGAGGCCTTCTGTTCGGCTATCGCAAGGTTCGTGACGCTGATAAGGTCATCAACGGAGTTATCGAGCGCACCAGCTTCAAGGGAAAGCGGTTCGCCGAAATGTGCGAGGAGTTGGCGCTGCCGTATGAGGAGGATTTGGGGCGCTGGTAGCATGTGGGCTCGTGCAATCGGAGAAAACCGATCGCCGAGTGTCAAGGAAGGTTTTTTGCGGGAGATCGATGACGCGATCGAGGCGTGGCACCAAGGCCGTGGGCGAGAGGAGGCGCTTCTCGATCATTTGCGCAAGACCTTCCCCGCTTGTCCGTGGACGCCAGAACAGTGGGAGGATTATTTCGCTACCGAGACGATCCCGGTAGCGAAAACAATTATCGGTTAGCCGTAATAGGTTTTGAGCAGCCCCGTGGCGGCAGCGCGAATGCGTTCCTCGGGGAGTTCATCGACCTGAACAGTCCGAACAAAACCATCGGGGATGCGCTCATACATATCGCGTAGCCATTGCTTCACGTCATCGAGCGGCATGGTGTCAAAATCGACTTCCGGTGCCTTTGCCATCTCGCCTACATCGACTTCATCGAGAACGCAGCTAATCGCGTAGTCATCATCGAAGCCTGACCAACCGTAATAGGGCTCTTCAACCTTGAAAATTGCCTCGCCTTCATCGCTACCGAATAGGAACGGACCGATCTCGGAGGCATCACTGTACTCGTATTCATCGTCGTTGCCCACCATTGCGGCATCCGCGACTGCGCAAGCTTCTTTGACCGAGCACACGACCTTGACTGGGCTATCCCACACCCAAGCGTCCTCGCCTTTTGAGTTCTTGAACGTCTTGAAGACGAGATGACCGTGCTTGACCTTCAAGTCCTTGATTTCTTTGACGAGCGATTCATGTGCGTCGCTTTCTGCACCCGATTCCATCCCGGAGATAACCGCACCCTTGATGCTATGATAGATATCTTGAGCATATTCTTCGAGGAAACGCGTCAAGGCCCCGGTGTCGCTGGGATCGAAGTCCTCGAAGTCTTCTTCATCCAACTCCGCCTTGGCGATCTCCGTAGCTTTATTCGCGAGGCCAATGAGCGCTTGCATGGGAAGAGAATCCAACAGGCTCTCGACATCGGTATCAGACGCGCTGTTGAAGTCATAGTCGAACAACCGGTCACCATCAGAACTGGCGAGCGCATTGGCAGTTTTGTCATCTGTAAGGTCGCTCACCATGTCGGCGATATCTTTGAACTCGACCAGCACCAAAGCGTCGGCTTCATCGTCCCACTTCGCGCTGTTGGCCCAACTCGGCAGGTGCTCCTTAATCGACGCCAGAATGGCGGCGCGCAACTCGGGAGAGTCACCCTGCTTCTTCAAGCGAGCCTCGAAGTCTCCGAGGTGGGGATGCGCATCGATCAGCGCATCACGGTCCTCGTCCTTCAAATCCTTCATCGAGAAGTTGTTTGCGGGCGCGTAGCCTCCGCCCCGGATGCCTTTGATGATCGGCAGCTTGAGGAGTGCGACGATGTAGGGGTGGTAGCGCTCTGCTGGCTTCTCGTTGGCGCGACCCTTCATTTCACCGAGGAAGCCGTCGTGCTGAAGGATGAAGGTCAGAAAGACCTCATAATAGTCCGTGCCATCGACGTTATCCTTGAAGCGACGGAGGCTCAAGATGCGATCACCGGATCGAGCCCCGGCGTTACCGCAGTGCCCCATGGCATTCGCCTCCTCGGAGCAATAGCCGCGACCGAGCATCACCCAGCACATCTTATTGTCCATCTTGAGAATGATTTCGTCGCCCTCGTGGAGCGTCAACGCTGATTTGGTGCGCGTCTTGAACTCATCCTCCAAGGCTTCCAGTTCCTGCAAGACGACGGGGAGGCTTTTGCTACCGAACTGATAGGCTTGAATCTTGCTATACGGCATGCCGAGGAAGTGGAAGATGATCTTGCGCTTGATGATCCCCGTGGGATCGTCGTTGCTTGCCACATAGGGCTCACCCATGATCTTCTGGTACTCGCCCTGATACTTGGCTTGGAGGCGTTTCACCTCACCGATGAAGGCGTGGTACTGCTCGGTCTTCTGCACCTTGGTGGCATCGTCGTGTTGGTCGTAGATACCGATGGAGCCGTTGAAGTCGCTGACGCTCCATCCCGCGATGCGATCGAAGAGCCACAGGCGAATGATGCGTGCCGCCCATGCCTGACGGTCGCTTTTGCGCAAGAGACGGATCGCCTCCTTGGCTGCTGCGACCTTTTCGAGGATCATGTCCTCGTGGTAGCGCTGCCCCAAGGCTTCCAAGGTGGAGAACATGGCCTCGAAGTGCTTCCCTTCGAGCAAGGCCTGTTGCTCCATGAGGAGGAGGGAGGAGGGCTGCGATGCGGGTGTCGGGGAGACGGTCTGGGTGTCGTTGAACAAGTCGATGAAATTGCGCATGTGGTATTTAGGCAGAGGTTACCGATGCGCGAGGTAGAACAGGGTAGCATCTTCGTCGTTCTTGAAACCGACAGCGTGCGCGTAATGGTGCTCAACAACTGTGCCCGACACAGGATCATGCTCGCGGTCTCGCACCACCTCGACGAAAAAGTCTTTTTCTCCGATGCTACGCTCACACCAAGTGCGCACCGCCGTATCCTTGAACCTGTTATACCCGAGCACGAACCACGTCCACGACTCGCCGCGCCCGCCTATGTCGGGGCGGTTGTCGATCGTCCTGTAGCATTTCAGTGGCCCAGTAAGCCGCTCATCGACCATCAACTCGGAGCCATGATAGAATATCGCATCACTAGCGCCGTCTCGGAGAACAAAGACCTTCCCGTTACCGGGTAGCTGATACTCTACCACGCCCTTGGCACCGCGATTGAACCCCGCACTCTGGCGTACAGTGATCCGAATCCCGCGCGGGAAGAAAGGACTGTTGCTCCAATAGATCGCGGAGCGACGCTCACGCTCTTCCTTCTCGCGAAGATCAGCCGCCGTCGCATTGCGCCATATGACGGGCGAGAACCCATGACCGACCTGCATGATGACGCGGCGGAAGGGCCATATGCCCTTGACTACATTCTGGTAAATGGGAGCGCTCAAAACTCTGCCTCGATTGCTCGCTCAAAGACGAGTGGTTGCGACCAAAAGGTCAGGGGATTGTGGATGAGGTCGAACATCATGGCGCTCGCCTCATCGGAGAAAAAGATGAAATTGATGCAACCCACGTCGAAGTTCTCGAAGCCGCAGCCGACGATATTATCGTGCCCGATGGTGTCGAAGACTTCCTCCGCCAGCCCCGCCCTATAGGCACTACGAAGGAAGTGCATCGCCATCCAGAACGAGCGTTCGCGGGAGCCGAAACCAATTGCTGATCGATACACCTTCATCAGAAGGAGTAAGCCTTGCGTGTGCGACGGCACTTGATCTGTCCTACGGTGTTGGACTTCTGTCGCGTGCAGAGGGAGAGCTTCTGCTTGGGATTCTTGAGGACCAGCCCCTCCTGCTCCTCGCCCTTGAGGTTTGCGAATAGCGTCGCGAAGCCCTCGTCGTATTCGACTGGTAACCAGAGGTTCGGGTTGACCACGAAGTGAGTCATGGTCTCCGTGGCATCATCGGTCATCAGACGATCGTGGAGGATATCCTGACGCTCCTCCTGCGTGGCCCCAACAAGATACTCGCCATCGTTGACCAGAATATCGTTGACGTAATTGACCTCGCGCAGTCCCGCCACTTTGTTGTGGAGCAACTCGGCCACGAAGACATACCAGCCTGTGCCGGGCAGATCGGTGAAGGCGCGCATCACCTCCGGGGTCGGGGTCCACGCCTTGTGGACCTCGTTGTGGCGGTTCATGGCGATGATCGACTTGTCGGGAGCGACGGCGATCACCGAACAGGTGCCATTTAATTTCGCCTGTGCGATGTAGCCCTGTCGCTGGAAAGTATGAAGGAGCGTCGGGTCAACCGCGATCTCGGGACGTGGGGGCCACAGGTAGGCGAATTCATCGTAGCGCATCGCGATCTCCTAATCGCCCTGATAACCGATCGGCGAACTATCGTCAATCCTCTTCCACGCGCTCCGCCTCGATGATTTCGACGAGTTGTTCGATCATCACCATCAACCCGATCTTTGATGCCAGCGATGGTCGATCGCTGGGTCCGATGATCTCCTTCGCTCGTGCGAGTACCGTTGCTTGCGCTGCCTTGGCTTCCTCATAGGGGAGACGGGCCGGGAAACCCCTCATGCGAGCGCTGATGTAATAGACCTCGCTGCTATGCCGCATCGCAATTGGATTGAGGCCCCACATCGGAAGGCCGCTTCCGTCACGCTGTCCCGATGCCGCATAACGACGCAACTCTTCGATCAACGCGTCCGGTTGGTCGAACAAGACGCTATCATGGTCGAGTTCGATCAGTGACCGAAAACCCATCAGCCGATCGCTTGGTTGAGATCAGGACGGAGGTGCACCGGCACCCGCTTGAAGGCGCGATCGAGCAGAGCGTCGTTCTCCTCGTGGTAGCGTAACGATGCGGCTTGCACGAGATCGGCATCGTCGAGGCCCGCCCCGTCAAAGGTATCGCGCGTTGCTTCGTGGATGATCGTGAACGCCCGAACCCGATCCAACCACGGCAACGCGGCGAACCACTGCGCCATCGGCTGTCCGCGATAGTCGAAGAGCCGTGTTGCGACGATCATCGCGCGCTGCTCAATGTCCTTCATGCTCATACGCGAATTCCTTGCCCGAACCATGACGGGGTGTTCTGCTCCGTCATTTGGATGGCCTCTACCCGGCCGATTAACAAATTCTCGGTGTATTCTACCATTTGTTCGTAGCAGCCGCAGCAGTGGCCGTGAAGCTCGGTGTCGGCGTTGCCATCACTCTCATAGAGGATAGCCCAGCGATGCCCCTCCGGCGCGGGATGCGCGCGGTAAACCTTCTGCTCCGGCAGGACCGATACCGTCCCCTTGGGGACTTCTTCAAGCGAGAACGTCCAGATGTAGTAGACGATGTGGTTGTCGTCAAAGTCGCCGGTCTCGTCCTCCTCGTAGCCCACGTCGGTGTTCTTGAAGCGCACCGCCGTTTTGCCCGCAGGAGGGGTGGGCCACGGCGAGGCGTCCAGTCGAGCTACCACGCCGACAAGGCCCACGGTGGGGGCTTCCTCGCCACGCCAGTCGATCTGCGCCTCGTTGATGCGCACGGTTGCGCCGACCGGGAAGCTCTTGGGGCCATGTTCGATCTTCTCGGCGATGCGGCGCTCATGATCGGCGATCAACCGAAGCGCGGTGGTGGCTTCGAGAAGATCAAGCTGGACCTCCCGGTATTCCTCGCTGCCGCGCTCGTAGCGTTCCAATCGCATCGTGTTCGTCTCGACGATCAACTCAACCGTCTTGGCGAGTGATTCCGAAATCCCTCGATTGTCGGCAAGGATTTCCTTCACGAGTTTGAGAATGCTGTCACTCATATCCCGAACCTCTCGCGGCAACGCATCACCATGGCGGCGACATCCTTGGGTTCACGCTCGAAGAGATGGGCGACCATCATCACCGGCACGACGTAGCTCATCTCTTCGTCGCCCAACTCCTCCTCGCCGTTCATTGCGAGGTACTCCACGGCTTCGCGGATACCGATTTGGCGGGCGCGCGTCATCCGCCGATCAACTCAACGTAACGGTCGCGGAACGTCTTGAAACTCGGAACCTGCTGCGTGTCGAACTTGGTCCCGGTGTCGGTCAGCACCTTTCGCGTTTCCTCGACCATCTGCTCGGAACGAAGCGTGAGCACAGCCGCGAAAAAACTCTCCGCCGTCGCGGTGGTGACCTGACCCTCGTTCTCCTTCGCCTCCGCCAGCAAGGCATCGCGGACCGCCTCGAAGGACTCGGGAAGCGTGTTCTGCTCCGCCAGCGCCGCCGCAGCGCGCTTGATGTTCTGGAAACCGAAGGCCGCGCCCATGCGCGCGATCCCATCGACTACCGAATCCATCTTGTCGCCGCCGAACATGCGCTCGACCGTATGACGCACGGCATCGCGGCGCAGATCATCCATCGTCTCACCGTTGTAGCGGACGAAGAAATACTCCTCGCGCTCCGCCTCGTCGCCGCCCCAAGCCGTCGCCATCATGAGGATGCCGCCGACATTCTTGGCGATCGGCTCACCCCGAATGATACCGTCGAGGAAGGACTGCTTCGATTCCGCGACGAGATCGTCGAAGCTGTCGATGTTGATGCGCTTGCCCATGGTGATTTCCTCGTTGATATCGCTCCTCTATAAACGATTTAAGCGAACTGTCAATCGTCTTTCCACTTCGGTGCGCCCCTAACCGCATCCGGCTGCACCTCTGCGCCGGTTTTCGTGTCGGCGAGGTACTGACGGTCGTAGGGAGCGCGATCTCCGGCACGAGGGCAGTCGTGCATCTGGTTCTTGTTCAGCGCCACGTACTGGTCGTCGAATTTGCTCCCACTGGTGATCCACCAGCGGCAGCCGAACTGATCCTCAACCTTGAAGTAACGCCCGCGCGAGAAATCAGGTTGGCGGTAGCGCTCTGCGTGCTTGACCTCGCCTCGCGCTACCGCATTGCTGACCGCCTTCTCGCTCTCCTGCTGATACTCGACGAACCGATCTCCACGATGCGGCGCGCTACAACTAGCAAGGAGGAGAGACATCAGAACAAGGCGTCGCATCAGTGCCCTTTCGGTGAATATCCAGCGATGTGCTGGGAGAGTGATTCGCCACGAGTGCGCAAACCACTATACAGCCAGATTGGCCATGTCGCTGCCAGCAGATAACACTGCGGGTCGCGGAGATATTTGCCAGACTGCGGGAAGGTGAAGAGGGCAAGGGCGATCGGTAGGCCGATGGCGTACACGATGAGCGAATCCCTCCACCCTAGAGTGACGGTAACGCCGACGAAGGTGACGGTAATAAGGACCGTCACGAAGATCGACATGAAGTTATAAACAGCGGCTCGAACCATCACTTTCCCTTCACCAGCGCGGACAGTCGCTGCGCCATGGCATCGATCTTCTCCACGCCCTCGATCGTCTCCTGAAACGAACCCTCGGCGAGATCAGCGGCGGTGTCGAGCAACGCGGCGATCATGCGGTCCTTTACCCAGCGATCACCATCGTCGGAACCTCGAATCATCTCCTCCGCTATCTTGCGTAGAAGCCCGCCCGCGTTCACACGGCTGTAGCTTCTATATTCGAGATTGTAGAGTTCATCGTCGCTGCCCTGAACAACAATGTCGCCTTCGAGGAAGTCGAGAATTGCGCTCGTGGCGGGATGATCGGACAACGGATTGTTCAGCAGCGAGAACTCGACATCGCCGTTGGTCTCGCTGGGATGCAGATGCGTGTAGATCGCAGGGGAGGAATGGCCCCCCACTGCGAAATGCTTCTGTCCCACTATCCCGTAGTATCCCGCCACGCCGCCGTAGACGCGATCAAGATCGACCCACGTGTTACCGTGGATGATCGAGGTGTCGAGTATCGAGGCTTTCACACCTCGATACTGCCACAAGCCGACATAATCCTCCGGCTTCATCTTATATCGCGTCATCCCCTTACGCCTCGGTGGTCTCGGGCTCGGGCGACATGATGGTGTCGAGGATCGCCCAGAAATCACCCTCGATCTTCGGCGTGATCGACATCGTGGACACGAGCGGCAGGAGCAGTTCCATCTCCTCGGCGGTCTTCTTGAACACCGCGTCCATCGACTCCTCGGTGGCGATGTCGATCGAGACCTCCTCCTGCTTCATCAGGAAGTCCTCCGGGAGATCGACGTTGGCGAGTGCCTCCTCGACCTTGGCATGGATCGCCATGTCGTGGGTGTAGGCGGGATTGATGATGAACGCTTCGGGCGTCTTCACGACGCGATCGAAGCCGATCTCATGCTTGCCCAGAATGACCTTCTCGTCGTCCGTCAGCTTCGAGGCCGACGAACGGCCCTTCAACTGGCACGAACCCTCCGCCGCGCCCTCGACGCCCTTGAAGTTGTCGGGGCGCTTCTTGCTCTCCGTCGCCTTGTCGATGAAGTGAGTGAGCATTTGACCCTTGAGGCCCGCCTCCTCGACCGCCGCCAAGGCTTCGAGCGACTTGATCGCCGCCTTGATGGCCGAGAACCGCTCCATGCCGGTCAGTGCGACCTTCTCGGCCTTGGGCTTCTTCGAAGTCGGGGCCGGAGCCGAGATCACCGCTGCGCTACCGAAAAGACCCTTGGCCATGCTGAATTCCTTGTTTGCGTTTGTCTTGCCCCCCTTCTAGCAGAAACAGAGTTCGGGTCAAGCGCCAAATCGTTTTTCGTTGATTATTTTGTAATGGGTGGAGCGATGGGGGCGTTTATAATGAGCGTCACGCTGATCGCGGCACTCCACTAATCTAATGATTGATGGAGAGCCAGAAATTGATCGTTGTATTTCCGAATCCTTCGGAGTGCACCGCCGTAGCAACGAAAACGATCTCGCGAAGAAGCACCTTCATCAAGATTAGTGAGGCAACCACCGCGACCTAGTAAGCCGAAGATGTCGATTAGCTTACTCTCGAAGGCGAGCGCTTGATTCATAGTAAGGTCGGACTTCAACACTTTTATTTCGGGTGAAAGTTTAGCCATAGCGATCTTTTCACAGCACTTACGGTGCGTTTCGTTTCGTTTCGTGTCATAGGCACGTCGCCCATGCCCCATGCCGATGTAAAACGGTTCGAAAAACATCCCGTAAGAAGCAGCGAAAGCACCAAGCCCTCTGGACACGTTGAGTTTACGGGTAGGATCGCAGTGTGCGTAAACATAGAAGTGCTTTTCGCCGTCAGAGTCATCGTTATAAAGATGATCGATATCTGTGTCGCAAATCTCCAATGCCGCTTCAAAGATATCTCGATTCTTTTCCTTCTTGGTGACTCTCGTTGTATCTAATTGCAGCATACGGGTTTTGCATTTTTGGAAAACCGCTTTGACGCTCTCGTAGCTGTCCCAGTCAATTTCAAATGCTCTCGTTTTCATATTGACACGCTTTGATCCACGGTATAAATAGGTCTTGTAGCCGATTATGAGGGTTCTACCCTCGTTGAGATCGGACGCCAATATGTTTTGCGGACGAAAGTTCAAATCTTTCCGACTCCACCATGACCCTAGTTTCCTGTACCGGCAGAGAAGCGTTACCACGTAAGAGGTGGGTCATGATGGGGTCGAGCCGGGATCGACGGGAAACGGAAAGGCTTCGAAAGGTTACAGGGTGGCTCCCACAGCCTCGTTTTAATTGTCAACGACAACGACATTCGCATGGCGATTGCGGCGTAAGCCCAATCCCCCAGCACGGTTGAGCGGCACCGGGTAACAGAAGCCGCTCGGGAGGGATCGTGGGAAACCACGGTCCCTTTTTTCATGTCTGCGCACGATCGTTTTTGCCCATTGCGCCCAAGGATCACCTCCGCTAGTAAACCAGATCAATCGATCGGCATTAAAGTAGTGCTATATAAGAGGTAGTAGAAACAGGACGCAATATGGCTGCCACCAAGTTACTGACAGTATTGAACGCGATCGGTCGAGAGTTGACGGCCGAACTTGATGTTTCAAAGCTAGTAGATAAGATCGTTCACCATGGTGTAGAACTCACGAATGCCGATTTTGCGGCGTTCTTCTACCACGGTAAGGGCGAACAAGGCGAGGTGTTGGAGTTCGAGGCCGTTGCTGGCGCTCGGCTGGAAGACTTTGGTGATATCGGTCGTCCATCGGCGACCAAGCTTTTGGCCAGTCACCTCGAAGATGGCGTAACACGCGTCAACGATGTGCTGATTGATCCGCGTTTCGGCCATGGTGTGCATGGCGGAATGCCACCCAATCATCTTCCAGTCCGTTCCTACATGGCTGTTCCGGTGTTGGACAAAACGGTCGCGGGTGGACGCTTCGGTAGTATTCTTCTCGGTCACCCCGAGCCCAATCGCTTCACTGACTTGGACGAGCAGATCATCATCGGATTAGCGGCATTGGCCGCAATCTCGATGAACAATGCCACCCTGTACGCAGAGGCCCAGCGCGAATTACAAGAGCGGCGAGAAGCCGAGACGGCGCTCCGGGATGCACTCGACCGTCAGAAGCTTCTCCTTGACGAACTCAACCATCGAGTGAAGAATACCCTCTCCTCCATCCAGTCAATTGCGATCCAGACCAAGAACTCAATCTCGGTCAAATACGATGAACCCACCATCGAGCAGTTCTACTTCGCGTTTGAATCACGCCTCCTGTCTTTGAGCCGCGCACATGATCTACTCGTCAAGGGTGCATGGGTGGGTGTTGGTCTCGACGAAGCGATACGGGCAGCAGTCGGTCCCGTCATGGTCAATCAAAACCGTATCAGCGTGTCGGGGCCACCGATTATCTTGAGCCCTAACGCCGTGGTGACCATGAACATGGCCTTCCACGAACTCGCCTGTAATGCGCTCAAATACGGCGCTCTCTCGTCCGAGGATGGTAGTATCCGGGTGGGATGGAACACCGATGGTAAGACGGTGGAGATCACGTGGAAGGAACGCGGCGGACCAAAGCTTAACGAGCCGTTGAGTAGCGGATTTGGCACACGCCTCATCGAAAGGGGAGCGATGCGCGAACTCGGAGGCTTGGCAAAGCTCCATTTTGACCGTAACGGTCTGCGTTGTGTTATGACAGTTCCTGTATCAAGCAAAGTGTCGGTGGTAGTATGAAGGTTATGATTGTCGAAGACGAGACCATGGTGAGCATGTTGGTCGAGGACATGCTCATTGATGCCGGGCACACGCCGGTAGGCCCCGCTGCTTGTGTCGCGGACGCCTTGGCCCTGATTGACACAGAGACCTTCGACGCAGCGTTGCTCGACATCAACCTCGGCGGGGTGGAGACTGCGTTCCCGGTCGCGGATCGCCTCGATGAACTTGGTATCCCGTACGCGCTCGTGAGCGGCTACGATCCCACCGGGATCGACACGCGATACTCCCACGTGCCAAAGTTGCAGAAGCCGTTCTCGCATGGGGCTTTCCGCCTCACGATCGCGAGTTTGGGTGAGCGAGTATAAAAAAATTATCGTCACTGAAAATAGTGGTTGACCGGTCACCGAACTCTGCTAGAAGGGGGTCATCGAAACGAAGCAAGCTTCGGATCAACCAACGCAGGAGGCGATTATGTAACGGCAAGGGCCAACCCTTCTAGGAGCCAAGGGTTTTTAGTGACAGAAAGTCAGCGGCGCGCGTGATCATCGCGCAGCCTTCGGCGCAGAGCGCCAAGAGGAAGTGTTATCATCATCACTCTAACCTAGACGCCATCGAGCAATCGGTGGCGTCTTTCAGTTCAAGGAGGGCGCGATGGGAAAATGGTCACAACTCGGGCTGGCAATCTCGCAGCGCGTGCATCACGCCCCGGTGAAAACCGTGCGGGCTACGAACAAGCCTCGACGCAAGAAAACTCCGCCTTCCCCGACGCTGTTCGAGATGTGCGGACGAGACCGCGACCCTCTCGACGATCCCTTGGACGATCTTTACCGCTGATCCCGCCGTCCCGGCACACCCATGAGGCGGAACATCACAGCGTCGGTCTCTTCGAAGAAGTGCAGCCGCATCCGATCGATGGTTGCGCCCCGACCGCCGATGTAGCGTCCGGTCACGTACCAAGGCGAGCCCTCATAGTCGAGCCACGCCTCCTCGATTACGCGGTCATAAACATCATCGAGCGTCAACGTGACGCTGGTCGCGCACTTACCCCAATAATCGGCCCGGTAATCGTAGGCGCGCATAACAGGCTGCTGGCGATGGCCTTCGCGAGGGAAGCCCATTGACCAAAGGTCATTGTCGGCAATCAGGTAGTCGGTCAGACTGATCATTCGCCTAATCCCCACATGCGCATCATGGCGTAGTCGGAGCGACTCTCGAACCAGAACTCATCAATGACAATGACGGTAAATCGCTGTCCGAATGAATCCGTCTCTTCGGCACTGCGGCCCATGACGAGCCACCGTGCCTCCGTCTCGAAGTCGAGGAGGTCTTCATTGATTTCGTCAAGATTGCCCGTGATCTTGTGCTGTAGCACTTCCCTCATCGCGGCGGCACGGGCGTAGCGGCGCAGGAGCGGGCGATCGAGATGATTGACCGGGATCATCATGCGCGACTTCCCATCGCGGAATACTGGTCGCCGTTCATTGAAGAGTCTGCTCGTGAACATCACACCCGCGATACTCGCTAGTTCGCAGCCGGGCAATTGTTTTCTCCGCCCCGGCGTGATATCCGTGCATCATGTTCAGCAAGATCGAGATTACACGCATCGGAGAGCGCTTCCACGTGCGGTTCGATCGCGTCATCAGCGAGAACCTCACCCAGTATAGCGAGATGCTGCTGTGGCTTCGAGATAATTGTTCGAACGACTTCAGGATCGTCAACAATACGACGATCGCGCTCTCGACGGAGGAAGACGCCACCCTGCTGGTTTTACGCTGGCAATCCTGACCGACATGTGGTAGCCGAACTACATGGACGGATTGATCTTCGGTGAGACCACTGCGGTCAACGGCGGCTGGACGGTCGCTGTCAGCTATGGAGCGGGTCTGCTGTCGATCCTTCCTCTCGCTAATCCACCCGTGGTGGAAGAGATATCCAATTGGTGCGATGATCGTGGCATTGAGGTCTTCGTCGCCGATTGGCGGCATCTCGGTTTCCCCACCGAGACCGATGCCATGATGTTCGTGCTCGCCAGTCGATGAAGGCCGCGTTACTATCTGGCTCGGACAACGGTTGGACCGTTCAGTTCATCCGGGATGCGCCATTGTCGCCTTACAACTTCGATTCGCCGAAAAACTTCAACGCGATAATGGAGTGGTTGGCCGATAATGTGCCGAATGGTCGGTGTCGCGTTGGTTGGTCGGCGATCTTTTTCGATGATGAAGCCGATGCGCTTATCTGCTACACGGCCTTCCGATGAGGCCTCGGATTACTCGTGGCTTCACGGATGAGTATCAGCGCCACTGGTTCGAGTTTTCTAACTTCATCCCTTTGCTTCCCGTGATGGCGTGGATCGATACCAATCTCCCGCCAGAGAGTTACATCCTCTTCGGCTGTATGTTCCAGATCACTGACCCGCATCACGCTACCTTGTTCGAGTTGACTTGGCGATGATGGGACGGATCATCGCCGTTTTTCCGATGCAGACGGGTGAATCGTGGTTAGTCTGCTGGGACGTGCTGGGCTTTCAGGATTACCTAGAAAGCGTAAAACCTTGGTGCACGGCGAACCTCGAAGATCACGACTACGAGGTCTCGTCCAGCATCAGGGTCTATAGCGAGGAGGACGCCACGTTGCTGCGATTGAGGTTCGAATGACGGAACGCTTCCTCTACTCGGAGACCGGGTTCGTCCCCGCGAAATTATTTCAGTTCCTGCCCATGGCTACCCGCCACGCCATGCTGGCTAACATCGTCACGGCGCAGAACCTTACTGGATCGGCGACAATGATCGGTGACGACATGGTGGGAGCAATCGATCGTTGGTGCGTGACTAATTGCACGGCGAGGTGGTGCTACATGGACAGTTGCATCATGTTCGAGTCGCCGGTGGACAAAGCGCTCTTCCTCACTGCCCGTCCCCAGACATGACACCAATTTCCATATTGCGTCTCCTGCCCGCGACCTGATAGCGCATTGTCATCATGGCCACAACAGAGATACACCTACGCGCAACGGAGATGCACTGTGTGCCGCAATGGTGGTCAACAACACCTATCGATCGGTGGGCGGTGTTCTTCGCGATTGAGGAGGAGGGGGGAATGGTGTCCGACACCTTCCTCCATACTGGCGCGCGGATGATGATCACTCGCTGGTGTCAGGAGAATTGCTCGGGCCAATATCGGATTGATGATGATTGTGTCCGCTTCGATCTGGAAGCCGACGCCGTGCTCGCCATGGTGGCGTGGTAAAAATGCCGGTGGTTCCCCAATGATCTTTGCAACAGAGATACGCGACGGAAGTCACGATCGCCCGATCTACGCGCGCCGGCACAATCAAGCTTGGATTGTTCCGTTTCGACAGGATGACGGTGACCGTCACTCACAACTCTACCCTCTGACCGATAACTATTACGAGAACAAAGCCTTGCTCTACCGATGGATAGAAGAAAACGGTTGTGGTGACCATCACATGTTCAGCGATGCTCTGGGGTTCGAGCACGAGGCCGATGCCATGATGTGCTATCTGGCGTGGCGGCGATGAGGGATTTTCGCGCAACCGCGAAGATGCGCTTCCCCACGCAACCCGGCGTCATGGGTCACTATGTCGTCTTCATTGTCGCGGGACCGGGGGCGATGGAACCCGTCGATCCATTCTCCTTCAAGGACTCCGACCAGACCAAACAAATCCATGATTGGCTCGCAGACAATGCAGCGGGGACTTACCGCCTTGCGCCGCAGGGTGTGATCTTCGACAACGAGGATGATGCCGTCTTCTGCTTCATGGCGTTTCGATGAGAGCGCGGCGATGGGGGCGGTACGGCGGATGGATATCCCCAAGCGAACGGTTCCGATGGGAGGTGGAATTCGTCGTCCAGACGGCGGGGGTGAGGATGAACGGCAGCATCGACTACTACGATGACTACCCCTTCCATCGCAGTGATATGCCGCACTCGAAGACAATCGAGACATGGCTCCGCGATAACATCCCCGCAGACACCTACATAGTTCTCAACGACGCTGTGTTGTTTGAACAAGAGGAGGATGCCATCCTGTGCTTCACCGCATTCGCTAAATAGTGGAAAGTGGAGAACAGAATGCGCAAATTGATCGACCTCATTCTCAATGAAGGTGAACTCACCGTCCCGCAGCAACTCGGACAGTGGGCACGCAGTCATGGTGGTCGCGCAATCGACAAACAGCGTGTCGCCGTAGAGGCGATGGACACGACGCGGTTCCTCGACGGTAGCGCGATCTTCGTCGTCATCACGGTTGCGCGCGACCAGTCGCAGGGCTTCGTGCTCAATGTCGATCTCGTCCTTGGAATGCGTGACGAAGCCAAGTTGCTCGACTACACCCGCACCGCCCGCCTCGTCGATGGACATAGTTGGGATCGTGCCGAGAGTGCCGACGAGACGCTACGCTATGCGGAGCAACTTCGCACCACGGTGAAGACCATCGTTGGACGGCAGCGCCTCGATGCCGCCGTGGCGGAATTGCAGTCGAGGGGCTAAATAGAGCATGGCCCACGTCGTTGATCTCACGGACTCGGATGGCGATTACGTCATCATCGGAAAGTCGCTCGTCTTCCCTCATTCGAGCACCGATAGCGCACCCAATCCCTTCACTGCGGCAGCGCGCTACAATCCCGCTACCGAGTCGGGTCAGTTCTACATCAACGGCGTCTGGGTAGATTTTGCCCGCCGTCGCCTCTACCTTGTCGCCGAGCTACCCGCCGGTGCGCCAACGGGAACGACCGCTTTTGCCACCAACGGTCGCAAGGTTGGTCAGGGAGCGGGATCGGGGACCGGTGTTCCCGTCTACAAAGACTCAACGGGATGGCGCAGATACAGCGACGATACGATCGTCGCCGCCTGATCAGTACAAGGGGTTCGAGGCAAGGTGCTCCGCGCACTGCTGCACCTCTTCGAGCCACTCCTCCATCGTAGCGGCAGCGACTTCGGAGAAGGTGTCGCCATAACTGCCATAGACGCTATAGCCAGCCGAGAGACTGAAGAGATCGCCATCGCGAACAAACAGATAGGTGTCGCCCTGCTCCTCGTAGGTGCTCCAACTAACATGTCCGATTAGACGATAGGGATCGAGGGCGGCAGCACCATAGGTGTCGCACAGATCATTGCACACACTGGTCCGAGCATTGTCGTCAGCGAAACCACCGACGCTCTCCGCGTCAGACCAGCCCTCGACGAGAATGATGCGTGCTTCCTCGGGTGCAAACTGACTCACGGGCTTCTCCTATCGTTGCTATAAACGATTAGGAGAGATTGTCAACCCATGTGGTTCATCGACGAGGCTCCTTGTCGAGTTTATGCGCGGTGTCGAAGTCCCCAACAAGGGCAGCGTCGGCGGCTTCCTTCGACCGCCACGGACCGGACCCGAGTTGGCCCTCTTCTTGAATGGCGAACCAGCCGCCGCGAAAGAGCAATGATTGTGGATAATCGCTCACACCCTCGTCTCCGTTCATGCCGCCACATCGATGGATTCAACGCCGAACACCGTATAGGCGTCGAGCATGTTGTCGCGCCGCAGTCGCGGGAACATGGTCATCAGACTCTCCCCCGCAGCTTGCATCGCGGCGGGATCATTACCCTGAAACAGCGCAAGCTGTTCGTCCGCCCGCTGCTTTGCCGCCATCGCGGCTGCACGCGTGGGGTAGAGCATCAAGGGCCATCCGCCGCTATGCCCCTCGCGCTCACCGTTCTCGAAATCCGTCACGACCATGTACTGCACCGTCGCGGCCGGGGAAGGCACAGGCTGGAACGTGTTGAGTGCTCGCCAAACTTCACGCCGTGCCGCCAGATCAACGGGGCGAAGATCGAGCGCGTCGAAGATGGCGAGGATGCGCGCTCCCCCTTCCATCAGCGCCGTGGGTGCCCAGCGCCGCATCTGCTCCGCGTAGGGGAGGAGGCGATCGGGGTCGTCGAACCGCTGCGCGCCGCGTAGGTAGAACGAGTTGTAGGGGCTATCACTCTGATATACGCTGTTTGCCATCCGCGTCGAACATTCCTGAAGCTGTTCCTGCGTCATCCGGAAGTGATAGGAGATGCGCGTCGAATTGCCGGGCTGGTTCCGCTGCCACGCCGTCACCAGCGCGTGAAGGACTTCGATCTCATCGACGGACAATCCCCGAACGTCGAAGGCCCGCTCTGCCGCCGACGACTTCTCACCATGGACGAGCCAGTCATAATAACCACGATCATTGGCCCACTTCCACGCAGGGATACTGGACGACGAATGGCTGAACTCGACTTCGAAGACCGACTTGTCCGCACGATCATAGACGACCTGAAGTGTCGCGCGCCGCTCTCCAATGGGGCCTGATGGCGCGGCATCGAGATTGACCCGCCTGATTTCGCCCTTGGACAGCCGACGATAGGGCTCGTCAAACCCGCTGGTATCGTTGCCGCTTTGACGACAACCCGCGAGCAGGGGCCACGCCTTTACATCGGCGAGGGTGAGATTGGGGCCATTGTCGATCTCGACTGTGGAAAGCGCCTCCACGCGGGCGATGATGCGGTCGAGACCTTGGTAGACGACGGTTTCATTCATGGCTGGCTCCTTGATCATCTCCCTATCGTCGAACTATTGACACCGCAATGGCTTTGTTCAACAGAGCCGCGATGGAGAACGCCCGTGCTTGATGTGAAAATGATCCGCGACAACCCCGAAGCCGTCGAGGCGAATCTCCGCCGCCGCGATGATCCCGAGACGATGATCAAACGGTTTCACGCCGACGCGGTGTTGGCGCTCAAGGCTCAACAGCGCGCACAAGACGCCCTTACCGCCAAGAACGAGAATGCCGCCCAGATCGGACGCACCAAATCGAAGGGTGGTGATGTCTCTGTTCTTCTCGAAGAAGCCGCACGGCTGACGCAAGAGTGCGACGAGGCAACGCGCTTGAGCGACCTCTACGCGCGCACTCTCCACGAGCAAACGGCGCGCCTCCCCAACCTCCTCGCCGATGATGTCCCCGATGGCAGGGACGAGACCGACAATGTGGTGGAGCACGTCCATGGTGGAACCCCAGAGCCGAACGGCATGGGGGACAAGCAGCACTTCGAGATCGGCGAGCGCCTCGGTATGGACTTCGAAGCCGGTGTTCGCTTGTCGGGATCGCGTTTCACCGTTCTCCGGGACGGGATGGCGAGAATGGCGCGAGCACTCGGACAGTACATGCTTGATCAGCATCTCGATCATCACGGCTACCGCGAGGTCGCGCCGCCAGTGTTGGTCAAGGCCCCCGCCCTGTTCGGCACCGGCCAGTTTCCGAAATTCGCCGATGATGTCTTCCCAGCCGGTCCTGACCATTTCCTTGCGCCGACCTCGGAGGTGATGCTCACCAATCTGGTCGCGGGTGAGATGCTCGATCCCGCCGATCTCCCTCTGCGCTTCGCCGCGCTCACCGACTGTTTCCGCCTCGAAGCCGGATCGTCAGGTCGAGACACGCGCGGCCTTATCCGCCAGCATCAGTTCCAGAAGGTGGAACTCGTCTCGATCGTGGAGCCGGATCGCTCGGAGGAAGAGCATCAGCGTATCGTCCGGTGCGCCGAAACGATCCTGATCAATCTCGGCCTATCGTTCCGACGTACCCTCCTATGTGCGGGGGATACCGGTTTCTCGGCTGCAAAGACCTATGATCTCGAAGTCTGGATGGCGGGTGCGAAGACCTACCGGGAAATCTCCTCGGTGAGCAACTGTCGCGATTTTCAGGCACGCCGGATGGGCACCCGGATCAAGCTGGACAAAAAGACCAAGGTGCTCGCCCATACCCTGAACGGCTCCGGGGTGGCAGTCGGACGAGCACTCGCCGCCGTGGTGGAGCAATACCAAGATGGCGACGATCGGGTGATCATCCCCGAGGTGTTGCGCCCCTACATGGGACACACCGAGGCGATCACCGCCACACAGTGAGAAAAGCGCCCGGCTCACTACCGGGCGTTTTTTATTGTTGACATCCGAAACACCCCTCCGGTATAAATAAAAACATGAACACGAACACCACCTTTGTCGCCGGTCGAGGCGTCGTAGCAAATCGAGCCAATCGCGGCTAAATTTGGGTGCTCTGGTGCGCCCGAAAGCGGGCAGCACGAAAAGCTTACACCTGACGGTCGTAAGCAGATTCTCTTCCCACCTTCGGTCCACCTACATCGAGACGCTCTCGCACAAGAGCGTTGCGTGACTATGGTGCCGTGTGGGTCTCCCACATGTCTTTGACATTGTTGGTGAACGAATAGAAGTCGATGGTGTCGATCGCAGGGCAAGTCTTGTCCGCGATCGGCGCAATCGAAGAAAGATATTGCCATGACCTCCAAGTCGTGGCAATGTCTAGCAACTAACCCAGTATCGCCCTCTGATTACTCCGGAGCACGATCGAAAACAGCTATAAGTCCCTCGGGATGGGTTGCAGTGAAGCGTCGGGGCACGATTATCACAAGATGGTCGTGCCCCGATACTTGACGAGTTTGGTCGCGGGGTAGAGGAGTCCGGTTATCTCGGTCGGTTCATACCCGACGCTGGCGAAAGCCTACGATGGTTCAAATCCATCCTCCGCAACCCAACTCGTCAAGAACATCTGCGCGGCTCGCCACGCGTAGTAGAGACGGTCCGTCCGAGACGGGTGCGCGGTCTCTTCGAAACGAACGCGGGTGGCTGCACAAGGGGCGTGCAACAGCCTTCCAAGCTGATCCGTAAGGGCGGAGTTCGACTCTCCCCATCCGCTCGTTTCCCCAGCGACCAAGGTCGCTCCGAAGAACCCCTATGATGCGTCTGTAGCTCAATCAGGAGAGCGCCGCGTTGACATCGTGGAGGCAGGGAGGGCAGAACTCTCCAGACGCACCATAAGTGTTCTTCACGCGGGTAAAGCATTAAGGTGATGCGCAACTTTGCCGAAGTTGAGATGAGGATTCGAGTTCCTCTATCCGCTCCGTATAATAATGAATTGATTTCTGGCGTGTATTATCATCGCTGGTATGGAATATACTTGTTCATGTTGTCTTGAGCCACGCGCTTACTTGACAAAACGGGCGTTACGAAAGCATCAAGCGAAGTATGATCCGACCTATATCTTTGGCGGCGAGAACAGCAGGAACGCTTGTTTCACTGCTCGGCAGGTAGCTTACGAGGCAAACCCGCGCAGATGTCAAGTATGTCAGGTGGCCTTAGACTTCGATCGATTTCTTCATAACAAAAGAATTCGGTTCTGCTCAAGAAGCTGCTCCGCGACGGGGAATAATAATCGCCGTGGAACCGGCTCGGTTAAAGATGTAACATGTCTAAATTGCGGTGTGGAATTTAGACAGGGACATCGTGATCAATTCTGTTGCAGCAAAACTTGTGCTGGCCAGTATCAACGCCGTGCAACTGTCATAGAATGGCTTGCAGGTGGCTCGGGTAGTGAGCCCAAAACTGGTGTGCTAAAAAAATCGATCAGATTATATCTGATCGAGGAGGCAGAACGTAGGTGCAGTGGTTGTGGTTGGTCGGAAGTAAATCCCGTTACAGGTAACATCCCGCTACAGATAGATCACATCGATGGGAATAGTTTGAACAACGCGCAAAGCAATCTTCGAGTGCTTTGTCCTAATTGCCATAGTTTGACACCTACCTACGGAGCGTTGAACATCGGTAGTGGAAGGCAACACCGAAGAGAGAAACGGCGTTTAACGATATGCGGCAGTATTCCCCGTGGTTCCGATCCACGAGAAAGATAACTGGAATGAGATCACTTCAAATGCAGGTTCGAGTCCTGTCTGTCGCTCCATGCGCGCCCGTAGCTCAACTGGATAGAGCACTGGACTACGAATCCAGAGGGTGACTTCGGTCCGTTGTAGGTTCGACTCCTACCGGGCGCGCCAATAAATACGCTCTCGTAGCTCAACTGAATAGAGTATCGGACTACGAATCCGAGGGTTGCAGGTTTGACTCCTGCCGAGAGCGCCACTTAATATTGTCCCTGTGTTGACTTTCAGTTAACTTGGGGGCATGGATAACAACACCAGAAAGGCCGCTGTCATCGCGGCACTATCAGAAGGGCTCGACGCCCAGTATTGCGCAGCCTTTGAGGCTGGCTGTCATGAACTGTTGGACTACACACCCAACAACCTCGATCAGGCAAACTTCCTCAAGCTGTCTCTGCCGATCTATACTCGGGTGGTCCGACTTCATCCGGAAAGGGTCACGGAAGCCGCCAGCGTCGCGAAGTTTGTCGATCAGGATTCGGTCGAGATCGTGAAGAACCGTCCCGAAGACAATTGGGTGGACAAAGAGGCAGAGTATTGCGCAGTGCTGGCTGATCGATATCTGCGAGGATAAGAAGCGTTAATGGGCGGCGGGTCAGCTTGGTGAAGACGACTCCTTTACACGGAGTAGATGTGGGGTTCGAAACCCTAGCCGCCTACCAGACACGACTAGGAAAGGTCGGTAACACCCGGATGCTCACGATACGAGCGCTTGGGGGACGGTTGGTCTGACCGTCCCCCGAGGAGAGTTTCAGAGTTTTCCTAGATGGCGGAATTGGTAAACGCAGCAGATTGTTAATCTGCCGCCCGTAAGGGTTTGGGGGATCGTACCCCTCTCTAGGAGCCACTCTGTAAAGACCTTGGGGTATTAGCTCATTTGGGAGAGCAGTTGCTTTGCAAGCATCAGGTGATCGGTTCGAACCCGATATACTCCACCAGAATACCTCCGAGGAACGCATGGCGTCCGTTCCTTCTATCTGATTTGCACAATACGGTGCTGATTAGTTCCTCGGGGGTCAGAAATATTGACTGTACAATTCGAGCCGGTCTAGAAGGGCTGATGAGCAAATTTTATAGTATCGTCAGCGTGGCGTCGATCCCATTGATCATCTCAATCTGTAGCAGCCTTTTGGACGGCTTCACGCTCGGCAACGTGTTCGGCATGATCGCAAGCTTTTTCGCGCAAATATTTGCAGCGTATAAAGCGTGGCCTGATGATTTTAACGTCGATTTGGTCAAAGTATTTGAGGATGCTTTGAAGTGAGAGTTTTTCCTTCTACGCTAATGGTAAGCGACCGTCCTGTTAAGACGATGTAATCCCTTTGATGGGTATCCCGGTTCGAGTCCGGGGGAGGAAGCATACGGAAGCAGAGTCTCGAACCATGCTAAATAAGACATGGAACAAGACTCTGCTTCATGGTACTATACCGTCTATTGCACCACTTGCATACCAAACGGTCGCCAATACATTGGTGTTCATAAAACCCAGAACCTCGACGATGGATATCTCGGTTCCGGTCTAGTTCTCAAGCGTGCTCTCAAGAAATACGGAGTGGATGCGTTCCAGAAGGAGATCATCGGCATCTTCGACACGGCGGAGCAGATGTTCGATATGGAAGCCCAGCTTGTATGTGAGGCTACCTTACCTGATCTCTACAATCTGAAATGTGGTGGTCACGGCGGTTTCGATTTCATAAACAAAGAAGGCCGTAACATCTACGATGGTCATGCGGAGATCGTTCGAGAGAACCTTCGCAAAGGCTGGGAGAATGGCGGGGTCACTTTGAAGAACCGGCTCGCGGCCGATCCAGAGTTTCGAAGACGCTTCACCGAGAAGGGCACCGCCCGCCTCATGGGCAATAAAATTTGGTTGGGTCGGACACACAGCGCAGAGGCGAAAGCGAAGATTAGCGAAGCGGCGAAGAAGAGAACGCCGCAGCAAAACTCGCAATTCGGAACTTGTTGGGTGACGGATGGCGTCGCGAATCAGAAAATCACCAAGGCGATGCTCGAACCTTTTTTGCTGGCAAATAGTGCTTGGCGGAAAGGTCGTGTATTAGCACCAAAATAATCATTGGGGAATTAGCTCATTTAGGAGAGCGCTTGAATGGCATTCAAGAGGTGTCGAGGGCAGAACTCGAATTCTCCACCATCATCCCTATTCGTTCACCAACCCCTTGACACAGTTCCCTCACTCTCCCATAACGCCTTCATGATACCGAGCGATCCGAGAGATGAGGGCGTTGCGCCGGTTACTGGACGTGGCTGCGTGCTAGTGATCATCACCGTGCTGATCTTAATTTCGATCTTGATCTGGTTCTGGTAAGGTCGGCGTGGCGGTGGTTTTTCGCCGCGACCGATTTTGAAAGTCTTCCCTATGACCTATGTTTGTGTGATGTTCCCGTATCCGAGTGGGGCCGGGTTGCATCTGGGTCATTATTACAACTACGCGGTCATGGACAGTTATTGTCGTTGGCAGCGTCGATCTGGTGAGGTCTTCCAGCCGTTCGGTTACGATGCCTTTGGTCTTCCGGCGGAAAACTACGCGAGAGCCATTGGTGGTGATCCGCGTGAGGTTACGGAAGCGAACATTGACAACTTCCGGCGTCAGATCGCGAACATGCGGACAGAGTACCGGGAGTGTCTTGTCACTTCGCATCCCAGCTATGTCGAGCAAACGCAGTGGTTGTTCACGCGTTTGCTGGAGAATGATCTCGCCTATAAGGCGGAGGCGGAGGTCAACTGGTGTGAGGCTTGTGGCACCGTCCTCGCGAATGAACAGGCGCAGGAAGGTATCTGTGAGCGTCATGGCACGCCGGTTGAGCGTCGGCGCATGGAACAGTGGTTCTTCCGCATCACCGCATATCGGGATCGTCTGATTGCTGGTTTGGACAATCTCGACTATCCTGCTGGGACGATCAAGCAGCAGCGGGATTGGTTGGCGAATCTTCACGACTGGTGCGTGTCGCGTCAGCGGGCTTGGGGGTGTCCCATCCCCATCGAGGGTGAGACGGATACCCTTGATACATTCGTGGACTCATCGTTCTATTACCTCGCCTATCAGCACCCGGTGAACGGTGAGACGATGGCGAACGATTATCGCCCTGTTGATCTCTATGTCGGTGGTCCCGAGCACGCTTGTCTGCATCTCATCTACGCCCGGTTCATCAACATGTTCTTGTTCGACATCGGTATCGCGCCGGAGGAGGAGCCATTTAGGCGTGTCATCCATCAGGGGATGATTACCGCCAATGGGGCCAAGATCAGCAAACGAAACAATAACGGCGTAGCGATCGAGAATTACGATCCGGCGGAACTGCGCTTCTACCTGATGTTCCTTGGTCACTATTTCGATGGTGGAGACTGGTCCGATCAGCATATCGTCGGTGTGACCAAGTTCTTCCGTCGAATGAGGCTATGGTTGTCGCAAACTGGGAATGATGCGATCGATATCGAGGCCTTGGTTGAGGCTGTTGACCGCAACGTCGCGGCGTTCAAGTTCAACAAGGTGGTTTCATCGTTTATGGAGTTCTACAACCGCAACAAGGCGAAGCGCATCGCAGCGAAGGATGCCAGTGAGATTGCTGGGCTCTTGGATGTTTTCGCTCCCGGCTGGCGGGCGGAGAGTGATAGAGAGGAGTGAAGGCCCGGTGAACCCGGATCATACGGGCAACCGCGTCGATGTCGTCGCGAGGGCTGGAAACTCACCGGGCCTTCCCGGTTTCTGGACACGATCCCAGAGATTGTCAAACAAACGCTTGACGCCCGACAGTCTTCCGTGTAGTTGATCATCACCGGGCGGCAACGTCGGGTAGACATAGGGCACGAGTGGCGGACGGTGACGCCCTCGCTCGCAAGGCGGAGATACCGGTTCGATTCCGGTTCGTGTCAGTGGGGACGCCCACGCTATGTTATACGCCTACTGCTCTGCGGGTAGGGGAGGAATACGCCCGAGCGTGCATTGTAACGTGGGGGAAGCGCGGGGTTAGTTTCGATCTTGTAGATCGTCGAGATATCGGCCACACAGCGCACCCTTCAAGGAAAGCGGGACAGGCACAAAGTAAGACGGGATCATTCCTGCCGTCTTTGTGGTCGAGACAGATTGGTCAGGTGGAGTAAGCTGCGCAGCGACTGTGAGGGCACTCACGGGAACGACGCCAGACCATGGATGCGGAGACTGCGGGTTCAATTCCCGCACATGGCTTCGGCCGTGATAGCTCAAAGCAAGAGCACCGCATCCAGAAGATAGGCTGGGGCACCGGCCTTGGGGTTAGTACAAATGCCAGAGTGCGCGAACGTGGCGAGAACACTCGGAAGTATCAGCGGGCTCTAACCCGATTTGATGGTGTTGTGGCGAGCACCACCCCTAAACCTCTAGAGCGCCGACCAGTCCGTCTCGAAGAAGATCGTGACATCGACGGCTCTGATCGTCTCCACGCCCCTGATCTTCGCTGCTGCGATCCGGTGACCGCCTTCGACGATCCGCCAGCCCGTGCCTTGACGACGCACGAGGATCAGCGGCGGGGTTGTGGTCATCTTCGCGTACTGCGCCACTACATTGTCGGAGACGCTGCGGTTGGTGTTGTCGATCTCATCGGGGGCGAGATCAATGATCGACACGGGAAACCAGTTCTCGTCCTCGCTACCGTCGCCATCTGGGTGATGGTCGATCTCATATCCGAAGATGAACTGCGAGACGTAGGTTTGGTTGAAGGACATGACCCCATGCTCTTCCATCCAATAGTCCTCGAAGGCGGGACAATTGACCAACAGCATCGCGAGGATATCTTGCTTCGTCTCGTAGGGGAGGGAATCCACGCCTACCTTCTTGATCAGGTGGGCTTCCATTAGGTTGATCAATTCACGCATTATTCTTCACCTCGACCTTTGAGGAATTCCGCTACCCATTCCTTAACCCGTGGGATGCAACTCTTCACCGACGCTTTGTGGTCGCGCGATCCCCAGAATGCGGTATCGTGGTGGTGAGCGTTCGTGCCGAGAGCCCTGACATCGCTGGCATCGATGTTGAGGTCGATGATCTCGCCATCGCGGCGGACGAATTGATGATCGGCGTTGCCCTCTAGACGCCCACCGAATATCGCGCGAGCGAACAGGGAAGTGAACTTGCACGACAGGGAGAGATCATCGGGCAGGGTTGCGTTAGGCCCGCCGCGTTCACGGGCGCGTTCCTGCCACTTGCGCAGAACGAAGACGCGTGCGGCTTCGATGTTCTCGCTCGTGGGTTCGAGAAGACCGTCTTTGTCAGCGCGCTTGAAGTCCCGGCCTTCGACTAGGTTGATCCAGTTTCGCATCCTCTATTTAGGGCTGCTTGACACATGTGAGCGAACTGTATAGAGGGCGGGGAGGAGATAGCCGAAATGTCTGAACTCTACCCCAGCGATCCCGCGCTACGCCAACGCCTCAATAGCTTCGCGCTATCCCCGACCCTCAACTCCTTGGTGGGTTGGGTGATGCCCCGTGGCGGCATCGTCTTCACGGAAACGCATGAGCATCGGTCGGCTTTGCCCAAGGAGTGGCAGGATCGCTACACGGAACTCCTCCACGCAGCGGAGCGCGCGATCGAGGATCAGTTGGAGGAGGAGTATCGCCTCTACCCCGACGAGCATCCCGCCTATCATCGTTTCGATGCCGACTCGGATGCCGACGATGCCTTGCTGCGACAACTCGCCGAGGAGGGCTACATGCGCTTCGGTATCTGGCGCACCGGCGGGGATGTCCGCATGGAAGTGACCGCCACCCCGGCGTTGGTGAAGCGCCATGATCTCGCCGTGCGTGAATTAGTCTCGGAGGCCTTGGTGGAAGCCGTTTACCTCGACGAGATTACGCAATATGGAACGCGGCGTAAGCGTCTCCGAGGGTATTGATTTCAGTCTCAACATTCAGAGGAAGTATCATGAACGACGCAGCACAGCGTTTCCGCGCCTCGTTGGAGAAGCGCATCGCCGAGCATCCCAAGGTGGAACCCCACCCCTCCCTCTGTCCGCCGCGTGCGGGCGGGCGTTGGCCGTGGCCGTTCTTCCGTCTCTCGAACGGGTTCGAGATCGAGTTGAACGAAGTCCTGCGGGTGCGATGCTTGCGAGACTTCGATGGATCGCAGGGTGCGGTGGCTCGCGTCGGTGATGTGATCGCAGTCCGCGCGGAGCCTCGTTGGTTGGAGTTGGTCAAGTTCGGCCGGGGCAATCGTCGCTACCTCAATGTTCAGACGCCCGCGATCGAGGGTCGGGACTTCGAGGTCATCGCGAGCGAGAAGATGTGGCTCATCAATGATCAGGCGCGATCGATGGCGGGTATGACCGACGAGGCATTGGCTGCTCGTCAGGAGCGTGAATGCGGACCCCATACGCAGGATTGAAACAGCGCGTCGCGATCGAGCAGAAGCGGCGTCGTTAGTCCGAGTACTTCTCCATGACGCGCTTGATATCGGCGAAGAATGCGGAAATCTGGCGTGCATCACCATTGATGGTGATCGGAACCGTCTTGGAGAGGAAACCACTAGGCGCGCCGATCTCAACATCAGTGAGACCGAATTTCTTTGCGGCGAGGCGCTGAAGCGTCGTAGGCAGCGTCGGGCTCCAGTGAATGCGCCCAATCTCCAACGAGGTGCGAACCCGAGCCGTGCCGGGATGACCGGCGAGACGATCGATCGCTGTATCCATATCGAGGATCGGTGCCTCTTCGAGGACGCTTTCGTTGATGATGTTGATGAAATTTCGCATATGGTATTTAGCGTTCGGACCGGCAGGAGAGCAACCATGAAGACCGCCAGTGAGATCATTGCACTGATCCGCGAATACCAAACCGGCTACGCGGCGCAGGACAACATCGAGGCGGCTCGGGTCGCCAAGGTTCTGGCTCGACTGCTCGATGAAGCAGAGGGGAGGAAGCCCCCCATGCAGCCACTGCCGTCCGATGTCGTGACTGGAACGCCGAATATCGCAGAACTGCGAGAGAAATACTTCGGGAGTGATTGACACAGTTCGCATCATGGTGTAGTTCGCTCTATGAAAGGAATCACCCATGAAGCAGTTTTTCACCAACCTCCGCGCCCGCATCGAGGGTGCCTCGATCCAGACTCGTTCCATCTACGCGATCGTGACCGCGCTGATCGGCATCACGATCAACTTCGCCTTCGCCTCGGTCTGCTTCGCGGCGGTGCGGGCGTTCTGGCCCCTGTCGGCGGGCGGGACTGCATGGGGTCTGGGCTTCATGGCTTTCCTCGTCGCCATCGAGGTCTTGAAGAATGTTGCCAAGGCGGTGATTTCGATTATCTTCGCCTTCCGTGACCTCGCGGTGCAGCGTCGTCTCGATCTTTTCGTAAAGGGTGCCTGATGTCCGATCTTCCTGCCGGTTACCTCGTCCGCGTCACCTCGTGGGAGAATGATGCCGATAATTACAAGACCGTGGAACGGGCAGGTTTGAGCGAGAGCGACGCGCGGTTCTTCATCCGGGCCGCGCAGCTTTTCCGGAGCGTGAACAGGCACGAGTTCGGCGACGCGCCGCGCTTCGGTAATGCGGACATTCGAGGCGATCGTCCCGGTCGTGCAAACGACGCCGGACTTCCCGACGCCTTGGAGGCGCTGGTGCGCGAGCACAAAGCTGTGTTCGGATCGGTTCCCCAATATTGGGATACCGACACGTGGAAGAACGAGGCCCAGCACGCCGAGTACCGCGTGGACTACACCCATGAGGTCTTCTATGACCTGATCGGGACGTGGGCGGAAGGCGAGTATTGGCGCGTCTATGAATCGCACGTGGTGTTGTTCGTGCCAGAGGTGATTCGTGATGTGACGGCCTCGTTCGCCACGGGATGAGGTTGCTCGCCTCGCCTCCGATGCCATTCGGGCAGCAGCACATCGTTGCCATCCGGGGCTTTCGCGATCGTTGCCGCACAGCCTTGAAGCATTGGCTTCGAGAGAATGGATATCTGACCGCAGAGATCGGGATGGATATTGGCATATGGTGCAACGTCTATTTCACCGATTCCCATGAGGCCGATCTGTTCTATCTCACCTTTGCGTCGGTGAGGACGCTGTGATTCAGTCACGGCGGATATTCTTCCACGGGTATGCGAAAAGGTGGGCATGTGCCTTGCGTGAACCGAGCCTCCGGGTTTCTTCGACCGCGATGGATGTGCGTCGATGGCTAGATCAGAATGGTATGCCGCAAGCCAGCGTGGGTAACTCCAAAATGATCTGGTTCGATAGCGAGGATGACGCTGCGTTGTTCCATCTCGCCTTCGTGACCGGTATGGAATTATAGTCTGGACAGTTCGCTATAATCATTTATACAGCGGGTAAGGAGAATCGAGATGTCCAAGTCCCGCCAGCGTCTCACCTACGGCTTCGCCCTCGGTCAGGATCGCATCGTCGTCACCATCACCGAGGCAAAGTTTGGGTGGACAGTTGTTCGCCGCCGTAACGGTGTCGAGGAGAGCCGTGAAACCGCCATGGGTTCGCTCATGACGGTGCTCGCGGAGGCCACGTCTTGACGCTATTGTCGAACTGTGAGACAAGCGGGCGATGAACCCTAGTGACGAACGCCCCGCGTGGTGGACCGCCTTCATCGATCGCTTCGAGCGTCTCGACAACTTGATCGAGCAGGGCGTCAGTGATGCCGACGATGAGCAGCTTGCCATCAACACGTCCTCGCAATTCCATGCGCAGAGGTTCGCGGCCCAATTGATCGACTGTCGAAGGCCGGGCGTCTTCATCGACCTTAACGGTTGCGTGCGATTGGTCTGGGACGCCGGGGAGGAACAGGTCGCGCTGCTCTTCAATCCAAGGGGGAGGGTAGGGTTTGTCTTCCTGCGCCTCGATGGTGAGGGGGCGGTGGATGATCTTCGCGGAACAGTCCGCGCATCGCTCATCATGCTGTTGATCGAGCGATTTGAGATCAAGCACGTGATGCTCGACAGGAGTGACCAATGATCGACTTCCATGATTTTGAAAGAGATGGCCAAGGGCGTCCCTACCCCAACGATACACCGGAGCAGTTGCGCGCACGCTCGGAAGACCTTCGCGAGAGGATCGCGGCCCGGCAGCGTGGCGAGTGGCCCACCTTTCGCCTCCCGACCAAAGGTGATGTGGGCGGCGAGATACCGGGCGGTTGAGATGTTGCTGACCGGGCTCACCGGCTATCTTGTTTCCCTCGGCAGTGTCGGCCATGAACAAGTAAGGCAAGGGGTCTCTCACCCCCGCGACTGACGGCACCTAGTGCCTCCCAGAACCTCCGACCGGATTGTGTGTCCATCCACACCGCAGCAACCCAGTGACGATACCCGCGACAGGGGCGATTTTCAATATTGCCCAGCGCCACGGAAGCGCCTATCACGTCATTGTCGGGGAAGCGCATGGAGGTCGTTCCTTCTTTGCATGATAAGCCCGAGGTTGCAGGTTCGAGCCCTGCCTCTCCAACCTGATGGAGGGTAGCTCAATTGGTAGAGCGCGGAAAAAATACGGTTCCGATTTGCTTCCCCGGCCCTTGACCGAACTACCCCAGCGGGGTAGTTGAAGGCATGACCTATACCCAAACCGCTCCCGGTGGCGCGACGCGCGTTTTCGAGACCTTCATCGACGATGCGGGCTCGACGTGGCTGATCATCATCGAGGGGGAGGATCGGCATGAAATGTGCCTCAAGCCCAGCGATGTCATGGGTCTGGGGCGTATCTTGGGATTTGGGCGATGAAGCCCCTCTGGCTTTATCGCCCGCTCCTCAACATTCGCCCGGTGCTGGAATTTGCGCAACGCGTTGGCGTCACCAAAGTGATGCCGCCCGAGCATCTTCATGCCACGCTCGCGACCGTCCGTCCCCCGTGCGACTGGGATGACCTCGCACTCGAAACCGACGAGATCATCATCCCGGCGGGGATGAAGAAAATCCAGATTTTCGGCTTCCACGCCAAGGGACTGACCTTCGGCCACGAGCGGTTCTCCTCTCGCCATGCCGAGTTGGCGCGCCTCTACCCTGCGATGGATCACGCCTCGTTGCTGCGTCCCCACGTCACCCTCTACCGTGGGGGCAAGATGCCGCGCGGAGATGTCGGCTACGAGGGTGAACTTGTTTTCGGTCCCGAGATCGCCGTTGAATTCGATGAGGTAGAAGCGCGTGGCATCAAGCACGTCAAACTCGCCGATTACCTTAATGCACGCGAGGACGCCTCGGTGTAGGTTCGTGGTATGACCATCAATCAAGAACTCGTCGTCTACGACGCCGCTCTCCGCGCTGACTCTACCCTTCACGATCAGATGATCGAGCATGGCGGTGTCTCCGCCCCTGTGCGGCACCTCGCCGGGGCTGATGTCCCAGATGAGTATTTCAGTGAGGCGATCAGCGCGATGGTGCAGGAGACCATCGTCATGCTGTTCTACGATCTCCACCGTGCTGCTCGACGACTACGACCCACTGCGACGCTGAATTGGTCGGCTACCTTCTCCGACGAGATAGAGCTTAAATCCATCCCGGCAAAGATGGTACTAACCGCCAAGGCCTTGAGCGATGATGCCATCTTCGTCGTATCTCCGACTGTTCTCACGATCGTTCAGTCCGCTGGTGCATTGCAGCGAGTAGAGAATATGCGCCGCGACGAGAATGAATACTCGATCTCTGGTCACCGAGTATTCATCGACCCCTATGCTGATGATCAAGCAGCCATCATCGTGGCACAGCGGGGCTGGTTCCATTTCAGCAATGGTTCAATCCACAGTGATGGGCTCATGATGAAAAACGACATCGTGACCTCGCTGGTCCCCGATCGTATTGCCATTATCGATCTGGTGCAGTAACGCCGTGGTGTTGCACCGGGCACCCCGAGATACGTGAGGCTAGCGTATGCAAGGTTTGAGAGAGGCTCCAAGCCCGGCCGATCAGGGATCAAATCCTGAACTGGAGCGGTTCGATTCCGTAGATGCTTCACCATTCCAAATCGATCTCGGCATCGACGCCAATGGCCAGATCATGCAATTCAGTGATTTTCAAAGGCAGAGATCGGCTGTCTTGCAATGGTGCAATGATAATTTACCCGCAGGGTCTTGGCGCTACGGCTACCAAGCGCTTTTACTCGATCGTGAGCAAGACTATATACTCTATACATTAAGCTTTTAGGAGGTTGTTTATGTCATCGCGGGACGCCGGTTAAGTAAAAGGTTTCAGAAGATCGCTCCCCTCTACGCGTATTTCGCGCGTGATTGGCAGCACTGTATGGACTTCACCCCATACGCTCTGCAAGACCTCTACGTCTATGAGAGCACAGGTCGCGGTCATGTTTGCGCGTGCAACGGTTACGCACACGGCAAAAAGATGATGGATGTAAACCTCGCACAATGGCGCGAGGACATGTGGAAGACACTTTGGCCATGGGAACTCTACGAAGACCCCCATCTGCCTGATTGGTGGCTGGACAAAGTATTGGGGTTCGAGGGGAGTCGCCTCTATGGTGTTGACTCCCTTGATCGTCATCCTATACTTGGGACAGCACAGGTGCCGTCCATAGGTGAGACGGAATAGAGGGGGCGGAGATGTTCGGACAGTATCGCTCCCTTACCGTCAAAGAGGGACTCGGCTGGCTCAAGACTGGTGCCCCTTCACGCGAGACGATGCTCCTGCCGCACCCCACGGACTATTTCGATCTCGACTTTGAGGAGCACGCATCCCGCTACAGGATGCGGGGTAGCTGGGTCCATACCTTGAGTTTCGCCATCCCCTGCCTTGAAGCGATGGAGTGCCTGAAGGCGCGTTCCGTTGTCGAGGTCGGCGCTGGGACTGGCTACTGGTCGTCCCTCATTGCCCTGCATGGCGGGGATATCATCGCGACCGATATCGAGACAGGCATATCAGGTTACCGGCACCACATCGGGGCCTTTCATGGTGTGGAGCAACTCTCCGCCACCGAAGCCGCTACCCGCTACCCGGATCGTGATGTCCTTACCGTGTGGCCCAATTACGACGAGTCGTGGGCCTATGAGATGGCGTGCACGATTGAGGGAGATCGTCTGCTACATTACGTGGGTGAGGGTTACGGAGGCTGCACCGCCGACGATGATTTTCACACGCTGATGTCGCGAGAGTTCGATCAGATATCAGAGGTTGCAATTCCGCAGTGGGAGGGTATTCACGATTATCTGACCACCTATCGGCGGAAGCGCTGAACGGTCCCGAAGCTCAACTGGATGAGCGGCCGAATCCTAGTCGGAAGGTTGCGGGTTCGAGTCCCGCCGGGACCGCCAACACGGAGAAGCATGTGGCGACGGCAACGATCACCTTGACGGTCACCGGTGACATCACCGATGTGCGCAGCCTTGAGACGCCCGCCCTCGCCGCGATGTTGGCCAAACTCCCCAATGTAGCGGAAGTGCAATGCACGGTTAGGATCGCGGATGAAGATCACGAGTGAATCACCCGGAGACTTCGAATCTTCGATCGATCGCTTCTGCGAGCATCTCCTTACGCTTGAAGGGCCTCTCAAGGTCTCTGGATCGGTTCGGGTCTCTGATGGCCAAGCGACCCTCCTCGGGAGCATCGAACCCTATCAGTCGATTCCGGGCTTTCAGTATTTCTACACCAAGGATTGGCCGTGTGGCGATCGTATCTTTGACGTGTCAGAGACGATCAACTTTCGCCTTCTCGAAGAGGGCAGGTTGGTTTGGTTCTGTATGCCCAGACAGCCACCGTGCACTCATGTCCTGACTCTCGTTTATGGCGTTTGGGCGCACAACAAAGAGCCGGTCCATAATCGCTTCGCTTTCCGGGGCAGCGACGAGGAGGCCTTTGTTCTCGCGCTCCAATACGGAGCACGCTTACAAAAGGCTTGCGACTTCTTTCGAACTGTGAGATAAACGCTTATCAGGAGAATAGGCATGAAGTACTGGATCGCCGACGCCCACTAGGTAACCTAGTGGAGAAAACCAATGAACTACACCTACCCCCTCATCGCAACCTCGCGTAGCAATGAGACCCGCATCTTCCGTGATGCCGATACTTTTCTCGCATTCGCCCGTGACCGTCGCAACGGCGGCGTCGGGGCTTACTGGCTAGAGGCTCGCGTCAACCTCTTCAGCGGGAAGAGCCCAAAGCTCTTCCGGGCCTCCGAAGGTGGTCTCTTCGATCGCTGGCGCGAGACCACTCGCAACGAGTGGATCGTTCGCGACGATCGTGGTCGTGTTGTTGATCGCGCCGAGATCGCCGCCGCGAAGGGCGACGGTCCCCGTCGCTACTACCGCTACCGCGCGGATGTCGTCCTCGCTGCCAAGCTGGGGCTCCCCATCCCCGGCACGAGCAATCGTCGCGGTGGCAACAAGCGCTACAGCAAGAACGGGCGCAACGGCACCTACAACCGCGACAAGGGCCTGTTCCTCTTCGAGGACAACGAGATCGCTCGCGGCAACTTTACTGACCTCTGACAGGTGGCCTTCGGGCCACCTTTTTCTTTACAGAGTTCGTTTCCCAGTATAGAGACAGGGTATGAAGGATAAAGTCTACACCCTGACCGAACTCATTCCGATATCGGTGGTCTGGGTCTTCACCTTCATCGACGGCATGGCAGAATTGTTCATAGACCGCGCGCTGCCCTTTCCCTGCTATCCCGCGATCTTCTTCATCATGTGCGTGATCGTCAACGGCGTAGCGGCAATGAGGTTTTCGGGGAAGGTTGGGCGGTGCTCGCGCGACCCGTTATGCATCAAGGTCGATGATCGCCCCACGGGTGTGGAGGGACATATGATCCACTTCTTCGACGGCGATGAGCCGATCGCCAAATTCTTTCGGTACCGGGACGATCAGGAGCGGGTCATGCACCGCTTGTCCGAGAACTGAAAAGCCCGGAATCGCTTCCGGGCTCCTCGTTACTTCTTCTTGGCGGTAGACTTCGTGTCGCTGTCCCGATCCTGCATCGACACCCCTGCCTCGCGGTTTTCCTTCAGCCGACCATCATGGGCGGCGTCAGTGACCTTGCCTTGACCGTTGTCGTCGTAACGGCGATCGTGCTCGCCATCGATCCGGGTCTGCTCTTGCGCGCGATTGGTCATCATATCGTCTCCAAGGCCTCATCGGTGAGGCAGGGGAGAAGCGCATCTGCGAGTAAGGTGTTCCCGCCTCGGAGTTGTTTTTACCTTGGGGTAACTTGCGTTTACTGTGTGAGTTCTACCAAGGGATGATCGAACAACATCTCGTAATCGCCGTCATCGCGCAAATCGTAGAACACACTGGCGTCGATCTCGATGCGGACTAGGAACCGTGAGAGCGGTGCAATCCCAGTATCGGTGAGGACAAATTCCTCCGACTCTTCGCGACGACGCTCTGGATGGGCACCGTGGTGGTGCGACATGAAGTCGATCGGCACGAGGCGAAAGCGCTGTCGCAGACGCCGCTGATCGAACACGAACACGACATCCTGTCCCCACGTTCGAGCAAAATCTCGTGAGCGCGACATGGAGACGCCGGTGACTTGCTGTCCGCCCGTCGTCTTGTCGCCACCGTGGATCATCAGGTTACGACGGGTCTGTGACGTGCGGGCATCTAGACGATCACTCTCGATGATCCGCAAAGCACTCATCGCATTGGTGCCGTGATAGAGGTAATCGGGGCGAACGCTGGCTTCGAAGAGATCGGACAGGAGCATGTCCTATTTAGGACGCTTTCCGATCCACGGTGTAGAAGAGGTGGGTGGCGAACCGGACGATTGGCTTGATGCCGCGTGCCCACGAGGGGTTCACCGCTCGGGTGTGATAGAAGAGCGCTCCGCGCGTCGTGTCCTTGATGCGGCCGGTGAGCAGCCCCTTGGCGATCTTCTTGGTTTCCAGCCAGCGATCGTAGTCAAGGCTATCATGGGAGAGTTGTGCGATGTTACGCATCTGGTTGCGGCCGGGATCGCTCTCGTTCCAGCATGAGAAGGCGTAGGGCTTGAGCAACACGGCCGACAGCGTTGAGCCGAAATTGCGCGATGATGCCAGCCGGTTCAATGCGACATTTCCCACGGCAGTCATTCCCTTCCGACCCGTCGAGCGTCCCTCGCACCACATCGTAAGACGCAAGAGGCGCTCCTCCGCCGCAGTGTAGCGCGTCTTGAGCGCCACCACCTTGGCCGCGAGGGGCTTCTTGGCGCGCGGCTTTCTCGGCGTCGTCTCCGGGATGATCTGGGTGACCGCCCGGCCCAAATACACCGGCACAGGCTTCTCGCGCGGTGCCGCCTCGGTGCGATACGCCATCACGGCGAGACCCAACATATACACGGCGACGGCGGCTTCGGATTTGCTCAACAACATACGGCCTCTCAATATATCGAACTGCTTAACCATAGTTCGTTCGGTATTGCAAGCTGTGGTTGATAAAGGGTTAACCGTGTAAATAGGTGATGGTCTTCGACATCATCATGGGCTGGCTGATCGCCGATGCGTTGAGCGGCCTCCTCCACTACGTCCTCGATCATTTCGGGACCGCCGATACTAACGCGACAGCGAGCATCAGCGACGGTCCCCAGAAGATCAACCAGAGGAGGGCAACCATCCAAACCGCCAGCCATGTGTTGATGTGGCGAGCAAGGAAACCCCATTGTGTGAAGGCGAGCGGGCGATCGTGATGCTCACGGGCGAACCGTATCGCTCTCTTTCCCACAATCGGAGTTGGCGGCATGGTCTCCCCCTCTGTGCATTATTGGGCTCATTGCCCCCGCTACGCGCCCCGGTGGGCACGATGGCTCCAACGCTGGGGCGTCTTCCAATCGCCGCGCGGTCACGCCCGTCACCATCGCCCTCCCTACACGGCTCATTACTGCGTGCTCACCGACTGGTTGAATCGATTATTGACCCGAAACTAACCGGGGTCTACACTCCCGCATGTTTCTCAAATTCCTCGATCTTTCCCTCGCTAGCCGTGTTTTTGTGGTTGGTGATATCCACGGTGAGTTCACCATTTTGGATGACCGCCTCGCCGATCTCAAATTTGATTATGAGCGCGATCGACTGTTGAGCGTCGGCGATCTCGTTGATCGCGGACCCGAGTCGGAACGGGCGATCGAATACGCGGTGCAGCCGTGGTTCGATCATGTTCGTGGCAACCACGAGGAATTGTGCGAAGGCGCGCTGCGCGGCGACATGTGGCAGATGCATCGCAAGAATGGCGGCATGTGGTTCGACCTGTTGAGCGATGACGATCGCCGGGAGCATTCCCGCATCCTTAACAATGCTCCCGTGGCTATCGAGGCGCTACTTCCGAGTGGACGGCGGATTGGCGTTGTTCACGCCGATATTCCGACCAATGACTGGGACGATATGCGCAACCTCGCGCCCGAGATGGAGCGGAGTTGGACGCGCTGGTGCATGTGGAACCGTGATCGTCTCTCGAACCCACCCCTAGATGGTATTCGGAATATCGATCACGTCTACTTCGGCCATACCCCGAAGAAGAGCGTCTATCGGGTAGGCAACACATCGTGGATCGACACGGGCGCTTTCGCTACAAAGAACTTGACGGTGCTCGAAATCAAATAAGGGGATCGAACCACAGGACGCCGGGGTCTTGCCGTCTCGGGGAGGTGATGGTGACCATGAGGGGCAGGTGGCAGCGAAGGCGTAACAGCCAAGCGCTGCTTTCCTCTGTCTGGAACGCGAAGAGCAACGCGCTGCGCTGTTCAAAACTGAATAGTGCCTCTCCGCAAAACTCGCGGATGAGTTCCGGAAAAGACGAGGCGTTCCAGATGTGTCGCCCCACCCGTTCCAAATAAGTCTCGTCCTCGGTCGCCTCATAGATGCGAAGGCTCGCCGCAATCGCCTGATCGGTCGAGATGGCTTCAAGAAAGTCGCGATCACGGGCGAGATCGATCTCTACATCTACCAGCATGGAGTATTTATAAATACGGGATGCGCATCGTTGAAATCCGCTCAAATCCTGATCTGAATCCCAAGGTGAGCGTGCTCGACATGCTTCGACCATACCGGGATCGCGAAGATGCTTTCGTATCTTTCACAAAAATAGAGAAGCTAGGCATAAACCCAAACAGCGCATTCTCGACGCCCGTGGGCATCTACTGCTATCCCTTGAAGGAGATGTGGTCGATGTATGTCGAGGATCGCGAGCACACGATTGCCCACGATTCGGACGGTATCGGAAAGCTTGTGCCCTTCGCTGGTCAGCAGCCGTTCGTCACCCTATTCTCCTGCCCGCCGCAGGAGGGTTTGATCAACGACATCGGCGATGTCACACAAGCTGACTTCGATGCCGCCGTGGAAAAAATCGTCCCAATCTATTCCGACTGGGTGGATCGCACTATGCCGAACTATCGCCAGACGATGCAGAAGCATAGTGATGAATCGATGGACGAGATGTCGAGAAAGGCAATCACGGGAATCATCAAGGATGGTATGACCTCCTATGGCGCTAATAACAAGACACCCGGTGGACTGCTCTGGTATCTGACTTGGAAACTCTCTAACTCAATGAGTGGTATCGAGCGCGACCGAGGACTTGCGCGTAATACCGATAATCGCGTGGCGTTTATCTGGAACGCATTGATGCGTCGCATCGGGATCATTGGCATCTGTGATCGTAATGGCAAGGGGGTGATCCACGTCGCCGAACCGATGCAAGCCGTGTTCTTCTCGCTGAAGGGACTGCGCGTCATCGCTCGCTTCAACAACAAGCACGTGAGCGATGAGCGCAATGCTCATGCCAAAGCAAGAGGTTTGGTGAATACTCAACGTAAACGTAGTCGCGAAGCGGTGTTGTCTTTTGTCGAAAACAAGCTTTTTGGCCAGCGAATCGATCTTCCCGCAGACGCGAATGTGGTGATCGAACAAGTCCGTGCGTGGCGAGCCGCCAACGGCTTTCCTTCTCAACCGGTTACGCGACATCATCTTGTCAGCGAAATCTGCAAACACCTTCCCGGTGTCGAAACCGATACTCTTCTTGTGATGACTGCTGTCCGAGCGATTGATAATATCTTTCATGAGGACACAACCGATGGGCAGTTGTCTATCTGGCACGCTATTATTGAAAACGAGTAAACCCTCCCCTATAACACCCTCATGGCAAAACAATTCTGGGTTCGTGGCGGTATCTACCGCGATACTGATTTCTCCGATCTCATCGAGGGCACCGAGGAGTGTTACGGTCCCTTCCCCAGCGAGGAGGAGGCTGCGGTTGAGTGGAGTGGGCGCGCCCGCGCCAATATCGATATCTGCTGCCACCGGTTGACTATCGAGTCCGAATAAAGCTTGACGAACTGCGGCCGTGATGGCAAGTCGAGGTCAGGAGACCTTGCTATGATCGATCACCGCCGCATTCTGGATCGTGCAGACGCATTGGCGTTGTCGGGAGTCGATGTAGGCCCCGGCACACGCTGGTTCTTCGCACGTGCCGCCGTGACCATGAAGACCAACCCCAGCGAGGGGCGGCGCGAATACGAGGCGTTCCTGCGTGATCAATACGATCTGCGCGCCATCGAGGCGCTGAAGGATCGGCATCTCGTCACCACAAAGGTCGGCTATGATCTCGCCGGGGTGCTCTTCCGCGTCGCGGGTTTGTCATCGCAGAACCTCAATGATCTCTGGATGGGCGCGGAAATTTCGGCGTTTGACATCGACAGTCACGAGCAGGAACTGCTCGACCGCGAGTCGGCGCGCTACGCGAACAATTCCGCCAACACGGCCAAGGATGCGCTGCGAACCTTCCTCAAGGAGCGCAGCGTCCACTACACCAACGACGAGTTCAACACCCTCTTCGAGACGATGCGAGACAACATCGCGCGTGGATCGCAGCCCTCGGCATGACCGACATCGCTGAACGCCTCGCCGCTGATCTCCTCAAGAACCTCTCCAAGGATGACTTGCTCACCGAGTTGAACAAACGTGGTGAGGTAGTCGAGGTGGCTACTGGAGGCCCATCGAGTTGGGACTTCGCCGGAAGCGCGGCGATAGGCAGGTGCCTGTCGTGTCGCTTCTTCACGATGCGGGACTCGTACAAGTCGGGGTCGGGCAATTGCCAAATCAGAGCACCGGGGGCTACCGGCTTCCCGGCGGTGCGCGCTGGCGCTTGGTGCGGCGAATGGCAGGAGCGTCTCGCCACCCAACCCCGCTACCACGAACCTCCGATCGAGACCGTGGCGAACCATACTGTTGTGCCGTTCATCCTCGCCGCGTTCGACGGTATCGAGAAGCTGGCTAAACATCGCCTGTCACAATCCACCAATCGCCATGGTGGTGCGCGAGACACCTTGCGCGAAGACGCGGAGCGGATCACCTCTCTGTGCAAGGCGGCGCGCCGCTGTGGCCTCTACCCGCACGCATTGGAGGAATTCACTGCCGCGCTGGACGAGCCGATGCCCTTCGAGGTAGCAGCGACGATGAAGAAGCTGGGAGCGCGTGATGAGTAAGCAGTTGGAGCCACATTTCGTCAAGCTTCGTGTCGGCGACCGGTTCGTCCCCTACGCGACCTCGCGTATCGGCGACGAGTTCATCCCGGTCAAGTTCGAGCATTGGCACGCAGCTAACGATTTCGCGAACAGTCCTGATATCGTCGGCAACTATCTGGTGGAAATCCACCCCTTCTACCCCGAATACGCTGATCTCGAACGTCGATCTCTCGACCGAGACATCGAAGCCTTGCGCGAGGATTTGCGCAAGATCGCGGAGAAGGTCGAAGAAGAGATCACCGCGCTCAACGCCAAGCGAGACCTCATCCCATGATCCGCATCACTGTCTTCATCGCGCTCCTGACAGCGCCGGGTCAACCTGCTACTCGGGTGGAGAACCTGCCTCGCGTCCAAGATTGCATCACGGTGGTGCAAGCATGGAAGGCCCAACAGGCGGGGAACAACGGCTCTTGCGCGAAGGTGGAACAATATGTCCGACGCTGATACTCAAGCCCGTGAGATGATCCGCGATGCCGAGCGTTACCGGGCATTGCGGCAGATGATCATCTCGATCAACAAGGTGCCGAAGAGCGAAACTCCCCTGTATGAGTTTGCGGTCTCTGACACCATCTATCCCCCGGCACAGGACTTTCTGCGCGCCGACGACATGGCGCAACTCGATGAGATCGTGGACGCCGCGCTGGCGCGATGACACCGTATCCCGACCATGACTTCAACGAGCGTGAACGCTGGGAGGAAGGGGAGGCCGAGTTCTGTGACCGGATGGTAGAGTTGTGCCTCAAAACGGTCACGGAACAGAGCGAGCGATTATCGAAGGAGGCGAGTCGCGGCGGTCCCGGAGCCCTCTACCTGTCCACGATCGCGGAGCCGGTGCTCCATGCCACGATCCGGGCTCAAGTCTGGGGACAGATGGCGGACCATCTTCGCCGCTCCCGTATCGCAAGGATTGAGAACCCGCGTTGATGTTGTTGCTCGCCCGCGTGAAGAAGCGACGCACGGTAGCCGCACAGCGGTGGCGCGATGCCGTGGCGCTTTCTCGCGCAGGGGTGAGTCGTAGCGAGGCGGCAGCGAGGCTCGGGATGACCGATGATGGTCTGAAATCATTACTTCATCGCCAAACCAAATCTTCAAAGTGGCCGATCAAAAACGATTGACCGAACTCTCCTCGTCAGTTATGCCGATGTTGGAGAAACGATATGAGCAAGATGTTCCCAACCGCGAGCGAGCGGACGACTCGTCGGGCTGCCCTGTATAAGCGCCTCGACGCCTTTCTGGATAATCATGTCCCCAGCGATGGCGGCTACGCGCCCGCGACAGATGAGGATGTTCAGTTCATGCAAGGCGTCTTCGAGGAGATCGCCGATTTGAAGTTCGGCCGCGATCCGGATGGTGATCAGGTGCTCGGCACCGTGGCGTGGAATCGGCGACGCGGACGGATGGAAACCTTCTTCTTCCCGCACGATCCCAGCGAGCGAACGCTCGGTCGCGAGCCCACGCCGCTCGATCAGATCACGCACGAGAACCAGATGGCGCGCGCCACTGGGTTCATGGCATCGGTTCTCCATCGTCATCTCGACCGGATCAGCATGGAGAGTGATATGCGCCGTGATGCTGCCATGAAGGTGGTCGATGGTGAAACCTTTGTGGAGGCATATCGCGTAACGCTCGCCCGTGATCCCATCGCTGCCGAGAAGATGCTCGATGACGAGATGGCGAAGCGCACTCCCCTGTTCGACAAACGCGGACCCATCCACAACATGATGCGCGAGGAATTTGGCGCGGTCATGGTCGAAGAGACTCGCGTCGCCGGGATGGCGATCGATCACGTCCTGTCAATGCTCGCCACGGCTCACGTCACGGATCGCCAGATCGAGAAGGAGGTAGCAGATACCATCATGCCCGCCTTGGCGCGCTTCGGAAAAGCAACCTTCAAGGATCAGGTAGAGCGCTGGAACTCCCTCTACAACGAACGGCGACGCGCCCGGATGCTATTGACTACCGCGTCGTAAACCATTATCGAACTCTGATTATCAAAGGAACACTGTATGGCGACTGCACTCAAGGCTGTGAAACCAACCGCTATCGCGTCGGCGATCCAGACCATCACCTCGATGCGTGACACGATCGCGGAGGCGCTTCCCAACGCCGAAGTGACTGCCAGCTTGAACGAGCGCGGCAACTTCACCGTGACGCTGCGCTTCGTGCTCGTCGAGGATCGGGAACTCGCCATGATGAAGATGACCCACGGCCTCGTCGGCGATCTCTCCTTCGCCGATATCTCGGCTGTTGCTGATCAGAAGAACGCACCCGGCAAGGGGCGGCTGCTCGTCAACGCTTCGGTGCTCGGGTGAGCGAACCGTTCGAGATCATCAACGAAACCGCCTCCATGATGGAAGGTCTCCGGAACGGAGAACCGATCACCAAGGAGGCGGCAGGGGTGTTGCTGGACAAAATCGCGACGCTTCGCAGCTACACCTTCAAGGCTGTCCGTATGGACTTCTACAACGAACTCCGTGATGCCGCCGACGTGGGCTTCGTCAAGCTAGTCGAAGTCCGCGATGGCCTCAATCAACTCCATGCCGACCTCCAGCAATACCCGGAGCGGGATAGTCGCAAGATCGAGAAAGCCAGTTTCGCGGCGGTACTCGGTGACGACATTGAGTTGTCGCGTGACGACATCGCGATGCTCAAGCGGCGGTATGACGATCGTATCGAGCGTCTGGCACTCGCTCTCAATGAGGGGCTGCATAAACCGCGTTACTCCTGAACCGGCCGGAAGGCATTGTCGTGGAGGTTGGCGAACCGTTCCGGTCCGAGGGCAGCCTTAGTGGCCGTGAGTGTGTCGGGATGCATCCAGTCCCGTGACGCCACAGCGATCTTGAGCGCGCAATCGTCGGTGGTCCATAGGCGATGGAACAACCCCTGTTCGGTGGCGGGGGTGCTGCCGACGATCAGATAAGGCGGTGTGATCATGATGCTGCTACCGGCATGGTAATGGCTTGATCGACCAGCGCTGCGTTCGATCATGTCATCGTGATCAAATGGCGCGATGACTTCCTTGCGCGTCACCGCATGGATGTAAGCCAATAGTCGGCTCTCAATCGAGAACGGGATGTGGGCGGCATTGTCGATCAGGATGTAGTCGTAATACTCGCCCACGAAGGCGGCATTGGACAACGCCTCGAAGGTCATGACCTTCACCGACGCATCGTCAATCTCCTTGGCGAGGTGAGTGACGAGGCGGTAATTGCTCGTCACCAGCAAGACGTGTTTGCCCTGTGCGGCACGCTCGCGCGCGAACGCTATCATGAATGTCGTGAGACCAGCGCCGCGCGACGAATTGATCACCACATCGTTGCTACGCGCCGCCTCGGCGATCTTGATCCACAGCGGGCGCAGATGATCGTCTTCGGTCAGGCGGGGGCCGGTGATGCGGTAGCGCTCAACGAGGAAGTCTGACGGGTTGAAGCCATCAGAGAAAACCGGTGTCACTGCGCCTTCGAGCGCCTCTGGGACGATCGCTGCCGCCATATCGCGAAGCTGCTCCTCAAGGTGCACATGAACGCTCTCATCGGGGACGATGCCCGCAAGATTGGCGATCTCCTCCACCTCTTCGGAATGCTCTGGCAATTCAATGTCGCTGACCGGCGTGAGGGCAGTGGTGGTATTGGCGCGCGTTGCGACAGAATCACCGAGGAGGTAAGCCTCGACGATCGCGGCCTTGGCCATCATATCTTCGAAATTATAGGCAAAACCGCGCGCAGCCTCGATGGCTTGTAGGCGTGTATCAATCATGTTATTCTCCAATTCATTTCTGTATGGTAGTGAGATCGTTTCCGTCTCCCTTTATTTAGTTAAGTGAGCATTTATGTTGAATTTAGAGCACATGATGGAGCGATATGGAATAAAACTATTGGTGCTCTATCGTCGTTGCCATAATGGATATAATCGTGACCAGAACAGAATAGCGATCTTCGAGTTTAGCGACTGGCGAGACATAGAGCGGCTCATCATGTGCGCCGACTACCCCTTCAAGCGGGGAGGGACTATCCTGAAGAGGATGATTGGTGACGTTGATCGTGTCGGTCTCTTCCATACCAGCACGATTGATTACCTTTATGAGCGCTCGGCAAGTGTTGCCCCCGTCGAGTTCACGGTGTCATATACCTTGGTCAACCGCAGCTATATCGCGCGTGAGTATGACAACGTGATGATGTTGTTGGAGGGAGCATCGAAGGGTCAACAGAGCGGACGGCTCGCGCTGATCACCAATAAGGATATGGCTGATGAACTCGATTGGCTCGGCGATTGGACTATCTGGATAAGCCCATCCTTCACCGCTGTAATCAAACTTTGGCCCTATCGTCGCATCGACGATCACGAACTCACGCTCTTTCGACTGCGCTGGGGACATTTGCTCCTTGCCCCGATGGAGAGTTCGAGTTACGCTGCGGTATGAACCAATTTCAAAAGCGCAAAGTCATCCTCCAGACTCTCCTTCAAGGGGAGGGCTACTATGATGCCTTGGCGGTGATGCACTACTGTGAACCTCACCACGCGGGAACGCGCAAAGACGGGTTCACGCCCGAGTACTCCCACCAGATCAACATCGCGACCTTCGCCCTCGATCTTCCCGATCTCATGTATCGGCAGGACGTGATCGCAACGATCTTCGGCCACGACACCAGCGAGGATGCTGGCCGGAAGTGGACGAAGATCGCCCGGCGGGTTCGTCGCTCCAAGAAGGCGCGCAAGCGTGTCGCTCGGGCGATCAAGAACATGACCAAGGAGTGGAAGGGTCAGCGCATCCCAGACGCTGATCTCTTCGCCAAGATGGCCCGCGATCCCGTCGCGTCGATCGCCAAGGGCTGCGACCGCATCCATAACCTGTCTTCGATGGTTGGTGTGTTCACGCCCGCGAAGCAGCGCGAATACATCCGGGAAGTCAGGGAGTTGTTCCTGCCGATGCTCAAGCTGGCGCGGCGGCGCTTCCCCCATCAGGCGCGCGCCTACGAGATGATCAAGTTCGTCCTCATCTCGCAGATCACCCTGATCGAATCCGCCCTCAATGGAGCAGAGGCATGAACGACCTTTTGGACAACAAAGAGCCCACGGTGTCGGCTCACGATCTCGCGCGCGAGCATACGCGGCGATGGCGCGACGCTGGGGAGATGATCGCCGCCGTGGCCTTCTCCGCTATGGCGCTGGGCGGTCTTCATTATCATGTCGAGTATGCGGGATGGCTGATCTTCTTGTCGGTCATCATCGTGTGGCGACGAGTCGCATGAAGGCGCTCCTGACCGAAATCATCTGGTTCGAAGGCCCCGCCCTGATCGCGTGCGATCATCGCTGCGACAAGGCGTGGGGGATGAATGGTCGCCTCGCGACAATCGGTAGCTATGCTCCTGCACAGATTCAGCTATCCGACGATGATGACGACCACGTTAACCTTGCCGATGCGGAGGTGGGCATAGCCCCGGAGGACACAGGCTGGTCCGAAGGACCGGACGGCAAGCCGTGGTTCCCGGAACGACACAATCGCTGGTGTGCCCGAGAGTGCGAACGCTCCTCGATCATCGATCCCGGTGATGCAGTGAAGATAACCGATTATCGGCAGAGGGTGTTCAACATACCGCATCTCCACGATGCCGAGAATGCCGTGATCGATTTCGGGTTCTCATTCCAGCCGAGCGGTCAAAAACACGCATCATTCATCGAGATAGATGTTGACACCTCGGAGACCATCAAGTAAACCGATGATGTCTTGACGCGAGGTGGTGAGATTAGTCCGTCCGGTTGCAAGCCGGGAGTAAGCTGGTGAAAGCCCCGGCCCCCGCGACCAAGACATGTAGCGCTGTGTCCAGAGTGGTTATGGACTCTCCCCGCAAGGGAGAGATACGTGGGTTCGATTCCTCCCAGCGCTGCCAATCTATTTTGAGTGTCGGTGGCGGAGTCCGGCCGAACGCACAAGACTGCAAATCTTGCGAGGGCTTCCCTCCACGCCGGTTCAAATCCGGCCCGATGCTCCATAAATAGAAGATGCGAGACATCATCGCGCTGATCGAAAGCGCTACCCTTCCGTTCAATCTCAACGACCAATTTGTGGCCAAAGTGCAAGCATACTTGCACGAGCATCTCGGTGATTGGGCCGATGATTTCCCTGATCTCAAGCTGGCGATTATGCAAGCGTGGCAGTTGATCCACGATGAAGGCGTGCCAGACAATGGTGTGATCGAGGTTTATCGCGAGGAACTTCGTCCAAGTGAGCAGATCGCCAACCACAACTACGGCACCCTCGGTGCTTGCTGGTCGTGGGATGCCAATGGGGCGGGAACATGCCACCATGAAAACGCATATGACGAGCACGGCCGGGAAAATGTCGAGGCCATTGTGTTCATCGGCGAGGTCTCGCTCTCCGATGTCGAATGGGTTCAGACCATCGCGAAGAATCTCGTGCTCAAGAACGAGCGCGAGATCAACATCCGGGACGGCGCACGGGTGAGGCTTGAGGGTCAGTATAAGGCTGGCGCTCGGGGCTACGAACCGCTAGCCGATCAGGTATATCAAATCAGCAATATCAACGACTTCTAACGGAACGAACTCTCCTTGCCGTAAGTTAGATGGTCTGCTACCGGGGTAGAAATTTTGCGGGATTCGCGAGTGCCTGATAATCGGAACATCGACAGCCGTGGTAACTTGGATCACACGGAAGCGCAAGGCTTCGATAGCGATCACAGCGACATCTTCTATGCGGCAATCCAGCGTTCGCGGATGCCGATGATCCTCACCGATCCTAATCGTCCAGACAACCCGATCGTGTTTTTCAACACGGCCTTCTCGACGCTCACTGGATACCCCCCGGAGGAAATCCTAAATCGCAACTGTCGCTTCCTGCAAGGGGAGGAGACGGATCGCGATAAGGTCGCCTATGTGGGTCAACAGATTCTCGCGGAGAAGGACTGCTCGGTAGAGTTGCTCAACTACCGCAAGGACGGCACCTCGTTCTGGAACGCGCTCTTCATCTCGCCCGTCTATGACAATGACGGTAAGCTCGCGTATTACTTCGCATCCCAGCTTGACGTTACCCGGCGGGTGAAGAGCGAGGAGTTGCTTCGCCAGACCCAGAAGATCGAGACGCTGGGACAACTCACCGGCGGCATCGCGCACGACTTCAACAACATGTTGACCGTGGTGATGGGCAACCTCAACATGGCGCAGAACGCCATGGAGGTGAAGCAACCCGATCGCGTATCAGTTTACCTCGATCGCGCCATGGCGGCAGCAAAGTCGAGCGATCGTCTCACCCAGCAGCTTCTCTCCTTCGCGCGCAAGCAGCGGATGACGACGGAGCGTCTCGATCTCAACGAGGTGGTGCGTCAGGTGCAGACGATGTTCGAGCGCGTGCTCACCACGGGCATCTACGTCTCCGCCGAACTCACCAGTGATCCGTGGATGGTTTCCCTCGATCCCAGCCACGCACAGAGCGCTTTCCTCAACGTGCTCCTCAACGCTCGCGATGCCATCCCGGCGACCGGGGGCTCGATCAAGCTACGGACGCGTAATCGCATCGTCGATGCCGAAAATCCCTTCTACGACCTCGCAGAGGGTGCGTATGTGGAACTCTCGATCGAGGATACCGGGTCGGGCATGTCGGAGGAAACGAAGATGCGCGTCTTCGAACCTTTCTTCACCACCAAGGGTGTGGGTAAGGGCACCGGCATGGGGCTCGCCATGGTGCATGGCTTTGCCGACCAGTCCAACGCCACCATCATCATCGAGAGCACCGAGGGCGTGGGGACAACGATCTCCTTCATCTTCCCCACCGATGACGCTCACGCCGTAGAGAGGGACCGCCACAGCGGATCACGCATCCTTGTCGTGGAGGACAACCAGATGCTCCGCGAGACGACGGTGGATTTCCTGCGGATGCACGGATTCACAGTGCGGGATGTCGATAGCGCCGACAGCGCGATCAAGGCACTCGACGGCGGATACGTCCCCGACATCCTGTTCAGCGATGTCGTCATGCCGGGGACGATGGACGGCTTCGGTCTCGGCCGCGTTGTCCGTGACCGCTTCCCCAGCGTTCACGTGCTGCTCAACAGCGGGTGGACAGATGGTCGCGAGAACAACGACGAGTTCGAGGTGATGAGCAAGCCGTACGATCTCACCAAGCTGGCAAGCGTGTTGACGCGCATGAGCGATCTCGATCGCGACAAAGCGCACGAGGGCTAGGCGTTACCCGAACTTGGCGGAAAGGCGCTCGAAATCTGCGCGTTCCCGTTGTTCGCGCAGAGCGTCACGCTCCGCCTTCGCGCACGCGCGCGCGATCATCTCATCGTCGGTTTCCTCGCGGACGCCATAGACGTAGATGTATTGTTCATCCCCGTAACCGTCACCGTGTTTGCGAAACTCGAAGGACTTATACTCGGGATAGTCTTCCTCGATGCGCGCCATATTGTCGCGGACCGAATCGAAAGAGTTCTCGACGTCGAACGACATTAGCTTGATGCTCACGACGCCGCGCGTCTCTGCGAGTTCGACGATCCTCGCCACGACTGCGCCGCGAATGTCGGCGATCTGCTGTTCGGTCAGGGGCATGATGTTCTCCTCACGGCCCTGATAAACAATTACGACGAACTGTCAAGCTGGAACTATTATGGCCCCTCATGTTGCCATGAGGGGCCATAAATCCAGTAGCGTGAGACTATCACCACTGGTGCTTGATCGCACAGTCATTATCCCGTTGCCGAAGCGCGGGGTTCTACTGCTTGTCCTCGACCGAAGTCGCCACCAAGCGTCACCACACCAATCGTTACCCACTGGTGCCGTGGGGCATCCACAAACGATATCGGCAATCTTACGACTACCGAACACCAGACCATGTGCTGATCTCGTGCTCCTCATTCTCCAAAGAGTGAGGAATTAGGTGACTCCCGTTCGTGGAGAACGGCTACTTCTGCATTGCTCGCCCGCCGGTCCTATTTCGTCACCCGGAGGCGACATTCCTATAACCGTCGTGCGCGTCATCGGACGCTGCCTCTATCTCGGCTCCGACTTGCGTCGGAATACCTTCTCGCCCTCTATCAGCGGTTGCTCGCTGATCAATCCTTCGGACGACGTGGCTCCGTCACCCTCTGGACTGCCGATCCCACCCTTGTATGCCTACTCGGGCGCTTGGAGGAGCGCAGCGATGCTACACTCCGATCCGCGACTCGCGTCGCTGATTGACCGACTACTGGTTGACCGACTTGTGGGCGTATAAAGCGACAAGGAGCGGATGCTTATCCCCGACTTCCACTGACCTGTTTCTCCCGCGAGCGGGCATCGAGCCAGTGATTACTTCCCTTGTATCTACGCCGTCGAGGTCTGTTCCCCCTGACTTGCGTCAACAGAAACTCCCTCACGGGTGGTCCCAGCTTGCATAGATGAACCCCTGTGGCGTGACCCACACAGGCCCAAGGCTATGACCCCTGCCTTGGCTTACCAGCGGTTACCCGCTCGTTGCTCATTAGACTGCGCTACACCGCAGTATCGCGATCAAGCATCACCTGATCTCCACCCAACACTTGCCGGGCTTCACAGACCTTGCGAGAGGCTGATTGCGGATTTTCCAGAGATACCGGCGAGATGGACACGATCCTAGAACCGCATCAGACAATTCGCCGGTATCCCTGCGGAACCGACTTTCATCGATCCCGATCTTTCAAGCACGGTTTGAGCGCTCCCGCGAAGGCGCGTTCGGACTTCCTCAACCGCGAGGTATTGGAAGGCTTGGCAGTTTTCACCGCCGTTCACCGTGCTTGTGGTATCCGAGTAAACCCGGAGACCAAATTTCCGGAGAGGATTTTGCTACCGCAGCCCCGCAAAGGATTACAGCAGAATCGGCCTCTCCGTGGACCGGACCGAAGTCCTGCCCAAGATTTCAGGAGTTCTCATCTCAACTTCGGCGATGAAGGCATGGTGACCCGGCCATCGTCCTCGGTAGTAAGTCACTCCTGCGGTCCCGACCGAAGTCTGAACCGATTTTCCAAGGAGCCGCCTCGGTCATCCTGCGCTACATCGTATGACCGATATCCGCTCTGGCTGTCCTGCGCACTCCTTGTGGTAGATGTTCTCAACCTAAGTCTCGATCACCACCAATCTCGTGAGCGTTTGTTCCGCTCTGGAACCCTGATACTCAAACCCGAGGGTGAGCGTCAAGAAGTTTTTTCGAAGGGGATGACCAACCGAAGTTGATCATCCCGCTTCTGGATCAAGGCCTAGACCTCAACCCGTCTTTCGAGGTTGGTTTAGCGACACCGCCGTTTTCACGGCTGTGATCCAACCTCGCGGCGACAAGGGGTGAACCCAACGAACCACCCTTGCAACCGAACTTCCGGAGGGGACGGGGAGGTGAGCGTGCTTTTCAGCATATTCTCCGCCTTCCGGGCGAGGGTCGGCGGACCCCTCCGTGGCGCGACGCCGAAGCATCGTTGCCGTTTTCCGAGGATGACCAGCATGATACCGAAGTATCTTACCCGCCATCCTCGCGGTCAGGGATTTTCGACTCTGCTCGAAAGCATCATCTACGGTCCCTTGACCGATCTCGTAAACTGATTGCCCCGAAGGGCTGTCAAAGAGCAGTATCGACCGAGGCCTATACTTCGGAAGCATCTCGGTAGTGAGTCATTCAACTCTCTACTTCAATCTAGGTTCCGCCGTTTGTCTTCGGCAGCGCCTCGTTTCCGTTGATCCGTCTATAGGGGTGAGGCTTTCGACCTGTCCAGCACTTTTTTCACAGCCGTGCATTTTTTTCGTCATCACCCTATCGCGCAATCGAACTTCGGTGTTGCGATCCAGACGTGTAATTGATACCCTCGGGGTTGAAATCTTTTGGAGAACCAAACTCAAATGAAGAAACATCTGTTCGGCGCGGTGCTGGCAAGTATCGCGCTCGTTCTTCCCGCCACGGCGCAGCCTTTGACTCGCGAGCAACTCGGCTACCGCGTCGGCGTCACCCAAGTCGTCGATGGCGATACCCTGACCCTCGATGCACGATCGTGGTCCCCCTTCCCCAACCTCTCGTGGAAGGTACGCGTGCGCGGGATCGACACGCCGGAGAAGCGCAGCCAGTGCGTGGCGGAGCGTGAGGCAGCGGTTCGGGCAACCCGATACACCAAGACCTTGATCGAGCGTGCGGGCAATCAGGTTTACATTCAGGAACCTCGTCATGACAAATATGGCGGACGTTTCCTCGGCGTGATCATTCTCCCCAATGGGGTCTCGCTCGCCGACACATTGATTCGCAGCGGTTACGCCCGCCCCTATAACGGCGGACAGCGCCGTCCGTGGTGCGTGTTCGGTCAGTATCGTCCATAAAAGGATTGCGTCGTGGTGGTGACAAGTACGAGCACGTGGTCGGTGGTGATGCACAACACCAGTAAGGTGGCTCCGCCGCCATACGTCCACACGGTCGAGCGTGATGGTCTGCGCGCCATGCGGCTCACTTGGTGGCGCATTAGAGGCTACAAGAACGACATCAACCCCGGTGTTGATGCCCGATATGAGCGTCGGGGATGGCTTGGTCTCACCGCCACGAACATGAGCGACCACGAATTCCGCGAGATCAGAAAGTGGTTCCGCGAGCGCGAGGGCGCGTGGGTATCGAAGAGGATCGGGGATTGTGACGAACCCCATATCCGCGAGATGATCGGCGAGTATGAGGATCACTGCGTGACGATGTGGTTCGCAACCGAGGCTCTCCTTGATGCCTTTGTCGAGTTCCTCAAGGCGTTTCCCGTCCGCGACACCGCCCTCCTGATCTCGCGCTCGGCTGACGTGCGCCACCTCATTACCGGAACCAATTTCCGGATCATCCGAGGCCGGGATCACGCGCTGCTCGCCATCACCGATGAAGTCGATGATACCTCTCGTATGCTGTTGCGCCTGATCTAGTCCCAGAGATCAGCGAGGGCATTCACTGCCTCCATGACAACCGCGAAAGCGAGCCCGGCGACTACTGCACCGATGACAGTCACGATCACGCCGATCCAGAACAGGATAAGGAGCGGGATCGTGATTGGTGACAAACAGAGAAAGAAGCGGCGAAGCCAGCGCGGCCAAGTCGCCGGTGAGGCGATGTCGAAGATTTGGTTGAGGAAGTCGATCATCGCTCCTCATACCATGACGAGCGCCTAGCCGGTATATTCCCGACAACGCATCCGGATCATCGCCATGTCTTCGGCATCGGGCGTGGTGATATAGAGCGAGTAAGGTGACCTGATCGCAGTCATTGGTGTGAGCAACGACTCATCCAACCAGCGCTTCAAATGGGGTTCTGCCGAGACGATTATTTCATGACCGAGATGCCAACGAGGGTTGCGGATGAGGGGGAAGATGGTGCGCAGCGTGCTGACCGCCAAACGGAAACCGTTCTCATCGTCGGAATGTCCAATCGGTTCATCGAACTCATAGAAGATCATCGACTTGTCGGGAACGCCCATATCGAGGCGTCCGATTGCATGACCACCGACTGGTGCTGGTTGGCTCTCGAAGGTGAAACGAATATAACCGTCGAGGAAGATTTCACCCGGCCACCAGCGATGTTTTACTTGACCCATAGCACCTAATCGTTTAGTCAATGGCTTGGAGATCATGATGTCATATTCGGGCTGGAAAATCAACGAGCAGGATCGCGCCGCCCTGCTGGCCGCGTTTCCGCCCCGGTACCCCGATGTTATGGCGCATCACGTCACCCTGCGTCGTGGCGACAAATCGGTTCCTGATTTCGCGCGCTTCGCCGTTGTGGGTCATGTCGATGATGGTCTGGGTTGCGAGGCGCTGATCGTTGCCCGCGACGGCATGACCGAGAACGGATCGCGGACCTTCCACGTCACTTGGTCGATCGATCGCGAGGCGGGACGCAAGCCCGTGCACAGCAACGATGTGATCGCCGGGGGGTGGGAAGCCGTTGAGGCTCGGTCGTTCGAAGCTACGCCGTTCCGAGTGGATCACGATCGCGTCGAGCATTTTCACACCGATGAATCGGCTGCGAGATCGCGCTGCCGCGCCGAAGGCATGGACCCCGATTTCGTTGGTGAGAAGGGATATGAGAACTGGCGCATGTTCACCGATGCGGCGCGAGCACAAACGCGGGCGTTCCTGCGCGCCACCGAAGAAATGATTCGTGACCGATAGGCGTCTGCGCCGCAACGATGTCGTGATCGAGCGGGAGAACTCATGGCTCTACGGACGAGTCGTGAGGTGCATCGACAGTGAGACGGTCGTGGTCATCGATTGCGGTAAACACCACAGAATATTCCTCATGGAAGACCTCAAGCTCACCGATTACCGGGGCTACCATAGAAGGGACAGATTCGTCGCCATGCCATCGCTGCGTCGGCTCAAACAAAACGCAGCGGGTTACCATCCCGAAGTATGGCGTCACTATCGTCGGAGGCACGGCCTTGAAGAATAGTCCCAACACCGTCGCGCTGACGCCAACTCATTATTTCCGCGACCACACCGATTGCCGCAAGCGCAATCGAAGTGGGGATCGCACGCAGGGTGATTGGCTCCGCCCTACCGAGAGCAAAATCCTACATCCGGAAGTCTTTCGGTGGCTGCGTGAGAACGTCGGCCTTGAATTGAACGAGGTCTGGGACGTGGACCGCTACTACTATCCCGGTGAAGACCTACCCGTGCTGCCCCGAGGTGCGCGGGGCGAGTGGCTCGCGGCTGGGCGGGTGTGTCTCGCCGACCACGTAAGCGGAGAATACAGCCACAACCGAAGCCAAGACAGTATCTACTTTCCCGAAGTCAAGCACGCGAAGGCGTTCCGCGAAAGGTTCGGCTTGTGGGAAGAAAATTGGGCGCTGCTCAATCACGCGATGGATCGTCGGTACGCCGTCATGGACTTCTTCCTCGGCGATATGGCACGCCGCCCGATATACGCCGTCGCGACCGCAACGAGGATACTGGCCCGTGACGATCGTTATGAGAGCGCCACGTTCCGCCACCATGTGGACTATTACAAGACGATCGTCGCGCTACGCGATGAAGCGGAGGAGGTGCTCTTTCGCATCGAGCACCCCGACTTCGTTATCGTGACCGCTCGTGAAGTCCAAGCAGCATCCGCCTGACATAATCGGATAGATCGGCGGGCGTGATAGGAATGGACTCATCCCGCCAGTCGAATTGCAGAGCATCGTATTCGGCTTGGGTCACGTTGAGCACGGCGGCGATCGGCGCTTCGATCCGCTTGTCATCGGGATCGTAGAAGATGATCTTGTCAGTGGCGTACTTCCACTGCCACAGGCCCTGTTTGTTGAGATCAAGCACACGGCAGTCGCCGCGCATCTTGCGTTCGTGGAGGAGCGGATCGTTGCCGCGCACTTTTAGCTTTTGGTCTGGCATGGCGGCGGATTAGGCAGGTGGGTCATGACCGTCAAGTAGATTTGGGGTTGCATAGTTCGTTCGATCTGATAAACGACTTGGCGAGGAGAACAACATGCGACAGAAGCTGCTCACCAAGGCAAACATCGACCGACTCATGCGCAACGGCGCGGAACAGGCCAGAGGCGTTGATCGTGACCGCAAGCCGGTGGTGAAGCTCTTCAACCCGATGGGAGCGCAGACATGGCTCATTACCGAGATCGACCCCAATGATCTCGACACGATGTTCGGCCTGTGCGATCTTGGTCTCGGTGAGGCGGAACTCGGCTCGGTGTCGTTGAACGAACTTGCGACACTGCGGCTGCCGCTCGGACTCAAGATCGAACGCGACCAGCATTTCACCCCTGATCGGACGATCGGGCAATACGCGGAGGCGGCACGCGCCGCCGGGAGGATCGTGGCATGAAGTTCGTCAAGCTTGGCACCAAGCATCAGGTGCTACCCAGTAATGATGAGCAGCGCAGCAATCTGCTGAAACTCGCCCACCATCTCGCCGCCTTGGAGAACACTTACTCGCACTTTCACATGGGATTCTACTTCCTCGCGCAAGCCGATGACACTGTTGCCGATTGGCGTCTCCGCGAGGGCATCGACGAGGACGGTCTCGACAACATGTTCGAGGTGAAGGTGCAGGAGAACTCGTTCGAGGCTCGCATCGGTCAGTGCGGAGCGGTCGCGTGCGCGATCGGGCACGGCCCCCTCGCAGGAATTCCCGAGTCCAGCGACGATTGCGATTGGGACGACTACGCCGTTCGGGTATTCGGCGTCGATGCTTCTCGGTCGGGGTCGTTTCTTTTCGGCTGCGAATGGACACAGACGGCCAACACTGCTCATGAGGCTGCGGAGCGCATCTTCTACGCACTCGAACACGGAGTCCCCTGTGAGGGGGACTATTTCCACTTGGACTACTTCCACGAAGAAGTTGTCCGCGTTTAGTCGTCGTCCATCTGCTTCGCTTGGGCGTCTGCGAATAGCTGGTGAAGAAATGGGTCGTCTTTATGTTTGATGACCCAATGCTGGAAGAGGCCGCGCGCAGAATTACAGCGATGACATGACGGGACTAAATTGGCTAATTCGTTATTCAATTTGTCACCGTCGAGGTGATCAACGTGTATTCCCGAACGTCCTGACCATTCGAGCGATTTACCACACCAACGACAACTATGCGACCCTTCGCCAATCGCATCGTACAATACACGTCGATGCTTGTAAACGAAACCGCTCGTAGTTGCTAGCGGATGATCCGGTCGTGATTGCCATACATATCCATGGCTACTGACACGTTCGGACTCTCCTCTCACGTGAAGCGTGAGCAGTGGATCGCCATGGCGCTTGAAGCGCGAATAATGTTTATGGCAAAAACCTTTGCCGATGCGATTACTTTCACATCCCTCTACCGAACAGAGGGCCGGTGTCTTCAATGGGGCTCTGCGTATTCTCTTACCTGATTTTGGAATTCCCTCGGGCATCTTTTACTTCCTGACAATCTCTTTTATTTAACGTCAGGCTTTCCTCTACCGCGAACTTTCTTGGGTTTCGTTCCGGTCGTTCCCATCTGCTTTTTTTGAGCACGCCGAGCTTCCGCCCTAGCACTTGCCTCTGATCCAGTTTTCTTCTTGTGGCACTCGTGGCAGAGAGTGGCCAAGTTATCCATCATCCAGAATTCAATTCGCCCCTCTGCCTCAATGAGGGGACGGATGTGATCCATGTCCCAGCCACGCTCACCGCACTTGGTGCCACAGCCGATGCAGTGACCTCGATCACGCTTCCACACCGCCTTGCGGGTCTCTTGGGGCCAGTAGATCAGCTTGTAGGTCTCGATGCAGTCCTTATGCCAACCAGCGCGTAGGTTGATCCGCCCATCCTTCTTGTAGATGGGCTGCCCGCAGTATCGGCAGTCGCCCTTGGGCGCGGTGTCGTAGTAGATGGGCTTTGGCGGGGCGCGGTGTTTCTGCATCGAATATTTAGGCCAGCCACCGCGCAACGGCTTTAAGCGCCGTAAGCTTTTGCACGTCCGCATGAGTGTGGACGAGCAACACCAAGCCGTTCTTTAGGTCGAGCGTGCGCATCTCGTCATCCCATTCCCGCTCCATGGCGGCAAAGGGGCTCGCGGGATCACGGATCAAGAAGACTTGCCAACCCGCGTATTCGGGATTGCCATGACGGGAGATGATTCCTTCCCAAGCCCCCATCGCAGCAAGTCTTTGTGCAGTCTCTGGATGGATAGCCGAGTTGGCCTCCCACAGCCACACCGTCTTTCCATCCGTGAGACCGCGCATTGATCCCGATTGTTTGATCAGGTTGGTGATGTGCGACAGCATGGGGTTCAGATATAGGCGATGCCCCGATACCATGATCTGTTTCGCTTCAATGATTTGCGTCCACCTCATCGCGTATTTAGGCGTAAATAGCCGCATGGATCAAAGCAAAGCCGTGGCGGAGTGGACGCTTGACCTTTTTCCACTAGCGGACCAGCCGCGACTCTCCCTCGCCGATTGTCAGGCGCTCGTTGATCGTGCTTGGTGGTTCCATCGTGGAACACCCAATGGCCCGAAGGTCTGTCCGATCGAACTCCGTCATGCTCTCGCAGTCGGGGGTCGTATCCTTCTGCCCTCGTGGGCAATGGTAGCGTCGGTGGTCCTCCATGAGGTCGCGCATTGCCTCCTCATGACGGAAAACAATTTTGTCGCCCGTGAGAGCGGCCATGATCCGGCTTTCGTCTCGCTAGTGGCTGATCTATATCGTCAGCATCTCGGCACGGGCATGACGGTCATGCGCCTAGCCGCCGATCGTCATGGAGTACGCGGCCTGTGATCCTAACGCTTCGATGCCATGACGAAGATTGCCTTGTCGTCGGGCGTATCCCAATTTCGATTTGGCATTGTGACACATGGATTTGTCCCGAATGCTTCACCGAAACGCGGCTGTGGTCGAGAATAGTGCTAGGTGAGCCAACAGAGGTGAGCGCAAACATCGAGGGCCAATCCCCGGTCGATGAGGCGGCGTGAGACCCACGGTGGTTTAGCCCAGAACAGGGTCGCATCCTTGGGTTTGATCGCCAAGCACCATTCTGTGAACAGGACTGCATTGTCGATTACCAGTTCATACTGGGCCGCGCCGGAAAAATCATCGGTGAGCACTCGATCGGTCCGGAGCTTCTCCGGCACCCCACCCTCATAGACCTCATCGTTGATGATCACGGTGCGCGGCGGGAAGATACTCTTTCCCCGCCATTGCATCGCTGGCGCGTAATCTCTGGGCGTGTAGGCGGACTCTCGCTCGATATGCCAGCGTATCGCGGCCATCAGATCATTGATCGCGTCCGCTGCGGGATGTTCCAAAGCGGTGTGGATATCGTCGCACAGCGTAAGATCGATGATCGACAGATCGCTCACAAGGTGATCAACTCGTGGGGCTGGAAGGGTGTGTAGCGCTGCTTGGGTTGCCCCTCCCCCAGACGAGAGCGCTCATATTTGTCAAACTCACACATGACGTTCTGCATGTCCTGCGCGTGGAAGGGCTCCGACACCGAGTCATTCACCGCCTCACGAAGCTGGGTCAAGCACGCGTGCCACTCCGGCTCACGCCACGAAGCCTCTACGGGACGATTGAACACTCGATTGAGCCCTCGACGGCTACCCGGTCCAGAACCCGCCCACGTCCACCAGTCGCTCGCCCCGGCGAGCACGGGTGTGTACTTCATATCGGCGACGACTTGCGCGGTAGTGAAGCTTCCCGCCCCATAGCTGGCGTGTAGGCGTGAAAAAAATGCCGCGAGGGTGTCGCCCTCACGCGGTGCGATCTCTTCTCTACGCTCCCACATGGGCGTGAGGAGACGCTGATCAAGGAAGTCGGCTTTGTTGCCGCGCCAATTCGGCGTCGCGATCATGTAGGCGGGATTGTAGAGTTTCTCCCCCGCCGACGCGCGCGTCTTCATCAAGGTAACGAAACGCTCGCGATCCCACGGCACCGGGTAGCCCAAGGCTTCCATGGTGGGGATGTGGTTGGTTGCCATCCTCGCAACCGCCATCGCGAACCAGAGATGGGGATCATCTGCGTGCGGGTTGCGCCAATGATCCGCGATCCAGCGCGTTACCCGATCGTCCTCGCGGCGCATGTTGCAAAATCGGTATTGGCGAATGATCGGGTCAGTGGCCACGCCGGTGCGGGCTAGTTCTCGGGCGGCGATGAAGGCAAGGACATCAAGGGTTCTCATCCCCGGATATTAGCGTGATGGCCCCCGCTCCGCGATATTCATCACTCGCCCTTGAGCATCCCGATCAACTCGGGCCGTGTGAAGTTTCGTCCCTTGAACGCGAGCAGTTTCCCGATCTCGCGGGCGATGCCTACCTGAATGCCGTTCACCACCACTTTGAACTCGGTCGTGGGACCAGTCCTTGACCGCCGGACCAAGCGAACGCTCATCATCGTTGCACGCTATTGCGACGATCTTCGACCAGCGCCAATGCTTGGCCGACCTCGGGTGTCACACCGTGCGCGATCAGCGACTGAATGCCACGAGAGACCACGCCGTTGGGCGGACCATCAAGGGCCAGTCCGCCCCACTCGCACGCCATCGCGAGCGCGGTACGGAGACAATCGATCTCCGTCATCGTCTCGCCCTCTGCGCCCAGCACGTTGTCGTTGATCATCTGATGGATCGCCATCGAGGCAGCGCGCGTCTCCAACTCGATGCCGAGTTCCTCCATTGGGGAGGGATGGAGACGCGCATTGATCCGGATGCGCATGGAGTCGAGATGCTGCTGAATGGCCCGTAGTGTGGCGGGCTGGCTCACGCCTCGTCTTCTTGCAGCGCCCGCAGCACGTCGGCGAGATCGCGCTCGTAAGTGTCCTCGACCTGCACGCGCGAGCCATAGGCAAGCGGCGAGCGATTGCCATCCGGGTCGAGGTAGAAGAGAGCGGTGGCACGGAATGAGAGTGGCTGACTGTCCTCCTCGTCATCACCGAAACGCTCCGTGATGATATGGTCGCGCAGTGACGCGGCATTCCACGGCCGATCGCCATCGAGCACCGGCATGGTGATCTGACCGATGTTGCGTGCCGTGTCCCCAGCGTGCATGAGCACCTCGTCGATCTCGACGATGATACTTCCCTCGCGCTTCTGTGCGAGCAACTCGAAGTCAATGTCAGTCTTCATCATTGGTGTTCTCCTCACCCCGGCGATATACGAACTTTCGCGAGGGGTCAAGGACGAACTATGGCCACTCCGTGAGATCAACGTAGAGGACAGGATTGTTGGTCAGGATCGCGGCGATGATGTGGTGGTTACCGTCGATGATGTCGATGCCGTCAAGGACGACGATGCGCTCGCGATCATAGGCCTTGGCCTTCTTTGCCACGATGGCCTTTTGCGCCTTGGAGGCATCTCGCTGATACGCGTCCCAGAGTGTCAGATCGCCCCGGCGTGCCATGACACGCTCCTTTGCCTCCTCGGCAGTCATCGTCTCGACGGTAAGGGGATCGTCCCAATTCATCGGCGGACACGCGTGCGCGAGAGCCTCGCGCTCGTCCATCAATTCGTCAGAGTCATAGAGGTCGGTGATGAGCACCGTCTCGCCCACCGCATGTTCGATCAGGTTGATGAGGTAGCGCATCATGCCCTCCGCATTGTCGTGTCGAAGGGTTGCGCCACTGAGGTGTCATCGACATCGAAATCGGGGAGGAGATCGACTCGCTTGACCATCACCGATGCGCCGGGATTGACCTTGATCTCGTGCTCCCACGGCACTGCGAGGTTCTGCAAGATCGTGCGCGGCATATCGATATCGTGGGGATCGATGGTAGCGGTCAGGCGGTAGAGGCCGCAATCCTCTCCCGCCGTGTCCCAGCCCGTCAGCGCATGAAGATTGATATTCAGATCGTGGCACCAGAACGTGCCGAGCGGGCCGGACAGGTACTTGGAAAGCTGGTTGGGGCGGAGGAGGACGTAGCGGTAGATGATCGGCGTCTGCATCTTGGTGTCGATCATGGCTTTCATCGCCGCTACATGCTCGTCGGTGATCTCGAAATCGTTGCCATCTTCGTCATAACCGTGTCCCGCCGCCGCGTCGGTGTCGTGGGGGACCATCTTCTTCACCGCGTCGGCGAGACTATCCTCGAACAAATCAATCCATTGTCGCATCAACTATTTAGGGACGATCCATCTGCCCCTCGCGGAATACGACAACGGAGAAGAGGATCGCGGGAACCCACGTCCAAAATGAATTCTCTGCCACGCCCCAGCGCACGAGAGACTTGCTCATCATGTTCGCGAGGAAGCTATAGAGGAGGGCGTTGGCGAGAACGTGACCGAACGGCCCCCACGCGACGATGCGGGCGATCACTTCTGCTCACCCACCACGATGGCGACAGGCCCCATGAACTCGCCCTTCGCGTTCACCACCGCGACATAATCGCGATCCTTGAACGAGATGGTCTTGAGCCCTTCCTTCGCACGACTGACGCGCTCGATGACATCTTCCTCGATAGTCACCGTACCCACGCCGTCCTCGGGCTCGCTGCTGTGCAGGGTGCGCACTGACGCACCAACGATGTAGCGCATCACTCGTCCCCCAGATGCGAGATCGTTCGCGAGGCGAAATAGGCCGCTTCCTCGGCGACGGGGACGACCACCGCTTCCGGGTAGTAGCGCTGGAGCATGATCTCGCGTGGGTTGGTCATCGCCGGGAATTCCGTCGCGAGTGCCCGCCACGCCTCGGTGGCCTCGATCGCCGCGTAGCTCTCCTCCAAGGACATGGAGTGGCGCACCATCACGGGTTCGCGTGCCTTGTCGAGCAGCGCGTTGATACGGTCGACGTGGATGTCTGCCGCCGCATCGGTGAGGCTGTGAAGGAGGACGAGCGACTTGGTTTCGCCGTCGTCGAAGTCATAGACGATCTTGTTCACGATAATCTCCTTGTGCGCCCTTTGCACTAAAGGCAGAGTTCGGTCAAGGATTGTTTTCTTCGATGCGCTTTCGTTCCAGATAAGCGCGTGCCGCCTTTGCGGAAGCGGATTGATCGGGACCAGCCCGTGCCCGCATTGCGGCAAGCTGTTCGTCCCAGTATCGGGAACGCTCTGCATCGGTGGTCCACCGGCGGCTCATCAGTAGAACCACACCCGATGGAGTGCGAGTTGCTCCTCCCAATCGCGGTTGAGATCGTAGACCTCTTGCACTCGCTGCATTGAGTGGGTGGCGTGGTACACTTCGACTTCTCTGCGCAACACCTCACCACCCTCCCGACGATAGACGGGATAGTCGCTGTAGTCGAAGCGGTCGCAGACCACCATCATATGGGTGAAACCATCTGCGGCTCCGTCTTCGAGCCACTGCCGGATCATGTGTTGAGTAGCAGCCATGAGGCTTGGTGATGGTTGCGGGGGATGGTGTCAAGATTTGTTGGTTCTCCCCCGAGGACTCGAACCTCCATCCCTTACGAGAGCCCACGATTCAGAGCCGTGTCGCCTTACCAGTTAGCGGAGGGGAGAATATGTGATTGGATCGGGCGACAGGGATCGAACCTGTATTGTGAAGGCCAAAACTTCATGTCCTGCCATTAGACGACGCCCGAGCACAGGCGTCCGCGCGGACGCCGCTTCAGCGTTGCTGTCGTTGGGCCTCGAAGGGCAGCAGGGCGTGTGAATTGGTCACGAGTTATTTATCTCACAGTGTGCGCGGCGTTGTCAACAATCTTTTTCAACCACGATAAATATCGCCATGCGCGATCTCATCAACCTATTCGAAGACCAGCAGTGGCCAGCCACCATCTCGGGTGACGATCTCGCCCTGCATGTGCAAGAATTGCATCACACTCCCGAGGATTTCATCGACGGTGACATCGAGAACAACATCGCTTCGTTTGGGGTCTATAACTTGCGCACTATTCCAATCACGGACATACGGCGCGGTATGTACACGATCTACGACGATCTCGTGGGCGAGTATGCGGCAGTGACCACCCAAGCACCACCCGTGATCGTTGATCCCAGTCATGGATTGGTCATCGATGGTAATCATCGTGTCGAAGCAGCGGTGGCGAGAGGCGAGACGGAAATTCTCGCCTACGTGGGTGACCCAGAGACCTACTCCTACATCAGCAACGATGAGGATGAGGATGAGGATGACGAGTACCGACCGAAGGGCTGGTAAGGTTAAGGACGATACCCCTCAAGATAGGGACCACGACAACCGCTCACCCGCTTCATGAACGAGATGCACTCCTCCCATGTGCCGATGAAAAACACGCGATCGTCGCGGACCGATCCCAGCACCTGATACCGCTGCATCAGAAATCGCCCCAATTGTCGTCTTTGCGTTTCTCGACCTTCTTGGGCTTCTTCGCCTTACATACATCGGTGTCGTAGACGTTCTGTCCACATGCGAGACAGACTTCGGTATATTGTTGGATGGGTCCAAGATGGGCCATCAGGCGCTCCGCCGTTCGAAGAGACAGCACACCACGATGCCGCCCATGTAGCCGGTATTGGCGATCGAGACGTTGACAAGTTCCACCGGCGATCGACCTAGCGAGTCGCTGTGACCTGCCGTCACCTCTGCGCAAAGCTTCTCCACCACGGTATCGATTTCACCCGGTGTACACGACTTGGAGCGTGTGAAGCGGTTCATCACGCAAACCTCAACTTGAACAATTCGGCATCTTCGAGGGTCCGGAAGGCGAAAACCCATTCATATCCAGAGAAGACATCGGGATCGGGTGCTCCCCAATCGTCACCGAAGGTTTCATGGAGCCAACCCATCACCTCATCCTGCCGGTCGAGCCAATGCTCGCTCACGGCATTGAAGGCGATTGTCCGCGCATCGATGGTGACTTCCCAAGGATGGTCGTTACGCGCGATTGTGATCGGAAGGCCTAAAGACATGGAGGCGTGCTACCACCCCCATATCAGTTAGGCAATTTCTTCCCGCAGGAGTCGATCGAGATAGTTCTGGAAGCTATCGGCGAGGACGCTCCAGACCCAGTAGTGCTCTCCCAGCCGAGCATCGCTCGCCCCCATGGTGGCACGCATCTGCGTCTCGCGCTCGTAGTTGTGCCCCTCCTCGTTGTCGTAATTGCCGTGATAGGCGGTCTCGCGATGAACCCCGTAGGCCTTGACGAGATCGCGCGGCTTGATCTTCATCACGCCATAGTAGGTGTTCTGCTTGAGATAGCGCTTTGCGAGGTCGAGATACATATCACTGCGCCCACTGGCGCGCGAGCGAGTCGCGCTGCTGCCGAAGGTGGAAGAGGAAGTTGCTCGCCTCCACTTCACCAGCATCCAAGCGGGCGAGACCCTCGAAGACGAAGCGCAGCGTTTCCGCCGCATCCTTGATCTGGCGGATGGTGAGGGTCTCGGGATTGAACGGGATCGGGTTGGTGGCCATCAGGGCTTCCTTTCGCCCCAGACCTACACCGAACTACTCTACTCGTCAAATCAATATTGTCGCGAACCGGACTCGACACCGGCTGTTCGGTTTCGTCTTACTCAACCCTCGCGGGTTGGTCGGGGATCGAACCCGTTACAAACCTACCAACTGACGTACGGGCGTGTCCTTCCACGCTGCCGCGACGCCCTCGTAGTAGCGCTATGCGATATTGTCGTCAACGGTTTATTGCTCTACTTCGATGGGATGAACCGAACGCCTTTCCGTATCGAGACGCAAGAACTGACCCGTTGGTCGGGCGAGCGGCTTGAGTTGAAAGAACCCTATGGCTCTTGGTGCAGGGACAACATTGGCGGCATAGGGTTCGAGATTTGGTTCTGTCACGATTGGAACCGGCTCCGCACAACCCTTTATCTCGCCTCCGAGGAAGACCTGACCCTGTTCCGAATTCGCTTTCCCGAGGTTGCAGAATGATCATCCCTTATAGTGAGGCAACGCTGATCCTCTTCCAGTTCACGAAAGAAAAATCGGGCTTCTACGCGTTCGCGCTCGCGAGCAAAGCGAAGGAGTGGTGTAAAGCTTCACTGGGCTATGAGCCCGATTTGTCAGAATGCGACGCGGATGACGGGGGTTGCATCACCTTTCGTGATCAGCATGACGCCGACCTTTTCCGCTTCGCTTTCGCGGAGCACATCATCAGGGTTGAAGATAGTTCGCCGATGTGCGAAGACGAGGAATGACCCACGGCCTCGACTGCACGCGATCCGCCTTCGTGGTGCATCTCTTCCACTCCATCGACGATCCCGTCCCCGCCGTGGTGCCCCGCTCCGGTCTCGCGGAGTGGGCGATGGAGCAATTTGGCTACATCCCCACGGGCGAGGTGATCCAAGGTCGCCCGCACCTCATCTTCCGTTTCGCCGAAGACGCGACGCTGTTCCGCCTTCATTTCGCACACCTCTGGGGACGAGAGTGATCAGGATCGAGTTCAACTTCGTGCGTGGCCTCACTGGCTATCGCAGCGACCGCGATAGTCCATGGGGGTTGCTCCACTCGGTGGAGGATTGGTGCCAAGAGGTGCTCGGCTATCTACCGCAACTCTCCCGCAGTCAGGAGAACAATACGGCAGACGGTCGCTCACTCTCCTACTATCTCTCGTGCTCGTTCCACGACGAGACCGATGCATGGTTGTTCTACCTCAACTACCGCGCGAATTTCATGCAAGCGCTCCACTTCGAGACCGAATACGCTTGATCAATTGAGTAGTTCGGTGTAGAGGGCGAATCATGTCTCGCTTCTACAGCCCTTGGGAAATTGAACGACTTGGCGAAGCCATCGGCAATTGGTCGATTGGCAACACGTCGCTCTACGATCGCATCGACGCCCTTGAGAAGGCGCGGGATGATTCGAGTGAGTATGACGATCGCCTGTTCACGATCGGGCGTCCGTTCCGCGATGGCGGCGAATACATGTACGAGGTAGTGGCCACCCCGCTGTTCGATTACATGCTGGAGGGAGCGGGCTTCGACATCTGGTGGGATTGTCAGCGGATGGACTATTCCCTCAATGCGACGCTGAAGGACGGGGAGCGGGCACTGGAACGCCTGATGATCCGGGACGCAACGGCGCGCAAGATGGAGGAAAACATCACCGAGTGGCGCATCTATTGGCCCAAGAGCAAACGCGTCGTCGAATTCCAGCAGCGCTTCTCTGCGTGGCTGGAAGCGCTTGTTCCCACGCCTCTGACTGGGCTAGGCGCGGCTGGTACCTTCTGCACAAAGGAGCACGCGCTCTCCGTTCTTCGCGGGGAGACGAACACGATCATCGAAGCACCGGAGTGCAGTGAGTTCCAGCGTGAACAACTCCTCTCGCTGCTATCACAATACGGGGGCTATTGGCCCAATGATGCTGCGCTTGATGACATGCACACCTGCATGACCCTCGACATGATCGAGCGCGAACGCGTCCATGATCGCGGGCGAGTCTCTTATAGGAAAGTCCTCTGATGCCACGGATCACTGCATGGAAGAGCACGGAGACGGGCACGATCTTCGAGCACGAGAGCGACTACCGCGCTCATCTCGACGGCCTCGCCAAGATCAAGGAAACGGAGGCACGGCACCGCGACGCGCTGGTAAAGGCAGACGAGGCGCTGGCGTCTCTCTACCTGTGTCGTTCTCACGGCGAAATCGCGGCATGGCTGATCGAGAACAGTGACGCCTTTATCGAAGCGCAAATCGCGCGGGGACACTTTCGTGAGTGGCGAGGGCCGCGCCGTAAGAAGCTGCGCTTCACCGAGGTGACCTTCGAACAGATACGCTGGGAAGGCGACCTCTCAAATTCACACTCGAATCCCATGGGGCGAGTATCAAACTGGGGTGGATGCCTCCCCGAAGCACCGCGTTCCTATCCCGGCTGGTCGTCGAGAATACGGTTTCGGCTCAATCGAGAGATCGATACCTTCAGTTCTGATCTCTTTCGCGGCACTGGTATCCATCCCGGCACCGGCGGAAGCGGGGATTACGATTGCAAGCTGTTCGCCGACGACTTCCCCGCCATGCGGGCGTGGGAGAATCGTGCTAATCCGCGACTGCGGCAGCGCAAGAACGGCGCTGTCATTGTTGACGAGCGAACCGTCGCGATCTCGGAGATCATCTCCTCACCGTCATCGAGAGATGGGATAATGGTTCGTCGCGGCGACCTCTTCATCCCGATTGAGAAGTCGGATCGTCCTCTCCCCTCCACGATCGACCAGTGGCTCCGCGACCACGTGGGTTGGGACGACAACCATGAGACAGATCATGACCGCTTCATCTACGATCGCGGACCAACGGGTCCAGCGGTGCCGATCGGTGACCTTCCCGGTCCGCGTCGGCGCTACTCCTACGACGCCGAGCGACAAACCATTTTCTTCCACGACATCCGCGATGCTCGGAAGTTCAGGGCAGTGTTTGGCAACCTTATCAACAACGCGCGGCTAATCAACTACCGGCATGGGGACGAAACCGCGCGCGCTTTTCTGCTCTCACATCAGGACGTGGCTTACCATTCCGTCTGTTCGATTTGGGGTGAGACCGATCTCGGTCATGACCGCACAGGGCACTGGAACCTCTTCCGCGACGAGCAGGAGCGGCTGATGTTCCAGATCGTTCGTCCCGAAGCGGTGTTCTTTTACGCGGCCGATCTCGATATTGCACAACGGGGCACAGGTGTGTAAGGTCGCGGCCTGATGTTCTCTATAACTGGGGAGGGTGTCATGTGAAGGTTGTTTGGGGCTTATTACAGTCCATCTAACGGCTGGTGTAATGGCCAGTCTATCGACCGTGGGAGGTGGTGACCCACCAGTAGTAATATTGTATGCACCATGGGGGCGGGGAACCGCCCCCTAAATAGTACGGGCTAGTATCGCCGCCGTTTTCTAAACGGTCGTTAAAAGCGTAATTGGAGTATGCGGGTTCGAGTCCTGCCTAGCCCGCCATCTATCGACAGCGTTTCAGAATCCTGATCGTAAACGCGCCGCCGCCGTGCTTCTCCACGCAGGAGTGAACGCGCGGCAGACCTTCCATCCATCGCTCAAATTCACGCCTGATCTGGCCCGACTTGCCGGTGATAATCGTCATCGACTTCCGGCCAGAATTCTCCACGAAGTCGATCGAGGCCCGGTAGGCATCAGTGACGGTGAGGCCATGTAGATCGAGCGTGGAGGGCGATACTGGCAGGGGGATGGGTGCGTGAGGCTTTTGGAGAAAACGGCTCGCGACCGGGCGCTCCGCCAGCGCTTTGGTGATCTGGGCATCAAGGGCCAGCGTCTCTGTAAATTGCGCACGAAGTTCCCCCTCCGTCAGGGGTCGAACCTGTTCAGCGCTGCTACGCTCCAGAGGCTTTACAGTTTGCTTGACCGCCGCCCACCATTGATCGCCTCTGTTCATCAGCGATAGAATACATGACCACCGATACGGTAGCCAGTTCTTTTGAGCCGACGTGAGCAGAAACTCAACGCGCCACGGCTCGCATCATCACTCGAAGCCATCACGGCGGTGGCGACGCCGATCGCGGTGGTCCACATCGATGCCGTTCTCGGCAGCACCGGCGTGGTGCCACGCAGGAACGAGAATTGCCCGCGCTGGAACAGTACCGCGCAAATGGTGGTGGGGTAGCGGGGGGAGCGGGTTCGATTCACGAGGACGTGCCCAACGGCGCGCTGACCTTCGATCGGCTCACCACGAGCCTCGAAATAAATCGCCAAGGCGAGACAGGCTGCTTCGCGACGGTTGGCTTCTGGAACTTGCTGCAAGGACGAATGGGGGAGTAGACCGTCGATCCAAGCTGGCACCGCATGTGCGGGCGAGATAGCGAAAAATAACACCAATACGACTAATAGTAGCTTTCTGAAAAACAAACCCAACACCTATGAGTAGTTGAGGGGATATTTAATCAAATGTTACAACAATTTGGAACAAAATGTCGTCGAACCGTTACTCTAACGGGGCGAGTTGAGGGAACTATGTAATGATTTGAATATTGCAGCCGGGGCTGGGGCTCGTTCATAAGGGTTTGCGGGACAGAGGTCTGCATCTCGATCTCCCCCGTCCTATCAGAGATGCTTATAAGAGACTTGTATGCGCAAGAACGAGAACATCGATAACTTCCGACAGTGGCTCGTCGCCCTGCCGGTCAACTACAAGCCGAGCCTCAAGGTCAACGGCAACGGCTATTCGACCGCCGTAGTGGTCGTGGACTTCGGAACCCCGAAGGAGGGCGTTCGTCTCACCAGTGAGCAGAATAGCGAGCTTGGTGCCCGGATGAAGGAACTCACCACGACGCTGACCGGTCGTCGCAGTGTCCGCGTCGGCTATGACAACAACGCGGGTGTTTACTGGACGAGCATCTAACGACTTGGGGGGCTGCGTGCCCCCCATTTTATTTCAACTCTTCGATTGTATGACCATCAGCGGTCTGATGCTTTTCTGTCCGATGCGTGAGGCGCAACATCGTGGCATCCACGTCGGAGAGACCAAGGATGCGCAACATTCCTCCCTGTAGGAGGAAGCGTGTTGTCTCCGCGAAAACGAAGTTGATATGACCGAGGCTCACCTCGCCGCCGTTGAGGTAGAAGACGCTTGGAGTTTCGTATCGGCTGTTGATCAACAATGCGCGCTCACTATCCGCCTCTAGTGCGGTGAGATCACCCAAATCACCGCTCTGTTTGAACTCACCTCCCGGTGGAATGACTGCACAACGTGCATTGATGACAGCGAGGTCGGCATCTTGTCCGAAACTCTCCGGTGGTTCACCCTCGACGAACGCGAGGAGCGCCTTGATCTCGGGAACCGAGATTTCCGTGCCATCCTCGACTTGTAGGTGCAACACAGCAGTCATTGAGAAATCCTCATCAGCATAGCGTCAGTTTCGGTAAGCCCATAGATGTTAATCTGTTCACCGCTGGGATCGAGTGATAGCGTGGCGGTGCGGGACAGGGGCACCTCGATCTTATTGATCGTGATATCTCCATCATCGAATGTGAGGATGACGAGACACTTCCCCTTGGCGGTTATCGCCATCATTGATCCGGTGGTCACACCGATATAGCCGCGAGATTGTAGACCATCGATGGTTTGGGCGTTCGCGCTATCGGCGGTGAGCCGGGGGAAGAGGTCGAGCAGGGCTGTGACAGGCACCGCCTTGTCGGGCATAATCTCGAATTCCCACATCAGCTATGATCTCCACTCTTACCCCAGCGTAGCACCAAGAGATCGAGATCACCAGCGTCGGTGAGATTGACTATGATGCGCTCGTTGAAGAGGTAGGTGATCTCGAATCCATCTTGGAGATTTTCGTTGCACCATAGGCGCAGTTCCGCCATGAACTCACGGGCAGTTACCTCGCGGTTTGTCCAGCCACGAGCCCAATACCGCCGGGGTGGTTCGTATTTGAAGATGGTGGTGTAAATCATAGGCATGGCGCACCAAAGCGCATGACGAGAAGATCGAAATCATCCTCGTCGCGAAGGACCACGACGGTGCGACCTTGAGTCCAGCAGCCTTGAGTGATCTCCCACCCGCATTGAAGATTAGCGCGGCACCAATCCCGAACACCCCGAGCCCCCTCCGGCACCCGATATTCCTTCGGCCGTCCGGAGAGCACTTGGTAATCCACACCTGCGATCACAGCTTGGCTTTCTTCAATGCGTCGAGTTCATCCAAGTAGATGTCGCGACGGCGCTCCGGATCAGCCATAATGGCACTGTATTCGACCACCCGCGCCTCGATCTCCGCGATCTTGGTCTCCACCTCGGCTTCGAACGCCTTGGTCCAACGATAGGTGGGCAGCGATACGGCGCGGTCGATCTGGCTATCATCGGTCAGAAGCTTTGCTTTCTTGCCGACCGCGACGACATCCACTTCGACGGCGGCGCGATCCGCGAAGGTGCCAAGCTTCTTGGTGAACCCGGCGCGGAACAATGCCCGCAGCAACTTCCAGTAGATGAGATCACGATTAGCCTCATCGAGAAGGCGAGCGTAGCGCTTCTCATACCACCCGAGCCGCCATTCGGCGAAATCGCGGATCAGCGCCACGGCGTTGTCGTAGGTGCCGATGTTCTCGCACGCCCAGTCCACGACGGTGATGCGCTCGGTGACCTTCTCGCGTAGCTTCAGAAAATCGACTGCCTGACGCTCCGACCAGCCCTTGACCGTGCCACGCTTCATCTGAATCTCGACATCGATCGTATCGGCGGAACCGTCGAGGAAATTGATGATCTCGTCGCGTTCCTCCATCTGGATCAGTCGCTTCTTGAAATCTTCAAGCGAGCATCCCGGCGGTAGTTCTGTGACCCGTAGCGTCGAGGTGTTCTCCACGGTGACCCGGCCGGTGAACTCATACTGGGAATCACCCAAGGCAGTGACGGTGATCGCATAATTGTTATACTCGGGCCGGGGCTCGGCAATCTTCTTCGTGCCACGGAGCGCCGCCTGTGTTGCAGCAATCAGGTCGGGGAGGGCACGGGGCAGGATTTTGGTCGAGAATCCTACCGCTACACCCTCGACGCCGTTGAGGAGCACGACCGGGATGAGGGGCAGGAAGTGGATGGGGAGGACGTTCGAGCCGTCGTAGTTCTCCGTTTCGGGGACGAGGGCGAGATCGTTGTAGAGGAAGGCCTCTCCCGCTTTGCTTCGCCGCACTTCCGTGTAGCGGGGTGCCCCGATACCATCCGGGATGGCGCGCGAGCCGAACTGCCCCAGTCCCTCGATCAGGGGGACGTTGTTCTTATACGGGGCGCACAGGTAGCCCACTGCGTTACCCGACGAGGCGTCGCCGTGCACGTAGAGGCGTTCCGCCGCCATCAAACCGGTGAGACCGATCGTTTTGGTCTTCTCGGCTTTGTTGCGGAGCAGCCACAGGGCGATACGCTGAACAGGCTTGAGACCATCCCCGACATGGGGGATGGCGCGCTGCATGGCGACGTAGATCGCATATTCGCGCGAACCCTTGAGGAGGAACTCCGAAGGGGTCTGCGGGATCGGTGCTTTGTTCTTCATCGCCATCTTAAATCCCCATCCACTTCTTACGGTCATCGGCTCGGCTTGCATTAAAGAGAAGGTCGAGCGCCTCCTTGAGTTTGCCGTCCTCGACGATCGGGGTCAGCTTCGGATCGGCCAGAGCATTGACCCAATCGGGCTTCTTCAACGCCGCCAAGCCTTTCGCGCGGGTGATCTCCCACCCCTTCATCTCCTGTTGATCAAATGTCTGATAATCATCCTTGTACCAGTATCGCCGCTGCTTCCCCTTCGATGCAATAATCAACGGAGTGTCGAAGACGTAGATGAAGGGATCACTGGGGTCGAACAATTCCGGCCATAGCTGGTAGAAGAAATTCACCAAGAGGCTTGTAATATCTTTGCCGTCTTCGTCAGCGTCGCACGTGATATAGATTTTACCGTAGCGGAGTTTCGACCTTACGGCGCGCTCGCCACAACTCAAACCCACTGATCGCATGATCTGCAACAAGGCTTCGTTGGACGCGATCGTCTTCAGCGATGACTTGCTGGGATGGCAGTTCAGCACCTTACCCCGGAGCGGCAGGGCACCATGGAGGTTCTTGTCACGCGCCTCGATAAAGCCAGAAATCGCCGAATCACCCTCCGCGAGCAACAATACGGCGTTGCGACGCACGAGACCGATCGAATCGATGAGCTTCTCGACCTTCTGCTTGCGGCCCGCCTTGTTGATCTTTGCCAACTCGCTGGCATCCTTCTTCATGGTGCGCTCTTCGCACCGGGTGAAGATGGCCGCGATCCAATCGGGGTGACGCTTGATCAAGTCCTTGTAGAAATCTGGGTTTTCGAGGTGGCGCTTCATCACCGAAGCGACTTCCTCGTTGATCAGACGAGTCTTCGACTGCGAATCAAAGTTTGGAGCCGTCATATTGGTGATGTTGTAGATAAACATGCCATCTTGGATGTCAGAACGATTCGGCGCAAGCTTGCGCTTCTTCGCCTCTCGCTCCAGCCCACCTAGCATCCCCGCGTAGAAGAGACGCCGGAAGGCATCGACGTGAACGCCACCATTGAACACTGGGATGTTGTTGACGAGCGAGTGGATGTGTTCGACACCCTCGTTCCCGTAGGTGATCCAGAATTTGCTCCGCAGCGTGCCTTCGTTGATCTCAACACAGATGGGCTTCCGGCCGGGAAAGAGCGTCTGCTCCTGCCGGGGCTTGACCTTGATCTGCTCGCCGTTGTAGAAAATCTTCAAGGCAGGATTGCAGATCGCGATCTCGGTTACGCGCGACCGCACAAAGTCCTCCGGCAAGATGCGCGACTTAAAGACTTCGTTACTGGGCAGGAACTCGATCTTGGTTCCCGTCTTGTCGCTCTTCACCTCGGTGATCTTGGGTTTGGCGATGTCGATCTGTTTACTGCCCGGCATTCCCTCCCGGTACGTCTGGGTAAACTTCTTACCGTCGCGATGAATCTCGACCTTGAACCATTCGGCAGTGATAGAGACAGCCGATGATCCGATGCCGTTGACACCCGCGACTTCACCACGCTCATCGAAGTTGCGACCGGCGCGAGGCTCGGTCAGCACCATGGTGGCGAGATACTGGTTGTGGGCCTTGTCGAACTCGATCGGGATGCCGCGTCCATTATCAGCGACAGTGAAGATCAGCTTCTCTGCATCGAAGCCGACATCGATCCGGCTACCGTGGCCGTGGCCAACTATCTCATCAAGGGCGTTGTCGATGATTTCGCGCAAACAGGTGAAGAGAGCGGGGGTCCAAGTCACCTCAACAACACGAGGCTGAATGTCCTCGCTGTAGAGAACGATTGATTGAACGTGGGGTTCGATCGAGCCGAGATACATGTTCGTGCGAAGACGAATGTGCTCGTAATCGGTCTTTTTCTTAATTCCGTGGGTGGTCATACTTCCTTTCATTACCGCGTAGAGTTCCCCGCGCGCAATATACTTGATCGATGGCCGTATATAGTCCGGAGATTGATTTGGCTTGACTCCGAACTGCGGCGTGGTAAGAACGCTGCTATGGGTATCGCGCCGATCATCAACCGCAACACATGGTTCCCCAGCTTCTTCTGGTGGCTTCCGGCTGACGCCGTTCTGGTTGAGGAAGCGGAGCAGTTGCTCGTCAATTCCGAGCCATGGCTGTGTATGAACCCCGATGTCTGCTTCTACATGCGGGGGCTGCAATGGTGGGAGGTCAAGCGCCGCGCCAAGCGATTGGGTGATCGGATGGTGGCCGTCGTCAGTGACTTGGCGTATAAGGACGCGGCTCGTTACAGCGACATCAAGCAGATCATCGAGCGTTCACCAGTGCCGGTCCGCGTGCACCTTCGCTACACAGTAGGGCGTAGCACGCTTGCCGCCGACGCTGCCTTCATCGAGTTCATCGACGCCGCTGATGCGACACTGTTCAGGCTCGCGCTATGATCGACAACCAGACTTTGGAGCGCCTCGTCGATGAGATGACCGGCGGCACTTTCGACCCACTATCGTACCAGACGGTATTGGATCATCCCACGCTGCCTTTGCGGCTCCGGGCTGGTTCACCGATTGCGGATCGCTGGTCGGAGCGTACCGAATGTGTGCTATCGGGTAGCGGGTGGCGGTATAGCTTTCGTGCTATCAAGACCTTCAACGTGTTTGAACAGGATAATGTTAACCTAACCGGCAATTATGCGCGTTTTGAGGAAGACATGACCTTGGTGACGCTATGCCTCTGAACCTTGGTCTTGATCGTGACACGCTGCTGCGCGTCGTTGACCATCTCTTGGGCTGTGAGATGGCTACCCGCTTTGGTCGGCCAACCCAGCCCATGATCGCGGTGACGCTTACGAAGAAGAGTGAGAAGGTCCGCCGCCTCGTCGATGGAAAGACGCTGACCCAGTGTTGCTGGCTCAACGGCAAGGGATGGTCGTTGTCCTTTGTTCGACGCAACCACAATGGCCGATATACGATCGACTGGAACTATAACCTCATGGGCGATGAAGAGGCGTTCAACGCTGATTGGCTCATGCTCACCTTGGCGCTCCGATGAAATACTCTGCGCCGAAGTTCAACTTCCACGATCCGATTACCGCTGCGCAAATCCGTCACTACACCTCTGTGTCTTATCGCGGGCTGCGCGACGAAATCCAACATTGGGGCGAGGCGGATCGTTTCGTGGAATTGGAGCGCTGCTATACCCCCGAGACGGTGCGAAAGATCATCACTCGGTCGCCGGTCAATGTGCGCGCTCATATCACCAGAGAGCATCCCACCTTGCTGGAATTCCAAGACGTGAACGACCGAGACATTTTTCTTCTTGCCAGATAGCCGCTAATCAATTATACGGCGGGTCAAGGAGAACACTGATGTCGCTCGAAGCCCTGATCAAGAAGCACCGCCCGGCAATCGACGCCATGACCGATGGCAGCGACATCACCGATACCGTCTACGACGACTTCTACGACTATTACCTCAATGCTGGCGCGATCCCCTACGGGACCGCGAAGGCTCGCGACGGCGATCCCTATTGGTGGGTGGCCGCTCGCATCCTCGAAGACGCCAAGAAGGAAACGCTGTTTTGATCACCGATCGCGTCGCCAAGCAGATTGAGCGCTCGAAGCAGATTCGGCGTGAACTCGCCCAGCCCCGTGCGACCAATAACGAGGTCGAGACGCTACGGGCGACGCTCGCCGACCTCGGTCAGCGTCAGGCGGAGCGTGAGCGTATCATGCTTGGTACGATCGGGGAGCGCGACACCGAGATCAACCGTCTGCTGCGCAACCTGCGTGTCATCCGCCACCACGGCGACGAGAAGATCGCCGAGATGGCGCAGCGCGCGCTCGACGGTGACCGCCTCTAGTATTTCGAATGCGCCATCTCCTGTAGGCGGTATTCGAACTCCTGATAGCGATCGAACGAGGCTCGGAAACGGGCCTCGTCTCGCGCCATGGCGCGGTAATCGATCGTGGGTCCGGAAAGGACTTTGCGCGACCGGTACCCCACCACATTCTCCTCATCGCCATATTGGAAGCCGGGGAGGTCGTACTCTGCTGGCTCTACCCAGATATCGGCCTTCTCCTCCTTCGCGATCGTGAACGCGAGGGCGAGCATGAACGCGGCCAGCTTGGGGTTCTCTGCCCCAAATTGCTTGATGCGTCCCACGGGACCGTCACGGGTGTCGTGGACGTAGCAATAGACGAAGCCCTTGATCATCCGGTCGGCGAACATCGCGTGCTTCTCGCTATCAACGATGTGGGCGAGCTTGCGATCATAGAGGATGAAGGAGCCACCGTCGTCGTGGAATAGGAGCCATGACGCGGGATCACGACTTGCGAGATCGACCTCATCCCGCTTCGGGCGATGCTGGGGCTTCGCTGACACGACGATCGCCTTTGCTCGTTCGGTGGTGATCGTCCCGGCACGGACGAGTTTCGAGTAGAGGCCGGAGGCGAGGGCGTCGCGAACAAACTCGCGGTGAACACGCATGAAATTGCGCGCACCGCCGGGAGTGAAGCCACCGCTAGTTTTACCGGGCTCCAACGTTCGCGCTGCCTTACCGATCACGGTGCCGAGACCAAACTGTCGATACTCCTTGGCGACCATGATGAGCACGCAGCCCCATTCATCTTGTGCCGATGCCACGCGCGTGTCGCCTTCAAAGATCGACAGTGTAAATTCTTCGGGTTGGAAACCCAACCTTTTCACCTCTTCGTCAGAGTAAAACTGCACCTCACCGTCGATGCGGATCAATTCCTTGTCGGCATCCCGCATTGCATAATCGCAACGCCGTGTCTTGACCATGAGGTCGAACGCGATGCCGTTGACCTTGAAGCGCCGGACATGCCTATATGCTGCACGCTTGTCACCCTCGTATTGGTTAAGATCGGTCAGTGTGACATTGTAGGCTTGTTCGCCGTGCCATTTGTCGTTCTCATTACAGAGGTGAAGGTATTCGCTACTGGTGAGTAGCGCGGGGTTGATTTCGTTCGGATTCCAAGGACGCGGTAGCATTGAGTATTTATGGATAAATACTTCAACTATCTCCAAGGAGTCATCATGCTTTACGACATCACCATCGCGGGTATTGGTGGCACCGCCCCCAGCGATGGTTTCATCGACCCAAAAACCGTTTACGCCTACATGGAGGCGAACAAAACCGACCTCCCCACCAGCTACGCCAATGCTCTCGCGAAGTCGCGCGCAAATGTGCGCAACCGCGACGTGATGGCCTCGATCCAGACCTACTCCCAGATGGAGATCAAGTCAGTGACCGCGACCGGTTCACCCTCTGCGAGCACGCCGCCGTCGAGCATCATCATCCGGGTATCAGTGAACGATGTCGCCGATGTAGTGACGCGTGACGAGAACAACGCTGGTGCTCTACTGACCGGCGACGCGGCGGTGAAGCGCATCATCGCTCGCGCGTTGGTCAAGTCGATGATCGGCGTGATGGACATCTTCGACCCGACGAAGACCACCGCCCCCGGTAATGCCACCCCGGCGATCCGCACCGGAACGCGTTTTAATACTGAAACTACTGGCGCGCTTTATGCTAATCTCGCCACCGCTGGCAGCAGCGTCACTATCACCGCTGTATAAGGAGAACACCGAAGAAATGTCCCACCTTAATCATCTTCATCTGCTCGTCACCGCTTGGGTGGATAACCCTCCGATGACTGCCGACGCGGGAACCGACTGGCTGCGTGAACTTGTCGATATTATCGATATGCAGATTTTGATGGATGCCACGGCGATCTTCTGTGAAGACCTTGGTAACGAAGGCGTGACCGGTATCGTCGGTCTCACCACCTCGCACGCGAGTTTCCATAGCTGGCACGACGCCCCGCGCCCATTTATTTCGTTCGATCTTTACTCATGTCGCCATTTCGCGGTGGAGAAGGTATTCGAGCATCTCGCCAAGTGGGGGCTGATGAAGTGCAACTACGTGCTTATCGATCGAGACCCGAGCCACGCGACGATGCAAATCATCGATCAGGGCATCTTTACTCCCGAAGCTTGATAACGAGAAATGCGCAAATTTATCAATCTGATCGAAGAGGCTAGAGCGATCCCCAGTGAGGTTGTGGATCGCATCTTGTCCGATCACCGCGCCAAGCGTGGCGTGAAAGTACCTGCGTCGGCGCGCTTGTGGCGCGGCGAGAGCGAGGAGTCGGGTTCTGGCATGGCCACCTACGGCCTCGGAACCTACTTCACCTGCGACCGCAAGTACGCGGCTCGGTACGGCACCGTGCGTGAAGTTCAACGCTCTATGCTCCCCTATAATTGCCTCCGCTTCGATACCATCAACGACTTCGAGATTTGGTATCAGACTGCCTTCAAGCTGATGGGCTACAATGACAATCGTGATGTATGGAAAGATTTCCACGGGATGGATGATTTCATTCGACATATCGATATGTCCGTTGACGGTCTTCAAATAGGCAAAGGCAAAGATGCCATGTTTGTGCTTTATCCGTAAAGTTCAGAGATAAATACCTAGACGCACATAATGCGTTGGCAAAGCACAACATATAGAGGCAAAGCATATGAAACTAATCACAGGCATTGCGACGCTTGTCGTCGCCATTTTAATTTCCGTCATCGCGGGCTATTTCTCCATCGTGGGTCTCGCGGCATTGTTCGCGGCTCGCGCCCTCCCCGTCATCGTCATGGGATCGGTCCTCGAAATCGGCAAACTCGTCGCAGCGACGTGGCTCAAGTTCAACTGGGCTGATCGCGGCGTTGCGTGGCCCCACAAGGGCTACCTCCTTCTTGCCACGCTCGTCCTGATGATCATCACCTCCTTGGGCATCTTCGGCTTCCTGTCGGCGGGACACCTCGAACAGAATGCCCCACTGGCGGGTCTATCGATCCAAGCGCAGCAGTACCAAACGCGTCTTGACCAAACCATGGCGACGAACCGTCGTATCGAGCAGCGGCTGGGGCAGATCGACACCAACATCAACGCCTTCCTGACCAGCGGAGCGGCCTCGAAGGGCTTGCGGGCGAGCGAGACGTTGAAGCGCGAACGCGCCGACTTGCAGACGCAGATGGATGCCAACAACGCGCAGATAAACGATCTCAATACCAAACTGGCACCATTGAAGCAGCAGAGCACCGAAGTTGAGGCCAAGCTTGGCCCGGTCAAATATCTCGCTAGCGCGGCGGGCTATGACGATCCCGAAGTTGCCGTGCGTCTCGTCATCCTCCTGATCATGATCGCGTTCGACCCCCTCGCGGTGGTGCTCATGATCTCCGGCTTGATCTCGCTCCGCCAGTGGCGCGACGAGCGAGTTGTTGAAGCCGAGGTCGTCCCTACGGAGCCGGTAGCGCCGATCGTTGAGCAACCCCTCGCCGCCGAGATAACGCCAGAGCCTGAACCCGAGCCCATCCCGGCGACGATTATTGCCGCTCACCCGACCGTCGAGTTATTGATGCACGGCGGCGGTGTCGTGACGGCACCCCATGAGGAAATCGATGTCAGGACGCTCCTCATCGATCTCATGGAGGAGCATCCCGAGATCGTTACCGAGTTCATCGCAGCCGTGAAGGAAACGGAACTCGACGCGCGCTCTACCACCAACACGACGGGAGGAACGATTGACTAATTACGCGGAAGTCAGAGAGAGCAACAGGGTCACAGCAGAGGAGTTGCTCACCCGCATCCCCGCTGTGATCACAGGGTCGAATGCGCGAACATGCCCGGAGAACCTCCGGTGGCTGCTCAATCGCGTCATCGAGAAGATAGACACCTACCCCTTGGACAAGATCGGCCGCTGGATCGGTTTCGTCCAAGGGGTGCTCGCCATGTCGGACAATCTGGACGTGGATGCCGAGCGAGACCGCACGCGCGCGAGGATGCAAGCCGCGTATCTCGCCACTGGTCAAGAAGTTCCCGAAACGGCTGAAATGCCACAGTAATATTGCGCCCCGGATACCTGACGCGTCATTATGTCTAAATATATCTGACACTCCCACGCATGAGGTATCCGGTGGAAGCTAACCAAGAGTATAAATGCACATTCTGCGGCTTGCACAAAAATCAAGTCGATGTCCTCATTCGCGGTGAGGAAAACTCTCATGGCTTCATCTGTAATACTTGCGTCGATAAGTGCTACGATCTCGTCCACGGTGACGAAGATGCCTCCGAGGAGGAAACCGATGCGGTAACAGTCGAGGAGGCTCCGGCCGAGGAGCCTGAAAAGTCCCCGACCCCCGTGGCAATCAAGCAGTATCTGGACCAATACGTCGTGGGTCAGGAAACGGCAAAGATCACCGTTTCTGTCGCCGCGTACAACCACTACAAGCGCGTCACCAACCCCGATCCGCTCGCGGTTGAGATCGATAAATCGAATATCCTGCTAATCGGCCCCACCGGCTGCGGCAAGACCCTCATCGCGCAGTCGCTGGCTCGTTACCTCGATGTGCCATGGGTCATGGCTGATGCCACCTCTCTGACCGAAGCGGGCTATGTCGGCGAGGATGTGGAATCGATTATTGGACGCCTTCTCGCTGCCGCTGACTACAATGTCGGTATGGCGGAGCGCGGCATCGTCTTCCTCGACGAGATCGATAAGAAGAAGGCCAGCCGATCAGCCAGTTCGCAGCGCGATGTGTCGGGCGAGGGTGTGCAGCAAGCACTCCTCAAGCTGATCGAGGGCACGGAGATGATGGTGTCCCCGCCGGGCAAGAAGAACGCCGAGCGAGTAAAGATCAACACGAAGAACATCCTCTTCATCGTCTCCGGGGCTTTCGTGGGTCTCGATAAGCTGATCAAGAAAGAGAAGCGCGCAATCGGATTTGGTCTTGGTGTCGAGGCGGCAGCGACTTCGACAATGATCAGCGAGCACTTGGTAGAGTTTGGTCTCATCCCCGAGTTGGTTGGTCGTCTGCCCGTCGTTGGTATCTTGGAGGAGTTGAACGAGGATCAACTCTATCATGTGCTGACCGAGCCCCGCAACGCGATCACCAAGCAGTTCCGCGCGATGTTTAACCTCGATGGTGTCGATCTCGAATTCACCGACGAGGGGCTGCGCAGCCTTGCCCGCAAGGCGATTGCCAACAAGACGGGTGCGCGCGGTCTCCGAGGCCTGATCGAAGGCGCTCTCCTTACTACGCAGTATAATCTTCCCGACATGCGCGACATCGGGGTTGAAGTAGTAATCGTCAACGATGAAGTATTCACCGATGGGAAGCAGCCCACTGTGCGTTTTCGCAAAGAAGATATTGAAGCACAGCAGAGTGTGTGAGAATATTCAGCACCACTAAAGGAATATAGTAGTGTCGAATAAGCATTTTAAGTCGTCGTTCGAAGGCAAGAAGGGCCTTACGGTTGAGGTCAGGAACGGAAACGTCGAAGGGGCGGTGCGGTTGCTGTCTCGTCGTCTCAAGCAGGAGGGCATCATGCGCGAGCTTCGTGCGCGCTCCTTCTACGAGAAGCCGAGCACCAAGAAGCGCCGGAAGCACGCAGAAGCGGTTTCGCGCTGGCGCAAGCAGCTAGCGAAGGACGACCGCTAAAATATTGCAAACAGGGTGAGGCTGGGGTAAAACCCGGCCTCATTCTTTTGGAGCGCCGTGTGGCCGACACTCTCACCGACGAGAAAACCGATCTCAATCTCGATTTCCCCTCCCTGTGGGGAGCGAAGTTCTTCAACGACGACTACACCCCCATGGAATTCGTTATCCTCGTCCTCCATCAGGAATTTCGGCTCGATCTCGCGGCGGCGGAAGCGGTTATGATCAAGGTCCATGAGGAGGGCAGCGCCGTGGTAGGGTCGTACACCAAGGATGTCGCACAGACGAAGGTCATGACCGTGCAGTCACAGGCACGGCACATGGGCCATCCCCTCCAACTCGAAGCGGTGTCGGTATGAACACGATGAAGGTGTGGCTCCTCGTCGTCTTTGGTGTCGTGACATGTGGAGAATACTGTGAGGATACTCGTCGCCCGATGATCGTCATCGACAATCTGGCTTCACGGGAGCAGTGTATTGCCCTCGGCACTCGCCTCGCTGGCAAGACCACCAATGGTTCCTACGACTGCACTGGCTTAAGCAAGGTCAAGCAGTAAACTGCGAACATAAATAATGCATCTCTTGAGGTGCATTTATGTCTAGGCCGAAACCAACCGTTATTCTTTCCCACTCCGTTCCCTTTACGGGAAAGACGGAGCAGGTCTTGGCTGCAACCGCCATCTACGCGGTGTTCTACGATGGTCGGCCCATCAACGTGAAGAGCACCCTGCCCAATCTCGGTATCCCGCAAACCAAATATCGCAAAAGCAGCTTCTCCAATAGCGGCCATGCCTTCAACCTCGCCGAGCGTCTCAACACGATGTTCGCCACCACTTTATTCAGCGTGGTGCGCCTCACTGCCGGTGAGGTGATGGTCGAGGGCGACGAAGGTGACGAGGATGGCCTTTGATCGCACCCGCTTCGTCGCAGGACTACGTGCCCTTGATCCTGATCAAAACGCCAAAGCATTAAAATGGCTCGTGCGCCTCACCGACGATGAAGTAGTCGCACAGCTTTTCCGGAACGCGCGCGGTGATGCGAAGTCCGGACGAGGCAAACTCCTCTCTACGAAGGGCAGGAAATTCCTCAAGCAGGTGTACAACCATTGGGAGGTAACGCTTGATCACGCGATGACGGCGCGACAACAACTTCGTTTCGCGCGGGCGTGCCGCCTCCCTTACCACTACACAGAGGTGTCGCTACTCACCTTCGAGGAAGACGTGGGCGTGTGGCTGTCCCTTATACAGGGCGATATCGATCTGATGGACAATGTGCTGCCGGAATATTGATCACCGAGTAGATTTTTTTGTTGACCCGGCCGGGGATGGTATGAGAGAGAGGCGTTGCGGATGGGAAAACCCGGCGCGCCTATCAACTCGGAGTATCGAAGATGTCGGACACCACCAGCGTTTCCCCCACCCAGTTGCGGCCGAAGTCGGTTCGTAACGTCGTTCGTCTCATGACGACCACCTATCTCGCGACCTTCATCTGGGGGTCGCCGGGCATTTCCAAGTCGGCCGTCGCCAAGCAGATCGCCACCGAGCAGGGTATCGCCTTCGTCGATGTCCGCCTGTCGATGATGGCTCCCACCGACGTGTCGGGAATGCCCTACCGTATCGAGGAGAACGGCGAGACGGTCGGCGTCGGCTTCACGCCGCCGAAGATTCTGCCGCGCAATCTCGCGCTGCGCAAGACCAAGACGATCGAGGCAATGCCGACCTTCGTCTCGTTCGAAGCGAGCAACCCCTTGGGTTCGAACGACATCCGCTACGTCACCGATGTCAAGATCGAGGTCAAGGCGATCAACCGTCCCGGCACTGCGCCGGAAGACATGCTCACCGCCGAGATCGTCGAGCAGAGCCTCACCGACTTCACGGTGGCGCTCGTCAACGCCAAGGGCGAGTATTCGTCGGGTCAGGTCTTCTACCACATCACCGGCGACGCCAAGGCGCTGGTCGCGTTCGAGGAACTCAACTCGGCTCCGCTCGCCACGCAGCAAGCCGCCTACCAGTTCATCCTCGATCGTCGCGTCGGCGAATACATCGTTCCCGATGGTGTCCGCCTGATCGCGATGGGCAACCGCCAGACCGACAAGGGCCTGACCTTCACCATGCCGTCGCCGCTGGCGAACCGTTTCGACCATATCGAGATGGTGGTCAACTTCGACGACTGGCAGGAGTGGGCGATCGGCGCAATGGTGCACCCGCATGTCATCGGCTACCTGACCGACAACGCGATCGACCTCGACCAGTTCAACGCCCAGAACGCCTCGCGGGGCTTCGCGACGCCGCGTTCGTGGACGGCGGTCTCGACCATCCTGCAAGCGCAGGAAGCGGCGGGCGAGGACAGGAAGCTGTCGCCGAAGGAACTCCTTGCGGTGATCTGCGGCGCGATCGGCGACGGCACCGGGGTGAAGTTCAACACCTTCCGCAAGCTGATCGACAAGCTGCCGTCGATCGCCGACATCATGGCGGGGCGCGTCACCACGCTGCCCAAGGAGGACGGGGAGAACCCCGCGCTCGCTTACTCGCTCACCGTTTCGCTGTGCTACGCGCTGCGGATGGAGAACGATCGCCTCGATGCGGAGGGCAAGTCGGTCGCCGACACCGGTGCGGAGCGCGAGGCGTGGTATAAGGGGTTCAACAACATCCTCGACTTCTGGATGAAGAACTTCGCGCCGGAGGTTCAGGTCATGGGGATGCGCACCATCCTGACCATCCACAAGCTGCCCGTGAAGAATCGTGCGAAGCTGCCCAGCCTCATCACCTTCACGAAGCTGAACAGCGATCTGATCCGCTAACCGAGGTCTCCGAGGAGAAGACTGGGTGTCGAAGTCATGGCTTCGGCACCCTTTTTTCTTGACCCTAGCCACCAGTGTGGCATACAGGGGTGACTATTAGAGAGGTCGTATATGAACGCGCTAAAGATTCTCGAAGACGCCCGCACCAAGATGGCCATGTCGGTCACGACACCGACGAACCTGATGAGCACGAAATCGCTCGAAGAGATGCGGACCAAGATCGCCCGCGACATCACGCGTGCGCGCATCCAGCTTCTCCTCACCCAGCCGTTCTTCGGCAACATGGCGATGAGCCTTCAGGTGATCCTGACCGATCAGGAAAAGCACGGCTGGTGCAACACCGCCGCCACCGATGGCAAGCGCCTCTACATGAACATCTTCTTCATCTCGAAGCTGACGTTCGACGAACTCCTGTTCGTCGTCGCCCACGAGGTGCTCCACGTCGTGTTCGACCACCTGTCGCGTCGGCAGGGTCGCGATCCCGAATACTACAACATGGCGGCTGATTACGTCATCAACTACATCTTGGTGAAGAACAAGATCGGCACCATGCCGCCGGTCGGCCTGTTCAGCGAGACGTACAACGACTCCTACAATTCGGAGCAGGTGTACGAGATGCTGAAAAAGGATGAGGTCGAGATCGAGATGCCCCTCGATCAGCACCTCGACGCCGCCGGTGGCGCGGACGGCAACACCGATGGCGACGGCAAGCAGAAGGGCTCGGGCAAGGGTTCGATCAAGGTTCGCGTCAAGGGCAACGGCGACGGTCCCCCGGTCCTCTCCGACGAGGAGTTGGAGGAAATTCGCGCCGAAGTGCTCGCCCGCACCATTCAGGCGGTTCAGGCCGCTGACGCGCAGGAGAGCGCTGGCTGCGTTCCGGCTGGCGTGCGCCGGATGATCGCCGAGTTGACCGAACCCAAGCTGGACTGGCGCTCGATGCTCGACGCCACGATCCGGTCCCAGATCAAGTGCGACTACACCTTCACGCAGCTTGCCCGCGTGGAGATCGGTGGCGGCTTCATCTTCCCGGCGGAGGATGACGATTATGTCGCCGAGGCGGACATCAAGATCGACACCTCGGGCTCGATGGGCGAGGAGTTGCTGCGCGAGATCATGTCCGAGATCAAGGGGATCATGACGACGTTCGGGCAGTTCAAGCTGCGCGTCTCGTGCTTCGACGCCAAGGCGTACACGATCCACAACTTCACCGAGCAGAACATCGACGAGATCGACGACTTCAAGCTGGAAGGCGGCGGCGGCACCCTGTTCGGCTGCTTCTGGGAGCAGTTGAAGGAGGAGGCGATCATCCCGGAGCGTCTCGTCGTGTTCACCGATGGTTACCCCTGCGACTCGTGGGGCGATGGCTTCGAGAACTACTGTGAGACCCTTTGGGTCGTCCATGGTGGCTCGAAGACAAAAGCGCCGTGGGGGACGACGGTGTTCTACGAGGACATGCATAAGAATTGATTTTAGCAGGGAGGGTGGTTGCTGTGACCATCCTCCCATTTTGTATGAACACAGTAGCCGCGCGAACGCAGCAGACGCTCTCGTTCAAGGGTTCGAACATACAACTCGCCCATCGTCTTCTTGGCTTGCGGGTTGAAGAAATCGGGGCGATACATTCGCGGATTGCCGTGCCAGTAGTTGCCGTAGAACTCATAAACAGTTGAGCCGTCATCGCTCATACCATCGACATACAGCCGCTTGCCGTCGATAGAGATACAGACTTCACGCCGAGCGATGCCAAGACCGTCTAGCCATTCCGTAGCCGCTTTGCTGTGTCGATGCTGGCGCGTTGTGTTGCGCTCTCTGCTGCCCGTTCGCGCGACGAGGGTGGCTGTTGCCTTGCCAGCGGCACCCGGAACCTTGTTGGGATTATCAACGCCGTATCTTGCCTTGAGGGTTTCCACACCACGTGCTCGAACGTCATGCCGCTCGAATCCTGTAGCAACTCCATAATTGCGCAGGTGAGTAGCCGCTGCCTTGGCTCTCCCCGCATTGAACTTCGCTACCTTCTCATCAGAGATGTCTGCGTTGAAGAGATGCAAGGGGTTGGTAGCACCATAACGAGCTAAATTCTCTCTGCCTCTGCGAGCAATAACTTCTGGGCAACTCAAGTGGTGATCAGCACACTGCCATCGACCGTCCTTTAACTTTCGGCTCTTTGGTTTGAAAAACACTGCCGGTCTACCGCATCCATGTTCACATTCTTGCATAGTTCCATCATGCCCTCTCCCCACCCGTGATTTCAATATTGCGAGCACCACGACCAGCCTCGTAAGATCATCTCATGATCATCGATCAGGCCCGCTTCCGAAAGTTCTCGATTTCGACCGAGCCTTTGGTCGCCAGCCTGTCCGCTAATCAACCGGCTTTCTGGCCGCTCGATTGGGAGATCGTCAGCGTGGCACCTACCAGTGCCGAGGACGACCTCTACGAGCGTGTTTACCAGAACAGCGCGGGGCCGGTCTCGTTCGCGACCTGTCATACTGGCGATGTCCTGATCGCGTTCAGCGATCCCACCGATGCGCTGATGTTCAAAGTATCTGTTTAGAGGAAAGTATCGATGACAATGAATCTGATCCCGATGGTGGTTGAACAGGATGGGCGCGGAGAGCGTTCCTACGACCTGATGTCGCGTCTCCAGAAGGAGCGTATCATCTTCCTCAACGGCCCCGTGGATGATCACATGGCCCATATCGCCACGATGCAGCTTCTATACCTCGACAGCATCGCGGACACCAAGAAGCCCGAACCGATCAATATCTACATCAACTCCCCCGGCGGCAGCGTCTTGGCCGGGCTGGCTATCGCCGACACCATGGCGAGCGTGTCGTCCCCTATTGCCACCACCGCAATGGGCATGGCGATGTCGATGGGCGCTTATCTCCTCTCCTGTGGTGATCCCGGTATGCGCTCGGCTACCGAGGGTGTGCGCATCATGTGCCATCAGGTGTCAAGCGGCACGCGGGGCACAGCGGCGGATATGAAGATCAGCATGGCGGAGACTCTCTACCTCGATGAGTATCTGGCCGCGCGTCTGGCGAAGAATTGCGGCAAGTCCATCGAGCAGTATCGCCGCGATACCGATCGTGATTTCTACATGAGCGCTGCCGAGGGCGTAGAGTACGGGATCATCGACCACGTAATCAAAAACAAGCGTTAAGGAGCAAGATGGAAAACAATTACGAGACACTCTCGCGAAAGCACTTCGAACTCACACAGGCGATCAAAAAGGTCCGCGACTATGCCCATAAGAGCATCGATGCTCTGCTGCGGGGCGAGGAGGTCAAGGAGTGGATCGAGGCCGATACTCTTCGTGCCCTTGGGGAACGTGAAGTGAAGCTGAAGGCCGAGATGGTCGCAGCAGCGCCGGTGACCAATGAACTGGTCGGGTTCGAGCCCACCACGGTCCCGGAGATCGATCACACCACCAACATCGTCACGTTCTCGAAGGTGGTTGACGAAGCACTACGAGCCGCACAGAAGGGTTGACCGAACTATGTCATTGTGCTAGGCGCTCTGTTCGGAGACCTAGCATGAAGATCACTCGAACCTACCAGCGCCGCAACGGCGAGCCGTTTACCGTCGAGGTCATGATCGATCCCGACAAGATCGCCGACGCGATGGCGCACCGCATGGCTCGTCAGGGCGTATCTCGCGCTACTGCCTCCAACGGGGGTATCACGGCGGAGGTGCGGGAGAGCGCGTCGGTTTGACAATCACCCGAGCATCCTTCATGGTAGTGGTTCCATGGAGGTGCTCGGGCTAAATATCCGATGGACTACCAATGCGGCAATCCATCTCCCCAGCTTTTTGCGATTTGGGTGTCAAACACCCATTTCATGCTCCCCCTCGCCATAGAATCATGGTGCTTGACCAACTGCGACGGTGACTGGCATCTCGATGCTCGTGCTAACCGTGCCGCTGTCAGCTTCGCGCTCGACGAGGACGCCACGATGTTCCGCTTGAGCCCATTTCAGCGACATATCCGGAACATCGCATACCTATGCGCTTGACATAAATGCATATTCTGTCATGAACGCATTATGGTTCCCGACCTTCCCGTAAACGATTATCTCTCCGTGGCGGAGCAGCCACGTAGCGTCATCGTGGGTGATCGCCAGTTCCAGACCGACGCCACCACGATAGCGCAAACCTATCCAGTGATCGATCTAGCAACGGTGGTGGGTGTTCGCATCACCTCGCTGTTCTGGGCCGATGCCGGTCTCGCCCTTGAGTTTCAATCTAACGAAGACCGAGCATTGTACAGTCTGGCCTACGAGGGTGTTCGCGACTGACTAAATAGTGGGTGGAAGTTAACACCTACCTTTATGTCATCGCAGCTTCCGAGAGCGGCCCCGTCAAGATCGGTTACAGTGCTGTTCCGGAGAAACGCGTCAGGCAATTACAGACGGGGCATCCCCAGCCCCTCGCACTCTTCTACCAGCAGGGCACCGATCTCGCATCGGCGAAACTGATTGAGCGTTTGGTCCATCGCACCATCGGCTACCTGCGAAGTCACGGCGAATGGTTTGACCTCACGGTCGAGGATGCGATAGCGGAAGTGCAAGTCGGACTGATGTCTGCGTAAGCCGACACTGGAGTCGGAATGTGGGTTAAGCAACGAACTACCCCAGACTTGTTCATGAAGGATTGGGTTCTGCGATTTCCGTTCGGGCACAAGATGGATACCCATGATTGCGGTCGGGTGATCCAAATCGGAGGAGGAACTGTTCATTTAGATTTCGGTGACCGGCAATTTGAATTTTGCAAAACGGATATCGTGTTTGGTATCCACTCGGTTACCGGGAAGGAAAGCTTCATCACCGTTGCGGCGGGAAGGTTCATCTCGGAATATCAGAGCAATCCAACCGGGTTGTCGATGCCGGGTAGCGACCCTGAACTCGACGCCATGGTTGCGATTCTCGATCGTATTATCGAGGATTCAAATGAAGCTTCAAAGCAACGCCCAGCCCGTCGAGGTAATCGGCGCAGTTTCGGGAAAGACAGCGTTCACGGTTAAGCCAACGGCGAAAGCCTTTGCGGTTTTGTCGTCGAAGTTGTACAAGAATAAGATCGCCGCTATCGTGCGGGAGATTAGCTGCAACGCCTATGATGCCCATATCGCAGCAGGGACACCGAACCTCCCCTTCGAGGTTCATCTCCCCACGATCTTGGAACCGTGGTTTTCAGTCCGGGATTTCGGTCCCGGATTGTCCCACCAGCAGACCACCACGATCTTCACCACCTTCTTCGAATCCACGAAGGAGGACAGCAACGATTACATCGGCGCGCTCGGGTTGGGGTCGAAGTCGCCGTTCAGCTACGTGGACAGCTTTGCGGTCTATAGCCACCACAACGGCGTGCGGCGCTCCTACGAGTGCTACCTCGAACACGGCATCCCCCAGCTATCCGTGAAAGCCGAAACGCCGACCAACGGCGAGAGCGGCATCGAGGTGAGCCTCGCGGTTCAGCCGGAGGATTTCTACCTCTTCCAGCAGGAAGCAGCGTCGATCTATCGCTGGTTCCGGGTTCGCCCCGTGATCTTCGGCCAGACAATCGATATTCAGGACTGGATCGAGCCCGAGGGCTGCGGCTGGTCACGCCAGCCACGCTGCCCCAGCGACTATTCCGCCAGCGCAATCATGGGACAGGTCCGTTATCCCATCGACTCGCACGCGCTGTCATCGGATGTGCGGTGGATGCACAACAACAACATGGTGTTCCACTTCGACATCGGCGATCTCGACATTCAGGCAGGACGGGAGGAACTCTCCTACGACAAAGCCACTATTGCCGCTTTGGAGGCACGGGTGAGGGAAACTCGTGCCGAGATCGAAGCCGGTTACGCGGAACTCTTCCGTGACTGTAAGAACATCGTGGACGCGAGCCTGATCGTGCGCGCCAACCCCTCGCCGATGCACAACGTCATCGTCCCTACCTTCGGGGGCACGCAGGTGCGGGTCGATTATCTCCAGCGCTGCTTCGACTCCAATGCCTATGGGGGACGAGCGGAAAGCTTCGGCACCCTTCCCGGCAAGGCGGTCGCCGATGATATCACCCTCGTTCTGATGAACGTCGATCGCAAGACCGCGATGCGGCGCTGGAACATCTGGCGTGCAGAGAACCAAGACCTAAACGGTTACCGGGTGATCGTCACGCCGGGTCAGGAGGACGAATATCTCGAACGCGTCGGCGACATCGCGCACGTGCTACTCTCGGATACCCCCTTGCCCACCCGCAAGGCGAAGATGCGCCTTCTCGGGGAGGAGCCTCGCTCCGTGCGCGACCGTCCCGAGCAGACCATCGATCTCAATACCGGCGGGTATTATCTTGTCACCCGCAATCTGCGGGTCATCCATCCCAGCATCGAAGATGAACACCTCAACGATGCCGACCTCGCCGGTTTGCAGCAGCGGCTACTCAAGAGCGATATCCCGGATGCAGACAAGATCGTCCTCGTGCCATGGTCGCGGCGACGGGAACTCGGCGACGGCTGGACCGATGCCGCGACGGTGATCGGTGCCGACTATGAGAAGCAGAAAGGAAGCGCGGCGTTCGCCGACATGTTGGAAGCAGCGCGGACATACCGGGCCTTCACAGCGGCGATGTTCAATCAGGGGGTTTGTTTCACCAGCCTCGCCCGTATCGCCCGCCATTGCGACGATGGCCCGGTGAGCGCCTTCGTGGCGGAGCGTGAGCGGTGTCGCAACGCCAGTGTCGAGGGAGCACCGTGGGAGATCGTTCAGCGAGTCTTCGATACCAACGCCACACAGGACATGGGTGAACGGCTTTCGCTGCAATGGGGCGAGCTATGCCGTCAGTTCCCGATGTTGATTGATTTGGTCAAACACCGGCATCGCTACGAGACAGTTGGAAATATTGTCGCCGAAGACGCCGCCCTGTATGTTAACGCGAAGCAAAAAGTATTGACTGTATAAAAGGACTCTATCCATGGTACCATTTTCAGGGATGATCACCCACGATGGGACGATCACCTTCACCCATAGCGACGGACGCATTCACAGCGTCTTGACTACTCACTCGCAGTACGGGCGTGTCAAGGATTTGCTCCGCTCGATGGCGGGCCAGCCCGATGACTCACCGATCCGCGACCAGTTGCTCGAACTCGCCCAGCCCGCGCGGCTGATCACGCGATCGACGCGTGGCCTCGTCACGGTCGAGAACAACCAAGTCCTTTATCGAGGTGTGCCGGTCCGCAACGTCGTGGCGGAACGCATCCTTTGGATGATCGGCGACGGCTTCGACGCTGCCCCCATGCTGGCCTTCTTGGAGAACGTGAAGGAGAACAGCAGCAACCGGGCGGTGGAGGAACTCTACCGCTTCATGGAAGCCGCGAAGATGGGGATTACCCGCGACGGTATGATCCTCGCCTATAAGCGCATTCGTGGCGACTACCGAGACATCTACACCGGCGAGATGGACAACAGCGTCGGGGTCACCGTCGAAATGCCCCGCAACGAGGTCAACGACAATCCGAACGAGACATGCTCGAACGGGCTGCATGTCTGCTCGATGTCCTACCTGCCCCACTACGGCGCGGGGCCGGGCAACCGTGTGGTGATCTGCCGCATCCATCCCCGCGATGTTGTTTCGGTGCCGATCGATTACGCGAACGCGAAGATGCGCGTGTGCCGCTACACGGTCATCGAGGAAGTGACCGACCAGATGCAGGACGTGCTGGCCTCGAAGCCGGTGTTCGAGCATGAGGAAGACGCAGACGAGGCGCAGTGGTCATGGGGCGACGATGACGAGGAACTCACCGAGATCGAGATTGATGACACGGATGAGATCGATGGGATCGCCGAGTTCTTCGGAGACGATGAAGAGCTTGAAGAGGCTGAAGAGCTTGAACAGGTTCTAGAGGTTGACAATAGCGCAGCCCCCACGGAGGTAAAAACGCCGATCCTCGACTTCACCGCCTTGGTAGCGCGAGTGACCCAAGTTGTTCTAGATTGTGCGAAGGATCAGCTAAAGGTCGAGCGCATCGATCCCAACCATGTGCTGCTCGATCTCGGCGCTGACGATCTCGATGTAATCGAATTGGTCATGCTGGTAGAAGACGTGCTTAATGTCGAACTCGGCGATGAATGGGATGCCGACAAGACTGCCAATCACATCATCGACGCGGTATTGCAGCAGATGTAATGGGACGGGGGAGCGGACGGCCCGCTCCCCCTTTACACACCAAGCATGTCGGTTTTGCCCAGTGTGTAATCCGATTCGATCCAGCGGCGGCGCGCATCCTTCATCCAGCGGCCGATCTCGACACCGGTGATGCCGCGCTCGATCAGTTCATTGCCCGAGACCGGGAAAGCAGGTGCCTCCCACGTCTCGATAAAGCGTCGGGTCAGGTCATCACCCCGCGTGGCGAGCAGCGCCGTGATGATCTCCACCGGGATACCTTCTACGATATCGCGCTTCGCATCTCCGATCCCATATGGGGTCAAGAGTTTACCGACGATGAACGCGGCGGTCTTCTGCTCGACTTTGCTCCACTTCCACCGCTGACCCAGCGCGAGCACCTCCTCACCACCATAGACAGCCATCAGCGCGGCGGGATTGCGTGAAGTCAGCCGAGCCTTGTCGAGAGCCGAGATGTCACCCTCCGGTAGACCAATCACGCGGCCCACGCCCGAGATGTGGATGAGTTTCAGCACCCTGTCAGCGTTCGGTCCCGCGATGATCTTCGAAATCTCCGCCCAGACACGCTCGACGCTGATCTGACGCAGATTGGGAGCCGCACGGGTGATCGCCCGCATCGCATCATAATCATTCAGGGGATCACCGAAGCGACCGTAGAAGCGGAACCAGCGCAGCGCGCGAAGGTAATCCTCCGCGAGTCGCTCATCGGCATCGCCGACAAAGCGCACCCGTCCCGCTTCTACATCCGCGACACCACCGTGGGGATCGAACATCGTGCCATCGAGCGCCATCGCGATGGCGTTCATGGTCAGGTCACGACGCCGCAGATCGTCACGCAGATCAAGGGTGTACTCGACGGTTGCGTGCCGACCATCGGTCTCGCGATCGATACGGTAGGTAGTGATCTCGTAGGGGATGCGATCGATCACGACAGTGATGGTGCCGTGGGCGAGCCCCGTCGCAACATAGTTGTAGCCATGCTGCTCGTAGAGGGCGATCTGCTGATCCGGCGTCGCCGATGTGGTGAGATCGATGTCCTTGGGCGTGATGCCCAGAATGGAATCACGTACGCAACCCCCGACAAGCCAAAGCTCGTATCCGGCTTCGACAAACCGCGCGTGCAGTTCATCAATTTCGGGCGGGAGGTTGAGAATATTGCGGTGGCTCATACGGGTCTCTTACAGTCAAGCATCGAACTTGTCTAGAGATTTTTATGCCCAAGAAGAAGACCCTCGCCTTCGATCGTAAAACTCGCCGTGCCCTCAAGGCATTCGTGCGCCCCCGCGCGCAAGATTGTGCGGATGAAAAGCCAATGCCAACCAAGACGAAGAAGCGTGTAAATTTCGGTAAGACAACCGCCGGAGCCAATTCAGCTACCAGCTATGAGCAAATCCTCTTGCCGCGTATCACCACGGACATCCTCGTCCACCCCTATGATACCCAGACCTTCGGGCACATGCACCTTACGGTCTTCGCGCATCTATTCCCAAAGATCGACTACATTTTTGTGACGCGGCGCACAAAGGAGATCAGCAATGGCTATGAGGAGTCCTTGCAGCAGCTTGGCTTCTTCTCCGCGCGCGACTACGACACTTTCACGGATTGGCTAGAGGGATATCTGAAGAAATTCGGCCCGTGTACCGGTCATGCCTACCCGCCACCGATTGACGGTCACTACCCCTTCCATGCTCCGAGCAAGCCGCACAAGAGCTACGAGGAAGAGTGGCTGTGGATCATCGACAATTGCGCCGGTGAGGTCCGTCACGGTTCGAACCTCTGGCTGTTCGCCGACGAGGACGATGCTTGCCTATTCGAGTTGTGGAAGTGAAGCCGGGGCTAGGGGCAGGTAGACGATCCTGCACGATGCTCATCGGACCGCCCGCGAGTGGAAAATCGACTTGGCGTGCGCGCGATACTACCAACGCAATCGTGATTAGTGGCGACGACATGATTGAGGAAGAGTGTCGGCGAACAGGGCTCACCTATGCGGAGGTCTTCCCCACGGTGTGCTTCAAGACACAGAAGCGTGCCCTGCATGAGCATTTCCAAGATGCGATCTTCAATCACCGCAACATCATCATTGACCGTACCAATCTGACGATCAAGTCTCGGCGAAGCTTTCTCGCTTCGCTGCCACGCAGCTATGAGCGTATCGCGATTGTGTTCACTGTCACGCCCTCGGTGTTGTTTGAACGATTGGAGCGACGCGGACAAGAGACTGGCAAGATCATCCCGCGCGAGGTAGTCGAGGACATGATGGCTCGACTACAACCCCCAACGCGGGATGAGTTCGACACTATTGTAGAACTGAAAGACTAACGCCCTCGGTTAAGTGGCGATCTGTTCCTTCAACGCTAGCTTCTTCTTCTTGAGGGTTCGGATAAGCATCTCATCAGGCATGGGTCGCATCTCCTCTGCGCGAATTTCTTCATCGATCTTCGCGTGGCGATCGGCGAGGCTCGACTGTGATGCCATTGGTTGTCATCCCTTCCATGTCAGACCCGGTGTGGGCGAGATCGGGATATCTCGCCCACCCAGTGATGCAAAGATGCCTTGCATCATTTCCGAACTCTGCTATGTCGATGGTGTCATATCAGGGGTTCGCGATGTACTACGGTATCAAAATCGATTCAACGATCTACGTCACCGCCGCGACCGATCTGGCGGTCTTCCAAGAGATCGAGATCGATATCACCGATGGTGTGATCCGGGCCGAGCCCTGCGACATGGTGGAGATGTTCACGGAGCCGCTCCTCAAGGACTTCACCCTCGCGCCCTTCGTCATCGAGTGCGCCACCGGCACGGTGGCTGATGCGGTCGCGTCGTCGAAAATGATCGCGATTCAATCACCGAGCGAAGCCCGCAATACGCAGGACCACATGATGGAACTCGCGCGCCTCAAGGCCGAGTTCGATCAGCCCAAGGATCGCCGCACGCTCGCCGAAATCCATGGCTTCGACGACAACGCGGACTGGGACAAACGCTCGGATGCCGAGAAGGAGGCGAGCCGCAAGCAGGACGAGAAGATGCGCGAGGTTCGTGCGGCGGGCGGTCTCACCAGCGGCAGCTTCGAGAGCACCGATACCGAGAACCTGAAAATCCACGGTGTCTCCACGGTTATCGATGCCGACAAGAACATCGTCTCGGCGTCGGTGAATGCGAGCAAGAACACCATGTCGCTCTATCGCCTGACCGTCGAGGGCGATGCCGTCGATTTCAACGCGATCTTCGACGACATCGGTCTGCCCGAGAATCGCGTCAAGGAACAGGAAGCCAACCACGCGGTGATCAAGCTGCATGATCACCAGATCGAGCGGCTGACCGAGACGCTGGAACGCTTCCGGATGGTCTTCACGATTAACAAGGTCGGGGAAGGCGAGGAGGAGAGCGACGAGGGTGATCTCATCACCGGTCACGAGAACGTCAATGTCTTCTGGTCGGTTCAGATCGATCACCAGACCGTCTCCAAGGTGTCGCCGATCCTTCTCGCGGCCGGGCTGGATCAGAACCTCGTGGTGCTGATGCGCAATGCGGGACCGGGCTGCTGGTACGCTTTTCTGCGCGAGAGCGATGCCAAGGACGCCGCCGGGGCGCTCAAGGACGCCGGGATCGCGTCCGAGATCATTGCCGTCAACCGGCGTGGACAATCGATTTTCTCCGGCACTGGTGCGGGTGCGCGGATCGTCGATCGCCACGTCGAGGATGTCGTGGAGCCGCGTCCGTGGAACGATCGCGCCCATGAGATCGACGCGATGACCGACGAGCAGAAGGCGGAGTTGATGAAGGGGGTGAAGACCTCGGAGTTCATCGTCACCGTCGAGAGCACGCCGCGCTACAAGGCGCTGGTGCGCGTCCAGCCGGAAAGCTATTTCCGCGCGCATGATGCCTTGTGGGAGGCTCCCCTCCATATCGACAAGATGGTGGCGGAGCATGTCCTCAAGCCGATCGAGGGGGCGATCAACGCCTATTCGTGCTCGGCTTTCGACGCCCAGTTGCTCAAGGACAATCTGATGCGCTGGGGGTTCATCGACTCGCTGTTGCTCCGGATGCACTTCAACGACCTTGAGTCGGAGATGAAGGCGGAGTTGTACTCCTGACTTTGTGCTCGTGTGGCTGAAATGGGAATGGCTACGGACACTAAATCCGTAAGATGTGGGTTCGATCCCCACGGCGAGCGCCAATGAATCAAGCAGAGAGCATAGCAGAGGTGAGAGGCGGTTGGATGATCTACTTCCGACTGCCGATCACCACTACCGAACCATTGAACGACTGGCTGGCCGAGAACATCAAGGACGCCTTCGATGTCCGCTACGGCGCTGTCATGTTCAAGTCCAAGGAAGACGCGTCGCTGTGCTACCTGCGATGGAGGTGAGGGCCGATCGCGTTGTAGATTTGAGACCAGCACATGAGGGCTGGTTCGTCTTCTTCTCCGGCCCCTTTTACGAGCAGCGGAATCAGATCATTGGATGGTTGTGGGCCAACATCGAGGGGAAGTTTTCAGGCCGCATCCTCGGAGTTTGGTTCGAGAATGAGGACGAGGCGCGTCTTTGCTTTCTACGGTGGGCGTGATATCGCGGAACCCACGGAGCAGATGCCGCTCCCCGGTATTCCAGACAATGACCAAGACGCGTGCTACCTCGGTGCACCCCGAGCACGGTAAGTGGGTGGTGGAATTCGATCGGTGGATGTGGGACGACGATCCCATTCATACATGGTGTCGCACCGGCAGTGTTTATGCGGTCAAGACAATGAGCCGCGCTGTTGTATTCGATGATGAGGAGGACGCCCGGATATGCTTTCTCCGATGGGTGTAAGGCGCGCCACCTCGATGCTTGAACTCGACGGCTTCTGGCGCGTCTACTTTCCCTCCTACGCGCTGGGGGGTGGTGAGGCGCGATCAATCACCTTCCGGTGGTGCCGAGATCATGCCCATGGGAAGTTCGTGGTCAAACGCTCGCACATCAGGTTCACTGTAGAGGAAGATGCGCTACTGTGCTGGCTGGCCTTTCGCTAAACCGCGCCAAGCACCGCCGTGGGCGCGCTGTCGAGTTTGAAAAAGCGTTCACCGTTCACGAACGACGCTTCGTTCAGGATTGGCTCGAAAACAATTCACAGGGGCGGGGCAACGTCCTCACCCGGCGCGTGCTGCTCGATGATGAGAACGACGCCGTGGCATTCTTTATCGCGGCGGCGTGATCAGGCGGCGAGCGCTTCCTCGATCCGAGGGAAGAGCGCCATGTATTCGGTGCAGAACCGCGACCACTCCGGGGTCATGTCCGACATGGCGAGATGGAGGTTGCGATCGTGGATGAGCCAGCGAATCACCAACACGGGAACAAGCCGTTCGTCCAGCCGCTCTAAAATCTCGCGGGTGGGTGCCTGAAGGCCTCGGCACAGACGCTCCGATAGCTGGGGCTGTAACTGCCGCGCGTCCTCGGCGGAGATGCTGGTGGGGTATTCCTCAAGGAGGAATTGCAGCAGGTTGTTGAAGGTAGTCGTCACTGCGGCACGCAGATTGATCGAGGTGCCCAGCGCACCGGCATCGATGCGCGAAAGCGTATCGACCTTCGACAGAAGGATTTCGGTCCGGTCCATGGCAGCGGCCCCCGTAGCGTTTCGTTTCACTAGCATAAGCCGCCATAACCGACAAGCACCGAAACGGTTGCATCGTGTGTGGACATAAATAGCAGGATTTAATTTTGACACGAATCGATTCGGGATTCTACAACAGGACTCATAATACTCATGGCGTTATCGGGAGTCGCCACCCCAACAACCCCAATGGACTTTGTAGGTGGCAGAGATGTCGCCGTGTTCCGGGCAGGGAAGCGGAGAGTAGCCGACCGGGAAGTGTTGCCGGGTAACAAGAGACACTAGAAAGAGGAGAGCCATGTCTTACTGACAACTCTCCGTGTTTGTCCAGTCAAGAACCATGCGGCTGGCAAACAAGCTTCTCCACACGAGATAACCGTCGAGACCCGAAAGGGTCTGGGAAGGGCAGTAATGCAGGGTCACGGGCGACCACCTGCTAGGCTATAGACGCCGAAGCTGCTAGCGTGGCCATCAGAGACTCATAGGAATGATGTGCCTTCCCCCCGCTGGGTAGTTTGTCAGATCGATGATCTGTGCGCGTATTTCGCGAGCAAGCTAGTCAGCGGGGGGATAAAGTTCATCTCGATCTATAGGAATGATATTCATTTCTGTAAGCCATTATTAGCGAATTATCCCCGATAACGAGTGAGCCCGCGAACGAGTGAAGGGGTAATTCAGGAGAGTGCCGTGGCACTCTCCTCCCAGTCAAGGTCTACAACACCTTGCAGGAACTACGGCAGACTAGACGGCGGATCGTTAATCCGACGCCATATTGATTTTGGAAGACATCAGATCAGGTCTGCTGCCGTGACATGTATAGGGACGGCGGACGCGATAGAGCCTATAATTTCAAGGCTCGCCTTCCAAGACTTATCGCTGTCGGCCCACTCGGCGTGGACCTGTGTCTCACGCTTTCCTAACGCCCGAAAGACCACAGGCTCCTCGATACCGGGCATGTCGGGGATCGGCGAAAGGATGCGGGCGAGAGGGAGAGCAAAGGTGATATAATCGTCACCGTTGTCTTCGATATTCTCGGCATAATAATCGCTGACTTCTTCTATAGCCCAATAACTGGTCGGGTTAATGCCATCCCGAAGAATTGCTTCGAGGTTCTGTTTCGGGGTGACATGGTAAAGCACTTGTGACGCGCTCTCCACGAGTTTGATCCAATTTCGCATCCCCCTATTTAGGGGCGCGCCCCGCCAAACGGTGGGAGATCGAACGAACGCTTGCCGCGACTGTCATAGGAGGTGGTAGACCCGATAACCCCACGACATCCCCAGCGTGAACATCGTCATATCCTCCCGAGACAGGAGAACCATGTTGCCCTCGATGTGGTATCTCTCCACTCCGAGTTCCTTGAGCAGCTTGGGGATTTGATTCTTGAGTACCTGTGCGCCTCGTGCCGACGACGCGAACGCACCCGCGACTGGCGTTGGGATCACTTCAACTACCGCCCGGTAGGGATGGAGGTCATCGGACTTGATCCGGTTAGCCAATCCCCTGAACGCCGTCATGCGCCGACCCTTCATCTTCGACGGTCCGCTCAATTTCGCCATCAGATCGATGGTGGTGAGCCATTCCGGATGTGGGGTGATGGTCTCTACGACAGTGCCATCGAGATCGACCACGACGATCCGCACCACCGGCATCGGCCGCTTGGAATACTGGCGAAAATTGATGCGGATAATGTTCTGCTCCGCGCCAACGAGATTGGTGTGATGCAGCGCTCCATTGAAGTCACGCTCACTCCAGAAGCGCGTTGGTTGGGTCTCGTTAGTGCCCCACCAGAGCAATCCCTCCTCGTTCTCGACATAGTATTCGTGCGCAACCTCTCCGGCATCGAGCAGAGTGGCGTCGTGCAACTGCGAGGCATCGACGAAGAGGTCCGCGTCCTTGAAACGCTTGCGCCGGGCACGCAGCCTTCCTTCCTCACGCCCAATGATCTTGATGCCGATCGTCCCCGATCCACGGCGAGGATAAGGGAGATGAACTTCGGTCCCGGCTGGCACGACGTGCGTCCCGGATGTCACTGCTGAATTGAGGAGCCAAGTCGAACCCTTGGTGAAACGACGAATATCAATCATCAGCGATTTCCAGCTTTACGCGGCGGGCATGAGAGTAGGTGGTGGACAGTCGGAAGATCGCACGGTTGGCCTCAACCTCTTCCTTGGTCTCGCCGCGATAGATCACCATGTCCATCGAGGCGATTATGGCGACCCGGCACCATATGAGTTCTCGGGGGTGATCTGCGCACAGATTGTGAAAAATGTCGGCGGTATGGTGGCGATCTTCGTCCAGCATCTCTGTGGCGCGGCTAACCGCTACGGCATAATAATCATCCATAGGCGATACTGGCTTCGCTCACGGCGGTATATTGGTTCGCGAGACGGAACATGGTGCGGAGGTATTCGTGTTCCTCGGTCGGGGAACCGTAGGCTACCAATGTTTTGTCACTGCTGGATGAGAGTTGACAGATCAAGCATGCATGGGTGCGGTCAATCACGACTAGGTTGTCGAAGAGATCGAACGAGCAAACCTCCGACAGTAGTTGGGCGGGATGCTTGAACGATAACCCGATGACGACGGTGGAGACAGGGTTAGTCATGTCGTCTCCAAAAGGGTGGTGGGAATACTCGGATTCGAACCGAGGACACACGGTTTTAGGGACCGCTGTTCTACCGCTGAACTATACTCCCGATGTTGCCGAACTATCGCAAGAGATTCGGTTGGTCAAGAGATTTCTCGACATAGTTCGACTTGACCGAGAAAGCGATCTCGACTATCCTGACAAACATGGAAATCGAAACTCCCTCTTACTGGGTCGCGGTTGGCGCGCACGGTGCGCAGCCCTACGCTGATGGCACGCACGTCGATGTCCATCTGCGGGCAGTGGTGGAGATACTCGTCAGCTTCAACTTCTGCGCACAGTTCTGGATCGACGCTGGGTGGCTCCACGACACCGATGAGGATACCGCCTTCAAGGTAGCGCAGACCCGTCTGCGTTTCGGCGACATGACGGCCGACCTCGTATGGGCGGTCACGGGCGTGGGCGACAATCGTCGCGAGCGCAATGCATCCATCTACGAGAAGATCGCCGCCTTTCCGCGCGCCGCCATTCTCAAGACCGCCGACCGGATCGCCAACCTGCGGTCCTCGAAGGTCCACGCACCGTCGCTGTTCCGCATGTACCAGAAGGAGGCCTCGACCTTCGTCCCGGCGGTGCGCGATCACATCCCAGAGGAGATGCTTGCGGCCTTGATGGAAGCCCATCAGTGAATGTTCACTGGTTGGTAGTTGTCCGCCCCAAGCCATTCTTCGAATGGACTCGTGCTAGCGGTATTCCCGTCATCTACTACTATATGGGGATAGAAGGCAGGTGGGTGTATCGCTCTTCAGCCAATTATCTCAAAGACACCACGACCAACCGCATGTATTGGATGAGCCCAGCACGACTTAACGTGATCATCCGAGAGCGAGACGCAGAGATCGTTAGTCTCTATCTCGCGATGTCGGGATGGCCGCAGCCTTAGCGGAAGAAATACCAGTCTTCGGGCGACATCGAGAGATCGACGGGGATTGACCACAGGGCACGCACACCCAGACCCAGCACCACTCCAGCCACCAAGGCGGCACTCCACAAACCTGTTTTCATACTTCCCTCCATGGAGGTATTTATGAGCAAAAACAGGCCTGTGGCAAGAATGCGATGAACCGTTTGGCGCAAATTATAATCGAAGACCCAACGCAGCCATCCGCTGATCGATCTCCGCGATGGCTTCCCGGCAGCGCTCGTTATTGGGCTCGAACGCCTCGTCCCAATCCTCGACCGGAAACTTGGAACATTCGGCCGCGACGATCTCGGCACGCAAGGTGGCGTTCTTGTCGAGTTCCTGCTGGGCGAACCGTCGCATATGGCGGAACGACGTTGCGTCATCGAAGCCCTCGGGCAAGGAGGCGACCCAATCGCGGGGATGAAGGTAGGCCATAGTTCGATCCTTTCGCCCCTCCTTTACCGGGATCGAACTATGGCGTCAATCAATTATGCGGCCTTTGACTTCGGACGCAACTCCGCGACGCCACCTTCGGTGATGGTCAGTGCCACGCCGCGAAAGCGCAACATTCCCCGCGTCGAGCCCTCTTCGAGTTCTCGGGTGGAAAAGCCCATCTGCGCATCGATGTGCGGGCAATAATACGACTTGCCGTTCGCCTTGACGGTCCAGCGCGGCATGAAGGGAAAGGTATTACTCACCACGTTGTAGTGGACATCGACCGTCCGCGCCTCCACCGCGAGGGGGAAGAGCGCTGTCTGTTCGCGCATCTGGGCGTGCATGGCCCGGATACGGTCGCGCAAGACCTTGGCCTCCCCCAAGAGCGTCATGAGTTTGCGGGCGTCGGCGCGCTGGTAAGCCAATGCTTTCTGTTTGGTGGGGTCACCACTACGCTGCGCGGCCTTCACCTCCAACTTCCTACGGCGGATGTCGGCGCTGATATGCTGATAGACGGTCTTCCATGTCTTTCTCCAAGCCTTGTAGCCTTCGCGATCGGTGAACTGGGGTTTGAGAGCATAAACGGACATCAGATATTCCCTTGATAATGATCATTGATGAATTGGTAGACGAGCGTGTGACCGCAGTCACAGAGATCATCCGCTCGTCTTCCGAAATGAGTGCGGGGACGGTTGATCTCGCACGATACGGCGTGATCCATATTCGCAACAAAGCAGCGCGCGGCCTGAACACGATCTTTGCGCTCCTCCCGCGCTCGCTCCTCGGTCATGCCGCCACCTTGGCGTCACGCTCGGCCTCCCACTGATGCTGCGCCTCGACGCGAGCCTCGACGAGTTCCGCGAGCATGTGGCGCGCATCCCGGCGCAGATACTCGCGAGTCATCTGGAGGCGACCCTGCTCCGGCTGCGCGGCGGTTTTCATCTTTGCCTTGGTGTCGCGGATGGTCTGGCTCAACTCCTTGTAGGCGAGCTTCCAGTTGCGGCGGTAGGCGAGATAGGTGGTGCGGTCGTTGAAAGCGTTCATGATTGATTTCCTCGTAGTTGTTGATTGACGAAAGAGATGATCAACGGATCATCGGTCAGGGACTTGATTTTCTCCAAAGCTTTTCGCCAGCTTTCTGCACGGTGCCAAAGCTCAAAGCCCGTGCGCTGCAACTGTGTTATCCGGTCATTGCTGCTCTCCATTATCGCCACCGAAGTTCAAACAAGGTGAAGTCGTGATCTCGCAGGTAAATCGCCTTGTCATTCTTACAGGCAAACTCCACCCCGTTCGCCAAACACCATTCAAGGTATTCGGCGAAGCTGTGCTTCGACCATGGTTCTTTACGAGTCGCGATCTCGTGGAAGGTGCCCCAGAGATCGACGAGATAGCCTTTCGTCCGAAAGTGGACGGTCTAACGGCCGGGTAGGATCAACTTCATAATTCGAGTCCTCCAAATCTGATCTTGAACAAGATGATATCCATCTCCTGTTCCATCATGATCCCCTGTGAGTAAGAGCAGCCGCCCTCGCTCCAGTTGACGCGACGGAACTCACCGATGGCATTCTCGGCGAGCCATTCATCGATGGCGAGATAGGCGGGATAGCCGCACATGATGCGGATGAGCGCCCAACCCGTGGGCGTCTGCATTTTCATCTTACGGAGACAGGGTTTGTCTTCGTAGAGTTTTTCGTCTTCGGCGAAGAAGGCATCGTGGCCTCCCTCGTTTGAGGTAAGCATGATGTTCTCCAAACGCGAAAAAGCCACCACGGCCCGATCGCTCGGAACCATGATGGCTTTATTGATATACGGAATAGTCGCCGAGATCGCGGGAGCGATCTGCGCAATCGACACGTTGCCCGCCGTGCGGGTCAGGGTCTGGATCGAGGGGGCGAGCTACGTCATGGGTTGTTTATGAGGCCTTGTTCGGGTTTCGTCAATAGAAAAGTTCGCTGATGATGAATTTAGTCGCCGCCACCGCAGCCACCATCACCACCTCCGCCTCCACCATCGCCGCAGCTTCCGCCGCCACCATCATTGGAGCCGCCACCACCATCGCTGACGAAGGACCAGAAGGAACCACCGTCGTCGCGGTAGCTGCTGCTGGATGAGTAACCTCGCGAGGAGGAGGTTGAACGACCCCTATGGTCGTTTCGGCTGGACCCTGCGCCCAGCCACTTTTTGATGCTCTTGATCATATCTCCGATATACCACCATGGTGATGGGGTATCAAATAGAATCAGCGTCGAACCAAAAACTCTTTGCAGTTGAGCGAATTGGTCAACCACACGATCCTATCTCGATCGATCTCCTCGTTGAGCACCTTACCGCGCCGCCGCGTTTCTTCGTTGCGCTCGATCAAGTCATCGTTCCAAGAGGTGATCTCATCCCTGATATCGTCGCCATCGGTGATGAAGTTACGATGGCGGTCATAGATGTTGTAGTACTGGGGTGCTGATTTGTTCTTGACGTAATGCCGCCCCATATAGGTAGTGTAGCCGATGCGATCATAGGCATCGACGAGACGATCTATCTCTTTGTCGGTCAGGATGTCGCGAAAGTATGATTCGAAACCCGGCCCATGGTTGCGCCAACCTGCGAAACCTTCCGCTACGCGACGATCACTGGTCCATGAATTCAAGACACCGGTCTTCCAGCCCTCATAGCCGGTATCGAGCGCGAGACCCCGGTAGAGGGTCACCACAACAGGAAGGCGAGCCCGCACGGGAGCGAACGCTGCATCGATCTCCTGCCAGACAGCATCTTGAGCGATGAAATGCTTTTCGAGAGCGCCTCCCGTCCAGTTTGCGGCTTCCCACTGCTGAATGGCGCGCTGCGCATCAGAGCCGAGTGTCGCCTTCGCACGCTTCGCCAAGGCGAAAACATCACTCGGCGTGGCGCGCTCAAAGAGATCACAGGCACGCATCAGCGAGGCACTACACGGTAGACGAGGCGCAACTTGGCGCGATTGGCTCCAAGGGTGTTGTGCCAGTCGCCATCCCGGAAGGAGATGGCGTGACCCTGCCGCTGCGCGTGAATGGATGCGTAGAGGTGCACGTCGGGATCGTTCTCGCGCAACCACACGGCGCTCTGGTTGACGGTCATGCCGCCGGGACGGATATGGGGATGGCACCACGGCATCTTGTAATAGCCATCAAGACGGTAGCCGAGTTGCGTGAAGATTTGGCTGGTCTGGATGGGAGTCAGGCCATTCCGACCAAAGAAGGGTTTGGCCACTTCCCAGACTTCATTCCAAGTCCTGCCAGTCAAGTTGGAGACAGCGATAATCGCGCACGAGCCGATGTCGCGGGCTTGTTCGGGAGAGAAGGTGCCGCGAGTGCTGGCCTCGAAGAGGTCATGTAGGAGCATAGGCCTATTTAGGCCTAAATACTCGATGAGAGAGTTGATCGATTTGATGGAAGACGGCGCACGCGACGACGTTCGCGCATTTTCACGAGACTTCAACGATCCCGCGATCGACCAGCGTGTTCAGCAGCAAGCCGCCCGCAAGAACCCCAAGTGGAAGAAGAGCCTCACCGCGCTCATGACCAAGCACGGCTTCAGCCTGATTGGCGCGGGGATCAATGGCGCAGTGTTCCAAAACGCCGCCTACCCCTTTGTCCTCAAGGTCTATCGCAACGATCGCACCTACGATGAGTGGCTGCATTTTGCCCGCACGAACCGCGCCAATTCCTTGGTGCCACGGATCAAGGGGCAGCCGCGCCGCCTCAACGGCATCTTCTCCGTAGTGCGCCTCGAACTCCTTCAATCGTGCAATGTCGCGCTCGCCAACAAACTCGTGGACGAGATTCAAGAAGATATGGTGAGTTATGAGCGCGTGGCGGATTCCGAGAACCCAGATCGCCGTGCTGTTGCAAACTTCCTCCGAGATTGGGAACCCGCCTTTGACCTCTCGGCCCACAATGTCATGCAGCGTCCGAACGGCGAGATGGTGATCGTCGATCCCCTCTACCTCGAACCCGGCCGCGAGATCGACTGGTAGAAACAATTTGCAATCGGGCTTCTCCCCCGCGTATAAATATCTGGTAGGCCCACAAGTGGTGGAGTGCTTAGAGCACCATGGATCAGGCGATCCGGGCAAAGCCTACAAGAGGAGAAGCGAATGACTGCTACCCAGCAGCCAGACCACGCGCGCGACACCGCCGTGGTTGAGAATACAGATGTCACCTTTATCGAGTTCGTCCTCGACGAGACGGGCTCGATGCAGAGTTGCTACGACGCGACCCTGATCGGCTACGACGATTTCGTAGCAGAGCAACGCAAACAGATTGGCGCGTGCTACCTCACCTTATCGAAGTTCGATTCGATGGGTATCCGAACCCCCTACGAGAATCTCCCGATCGAGATGGTCACACCGCTGACCTTTGAGCCCGGCCAGATGACCAACCTCTACGACACGATCGAGGTGCGCCTCGCTGCCGCCTTGGGGGCGTTCACTACCGGCAAGGCACTCTTCGTCATCATGACCGATGGCGCGGACAACCAGAGCCGACCCGACGCGATCGATCGGGCACGAGACCTCATCATCCGTGCACAGGATAGCGGCATGGCAGTGCTCTTCCTCGGACCCACCGATTCGGCCCTCAATGTGGGCAAGCGTCTCGGCGTCCATGATGGCAACATCAAGTCGTTTCATACGACGAAGATGCGCGAGACCATGCGAGATGTCTCCACCGCGACCAAGGCATTCCGCGCCGGAACAGCCGACAACACCAATCTGTTCGCTTGAGGTAATTGAAATGCAGACCAACAATGTAGAAATGACCGTGATCATTCACGGCAAGCCCGGCAGCGATGTCAAGTCTAACATCGCGCGTGAGTTCACGTCGCCGCAGGATCGTCAGAATTACATCGAGGGTCGTCCCGGCTCCGAGTTCTCGATCCGTCTCAAGAACCACAATCCCTACCGCGTCCTCGTCATGCTGGCCGTGGACGGTCTGTCGGTCCTTGATGGCAAGGCCGCTGGCGCGAAGTCGCCCGGCTACGTCCTTGAGGCCAACGACAGCTTGGATGTTCCGGGCTGGGTAGTCGATGGCTCCACCGCCGCGAAGTTCTTCTTCGCCGCACAGGAGAAGGGCTACAGCGCCGCCGTGGGGCAGGGTGTGGAGAACACCGGTGTGATCGCCGTTCAGGCGTTCCGGGAGAAGAATGCGCGGGTCGATCTCGCGAACCGGGGTACCAGCTTCCGTGGCTTCGCTCGCGGCGCTGGTGGGCAGTCGGTCGGCGGCAGCATGGTGAAGGGCATGGCCGCGAGCCGGGGAATGTCGGACGCGTTCGGAGGATCGGCTTCGCTGTCGTCGTTCGGCGCAACTTCGTTCAACGATAGCAGCGATTTCGTGTCCGCGTCGGCGTGCATGTCCATGGATGCAGATCAGGGTAGCACGGAGGAGCAGAAGCTCTCAACGGGCTTCGGTGACGCCACCGACTTCAAGACCACCAAGACCGAGTTTCAGCGCGGCGATCTCCTCGCCGCGATGGTCCTGTGGTACCGCGACGAGCGCGGCCTTCGCAATGTCGGGATCGATGTCAATCGTCCGATCGAGCGTCGCGCCAATCCCTTTCCCGCCGACAGCACCGGCTGTGCGGTGCCGGAAGGCTGGAGCCGATAAAGGAATGGGGAGGTTTCGGCCTCCCCATTTTTTTACGAGGCGAGCGATAAATACTCGATGAGGATATTCGAGCTATCGCGCCCCGACGTTCAAGAAGATGTTGCCCCAATCCTCGCGCGCGGCGGCTGGTCGATATATGGCGAAGGATATTACGCGCAAGTTTATGGTAGGGATGACAAAGATTACGTCTTGAAGGTCTTCGATTACCGAGATCGCGGCTACGCCGAGTTCCTCAAGCTTGTTGCCACCAACGCCAATCCGCACTTTCCAAAGATCATCGGTAAGCCGATCAAGATAACCTCGGGGTATTGGGCCGTCCGGATGGAGAAGCTCACGCCAGCGCCAGAGGCACTTCAAATCGGCATCTATCTCTCAACTCGCGATAATGGACCCAACCCGCGAAACTCACTCCAGATAGCAGCGCACGAACAGATCATGGAGTTGTTCGAGAGCCAGCCGTTGTTGAAGGATGCACTCGACTTGATAATCGACAACATCCTTCACAACAGTAGCATCGGGGCAGACCTCCACAAGGAAAACGTCATGAAGCGCTCCGATGGCACTCTGGTGATAATCGATCCGGTAAACTGAAACAGTTTCGCTTCACAGCCTTTCGATCAGGCCCTCTCTGATCATGTTGACCTCGCGGGTGGTCTCCTTGATCGCCTCATCGCTGACCACCGCACCGTTTTCACTTCGCGCCTCCCTCCCGATGCGGAAGGCACCTTCACGCCCGACTCCTCGGAACATGATGTCGAAGTAGATGCTCGCTATGCCAGCATCACCGGCTCGGTAAATCCTCGTCACGCCGCAGATTTGGTCGCGCTCAACAAGGCTCCCATCGACTTCGATGAAACGCTCAAACATTGCGATCCTTTCCCAATGAGCAGTGCCCTACTAGGGGCGGTCATTTGATTCCCTAATCCTCTAGGATAGTTCGCTACTCTGCGCAAGGGATTTGGTTGGAACCGGGAGTTCCTCACCCCGAAAGCACCTCGCGGCCTCGCTGGGATCGATCTCTCCCTTGCATTTCTGACACGTCGCGGACCCATCGGGATTGCGACGCCAGACATGCATCCGCTGACCTCGCGTTCGCGGTCCCTTGCATTCGAAGTACCAGAGGGGCAACATCTCACCCATATCTCATAGTTCGCTCCTCGGATCAAGGCATCAGGGCGAACTAAATATCGGGTGAGTCATACCAACGATGTGCCGGGCCAGCCCCCGCGTAAACTCTCTGCCCGCAATCTCGCCGGATCGAGCGCAGACCGTCCCAAAGAGGATTTCTACCCAACTCCGCCCGAAGCCGTCCTTGCCCTTTTGGCAGAAGAGACCTTCGAGGGATCGATCTGGGAAAACAGTTGCGGGGATGGTGCGATCTGTCGGGTGCTCGAAGAGGCCGGATACCGCGATATCATCGCGACTGACCTCATCGATCGCGGTTACGGTGAAGCCCCGCACGACTTCCTCACCTCGACGCTAACCGCAGACAACGTGGTGATGAACCCGCCCTTCTCGATGGCGCAGCAATTCGTTGAGCTATCTCTTGCTCGCACCACGGGTAAGGTAGCGATGTTGGGGAAGCTGGTTTTCCTAGAGGGTCAGAAGAGGAAGGCGTTCTTCACACAGACACCGCTGCGCACCGTCTATGTCTTCAGCAAGCGGGTCAACTTCTACCGCAATGGGGAGCGGGGTAATTACTCGACCTCCACGATGGCATTCGCGTGGTTCGTTTTCGAACATGGCTACACGGGTGAGCCGACGATCAAGTGGATATAGGTTAAATACTTGATGAAGGATTGGATCAACCTCGTCGAGCGTGCCGCCAACGGTGACGCAAATATCCGCCACGCAGCGGAAATCCTCCACGCCCATATGGTGCACGGACGCGCGCAGGATTGGCAGTACGAGAAGCTGCTGACCCTCCTTCCCCGCCCCGCGCAGGGCGCGACCCTCTATCGTGCAGAGCCGATGCTCGTGGAGGATATCGAGCGTCTCGATCAGGGTATCCGCTCGCCGATCAAGTCGCACTTCTTCTCATGGACGAAGGACGCGTCTTCGCTCAAGACGATCGCAATCGAAGTCAAGATGAATGCCCACACACTTCGCGATACGGGCAAACCGTTCAAGATCGTAGTGATCAAGAAGAACTTCCCCGCAGAGCAGATCGTCGTCGATCTGAACCAATTCCGACACAACTACCCCGATTCATTGACCCCGGATATGATGCGCGACCTAGCTATCCATTTCAACGAAGAGGAAGTCCTCGTCCTTGAGCGCGATCGTGTCATGAACCGACAGAACACGGTGGTGCTCAAGGATTCGATGACCAACCGGATCAAGGCCATGTTGGGTATGAGTAACTCGGCGGTTAATGTCTAATTGGTCAATCGTCTAAATAGGTGATGCGAGACATTATCGATATCATCACGGAAGCGGCACTGACAGAAGGTGGCGTGGAGAAGATTTCTATTCGGAACGGGATGCCGTTTTCTGTTTATCAGAATCCCAGCCGAGCAGTCGTGGTCAATATGGGACCATCGATGGAGTTTCGTGGCGTTATCGCCGACGACGATCTCTATATCTGGGACGCCTTCGACGGAACACATGACGATGTTGCCCAAGAATTGATAATCGATTGGCAGATCGAGTTCAAAGTCAAGGATAACAAGGTTGATAACGAGGAGGCCTTGGCGCATCGTCGCTTTCGACGTGCATTCGGTGATGGCATCGAGGCTGTGCTTGAGGAAATGCCCATCCAGTCCATCACGCGGCTCGGCGACTGGGACAAGTCATCGTCGTTCCGCGACGGTAAGGATCGCAAACTCCTGACATCGGAGAAGGCCATTCAGAAGATGAAGGCGATGTGGAAATACCCCGATGAGGTAGATTACAACATCCTGCTGATCAACAACGCGGAGGCGAACCGCCACACCGAAGTGGGCGTCGTTCCTCGCGATAAACTTGCCAGCATGTTCCCGAAAACGATTTCCGCGATCGAGCCGCTGCTCCGCGACGATCAGGTCAACATCATCTTCACGAACAACAAGGGGGCGGCGCGCGTTCCCCTCACCGGCTGGGTAATGGCTCACCGCTTCGGTCACGCCATGCAGCGCTTCGGCACCAGCTACTATTTCGATGAGGCGGTCAAGGAGTTGGACAAAGCATTGGGTGAACTGATGGTCCACTACGGCGCTCGCCCGAACGACAAGGCGACGTTCCGCCGACCCTCCGCGCTCAACTCCACCAATTCGCGTGGTCTCCTCCATGCTCTGTGCACCTTCCGATCCGCGCGCGAGAAGAAATTGCGCAACTCGATGGAAGCCGTGCACGAATTGTTTGCCCAATACATCTTCACCGGTCGGATCAAATTCAACCCCATCCCCCGCCATTACCAGTATGGAGCGGTCAACTACACGTTCCGGGGCGATGAGGAGGATTATGAAGCGGAACATGATCTCTTTGCCGATACCGTGATCTACAATCTCGAAAATTATTTCGAGACCGCGATCCACAACGTTGTCGGAAAAGTGCTGGTGATGTAAAGCCGGGGGATGATCCCTGAACGCTTCCGCAAAGCCATCTACGAGCGCCACATCGCAGAGATGCAGATAGCGGAAGCGCGAGCCATCTACGAATCGACGATCTTCTCGCCCGAGCAGATCATCGACGAACTGCCCCGCGCGAAGTCGAGCCACATGTTCCTCATCCTCGATCAGCCACCCGATCGGAACAGGATCAAGCACGAGTTAACCAAAGAGATGATTAAGCGGATGCGTGAGCCATTCGCCAGAGCGGGCCTTCTACAAATCTGCCGTCCACGGCAGCGCACCGATGAGGAATGGGTGATTGAAGCCCGAGAGACTGAACTCTACTACCGTGCCACCAAGGCGGCAGAACAGGGCCTGTGGTGGGACGGCAGAGCCCAAACGCCTCATCACCCCTCGACGGTAAAGTGGTGGCGCGAGTACCTCGCGAGCGAACGCATCAGTCTCATGAAGATTCAAAAACTAGAGCGCAACGATCTCACTCAACCGTGCTTCGACGGCCTCGACGTTGATGTCACCATGGCACGATTAAGGTTATAAATCCGTGTTCGCATACGGTTAAGCCAATGTAAGGAATTTCTCTTGACCATGGAACCATTCCCGTTATTAACAGCCACGCACCAAGCGACGCGGGGTTCCCAGCGTGGCTGATGGTTCAATTCGGGGAAGAGACACATGAGGATGAGGATTTTGCTGGTGGGCGCAGCCGCGCTCGCCATGCCCGCGCTGGCGTCGGCGCAGACGCTCGGTGAAGAGGGCAGCTTCCAGTTTCGCAATCCGGCGGAGCGCAGCGTCGCGCTATCGATCGCGCAGACCATCGAGGCCAAGCAGGGCGGTCAGTTCGAGGCAGGTTTCGGCGGCTTCGGCGGCACCGGTGCGGGTTCGGGCGCGGGTGGTTCGGCGGCGAACACCAACAACCTGTTCCAGTTCATCGATCAGTCGCAGATCACCAACAACTGCACGTCGAGCGGCGGCGTCGGCTCGCCGATGTCGTGCGGGGGTGGCGGCTCCAACACCGTGTCGGGCACCAATCTGACGAGTTCGGGTAACTCGAACAAGTCGGATACGACGCTCACGGGCAACACCGTCACCAATGCCAACAACACGGCGAACAACACGCTGAACCGTGGCGACGGCAACAACAACACGTCGACCACGACGACGAACACGGGTGGCCGCTAACATGGCGCGCCTTTCTGCCATCATGGCCCTCGCCGCCATGCTCGCCCCGAGTGTCGCTGTGGCGCAGGATCAGCCGATCTCGCTCAAGCTGGGATCAGCGCCGACCAACAATATCTCGCCGATGCAACTGGGCATCCAGTGCGTGCGGACGCGCCTCGACCAGCAGTCGAAGACGATGCGCTTCTCGGTCGGCGAGGTCCGTGACTATACGGGCAAATTCTCGAACGAGGCCAGCGAGGGCGGTTTCCGCATCACGCAGGGCGGCACCCTGATGGTCATCTCGGCGCTCGGCCAGCTTGGTCAGCACGTCGATCTCGTGGAGCGTTACGACACCCGTATCGCCGAACAGGAGATCGCGCTGGCGCGCAACCAACTCGTGCAGGATCAGGGAGCCGGTGGAGCGATCCTCCGTCCCCTGACTGCGGGACAGTATTACGGCTCTGACTACTACATCGTCGGGGGCGTGACGGAAGCGAATTACTCCATCAGCAGCGGTGGCGCGGAAGTCCGTGTCATGGGTGTCGGTGGTGGTGCTCGCTACTATTCGATGAACGTCGCCGCCGACCTTCGGCTCGTCGATGCCCGAACCCTTCGGGTGATCAAGACGGTCTCGGTCCAGAAGCAGTTCGTCGGACACGAGGTCAAGGGCGATACTTTCCGATTCTTCGGAACGACGCTCATTGACATTAATGCCGGGAAGAAGAAGAACGAGCCCCTCCAGCTTGGTGTTCGCGCCACGCTCGAATACGGCACGCTCGATCTCATTTCGGCGGCGTTCGGGCAGGAATTCACTCCCTGTCAGGCACATGCCGACTACGGGTACACGGCTGGGGTTCAGCAGCGTCTCGTGAAGGCTAGTCGGGGAGGGGCGACACAACTCGCGGCCTTCGCTGCTGGGTCGGCCAAGACCACGAAGTAAGTGGCGACACCGTTACAGGTCAGGTATGGTGCTTGACTTGGATTTAATTACAGGGAATTTCAATGCGTAATCTTCTTCTCGGCGCTTCGGCGCTGATCGCAATCGCGGTTGCGGGTTCGGCTTCGGCGCAGAACATCTCGGTCCAGAGCAATCAGACCAACAACGCTACTGTCACCGCGAACACCGAGCTTCGCAACATCGAAGTCGGCACTCGTCCCACCACCACGACTTTCGTCGGCGGCAACCTGACCGGCACCGCGCTCGCGGTCGGCAACCTGATCCAGACTTCGGCTCCCATCGGTCAGGGCTTCTCGGAGGCTGCATCGAACAACGGCGGTGTCCTGTCGCCGCAGAACAACAGCGGCACGATCACTGCCAACGTCGGTTTCGGCTCCGGCGTCACTGCTGGCGTGACCAACGTAGCGGCCACCGCAATCGCCAACAACGCCCTTCTGTCGGGTGTGCAGGTACAGAACGCGGGTAGCCGTGTTGACGGCCAGTTCAACAACGGTGCGGTCACGGCGAACACCACGCTCACCGGCGGTGGTTACAATGTCGGTAACCTGACTGCTGGATCGCTGGCGATCGGCAACAACTTCGTCGCAACGGGTTCGGGTGCAGTCTACCTCGGCGCTGGTGCTGGCACCAACGGCGGTGCCCTCACCCAGACGAATCAGGCGGCGATCTCCGCTAACACGGTGTTCGTCAACGGCGGCAACTCGGGCGCTCTCGTCGCCAATGCCAATGCCATCGGTAACGCGTTCTCGCCGTCTGCCCCGGTGGTCAGCGTCGCAGTCACCCAGAACAACAGCGGTCCGCAGAACGCCTACCTCGATGTGAAGCAGGGTTCGCAGTCCCTGAACGCTTCGGGTTCGGCAGTCGGCAACCTCATCGCGCCGACCGGTGGTTCGTTCAACGGGGTCAACCTCGTCCAGAGCAACTCGGCGGGTCAGACCTCGACGGTCACGGTGGGCAACACGCTTGCGGTGTTCAACGGCGGCAACACCAACGTTAATTCGCTGGCTGTCGGCAACGCGATCCAGATTTCGCAGACCGGCGCTGTCGGGCTGGCAACCGGTTCGCAGACGAACACCGGGCCGCAGTCGGCGAGCGTCTCCGTTCCCGGTGGTGCAAGCTTCACGGGCGGGTCGGCCTTCGCTTCACAGGCGTTCGGTAACCTGATCGCGGTGAACACCGGTTCGACCTTCGGATCGGGCATTCCGCAGAACAATGCGGCGACTGTGACGGCATCCACGCGTATCGATACCGGTGCGTTCGGCCCCAGCACCACCGCCTCGTCGTTCGCGGCTGGCAACATCCTTCAGGTTCAGGCCGGTGGATCGGTTGAGGGCATCAACGGTTCTGCTAACCAGCTTAACACCGGGGCGATCAATTCGCTCACCTCGGTCACCGGTGGCCTGTTTGCGGGTAACCTCGCGGCATCGTCGCAGTCGATCGGTAACGTGACCAGCGTCACGATCGGCCGCTAACCCTCGCCCACACGGGCTAGGACCAAGGAGAGGGATCGGACCAACATCCGGTCCCTCTTTTACCAAGGAAAAGTGATGCTCCTGATCGCCCTGATGTTGCAAGCCACTGCTGTCGGCGAGACCGTCTCCCCCACGGTGGTGCGGGTCCGCGAAGTGCATCGAGTGGGTCAGCGCCTCACGGTCGATTACGAGATCGAGAATCGTTCAAAGACCCGCATCCCGGTGCCGGTGCCTCCCGTGACGATCACCGACCCGGCGGGACGAAGCCTTCCCGTGGGGAAGCCCAGTGAGGGTGATGCTCCCAAGAGCGTCAAGACCGAGATCGAACCCGGCCTCACGGTCGGTCAGTCGGTCTCCGTTGATCTCGGGCAGAACATCACCGCGACCGTCTATGGCATGAACCCGAAGACCTACAACGAATCCACATGGTATTTCGTCGTCGGTGGGGACCGGGTGCCCTTCAGTTTCTAATACGCGCCCACGGGCGTGTTAGAGACCGTCAAGTCTCTTCCCCAATAGGTGCGACGGTCTTGGAAGAGCCGGAGGAGACTCCGGCTCTTTTCGTGTCAGACAAAAATGATCTTCATCGGGGCCGCGAGCCTCGCCGCCTTGTCGGCACGCTCCTGCGCGGTGATCTCGTTCAGGGACACGTAGCCCTTCTCGCGGAGGATCACGCCGGGCGCTTTCTTGGCATCGATCGCGGCGAAATACTCCTCGACCGTGAAGTTGGCGATCAGGAACTTGACGAAGTGGCGCGCATTCGCGGCGGGGCGCATATACTTGAAGCGGCCGACGAAGCGGCGATCCGGACCATAGGTCACGTAGCGCTCCGAACCCGAACCCATGTCGAACATCTTGGCGTTGAACTTGGTCATGCGTGTTCTCCTTGAACACGCCTATACGCAGTTCGTCACCGCAGTGCAAGCACTAATTGATTATCCCGAATAGCCGATCTTCGACAATACCGTATAGAGGCCGCGCATCGCTTTGTCGGTGGTGGGCTTGACCGTCGCGGCCATCCGGGGATTGTGATAGAAATAATTGATTTCCGTGTCCGCGCTCCGGATAAGGGGGAAGTCCTCGAAGCCATATCCGGCATTGCTGCCAGTCTTCATCTCGATCCAGATACCGAGACGCAGTGCTCGCCCCGATCCATGATTGACGTTCTGCAATCCCACTTCCTGCACGCTGTCCCGATATTCCTTCTTCCACAGGGTCATGAAGGGAGGACTACCATCCTTCTCAAGGATGGGGAGATCGCCGATGTGGGTCAGTGAGGCCAAGCGGTCGAATTGTTTCCAGCCGTGGAACTCATCCTCGGATGCCGGTGTGAGGCGCGTCTCGCGGGTGCGCCGCTTGCGCGCTGCCCAGAAGGCCTTGGCCTCGCTCGACTGCGCCTGTAGCGCGGCATCACCAATCGAACCATCGGCGGGGTGGACGATGTAACCATGGGCTTCAAGGTGGTCGAGCATCGCGGTGTAGAGGCCGAACCTCTTAAATTGATCTTCCACCACCGATTTATACGGCACGACGTTCATACCGTTTGCTCCCGCGATCTGCGGACCCTCCGGGATGACCAAGGTCTGCGCTACCTTCTCACGCGCGGGCCGGAAGATGTTCTCTAAAGCGACGTAGGCTTCGCACAGCACGCCGCCGTGGGCGGGTCGATGGCTGATGTAGAAGACAGGGCCGCGCTCATCGTAGCGGCTATAGGCTTTGAGGGTGGATCGTTCTAGAAGCTGGGTGGCACGCATCGCATATTTATTCGCGCCACCACAGCAAATGCTCGCCATCGAAATTGTCGCGGACGAGGACGAAGATGGGTTGCGAGGCGTCGCTACGGATGAAGTGCGTGACTTCGGTGGAGAGACGCTGGGGCGAGCAATTATCCAGACCGACAATCTCGTAGCCGGGACCGAGTTGTAGCTGGATATTAGGCGCATGGGTGCTGCGCATCACGAGCGGTTTGCCTCCGAGGAGACGCGTGACCGTTTCCTTGATGTCAGAGGCGTCGCGAAGTAGTGCGAAGTCAATCATCGCCATCGCAGGTAAAAGAGGTCGGCGTCGGTTTCGTTGACGAAGCCAACAAGCTTGATATCCGGGTCGCGCCCACTCCAACGGCTAGCGGTGACCTCGTAGAGGTCGCGCTCTACATTCTCGGCGAGCCAGTCAAGGACTTCCAGCGTGCCCTTGTCCAGACCCAGAGCGCACCACCACGAATAATAGTGATGCTCGCCGATCTGGATTATAGTCTTGGTAGGGGGTGAGAGATAATCGCCGGTGATCATCAACGCATTACCGATACAGCGCACCAGCGTCCCCGCCGCTCCTGCTTCGTACTGGACGTAGACCTGACCTTCATCGGGTTCTTGGAAAACCACGCGACCACGCTGGCCAGCGCCGTTCATCACGGGCGCGCCAACGGGAAAGAGACCGTGGCGGGCCTCCCGTTTGTTCTCGTCCCGCTCTACCCCCTCATAGTCGAGCAACGAGGCATCGCGCCAATGCCCGCCGTCTCGCACCTGCATGACCATGACGGTGCGGCGGAAGAAACCGATCCTCCGCTCGACTGCGCGGCTCTCCAGCTTCACGCCAGCGAACGCCGACACTCCGCCATCGTCGGGAAGATGTCCCCGGCGTTGCGACTGCCCTTGGGCCAATACTGGAAACCGCCCTCGACGGTTTTGATGGTGCCCGCCATGCGGCGACCGATCTTGACGGTGGTGCCACGGAGACCATCGGTGAAGGTAATTGCGTCCATGTCTCTTCTCCTTGACCCTACCTATAAACGATTATATCGAACTGTCAAGCGAAAGGCCATGGGACGGGGAACGTAACGGTAACGACGATTGCCGCCGTGATGCACAGCACATTCACAACGATCGCGGCGAAGAGATTTTCCCTTTGCACGTCTCGGTCGCATTTCTTCCATGTCGCGTATGCAACTGCGACAAGAAAACAGTAGAAGGCGAGCAGCACTACCGCGCACGCCAGCCATGCGAAGATCACACCGCCACCCGATCAAAGCCCTTGAGCGTCTCCGCCCGCACCCGCTCACCGAGATCGCGATCATGGAAGCGACGCATCGAGATCGTCCGGTGGTTTGCGAAAGGCACCATGGGCATCGTAAAGCCATCGGCGATCCCGGCCTCGATCGCATCAAGGGCCTCGTCCTTCGTCCAGCTATAGATGCCGGAGGCGGGGTTGCGAACCTCCGTGGTGCGACCCACGGATTCCGCATAACCGGTCTCCTCCGCGATGCTGCTGAACACCAGCGGCTCACCGTGCGCCTCGCGCCAGACGTTGCCCCGCGACTCCAAGGTTAGCGATTCCAAACCGCGCGAGGTCGAGTAAGCGGATTGACCCGTCACCAGATCATACGCGGAGAGGTTGTAACAGTCGGCCTTCTGCGGACCCCAGCCACCATAACTGATGCCCTGAACGATAAAGTATTCCCGGCGCTCGCCCGCAACTGTGACGCGATCCCCTTCCCAGAACGGCGTGTCGGGGAGATCGCCGATTCGGACGGAATTGCGGAAATAATCACCGCGCGCAATCGTGCACTTGATCTCGTGATTGATCCACTCATCACGACGCTGCTGCTCGGTAATGGGATCGGCGAAGTTGATGTAATTGTTCCAGCCCTGCACGTCCTCGTCCGCGCCATCGAAGCGCAAGATCGAGGTGCCGTCCTGTTCGTAGATGCCGGGCTCGCGGAATGCGCGACCCACGCCGGTGCGCGACTCATGGCGAATGAACCGCGTCTTGCCTACGATCGTGCCGACCGCACCATCGTCGGGGACACCTCGGCCATGCCAGCCACGCGTCTCCCGATCCATGTTGAAGACGATCCGGTCACCGATGCGAGCATTGTCGAGCATGTTGATCTCCTTGCGCCGCCTATACGATTAATCACCACGAACTGTCAACGCCTAAATATCGCATGAGCGTATTCCAAGGACCGGGCCGGGGTGGCGCGGGCACACCGAGTAGTGGTGGCCCGGATGCTGTCGAGGGCATCAATCTCGACATGGAGGAAATGTCGCAGACCGAGCGGATGAACTACCTCACGGCTCGGCTGGGCAGCGCCGACATGGCAGCCGCCTACCTGCGATCCAGTGTTGGTGCTGATCCCGCCGTGGAGGGGGAGGCCGTGTCTGGAATTGATCAGACATCGAAGGTGGTGGGTTGTCAGGAATTCAACGACTCCACCCCATTATCGACCCGCATCTCCAAACACTATAGTCTCGCGATGTTGAGCAGCAACACCGCTTACTCCCGCTACCCGATCGTCCCCCATTCCGGCTTGAGCAAGGCCGCGATCATGTGCAATCTCAAGCACCTCGCGGTCAATTCCCTCGATATGATCCGTGACTGGCATCCCGCCGCCAAAGTTGGCTCGGGATTCCGCTCCAACTCCTCCACTGATCACGGCAAGGGAAGCGCTGCCGACCTCTACTTCTACAACAAGGGTTCGACGCAGCGGATGAACGTCAAGGGACTGGTTGAGGTAGCCCGGTATCTCATCCATGATCTCAAGGTGCCCTTTACCCAGATGCTCGTAGAGTCGAGTGGAAACGGCACGGGATGGATACATATCGCCAATCGTCGCGCGGGGAACAACTCCGCAATGCGGGTTGGCTATTCGCTCAACAACGGCGGCAGCTTCCATCCCGGTCTGCCCAAGCTTTGATCTAAATAGTCGATGAGAAACTGGATTGATCTGATGAGCGAGAATGCCCTCACCCCCCATGATGTGATGTTTCGTCGGCATCAGCGTGAAGGTGCGGCCAAGCATCTAGCCGACTATGGCCAACAGCTTACTCTCGACGACTTCATGAACATGCGCTACGGGCAGCCCGAAGATGAGGCGCAAGCCGACTACGATCACTTCGTGAGCACTGGTGAGATTCGTTAAGCCATGCTGCTACGAGACCTCATGGAACGCCGCGATACCACAACCGACTGGGGGTATTGGATCACACCGTTGGGTGCCTATTACCCCGTAGGTTCGCACGGTCACGAAGCCTATATTCGCAAAGAAGAAGGTATGACCTCCGGTCAGGCGATGATCCGGGGCTGGGTCCGAGTGGTGACCGCCAACATGTTTCAGGTCGAGGCGTGCTTTGATCTCCTGTCATCGCGTGCCAAGGCGACGATGGTCCGGCTAGCCCGTCAGGGCGACTATCATCAGTTCGTCGCTGACGTTTATCGCGATGACGGGCAGTATAGCGTCAACCGCTACGCGATCCTGCACGATTTTCTGCGCGGGATCGAGGCATTGTCTCACGCTAGCGAGACGGTCTGATCCCTCCGCGCCACTCGCGCGTGATCATTGGGAATCTTGATCTCTTTGTCGCCGGGGTTGGCGCGGTGATAGGCGTGAATGGCATAACCATCGATGACCCATCCCTGCCGCTCAATCTCCGCCAAGACATCCAGCCCGCCATCATCGATGAGGATGAACCAGAGGGGGTTGCTGCCGTACCACTGCTCCGATAGCGGTGTGACGATGTAGCTGCCACCAGCGCGGTAAGTCTGGTCGCTGAAATTGTCGTTGAGCCACGCGAGGAACTCGGGCTTGCGATCGATCGACGGGTTGCCGGGAATGCGTTCAAAACATAGACGGATCATAGGAGGGCCTTTCATAGACGGTCACCTTACTGGCTCGGTGGATCGAATCTCAACTTGTTTTTTCCGCGCGAACTGCTACACGGAGGTATGGCGAAGAGCGTAGAGATCGAGGTTGAGAAGACGGGGCAGCAGGCCTGTGACCTCATGGCGTGGTGCCGCGAGAACTCCATACCCGCGCTGGTGTGCTGGCTTGAAATGGTCGGCGATGGTGAGAACTCGATCAAACAGAACCTCTTCATCGGAACGCGCAGCTACAAGGAGCGGGCGATGGCTCACGCGATGGCTCACGACGCGTTAGAGTATAAAGACCCGCTGATCTTTTTCATTCGAGTCCGTGAACGCGACGCGACCCTCTTCTCTCTGCGAGCGCTTTAATGATGAAGAACCGACAAATCGAATTGGAAAAGAGCCCGCTTGAAATGTGCGCTCTGATGCTGTGGTGTCGCGAAAACGGCATCCCGGCCCTTGTCTGTTTCGTTACCGTGACTACCCCTGACCTCGGTTACACGTGGAAGGATGTGAATAACTTTGTCGGCACACGAAAATATCTGGAAGCCGGGCACCTCCTAACTGATCCTTTGGAGGACAATCAATCGCACCCGTTCTTCGTGCGCGTCCGCGATCGTGACCGATCGCTCTTTCTGGTCCGCGCTCGCTAATATGGCGGTGAGACCGCGCCGGGAGTATCATTGCCGTTCAACTATTTGAGGCTTTGATATGATCTCCACCCTTCTGACTGTCCTTATTGTCGTGCTCGTTGCGGCACTGATATGCTGGCTCCTCTTCCTTGGTGTTGATCGCACCGGCATCCCCTATCCCTTCAACGTCGTGGCCAAGGTAGTGGTATTCATCGCCGCGCTGGTTTTGACTGGACAATATTTCCACATCCTGTAAGGCAAAGTGATGAGCGACACCAAATACATCATGCGCCATGGCATCTTTGTCATCTTCTCGAAGTATCTCGGTGTCGAGCATCAGCAGATGGCCCGCATGGTCTGGCGGGACGGTGAGGTCACCAGTGCGGGCTTCGCCCTTCATGGCTACGGCGAATTCCAGTGCTATGGTCGGAGCATCTCGACCGGGAAGCGCTCCGCCCCGGAGGATGAGGGCCTGATCGCCAAGGCGTTCGAGGACGGCAAGATGGTGATGTGCTACCTCGACATGCCGTCCGTTGACGGCTGGGTGGCGACTAACGATCCCTCGCTCTTCCCCGGAGCGACGCAGCGAGCCGCCACCGAGTCGCTCCTCCACGATCTCAAGATTTTCTCGTGATCGTCGCCCGCGCCGCGCCGGGGCGGCTCGTCAAGGCGAAGAAGCGTCCCTTCAACCTCGGCTTCGCAGTGGTGGAACTCGACAGCGGCGAGACGATCAAAGTCGAAGGGGTGAGATTCCCCCAAGACGAACACTATCACCGTCCGGAGGGATCGCGAGTTCATCTAGTCGATTCTGCCCGCAAGCACGCCTTCTTGGGTTATACGGGCATCCTTTCGTTCAATTGGGCAAAGCGTCGCCTCTGCGTGCCAGCACCGCACTTCCACGTCGTCTCCGATCATAGCGAGCCGTTGCTCGGCACCATGCCGGATGCGGTGAAGAACTACGGTAGTCGGTTTTGCACCATGGAATCGATCATCGAGGACGAGCACGACCTCATGCTGGTTCAACTCATCGTTGGTGAGACTCGCACCAATTGGTCCAGCGAACTGTTGACAGGCTTGGAGTAATCAATTATTGGGTATCGCAGAGGAGATCACCCATGGTTCGCATCGGCACCACCTTCAACTACACCTACGCGGACAGCAAGCCCAAGTGGAAAGTCAAGAGCAAGCGCGGCGCGAGCACGTGGCAGTGCGAAGTCGTCGGTGGTGAGTGGCAGGGCGCGAAGAAGGTCTTCGGCTCGGAAGAGATCGAGAACGCTCGCCGCGTTGATGCCATCTGGAAGGCGATCGATCGCGAGTCGAAGGACTGGTGGGCGTCGCGCAAGATCGGCGAGACCCTCCACTACCACAACGCCTTCGGGCAGTATATTCGCGGCACGGTCATCAATCAGCAGGGGAAGAACATGCTCCTCCCGCTCGCTCTGGTGGGTTCGTGGGCGGCTCATGATCTGCCTTCGCGAGGGCGCGACGGCGAGGTTCGTCTCTCCTACACGGTGCGCAAGATTCGCGCCGGTGAGGCGTGGCAGCCCAACGAGGGCTCCGTGTTCGAGTCGCCGTCGTTCTCGCGCCCCATGGGGCCAAACAACAGCTTCGATCCCCGCCGGGCCAATCCCCTCGACATCAGCGATCCCGAGCCGCTGACCGGCGATGCCGCCGTGGAGGCCCGGTATGAGCATCTCCGGATGCGCCTTACGGGCATCCTCGGCGACGGTCACCGCGATCCCAAGGCGGCGCTCACCGAGGCGGCGCGGATGATTGCCGAATTGGGTATTGGCGCGTAAACGAACTCGACACTACCGTAATACCTGCTAGGGAGGGTCGTATGATCCTGATCACCATCATTTCGACTCTCGTTGCGGTCTTTGCTATCCAGAAATTCACCGTTTGGCTGGTGGTGGGTGTGACCCTTGCCCCATATCCGAGCGAGACTTGGCTGCATCGGCTTTCCTTTCGCGCATACGAACTATGCGAGCTATTGGGCTGGGCATTACCCGAGAGCGAACGGAGCGAAGTCGAGGGACTGGATCGTTATCCCGAAGACGGCAGCGATCCTCGCATACAGTTCATAACCCGCATCGTCGTGCCATCCGAATATGCGCGTGATCAGGTAGTTAAGGCGATCCGCTATCTTCACGATAGCGATATCGACACCGAGTACATGGCGGTTAACTGGCTCGTTCATGCATACACGGGCTATGATGGTGAGCCTACCGATTATCCACCTGCTATCGTGGTAGAGCCGGAGATCGACGGGCCAGATCAGAGGAGCATTTCATGAAACTCATTACCGGCAATTCGAACCCCAGCCTCGCACAGTCGATCGCCCTCTATCTCGACAAACCGTTGACCAAGGTGGCCGCGCGGCGCTTTGCCGATGACGAAATCTTCGTCGAGATTGAGGAGAACGTGCGGGGCGAGGATGTCTTCATCATCCAGTCCACGGGCTTCCCCACGAACGACAACCTGATGGAACTCCTCATCATGATCGATGCGCTCAAGCGCGCATCCGCGAAGAGGATCACGGCGGTGATGCCCTATTACGGCTACGCGAGGCAGGATCGAAAGCCCGGCCCCCGCACACCCATCTCGGCCAAACTGGTCGCCGATCTCATCCACACGGCGGGCGCTGACCGCGCCCTGTGCGTCGATCTGCACGCCGGGCAGATTCAGGGGTTCTTCGACATCCCGATGGACAACCTCTACGCCGCGCCGGTGATCGCCAGCGACGTTCGTGCCCGATACGGCAAGCGCAACCTCATGGTGGTGTCGCCGGATGTGGGTGGTGTCGTTCGTGCCCGAGCACTCTCAACTCGCCTCGACCACGCGCCGCTCGCTATCGTGGACAAGCGCCGCGAGCGTGCGGGTGTCTCGGAAGTCATGAACATCATCGGCGACGTACGGGGGCAATTCTGCGTGTTGATCGATGACATCATCGATTCGGCGGGAACGCTATGCAACGCCGCCAAGGCGCTCCGGGAAGCCGGGGCGGAGGGTGTCGTCGCCTATTGCACGCATGGGGTTTTCTCCGGCGAGGCTATCGCGCGCATCGATGCTTCGGACTTCCTCGAAGTCGTGGTGACCGATACCCTGATGCCCCGTGGCGGCGACGGATCGAAGGTGCGTCGCATGACGATTGCACCGCTACTCGGGGAGGCGATCAAGCGGATCAGTGACGAGACCTCCGTTTCATCGTTGTTCGACTGATGCACACTGTCGATATGATGAGGGTAGCGGCGAGCATTGACTCGATTAAAGAGCTATCCAGACTGGCAGACATCTTGGTTCGCCGGATGAACGAAGTCTCTGATTTAACCGGACACGATTGTGTTTACGAGCTTCAGAGTTTATCGAGGATTAGATCATGGAAGAAGTAGAACGCATCGCTCGCCTCCTCTGTCGCGATAAGGGCATCGATCCAGATGGTCGTGGCTACGCGATGACCAAGCAGACCGAGCAGCGGCTAGGTAAGGAATACCCGCTATGGCGCTATCAGGCCATGTCGGTTGAACTCGTCCTGCGCGAGCATCAGTCGTGAGCATCGCGCAGAAGATCGCCGCAACACCCGAGCACGGCTACACAGTCGTGTCACTTTCGGGCGACCGCGCGAAAATGTATCGGTTCCGGGGCCTCGCCCTTACGATGCGCGAGGATGGTATCCATGTGCCTATCTTCTTCTCCGCCGGGGTGCTGACTATCCACTTCCCCACCAGCGACATCGACAACTACGAGGTCTTTGCCTGATCAGGAGTAGTACCGCACCATGATGGACCAATCTCTCTCCTGCTTGGCAATCATCGTGGAATGGAGATAGCCGATCTGGTCTGGGAGATTGTCCGCAACGAGACCGACGAAATCGTTGAAGTCCTCGGTGTTGAGCGCCACGGTATCCTCGACAGTGATGAGGAAGGAGATGCTCGACGACTTGGTGCTGATGTGGGCGGGGTCTAGGCGGTTCTGCGCCCGCAGGAGATCAAACAGCGCGTCGCGGAGGCGTAGTTCGAAAAACTTGTCCTCTGGTCCAGTGCGGAGAACATCCCGATCAAGGGTTTCGAAAAGGGCGCGGAGGTCAGCTTTGCGGGCCTCGTCCGCTTTGTTTGCTCGGATAACCGAGAGATCAACGACGTTGCTCATGTGGTATTTAGTGTAGAGTTATTACCGATCTTCGTGATATATTGCTGGAATGATAACTCCGATAGTTGATCTTTATGCGACGTGTTGGTTGCCGGGCGATCAACACTTACCAGAACCGTGGTTCAAGACTCATTGTTGGTGGCAAGATGAAGCCGTGGGCTGGATGAAGCGCCTTGATGGTCTGACGGAAACCGAGAAAAATAAAGCGATGGGCTTGTTCTCGCTTGCGTGCGACCGTTTAATCTTGGCAGCGCCGCGACTTGATGGCATAAACCCGTGATGCACTTCATCGTAAACACGAATCTACAACGCGAGGGCGGCTACTACGCTCTGATCGAACAATTGGAGCGGCAGGGCGTGGGATACACGCTCGTCCGCAAGCCGCCATTCGCGGATTACCTTGTGGCGATGGAGGACGACTTTGACGCAGATGGGCACCAGAAACCCATTATGCTTGAAGGGATCGACGGACCGGTGTTCGTCACCGGCACCACTTCGATGAAGGCGGTGAGCGAGGCTCATGGGTGGCAACCCGGCTACATCGACGCGCCATCGCAGGACGAGTGCTTCGCGGCATGGGACACCCACATGCTCAACCGAGATGCCGTCTTTGGGACGATCGCGGATATCGTGCCGCCGGAGGGTGAGTTCTTCATCCGCCCCGACCTCGATAGCAAGGCCTTCTCGGGCACCACGATGCACGCGTCGGCATTCGAGGATTGGCGTCGCGACATCATGACGATCGACACTTGGACAACAGTGCCGCGTGATCTGCGGGTTATGATTGCGCCGCTGAAAACCATTTGGGCAGAGTATCGGTGCATCATGGTGCGGGGCCGCTACGTGACGGGATCGCGCTACAAGACAGGCGAGACGGTGGCGTACAGTCCCGATGTCGGTGACCGGATCATCCGCTACGCGAATGAGCGAGTGGCAGAATGGTGCCCCCGTGTCGCTATGTGCCTTGATATCGCCGACACGCCGGAAGGGTTGAAGGTCATTGAGACCAACGCGATATCGTCGGCGGGCTTCTACTCGATCGACATGAACATCTTTGTTGGTGAGATCGCCGCGCTGGGAGAATACTCGTGAGAAATTGGTTTGCGATGGCGGGATTACTCACCATCACGGTAGGATTAGGACTCCTCGTCGGATGCGACGTGGACGAGCAACGAGCACGGGCGCGAGTAGGTAATCTCACCACGGTTCAACGGCTCATGGGCGATAGTGTAGTGACTTGCGCGGACGGGAATCAGATTCGGACGTTGGTCTATGACTTCGGCGGCAACTCTACTGCTTTCTCATCCTTCACGATCCTCAACGCTGATGGAACACCGAAGCGTTGCGTACGGCGGGAGAGGGCGGTGGAGACCGTTGAGGTGCCGGAGTGAGCCGCCCTTACACGGAAGAAGAGTCTGTTGAGGCGCTCCTCTCCCATATCGCGGCACTGGCTCATTTCTGGGGCACGACGGAGGGCAGGGATGGCCCGAAAACGCCACTGGAACGCTGCAACGGTTTGGCGTTCTCGATCTTGTCGATGATTGATGGCTCCACGCTTGATCTTCCCGCGATCGATCTCTCCATGTCTCCGCACCCCGACGATCGCGCCTACCATGTTGATAATGACGAAAACTATTGGCAACCCGGTGTGTTCAACAACGAGATGCTCCACGAGCGCTGGCACGCGATTGAGCGCAAGTCATGACCGACTACGAGGCTCTGTTCTGGCAACACCACGATACCGCAATGGATGTGCGAGAAGCCGTCTCGCGCGCCATTGAGATGATGCAGGACGAGGGCTTCGATCCCGCCGTTGATCGTCGAATCGAGGATGCCCAACAGGCAATGATCGATACGCAGCCGAGTTGGGGTTGGCGACTGGCTCGCGTCTGGTCCGCCCTTGGTGTTGATTTCGGTGATGCCGACAGTTTCGACTGGTCGATGCAGCGTGAGTTTATCCGGTTGTTCATGCACGATGAGGGTGCTAGACGGGCAATCCAAGAACGCGATTGTTCATATCCTGCATTGGGTGAAGTGATCCGATGACGATCCGCATTACTACCTCATTGGAAACGCAACGCCTTATCGGTAGCGCTGCTCGGGCTGCCGGGGGATATTTCGCACTCGCGAGGAAAATCGCCGACACGCGCAAACGCGTGATCGATGAGGCGAAGTCGGAACGGAAACAATCATGATCTACTATCTCATCTTCTGCACCATGTCGATGTCCGCTGGTGATCAAGTCTGTATCGCGCCGACGCCAACGCCATCCCAGCGAGCGTGTCGCTTTATGCTGCGGGAGTATCTCGCTCTCGCTGGTACAACGATGGGCGGCGAGGCTCGCGCCAAGGGGCGGTGTCTCGGCGTCGTCAAGTGACCTATACGCATTGTTCTCGCATCCCCTCGTTGTTGTTCGGTGATCTCCCTCCTAGCATCAAGGAAGCGATGTTGCGCAATTCAGTGCGGCTTCCTGATTTGCGATCCGAGTATCAAGCAAAACTCATGAAAATCATCGACGAGTGGTGCACAGAGCATTGCGCGGGCCTGTTCGTCATCAACTTGAAAATAGGTCGCGTCATGTTCGAGAAGGAAGACGATCGCTTCCTCTTCCAGACTGCCACGCCGGGAAAGGATTACAGTGATGATAAACGGTGACACTGAAGTCAAAGTGCGAAGCGAGGGTGACTTTCACCTCGGACTCGCCCTTGATCTCTGTATGATCTATCATACGGGATCGCGCGACGGTGGCGTGACTCACTGGCGCACCGATGGCGACGTGCTGTATTTCGGATGGCACGAATCGATGCAGGGCACGCCCCTTCCCGCGAAGATGAACCGCGATATGCTCGTTCCGCTCATCAACGCTTGGCTGAAGGACGCCGAATACGGTGAGGAGCCCGACATCGACGGTTCTACGGTCAAGGGTTGGACGATCTCCAACCGGATCAAATACGAGGTCAAGGGGCAGTTCTACATTACCTTCGCGGTCTACCCGACATGGCTCGAATACGGGAAATAGCCTAATCGATTTATGTTGCGATCCTGACCGAACTCTCCTATAGGCGGGGGATATCGGAGGATCGTATGGTCGAATATCTGTTGTTGTTGGTTCCGCCGCTGCTCGTCGTCATCGGCATGAAGTATTTCTGTCATGCGGAGATCACGTGGCAGGAGGCGGGAGCACAGGCCCTGATCGCGATCATCCTCGTCACCACCGTCTACTCGGTGTCGAGGTATTCGCAGATGGCCGATACCGAAATCCTCAATGGTCAGGTGACTGCCAAGAGCAAGGAGTGGACCTCCTGCTCGCATAGCTACTCGTGCAATTGCCGCACCGTCACGTCGGGCTCGGGTCCAAACGCCACGACCTCGACGCAGTGCGATACCTGCTATGAGCACCTCAACGACTGGGACTGGACGGTCAAGTCCACGGTGGGGCGCTTCGACATCGATCGGATCGATAGCCGTGGGTCGGAAGAGCCGCCGCGCTGGACCAAGGTGGCGGTAGGTCAGCCGGTGGCGCGCGAACACCGCTATACCAACTACATTCGTGGTGCGAAGGACAGCCTCTTCAATGAGGAATTCCTCAAGAAGAACTATCGCGGCCCGCTCCCCGACTATCCCTCCACCTACGACTACCAATACGCCGATCGGGTTATCGCCACGCCGGGCACCCGTGTCGCCGATCTTCGTGGATGGAACGAACGGCTCGCCATGATGCTGCGTGCGATCGGCCCGGCGAAACAGGCCAATATCGTCATGGTGATGACCCATGAGGGGCCGGGGTTCGCGGAAGCGCTGCGGGGCCATTGGCTGGGTGGTAAGAAGAACGACATCATCGTTGTCGTAGGGACCAATTATCCTGCGATTACTTGGGTGCGCGTCTTCTCATGGGCGCAGCAGGACATAATCAACGTCATGCTTCGAAATGAACTCACCGAATCGAAGACGCTTGACATTGGCCGAACTATGGATATCATCGGCCGCAATGTGGTGACCTACTACCAGCGCAAGCCAATGAAGGAGTTCGAGTATCTGGCCAATGATGTAAGCCCGCCAATGTGGGTGCTCGTCATGGCGCTGATCCTCGGGACCGGAGCATCGATCGGCGCTGGTGTGTACTTCATGCAGAACGAATGTTTCGGACAGAAGAGCAGCTTCGGTCGCTCGCCTTTCCGTCGCTGAAACCTCTATCAAGGAATAATCAATGAATAAGATTTCCCCCATCTTCGTCGCCCTTGGCGTCATTGGCCTCGCCATCGTGGTGCTGGTAGGCGGCTACATTTCGGGCAACAACACCGCTGCGCGTTACGAGGCGAACATCAACGCCTCCTACAAGGACAGCCAGAACGTGCTCGGCCAACTCGCCCCCAAGCTGCGCGAGTCGGTGAGCATCACCAAGGTGCAGGAGGCGGCGCTTCGCAACATCATCACCGGCGCGAACACCTCGCGGTACGGCCCCAATGGCACCGCAGCCGCCGTGCAGGTGATTCAGGAGTCGAACCCGACGCTCGACCAGTCCAGCTACGCGCGGATCGTCGCCATGATCGAGGCGACGCGCAATGACTTCGCGACCAAGCAGCGCCGCACCGCCGACGAGATGCGGGGCTACAAGACCGCGCTCACGACGCTGCCGGGCAGCATGTTCATCAAGATGGCGGGCTACCCCACGGCGGGCTTCATCGAGAAGTACGATGTCGTCGTCCAGTCGAGCCACTCCGACAATGCCTTCAAGACCGGCATCGACGACGGCGTGGACATCAACAGCTTCTAACCGGGTGGGGGCCTCGTGCCCCCATCCTCTATTGGAGAATCGTGATGCCCAATCCCCCTACCCTCAACACACCCTTCGACTGGGCGCTCCGGGTCGCCTCCTCGGTGATCAGCTACCTCTACATGTACGCCTTGGCGCTGATCGTCTTCGTGATCTTCCCCGGCTGGTTCATCAAGATCGTGTGGATGACGGGGGGCGCGACATTCCTCGCCTTGGTGGCGATCGTCATCATCGGGAACGTGGTGCTCCGTAGGGAGGGGCGACTGACGCCGAAGCAATACGCCATCGCGGCGATGCTCGCGGTGGTCTGGCCCATTGCCCTGATGGTCGGCCTCTCCAACGACGTTGAGCGCTACATGAACGGAGAACCGCTGTGACGACACTCGAACGCGCCATGCGGGCACGAGATAAGGTGCGCCAGTCGCCCACCGCGATCAACATCATGGCGTTCTTCGCCGTGATCGACGACATTCCTATTACCCGCTTCGATCCCTCGGTGAAGGAATTCGGTGAGCGCACCTTCACCGACGAAGAGATCACCGCGATGCCGCAGGAGCGTCAGGCCTTCGCCCTCTTGGCGCAAGTCGCCGGGGTGGCGGGTTCGGAGCGTCTCGGTGAGGAGTTGGTGAAGTGGACGCGGGCGCGGTTCCAAGCCATGCGGGAAAACACTTGACCCGCTAAACAATTATGCTAATAGTTCGGTCAAGGAGATCGAACATGGCATCAGCGGCGCAGCAGGTTCATTTCAGCATCGATGGCGAGTGGCTCACGGGTCATGTGCGCGATCTCGTCATCGAAGGCCGCTGGGATCACGCCATGCGGACTCTCAAGGAACTTGAGGGCATGACCGCCGACATCGCGATCACGATCCTGCGCGGCGATAAGAAGCTCGTCGGCGTCAACGATCTCTCGCTCGCCGACGATGATGCGACCGAGTATCGCGCCACGCTCGATCAGATGTTCTCCGGCGTCTTCGTCGATCAGTGGGGGACTTATCTGCGCCCCTACGCGGTAGTGACGGCATGGGGGCAGCGCGATCTCTGTGACGGTGATCTCCCGACGCTGACGCGCGGCAGCACCTTCGCGGATTTCGCCACCTATCGCGGCGGCACGCGCCGCTCTTACCGCAACCCGCTCATCTACGCCGACCACCCCACCGACGTGTCGGTCAAGGTCAGGGTTCCGGAGGGGCAGACGAGCACCTCGCGCGGCGGCAGTCTCGGTGACGAGATCGTCCTGTGCCGTGTCGTCGATGGTTTCCCGCATCTCATCCGGGACTCGCACGGGAACGGTAATGCCGCCGGGGCGATCCGGGAGTTGTTCGAGCGCGGTATCCTTCTGCGCGAGGTTGGTGCCTTCGAGGGTAGCGCAGAGGACGCGGCGGCGATCGTGGAGAAGGGTACCCGCGCCGATGCCGACAAGGTGCTCGATGATGCGCGCAGCGATCCGGTGCGTCTCAAGGCCGTGCTGGAAATCACCCAGCGGATGCAGGACAACAAGCTGGCTGATTATCGCACGCGCATCATCGAGCAAGCCGGTGACGACTTCTTCGATCTCCCCTACCGGGACGGTGACGAGGAGAAGGTAGCGCGTGTCCCCACCGCACCGTTCGAGAACTGGGCGCTGTGGCGCACCGCTGGTGCTGGTTTGGCCAAGCCGTGGCAGACCATCTGCCCTTCGGGCATGAAGATGTATGGCGACGATCCCTATCACACTGACTGGATGGTCGGTGCCGGGCTGCCGCTCGATAAGATGAACGACGACAACTCCACGCTGTCGAAAGTCGCCTTCCAGCGCAACTGGGATATACAGGAGAGCCTGATGTCCTTCGAGGCGGCGGTGCTCTGCGGTGACGGGGACGCCTATGGCGAAGTCGTGCACCCCAAGGCGGGCGAGGAAGTTGAGCCGGATCAGATCGCGGTTATCCCCGCCGCATCGGCGCGGTATCTCGCTGCCGCGATCACGGCACGGGCCGTGATTGTTGAACAGGGCGGCGCGATGGCGCATCTCGTCACCGTGGCACGGGAACAGGGCGTGACCATCATGCGAATGGAGGGTGCTCGCACCAAGTATCCGGTGGGCTCGCGCGTCACCATGCGTCCCTCGGAGGGCGTCATCCGAATGGCAAGCATCCCGGTCCGCGATGCCTTCGGGGACATCGACTAATAATGACATCACGGCTGTCGCGAGGTAGTCTCTTCCCTCATATCAGAGAGGTGAAGATGTTCGAGACTGCACGCGACAGCAAGGTGTATAAGCGCGCCGTTGATCGCGCCATGGAGAAAGTCACCCTGCCGAGTGCGGAGGAGACCTTCCTGACCTTCATGCGCCGGGTCGCCATTGCGGGGATTGAGGCGTTCGAGGACGAGATCGATCAGGGGCGTTACGCGCGTTCACGGGACTTGCGCGATGCGCTATCTGGACTATACTTCCGAACAGACCTCGATCCGGAATTGAAGACGATGATCGGGACGGTTCTCAAGCTTTAAGGAACGACATGGGCAGCACCGACGCCGTATGCGGTATTTCAGGCATGGCTATTCCCGAAGGCGGCGAAGTCGTCACGATGATCATCCAGCGCAATCCGCGCCAAGGTGATCTGCCCCTCTACTCATTTTCCTCGTGGTACCCCGCCTCTCCGCTGGTTCGGGGCACCTATGACGACTACCTCTCGGTGGCTATCGACGATGATGCAACGGCGGCATGGCGGGCCACGCAGGAAAGTGCTCGCCGGACATGGCGGATCAAGACTTTTCCGGCGACGGACCAGCATGGCGAGCGCACCGTGCATGTGCCGCATCGGCTCGACTACACATATACGATTGACGGCCAGAGACAAGAGATTGGTGATTCAACAGACGATGATACGAAGCTCTGCGACTTCGCCCTCTGGATGGCGCACGCCGAAGTATTCGATTATCTCGCCGCCACCGTGGAGATCGACTTCGATTATCTCGGGAACCAGCGCTACACCGAAGGCGTGATCGCAGATGCGATCGAGGACGCGAAGGCGAAGGGGCTGGCGCAGATGCGTGGGGAGGAACTCCCCTTCTTCGTCACCGATTATCTCGCGCGCTTTCCCGACGACACGGCGAGTATTCCTCGGCTGATCCGTTCTCGTTCACCTTGGGCGCACCCCTCGACGGGATGCTACTCGCCCCTGTTCGACTTTTACGACGAGCACATCTGGGATGCCTTTGAGGCCGGAAAGATGGAGGAGGTGGCGCGCCTGATCTCGTGGTGGGGTGGCTCCTCTACGATCATGCTCATCCTGCAAAATCTGCGGAAACAGCTTTGTGACCCCGGCGCGGTAGGGCAGCAGCACGGGCACGATCAGCCCTTCGAAGCCTTGGCGCGGGCGATCGGCCGTCAGGCCGAAGCGCACCGCTACCGTTTCGGCAATGGTGAGGACGAGGCGTGACCGCTCGCCCCTCCACAGTAAAGCGCCAGTCCTGCACCTGTCAGAAATGCCAGCGTTCGTGGGAGGACTTCCCCGGCCAGTGGGCGGATTACTACAATGGCTGCCCGTTCTGCGGTCATCTCTACTGGACGGTAAAGGCGGAGACAAGAGATGATTGAACAGGCGATACCCGGCTTCTTCGCTCTGGCTCTAGCGGGTTTGGGGTATGTCGCGTATCTACGCGACAAGGCACAGACCAAGAAGCGTCAGGCTAGTGATGAGACGAGAGAACAATGAAGGTAGGTTTCTACGCGGGATCATTTGATCCCATTACACTCGGTCACCTCGACATCATTGAGCAAGCCGCTCGCGTGTTCGATCGCCTCCACGTCGAGATTGGCATCAACCCGCGCAAGACGCCGATGTTCAGCATCAGTGAACGCGCGGACATGATCGAGGAAACGCTGGCAGAACGCCGCCAGCGGAGCGTTCCCGGTCAGCATCACTGCACGATCGAGGTCGGGACGTATTCGGGGGCGCTGATGGATCGTGCCGACGCTTTAGAGGCTACCGCAATCGTGCGCGGCCTTCGTCAGATCAGCGACTTCAACGATGAGTTTACGATCAATGGTATGGTGTCTCGACTCCTGCCTGAAGTCCCGATGGTCTATTTCATCTGCCATCACGAGTTCCTTCATGTCTCGTCATCGAGCGCGAAAGAACTGGCTCGCTACGGCTACCACGCCGAGATCGACTGGATGGTAGGTCGGGCAGTTCGAGACAAGCTACGCGCCCAATTTGAATAATGCGCCACCGCAGTGGTCTCGATAGTATCTGGGTATGGAAGAAGAATATCCCGAGTTCCTCCACCAGACGCTATCGAATGGAACCACTATGGAAGACGTTTTTCATATCAAGACTGCGATGAATGTCCTTGCGACGTGGAAGGGCAGCTTCTCCGACGAATCGTTCCTGCGACTCCTCATTGATCGCTTCCCCGGCCAGATCGCTGGTCCGACCGGCTGGGTGAACGAGATCAAGCGCCGCGAGAAAGAGTATTTCGACGCTAACCCCGACGCTTCTTCGGTCTTCGTGCCTTATGCGAAGTTCCTCACAGAGACCGACATCGCCACGATCATCATCGATCCCGTCCTCGACTTCGTTGAGGGTGCTCGCGGTCCGATGCCCATCACTACCACGTGCCGCACCCTCGCAACCGTGCTCGAATTGTCCGAGCCGGAAACGATTTTGCTCCAACTCGCCATCGACATGAAGAGCATGAACTATCCCTACGAGGCCTTCTACCCTCGTATGCTCAACATCTTCGACAATCGTGAGAACGGATTGGCGGCGATCCTCGGCCTCACCCGCGAACAGGTCCGACAAGCGACGACCGGATTCTTGGTCAAGAGCGGCTTCATCGTGCCCACCGCCTATCCCGAGGGCTATTACCAGATCGCTGCCGTGTTCGAGGACAGCTTCGACAATGCCAACATCGAGATCGGCGACCTCGACGATCTTCTCTTCCCGCAGACGATCTCCACCGATCTCACCGTGGAGGATTATGCCCACGTGGAGGTCGATGTCACTCGCACCGAGAAGATCGTCAACAACGCGCTTTCGTCGCGCGTGCCGGGCACCAACATCCTCCTGTGGGGACCGGCGGGGACGGGTAAAACCGAACTAGCCCTTGCCTTGGCGGCGAAGAACGGCTGGAAGCTGAAGTCGATCGGCGACATCTCGGCAAGCGACGATGGTGAGAAATCGCGTGCACAGCGGTTGGGAAGCCTCAAGATCGCTCTGAAGTTGTTCAACACCGACACCAACACGGTGCTGCTCTTCGATGAGATCGAGGATTTGTTCAAGGTTGATAACAACGCTACCTTCTCCAAGGCATTCATCAACCGGATCATCGAGACCACCACGGTGCCGATCATCTGGACGACCAACTCGCTCCTCGCCTTGGGGTCGCCGGTGCTGCGCCGCATGACCTACAACATCCACTGCACCACACCCTCGAAGAAGGCCCGGCGCGCTATGTGGGAGAAGTATGCGACCAACTACGGGGTCAAGCTGGACGCCGACACCAAGACGATGCTCGACGCGTTCGACATCTCTCCGGCACTGATCCGCAATTCGATGCGGGTGACCGCATCGGCACTCGCCGCCGACGCAGAGGCGAGCCAGAAGGACGTGCGCGAGATCGTCTCCTCGCTCGATCGTCTCGTCAACTTCGGCGAGAAGCGTAAGTTCGATCTTGGTGAGCCCGAAGACCCGTTCTACGACGCCTCATGTGCCAACACGGAGATCGACCTCGATAACTTCACCGCGCGCCTCATGGATGCCAAACCGGGCTTCTCCCTGTGCCTCTACGGTCCCCCCGGAACCGGCAAGTCCAAGTATGGGCGCTATCTCGCTGCCAAGATGGGCAAGCAGGTGCTCTTCAAGCGCGCCAGCGATCTTCAGTCGATGTGGGTCGGTGAATGCGAGAAGAACATCGCCCGCGCCTTCGAGGAGGCTCGTGAGGACGGCAAGGTGTTGATCATCGACGAGGGCGATACCTTCCTGCGCAATCGCGAGCGCGCCAAACAGTCGTGGGAGGTTAGTCAGGTCAACGAGATGCTCTCCCAGATGGAGTCGCATCCCCAGCCCTTCGTTCTGACCACGAACCTGATGGACGACCTCGACCCCGCATCGCTGCGTCGCTTCACCTTCAAGATGAAGTTCGACTTCATGACGCCCGCACAAGCATCACGCCTGTTCGAGCGCTACTTCAAGGTCAGGGCACCGGCGGCGATCATGCGTAACCATATCCTCGCGCCCGGCGACTTCGCCAACGTGAAGAAGCAGGTGGAGATTCTGGGCCTTCACGACGCCGATGCGATTTACAAGATCGTCATGGACGAGTGCGCGCAGAAGCCGAATTACCGCCGCGATATCGGTTTCTGATCCGATCCTCCATTCCGGGACCAAGCCTTACCGGCTGGTCCCGGAGAATGGGCTGGCATGATCCCGCCAACTGCTCATTGGCGGCGATCTCCACGATGAGCATCGAGATCGCACCGCCGATCGCCCACCGCTCCCGCAAGCGCCACCACGGAGTTTTGCGAAGGTGTGCCCTTAGGGCATCTCGCTCTCGGGTCTGACGGTCGATGACAAGCGAGATCGGGATTACGGGTTCGGCGCAGTTCATGCGAACATCTCCGCCAAGGCAGCATCCCACTGGCGCGGTGCGAAGCGACCTCTGGGATAATCGTGTAGTTCCGTGGTGCGGGCACGGAGATGGATGGTGGAGGCGGCGATATCGGCCAATGCCCCCATCTCCTCCACGGTTGTCTTGGCCACGACGGTGAGGAATTTACGCCGCTGACCTCGCGGCGGGAGGCGGACTAGGCCGCTGTCGCTCGATAGAATCTTGACGCTGGTGCTCGACAGTTTCACGAGCAGGGCTTCGATGTCGCTCTTCGGCGTCATCATCGAGAAGAACATCTGATGTTCGAAGGTTGTCATACCGCCCCGATAGCAGAACCAAGGCGGTATGACAATCCGAACTAGGCGGGCTCGGCTTCGAGTTCGTTCTTATCCTCGATCTCATTGCCGTCGCGATCGTCGTCGCGATGATCGCTTGCGTGGGAAACCCGCTTGTCTTCCGAAGACGCAGAGGCGTCCGAAGGACTACCCGTAGCGATAGGCCGATCCTCCGGAATGGAGTCGTAGGTCATCTTTACCAACGCGGGAACATCCTCGGGAAGGATCGACCGATTGTTCACGAAATATGCTTCGAGGATTTGCACCGTCTGCTCGATTCTACTCATTGCTGGGTTCCCTATGCTTGAGGATTGTAAGAATCTCACGGGCGATCTCGCCCATCTGTTTCGTCGCGTCAACGACAAAATAGGTATCGCCGTGATAGTGTGCCATCACGGCCTCGGTCTGATTGTGGTAGCGAGATAGCCGCGCCCGAAGGGCATGGGGGTTGTCCTCCTCCCGGCGTTCCAACCCGGTTGAACAACGATCGCATACCATCTCGGTCAGGGGCGGCTTGAACACCACATGGTAACCGGTGCCGCAATGGGGGCAGACGAGCCGACCCGCAATGCGTTCGATGAGTAGTTGATCAGCGATTCGCAGTTCTACCACGTGGTCGATCGTCATCCCCATAGAGGCGAGTAGAGCATCGAAGACTCTGGCTTGCGCCACCGTGCGGGGGAAGCCATCGAAGACATAGTGGAGTGCTGGATCGAGGTTCGTGCGGATCAGCGCGATGGCGGTCTCGTCGGACACGAGGTGGCCCGCGTTCATATCAGCGGTGATGTTCTGCCCGAGTGGTGTCCCGGCCCTCATCTCGGCACGGAGCAACTCGCCAGTCGATAACGGCACGTAGCCGTGATCGACTAGGAGGTGGGCTTGTGTTCCTTTGCCCGAGCCGGGCGGACCAAATAGAATGATGCTCACCGCCCCCGTATGCGTAGGGGTGGGCGCGCCGTCAATGGGGGCGGGTAAACCCACGCAGCTTGATTGGCGGATTGGGATCGCGCTTCATCCGAAAGCCGTTTTTCGCATCGCCGAAACCGGTCACGAAACCGAAGCGCTGATACCACTCGACCAGTTTCTTGGTCGGAGTATCCGCGTACCCGTAAGCCAGCAGTGACAGGGGGACATTGAGTTCATCAGCGATCTCACATATCGCCTTGAGCGCCACGGTGCCGCTACCCTTGGTCAGCGAGTCCATGGAGTTGATGTGCACCTCCTGATTGCCCCGACTGGGCTGGCAGTGGACCGAACAGTCATGCACGATGAAGGCTTTGGGATCGAGGGGGTGATCGCGTGAAATAGCCTCAAGGCGCTTGAAGAAGTTTTCGACGGGTGATCCCTCAATTGGCACGCCGCTCAACTTGAGGATTGTCTCTAGCAAATCCATGTGGTATTTAGTGTTATGGAGTCACCCCGTTTCACGCTTGTCGATCCAGTGACAGGTCTGTACTGGACCCAGAATCTCCCGGCTGATGTTTTCTGGGGTAAAGACGCAGCGGCCGATTGGATACCACGTTTCCAAGGTAACCCTCACTTCGAATATAGCGAAGGACGAATCAAACTTCTGTGGAACCGATACGAGCATGTGCGCCGCCGTCGCGGTGATTCCACAATCCCGGAACTCATGCTGGAACCCCACGTCGTCATCGTGAAAGCGATGCCCCGCCGCGCGCTGGTACTCGAACCCTTTGAATCATTCTGCCTCACCGTCAATCGCGCGCATGGGCATGTGCTCACTACCGCGATCACGAAAGTGTGCGAGCACGCTCCCCTGTACGCGATCAAGCGCCGAGGGAGGACCAAAGCTGTCGCCGATGTGCTCCCTGACACAATCCTCCACGAAGGCATGTATCTCTTCTGCTTCAACGAAGACGATCTCGCGTTGGCCAAGATCGCGCTTGGGGCTAACATCGCACAGACTTATGATTTGCGGGACTATCGATGATCATCTCTTTGCGTGAGACGCCCTTCCGTTATGTGAATTGGGGCAAGACCATGGGCGAGAGTATGGCTCGCTCTTGGATGCATACTCGCGCCCGCGATGCCCTGTATGATCTTGGCATCTATTATCGCTTCATCGGTTATGGCTTCCATTCGTTTGGGGGTACGGTTGTAAATCCATACTGTCTATACTTCGTTGATATCATTGATCCCGATGAGACTACATTGACGCTCCTCGCGCTCTCGATAAAGATCGAGACTAATGTAGCGCTTGATTCGTCGCAAGCGGTTTGTCAGCTTTCCGAATTTGCTTATCGCCAGCGTTCCGGCGTTGGAGCCGACGAGCGGGAATGGGAAGCCGCTCTATCCAATCCTCCAGTTCGCAAAGTGATTAAGCATTGTTGTGAATAATGCGGTGATGGTGAGGGCGGGGTTATCCTGCCTCCATGATATCGTTGATTGAACAGATGAACCGCCTCTCCGATCGCGACAAGAAGTCGCTGTCGCAGAAAGGTCTAAAGGCCGGTGAAGAGGTGGGGGAACTCGCCAAGGCTATCCTCCCCTACGAGGGTGCGCACGGCACTCATCACCGCGTCCCGAGTGCGGACAAGATCGCCGAAGAGTGCGCGGACGTGATCTTGGTCGCATATTCGATTATGCGACAGGTCGGCTATGACGCGGATGCCATGATGGCGATGCTACAGCGCAAGACCGATGTCTGGGAGTTGATCCTCGACAACGAGGACCGCACTGACTGTGATAATCTCGACTTCGAGATGCACATCACCGTCGAGAGCGCCACGAGCATCGACGACTTTTCGGCAAGCTGCCGCGAAATCGGAGTTAAGCCGATCGTGCTCGATCTCTACGGCCACGGTGAGGTCAACGATGTCATGACCTCTTCTACTTTCCGGGGTTCGACCAAGCAAGCGGTTGACCATTGCCGCGATCTCGCCGCACGCTTGCGTGAGATGGGGTATCGTGTGCTTCGAGAGAAGATCGAGACGGTGCCGTGGCATCCCGCTGCGCAAACTAAATCGGCGCGCCCCTCCGCCTATTTCGAAGCCCACTTCGCTTTCGATACCCCCTACCCGGCACTCCTGCGGGAGTTCTGCCGCAACGCTGACATTCATCTATCCCGCAACATGATGAAGAAGGGTGGGGCGAGCGTCTCAATGGGGACTTACCGCGTTGATGCTACGGAGACCACCGCATCGCAGTTTCAGGCCAGCGTTCGCAACATCCGTGACATGGCTGATGCGGCGGGGCACCGCGTCACCAAGATACCCCATACGGAATACGCCCTCCATGATACTAACGAGCGTCACGACAAGGAATGGATCAACGCATGAATGTCCTTCAGCGCGTGCGGGAAGCACGAAGTCAACTCAAGGCACGGGGCCAGTCCGAACACGCTAACGCGGACGCAATCGAAGAATTGTTCGCTCGCGCACAGGAGATCATCACAGAGATGAACGCAAAGAAGCTTGCGGCGATCCGCGAGGCAGAGAAGCCGTTCCTCGACGAGTTGGAACAGATCGATCGAGAGATGTCCATGTTCATCACGTTGTCGGCATGAGCGTCGTTTGGTGGAACCCCCTCAAGAGGTGCATGACAAGCGACAGCTATTGCACCTCTGATAGTGAATTCGTCGATCTTCGATCAAAGGTCACTGACAACGGTCAGTTTCTGATTGGCACGACGGGTGACGCGCGCCTTCGTTCCTATCTCGCCACGCATGTGCGACGCGGAGAAAGCGTTAAAAGGCCTGATTTTGACTGCGCGAATTCTTCCGCTCTGCTGTTCGACAATACAATGAACCACCTGTTGCTCCTGACTGTTACTGCTGATGACTTTCGGTTGTATGAACTCAATCATGAGCAGTATTACGCAATCGGTTACGGAGCCTCTGTGGTTATGGTCTTGAGCGATCTTGGATACGACGATGCTGCAATTGGCGAGGCGCTGGTCAAACGGATCGCCTTCGTTGCTGCCCCCTTTCACACCATGGATGCTTGATGTCACAGTCGATCAAATTCCCCCCTGCCCACTATGTTGGCATGATCACCAACCGCAACGGTGACGATCTCCCCCTTGGCTTCATGACCCCCGATGGCGACGACGCTGCCGCAAAGAACCGCCGCGCTAGTGTCGATGCGTGGGTGGCTCAGAACCACGGGCACCGTTCCAACCACCCCAAGGCGGTGGTGATGCCCAACACTGCGATGGCGGGTTTCCGGCTGCTCGACGATGTGCGTCGAGATTCCAGTTGGGGGTCGGGTAACGTGAAGTGGCGCGTAGAAGACCCGCGTGGCTTCGAGTTGGAGATATCATCCCCAAACCTCATGAACATCCTCGCCTCCACTGTGGTGGATCAGGGTGAAGTCCTCGATCGATGTATCTGGGCACGGGAGGGCAAGGAGAACATTCTCGTGCCGCTATCGAGCGAGGTCTATCAGACCGCTGTTGCCAACACTGCGCGTGAGGCAAAGACCGCCTCGATCAAGGATACTCGCCCCGGTGACGCTGTAGTGCTTCGCAACGGCGACACGGGCATCTATCTCGGTCGAATGAACATGATCGATTGGGATTATACCGGTGGGTATAATCGGACACCCGCGCAGCCTATTACAGTCAAGCTGTTGCCTCGACACGTCTTTGTCTCTGTGGTTGATCGCAACATCTTTTATGTTTCGGCGACGCCGAAGCTGTCAGAAGTCACTCCGGGAACGCCGATCTCGCCCGACGAGGCGGAAAACAACATCGCGGCGTGGATCGCCGATGGCTTCAAGCGTAACGGATCGAGCTACGGATCGCTCGGCTTCACGTTCAGCAAAACCCTCCCCACTGTGACGAGGGAGAAAGTCGTGGAGACGTGGGACAAACAGAGAGGCCATTGCGTCTTCGAAGTCAACGGAGAGTTCTGGTCACCCTCCTACCTCTGGGAGTCATCTGATGAATTCAGCGCGAAGTTGATCGCTCGTGAAGACTGGGTGGATGGCAGCTTTATCCGACCGATAGGGTGGCGTAGTGTCGATCAGGACTTCAAGAAGAGCGATCTCATCGCAGCCGGGGTCACGCCCACGCGTGTCGTCTCGGTGATCACGACTGATGCGGGCGCGAGGTTCATTGTCGGGCATTGAGGATTGACTGGAGGGTGGGGGTGCGCTATACCGAACTGTAAGGAGCAGTTTATGGCCACCACCACCCAGTATAATCCGCAGCGCGATATCGATGCGCGCCTCCGCGAGGCAGGGGCGTCGAAAACCGTTTACGCGCTCATCACCCCAGAGACGGAGGAGATGAAGGCGGAGGCGATGGGCTTCAATAGCCCGGAAGGCCGCGCCGCTTTTTTCGACCAGTTTCGTCGCGCGTGGACGGGCCAGCAGGATGCCCTGCACGAGGATTTCTTCGACACTTGGGAACAGTGGGCGGATCGTGCGGTCAAGTTCAACCGCGACGCCTACCCCTACCACTACCCCACCGCTGGTGCGAGCGAGGGGCTACGGCACCTCATCTACGATTTCGCAGCACGCGGCGGACGAACCGTTCACGTCTTCCGTGGCGAGTATGAGGGGTACAAGTCGCTCGCTGAAGCCGCCGGGCTCACTGTCGAGGAGCACGATCGCGACAACTGGCGATACGACCTGATCGAGAACGATCGGCTACAAGCCGAGTTTACCGGATCGGACGAGCGGATGTTCTTCATCAGCCAGCCGAGCGCCATCGACGGGATGGTATGGCAGGACTTCAACGAGTTCGTCGCCGATATGGCGCAGTCGAGCGTGGTAGCCGATGTCACCTATGTGGGGGCGGTGCCGGAGTGTGCCCTGACAACCCGCATCGACCTCGACGCGATCTCGATTCGCAACATCGTGTTCAGCCTCTCCAAGCCGTTCGGCCTCTACTATGATCGCGTCGGCGGCATCTTCTGCCGCGACGAGGATGGTGGACTGTTCGGCAACAAATGGTTCAAGTCTCTGACCGCACTGATGATCGGCACCGAGATGATGCGTCGCTTCGGTGTGTTCGATTTCCCCAATGCCCTCGCACCCGTGCAAGAGCGGATGATCGAGAAGGTCAACCGGACCCTTGGGCTCACGTTGCGCGCCGCCGATGTCTTTCTTCTCGGCACCAGCGACGAAGGCGGTGACGATCCTCTGCGCACCTATCTGCGTCGCGCGGGCAAGCTGCGTGTCTGCCTGACGCCCGGCATGGCGCAGGAGATCGGCACGGCCGGTTTCGTGGGGGACGAGTGATGGCGACCTTCTACGTCATCCGCTTCGCACGAACCGTTTCCGCGAGCGAGTTGTTCGGTCACATCAAGCCGGGCGTCCATGGCGATTACGCTATCATCGAAGCGGGGTGTTACTGGGGCTCGGGCATCGATCCGAGTACCTTCAACGTTTCGTTTGATAAAGCCCGATTTTTCACCAAGGCCGAAGCGGAGCGTCGCTTTGCAAACCTTGCTATCGACTATCCCGCCGATGTTGCGGCGATCCTTCCCGTGCAGGTGGAGGAACCGGCATGAAGATCGCTGCCGTCCTCGTCGAGCGCGATGATATCCACGACTACATGATGGGCCTGTGGCAGTCCGATGTCTTTCGAGCGTCGCACCTCGCGGGCACTTTCGTGCATGAACAGGTGGAGCGGTTCGCGTGGCTGCCGCGTGTCTTCGCAACAACCACGAACGACTACCTTGAGCGCAGTCATTTCTGCACGTGGTGGAATGTCGTGATGCTTCGCGACGGCTACACCAATCCGATCATCCACGACCTCTACTACCTGCATGAGATGGCTCATGCGGCGACGATGCCGTATCTGCGCGATATCTCCATGACTGCGTGGTCGGAGAAGATGCAGCGCAACGAACTCGAAGCTAGCGTCTTGTCCGAGATCGCGGTCTACTTCGAGATGCCCGGCCTTCGCGAGTGCAGCTTCCCGCATCCCATCTACGCCGATCGCTTCCTGCTCGATCCCGACATGCGCGATCTGTGGTCGGCCAACCCCGCAGCGGCGATCGACACGCTGCGCACCATGCGGCGCGAGGTCATGACCGGGCGGAACGATCTGCTGCTCGATGATGCGGAGCGCTGGATCAGACGGTTCGCCGACCAGAACGCCGCATGGGCGGTGTCGTGGTCGCACCGCTACCTCGATGTCGAGAACTTCATGGCGGCATTCCGCCCTTTGGCGGCGCGCAACCGGGCAGAGGCGGCGGCGCAACACGTTGCGTGGATCGGCGCAGAAGCGGCGCGAGACCCCGTGGACCTCATTCCCTTCCGGGATGAGGCAGAATTGTTTTCGCCCTTCTACTGGACGAATAAGCGGCGTTATGAGGCTGCGATGCAGGAAAGGTGATCCGCTAAATACGGGATGCGCGATCTCCTCAATATCCTGAACGAAACCTCCCTCCTCACCGAGTCCCGCAAGGACTATGAATCGATGATCAACCCGGTGCTGGATGCACTGGGGAAGCCCACGGGCGAGGGGAGCAAGATCGCTGTTGATGTCAACGCGACGCTTCGTGACAAGATCATCAAGCGTTGGGGGGAGATCGTTGCGGAGGCGATGAAGACGCTCAAGAAGGCGGATCGTGTCACATGGTTCCTCCGCGCCATGCGCATCGGTATGGTGGGATCATATGCGAAGCATCTTGATCCGGTCCGAACAAGTAAGATGGTGCGCGACTTCGAGGCTCGCTCTGGCACGCCGTTCGATCAGGATCACTTCCCCCTGATGGCAGCCCTGCCGGAATTGGAGCACTTCCTCTCCCTCCCCATCCCAGAGATCGCCAACTACCAGTTTCGCTTTCAGTCATGGACTGAAATCCACTCCACCTTCGTGGCGGCGGAGAGCCGGTGGAAGTCCACGGTCGAGAACAGCTTCGTCGATGATGATTGCAAGACGATCATCGATTTCAAGAACGGCTGGTTCTGGGTCAACACCGAGCGGGCATCCTGCGACAAAGAGTCACAGGCGATGGGGCATTGTGGCAACTCACCGCGCTCACGCAGCGATGATCAGCTATTGAGCCTTCGCAAGAAGATCATGGTGGGAGATCAGGCTCGCTGGGAGCCGCACCTGACGTTCATCCTCGCCCGTGATGGGTTCCTGACCGAGATGAAGGGTCGGAACAACGACAAGCCAGTCGAGAAATACCATAAGATGATCGTCGCCCTGTTGGCCGATCCGATCATCAAAGGTATTCGTGGTGGAGGTTATTTGCCGCAAAACAACTTCTCGATGGATGATCTGGACGCTGGTCTGCGGAACAAGCTGATCGAAGAGAAACCCGAACTCGGCTCAACATGGAACCTGTATGAGAAGTACGGTCTCACTGATGCGGTCTTTGATCGCGTTTGTGAACGACTGCGGACCCACGGGTTGGAGGAGCCGCACGAATTCGATGCCGACACGGGAACCATCGTAATATTCGATGGGACGCTTGCAAAATTTGCTGTGGGCGAACTTGATCTCGACTCCGATGTCGTCAATCTCGCGACCGGTGATCGTGACGAGATCGAATGGCTGGACACCAGCCCAGCGGAGGGTTTGCGCATCATCGAGGGGTTGGACGAAGACCCCGACACCGAGCACGACATCATCGGTCTCATTGCCAGCCTGATCCACCTCGACAAGGACCAAGCCATCGACGGTCTCCTCCACACATTCCCGAAGTCGGTCGCATCGATCTGGGACGAGGTGTGGGAACAGGTTCGCACCACGGCGCACGATCAACTCGTCTCATTCGTTGATAATCAGTCGTTTGACTACCGCGCCCTGATGGTCACGGTCACCGGTGACAACGTTCGCGTCACGGTAGACGCAGAGACTCTGATCAACGATATCGCGTCTGTCATCGACAAGGACGAGAACATCGATGACGACAACAACTTCGAAGCGTCGGTACGATCAGGGCTGTGGTTTGAAAAGGACAGCTACGGCTATGACGCCGACCCGGAGGAGGCTAATGAGCCGAAGCTAGACGAGTACGAGGCAGAAGCGTTCCGCGCATTGTCTCGGCACATCCGAGGCCTGTTCGACCACTCCGACCAGTTGGAATTCGGTTTCTGATCAGGCACGTGGCAAGGAGGGCTTTGTATCCTCCTCGCCCGCGAAGGGATCGGTGGGGTTCTTCCGGGATTGCTCCGCTGCACAAGCGCGCAGTCCCGCGACCGCTTGGCCGCTACCCTTGAGGCTGAAGCTCTTCAACAGCACATCCCCATAGAAGAAGGCCAGCATGTCGTATCGTGCGACATCGACGAGGAATTCGGCGCTCATCTTGCGGGTGAAATGGATGCGACCATCGACCTCGAAGGTCTTGAAATCCTTTTCGCCCCAGCCTTCATCGAGCGAACCGCTCACCCCGCGATTGGCAAAATACGTGTTCAGCTTTCGCGACTCGCCGCCCTTGAGCGCCTTGACGCTCGGATCACTGAACGCGACCGCTACCTCGTTGGTGCGATCGTCGTAAGTGATCATCAGCGAGGAGTTGTTGTCGAACTCTCCGTAGAGCGCGCAGTCGTTCGTATTACGAGCCACGTTCCAGTGGTCGTAGTGGCGATACGGCTGCAACTCTCCGACCGCCGGGGTGGCAATCAACAGGGCCGTCATGCAGAGAAGGCGAGCGAACATTTGAATTCCTTTCGTGATCGTGATGCCGAACTATCCCCTGCGGGTCAAGCGACAAAATCATCCGCTCGCCGATACACGCCCTGTATCAACTCCTTACAGGTAAGGAGGTAGTTCATCATCGTGACATCGAAGCCCTCGAAGCACGGCAGTGAGAGATCGTTGGAACGGATGCGGTCGATGCGACTGCGCGGAATATTCTTGCGGTTGAGCGCCTCTCGCCACGCCGTCACCGAGGCCGGGTAATCGACATCGTGACGCTCGGTGCAGAATAGAAGCTCTCGCTCCACCGCTGCGAGGAGGGCGTGGTAATCCGGAAGGGCGACGATCTCGAAACCATGCACCCCATCGCGCTCCTCAACCGGCTGCATGACGGTCACGCCGAAGTGCTCGACCAATGCCGTGTAGCTGGCCAACAAGGACTGGCTGCTCGGCAAACTGGGCTCCCAATAGAGGGAAACCCATTGCGGCTTGATGATCTGTCTGGCGTTCAGACTATTGAGCAGCACCGAACCACTCGGGCTTTAGTTCACGAAGCTGACGCAGCGACGATTCCGCCGATGTGTGGGTGATCCACAGACCACCAGCCTCCTCCCACGCCGCACGATGCTTCTCGCGATCGTCGATCAGGACATCGCCGGGCTGCATGTGGAGGCGCTTGTCCTTCGCCATGCAGGTGATCATTTTCGTATCCGGGAAGTGATGCTTCGCCCACGCCAGCTTGTCCGCTGGTGCCCAATCACCAAAGGGACAACCGGTCAGGATGATTGGATCGAGATGGCGCACACCCTCGTAGAGGACCATCGCATCGGGCATCAGCGGCAGGGCGCGGAAGAACCCCTGCCCCTCCGGGCAGCGATAGTGCCGAAGCTCTCGCCAGAACGCCTTCGACTTGAACTTGGCCTCGTACTCACCCGAGGGCATTCCGAGGATTTGCTCTGCGAGTGTATCGAAATCGGCGAGGACACCATCGCAATCGATGAAGATTTGAGGAGGGTGGGTAGTAGTCATGTGGTCTCCTTTACAGTAATGATTTCGTTTGTCAACGCTACAATATAGCGAAGCCGTGCAGCGTTCAGTATGATTGTGCATGACCGGAACAGAAGTCCAGATTGGCGATCACCGAATAACGCACGGCGAGTGCCTCGCCGTGATGGCCAAGATACCAGATCACAGCATCGACTTCGTTCTCTGCGATCCCCCTTTTGGAACCATCAATTGGAAGTGCCCAGAGAAGTGGGACAATGTGATTCCTTTCTCTGATATGTGGTCTGCTTATTGGCGCGTCCTGAAGCCCAAGGGCGTTATCGCGCTATTCGGCAACGAACCCTTCTCTACGCTGCTCAAGGCGAGCCAACTCACCCGATACAAATACGACTACGTTTGGCGCAAGTCTCGTCCCGGTGGATTCGCGAACGCGAAGGTAAAACCTTTGAAGCAATATGAGTTGATTTCGATCTTCTCCGAGGGGACGACTTCACCGGGTCGGCCCAACAACATGCCCTATTACCCGCAAGGTTTGGTCCGCTGCGAAAAGAAGGTCAAGAACAGCGGCAACTCCCGTATCGGCTTCACCGTTCGTAACGGTAATCCGGCCGAGTACGTGCAGGAGTGGACCAACTATCCCGGCGATGTATTGGAATACGCGAACGAAAACGGCTTTCATCCCACGCAGAAGCCAGTCCCGTTGCTCGAACATCTGATCCGCACTTACTCAACGGAGGGCGGCATCGTCCTCGACAACACGATGGGGAGTGGCTCAACCGGCGTGGCGGCAGCAAAGAGTGGTAGGCGCTTCATCGGCATCGAGCAAGAGGAGAAGTATTTCGCCATCGCGGAGCAGAGGATCAGGGAGGCGTGCCCCGATCCCGATGATCTCATTCAGCTTTAGACGATCTTGAGTAATGGGTGTTCGATCAAGTCGGTGAAGGGTCGCGCACCCTCCTCGGTCATGGCAATCGCGTGAGCGGCCTCGAAGGCCTCGCTCGTCATCTCGATCGAGGCGAGGAAGCGCGACAGCGGCGTGATCCCGCGATCGGTGATACAAAACTCTTCGGCCTCGGTTCTCACGGATACTGGGCGGGAACCTTCGCGCGATAGCGGCTGGTAGAAGTCGAATGGGCGGATGAAGAATCGCTGACGCAGCTTCTGCTGATCGATGACGAACACTACACCGCCCTTGGCCCACGTGCGAGCGAAGCGGGGGTTGCGGGTCAGCGATACACCACTGATGAGATTAGGGCGACCGGGCGCGAAATCGAAGCCGAGCCGTCGATAATTGTGCATCGTATGGGGGCGGAGCGTATCGGAGGCCAGAATCTGAACAGCGGTGGCGAGGGGAGCGCCATGATAGAGGTGAGCATCCCGCACCCCCTCTTCGATAATCTCGCTCCAACGCATCCACTATTTAGGAATACTCGGAACGCACTCGCTCCACTTCATCCGCGATCCGGATCAAGGCGGATCGCCATCTCGCGTCCTCCACCTCGAACGCCACCAGACGGAGACGCGTCGGATCGAAGGTCTCCGTCCAGTAATCGTGCAAGTGGGAGGGGGCGTTAGTCGGCGGCGTATTCGACACGGAGCCGGGCATTGAAACCGCTGCGCTGGACGATCTCCGCGTCGCGGATGTGGTCGCAAATCAGAACGGGCTGGACACCACCACCGAGCATCGGCTCGAAAACGAGGTCGAGCGGTCCGAAGCCGTTTGCGTCAACGGCGTTCTTGGCCGCGTCGGCGCTCTGGTACTGATTAAACATATGTGTCTCCTCGGCACCAGCTACGCGGCGTCCACCCATGTGGTCAACGGGAACAATCAAAGAACATTGGTCAAAAATCGCTCGATCGTCCTTTCTAGCGAACTGACATGGATAAAGCCGTATCGTGGCGGATTGGGCCAAGTCAGCGCACGGATGTTCAGGTCTGGATAGAGCGACACTACCGTGCCACCGCGTTGAAAGTTGAGCATCGCGTCGGTGGGGGCAACCTGCCAATCGGAGAGGTGATCGGCCAGCCGGGCAGCGACTCGTTCCCAGCCCATTAGACTATCCCCCTGATGATCGCTTTCCGCCGCGCAGTATCGATCTCCGGAAGCGCATCGCCATAGCGATTGCTGTTCTTCGTCCATCGCGAATATGGCTTCATCCGTCAAATGCCCGTCGCCCCCGATAACGTAGGGGATACCGATCTGGTCAAGGATTTCGCACGCCCGAGTGGATGCGAAAAACGCCTCTGCTTTGTCTTTGCGGGTTCCGGGAAGGTAGCCCCGCGATGCATGTTCAACTCCGACGACATCTAGGAGGACGTTGATCCGATAGGTGCGGAACGTCAGCCCCACCATTGTGCCCTCATCGGCCGAAGCTTACCCACGCCGGGTAGTGCGAGGATGTTGTACTCGGTGAGCCACCAGCGCAAGATGTCGGGAACGCCGTGTTGGAGACCATCTAATTTGACTTTGCTCATGACACGCACACCGTTCCCGTCCATGTACTCGTCCCAGAACGGGTTCAGGTTACCCCGTGGAAGGTAATCGATCTGTGACTGGAGTGTTTCTTCCTCATAATTCATAGCAAGATACCAATCGATGTCATCATCGAACCGGTACCACTTCTTTGCCAAATCACTGTTGGGGATGAACAACACATGGTCGCGGTCATCACCACTTCCGATAATGTGGATCAGGCTGGTAAGTCTAACACCGTCCGCGAGCACCTTGCTGCTTGTGCCAAGTTCGTACTCGCGCAAGGGTCCGCCGTAGTAGATCGGCCCCTTATCGGGAAGGTGATCATCGAGCGCATCATGGAGGCAATCATCGTCGGGGGTCATGTCGATCAAACACGACTCCACGAACTCCCCGTAGGGCATCGCGTAGCCGATCGCTCGATGGATGCGCGAAGGCATCAAAGCCCCGAGTAGAGCCAGCGAGAAGTGATCCAAATGAAGAGCACGACGAAGATGACGCCGTATATGCGCGTATAGATCGCCACATCATGCCGCCACTCCAGCGATTCGCCATGGACGATTTTCTGCACGGCACAATCCTGCACGTATGACCAGATCGAGAACAGCGCCGAGGCGAGCGTCAGAATGGCGAATGGCCAGATGCTCTTCGACCAATGGGTGAGCCACACGCCGATCGCCGAGACGGGCGGGACGAACGTGATGACGTGCTCCCACCAGACAGCGCGGCTGTCGTGCTTGAGGGCGTGGTTGCGATACCAGTAGGTGAAATCGTGGATCATGATATCGAATTCGCTGCTTCGTTGGAGACGGCAATAGAGAAGGCATCCGAGTAGGCGTGACGGACACGCTTCTCATCGGCGGGATCGTAGAAGGTCGCGCTCAAATCATCCCAGCCCGCCCTACCGCACAGTCGGCGAAGTCGGAACAACTGTCGCGCAACCTTGATCGACCCCGCTTCGAACGGTTTGATCGCCCGCAGGAAATAGGGCGTTTGGAGAGTCAGGGTATGGCGATCCCACCCCAGATTCGGCATGTTGGCGAAGATGAAGTCGAGGGCTTCGCGGCCGATCTCGACTTCATCCCCGCTACGCTTCAGGCTAAACTTGGCTACCTTCATTGGCGATCCCTCGCAATAGATCAACTGTTTCTCTGATACCATACATGGCGGTGAAGGCACCGAAGCGCGGCCCCGACTCCTGACCCAAGACAGTCTCGTAGAGGGTCCGGAACCAATCACGCAAGCGTTCCTTGCCGAAATGTGCCTTCCCGACTTCGTAGACCTCGAACTGGATCATCTCCTCACCGGATCGTACACCCACCGCCCACTCGGGCAAGGGTTCAGCCAACAACTGGAGGAACCGCGTGCCATCGGGATTAGCGCGATGCGCATAGGTGACATCCCCGAGAGACATACCATCAAGACGATCGGCGAGATCAAGCATCGCCACACCTTCCTCCGGCGTGGGCAAGCGACGCGCCAGCTTCCCGGCGAGGAAATCCTCGTAATAGTTGAACGCGTGATCGATCAACCAACCGAGTTCCTCCTCCAAGGCATCGCTCATCACCGGAGTAACCCGCGACGCATAGGAGTGGAGACGCGCCTTACTGTCCACCGCCGCCGTCTGGGCGATGTTGAGCAGAAGCTGATACGAGACCGGGAGACTTCCTTCGGGAACACCGGCGTGGACGTGGTGGACCGCATTGCCGAGACGCTGCTCCGAGGTCTGTTCCGCGTAGCGGCGACGCGCGTCGCGATAGTCCTCCTCCGCCTGAACGACGACGGCGGGATAGAGCTTCTTCGCCCGCTGCGGCTCACGGTAGAGGTAGGCGGCAAGGCTATCCTGCGAGCCGTAGCGGAGCCACTGCTCCATGGTGAGCCCATTGCCCTTCGACTTGCTGATCTTGCCGCCGTGCTCGTCGAGGAACATCTCGTAGATCATCGTCACCGGCGGGCGTCCCCCGATCGCACGGACGATCTTCGACGATAGCGTGACGCTATCGGTCAAGTCCTTGCCCGCCATCTCGTAATCGACGCCAAGGGCGAGCCACCGCATCGCCCAGTCAGCCTTCCACTGACACTTCACGTTGCCGTTGCGAATGTCCCACATAACATCGCCAAGGCGATCGATGCCCCATTCAACGATCCGGAACCGCCCGTCGTCCCGCACTGTCTTATACCAAGGCCCGCGACCGTAACTGACATCGATCACGCCAACATAGTTGGGGTTTGAGGTCACGCCCTCATTGACGACATGGCCATCCTCCATGATGGGCATGAACGGCGAATAGGTGGCGCGACGCTCCTCCCCCAGCGTGGGAGCGATGATGCCGCGAACCTTGTCGTACTGGGCGTCGATGGCAAGCAGGGCGTCGTTGAAGCGGCCGGAGTTGTAGGTCTCCGTCGCAGACATGAACTCGTAGTCGAACCCGAAGCGATCGAGAAAGTCGCACAGCATCGCGTTGTTGGCGTGAGCGAAACTCTGGTGGCGACCGCTGGGATCAGGGACGCGGGTGAGCGAGTATCCGAGCCACGGCGCGAGTGAGGCTTGTGCCTCCTCGGACAGATTTGTCGGGACACTCCGTAGAGCGTCCATGTCGTCGCTGAAGACGATCAGGCGCGTGCCGGCGTTGCGCGAGAAACCCATGAGGTCTTCGTAGGCACGGCGAACCATCGTGGTGCGCGCCACTTCGGCGAAGGTGCCGATGTGAGGCTGCCCCGATGGTCCATACCCGCACTCGAATACTACGTCGCGACCCGTGATGCCCCGCTGGGCGATCTTGCGGGCCTCAACGTACGGCCATGCCTTGCTCGACTGATAATCCATTAATGACTTCCCCAATCGACCTTGGCCTTCAAGTTCGGTATGCCACGACGCGGAGGGTATGGCAAGCGTTACGCGAGGTGGTCGGAGTAGACGGAAACGACGTCGGTATCCGGCGAGAAGATGGAAGATCGTGCGGTTTTGCTCACGATGCCATCACGAATTTCATGAACGACCGCTCCTTTGAATAAGCCGATAATGTCGGTCTCGGTCACCGTGATCATGTCATACTTCTTCTTCTTGCCCTTATCCCACTTCAGGGCCTTCTCCATCAGGATTGCGTTCAGCTTCGCGATCCGCTTGGGACAGCGGATATCGTAGATGCGAACAGGCCGACCATCCCAATGTGCGTTAAGCACATAGTGCTGCTTGGGCGGGTCTTCGAGCACGGCGTGCGCGTGGTGGCCAAACCCGACAGTCGTGAACAGTGGATTTTTCTTGGTCTTGGACTGGCGCGGCACGAACACCTTACCGTTAGCGGCGACTTCCTTGTGCTTGGCCTCGCGCTTCTTTTTCCGCGCACGTTCTGTCGTCCGAACCTTCTTCGATACGCTACCGTTCTTTTCTTCGACCATCTTCACGATCCCGCGCTCGACCACGATTGCGTCTTCGTTGTTGCGCCCGTCGCTCGTGTTCTCATAGGACGGGTCAACCAACGCCATAAATTCGGCCAATGTCCAAGCATTGTAATTCTCGTTGTCAAGGATGTCGTATCCGAGTTTCCCCAACAAGATACCGCGAATAGCGAGAATGACATTCACCAATTCCTTATTCGTAAGGTTAGGGAGAATGTCTTCGAGGTATTCTCTGTAGTCGATAGGCGTAGTCAAAGTAACATCCAGTCATACTTGAAGTTAATATGACCGGATGGTAACTAAATCTGTATCAGACCATCAATATTCTCATCACCGCCTATGATACTTTGAGAACTGTTGATACGATTACTCGCGATGTCAAAGTATTCGGAGTGACGCTCAATTCCAATGAAGTCGCGACCTGCTTCCACCGCTGCCACACCGTGTGAGCCGGAGCCAAGGAAGGGATCGAGCACGACCTGTCCCGGCGTTGAGAACAAACGGATCAGGTGGGCGATGAGAGGTACGGGTTTGACCGTGGGGTGGAAATTACCCTCGCCCTTATCTGTTTTGCTGGGCTTCTTCACTTCCATGATGTTGCCGGGGAACATCCCGTCAAGCGTCTGCGTGACATCAACAAGGCCGGTGCGGTGCTGAAGCCAATTATCGACGAAGGTGCCATCGCGGGGTTTCTGCGCGAGGGTCATGGGTTCCATCTGCGGTTTGAGTTGCGGCGTCTTGCGCCCACCGAGATCGGCGATGATTCGCGCCTTCTCCTCGTCGCTAATCTTCATCTTCCGGACGAAGTGATCTTGGGAGAAAGCTTTCGCTTGCCCCTCATACTTCCACGCCAACATGTCTCGAAGCTCGAATCCAGCGTCCTCAACCGCGACACCGAGGCGGTGATAAAGACGCGCTTGGGTGAAGCTGATGTAGAATGCACCGGGCACGAGCACGCGGTAAACTTCGCGGGAGATATCATGCATAAAGGTCTGGAACAAGCGACCCTGCTCTGGGTCGAACTTCATCCCTACTGGCAGACCGCCGATCACTCCGGCTTTATTCTGGGAGTCTATTACTTTGTCGCCGTCCCATTCATCACCGAGACCATCAATGAAATAGGGCGGGTCGGTGACGCAGAGATGCACCGAAGAGTCTGGGATATTCTTGAGTGCGGTAAGGGCATCGCCATTTATTAGTTGAACCATGCCCTGTTATACTTGGCGGCGGGACGTGCTCGCAATATTGTCCCGCCGCCAAGGGCATGGTGGTTGCTTGAAAGTGCTCGATCGTTGCGGCGAGCATGTTGTAGAAAGTTTCCCGAAAACTTTAGCCTAAATACATTATGGACGACTTTAATGACGGCTCGGTTCGCCTATTTCACGGCGATTGTTTAAGCAAGATGCAAGAGATCGCCGATCAGAGTGTTGAATTAATACTATGTGATCTCCCCTATGGGACAACTGCTTGTGCGTGGGACTCGATCATCGATCTCAATGCCATGTGGTCCGCGTATCGCCGCATCATCACACCAACGGGCGCGATCGTGTTGACTGCCGCCCAACCATTTACTTCGGTGCTCGCAGTCTCAAACCTCGAATGGTTCAAATACACTTGGGTGTGGGAAAAGAATCGACCCACCAATTTCGCACATGCCAAGAACAAACCAATGAAGAAGCATGAGGACATTCTAGTATTCTCTCCCGGAACTACGGTTCACAAGAGCCAGAGCAAAACGCGGATGACATACAACCCACAGGGAGTGCAGCAGATCACTCCGAAGAAGGTAACGAAGAAAGCGAGCGAGAAGACCGACGCTTTCTTCGCAGACCGCCCCGGTCACCGAGAGTTCGAAAGGAAGGAGGCGGGCTTCCCGCACTCTATCTTGACCTTTGCTACTGACCAGCTTGGTCTCCACCCCACGGCAAAGCCCATCGACCTCATGCGCTATCTGGTGCGGACCTACAGCAACCTCGGCGAGACTGTGCTCGATAACACGATGGGGAGTGGTTCCACCGGTATCGCGGCAGTCATGGAAGGACGCAAGTTCATCGGGATCGAGCAGGATGACCACTACTTTGAAATGTCGCGACGACGGATAGTCGAGGTGAGTGAGCCCAACCCCGTCGAGGACGGGGATGGGATTATCATCGCCTGAAGTCGCGCAGAGCATCTGGGAGAGACGAGTAGGTCTTGAGTTTAGTCACGCGGTCACGAAAATGATAAAGGTTCTCGTGACCCGCCTCGCGAACCAGCGACATATGCGATTTCGCCAGCCATGTGTTGAACACCTCGCGATCGTCCGGAATAGCCTTGACATTGGTTTGCCTACGCAGCAGCGGCACTTCATCTTCGTAGCGTTTGATGATTTGGCTAAAACTCGGCCAGTCTGATGGCCCAGATAGCGTGATATTGTCCGCCCTGATCATTGTCATGCCGAAGTGATTACCGCTACCCGCATAACCGAGTAAGGGTATTTGATCGAAGTTGAAGCCGATCAGAGCACTCATTAACAGCATCACCCAAGCCTCTGCTTTCGTGTCGCGCTTATCATAGTGGCTGACGATTTCCGCCATTGCCTCTGGATAGAGACGCGAAGCGTTGTCGTGGAACCACGCGCAGAACGTGCTACGAGACCATTGCGTGATGGTGACCACGACCGTGGCACGCGGTGCAAGATGGCGCGAGAGTGTCCTCTCAATCCACAGACCAATATCTGGGGTGATCCCCGACATGAGATCGAGGTTGACTAGATCGTAGGGCTTTGTGGGAACGAAGCATTCAACGGGTGTATGGATGATTTCGATCCGGTCAGCACCGACCGAGCCGTTAAGATAAAGACGATCTCGGGTTTTGCCCATGTGAACAAGCTCGGAAGTTTCGTGTTCGATCCACGTCTGCTCGGTCTGCGCCGTGATAGCATCGAGGCGTAGCATGTCACGGACATCGAGCGCCTCTCGGCCCGGCAAGGTCAGGAGGCTCTTGTAGGGCATACGAGGAAGTGTACCAAACACGATCTCCCGCGCATCATTCTTGCCGTCATTATCGTAGTCGAGCATCATGCCATTTTACTCTTGGAAATAGCGACCTGATGCGATTCGCGACGGTGTAGGCTGCGCGCGCTGGGGCCGACTTTAACCGGCACCACGACGTTCTCGGGAGTCTCCTCGAACTTGATATACTCCCTATCAACCAGCATGGTTACGAGGTGAACCACAGGGGTGCCGCTGCGTAGATCGAACGAAACGCGAAACCGACGCTTTTTGGCATCGAGGAGCGTGGTGCGATTGTTGTGGCCGCTGGTCTTCCGGCCCCCCTTGCCGCCGTACTTGATGAAGTGATTACGGATGTCGATCTCGACGTGCTTCTGCTCGTTGACAGGATAGTGCACCCCATCTGGGCGCGTAGTGCCCGGACGCAACAGCTTCGCGCCAACACCAGCCTTCGTCATCGCATCTTGCAGATCACCCCAATACGGTCCCACAATAGCTTCGATGTCGAAGTTGAGGTAACGCGAGCGGGCAAGGTCGGACGGCGCGGACGTGACCGGACCCTTCGCCCATGAGAGTTTGGGTACCGGGCCGTTTGTCTGGATAACCTTGGCTTCTCCAAACTGTTTGTGCCCCACGTTGACCTTCGCCTCTCGGTCGTCGCGCCTCACGACGTGTCCGAACACGTCGGTAAATCGCTGCCGAAGAGCCGTGAGGTGTTTGTATTCGGATTTGGTGAAATCGATGATAACTTGGTCTAGCGTCTGGCCGTTACGCGGCAAGAAGTTTTCCATGACAATCGAGTTACTGCCCGGATTCTTACGTGGAATCTTCTCGTGATACTTGTCATAGTCGCGGCGAAACAGCCCGATCATCTTTTCGTTCTCGTCGCTCACGATCACCATAGTGGACCGCTGGTCGATAATCTTGAACCATCCACTCATGCGACCCATCGTGCCCTGCTCCATAGCGATGGTGTTGCTGAATGCGTCAGTGAAGTCGAACGCGAGGGTGCATTCGGCGGGAACGCGATCCTGTCGCCGAGCCGCCCCTTTCACGACGATCAGGCAATAACCGTCGTTCTCTGCTAGCACGTCATCGATCTGCTTGTATCGCTTCTGCCCCGGCAGTAGCCGACCCTTGCGCTTCATATGCGTGTCGTAGAATGGGACCAGCTTGATCCCTTGCTTGCGCAGGATGGGTTCAACGTGCTTCTCGAAGTGGGCAGTCGTTGCCGCCGACCCCACGCGCACGATCCCTGCACGACCGCCATTGAACTTTAGGCCGTTGAACCCACGGCGGGACGGTGGGTTCATGCAGCATTCGTAAAGCACCTCTGCGAGTAATTCCGCCTGAAGCCGAGCGTCCTTCTTGCGGTGCGTGTTGTTGCTCGACAGGTTCGCCGTATAGCTGGCCAAGGTGAAATCTGCGAAGGCAGGGTTACGAACGAGCTTCGACACGGTAGTGAACCCAAGCACGGGGGTTCGTTTACCCGCAACGGTACCGCAATATCCGCTGTTTGGATCGATGTGAACTTTGTAGTGTTTATAGTTCTCGATCTCCCTGTAGGGGTAGCTGGTCGCCGAGATGAGCAATAGGCGCACCTCATAACCACGGTTGCGAAGCTCGACCATCCAGCGATCAAGAACACTGTTGATACCGCTCGCGGCGTCACCCTCGTCGATGACTAAAGTGATGATTGTGGCTCCGATTTCCGTCGCGCCAGCATCGATCTCGTCGATAGGTGTTTCAGTCGAGCGTTTGAACGACTTGATCAGCCCGTTCTTGCAAGCGTCTTGGATGGTGTAGACCTCGCCATCGAGGTGCAGCGAGGCGTGCAGATCGACGAAATCTTCGAGGTCGTTGTTGGTTTGATCGGCACCGATATTTTTACCGGGGTTGACCAGTGCAATATACTCGGGGTTGCCGTCACGCTCGTTAAGCAACGCCCGAATACCGACAGCGAAAATCGAGGATACGGTCTTGCCGTATTGTGTCTCCGCCTCCAGCGCAATGTGGCTGGTGCTGTCAAGCAGAGACAGCATGTTTGCGACGACCTCGCCCTTATCGACATGGGGCATGGCACCGGGATAGGAACTGATAACCTCGAACGCCGTTTCGCTGCGCAACTGCATCTTGGCGTAGATTTCTCGCTGACGCTCCACCGAGAGCTTTATGTGCAGTGAGTGCGCAAGCTGGGCGTCAACGGCGACCTCTTGGAAGTCGTCGTTGAGGAAGGTGGTCAGGTGATCGAGGTATTGGCGATGGCCTTCGCCAACGATCCGCTGCATATCGCGAACGGTGAACGTCGCCTTGTCGTTCTTGATGCGAGATCGGATGGCCATCTTACTTCGTCGCCCGGAGAGAGTAAGTGCCATCGTCGTTCTTTACGAGGGGGCCAGTCTTGGGTAGGTTTTTGCCGCGACGCGAACCTTCGTTCTGCAACTCGACGAGAGCCCACGAAATGGTGTTCTTCGTCTCGGGAGTACCGCCGATACGCTCCCGAATCTGGTTAGCGGTAAGCGGCTTACGTGTGAGAGCCTTGAGGATGGGGGCGTGAAAATCGGATGCCTTGGCATCCGACTTGGGGAGTGACTTTGGACCGCGTTTTGCGGGGCCGGAGATGGTAGAAAGGGTGACGGCGATCTCACCATCTGGCTGCATCGCACCGAAATCGACGCGGAGCGCCTCACCTGCGTTCAACACCATGTGCATAAAAGATTCTCCTCTTGAAACCGAGGGAACTATCATACTTTTGTGAGTTTGCAAGCGAAAACTCGCAACGACATAAGGTGCTGTGGGTGCCTTTCCTTACTTCTTGGAATGGTCACCTCCCCGACACCCGCACTCCGCTTCCTCGGGAGTGTCTCCCAACATCTCCCTGACCTCGCGGCACAGGGCCTCGTCCTTCTCCGGTGCTTTGTGCTTCTCACCCTTGCTCATGCTCTTTCCTCCAATGGAATTTACCGGCAGTCTTTGCCTGACCGTTGACGCACATCTGGATGCTGGACGCTGCAATCCCAGTATTTTTAGATGCCTCTGTGCAAGTTCTAAACGAGGCTACCTCGCTACCGTCCGGGTTCAACTGCACGATCCGGTAATCAGTCTTCTTTTGACGATGCACGATCGGTGGGATCACTTCCACGTTGTGGCCCATCTTTGCTTGGATCACCAAACCGTCTTCAGTCCGCGTAGTACGGCTTTTACCTAGAAGCACCTGATTGAGAAGGCGATAGTCGATACCAAGTTCCGTCGCCGCCGACCTCTGTGAGGTGTATTGCCCAATCGGTACACCGTCAGCGCCGTAAATCGTTACAGGCTTCGAAAATCGATCTGTCATGTCAGGCCGCTTTCGGCCCACGTTGATTTTGTTGCCAATCTTCTTCTCGGACATGATCGCTTTGGTGGCTTCCGTGTGGCGAAGGCCGTTCGCACCCTCTCCACCAAGGGTCAGGTTCGCAAGAGGCCCGGTGCCGTCACAACGCCTTCCAATTTGACCGATAAGCGCAATCTCGATCGCTTGGGCCATCTTCTCGGTCTCAACCGTCGCAAGGACATCTTCTACGATCTTCAGCCCATTCCTCCACGCCTTCCTGATAATATGCGCTTTGATCGTCTTGGCATCCCGCTTTCGAGCATCACAGAGATGCTCATTGAGACGACGAGAACCGACAAAAGAGATGCCGATGTAAAAGGGGACTTCTTGTCCCTCTACTCGCAATTGATAAACATAATGTGACACGATGCTAAACTCCGATAGAAAGATCATCTGTCGTTATTTAGCATCGTGTCCATTCAACTACGCAGCCGCGCGATCCCTCACTTCGGCAAGCGTCGTCGAACCGACCGCAAGACCATCGAGGAAGCGTCGCTTGAGGAGGTCGCCTTCCGCGCCGTAAGCGACGGTGACGATTTGACCATCAATGCGCACCACCGAGAGGCGTCCGCGCTTCGAGCGCTTGCTGTGATCACCCACCGGGTCTTTGTAAACGTCGATCCACTCACCGTTGATGCGAGCCGCGCAGCACTTCATGGCGAACTTGAGATCATCGCGGTTGACGATCTGGAGCAACCCGCCGCCCATGCCGAAGGCAATATTGTCGAGCGAGTAGCCAGCCGCCAAGACGTTCCGGATGAGGATCAGGAGCGTCTTGTGCGTGATCCCATCTCCTTGGATGATCCGAACCGCCGGGTTGAGGACGCGAAAACCTTTGCTGTTGACGGTGTGGCCGAACGCCGCATCGAGGCGCTGTAGGATTTCCACGGGCACCATTGTGGGGTCACCACTGTCAGGACGAACGACAACGACGGTGCCGCTATCGAGCACCTCTTGTTTGAGTTCGACGCCCCAGATGTTCGACACCGCATTGTAGATGTCGTAGCTGTCCGAGACGGCGGAGATCATCACGCCGCGACCACCCAGCTTCGTCATCATGTTCCGATACGCTTGCGCCTCATGCGAGCGACCGAAGCTGGTGACCGTCGAGTGCTCCATCGCCGAAATCGAGTTGCCGGGCATCTCGTCAGCGTAGAAGCGACGCCCCGCCACGAGCGCTTCGAGGGTGTCGGTTCCACGGAAGTTGACGAGATGAGCGATCCCGCCGATTGCGGCGCTCTCGCCGCTTGACACGCCGCGTGCACCGAAATCGTGAAGCTTGAAGGGGATTTGACCCTGCGGATCGTCGGAACTCTCCACGAGGCCGTCCATGATCATCTGGCGGCACATGTAGGAATTTGTAGCTACCGTCGTGGGATACCAGATGGCGCGAAGCAGCGCGGTTTCGAGGAACGAAGTCAGCCAGAAGAACTCCGGATCGGTGTTGACGATGGTGACGAGCGGGGTGCCGGTCGGCACAACCATGCCTTCGTCGATCGCGCGAATCTCCACCGGGAGCCTACCACCGTGCTTATCGACGAGAAGCCGCCATCCCTCTTCGAAGAAGGGCACGCCATAGAGGGGCGACATCGCGACGGCCTCATCGACCATCGCGTGGGTTACGGGATTGGTGAGGATGCGATCTCGAAACATCTGAAGACCGAAGTAGCAGATACGATCCCAGATGCCGCCACGGCTCTCGATGTAGGAGTAAACGTACTCCGTGCCTCCGGGGTATTGATATGCGTGCGACCACTTGTAGCCGTCGCTCATGATGCAGATGTTGTCGGTAAAGGTAGTCATGATAATGGAATCCTCCATTAAGCCGCTCCATTCACCGGAGCGGCGGGGTTGATATTACTTCTTCGGGGTCTTGAGCATTGCCTTGAGGGTTTCGATGATCGCGAAATGATCCTCGAACATCATCTCCGACTTGATGTCCGCGATAGGAACCCAGCGAGCCACCTTGGCATCGCTGCGACCCTTGACCTTCGGGAGGGGTCCATCTTCCAGCTTGATCAGGAAGACTTGCGAAACGACGCGGCCACGATCGCTGCGGTAGGGATAGTTGGCATTCATCTGGCCAACCATCCCGCCCTTGAGGCGACTGTTATTCACGTCGATCTTGGTCTCTTCGCGAAGCTCGCGGATGAACGCATCTTCGTGCCATTCGCGGTTTTCGAGGAAGCCTCCGGGAAGCGCGAGCAGACCCTGCCCCGGAATGTTCTTTCGCTCGATGAGGAGCACGTGCCCGCTCTGAACCACCATGGCATCGACAGTGTTGTGAACGACCGTGGGGCGGAAACCGAGTTCCTTCTCCACCATGTCAGCAGCCTTCTCGAAGGCCCGGCGATAGTTCTGGTTGTAATCGACTTCGCGGAACAAGTGGGAAAGATCACCGCCACGCAAAAGATCACGGATGGTAGCGTTGGTGCCAAGCGGAACGCTCTTCGCCGATTCAGGTGACCACCGCTTTGATGCATACAAGGCGTCGCGCATGTTGGTAGCCGAGAGGTTATCGTGAAGGCTCTCAACCCCGATCGACTCCCACTGCGGGAACATATCGAGGAAGAAATGATTCCCCTTCTCGTCCTTGGCGTGCCCGATCAACGCGATCTTGGGCTTGTTTTCCCACGGACCGGTATCGTCGATGACGCGCGACATCGCGGACTGAACGTCCTCCTGCCATTGCAGATTGGAGTAAGGAGCGTCTCGAACAGCGGAGATCAGGATACGATCATGGAAGCGCGGATCGAACGATCCACGGATCATCTCCTTGACTTCGTTGAACGAGAAGGGAGAGCGCTCCGTGCGCGGCTGGAAGCACGAACCAACGATGACGTGGACGTACTTGGAGCGGGTGAGCGCAATTTCGATGATGCGATGGTGAGCGTTGTGGAAGGGGCGAAACCTGCCGATAAAAACGCAAAAATCGTACTGGCCCCCATCGGGGCGGTCGTCTGACATTATATCCTCCATCAGAAGGGTTGCTGCGACCCATTCACCGGATCACACTTCTATTTAGGCCAATGCGGCTCCCTCGGTCAATATAAATCTTGCACCGCCGAACTATATCCGCTATGCCACGGTTATGGATGCTCGCTACACCCGCACCTACTGGTACGATGCACCAGCGTACGATGTTGCACAGACCTTCAATCGTGGGCAACTCGCCGGTTTCTACCCCGATCAAGCGCCGCAGAAGCGGGGCCGCAATCAGGACGAAGACCTGTGTCTCTTCCTCGATCAACTCTGCGCTCGATGGTTCAACACCCCATTTACGCTACAGACCGAGTTCATGGCGGAGTATCGCTTCCTCGATCTCGATTATCGCGCTGCGAAAATAAGGTCGTATAACGCGCATATGGATCGTTGCTTGATCGAGAGCACGGACGACCCGTCCATGTACGCGATCTTCGATATGCGGTTCAAGCGCGGGTTCGGTGGCGTGTCGAGCAACGTCCTGCATTGCCACACCTACGAGGTGCATGAGTGGAACATTCCTGACCACGAGATGACCCTCATGCGGTTGATCTTGTGAAGACGATTACGGTAGAACTCGGGCAAGGGAAGAGTTACGACTTCATCACCGCCGTCGAGGTAGCGAGAGCGGTCGTTGAGGGGGAGTTTCACCTCAAGCTGGGGTTGGCCTCCGTAGAGGCATCGTTGCCTTCATCGAGGCTGCGCTACTTCCTCCAAAATCATCTCTCGGGTATGTTCGCGCTCATCTTCACATCGCAGCATGACGCCACCATGTTCGTCCTCGCCTATCAGAGGAGCGACAATCCCGATGTTTGAAGTCACTTTCCCACCCAGCGACTTCGACGGCATGGAACGCTTCTACGCGATTCGGCAAGCGCGCAAGCACGCGTTAGGGCCGTTCTCTTTGCGTGTGGGCGATAAGCGGATGTCAGCCATGAAGGGGATGCTTCCCGATGAGGCTTTTACCGCACATCTAGAGGATCGTTGGGGTCTCGTCTTCGAGAGCGAGGTGGACATGATGATGTTCAAGCTGGCGTTTCGCCCGATGGATCAGGCGTAAGCGGCAAGCTTCTTGGCCGTCGCCTTCATCCGCTTGCCCTCGGTATCAGCGTGCTGGCAGCAGAACAGCAGGTTGATCACTCTACCCTTGAGCGAGTAGACGAGAATGATGTCGGGGGCGAGGTGGCAGTGCTGAAACCCCTTGAGCGGTCCGGTGAACGGACGATCATGGGAGCCGAAGCGTTGCTGTAAGGGATCGGGTAGCTTGGCGGCAGTGAACTGCGCCAGCTTATCCTTGAGACGCGGGTTTGCGCGCAGCAAGACGGCGAAGCTTTCGGTGAAGAGCGGCTTGGGTGCGATCGTCCACGGAACATCTCGTCCCGCTTCAACGATGATCGCCATCCACTCTCTTAAAGAGCGGCGAGCCACTTCGCGAATTCTTCCTGCGACATCGACTGGGTATCGTCCCCCTCGGCCGCGATGATGCGCGCGACGAGATCGGTATCCTCGGTGATGATCTGCTCGATCAGCATGTCGGTGTCCTTTTCCATGACCGGTATTTAGCACAGTTCTGCGGCAAGGCAAGCACTAATTGATTAGTGAGACTTAGCGAACAAAGACAAATTGCACCCTTGGTGCGCCAGAAGGTATAACACCGTGATGGAAAGAAATCGTTTTTGCGGCTTTTGTGGCACTGAATTCAACGATCTGTCGTGGCCGCGCCACTGCACGAATTGCTCACGAGTGACCTACCGTAACCCCCTCGCTGTAGCGATCTGCCTCCAGCCGATCACCCACGGGGAGCGGACCGGACTCGCTATTGCCCAACGCGCTATTCCACCCGTTGGTGGTTGGGCGTTGGTGGCAGGACACCTCGAAGTGTTCGATCATGGTAGCGAAACGGTTGAGGAAGGGGCGGCACGCGAGTTCTTCGAGGAGACAAGCGTGCGTTCGGGCGCGAACCCACGCCTCATCCGCAGCGAGAAGAACCATCTCGGTCACCTGTTGATCATCGTCGAAACCGATGCCATCCCTTGGTCGGACTGGACAAAGGCCAGACCCTGTTCGGAAAACCTCGCCCTCGACGTAATGTGGGAGCCACGTGACCTCTGCTTCCCCATTCACACCAAGGCAGCCAAGGATTGGTTCGAGGGTAGACAGAAGCCAGCAGCGACGCTTATCTTCAGCACCATCAACGAATACGATTCGTGGTGCGCGGTATGGTCGATCGATCGGAACGGTGACTACATCGATGTGATCTTCGAGGATGCCGACGCGGAGACTTGCGAAGATTGGTGTGCCGCGAATGGCTATCGTATCGTCATCGTCTAGGAGATATTCGTGACACGAGATGAAAAAGCGACGCTCATCGAGGATGCGCGTCAGCGCATGGTGGAGGCGTATCGCAACTATACTGATCAAGGCAGTGTGGCGAACCTGACAGCCGCCGCATCCTATGCTGCGGTCATGTCCGCGTTGATCGCTGATCTATGACCTTGCTTCCTCTCACGCCGGGGCTCCTTCTCTCGATGGCGCTTCGCTACGATCACAGCTTTGGCATTCATGGACCGTTTGATCCAGAACCCGATCTTGCTTCCAAGCAGATGGCGATCTTCGATCAGGCGGTTGAGTATTGGCGCACTAGACACGACGAGCCCATTACTGTAACCGACCGTCAACTCCGGGAAGAAATGACCGGGGTTGGCTTCTTCGTCCCGGCCGTAGGTCAGGAGGATGTGAGCCTTCTTCGTGCATCAATGGATGCACGGGTGTTCGAGCACCTTGTGTGCTTGGTTGAGAGGTATCGAGATGAGTGAAACGGGTTTGCAGAAGTTGAAGGCCGATGTCATCGTGGCAATGAAGGCTGGGGATCGCACGCGCCTTGACGTGCTTCGCCAGTTCGTCAACCGCACCACGATGACGGCGAAGAACGACGGCAACCGTGACGCCACCGACAAGGATGTGATCACCGCCGGTCTCAAGATCGTCAAAGAGGCGAATGAGACCCGCTCGATCTACGTCGAGAAGGGCGTCGATACCTCGCCGCAGGACACCGAAATCGCGATCGTCTCCGAGTATCTGCCCCGGCAGATGAGCGAGGATGATCTGCGCGCCGTCCTCGTCACTCTCTCTGCCTCGGCACCGGAGGGCAAGGCGGCGCGCGGCTATTACAACAAGGAGTTGAACGCGCGCCACAAGGGCGAGTTCGACAACGCGGTGGCGCAGCGCATGATCGCCGAGATGGTAGCGTGAAGATGACCTTCTTCCGCGCGATCTCGGCCGTGTTGATCGGTGCTGCCGTGGGGACGCTGGGGGCCGCTGTGGAACACAGCATGGCGGAACCGGCGTCGAAGAAGAAAGCCAAGAAGAAAACTCGCAAAAAGAAGGGTAAGCATGGCTAACATCATCACACCAGACGAAGTGCGTGACTGGTTCGCCGATGCCGATGACGATGAGGTCACGGGCTTCCTCGAAGAGGGGCTCACGGATGTCATCGGCGGCGAGTCTCGTCCCCAGAAGGTCAAGGACATGATCATCGCGATGTCCGACCACACTATCCAGACGCTCCTCGACGACAATGGCCTTCAGCCTTTGATCGAGAACCTCGAAGAAGACGACTTCTTCGGTACCGAGGGCTTTGCCAAGCGCTTCGCATGAATGATCGCCGGTGGGATCGAGTGTCCCACCGGTTGACATAAATAGATCATGGTTTGCACGCATGATCATCCCCTCGTCGAGACGCAGCAACTCGATGAGATGTATTACAAAACGATGATGCAGAAGATTGTGCCCGGCTACCTGCCGACGCGTGACTACGCCCCGTTGATTAAATTCGTCAAGTATCAGAAGACTGTGGGCAACACGATTCAGTTCTTCGTGCCCAACCGCTACAACGGCTTCATGGTTTATATCCGCTTCGATGAATGGGCGGAGAATGTCCGCGATCTCGAATACACGCCAGTAGAAGCAGCAAGGCTTCTATTCTGGGGCGCGAACCTGCGCATCCACTGCAACTGCCCAAGCTTTGCCTTCCACGGCTATCAATATATCCTTTCCCAAACCGAATCCGCTATCGTGCCGGAAGTGCGCTTCCCCCATGTCCGCAACCCTCACCTCAAGGGTCTCTTGTGTAAGCATGGACGCCGGGTGATGAAGACCTTGCCGTTCCACCTCGGTGACATGGCGAAGGCTATCAAGGAACAGCGCGCGGCGCTCTAGTCGCTGAACAGCACCTCGTCCGCTGTGGCCGATCCTTCGAAGTCGTAACGCTCTCCGGCTGGAAACCCGACGATGAGTTTCGTGCAGCGTTGACCACCAATCATGCGGTCGTATTTGAACCGACCATGCTTTGCTAGAATTTCTTTACCGAGTAGTTCTTCCGCATGATCGTTCGGAACTGGCGGCAGCCCGAGATTGAGCGCGACATTCGCCGCTTTACCGCTGGCCTCCGACCAGCCACGATGAAGCTTGATGTCATCGGCGACAATCCGCCGCAAATCAATCTTCGACTGTCGAGAGTCGTCGGTAGCAACACAGACGCGCTTCGCACCATACTTCTTCTTGAATATAGCAACGACGACGATCTTCCCTTTACGGCGGACAAGCTTCCACCAAGTATTGGGTTCATTGATAAGATCGTCAACACTCCGATAATTGAGGTTGCCGCCGATGTATTGATATGCTTTCTCTATCAGGTCGAATACCTCTGGCGCGTACTGCGCCTTCTGCTCGCGGTCAAAGAGGTTGACGTAAGTCTCTGTAAGAATCTCATGGAGGCGCATTGGATATTTATTACGGTGCGGTGATGGTTTGGGGTAAATACTCCCATGCGCCACCACATCGACCTCATCAACTCTGTCCTCGTCGAGGCACAGAACACCAACGAGATTTTCCAGCAGACGCGCACCGCGCTCACCCGCGCATGGACGAGCAAGAAGCGCCTCTCCTATCAGACCGCCCAGCGCGAGATCGTCACCACGCTGACGAAGATAGCCCAGCAGATGCAGGACGATTCGCACCCCATCACCGTCTTGGTCGATCTCTACCCCGATGATCCCAAGCCGGGTCGCCTGACCGCGCACCACGGTGGTGCATGGATGGTAATCAACTTCGAGCGCACGCTTCCTGATGACTGGGACAAACTGTCGAACGAAGACATCACCACCGTGGTGTTCAAGGTCAGTCAGGTGTTCGCGCACGAGATGCAGCACTATGCACAGTATCTGCGCAACTGGTCGTATTTCGAGCAGCGGGGTGGTGACGCCCCCGAGAGTCAGGTGCGTTCCGACGCCGCCAGTGCGTGCCGGGAACTCATCGCCCACTACGGCGACGCCAAAACGGTAATCGGCGCGCTGAAGTCGAGCGTCGCTGACGTAATTGAGGCCTCCGAGGCAATGGCGAAGAACCTTCGCAACACCACCAAGGAGGCCTCCAAGCGTTTCCTCACCGCCCTCTACACGCAGCTACAGACTAGCTAGTCGAGCGGCATACCGCGCAATAGGGGAGAAGGTTGAGGACTTCGAGCAACTCGTCGAAGTCGTGGTCGTTGGTGACCTCGCACTCGCGCAGCGCCGCTCCCACCCCGGCCAGCGTGGGGTCGATCGTCACAACTACAATGATTCCGTCCTCCATCATTCGAGCCTCCATGGTGGTTGAGCCTAGTTAATCGATCAACCGTCCTGTGGTTCCACAGTTCACGGGAATATTTATTCCATTATCGCTGTTGACAGTTCGCTGCCTTTCCCGTATTCGGTAATTGATTAGGAGAAAGCCATGCTCGACCGTAACGATCCTGCCCGCACCGTTTTCCTCATCCCGGAGGCTCACATGCCCCGCTTGGAGCGCGAGGTAGCCAAGCTTTCCAAGAAGGCGGAGAAGTGGCACGGCTGGGCATTCGACGTGCTCGTCTTCGGTTTTCAGTTTCGCGACGAGCGGGATGGCACCAAGACCAAGCTGATCGAAGTTTCGCTCGATGTCGAGACTATCAAGCTTGACGGCTGGGAGTTTCTCGCGCGCCTCGATCACGCGCAGGATACGGGCAACATCGTCCGGTCGGTCCCCAACGCCGTCGTGGATGTCGCGGAGCGTTTCCGCCACTCCGCTCCGGACTGCGAGCACTGCAATCATCGTCGGCTGCGTCGCGACACCTTCGTGCTCTATGATGCCGAAAGCGGTGAGTACAAGCAGGTGGGCTCGACCTGTCTGGCCGATTTCCTCGGGCACGAGGCCACCAAGCTGGGCCGCATCGCCGAACTCGCCGGTTACGCGACGGAACTCGCCCGCGCTCTCGAAAAGGAGCCGGTGAGCAATGACCCTCGTGTCTTGCAGGAGCGTCGCTACATCGATCTCGCCGACTATCTCGTCCATTGCGCGACGATGATCCGCGTTAACGGCTGGGTCTCGGGCAAGGCCGCATACGAGAACAAGTCCCTGACCGCAACGCGCTGGGTGGCGCTCGACAACATGCTCACCGCGAGCATGACCTTCGTTGTGGAGCCCACGGACGAGGATCAGGCACTGGCCGAGAAGGCTCGCGCTTGGGTGCAGGGCTTCGCCGATCTGCCGAGCCTCGACGAGTATCAGCACAACGTCCTGACCCTCGCCAACGCGGTCGTGATCGATACCCGCGCGTGCGGCCTCGCGGCGTCGATCGTCGGCGTCTATTGGCTGAAGCACACGCCGAAGCGCGGCAAGGCGCAACTCGGTGACCTGACCGAAGTCCTGACGCTGTTCGGCCGCGCGGCGCGCCTCCGCAATCCCAAGATCAACCTCGACTTCCCCGACACGGGCAAGATCGTGCTCTCGGTCGCGGGTCCGCGCTCCAAGGCTCCGGGGACGATCAACGTCGCCACGCCGGGCGGATACGAGGCCAACACATGGTATGGCCGGGTCAATCTCGATGGTAGCTTCACGCCCACTCGTCAGGCTCCGGCAGCGCTGGAGGCTAGGCTGGCTTTGTTCGCCGCCGATCCCGCCAAGGTGGCGGGCGAGCATGGTCACCGCACCGGCCAGTGCTGTTTCTGTAACCGTCCCCTCACGGACGAGCGTTCGACGGAAGTCGGATATGGCCCGGTCTGCGCGGACACTTTCGCCCTACCGTGGGGTTGACAGTTCACCAAATGATCGGCTTGCGGAGAAGCCGCTGGACAAGCGCCCGCAAGTAGATCACGCCATCTGGAGCGGTCAGGGGATCGCCGGGGGTGCGACAATGGCTTGGATGATCCCAAAGGATGCGCTGCTGCTGATTATCAACCATCGCATCGACTGTCTGCGGCAAGACGCCCGTATGGGCCAAATCGCTGCTCGGCAGAAGATCGACGTGTTGGAAGATTTATTGGTGATGATCGACTTTATTCAGCCGATATCGATCGGATCAGTCGAGCCAGTAAATCTTGCGGAAACTATCCGCATCACGCCCGCTTAACGCCAACACGGCGTCGCGCTCGTCGATGGTGATGTAACGATCATCGTTACCGAGATGCCAGTCATCCTTGGCGTTCATGAAGAGGAAATCCATCAGGGCACCACGGAAGACGATCGCCTCGAACGCGGAGTGCTCACTCAACGCGACGCGGAAGATGTGACGATCACCCATGACACCAATCGGCTTGATGGTGAAGGAGTCGAGGTCAACGGCCTCGTAGGGGTTAGTCGCCAGCATAGATGCGCTCTACACCGGCTAATCAATTAAGTCAACTGATTGCGGCTGACTTGTAGCCCGAGAACGCATGGTCGAGAAATGATTCGCTGCACAGCATGTGGAGTAGTTCCATAAAGGAGTAGTCGGAACTGTCCCGGATCAGGCAGGTGAACATATCATGACAATAGCAATCCACTGCTACTACGGAAACGCCCTGATTGAAGCACTGATTGTAGATGTAACGACGAACCTCGTCCACAAATGCACGAAGCCGATCAGCGCGTCGATTAAACAGGTCGTCCCTTGAAACGATATTCATGTTGTTGAACCTCCACGAGTATTTATCGATAGAGGGGCGATTTTACACGCGAGGGAAGGCCTCTCCACTGCGATAATGTGGGTCGCCTTTGAGGTGATCGTTTATCAGCATAACGACGACGCGGCAGTTGGCTTTGCTCAACAACAGGGCCTGACAGGGCTCGTTGGGATGAATGACTGCGTTGCCGCGATCAACGAAACCCGCGTAACCGAGGCGACGCAGCATGGAGTTCCAGATGATGTGCTCCTCCCGACCGAGCAGCCTTTCCGCCCGCTTGGCGATGCGGTGAGTGAGGTTCCAGAATACCTCACCGGTAGTGTTGTAGTTGTGGTAGAGATCACCGGTCCAACCCTCGATCATCGATAGGGCGAATTGTTCGTTGTTGGCATCAACGAGCCGCCACAACTGGGTGCAGATACCGTCGTAGTCGTGCTCGAACTGGCTATCGTCATACTCGCCGATATCGCAAATTTCTCCCCGTCCCTCGAACAAGCAGACGTATTTTCGATCGGAGGCGAATGGGATCGTGGATTCGCGCATCATCTCATAGGCTTCCCGCAAGGGGTAGGCGTAGATACCGATCGGCGTTGAGGTATGCTGCGTCGATGGATTGATCCCCAGCTTCTCAATATCGACGAAGGATACGAACATGTTGGGTCGATTGAGGTATTGGGCGAGCACCGACATCGCGGTTTCGGAGCGACGCTCCATGAGGTCAAGGAGGATCATCCCTCCACCCCGTGCGCGATCACGTCGGCGACTTGAGGGATTTTGGTGAATGCCTCGAAATTGTCGATGCGGGACGGGTTATGGAGCAAACCTTGTATATTTCCACGATCAAGGCCGCTCGCCAACAGTTCTCGCAATACATCGGAGTCGATCTTGCCTTTGGCGAAGGCGATGAGGTGTTCCTTCATCGAACGAAATTTCATCAATCGTCGGATATGGTTCATCCTGTCGGGGAAGTCAGAATGACCAAGGATATAATCGATGATGTCAAATTCATGATTGCTGATGCAGAAGAAAACAACTTGGCTCTTTTGCTCATCCGTGCATTTATCGAGGAAGCGGTACTTCATTGCTTGCTTCAAATTCGAATCGGCGTAGGAGTCGATGAAGCGGATCGTGTCATCGACGTTCGCAACAGTGAGGCGCTGGACGCGCGCCGCAGGGATGTTGTTGATCTCGCCGGTGGTGATCATCTTGACCATCGATGACTTCCACGTGTTCTGGACACGCTCGTGGCCGATCGATCGGTTGATGATCGTGATGGGCTTGATCACGCCGGGGTTGAAGATCACCGCCTGTGTGGGCTCATTCTCGTGGATGAAGCCATCGCCGCGGGCATCGAAGGCGAGGTCGAAACCGATTTTGCGCAGGAGGGATGTCCACATACCGATCGAGGCCTTGCCCGGCTTGAGAGCGATCGAGAGAAGCCGGGTGGTATTCCACAGCCATGCGACGGGCATCATCGCGTAAGCGGTGCGCCGTCCCTCTTCAGAAATCGTGTCGAGAGTCTCCACATCGATCAGGCGCAACTCCTCCAAGATGCGCATCTTCTCGCGCCACTCCGCCATGGTGAGGTCGCCGGTAAGTTCGCGCTTCAGCGGCGCAGTGACGCGGAAAACCCACGCATGGTCCCAAGGCGATTCGCCACTAAAGGGCACTTCGAGACCACCATTATAGTCACGCCCGTCGTCACCGAACTGCTCGGTATATTCGATGACATAATCAACCGGGTAGCAGTAAACACCTAGAGGTGTCTCGAAACCAGAGCGAGGATTGATACCAAGCTTGGCGGCTTTGTTCTTGCCAAACCCTTGTGTAAAACTGACGAAAACATCGTCCTCTCCGCGAAACTTTTCTAGCTGCTCAAGCGGAGTACCGGCGCGAGGATTACGCGCTGGATTAGACCGACGTTCAAAAAGGTCTTGGAGGAACATGCGGGTATTTATACCCACAAGGTCAGACGCTTGGGCGCATCCGCATCGAGGGGACGGCGCACACCTTCTTCGCATCGAGGAGCGCCACCAATGCGTGATCACGGCTCGGCTGGGTCGCCACTGCGGCATCAAAGTCGTCGCGGCGAACGATAAAGGCCCCGGCGTCCTTCATACCAATGAGGTAGAAGGCATCACCGTAGTGCCATGACACCGAGCACGCACCAACAAGGAGATCAGCGGCAGCGGCAGGGAGGGACGCGGTAACAATGCGGAGTTCGGGCTCGCCTCGCGGTAGCGACACCGTGATGGGGATGATCTGGAGCGGAATGTCGGTCGGCGAGGGCTTGGGCGGCAACGGAGCCGCCGTGGTGAGAAGGCTGCTGATTAGACCAATGAGAACCGACGTTTTGAACACTCCCTAGACTCCTCGATACATTTTACTAATCATGCATCAAGGAGCCCCGTGGAGCAATAATCAATTTGTCGGCACGAAACCATCGAATAGATATACCACCGGTTGGTAGTTGGTCGAATACCGCTCGACGATCGATGAGAGGACCGCCCACGATCCTCCGGCGAGCGCGGAGCCCATAGTGGGCATGAAGAGTTTGTCGATGCCCAAATCTCGCGCTAGCACATCGATGGCTTCCAGCCCTTCAGCGATGGCATCGTAGGAGACATAGCGTCTGCCATCGTAGCCGTAGAAGCGCTGGCCGATCAGGTTGAAGATGGTGCGGCCATCATCGGCCCGGTAGGGGATGATCTGGCCGGGCTTGAGACCCTCTAGGTGATGCACCTCTGTATAGACCTCGTAGGCACCGGGGTAACGCTCTCGTAGTTCTTTGGCGAAACCGCTCCCCATGCGACCCTGTGCATTGCAGCAATGGACGAGAAAACGCACATCTTCGCCTTCGAACAGATTGCCGGTTCGATACTCGATTTTCAAAACAAATCCTCCGGTTGATGATCAGATGCTTCCGCGTCCCAATCGACGTAGCTGGTCACTACCGGAGCATCGAGAGCCTCAATCGCAAAGTGGTAGAAATCCCCGCCCGTCCAAAGCTGCACAATGGTGAAGCCTCGTTCGCGCAAGGCTTCGTCCGCGCCTTGGAACACCGCCAGCGTGCCATAGTCGCTACCATGCGCTAGCTTAAGCCGGGACACAAGACCGTTGATACGAAGATCGATGCCCCGAGCATCAACCAGTTGCTGCAAACCCTCGATGGCTTCACAAACTCCCTTCCAGTCACAGCCAGCGGAGGCTTCTGGAACATGGGCATCCCTTTCGATGAAGATCATCGCATCAACAGCAGCACGGTTGGTAAGAACCCAACCATGAACAGGAACAGGCTCGCGCGCATCAGATATCCGCCCCCTGTGCATCACTGACGAGATGACCGGCGCGCAGCCGAAACGAGAAAGCATCACTGAACTTCGTCATGTAGATGGCATCACGGCGCAGCACGACCCTTCCGTCAGCCTCGCCCGCCGTTTCGGCCACCATTGAACGGACCTCCTCTGGGGAAAACTCGTCCATGTTGTTCAGATAATCGATAGCAAATTTCCAAGCCTTCACGTCTCGTTCCTCTTTATACTTCTTCGCTGATACTCGTAAAACCGTTCTCTTTCGAGACCCGAAGAATTCGATCAATGCGACCGACCAATTCATCTCGGTGGCTAACGAGAAACACGTTCCTACCAGCCCGGCCCATCGCCTTCAATATTTGCAGACCCGATTCCGCACCAGCACCATCAAGGCCAGAATCGAGAAGTTCGTCGATCCAGATCAGGTTGACACTGTGGTTCAACGACTCCCAGACATCACGGAACGCCCACGACGTGGCCATGATAAGCCGATTGCCCTCGCCACGAGAAAGCTGTGCGAAGTCCATGCTACGACCGAGAAGCACAATATCGACATCGAGGTCCGACTTGAACCGAATCTCGTGCGGGAGACCCAGTTTATTCAGATAGCCGTTGAGGCGCTGATTGAGATGAACGAGGTTCTGCTCGACGATCTTGCGGCGGATGAAGCTGTCTTTATTCGTGAGCATCTTGAGCACATACTCCTGATGGAGCAATGTATCGGTGAGTTCATTCATCGCAGTGAGATCAATCTCCTGCAAGGTCTGCTGCAATCCCGCGATTTGTCCCTCGAACGGATTCTCGGCAGCGGCCTCTCGTGCCAGATCGGTAGCGAGGATGTCACGGGCGTGCTTCACCGTGTAGATTTCATCGCGAGACTCGAACAAGGGCTGGGGCTGCTCGCCCAATGTGTTCAACTCGTCAGCGAGAGCGGTGAGATGCCCAGCCTTCTCTACCAAAGCTGTATCGAGCGCCGTCAACGATTGTGTGATCTCCTCTACCACCACGGCGGCATCAAGAGCAGCCTGTTCGCTCTCTTCGATCCGAACGGCAATCTCCGAGCGCGCTTCCTCGATCTCTTCCATCATGCGGGCATGATCGGCCTCCTTGCTGACCACGGCCTTGTCGCGGGCCGCGAGGTCACGCTCCAACCGTGCAATCACGGCGGCGAGGTGATCAGTGCCCGCAAGGGCTTGGCCGCATGTCGCGCATTCTTGCTCGCCGGGATTGGCGAGAAGACCCATGACACGATCGCGCTCCGCCGTGGCGGTAACGATATCGGCCTGTAGCGCATCACTGTTCGCCAAGGCGCGCACGAGGTCACGCTCCAGCCGATCAACGGCTGCCCTACCGGCCGTTCCTTGGATGATGGTTTGAGCAGCGGCGAGGCGACCGTTGAGCGATGTCCGGTCTCGTTGTAGCTGGGTGACATCGCGCTCGACGAACTGCTTGTCGCTGACGAGGACGCGGTGTCGCTTTCGCCAAGCATCGAGGGCATCGAACGCCGCAATCTCCGCGTCGAAGTCGATCGCCTCTGTGGCGGCAATCTGTTCCGCGAGGTCGATCATGGTGGCGTCATGGGTGTTCTGCCAACGATCGCGCTCCATCTCGGCGCTCTTCACCGCGAGGTTGATACGCCGGTTAGCCGCTTCGGTGGCTTTGTTCGAGGCGTCCTCGATCTTGATGCTGTCCTTGGTGAAGCCGATCATGCCCTTCAGCGTTTCCGCCCGCGCGCTGATCTGGGTGACGCCAAGTAGCTCCTCGATGATCTCGCGCTGCTTCGCCGCCCCCTCTTTGAGGAAGGGCTCCGTATAGGTATTGAGGGCACAGATGTGCTTGAACATCGTGTGCGACATTCCAATCAATTCGGAGATGTCGATCTGCGTCTGGGCGTTCTCACCCTTCGCGTTGTTGTCGTCCTGCTCCTCTGGGAGCAACTCCTGACCATTCTTGTAGAACTTGAGGACGTTGGGGCGACGACCACGCTCGACCCGGTAAGCCACCCCATCCTTCTCGAAGTCAACGACGACAAACATGCCCTTGCCATTGATGTTGTTGATCAGATTGTCGATCTTGATCTTGGTCAGCGGCTGTCCGTATAAACCAAAGGAGAGGGCTTGGAGGAGGGCTGTCTTTCCCGCGCCATTGCGGGTCACGCCGCCATTGGCGTCGTTGTTGCTACCAAGGATCAAGGATAGGCCATGATCGGAAAGTCTTACCGCCTGTGTAGCGTTACCGATCGAGAGGAAGTTCTTCAATGATACTGAATTGATTTTGAACATATGGGATTTTACTCAATTGATCACTGGGTTGCAATTTGCAAACCAAGGGAAACGATCTTGCGATGATAGGGTGAGGAGCGTTAGATCGTGATCGATCAACTCCTCTGTGTTGATCCACTGCGACAGCGAGCCACCGTTTGTCTCCGCACGGACGACTACCGCCTCATAGGCGATGTCACCCATTGGTTCGAGCATCGTGGCATGAAAGTGAATCATCTGGTTGAGACGCTTGGTCTCAAACCAGAAAATGAACGTTCCATTGTCGCAAGATATGCTGGCACAATTAGCCATCCGGAGTTGGTATTCGGCAACGAGGAAACTGTCCTCCGAGACCGTGAGCGCATGATGCCTCGCGATCACATCAAGGCATCGTGAACAGAACTCCTCTGCGGTCATGATCCGAGACTGTTGTAGATTTCCACCAATTTGGCGGGTCGATAGGTTGAACCAAGCACCGACTGAAGACCCTCGACGACAATCTGGTCCACTGATTGGAAGGTTACCTCGCCATCGAACTCCTGATCCATCGACCCCTTATTGGGGTGGACGAGTTCGATCTTCCGCATCCCGTAGCGGTTGATGTATTCCTCGCGGACAACCTGTGCCTCCTCAAAGGTGACCTCAATGTCGAGCGTCACCCTTGCGGTCAGCTTGGGGCAGAGCATTCGATCCGGCTCTTGCAGAAGCTGGGAGAGGGTCATCGTGCGGAATTGCGGCGCATCCGGCCATGCCTCGAATACAGGCTCGCCGCCCCATTCAAGGAACATCATGCCGCGATCGGAGTCCCACGCGTCGGCGAAATCGAAGGGGAAGGGATTACCGATGTAGATGACGTTCTGCTTGGCCTGACGAAAATGGAAGTGGCCCGAGAACGCGTATTCGCAGTTGGCGAAATCATCCACCGTGACACCACCCTCGTGATCCGGCATCGGCACCTTGGCGTTCATCAGGAAGCCACCGTTGAGTTCACCGTGCATGAAGACATAGCGGGACTTGATACTCTTGAGCGTCTTCTTCTCATCTTTGACCAGCCATGGCAGGAAGGTCATCGACTCGCGACCGGTGCCGAAGGTGGTGGGTTCGGAGATCAGCGTCAGGTTGGTGAGGTGCTTCGAGAAAGCCATCGACGACATGTCGCGTTTGTCCCGATACAGGAGGTCGTGGTTGCCGACGATGAAGTAGATGTCCGTGAAGGCATCGTTGAGCATCTCCAAACCCTGCAAACCATAGTTGAGGGTTGAGACGGCAACCTGATGGCGATTGTCAAAATAATCACCGAGGAAGGCGATGGCGTCACAATTCTCGGCCTTGGCGCGTTCGATGAACCACGCGATGAACTCAAGGTTGTCGAGATTTGCTTGCTCGTTGTTGGATCGCCTACCGAAATGGATATCTGTGAAACAGGCTAGTTTCTTGAATGGAGTGGTCATCGGTTGAAATTACATCACCGACAACCCCGCCGCTATATTTCAATGATCGTGCTTTTTATCAGCCTCTGCCTTTGCCATCGCGGCGATCTGCGCGGCTGATTTGCGCCCGCGCTTCGCCGGTAGAGGCTTGGGTTCCACGACGCCGCTCTGTGCGAGTTCGTTCTCGATCTGGCGCGTGTGGCTCGGTGACATTCCCATATGGATCAGGAGGTCATCCCGGATATTCTGTGCCTTCTTCTCCAAGTTGATGACGCGCACGAAGCAGTGGGTCAGCGTTGTGGTAAAGAATGCGAAGGGGTTGTTAGACTTCGACTCGTCAAACTGTAGGCCCACCTGTGCGAGATGGGTCAGCGCCAGTCCCTTCATATCATCGCGGTAGCTGTAGTTACGGAAGTTGCTCTTGCCGCTATACTTATCGACCAGCATGACGAACATCAGCCCAAGCCGTTCCGACATTCGTCCCTTCTCGATCGTGAACTCACCGGTCTCGAAATCACCACGCCAATGCGATCGGCCGACTTCGGTCCACACCTGTTCACCGTCCTCATCGAAGGACAGTAGATAGTGCTTGAAGGGAGGAAAGTTAGTGCGGGCGTGGCTCTGATTAGTGGCACGAGACTTGCGCTTACGATCGGGGTCAAGGGGGACGTGATCATAGGTCATTACCCGGAATACCAGTCCATCAGCAGTATGGGGCTCCTGATCGTCTTCCAGCTTCGAATTTAGCTTGGACAGAAGCTCAAGGAGGTAAATGTCGGTCACCGAAGCGAGGCTACTCACAATGGCGTCGTATTCCGAATATTCCGGATCGATAAAGGTGCAAAAGGTCTTTTTGCAACGAGCGATCTCGGCCAGCAATTCTTTATTGGACAGATACTTAATGGCGCGGGGGCGAGTTACGGTTTTGGTCATCTAATCCTTTGCTACACAAGGACGATGGCCTTGATTCCTCAATATAGCGTAGACCGAACTGTTGTTGCAATAAATACTACTATAATAGTCCCGCTAAATATTTGGCAATGAGGGAAAGATCATGAACCTACTCAAGACTCCGGTGTTCACCGCCGCCACAGTGCCTTTCGTGCCCGACGACACTGCGGCTGTGCAGTCGTTCGACCCCCGCGACTCGATGCTTGCCGCAGAGGGAATCGATGTGTCCAACTTCCATTCCACGGAGGACGAGCCCGATGAGATCGTGGTATCAGGCAAGCGCGATGGTGCGGTAGCGGCAGCGGATGCTCCGGTGGACAATCGTCTCCGTTTGTCGGCCCTGTCGGGGCGAGAGAACGATGTCTATGGTGCCTCGGATCGCAGTACCAACATCTTGACCCCCCTTCACCGCACCGGGGGGCTTCTCTTCCCCTACACGCCGTCAGTATCTGTGAACGGGGAGACTTCGTGGTCGAGCCACGATCTCGTTCACACCAACTACGACGTGCTCTCGTATCAGCGCACTGCCTCTGCGGTGATCGGCATCACTGGCAAGTTCACGGTGCAGAATCAGCGCGAGGGTGAATACGCACTGGCGGTTCTCCATTTTCTCCGCGTTGCGGGAAAGATGTATTACGGTGATTTCGATTCACAGCAGTATGACGCGAAGAACCGCGATACTACAAACACCTTGGCGGGTTTGCCCCCACCGGTGCTACGACTGCGCGGATACGGCACCTACATGTTCAATGATCTCAAGTGCGTGCTCAAATCCTACAGCTATTCCTTCGAGGAAGGAGCCGATCTCGTGACAATCAAGTCACCCACGGGTGGCACGGTGATGATCCCACCGATGTTCTCGATCACGCTCGGTATCGGTCTGCAACAGAACCCCTCCAAGGTCCGTAAGCAATTTGCCCTCAACCAGTTTCGCACTGGTGCACTGATGAAGAACGGAGGATGGTTCTAATGCCTCGTATCACCTACCCGGCAAGCTCACCCTATGCGGCAACGCCGCAGAGTGCGTTCTCGATTGGTCGTTATCAGCATCGCAACATTCCGTCGAGTGATCAGGACAGCTTCTTCACAATAACAGAGAAGTACAATCTCCGTCCTGATCTTCTCGCCTATGATCTTTATGGCAATCCGAACTACTGGTGGGTATTCTGTTCACGGAATATCTCCCTGATCCGTGATCCCATCTGGGATTTCACTACCGGAAAGGTGATCACGGTTCCTAGCAACACCCATTTGAAGGCGACCATCGGTTGACAACTCCTAAACGCCCCCCTGACGCCAAGCCTATCGCGCAGAACGATACTGGCTTGCGCGAAAAACTGATTAAGCCCGTGAACGGTCCTATCTCTTCCGGGTTTGGAGCGCGCGAGCGGCCCGGCGGCGTGGGATCAAAGGATCACAAAGGGATCGACTATGCGGTTCCTGCCGGGACGCCCGTCCATGCTGCGGCTTCGGGCACGGTAACATTCGCGGGAACACGAGGCGGATATGGCAACTATGTCATCATTGATCACGCCGACAAGACGCAGACCGCTTACGCGCACTTGAGCGATATCGGTGTGCAAGTCGGCACGCGTGTCGCTGCCGGTGAGGAGATCGGGAAGTCCGGTGGTGTCAAGGGCGCGGCCGGTTCGGGTAATTCACAGGGCGCTCACCTCCACTTCGAGGTGGCGAAGAATGGCGTCAAGGTCAATCCCAAGACGGTCACCGATGTCGCGAAGACCGACAAGGCCGCAGAAGCGAAGCAGACTGCTAACGATGCCGAATTGTCTCGTCAGCAGATCGTAATCAATCAGGATCAGGATGCCATCATTGAGAAGCTGATCTCGGGCGATCACTTCAAGGAAAATGCCGCTAACACCTATGACAATCTCACCTATCATTGGCGGCTCTACATGACCGCCGACAGTGAGGTTACGTCAGCGGCGACAACGACAGCCGAGTCCACCATCCAGAAGTTCTACGAGGAGTTGAACAGCTTCACGCAAGTCACGATCGCAGAGACGGGTGTGACCACCTACTCGATCGATGAAGTCACCATGGAAGCCGCTGTCGGAACAGAGTTCCGGACAGAAAGCACTCTGTTCACCTCGATGGAGATGAAGATCACCGAGCCTAACGGTGTCAACTTCCTAGATGCTCTTCGCTCTGCGGGTATTCGAACCGGTACGCGTAACTACATGAAGACGTTCTACTATCTCGAACTATCCTTCAAGAGCTACAACCTCGATGGCACCATGAACCTCGCCCCGTTTGCCGATCTCCCCAACGGGGGCAAGTGGGTGTGGACCGTGCAGATCACCAACATCGATGTAGCCCTCGACGCCGGTGGGGGCAGCTACACCTTGCAGATGATCCCGCTCACGGACTCGCTCCTGACCGGAAGCTACAATCTCATCCCGTCGAGCATCCACGTCAACGGCGGAACCGTGGGTGAGTTCTTTGACGATCTCTGCTCTCGCCTCAACAACGTCTGGTCGCGCTTCAAGGGCGGACCCGGTATTATCAAATACAAACCAGCATTCCATCCTGTCAAGGATGTGATGACCGCTGAACAGGTCAGAGCCTTGCCGGTCATCCCCAAGGATCAAGACTTCAATTCCGAGCGCGACATCGCCTTCGATGCTAACAAGACTGGTCACATCGCGCAGGGGTTTACAATCTCGCGCGTGCTCGACTCCCTGATGTCATCGTGCGAGGAAGCGCAGAAACTCGCTATGGACAGCCTTACACCCGGCTCCGTGGATGGCGAGAAGGCGAAGGCGCGAGGCTACCGCCAGTCGATCATTTGGCGCATCGAGCCAGAGGTCAAGCTGCCTAACTACGATCCGATCTTCAACGAATACTACCAAGACATCACGCTGCACATCTATGGCTTTCGCCACCATACTGCCGTGCTGTCGCCGCAGGATACAACGAGCGATGAGGCGGCGCAGAAGGCAATCTTGACCGAGATGGTGACGCGTAACTTCCTGCTGAAGAAGTACGACTATCTTTTCACCGGCCAGAACCAAGAGGTGCTCGATCTTGACCTCAATTTCAACCTTGCATGGCAGGCATATTTGCCGCGCCTTGTTGAAGCGAATCAAGATCAAGTAGCCACGCACGCGAAGGCGAACCCCAATACGCCCACCACCGATGCGGAGAAGAAGCGCGCAGAGGATGAGCGCAAGAAGAACGATCCGCAATCGATCGGTTCTGCACAGGGCGAGAGCGCGCAAACCGCCAACTCCTTGTACGAACAGGTCAGGGCTTTGGAAGCGACGAACCCGCGTTCAGAGGAAGACGAGAAGAAATTGCAGGAATTGCGCGTCAAATACAAGGAGGCGATTGCCGCCAACGACGCGCAGTCTCGGATCACCAGTGCCAAGCGGGCGGAGAAACAAGCAGAGCGACCCGCACAGACACCGGGTCGGGATTTTCAGCGTGAATACGCGGACGATTTCGCATTCGAGTACCGCAAGCTTTCCGATCAGCAGAAGAAGGAAGCCTTCCCGATCACGATTCAGACCTACGACCCCGCCGACAACTCGGGCCTTTCGGGCCAATACCATGCGGGTAAGTCACTCTACGGCGCAGTCTTGAATCAGGCCTATGGCCCATTGGCGACGCAATTCTTCCGCATCTCCATGACAGTCATCGGCGATCCTTTCTGGATTGGACCGGGATCGTTCGAGCAAGCCATTGCACGCAAGTCCGAGACGTTCAGTGGTTCCTATCCCAACCATTCCGAGGGCGCGAACGCGTTCCTGTTCCGGATGCGCTATCCCTTGGGTCAGGACGACAATGGCGACATTGTTCTAAACACCAACGAGACGGTGACGGGTGTTTATCAGGTCAACAAAATCACGCACAAGTTTATCGATGGTAAATTTACGCAAGTCCTGCAAGCTAACCGCATACCGATCGTCGATCTCTACACCAGTTTGTATAAATCGATTTATCCCGACACGGAAAATAATCCCAATGACAATAACGGGGGCGGCTGATGACTACCATTAACACAGGGCGTAAGCGCACGCGCGCGCAGCGTGGTATCGATGATTTGCGGGCATCGAGCAACATCCATCTCGCATTCGTGAAGAACACCGCTGATCCCCAGCGCATGGGTCGTTTGCAGGTCTGGATTCCTGAACTCGGTCCCGACGATCCCGCTACGTGGATCACCGTCTCCTATGCGGCTCCCTTTGCGGGTGCGTCGCCGGTCACGGACAATGTGGTGGATGATCGCTCGGAGGCGGGTTCACAGTCCAGCTACGGGATTTGGGCCACTCACGTCGATGTGGGCAATCAGGTGTTGGTCTGCTTCGTCAATGGCGATGCTGCACGAGGTTATTGGTTCGGATCGGTCTATGCCCAGAACATGAACCACATGGTGCCCGGCGTGGGGATGAACGTCTCCACTGATCCGCAACTCAACGAGGCATTTGCGCCCTATAGTCCGCCGGTGGCCGAGTACAACAAGAAGGACACATCGATCAATCCCGCGAGCCCCGTCCGGCCCGCCGCCTCCGCTCTTGCGACCGCATTGCTCGCTCAAGGTCTCTCGCACGATCAGGAACGCGGCGTCTCCAATACCTCGGCGCGGCGCGAAGATACCTCGCGGGTGCAGGGTTGGCTCACCCCCGGTGGCAATTCGATCAGCTTCGACGATGATCCCGCCAACGCCTTTATTCGGTTCCGTACCAAGCACGGCGCGCAAATCATGATTTCCGACACGTCGGGCTACATCTACGCTATCACAAAAGAGGGAAAGTCTTGGGTTGAGATTTCCGATGGTGCGGTGGAGATTTACAGTAGCGCACCGGTGTCGATCCGGTCGGAAGACGACGTGAATATCCAAGCCGACAAAGACTTGAACCTCGATGCGCGCGGAGATATCAATCTCAATGCCGGAGGTGCTATCCGGGCTCATAGCGGAGGTGCGACCGAGATCGCCGCTGGCGGTGCTCTCAACACTCAAGCGGGCGGCAACGCTTCGCATAGTGCGGGAGGTAGTCTCGCACTTGGTGGCGGCGGCGCGGTGGGAATTTCCGCTGGTGGCGCGCTGGTCTCCGAAAGCGGCGGGGCGAACGTTCGCAATGGTTCGGAGATACTTGACAACTCCGGTGGAGGCAGCGCCGTCGCCCCGGCGGAGGCAAGCTTCAAGGAAGCATCGTCAATCGGTGACAGCACGGGTCGGGCTACCATCTGCTCACGCTCTCCCGCGCATGAACCGTATCACCATCCCATCAACGCCACCGTCTCAACTGCGCCAGCGGGAAGCGGCGCTGGTGCGGGAGGCGCTGGCACGATCAAACGCGCGGACGGCACGCTCGTGCAAGGCGTCACCGAGCCTGACAATACACCGGTCCAGAAGATCGGTGGGTATAAGGTCAGCGATCGTGTCAACGGCTGTATCTATCAGGCGAGCCGCCGCACCGGTGTTCCCTACACCACGATGATGGCCATGGCGGCAGCGGAAAGCAGTTTCAACCCTAATGCGGGTGCGTCGAGTTCATCAGCGAAGGGCTTGTATCAGTTCGTTGGCGGAACATGGGACACCATGCAGAAGCGCTACGGGCCGAATGGTACCGTGGTGAAGAACCCCGGCGTCTCGACGAACATCTTCGATCCCTGCGGGAACGCGTTGATGGGAGCCTACTACATCAAGGAGAACGCTGCGGCATTGTCGGCAGCCGGGTTGGGAACGAGCCCGACAGAACTCTACTGCTGCCATTTCCTCGGCACCGGTGGCGGTCGTCGCTTCCTGCGTGCCGTCAAGGCGAACCCCAATGCATTGTCGAACCAGTCCGTTGACGGACGTGCGTTCCGGGCCAATCGGAGCATCTTTGTGAAGCAGAATGGTCAGACGCGCACCAATCAGGAAGTCTACAACATCCTTCATGCGAAGACGGGCGCGACAGTGCCCCAGTGGGCGGCTTATCAGAAGTCTCACAGCACTAATAAATAACTGATGACGGATAGAACATTTGTAGGCTTCTCGACTGTGGGTGCGAGTGATTCGAGGTCTTGGGCCTTGTATGACCGCGATCTCATCAAACAGGATTTGAGAAACCATTTTCACACTCGCAAGGGCGAGCGGCGGATGCGACCCACCTATGGGTGTTCGATCTGGGACTACATCGGTGAACAGATGTCTGCTGATATCAACGAATCTATTCGTCTCGAAGCCGAGCGTATTGTAGAGTTGGATACCCGGCTAGAGGCTGAAAACATTTATGTCGATGCTAAGGATCACACGATCGTGCTCGTGATGGACCTCATCTATCGGCTCGACGGAACAGCAGAGCGGTTCAAGATTATCTTTGATGCTCGTCAGTAATATTGAGAGGAAGTAATGCAGAACAATCGGCAATCAGAGCTATTCTTGAGCAAGGACTGGCTTGTCCTCTATCAGGCATTCACGCAGGTAAACTTCAACGCCAGCGACCCTAACTCGATCAATCAGTCACTGCGCGATTATATCGCAGTCAACTATCCCGAGGATTTCAACGACTGGATCGAGTCGAGCGAATTCGTTGCGATCATCGATCTCCTCTCGTGGCTCGCGGGTACCCTTGCGTTCAAGATGGACATCAACTCGCGCGAGAACTTCCTCGAAACCGCAGAAGCACGCGAGTCGGTGCTTCGGCTTGCGCGTTTCCTCTCCTACAACCCTCGCCGCAACCGCCCCGCCACCGGTATGGTGAAGCTGGTCGAGGTATCGACCGATGATGACATCCGCGATTCCACGGGCACCAACCTCGCAGGGGTGAAGGTTCAGTGGAACAACGCTGACGATCCCGATTGGTTTGAACGCTTCACCACGGTGATGTCGTCGGCATTCACGAACACCAACCCGTTCGGCACCCCGTTGAAGACTGGCCTCCTGACTGGCATCCCCACCCAGCTTTACCGCGTCAACTGTCTGATGGGGGCGAACAACTTCGCCTTCTCGACGAGCGTAGGCGGCGAGGGGATGGACTTTGAACTCTGCAACGGAGACTTCAACGATCTCGGTAGCTTCAACGAGCGTGCCCCCGATGCGAGCGCGGCGTTCAACCTCTTCTATCGCAACGATGGTAATGGGAACAACTCTGCCCGCACCGGCTTCTTCATGCTCTTCAAACAGGGATCAACGGTTCGTCAGACTTTCCGCATCGATACGCCGGTTGAGAACCAGTTGCTCGATCTCGATGTCGGTGGTGTGAACGAGAACGACGTGTGGGTGCAGACCGTGGATGAGAACAGCCAAGTCCTCATCGACTGGACCAAGGTTCCCGCGATCTTCTCCGAAAACATCACCTACAACAACGTCAACGCTGACAATCGCAACATCTTCTCTGTGTTGACGCGTGATCAGGATCGTGTCTCGATCCGCTTCTCCGATGGTATCTTTGGAACCGCGCCGGTGGGCAACATCATGGTCTCGCACCGCGTGTCCAACGGTCGCCAATATCAGGTTCGTCCGACCGATATCAACCGCATTACCCAATCGATCCGCTACTTCAATCGCGCGGGCATCTTGCGCACCCTCAAGCTGACCTTCAGTTTGCAGGAGCCGGTCCTCAACGCAGCGCCGCGTGAGACCGACGAGCAAATTCGCCAGCGCGCTCCCGGCACCTATGCGGCCCAGAACCGCATGGTATCGGGCGAGGATTATAATAGCTTTCCGCTGTCGTCGAACCTCGCCACCAAGCTAAAGGCCGTGAACCGCGTCTACAGCGGGCACTCGCGCTTCATCGACCTCAATGACCCCACCGCGACCTACACGGATGTGGTGGTCAACAGTGATGACGGAATGCTCTACCGCGAGACCGCCAACGTCTACGCAGAGGTGCCGTTGTCGCTCAACCGGACACCCGCCGAAATGATCTCTGCGCATTTGCAGCCGATCGTTCGCAGTCTCAATGTCCGCTCCTATGTCAATGATACCATCTTTGGGCGCGTATCTCGCGGAGCCAATAACCCCGACGTTGACATTCCGGCTGGCACAAGCTGGAAGCGTTCCACCTCCGCGAAGTTTTCATCTTCGGGCGCGCTGTCGCATTCGAGCCTCTACTTCCGTGAAGGCTCGCAACTGAAGTTTGAATTGCCCAACGGCGAGTTCCGCTGGGCAAGCATCGCGGTGCTGACCGACAATCCCACTACGATTGTGCCCGCCAATACGCGTGGACCCGTGACACTTTCAGAGGACATTCCGACTGGATCGCGTGTCGTCTCGCTCCTGCCGGGTTTCTCGTCTGAACTGCCAACAGAGACTTTCCTTGCCCTTGTTGCCCGCTTCGGTGCCGCGAGCGCACGACGGGGCTTCTCGCTCTGGTTTGATCCCGAGCAGGATCGATGGTTGATCCGTGATGAAGTCACGCTACTGTCCGCCGCTGACAATACCAACGACGCCATCCATGTCCTTACCGCAGAGTTCTACGCGGGTAGCTTGTGGAAATTTGCTGCTCGGGGGACCAAGTATGTCTTCGAGTCGGAGCGTAAGGTGAAGTGGTTCAGCGACTCCAACAATACCGTCGATAGTGAGACGGGTTTGAAAAAGAACGACACGGTGACCGTTCTTCGCAGCAATCCTGATCTTCGAGAGGATTATGCGGCGGATGGGCGCGGCATTGTTCGCGATCGTGCCTTCAACGTCTCTGCCCTCTACTATTACGGTGATGGCGCACAGGAGCCGCGCCGCGTTCAGGTTGACTTCACCGACGTGGACGGTGATGGTTCACCCGATGACCCGGAAGCGGTCAGCTTCATCACCGACTTGCCTGATTATCAAGGAACGCTGTTCTGGCAGCTTGGTGAGAGCTACGGGCAGCCGTGTTACAAACCGACGCGCGAGATCACCGTATTCGCCATGCCGTCGATCCGTTTCATCTCGCAAATCCCGCCAATCGTCCGCTTCCATCGCGGCGAGGGGGCGAGCGACATCGCATTTGCGTCGGGGGACATCTGCTATGTGGTGTCATTGGGCGACTTCTTCGAGCGTGTGAACGATTCATGGCAGACCCTGCCGCGCCGTAACTTCCGCATCGCGAAGGGCCGGGGTGCCAACACGGCCAAGCGCTGGGTCGTCATCGACCCCTACCAGCGTGACGATGACCGCGATGGTAATCCCGATGGCGGCGGTACCGTGTATCAGATCGCCTATTCCCGCGACGCCAATGAGGTTGCGGCACAGTATCGTTCCGCTGATGAATTCCTCATCCGCGACGGTTCTCTGGCATTCAAGTGGAAGCACTATGCCCCGTCTGATCACCGTATCGATCCTGCGATCACGAACATCATCGACACCTTCGTCCTCTCTACCGAGTACGACTACGCGACGCGACTCTGGATCGCCAATGGTGCAAAGATCACCGATCTCCCCAAAGCTCCTACCGAACTTGATCTTCGTCTCACCTTTGCGGAATACGATCAGCAGAAGGTGTTCTCCGACCAGATTGTTTGGCGTCCGGTCAGTTACAAGCTGCTTTTCGGTAACGGTTCGGAACCACAGAACCTGCGTGCCCGCTTCAAGGTGATCAAGCTGCCGATTTCCAATGTCGCCGATGGCGAGGTGAAGAGCCGCGTCATCGCTGCCGTGAATGAATTCTTTGCGGTATCGCGCTGGGATTTTGGTGAAACCTTCTATTTCACTGAACTTGCAGCATTCATCCACCAGCGACTTGCTGGTGTGATCGGTAGCGTAGTTATCGTTCCAATGGATGAGGAGGCCAGCTTCGGTGAAGGCTTCGAGGTGCGTTGCCGCACCGATGAAATCTTCATCTCCACCGCGCAGGTGAGTGATGTTGAGATCATTAACTCAAATACGACGAGCCAACTTCGTATCCGTTAATTGAACGAACTGTGCGATTGCTATATAATGGTAGAGCCTATTAAGTGTAGGCTTTACCATCTCTCTAAATAAACCTAGAGACACAGTATAGCGAGAATCATGAAGCGTCGTCCTATCACGCAGCTACCGGCTGTTCACCAAACCGATCCCCTCAAGCGGTTCTTCGGAGCCACGGTGGATCATCTTTTCCAGCCCGGCAACGCTGTGCCAATCAGCGGCTACATCGGCCATGTGCCGGAGTACAACGACGCGTCCAAGGATTTCTACAAAGTAGAGCCTAATGCCGCTCGCACCAAGTATCAGCTTGAACCAACAATGGTCTCACAGGCGGAGGACAAGTCGCTCTCCGCGATCCTCTTCTATGACGATCTGGTTAGCCGCCTCTCTGCCGTTGGTGCTCTTGTGTCCAACACCGATCGTCTGTTCAAGTCCGAGTATTGGACGTGGGCACCCCCGGTCGATATCGACAAGATCAACAACTCGCAATACTACTACTGGTCCAGCGACAGCGTTCCGGCGCTCAAGATGACGCTCCCCGGCGTCGAGCTTCCGGTCACCTATCAGGGCGACGGCAGCACTAATCGATTTGCGCTTCCGCCGTCTCTCCCGCGCCGTCGCATCCTTCCCGCTGACCAGATCACCGTAGAGGGTGAAATTTTCGACGGATCACCCCGTGTGCTCGTTAATGGTCGCAGCGTGCCGTTTACGCTCGACGGGCAGGACATCGTGCTCGCCACGACGCCTCTTACCGGTATCCCGATCGAGGTCTACCGCTATGGCAGCCTCGGTAATGGTAGCCGCACGAACTTTGCCATCCCGTTGATCTACGATGATAGCGTGTCTTTCTCCGCGTCCGACATCCATGTGTTCGTCGGAGGTCGCGAAACCAAAGCATTCACCATCTCCGGGAACGCGATTGTGCTCGCCGTTGCCCCGGCGGGTGACATCGAGGTTTCTGTCACGATCTTCTCTGACATCAGAGAGGCTCTCTCGCGGGCAAGTCACACCGTTGACATCTCCTCCCTGAACGCCGCTGGCGTGAAGAAACTCGTAGATGGCCTCAAGATCGAGGCTATCGATCCGACGCGCTGGGCATTCGGTTTCGAGACCAAAACCTTCTCGACTCACAAGTGGGATGAGCAGAACCCTGCGGTATTCTACGTGGATGGTGTGGGACAGACTTTGATCTTCACACCAGAGAGCGAGATGCTCGACATCGCCGACCCTTTCTACGCGGTTGTGTCACGCGAGCATCGCGCAGGATCGTTCTTCTCCCGTGCAAACCGCTGGGTTGCGCGCGAAGCCCTTGCGTGGTGCGAAGGTGCCACCACGGAGCGTCAGGCCAATCGGCCGATCTGTGAGTTTCGCGGTGATCTGAAGCTCTTCAACTACGGGACGCAGCGTGCTCCGGTGGCAGATGCCACGGTGGGTGTTTTCTCGCGCGTGACCAACTTCACGTTCTCGACGCACTCCGACGACGCTGGTCGCCCGATCAACGCTGGAGATATCGTCCTGATTGGCTCGGTCGGGCAGTCGTTCGATAACAAGTTCGTCGTCTGGCCCACGGTGGATGATCTGGCACCTGCCTTCGTCGGCACCCCGGATATCGTCCATACTGCCGTCATCGGTGATGTCTTTGTCAATGCTAAGACGAACATCGAATATCGCTTTGCCGGTGATGCTTGGCTGCCGTGTGCCGTTCCCGGCGATCGACCCCTGTTCGATCTCTTTGACCAGAATGGTATTTCGATCGGCGATGAAGCCGAGTATCCGGAAACAACATTCAACGGTTCGGCGATCTTCGGCTTCGAAGTCGGCGATGGGGTCAACGATGTTGTGCTTGGCTTCCCGGTGAACTATGACACCTACGGTCAGATCATTTTCGAGAATTTTCTCTACACACAGCGGTACCGCTACCGTGATGGTGACATCACCGGCTATTACTTCTATCAGCAGGACGGAGTTTTCCGCAACCAGTGGTATAAGGCGAAGGGTGTGCTTGCCGCACCGGGGAGCAGCACCGACATCACAGTCCCCCTCAACCTACAGGCAAACCCCAACTTCGGTACCCCAACGCTGATTTCGCGCAACAACTGGTTCAAGCATTTCTCGTCTATTAGCGAGAACCAGATTGGCTTTTCCGGACAGGTGTTCGCTGATAATAACTGGTCAACCACCGACCGTGACTTGAGCGTCGGAACGGAGATCATTCAGGCCCGCTCTCCCCTCCTCAAGCTGATGATGCTGATGACGGAACAGGCATTCGATCCCGTTGCAGTAATCAAATATGTCGAGTCGGAGTACAGTCGCTTCAAGCTGAAAGTCCATCAGAAGATTCGGGATCGTATCAATGGTGGCCTTCTCACTGGCGCGTCGGATTTCACCGCTGCTGCTCGCGAAATCCTCGCAAGCCTTGGTGCGAATAAAACGCCCGATTTTGCGTTCTTCCTTTCGCGCATCGCGGGCGGTACCTATTTCATCCCCGCCACCCCGGCAACGATGTCCATCACGCCGATGGTCAAGCCGACGATTATCTCCGAGAATGGCATCGCCTTCATCGTTGGGCACGACGGTTCGCGCACGGGTGCTACCGATGCGATCACCGATGGCGTCGTGCTGGCGATCGAGCAACTGATCTTCAACAGCCGCGCGAACGAGGCGTATCATAGCGAGCTTCGTCCCATCCTTGACGAGTATGACCTCATCAGTGGTCAGTATCGCGTCGCAGACTACTCGCGCGATGAAGTCAACGTCATTATGCAAGCCAGTTTTGAGGAGTGGGCGCGAGTCAACAACGCCGACTACCTATCAAACCTCTTGCACGATCCAGCCAATCCCTTCACGTGGAACTACGGCTCGATCGCGGATCGCAACGGAGCCAGTCTTCCCGGTAACTGGCGTGCAATCTATCGCCACTATTTCGACACCGAGACGCCCCACCTTACGCCGTGGGAGATGGTTGGCTTCGCGGAGCGTCCGACATGGTGGAACGCCCGCTACGGCGTGGCACCCTATACCCGCCTCAACACGCTTCTGTGGCAGGATATGGAAGCAGGGCGTATCGCCTCTGGACCACGCGCCGGGTTGGATACTCGATTTGCGCGTCCCGACCTCCTGTCGGTATTGCCAATCGACATCAACGGTAATCTCCTTGATCCCGTCGCGGCACGCATCGTCCCCAACGCGCCGTCGATTCAGTTCGCGCAGGAGAGTTGGGTGTTCGGCGACGGTGGACCGATCGAGAACCTGTGGCGGCGCTCGTCGTCGTTCGGCTTCGCCAAGGCACTCGCCCTCTTCCTGATGCGCCCCGCGCAGTTCGTTGAGGATTATTGGGACACCGACGAGCGTGCGATCGTGCATGGCGATCAGTGGGTTGATCTTCCCGCCGGTCGGCGCGTCGCCTCATCGGAGTTGACCGTCCACGGTGAATTCGATGCCGCTGGTGTAGCGAAGGTCTCGTTCGGCATCCAGAACTGGATCGTCGAATACCTGATCAATCGTGGTCAGACGCCCGCGCGCCTCGGCACGCTCATTCGTGGCCTCGACGTGCGTCTCGCACACAAGATGGCGGGCTTCACCACGACTGATCGTCTGACCATCTCTGCGGAGAGTTTCGGCCTCGTGCCGCCGGAGGATGTCGCGATCGAGTTGTATCAGTCGCCCGGTCTGACCAGCGATTACTACTCTGGCATCATCATCGAAAATCTGTCACCATCGCGGTGGCGTATATTCGGCTATAACTCGTCCGACCCTTACTTTGACATCGAGGCAAGTGATCGCGCGGGCCGTAAGCTGTTGCTTACCGGCGTCCCAGAGCGCGTGGTCAACGACTGGCGTCCGAGCGTCTACTACAAGACCGGGATGCTAGTGCTTCACCTCGGTGTGGTCTATGAAGCCAAGCGGAACCACACCTCGGGCCAGATTTTCGAGAATCTGTATTGGGAGCAGGATGAAGTCAACACTCTCGCAGACGAGAAGCTATACGAGTATCTTGAGGGTAACGGACATGAGTCGCGAGTCCCCTACGCGAGCGTAGTTAACAATCGACAGGACGTTCTCGACTTCCTCTTCTCATACGCTCGAACACTGGCCAAGCGAGGCTTTGTGTTTGATGAAGGGACTTGGCAGGAAGCCGCGCAGCAGTTCATCACTTGGTCGAAGATTCGTTGGTCGAAGGGTTCTTTCATCACTCTGTCGCCGGGCGCACGCTCGATCAAGTTCTCGGCTCCGCAGGGCTATGTGCTCAATCTCGAAGGACCAACTGCACTGGGGGGTATTCTCAACCGCACCGGGCATGTCATCGATCAGCGCAAGACTAAGATCGACCGTCTCGATGACGAACTCGTCATTACCGCTGATGGCGATGACATCTATGGTGTATCGCTGCGTAAATCAGAGATCGAGCACGTCATCGTGTTCTCTAACCGCACGATCTTTGACGATCTGATCTACGATCCCGTGTTGAACATCCGCCAAACGCGCCTCAAAATGAGTGCTCGCCGTACCACGGAGTGGAACGGTCGTTACGATGCACCGGGGTTTATCATCTCCCAAGGACAGATCGTCAACAATTTCGATAAGTCTGCGGAAGACCTTCGATACATGTTCGATATTGAACTCGCGGACAACACCGTCTTGCGCGATCATGCCCGTCATACCATTGGTTTTCAGAAGCGCGACTACTTGAGCCGTCTGCTCCTGAACGAGACGCAACAGTTTGAACTATATCAGGGAATGATCCAGCAGAAGGGTGCTCGTGGGGCCTTGAACAAGATCGTGAGATCGCGGGCCGTCGAGGGCAATCGTGATCTGACGTTCCTTGAGGAATGGGCTTTCCGCATTGGTGAGTTCGGTTCCTATGAGCCGCGCGCCTATCTCGAAATGGCCTTGAATGCCCGTGATATGCGGCGTGAGCAGCAAGTCGTTCATCTCGGTTCCAATCTCGGGAACGAGAGTGACAATATCATCTCGCTGATCAACGAGGATTCGCGCTGGATTGATCGACCGGTTAACTTCAATGAACTAACCGTTGGCGATGAGGTCATCTATGGTCTCCCGAACGCGGGATATTGCCGCACCAGCGACGCCGATCATCACGCCGCCACCATGCCGCTGTTTGCCGCCAAGGCCTTCGATAAGCTTCAGGCGGGTGGATCGTTCCGCGCCGGAGAGAGCATTTGGCTCTATGATCACAACAACACGGGGTGGGCTTTCTTCTATCTCGTCGGTGAGAAGCGCATTACCTTGATCGAAACCGCCGAATCAAATGGTGAAGTCGTCGGAACGCGCCTCGTGCTCGGCACCGATCACGGTCTCGTAGCCGGTGACACCATTTTGATCAATGGACCCGCTGGTGATAACTTCGCGGCGGCGGGCGTTTATCAGATTGCGGATGCGGGTATCGATTACATCGAGATCGATAACGAGGAAAATGCCAGCAGCCCGTATGATTTTGCCCAGCGTGGCGAAGAGGGTCCGCTCGTATTCCGCCTTACGACGGCACGTTTCCCCAACCGAGCAGCAGCACTTCTCGCCGATCGCGCTGTCCCTCTCCTGTTCGTCGATGACAACGGTCAGGGCAAGTGGTCGGTGCTGACTCGCGTGTTCCTTGAGCCGTTGATTGTGCCCATCGATCTCAACAATCCCCTCGGGCCGACCAAGATCGTGCCCCAGCCCCCGCAGGTGATCATCGCCCGTGAGCAGCCCCGGATGATGAACTCCGCGCGAATCGCGTCGGCGCTGATCTACGACCGCAATACGGCGGTGACTGCGAACAGCATCAAGGCACAGCCCGTGACGCTGGCGCGCATCACCCCGATCGATCCGATGGTGGGCTGCATTTCCGGCATCGCCGATCGTGAGATCACCTACAAGCTTGAGTACGACCCCGCCGCCTATGCGGAAGATGGCAATCTGTGGACAGACGCGCATGTCGGGCAACTCTGGTGGGACATGTCAACCACATGGTTCATCAACCCCTACACCGATCTGACACCGGCTAACGACGAGGCGCGTTACATCGCGGAGTTGCAGTATCGGGCGAACAACTGGTCGCGCCTCGCACCGGGGACCGAAATCGACATCTATGAGTGGACGCGCAGTGATGTGCCGCCCTCGTCGTTCGTCGGTGAGGTTCATCCCTCTGGTCAGTACACGACGGCGCAGATCGACAATGCTGCATTGGGCAAGGTAGTGACGGAATACTACTTCTGGGTCAAGAATCCAATCGCTACCCCGGCCGTTGCTGGCCGCACCTTGGATGCACAATCGTGCGCAGACATCATCGCGAACCCGAGCGCAGCCGGTCTACCTTGGACCGCTTTGCTCTCGCCATTTGATTTCGTCATCTCCACGGTTCGTGACCGACTCACCGATGACTCGACGGTGTTGCAGCTACAGTTGCAACTCACCAACGAGGACGAGGATATCCCGCACAGACAGTGGGTCATGCTCCGCCCCGGCGATCAGACTTCACTGCCAAGCGCACAGCTTTGGAACAAGCTTCGCGATTCGCTGGTGGGTATCGATGACAACTTTGCCGCCGTGCCTAATCCAAGGCTGCATCAACAGTCTCGCACTGGTATCGCGGCCGGTCAGAGCATGTTTGACGCGGATAAGCGCAAGGATGCCCGCCGTTCCTTCATCACGCTGATCAATTACCAATTGGGTAAGCGCGACTTCGGCGGAAGTCGTTCGTTCGCAGAGACGGTCTTTGACACCACAACGGCTCCGCCTTCGAAGCTAATCTGGTCGGCTAATGGCTATTCCGAAACTCTCGCTTTCTTGCCCCCCAAGGCGTTCTACGACGTTGCTACAAGCGATCAGGCAGAATTTGAGGAACTCGTCAATAGCCAGTCGCAGCCGGGTCGTCGCGTGTTGTTTGACAACCGCTACTCCGCTAACCCGAGTTGGAGCGTGTGGCGCAAGTCGAATAACAAGATCGATCTCGTTCCCATGTTCGACTACACGGTTGACAAGATCACTGATCTCGCGCGGCTCGGTGGTGGTGCGATCCCGAATAACCGTTTTGTCCTCGTGCGTGAGAACGCCGAATACAACGGCTTCTGGACCGTGCATCGCTATCTCAATGGCGCATTCTCGATCGTTGCAGCGCAACAACTCGACACGACCGGCTTCTGGGAGTTCAACGATTGGTATAGCGGTGATTATACCGCAGAAGACGAACCGGTCATCACATACGCCGATGTGGCGGCGCGCGATCGTGCAGAAAGCCCGGTGAGCAACCGCTACGTGAAGGTGCTCGACGACGGCTCCGGATACTGGATTTGGACGGTGTTCATCGATGATGCGTGGCAGGTTGTCGCTCGCCAGTCTGGCACTATTCAGTTGAGCGAACGCTTCTTGGAAGATCGTCCCCTCTACGGTTGGGCCAATGGCGAGGCGTCGTTCGACAAGGTGGTGCGCGAGCGCGACGGCACACTGGAGCTTCGTGAGATGATCGGTGCCATCTTGGACAATCTTCTCTCCAATGCGGAGAAGAACGAATTGTGGTTCTCGATGGTCAACTTCGTTCATGCGCATCATGATCAGGTCGATTGGGCGTTCAAGACCAGCTTCCTTTCGGTGGCGGGCTTCAACGAGAAGCTTACAACGGCTCCGATTGCGGCGGCGGACAACACACCGCACATCTTGTCTTACATCGATGAAGTCAAGCCGTATCGAGTCACGGTTCGTGACTTCGCCCGGAGCCTCCGCCCTGATCTTGAATCGTTCACGATGGGTGCGACGGACTTCGACAAACCCGTCTATTACGATCCGGCGACGATGGGCTTCCGCGTCCTCGATGAAGAGCGCGTGGACGACATTGCGATTATGGAGAAGGGGGTTTGGTCACATTGGCTTCACAACGTTGATCTCCGTCGCAACATGCGCATCAAGCTGGTGTTTGACCGCGTATGGTTCGAGGATGCTCTCGATGCCGGTGCCGCTCACCGCATCACGCAGTTCTACCAGCCCACCGCTGGGATGAAGCCGCTTGATCTTCGGGCGTTGCTCGACCTCGACTTCAAGGGAACCACCCTGTCGGGTTCGACCTTTGCTAGCACGATCTCCGATAGCGTTGTTGGCGACCACACCGCAGAGACCACCAACGGACCTGACGGGTTTGCGATGCTTGACCCACGCGTTGCCCCTGACACGCCGGAGGAATTGGTCCGCATGGGCGCGCACGACATCCTCCTGATGCAGGTGGACGATCGTTGGGGCGCTGGTGCCCCGAAACAATTCGTCCGCAGCTATGATGTCGCCAAGGAGCGTCGCAATAAGGTCAAGCTGCCTATCGGCTGTGTGGCCCGCTCCGTGATCGTGTTCTTCGATGGTGTTCGCGGCGTTCCCGGCGTTGATTACCTTGTTGATCTACTCGCCAATGAGCTTACCGAAGTGCTGGTCAAGCGCGGCACCCAGCGCACCAAGACGGTAGTTGTTCACGCCTTTGGACATGCGGGACACCGCCCGATCATCGATCAGGTGTTCACCACGGCGACAGCGGGCAGCAATCAGGTCACCATCCCTGCGTTGGTGCTCGAAGAAAGCGCCTTCTCGTTCGAGGTGCTGCGTAACGGATCGTTCCTGTCGGCTACCCGTGTCGGAAACAAGGTGGCCTTCAATGCACAGGCGGGTGAGCAGATCATCGTCACGTTCTACCGTGGCGCGGTGCTTGCCGCGACCCGCATGGTAGTGCTCGATCTGACGAACACAAGCGGGACCGACTTCCAAGCCACCCTCCCAGCGGCGGCACGATCCTTCAATCGACCCCTCATTTCTTCGATGATGATCGAGGTTGATGGTCGCCGCCTTGCCCCGCCGACGATGTTCTGGATGACCAATCAGCGCTTCCAGTTCCGCGCCGAATGGCCAACCGCTAGTGCGATTCGCGTTGTCGATGACACTGGCAATTCGTCATCCGTGGTAGCGATGAGCAAGAACAACCTTGCAGATGCAGAGGCGGTTCTCGCCACCAACCCGGCGGCACGCTTCACGCTTTGGGAGGGTCATTTGATCATTACCGATGCGGATGCGGATTCGCGCACCTACGCGGTGGTGTTTGATGGCACTGGTGAATTCACGATCAACGATCTCAACGGCAATGTCTCGATCCCCGCCTACTCCGGCGGCGCTGTTCGCGCCCTCTACTGGCGCAACGACGCTTTGATGAAACCGAAGACTTGGGCTTTCCTTGCCGAGCAGACCGGTGTCTATACGCTATCGACATCTGCATTCTCGCATTCATCGTGGTTGACGATCAACGGCCTTCGGCTCGTCGAGGGTGTGGATTACACAATCGAGGACACAACTGATGGCGGCTGGGGTATTGGGGCCTTCGACACTTTCCGTATCGACTCGGTTCGGCCGATCAAGGTAGCCATCAAAAACTTCGTCGCCGCCACGGATCGCGTCGTGTTGACTTTGTTTGAGGGCAGAGAGAACCAGCCCGCAGCGACTTGGCAACACAGCACGACGACGCCCGACATCGTTCGCTTCCGTAAGGTGGAGGCGCGCGATGGTTACTCGGCTGGCTACGAGATCGAGCACGGTGCATGGGCGACTGATCGCTTTGATACTCGCTTCGAAGGTGGCGTTCTCGCATCGGCGATTACCCGTGATGCCGATACCCTCACGATCGTGCGTAATCCCGCAGCGGTCCCTGCCGTAATGCTCGCGACGGAGGCTGTGCAGCTTCCTGTTGCGTCGGATAACGAGCCGGGCGTGGTCTGGATTGGTGCCGAACGCATCGAGTATTTCCGTCGTGAAATCGTCGGGGAGACGGTGGTGCTTTCGGAGGTGCGTCGCTCAACAAAGGGAACGACGGCACGCGATCATGCAAGTGGTGCGAAGGTTCGTGTTCCTAACACAAGCACCCGCCTACCCGCGCCTCCGCTGGTCAATCAGCTTTCTTCCCTTCAGAGTGCCGCTGATACAGAGGGTGCCCCTTGAGGGTTATAAATAGATCATGAGTAAACCCGACGAAAACTCCAATGTCATCGTGGTTGAGCATTTGCTCATCCGCGATGTCACGAAAGACAAAGTTATCTTGAATAAGCGCCAAGGAGCCAAATGAACGACACGAACACTATCAAGGTGAAGGGCCATGTTCTCATCCGCGACGCGGATAGCGGTGAAGTCATTCTCGATAAGATGAATGCTATCCACCTTGAGAATATCTCCGAAGCACTTGCCCTCGCCGTTTCTCATCGGGGTTACGGACAGTTCAACACCATGGTTTTCGGTAATGGTGCTTCGGTAGTCTCCGGAACGGGCGCGGTGACTTACTTTCCCCCGAACGTGACTGGAAGAGACGCGAGCCTCTACAATCCCACCTATACTACCAAAGTCATCGATGACAACAATTCGTTGAACAACGATCCGACAACGAACTTTGAGGAAGTCATCCACACTGATGGAACGACCTACAGTGATATTGTGGTGCACGCCTATCTGAACCATCACGAGCCCGCTGGTCAGGAGGCCTTTGACGACGCCGACAGCGTGAACGGAGCCTACGTCTTCGACGAACTCGGTATCTACGGCTATCCCAAAAACGGTATCGGCACGGGTAAGCTTCTCACCCACTGCATCTTCAACCCTATTCAGAAATCGATCAATCGTGCGTTCGAGATTGTATATACGATCCGGATTTATCTAGCACAATAGTTTCACGCATCAATATAGCAGGACCACACCGGTCATAGTATAGTTCGAGGAGATATATGTACAACATCAGAAACAGTGCCGGTGTCGTTGTCGCAGTAGTTGCCGACCGCCAGATCAACACCACATCCACTCCGCTCGCACTCGCGGGTTTCAACTCGTCGGGATACGGCATCTCCATTTCGGAGAATTTCATTCGTCTCCTCGAAAACTTCAACTCCGACATATCCCCAAGTAACCCCCTAGAGGGAATGATCTGGTATGATCGCGCCGTGAGCAAACTGAAGTTCCGTCAGGGGACGCAGTGGAGCGCCGTCAATGGACCGATGACGACCGGGAGCGACTCTACCGCTGGTGGCCTTGCTGCTGCCTATCATCATCGGGTCGAAGCCGTGGACACCTCTGTTCTCGTCATGATCGCGGGTGGTAAGATCGTCTCCGTGATCAGCCCCCGTGACATCACCGTCACTAATCTTCCGGCCAACATTACGATCAATTCGGTAAACTATCCCTTTGCTTCTGTCTTCCCGTTCGGTATCGAGGGTGGCAGCAACACGGCCAACGACGCCACTGACTACATCGTCAATGGCAAGGTGATGGTCTCCGAGACTGCTCGTTTCAGCGGTGGTGGTGACTTGAACAAGCCCGCTGGCTGGGCGTTCCTTGATCTTGGTTCTAACACCATTGGACTCATGATCGCCAACGGTATCGTCGTTGCTGCTACCTCGAACACTCCCGTGCTCAACGGTGATCTCCCGGATAGCATTTCGGTGCTGGTCCGCAAGGACGATCGCACCAACGAGACCACGGCAGTATCGCTGCGTTCGCGTTTTCCGCTGGGCCTCATCTCTGGCACCACCATGGCGGCGGGCGCGATCACTACCGGTGGGTTGCGCAATGTCCAAACGAAGAGCGTCCCCTACACGGTTCAGCTAGCCGATTCTGCCTCGATCCTGCGTATGGAATCGACATCGGCGCTGACGCTGACGCTTCCCAACAACATGCCGGTAGGCTTCGAGGTGATGGTCATTCAGACTGGCACCGGACTGGTCACGATCTCTGCTTCGTCGGGTGCCACTCTGGCGAGCCGTCAGGGCTTCACCAAGAGCGCGGGTCAGCACGCTCGCATTACTCTCTCGGTGGTATCCAATTCCAACGGCGCTGCGGCAGTGTACAACTTCGCCGGAGACGGTGCAGTCTGATGGCATCGTTATCAAAAAATAAAGGAAGTGCCTTTGAGCGCAAGATCGCAAATCTCTTCTCGGCGCGTTTCGCCGAATATACTGGGAAAAGTTCTTGCTTTAGGAGGAACGCGGACTCGGGGTCATTCTTCGGTGCTAGCAATAAGAAGCGCATCGAGACTCACGATACCTCAAAGGCTTGTTACGGTGACATCATGACGCCACCGGGCTTCAACTTCGCCATTGAGTGCAAGCACTACAAGACGCCGCCTAGCTTTGCCTCTATTCTCAAGCAGGATTTTAAGACTCTCGATGGATGGTTGGAACAGGCCGAACAGGACGCAGAGAACTCCCAGCAGCGTGTCCTCCTCATCATGAAGTTTAATAACGTCCCGGAGGCTGCGGTGGTCAAGTCTGACCTTGGTGCAATCAAGTATCGCGGCTATTCTATCGTGCCACTCGTAGAGTTCCTCGACCAGCCCGACGATTATTTCTTCACGAAGTAAAGGTCAACTCGGCGATGAGCCAATCCTCCTCGTTGGCGAGTCGTAGCCACGCGATCTGAAAACCACCGATGTGACGACGCGCAACATCGTAATCGGGTCGCGCGATGCCATTCTCCTTGCACCACCTATGCAATCGTTCGATGTCGTCCTTCTTCTTGACGACGACGATATGCGGGTAGAGTGCCGCCATGCGAGCATCTAGCGCGCTCAAAGTTGTAGCTTCGCCAAGATGTAATCGTGCTCGTTCATGAACGATAACCGATAATTTGGTCCTTTCGAGAGCGGGGCCAGATACCAGTTACTCGCGTTGTAGATTGCCCAGTGGAGGGCGTCAATCATCCGCGCGGGCTCGATGCCAAACTCACTCATCCCCGCCTCTACATTCGCGCCCGGAAGGCTATCGATTGTTATGCAACCCCTTGTTTCATCAGCCATCCCATACTCCACTACATAATGGAGAACGACTGGGTGAACATCAATAAGGGGAACGCCGAAATGATTCGCCAGACTCTTGGCTCCTTCGATCCATTTCGTCATATCAGAGGCATCCGGGATTCCTTGACGACCTTCATACGCTCTTCGACCATCTCCATGATGTCACGACGCTCCGTGATACTCAAGGTCCAAGCCTCCTCGCGCGACAGTGCGCCACGCATATACCACATCAGATTAACGATCTGCGACCTCAATTCCTTCTGCTCTTTGTCGAAGCGTTTGAGAAAGCTGTTTATCTGCTCCCCGGTCGTCAGTCGGAGGAGCGTTCCTCGAAAAAAGTTGCAGGATTGAACTCGATCGAGCCCGCCCACTCATGACCGCAGTCGCCACAAGTAGCAGGGACAGTCTTGTCGGCACCCATATTGTTGATTGTCTCCAAGGCAGCGCGAATACGATTGAGGGTGCGGCTATCGGTATTGACGAGAAACTCCTCGATCATCCCTTGATCAGATACCTCGGCACCCGGCACGATGATCTTGATGATTGAGCAAGCAACGCCATGGGTGTTCATCTCCGCGAGCCGCGCCATCACGCCCTTGTAGGTAGCATCGCGCTCCTCATCCGTCGCCGACTCATTCATGTCCATGGCTTGAGCGATGCGACGCTCCTTAAAGGCCGCGATCAGGATTTTGGTCTGTAGCTTGACCGTGTGGGGGCGGAGATACACCACCATGTCGTCCGAGAGGCGCACCTCGTTGATCGCGGGCACTGGCGTAATCGTCTGGAGGATCGAGGGGAGATCGACCTCGTAGGGGTTCTTCTCGTCACACTTGGGGCAGACGAGTTCCACGTCCATCTTGTCGCCACTGCTCGCGACCCGGATCGCCAGTAGGAGCACATCGAGATCGGGAGCCGAAACCAGTTCCGGCATCTTGATGGCGGGGACGCACGAGGCAATCAGGCTCATCACTGCGCTGTTGTTCATCAAAGCGTCGGGGGACGACAGGAGAAGTTCGTCGGCGGCACGCATCGGCAGCACCTTGACTTCACCAGCCTCGTCCAACTCGACCCCACCCTCTGGGAAGAACACACCCCCGGTGGGTAGCTTGACCGAACAACCCGGCAGACGAAAGTATGCCGCGAGTGGATTGCTCGATTTGGGTGCGGCAAATGCCTTGTCGGTGAACAATTCGTTTTCGTTAAATTCGTCTTCCGCGACCAGTTTGCTCACACAACACCTCACTCTACTTTTGTACCTGTATTTAAGTCATGATAAACTACGGAGATAACGCTCTCAATAAATATCAAGAACGATGAGAGACTTTGATAATGAGTGAATTCGACCAGTCTGATATGGATCGCGTGCTTTCCGAGATGGAGAAGGCAGCGTCTGCGATGAACGGCATGGCCCGTGGGTCGCAGTCGCGAGGTCGCGGGAGCCGTCAAGAAGCCGCAGAGGCTTTGGAGAGTGCACTGTCGAAGGTCACTCGTCGTGCCAAGAGCTTCGATGATTCTCTCGCCAATGCGATCAACAACAGTGATCGTATGAACGAAAGCTTCGAGGGAGCGGTTGATCAGTTGACTCGCTTCACCTTGAGCGGCTTCGCTGGTGCGGCGGCGCTGGGTGCACTGATCACCAAAGCGATGTCGGTGACTAAAGTCTATCAGCAAATGTCCGAAGTTGGCCAGTCCTTCGGTGGCAGCATGGCCAAGATGATGATTGCAGCAGGTGAGGCGGGGCTTCCCCTGAATGAATTCGCTGCCATCCAGTCCAAACACAATGCCACAATCAACGCCACGAACGGTAACTACTTCAAGATGAACTCGATGCTGCGTGATCAGCTAAAGACGAGTGGCCTCTACGGTATGACGATCGAGCAACTTGCCGACTTCTCTGCTGGTTACCTTGAAGTTTCCCGCCTCAATGGCACCCTCGCGACGAAAAGTAACGCGAAGGTAGTTAAAGAGATGGGTGAGTTGGCGCTCACTACTACCGGGCTGGCGGAAGCCAGCGACAAGACGCGTCAGGAGATTACGCAACTTGCCACGGCGGCGTTGTCGAGCGCGTCGGCGATTGCGGGCATCTCGGTAGTATCCGCGAACCTCCGCGACACGGTTGACAAGAACGCGAAGACGACCACGGCAATCTTCGCTTCGCTGAACGGAGAGGCGGGTGAGTTCTTTTCCAAATTCTTCGCCGACTCTATTGGTATGCCAGCGGCGATGACGCAACAGGCGAGCACGCTCATCGACTCCGGTATGTCTCCGTTCGTGTCGCGGATGCAGGAAATCTCACGCAAGAACGCGATGGGGCTCGACACCACCGAAGACGCGATCAATGCCTCGAATGACTTCAAAGAAGCCGTTGAGGCAAACATGCCGGTGCTCCGCGCCCAAGCCGCTGCCGGTAACGAGAGCGCCGCGCAGACGATCCGTATGGCCGCTGCCATTCAGAAGCGAACTAAAGCAGAGATCGATCAGGCTAAGGACGCAGCGAAGAACAAGCCGAAGTGGACTGCTTTCTGGCTCTCGATCGACAGCATCTACAAGGGCCTCGTTGGTGCATTCAACTCTTCGTTCATCAAGGGCTTTACGAGCACTATGACGGATTTGGGCAAATTCGGGGAAAGCAACGCTGGCCAACGGTTGAAAAACTTCCTCGAAAGTCTCGGCGAACAACTCGGCAAATTCCTCGGTGGTGTATTGACCAGTGAGAACATCGAGCGCTTCGCCAACGGTATATTCAACCTCGCCAAATGCGTGTTCGAAGCCGTCGAATCATTCACCATGAATGGTGGTTTCGTTAGCCTTCAAAACTCTTTGACGATGCTTGGTGGGTTCATCTCGGTGGTGACATACCCGCTGCGTCTTCTCGGTGATGTATTGAGCAGCATGTCGCCCGGCTTTGTCAAGGCGGCAGGTATGATTGGCGGCGTCGGTTTCTTGCTCTTCAAGGCTTGGAAGATGGTCACCGGTATGCTGGGAATGCGGGCACAGACAATGAACGTCCGCGCCGGAACCGTCAACATCGATGGCGGTGGAGGCGGTGGTGGCGACGGCGGTGGACGCGGGCGCGGCCGGGGTCGAGGTGGTCGTCTTGGACGAGCCGCTAGAGGTGCCCGTGCGCGGTTTGGTCGTTCGAGCCTTGGTCGCATGGCCCGTGGCGTAGGCGGCGTGGGTCGCGTAGCTGGTCTGGGTCGGTTGGCTCTTGGTGGCGTTGGCGCGCTTGCGGGCATGGGTGGCGAGATGATCGCCGACAACATGCAGGATGGTGCGGCAAAGACGGCGATAGGGTCTGCCTCTCGCGCGGCCGGGTACGCGGCTACGGGTGCCATGTTGGGATCGTTCCTCCCCGGTGCGGGCACTCTCATCGGCGGTGCTCTGGGCGGAGCCTATGGCCTTTATTCGGGCTACAAGGACTATTCCGCACAAGCTGCGGCGGCGAAGCCACAGATGCCCGCCATGGCGGTCCCGAAACCTTCCGCGATCCCCGGTATGGCCGCGATGGCGGTCCCGGCCACTGCCGCTGCTGCGAGCGCGGCGAAGCCCACCGTTGATCCCGCGCAGGTGATGATCGACGAGTTGAAGAAGCAAACCGAGGCATTGTCTCGCATGGCTGCGACGCTCGGCGGCAAGATCGATCAGGGTAATACTTTGCTACGCAAAATTGAAGTTTCGGCCCAAAGTCTGTAATATCTATAAATAAAATCAAAGAAGGATCGGTGACTATTTGTGGCTACGTGGAAGAAGTATTTTCGAGCAGTAAACAACCCGCTGGATGCTGCGTACGAGCGACAGCAACAGGGGACGCCGGGCGATGGTCGCTCAACTGCGTCGAAGTTTCAATCGATCCTACCCGAAATCTACGCCGGGCATCCTAATCGCATTCAGCGTTACTATCAATATGAGGATATGGCACGCGACTCCGACATCTCGGCGGCGCTTGATACGATTGCCAACTTCTGCACCCAGTCGGAGGAACAGAGCGACTCGCCCTTTGAAGTAAATTATTTCCAGAAGGCGACCGACCAAGAGATCAAGATCATTGAGGAGACTCTTACCCAGTGGGTGAAAGCCAATAAGTTCAAGGCAAAGCTGCGCAAGATTTTCCGTAACTGTGCACAGAACGGCGATGCTTTCTTCATCCGTGATCCCGAGGACCATACTTGGTTCTGGATCGACCATTACGCGGTCGAGTTGGTCAAGATGACGGTCGATGGTAAGCGCGAGCCGGAAGAGTACTTGATCAAAAACTTCGATCCGAACACTACCGAGCGTTGGGGCACGTTCGTTGATGATATCTCCCGCTACCGCAACCCCGGAATGTCCCCAAGCGCATCGGGTCGCCCGATGGCATCGCAGTCGGGTTCACAGTTCCAGATGGCGGGCGCGGATCGCGATCAGCGCGCGCAGCGAGGGCAGCCGGGTCAAGCGGGGCTCAACACCTATGTGGCCGTCAAAGCCGAGAATGTCGTCCACCTTGCCTTGAGCGAGGACATGGATATCAATGCTCCTTTCGGTCAGTCCGTCCTTGATCCGATCTTTAAGACCTTCAAGCAGAAGGAATTGCTTGAAGACTCGATCATCATTTACCGCGTCCAGCGCGCGCCCGAGCGTCGTGTCTTTTACATCGATGTCGGTGCAATGAACGGCGTTCGTGCGCAGTCCTATATCGAGGGTATCAAGAACGAAATCCATCAGCGTCGTATTCCGAACCGGACGGGCGGTGGATCGGCCATTATGGATACCGCTTACAACCCCTTGTCGATGCTCGACGATTATTTCTTCGCCCAGTCGTCGGAAGGTCGTGGCTCAAAGGTTGAAGTCCTCCCGTCCGGCGACGCCTTGGGCGAGATCACCGACCTCTCTTACTTCACCAAGAAGATGGCGCGCGGCCTTCAAATCCCCACCACCTACCTCTCGCTCGGTGATGATGAGCAGCAAGCCAGTTACAATGACGGTAAGCTTGGCTCCGCCCTAATTCAGGAATTCAAGTTTAGCAAATACTGTATGCATCTCCAGAGTTTGCTCGCGCCGGAATTTGACAAGTTCTTTAAGGAGTATCTGGAAGCCAAAGGCGCGATTATCAGCCCTGACTTGTTTGAATTGCAGTTCAAGCCGCCGCAGAATTTCACGAAGTATCGACAGATCGAACTCGATCTACAGCAGACGCAGGTTTACTCATCCGTCGCCGGTAATACTCACCTGTCGGAGCGCTTCAAGCTTCGCCGCTTCCTCAACCTCACCCCGGAGGAGATGTTGGAGAACGAGACCGATTGGGCGGAGGAGAATCCGGAGAAGATGAAGGCAGCGACTGGCTCGACTGCCGCTGAATCAACCCCGGATGGCGATCTTGGATCGATCGGAATGCGGCCCGACGACGGTGGCGATCTCGATCTCGACCTCCCTGATGAGGGAGGGGACATGGACTTGGGCGGAGATGATCTCGGTGGCGGTGGCGGCGACGCCCCCGCGCCCGGCGGTGATGCTCCCGCAGCACCGGCACCACCAGCAGCAGGAGCATAAAGATGACCTTGAACGAATTCGTCAAGCCCGAAGACGCAACCAACTACGACCCCAACGCCGACACAATCGGCCAGCGGCATCGCGACGACACTCGCAAAGAGCCTCTCACGCTTCGACTGCTCAACCATCTCAAGAAGATGCGCGCACTCAAGAAGCTTGAGGCCATGAAGAAGCAAGATGTCCTGACTGCAATGTACGGCCAGAGCGAAGGCGGCGATGCTGGCGGCGGGGGTATGTTCTAATAAAAGCCGGTTTTTCACGCTTAACCTAAGCGTGAGAATCGGTGCGCCTAAATAAAAACGACACATGAGCAGTGTTGAGCAAAACCATATAGAGGAGTTATTATAATGAAGTCTATTCTTGAAAAGGCTTTGGTCCACCTCCTGAACGAGGACGTTGAGAAGGCACAGGAACTGATGCACCAGTTCGTCGTCGAACAGGCGCGCGCGATTCACGAGAGCCTCCGCGAGGGCGACGAGTGCGACATGGACGCCATGGACGATACCCTTGAGGAGAACGAGTTCTTCACCGAGGCTGATCTTGAGGACACCGAGGCTGCCGAGCAGCTTGAGGACGACCTCGACGACAACGACGGTGGCGACATCGCCGGTGGTGACGACTTCGGTGGCGAGGAAGTCGCTGCTGATGATCTCGACGCAGCCGAGGTAGAGGGTGGCGACGACATGGGTGCCGAGATGGGCGACGACATGGGCGGCGAGGGTGACATGGCCGAGAAGCTGGACACCATCGAGGACGAGATCGCTTCGCTTCAGGCCGAGTTCGAGAAGATCATGGCCGAGTTCGACGGTGGCGACGAGATGGACGCCACTGATGAGGCTGGTGATGACTTCGGCGACGACGTTGAGGTTGCGGATGCTGACGCGGTTGACGCCCCCGAGTTCGGCGGCGAGACCGAGGAAGAGGACGAACAGGACTTCGATCGCGTCACCGAGTCGATGGTCGATGATCTGAAGAAGGTCTCGGTCCCGAACGAGGACGGTCGCGGTGCTACCGGCCAGAAGCTGTCCACCCCGACGACTTCGCCGATCGCCAAGGACGCGAAGCCGACCGTTCTTCGCTCGAAGAACACCGTTGGTCACACGGGTTGGGAGCGCGAGACTGCACCGTCGAAGAAGGATGGTCCGGATCGTGGTCGCAAGTACGACAACAACCGTTCGAAGGCCACTGACGGCAACGAGAAGATGCCCGCCACTGGTCCCAAGAAGGCGGAGATCAACAAGCCCGTCGCTGGCAACAACAAGTCGGTGATTCCGGGTAAGAAGAGCGGCAAGTAATCTAGCCTCTCTTTAGAGAAAACGAAGCCCGCAGGGAGCAATTCCTGCGGGTTTTTCGTGTTCGAGACACAAGAAAGCCAGAATTAGGTAAATAGCAGGAACTTATATCGAGGTTTACTCATGTCGCATATCCCACTTACCGAAGACCTTACCTTTAGTCAGTCGATGCTAACCCCGCTGACCGAGGGCGAGGGTTCCAAGAAGGACTGGTACCTCAAGGGTATTTTCGTGCAGGGCGATGTTCGTAACCTCAACCGTCGCGTGTATCCCACCAACGAGATCAAGAAGGCGGTCGCGCTCGTGAAGGAGAAGGCCAAGGACTTCACCGTCTGGGGCGAATTGGATCACCCCGCAGAGTTGCAGATCAATCTGGATCGCGTCTCCCACCTCATCGAAGACATGTGGATGGAAGGCAATAACGGCATGGGCAAGTTGAAGATTGTCAACACGCCGATGGGTAACATCGCCAAGGCCATGCTTGAAGCCGGTGGCAAGATGGGTGTGTCTTCGCGCGGCTCCGGCAACGTCGATTACGACGGCGTTGTTTCCGAGTTTGAGATCGTCACCGTTGATCTGGTTGCTACTCCGAGCGCACCCGATGCCAAGCCGATCGCCATCTACGAGGCGTTCACTGGTCCGCGCGGCTACATCCGCGAAGATTTGGCCCGTGCGGTCATGAATGATCCAAAGGCACAGAAGTATCTCCATAGTGAGATGCTGTCGTGGATGGATCGCCTGTAAGCTTTTTCCACAAATTGGAGTCTAAAGGGGGCTTTGTGCCCCCACCGTCTAAATAATCGAAGAACAATTGTTCGAAGATTTTTAACAGATGGGAGACCATAATGCCCAAAACGATTGAAGAAATCCTGAACGAGACGCTCGCCCCCGAGATGAAAGCGTCTCTGAAGGAAGCTTTCGACGCAAAGGTCGATGCCATGCGTGTAGAGATCGAGGAAAGCGTCCGCGCTGACATCTCGAACCGCTACGAGCATGACAAGAGCCAGCTTGTCGAAGCGATGGATAAGATGCTCACGGACGTGATCCGCGTGCATGAGGAGGCCAAGGCTTCCGAGATCGCGCAGCTTGCCGAAGCCCGCACCAAGTACAAGACCGCCATCACCGAGAGCAAGACCGCCATCAAGGGCCGGGTTGCTGCGATGTCGTCCGCTGCCATGAAGATGATCAGCGAGTCGGTTGCCGCAGAGGTCAAGTCGCTGCGTGATCAGAAGGTGTCGATTGCTAACGAGGCCGCTGCTCTCTCCGAGAGCGTTGAGGCGGTAAAGTCGAAGCTGGTCGAGAACCACGAGGCTCACCTCATCAAGATCAACGAATTCGTGACCCGTCAGGTAGCGAAGGAAGTTGGCGAATTCGCACAGGACAAGCGTGCACTCGTCGAGACCCGCGTCAAGCTGATCTCGGAGAACAAGCAGAAGCTGGCCGAAGCACAGAAGAAGTTCATCAAGGAAGCGGCTGCCAAGGTCGAAGCTACTGTGACTGACACGCTGTCGCGTGAAATGACGCAGCTTCACGAGGACATCGAGCGTAACCGTGACAATCAGTTCGGTCGCGACATCTTCGAAGCCTTCGCTGCTACCTACATGTCATCGCACCTTGCCGAGGGTTCGGAGGTCCGCAAGCTTCAGAAGATGCTTGAGAGCCGCGACGCCACGATCGCTGCCAAGGAAGGCGAGTTTGCCACGATGAAGACGAAGCTGGACGAGGCAAAGACTGCCGCCGCCACTGCCGAGCGTCGCATCGTTGTCGAGGGCGAGCGTGCTGCTCGTTCGAAGATCATCAGTGATCTGGTTGCCAATCTTCGTGGCGACAAGCGCGCTGTGATGGAGAGTATGCTTGAGACGACCAAGACGGTCAACCTCAAGAATGCTTTCGATAAGCTTCTCCCGGTCGTTCTCGCAGAGTCGCCCCGGAAGGCTGTTCCCGCAGGTAAGAAAGTCTTGAGCGAGACCAAGGTTGCTCCCGCTGCTGTCACCACCGGTGACCGTCGCGTTCGCACCGAAGCAATCGTTGAGGATGACAGCGCAGTATCCGAGATCGCCCGTTTGGCGGGAACTCTCCGGAAACTGTAAAAAACGCCCTTATTGCGTAGTATTTGACTCAACACAATAAATATTTCAGAGACAAAAGGAGTTATTACCAATGAATCTTTTCGAAAGCAAGTGGGATGGCCTCAAGGAGAAGCTCCTCGAAGGTTCCGACCTCACGCACAACATGGACGGTTCGCTGAACAACAACAAGAAGAAGACCATGAATCTTCTCCTTGAGAACACCCGCCGTAGCCTCATGGAGGCTGCTTCTTCGGGTGCCACTTCGGCAGCGCAGATCGCCCAGCTTAACAAGGTCATTCTGCCGGTCATGCGCCGCGTTATGCCCACCGTCATCGCGAACGAGATCGTCGGTGTTCAGCCGATGGCCGGTCCGATCAGCCAGATTCACACGATGCGCATCTCCTACGCGGAGTCGGTCACGGGTGGCGTTACGGCTGGTGACGAGATGTTCTCGCCCTACAACATCGCGAAGTATTACTCCGGTGATACCTCGGCTCCGACCACGCCGCAGGGCGCTCTGACTGGCACGCTGGAGGGAACTCCGGGCCGTGGCGTCAAGATCAGCACGCTGCGTCAGACGGTTGAGGCTCGCTCGCGCAAGCTGTCGGCTCGCTGGACCTTCGAGTCGGCGCAGGACGCACAGTCGCAGCAGGGCATCGACGTTGAGCAGGAAGTCATGGCTGCCGTCGCGCAGGAGATCACTGCCGAGATCGATCAGGAAATCCTGTATCACCTCCGTCAGCTTGCTGGCACCTCGCAGACCTTCTCACAGGCTGCTGTCACCGGCACCCCGACCTTCATCGGCGATGTGCACGCTGCTCTGGCGATCCAGATCAACCGCGCTGCGAACATCATTGCTACCCGCACCCGTCGTGGCGCTGGTAACTGGTGCGTCGTTTCGCCGACCGCTCTGACGCTCCTCCAGTCGGCGACGACTTCGGGCTTCGCGCGTTCGACCGATGGTGTCTTCGACGCTCCGACCAACACCAAGTTCGTCGGCACGCTGAACAACACCCTCCGCGTTTATGTCGATGGCTACGGTCAGGACGAGACGCCGGTTCTGATCGGCTACAAGGGTAACGAGACGGACGCTGCGGCGTTCTACTGCCCCTATGTTCCGCTGACCTCTTCGGGCGTGGTCCTCGACCCGCAGACGATGGAGCCGGTGGTGTCGTTCATGACCCGCTACGGTTACACCGAGTTGTCCTCGAACTCGACTTCGCTCGGCAACGCAGCGGACTATGTTTCGAAGATCAACATCGACACGACTTCGCTGACTTGGATGTAATCTTCGGATTACCCCGAATCAAAGAGAGGGTGGCAGGAAACTGCCACCCTTTTTTGTTGCCTTGCTTCCACGGAAGGGCTACATAACACTATGACCCTCCGTGAACACCTCGATCTCATCATCGCTGAACACGGACTGAAACAATGGTCGAGGGTCGCACAGAAGGATGAAGCCTTCATGGCGCTTATCCCCGTCGTAGAAGGATTGTCCTTCCCCGAACGTGTCTTGGTTGCGTTGGGCGAACCCGCTTGGTGCGAGAGGGGCCAGAGGCGCAAATTCGGTTCGATCGTCACGGGTTGGCGGTTCTGCGGCAAAACCGGCGTGTGCCCCTGCGCGGCCGAGACGGTCTCCCGGAAGTGCAAAACCAATATCGACCACGAGGCTCGATTAGCCAAAACGTCGGCGACGCTCAAGGCGCGCTACGGCTCCACCAATCCCGGCCAAGCCCCCGCTGCCAAGGCGGCGCACCGTGCCCTCTACGAAGATGAAGAGCGGGTAGCGGCAGCGGTTGCCAAAGGAAGGGCAACGATGCTTGAACGGCACGGCGTTGACAATGCGTTCAAACTCCCGATCGATCGGAAGGCTATTGCGCGCCGCGAATGGTCGATTGAGACGGGTGCCCTCCTCGATGATCCCGCTCTATTCGCCGACTATATGGCGAGCCGTTCTTCCATGGGCGCGGCCGATGACCTCGGGATCAATCCCACGACGATCAACAACTATGTTCGTCGCCATGGCCTCGATCTTCGAGGATCATCTTATGAACGCGAAATCGCGTCGTTTCTCGCCGATAACGGATTGAATTTCAAGCCGCGTGATCGAACTGTGATCAGACCGCTGGAACTTGACTTCTTGTTAACCCAGCACGATCTGGCGATTGAGTTTAATGGCCTTTACTACCATTCTGAACTCGTTCTCGACAATGATGCTCATCAGCGCAAGTGGCAGATGTGTCACGATGCTGGTATTCGCCTGTTGATGATCAACGAGGACGAATGGAACGAGCGCAAGGAAGTGCTCAAGAGGAAAATCCTGATTCTGTGTGGCCTTGGTGAGCGCGGCGTAGGTGGCCGTCAGCTATCTGTTCGAGATATCGGGGCTCCTGTCGCAAGAGCATTCTGTGAGCAGCACCATATCCAAGGTGCGCCCGGTCCAGTCACGCTCGCATTGGGCGCTTTTGAAGGCGATGATCTTCGAGGTGTCGTCACGATGGGTAGCCAACGCGGCACGGGCGCAACAGAACTCACTCGTTTCTGCACTGACGGAAGGTTGTACGCGGGCATGTTTGGCAAGCTTCTGAAAGCCGCACAACATCGCTTTGACGAAATCGTGACTTTCGCCGATCTCCGCTACAGCGACGGCGGTGTTTACGACAAGACCGGATTCATCAACTGTGGCACAATTCGGCCCGACTATCGCTATGTGATACGCAACAAGAGCTTCCATAAGAGTCTCTTCACCAAAAAGCGGATTGCCGAGCGCTTCAACATTGACATGACCGGACTTACCGAGCGTGATGCTATGCGCAGTCTCGGGATACCCCGCATCTACGATTGCGGAAAAATCAAGTATCGCTGGCTCAAAGATTGATATTGCCATCCTCGACTGCGGTCTGTAGAACGACGGAAACAAATCGTATAAGTGAGAAAGCGTATGTCGAAGTCAGCCAACGAAATCGTTCAGGAAGCCCTTTTCTCGTCGCTGATCGAGGCAGTCACTGCGCTCAAGGCCGGTGGTACACCGAACACGATCCTGCGAGACCTGTCGGCCATTCACGCCAACACTTCGATGGACTCGCTGCCCGATGGTGTGCAGAAGGCTCTTCAGGCGGGTGTCCGCGACACGATGGCGCGTCTTCAGAAGGAAGGTTACGTCATCGCTCCGAAAGTGCTACCCGCGAAGCGCGAAACCTTCGCGCCGCGACATCCACGACGCTGAATTAAAAAAGGGGAGGTCTTGCGACCTCCCCTTCTTCGTTAAAGGGATGAGCAGTCCCCTTTATTCTTCACCATAGAGAGTTAGAATTTCTTCGATAACGGGATGGCGCTCTACGTCTTCGCGATCGAAGCGGACCAGCTTGATGCGATTAGAGCGGTGGAGTGCCAGACGGTTCATGAAGTCCTTGAGCCCGTTGTCGCTGAAACCGCGATCGTGCTGCTGGATATCACCAGTGACGAACATGCGGCTTTCATCACCGAGGCGGGTCAGGACCATCTTCATCTGATTGGGCGTGGCGTTCTGCGACTCGTCGAACAGGATGATCGAGCGCTTGAGCGTGCGACCGCGCATATAGGCGAGCGGAGCGATCTCAACGACTTCATCCATGAGCATCTTCTCCAACGCCTGAACGGAATAGAATTCCTTGAACACGTCGGTGATGGGGATGACCCACGGAGCCATCTTGTCGAGGAGCGTGCCGGGCAGGAAGCCGTGCTGCTCGTCCACTGATACGGCGGGGCGGGTGATGATGATCTTGTCGATGTTGCCTTCCTGTAGCTGCTTGATCGCATACAGGGTGCAGAGCAGCGTCTTACCAGTTCCGGCAGGGCCAGTGGCGAACACTACAGAGTTGTGCTGGTCTTCCAGCAACTCGATGTACTCTTCCTGACGCAGATTGCGCGGAAGCAATTCGACTTTCTTTTTTACGCGGGGTTCGGGATTAGCGTTGAAGGGAACAACATTATCACGGTATGAGCGCGAACTCGATTTCGGATTACGATCTTCGCGGGGGTTCGGACGACTGGCACGCTTCGCATTGCTGCGAGAATTTTGTTTAGCCACTGCATACTCCGTATTTGGTTAGAGGTTTGGTGAGCGCTCACCTCTATTTACTTCCAAATTCCGGATCATGCCGAATAGCAGCCAGTCGTCCCTTCGATCTAAATAACGCCCGATGACGGTTTTTAGCCGTTTTTACCTTGGCGCAGTCCAGTGATGATTGCATCGAGGCTCGTAAGTGTCGCTACCCCCGAGTTCAACCACTTCACCGCTACGCGATTTCTTGTAGGTCTTGCTCGCCGGGGCGGCACAAACGCTGCACGTTGCTTTCAACTTGATGACTTCATCGGCCATCCCCGTGAGCGCCGCAGAGATCGGGAAGGGATCACCATGCCAATCGGTGTCGAGGCCGCAGACAAGCACTTCCTTCCCGGCCTTGAGGAACACCTTGATGGCGCGCACGATGTCGCCGCCGTAATGGGGCTGGGCGAAGAACTGAACTTCATCGATGCAGATGAGACCAGCCGCATCGGCGGAGAGCATATCGTCGGGGAGCGCCACGGGAGAGGCATTGACGCGATCCCCAGTATGGGTGACGCATTCCTCCTCTGCGTAACGGATGTCCATGGCGGGCTTGAACACGATCGAGTCATCTCGCGCCCGCACTGTCTTGACAAGGTGACTGGTCTTCCCGCTGTACATGGGACCGGTGACCATGGTTAGGCGTCCGTACATAGACGCTCCACGATCTCCGACCAGTCATTCACCCGCGTCATCCCTGCATCGGGGAGGTCAGCGTTGTAGGCATGATTGATCAGGTAGGTGTCAAAGCCGAGTTCATGACCCGCTAATGCGTTGTCGTAGTTGTCCTCGATCCATACGGATGGTTCAAGGCTGGATAGCACCGCACGCTTCGAAACAAATCCAGTAGCGATGACTTCCTCAAAGGGAACGCCCAGCACGGCTTCGAGATTATTTCGACGCCTCTGCGCGATACCAGCGGTGTTGGGACATGCCGTGATCGCAACAAAGCGCCAACCACAAACATGGAGGCTACGCATTGCCTCTGCTGCTCCCTTCATGGCAGGGACGCTATAGGCGTGCTCACACGCGAAATAGCGGTGCACCACATCGCTCTCTTCTTCGTCGCTGATTCCGAAAGCGAGCGTGAGACGGTTGAACCGGTGAAGGTGATCATCGGGAAAGTCGTAGCCTTGTTCCCGCAGCCACGGCTCCCAATGCAGATTGAAGTCGAGAACGGTAGCATCGACATCGGTATAGATGATCTTACTCACTGGTGGTATTCGCAAGCTGCTTGGCTGCCCAGTTGCGCAGACCATCCTTGATCATGTCATCGTACTTCTTCACGTAGTGAGCGATCACCATCTCGTCATCTGCCTCGCCCGCCCGAGCGTTCTTGAGCAGCTTGCCATCGAGGAGGTCGATGATCAGGCTCGCCGTCATCTGCTTTGCGTTGAGGCGATCGACGACACTCACGTGCTCGGTCATGACAAGGTTGTCGGGGTCGTTCATCCAACCCTTGACCCGTGTGTTGGCAGTAGGCTTTGGGATATGGCGTAGCTCGATCACGAGAAAGGGTCGGTTGCGATTGTAGTGATGGGACATATTTACTTCCTTGTAAGCCGGACCATTTCGCAAATGGTGGCTGATAGATTGATCTCTTCGTCCGCAACGAATTTGCTCTTATAGAGACCATCACGGACGATAATCAGCGCATCATCGTGCTGATCCGGTGTATCACCGAACAACTCCACGTTGCGGTAGAGCCAGCGATAGATATCATCGTACTCCTCCGGGCTAGCCTGTGAGATGATAAGCTTCCGGGCAGCAGTGTGCTGTCGCTTGCGGAACATCTCCACCACCTCGAACATGAAGTCGTGAGCAGCGTGGTCGGACTTTGGTTTGGCACAGAGCCGCCCCTCGACTGTATTCTGCTCAACGAGGCCGATGCACTTACGAAGATCAGGGTAGGCGGCTTCGATATACTCACACAGGATATCGGTGTCGGCGGCAACCCCCTCACGGTCGAGGATTTCAGCGACGCGCATCACGAACTCGGACTGGTCAAGTGCTTCGAAGTTAAACTCCTGACACCGGCTTCGGATCGCGCTTTCAATCTTCTCCACATAGTTGCATGTGAAGATGAAGCGGACTGTGGCAGAATATTGCTCGATCTCCGAGCGGAGAAACTTCTGCGACAGGAGGGAAAGCGCGTCGGCTTCGTCGAGGATGACATACTTGATGCCATGCTCGTTCTCAATCATGGGGTAGGTCTGCACGAACCCGGTGATCTGCGCCTCCAAGAGTTCTACCTTGCGGACGCGGCTCGCCTTGATGAACAGAATATCGCCCGATGGCACATTGAGCAGCTTTAGGAGCAGTTTGGCGAGGCTGGTCTTACCCAGCCCCGATTTGCCCGCAAAGCACAGGTGCGGGAGCGCACCCGCTGCGATCCACTCGCCCGCCTTTGCGCGCAAGTTACCGTCGCGCCAGACATACTCATCGAGCGTCTGCGGAATATATCGATCGACCCAGAGTGTGGTATCCAACGCGGCGGTCCTTATAGAGCGTGAGTATCGTAGTCGGTAGGTCGGTCAGGCTGATCGCTGACCAGAAGGATTGCGGCGGGATCGATCTTCCAAACATCAATCTTGCCTTCGGGCAGATCGAGCGGTAGGCGAAGAGTCCAGCGACCGTGCTCGACGTAGAGCCACTCACCGGGTTCAAGGTAATCGATGTCCGGGCCGGTGCGCCAAACTCGGCACCAACGCGGCTTGATACCGTGGTCCTTCATGTTGTCGTCACGAAGAATGATACCACCCTTCGTCTTCTGCATCCCGGCCTCCAAATCAGTAACGAAGATGTTACCTTTGAGAGGCGTGAATGAATTTCCAGAGGTAGTCTGTGCCATTACGGTCCTCGATTGTTTAGGTGACCATTTAGACAGCCATCTCCGGTTCTCGCAATATTCGAAGATAAATACGCAGTTATAAGGAGAAGCACTCATGAAGATTACAAGCCTCAAGGGCCGCGAGGTTGATTTCAACGCTCTGCGCGCCAAGCACGCATCAACGATCGCTATCAACGGTGGATCGGGACCGCTCACCAACGCGCGAGGCGATGTCCTTGGTCGGGGCGGCGAGGTGATCAAGACACAGGCGGAGGTCATCAAGGATTATTATGAGAACAACCCCAAGGCCGTGACTGTCTCCACAGTCTCGCTCAAGGATGCCGATGAGGACATGATGACGCCCGCACAGGCGATTGCCGCTCTAGAGGGAGGCGAAGTGGCGAAAACCGTGCAGAAGCGTCGTTCGCGCGACTCCGAGGATTAATCCTTCAAGAACTCACCAATTTCCAGTCCATACAGGATGGGATTGATCTTGGTGATACCGATCAGGAAGAGGGCAAAGCTGGCAACGCTAGACCCTCTTCCTACCCCCCATACGATCTTCCGGGCGCGAAAACTATCGACGAGGTAGATCATGAGGCGCAGTAGCGGCGTGAGTCCGCGCGTTTCGTATTCCTGCTGCTCGACCAAGAGACGAGCCAACTCCTCATCACTCTGGCATCGGTCGCGCAACACGGCCCAAACATCGAGATCGTTGTATGCGGCCGGGAAGAGCCAACGCGATTGACGCTCCATATGGTATGCTTGGGGCGAACCCTGTAACACACTGGACGCGAAAACGGCGGTGGGCTTGTCGTTGGTGAGGCAGAGTTCGTTATAGCGTTCGATAAGGGGGTCTATCTCGACCACGGTGGCCGCGAGGTCTCGCCCCTCATACAGCATCTGAAAAAGATCGGGTTCAGTGAGGACTACCTCACCGTAATCGTTTACGTGCATCAATCAGTCTTTGATGATCTGCGGGCGGAAATTGCCCTTGATGATTACCGCTTCGCGCGGAGCGTCATTAGCGAGGAACCCGAGATCGATTGCCCAATTCGGCTTCTCCGACAGATCGGCATCCTCCGGGGCGAGCGTGTCGAATACGGTGCCGTCGTCACGCATCCACCATGGTCGATCAAACCACGTCGGACCATCAATCCATCCTTCCATATCGGGAAGGTCTTCTTCGCAATCGCCGACATAAGTGAATACCAGCCCCTCCGCCGTGTCCGAGGATAGTTCAATAGTCCCCACCGCGAAAGCACCAGCGGCAAGGGCCTGTAGCTTCGATTGCAGAAGCAGACATAGGTGGTCGTCGGACGGTTCATCAGGGGTGATCATCAAGTGATTGCGCAGACGCGGCACATTGTCGCTGTCAAGTGCTAGATCAAACCCGACTGCATTACCGGCCGAGATTGCGAGCGATGCCCCGACGATGTTGGTCAGCCAATACTCGATCTTCCGAAACGCCAGCGTGACGAGGGCGTCATCGATGATGTCAACCTCCGCCTTGACTGAAATAGTGGACGGGATCAGCATGTCATCCAGCAACCGACACATCGAGAACTTGAAATTGTAATGGATGTATAGTGTGCTTTCGTCTTCCATCTCTTACTCCTTGACCGGGCGGCTGGTTCTGGCCGCTCGGAAGCTACTCTCCCTTGTAGTCGCAACCCGTCCTTCTCTGCCATTTGTTTTCGCAACCGGAGGTTTCGGTCCTTCGATATCAACCTGCTCCGGACGGCCCTTGATCGACGCCTCGAAGGCGCGCTGCACCAAACGCTCCCTCTGCGCAAAAGCACAGGCGTCCGCCATCGCCTTCAACTGTTCCACAAGTTCCCCGCTGTTCGAGAAGCGGCCCGCATATGCGAGGCGTTTGTGGATTTCGACGGTCTTATCCAAGAGTTCCTGATCCGTCATACCAATTGGATCAAATCCAATTACGTTCATATTGCACCTCGATAAATAGATATTTAGAATGGCGACAACCGCCTTTTGGAGAACTTCATGGCTTTGTCTTTCGCTAACAATACTGCTCACGCGATCCTTGATCAGATTAAGGTCCGTATGGATATGGGTGCCGGTCCCGCCACAGTAGTCATCTACTCGGGAACCGTTCCTCTCGCCGCTAATACCGCGCTGTCGGGCAACACCGTCTTGGCAGTCCTGACTGCGAGCGATCCGTCCGCTCCCGCTGCCGCGAACAAGACGCTTACCCTCAATCCGATCGCACAGGATACCAGCGCCGATGCTACCGGTGAGGCGACGTTCTTCCGCATCCTCGACTCGGACAACAATGTCGTGGTTCAGGGAACGGTCAGTGCGGTCAACGGCACGGGCGACCTCCAGATGAACACTACTTCAATCATCATCAATGGACCCGTGCAGGTAACCTCGTGCACGTTCTCGATGCCGTAAGCGACCATACAGCACTACAATACCGAAGAGCCACGGACGAGTTCCGTGGCTCTTCTTGTTTCAATCGACTAAATAGGGGATGGCTCTCGATCTCGAAAAAATCAATGATTCGCCGCATCTGCTCGACATCCTCATCCAGATGGAGGATGTCTTGGACTCGCTGGACATCTATGTGTTCGCTCATTGGATGAAGGGCGAAATCGTCGAAGGGCCGGTGGTTCGTCGGTACTGGTTTGACTTCACGCTCCGCTATGACATCAAGAAGATGCCTGATCCGCGCGGCGCGATGCGGCTGCTCAAGCACGGCGTTCGTGTCGATTACAACAAGGTGACCGTTCAAGCCGATGACGGTAGCGAACCTGACGAGGCCACCCATTGGGAGGTCAAGGTATCGGTTCCCAAGCGCTTGGTCGCCGACATGAACGCAGCCGAACTCGACTTCTACGACGAGGACATCGAGGTAGAGGATGTTCAGGACGCACAGGACGAGGGCATGAACGACGAATCGGGCCTCTTTGACGGAGACACCGAGGAACTCGATGCACCCGAGCCGGATGCGGAGACGCAGGAGGAGCAGCAGTGATCATCAACGAAGGCATGTGGGCCAACGACCTCGAAGACCTCCTTCAGCCGTTGCTCTCGATCGACGAATATGAATCCAAGATCGACGACACGGCAGTGGCGATCGGCTTCTTTATCAACGACGCCGATGCCGCCGATGACCTCGCGCGCTTCCTCCAGAAAAGCGCAGTCCCTCTCATTGACTGCGATGTCTCGCCCGCGCCGGATCAGCGGGGATATTATATCGTCTTTGTCGAACTTCCTTCAAACGATCGTTTTACCGAGAACCTGCGACACATCTGTGATGAGGTGGGTCAGCTTGCCGGTATTACTCACTGGAAAATCAAGATGCGTGGGATGAAGAAGGTCATCGACTTTGACGAGGAACAAGTCAAACGGACAATCCTCCGCAACGTCATGAGTGATAAACTCACCCGACTGCGCAATCAACTCAAGGAGTTGAAAAAAAGCCAAAAAGAGGGCTAGGCCCTCTTTACAGCACCGTGGCTTCCCGGCATGTGACCCTCATTGGGGGAAACATGATCGAACGGACTATCAACTGGCAACACGCTCTTCGCTTCCTCGACCATGCACAGACGGTCAACTGGGAGCCGCCCGCAATAGCGGCTATCGAGGTCAATTACACGACACTGATCCGCTTTACTCATCGCTTGCCCGTCTTTGAAATTCGTGACTGGATTCACGAATCGGTTGGTGGCAATTATCGGCTGTCGTCCATTCATGCACGAGACGCCAACACCATGACAATCTCGATCCTTCCGACCTACATCCGGCTGGCGTTTTTCGACATCGAAACCAGCACCTTCTTCAAGCTGCGCTGGCTTTAACGATCGCTGAACGAACCCCCGTTGATAACAGCGGGGGTAGAAGCAGCGACGACGGGCGCGGGTTTCTGTAGCGCCAAGGAGAGCAACTCTCCGATGCTCGCCGCCAAAGCGTTAGCCTCTTCAAACGACAGACGCATGTCGCGAGCACCCGAGTGGGCGAGTTTCTTGACACGCCCCAAATAGGCGTCGATCGGTTCGTGGTCCATTAGTTTCTCCGGTAAGGTGCGCCGAGATAGGCGGCATGGTCGGTGGCATCGACCGCGAGGCGGTTGAGTTCATGTTGCTTGCAGAAGCGGGCGAAATGGATTCCCACGGCGGAGACTGGGGGCTGCTGGACCGCCTCGACAATCACGGCATCCATGGCTTCCTTCACTGCGTCCGGCTGCTGCGTCAGATCGATGAGTTGACGGTTCTTCTCATATTCATCGATAACTTTGACCTCGATGCTTTCACCACCCTCGGGTGTCTCGACCAACTTCTGCCAACGCTTGAGCATGAAGTTGTTCCAATGGAAACCCTTCTCTTTGCGGTCGTTCCAAGCATCCTCGATCCCCACGGAAGATTTACTTCCCCGGTAGCGGACACCGGGATTGGCGGAGAAGATGCCGTCACCGACATCGCCTCTAATGATCTTGAGGAATAGTGCCTTCTCGGGCCAATCTTCTTCCATCTCCCATTCGAAGGGCTGATTGGTTCGATTCTCTACCTTGAGGGTTTCGAGGCGCGCGGTAGCGAGGGTCTTCTCAAGAAGGTCTGTCAACGCGCCGTCGCTCTTCTTCTTTGCCTCCGCCCATGCCTTGAAGGCGGCGCGCTCCGCCTCCTTGACCTTCTTCAACTCCTCCTTCTGTGCCGCATTGTGCTTCTTGGTCGCCTCGCGGATTGTCTCCTTCGCCTTGACCTTCCCCGATGCCGGATCGACGTGGAAGACCAATGGCTCCCCCTTGGCATCAAAGACGCCATTGCGGGTAATAGTGCGCTCCGTCAAACCGTCGTAGATAGAGACATTGGGGGCGAGAAGCTGAATGTTGTCGCTGTCACCGGAAATGATGATGTGGTCATCGTTGGGGTGAAGCTGAATCCACCGCGCGATCATATCATCGCCTTCCGCACAACTGCATTGCAGCACGGTCATGCGGGTCTTCTCTCTAAAGAATGTCATGAGAGATTTAAGGACTTCGCGAAACACGTCCTGTTCCTCTTGCTCGCGCGGCGATAGAGTCTTTCGAGCAAGGATGCGCTTTGCCTTGTACATGGGATAGTGGTCGTAGCGCCACGAGCGTCCCTCTGCCGCGACCACGATGTGATCCGCGCCATGATCGCGGTGCGCCTTGCGGAGAGCGTTGAAGACGATATGGAGTGCCATACCGGCTTTCGTGAATGCGTCACCGGAGCAGACGTGGTGAGCGCGGTTGAAGAGGTGGGCGGCGTCGATGATAGCGAATTTCATGGCTTGACTCTATCGCCGTCAGCCGATAGTTCGCAATAAAGAAGGAAGAGCAATGGAACCGCGTGACGCCTATGAGGATTTGCTGGAAAGGACGTTCGGTATGATTCAAAGTGGAAAGTCTTCCAGCGGCTTCGGTAATATCGGTAACGCGGGCGCTGCGAAGGCGTCAGTAGCGGTTACGCCGGAACCAGTCCTGATGCGCGCCTCGAAGCGCCTCCACTATTCGAAGTTCAACACCACCTTCCTGCCCGCCGAGTCCATCATGGCGATGGCGCGCAATCAGGTGGTGCCGGGAGGGAAGACAAGTCCCGGCCGTGCCCCGAAGGTCATCCCCGAACACATGCTCGATTGGTGCGAGGAGAATTGCGCTGGTCTCTGGATGCCCTCGCCGCCTTCAGCGCCCGAGTACATCATGTTCGAGGACAACGCCGACCTTACCCTGTTCATTACCGCGTTCGGCGGCGGGTCTAACTAACGATTCGGGGGTTGCCGTGCAGGGTTGCACTGGCCTCCGATCGACACACGTCTTGGAACCAAGCCTCTACGATCGCCTCTTCGTCGCGACCCGTGTACCCACCTTCGCGCAAAGCCTCGATCCAGACATCGTTCCAGTCGAACTCGAAATAGTAGCCGTTCACCCCCTTGGTGACATCGAGGCCATCGTCGATTACCCTGATCCACGGCATACCGCGAAGCGTCGCAATGGCTTTGTCGCCCGCGAACGGGTCCATCTTGCCGTGACGGACATCGGCGTCGATGCGCGCAACTTCGCGCTCCACATCGTCGGCGATCATCTCCGCCATCTCGGCATCGAAGGTCTCGCCGTCGATGATACCCCAATCGCGACGCAACTCGATCTTGCGCCGTTTGAGCATTTCGCCCGATAGCGTGATTTCCGCTAGGCGCTCCGCGAGATCGTGTCCGTCGAGGGTGTAATAGGCCTCTGCCTCTTCGCGCTGCGGCCCCGCAAGGCCCCATGCCGCAGGGAGCCACGAGAATGGAATAAGTCGTTTCTTGATCATGCGCGATAGTATCGCGACATGATCTCTGGTCGCAATATTGGCTTGACACTCCGAGGACGAACTGCAAAGCCGGTCGGGAAAGGATTTCGAGATGAGCGTTGCCGGTGATACGATGGAGGTGCCGAAGGGCACGACGATCTATGATGGAACCTATTTCTACGAAGGCACCGATTCGGTCTACTTTGGACAGGAGCCCACCGTAGGTGTTCGCGCTTCGAAGGTCACCATCGATGCCGTCGTCGATCTGTCGAAGCGCTGGTGGGCTCTCACCAGTGAACAGGACCGCACCACCATTCGCGCCAGATTCGGCGTTTCCTTCCCCGACATCTTCACCCATGCTCGAAATAGCGGCTGGTCGTACAATCCGGTCACCAGTGGTGGTCCGCGTAACGGAGTTCGGATGACCGACGAGGAGGCGGATATCTTTCTCGTCAACCGGCGCGTTCGCATTCCCGTGTCGCGACAGGAGGAATGGGAGGCATATGCGGCAGAGTTGCGCGCCATGATCGAGACGCGCTATCCCGGCATGAAGTTCGCCAAGTGGAGTAAGGGCAAGAAGGCCGCGCTCCTTTCCGACCTCGTGCCCGCCACCGCAGCAGCACCCAAGCCCAAGGCCGAGAAGGCGATCACCAAGCGCCGCCAGATGGTCAAGGGCTCGATCTGGTCGTTCCCCGAGCCGGTCGAGATCAAGATCAACGTGGACAATCCCGAGATCGATGCGCTCATCATGAAGCGACGCGACATGCCCAACCGCACCATGGAGGAGAAAGCCGCCTACGACGTGGTGCACCAGCGCATCCTCAATACCCCCAAGACCATCGAAAAGCTGGCAGCGCGCATCCCTGCCGGAACACGCGTCGAGGTGATCGACAAGGCACAGACGAGCTATGGCAACAACGGGCTCTTGATCCCCTTCCGCATCTTGGAGCAGAAGATCGCCGTGGCGGCGGAACTGCTCGGCAAGGGGCGGTGGTATAATCCCCTCCATCATAGCGAGGGTATCCTCCTCCCTTACGCGCAGATCGAACCCACCATCGTGGCGGAGTCGATCCCCGAGACGATCTCGTACGTTCTCCGCGATAGCGCCACGGGTGAGTTCTGGGGTGGCTGGGAGACCGAACCCGCCCGCTGGGGCACGCGCACCACCGACAAGGCGAAGATGTCCGCGACCTTCTCGGGTGCGAAGAAGTTCGTCAACATGGCAGCCTTGAAGGCTAGCATCATGGACTTCACCGGCTACCACAAGGGCTTGGAGATCGAAGGCTACGTCGGCGAGTGGGTCGGCAGCGGCGATACCAAGATGAAGCTGTCGGAGACGTGGGAGGCGGTCGCGATCGACAAGACCACCAACACCGAGAAGGAAGTCATCGATGTGCAGGGCTGGTACCGCGAGTTGCTGCGGCTGCGCGTCATCACCTCGAAGGTGAACAGCGCTGTGCGGGGCGTCTTCAAGAAGGTTGAGGGCAATCCCGATTTCGCCGCCATCGTCTCGTTCGCACTCCCGGAAGACCTCTGGGACGACGAGAAGATGGAGCCCAGCGATGCCAAGCTGATCAAGGACGCGATGTCCAACGCGGAGGGCAAGACGCTCACGCACAAGACGCCCTACACCCATGCCTTCGCGGTCGCGACCGGTATGGACGCCGATCTGGTGGCGCTCTCCTATAGCGGCCCCGCTATCGTCAATGTCTACGATTCGACGACGCTCGATGAGATCGTCGTCAATGGGGAGGCGGCGTGATGGGGAAGCTGTCCGAGATCGACGCGATGAAGAACAACATCGAAACGATCCTCTTCGCCGCCGATCAGCAGGGCAGCGATCTTCACCGACGCATCGATGCGCTGGTGGAGCGTCGCGCGTGTAGCCGCGACATGGTGGCGGAGATCGGTGCCATCGTGGAGGCGGCGTTCGTGCTTGGAAGGACGGCCCGTTGAACAGTCACAGTCAGCTTTGGCGCATCACCGGCGCTGCAATCACGGGCACACTGTTTGGCGTGTTCGCGGTGCCGTGGCTACACCCCAGTTCCGATCAAGGAGAACCGGGACAAGTCATGGCCACGTCAGCGATTGTGCGCGGCGAGGGCGGCGCTATCGCGGAGATCGGTAGGGCGGTTCGATCATTCACAACGACCGACGCCCCGGTGCTCATCACGTTGGCACCGGGGGAGTCAAGGAAGCTGCTGTGCGGCCTCTATGGTCGGGATGGTGCGCTGCTGACGAGCGCATCCATTTATGCCAGCGGGAGCATCACCGACGTGCTGCGGTTCAATCCCGGCAAGGATGATCTACCGGGCCGACTGCAATGCCGGTTCGAGGCGCGAGATTAGGCGTATTCGGCTCGCCTCTCGCGCATGGAGGCGAGACGGCGCTGGCGAGGCTTCACGGTGAAGGCCGGGATATCACCCTCCAATTCCGCCTCCAGTGCAGCGATCTGATCGTCCATCAGCAGCGCGGCGCGGCTACGGAAATTCTCGATCACGAGGCACCCTGCATCGACGGGGTTGGTGTGCCCCTCAATGGCGCGAAGTTCGTTGTCAAAGCCGAACGGGAACCACTGGTCACCGAGACGCTCGATGTAGCCCTCCGCCGGAGCATCGTCACAGTTGCCCATGGCGATGTCGAGACGGTTGTCGCTGTTCGTCTGAATAAGAGTGATCATGCTGTGCTCCGATAAATCCTGTAGTTCGGTGTCTATCAGATATAAACGATTATACAAGCGTAAAGTTCAATAATTGGGGCGACGATCCACAGACCGCCGCCCCAAGCCTCCCCCGCAGTCGCTAGCCGCGACAATGGAAATCACCTCCTGATTCGAATTAACCGGCAGGAGAGGCGGTATTTCATCCGATCGTTTGCCGGAGGAAATACTTGTAGGTGCCGTGATGAGTCACGACCTCTACACCGAGCAGACCCTTGCTGGTAAACATCAACCGAGCCTCACTCGCATTCTGTGCGATCTTCATCAGCATCAGAAACTTATCAACCGGGAAGTTGAGAACACCCGTAAGAGTACCCACCACCTTCTCGGCAAAAACCATAGAGCCGGAATGCGACGACGATGCCTCCTGACCAAAGGTCATCTTGAGATCACCATCTTCGACCGAGACACCGAAATTCTTGTCGATCGCCGAATACAGTCCAGCAAACTGCGTGAATTCCGCCAGCTTCGCCTTGTTGATCTCGTGGAGGACGATCCCCCACGGGATCGAGGCGATCTTGGCCTGATCCGGAACATGCTGGATATCCATCAGCTTGAAGACCGACTTCGAGCCCGCACCCTTGAATTCAAACTGATCCAAGACCGTCTTGTCCCCCACCGTGCGCGAACGCACGTTGAAGGTCGCGTCCTCGGTCTGGTAGTTGGCAAATCCGAGCAACCCCGAGAGCATCTTGAGATTGGTGATCCCAAACTCACCATCGAGCACAGGTGAGGGAGTGGCGAGCACACCCTCGATGAACAGCGTCTTGTCAGTGTCGAAAGTCTGCACCCTCGTCTCCGAAGCTGTCCCGGTCACCTTGATGATCTCCACCCCGGCAACGGCACAATGGCGAACCATGTCTTCGAGGTTGGCTTGAATAGTCATTCCGTGTCTTTCTCTCTATAAGTCTTTGATACAGGGGGAGGGGTCAGGCGTGCAATAATCAAAAGGAGATAAATTCGTCGCCGCTATGAACGAAGCTACCAGACAAATCCCACTTCATCGGTCCTACCAGATTATCCAGCTTCTTATCGATGATGACTTCCTCCATGGCGGCATGATCGAACGGCAAATCCTTGAACCACTTCGGCAGATGCGGCTCATCTATGGGGTAAGCGATAGAATCCATCTTCGACACCGTGGGGAGAAGCTTGCAGACGATGATGCGCGACCCATCGGTGATCCTCATCGAGAACTTGTCGTTGTGGATGTCGAGCATCTTGTTCCAATTCTCCGACGCACGGACGTGGCCCGGCACCGTCGATTTGGCCTTCTCACCCTTTCGCCGAGCATCAGTAAGCCCCATCGAGGCCGATCGAGCCATGATGCGACGATACTTGGTCAAGTTGCTGACCTTCTTCGGACTGCCCTTCTCCCACGCGGGTCTAGCCTTGAAGGCAGTCCTGAACTCGCGAATGTCACCGATGATCTGATCCTGACTGGTGCCTTGCAGGACATCCATGAGGACTTGCTCAAGGAAGGCTTGCATGAACTTCGGCGTATCAGCACGCTTGAGGTCGAGCCCCATCGCTTTCAACTTACCGGGCTTGTTGCCAGTGTCGAGGCGCTTGCCTTCAAGATCGTAGATCAACCCGCCGTATTTCTTCTTCTTGATGAAGAGCATCCGGGAGGCCACCAACTCACGACCAGCCGCGATGATCGCACCACGCTTCAACGATGTGTTGAAAGTGCGCGCCATGAATTCGGGGAAGGTCGCGTTGACGTTATCCGCCACCTTGTCATAGATGGCAATGTAATCCTCACGCGTGCAATCCTCACCCATCATATAGGCGGCAGAGAAGTAGCACGAATCGGTATCCGCGTAGCAGATCGCATCACCGGTATAGTCGTACTCACCAGTGAGTTCCTGATTCACCTGCGCATTCATATGCCGAACAATGGAACGACCCGTGAGGGTCACTGATTGTCCCATACGAGGGTCGGCCAGCCTCATTGCCTCGTTAAGGAGCGCCCCGTACAGCGAGTTAAGCCATGATGTTCCAAGCCGATCGCCACCGACTTGTTGTCCTTGTGGACAACTGCATGTTGCCATGCAGAGCAGACCATATCATAGACTCTTCGTGAGAGCCCCCGCCCGTTTCGGCCCGCTTGGGCCTACTCGCTTTCGCGATGGTCGTTGAACCTTCCCTTGCGGGCTTGGCTGCTGATTGTCCCAGAGGGATGTCCCAGCAATTAGAGCGGTTATTCGATGGCCGTCGCCGACCAAAGCCTCCAGATTAAAGGATTTTTCTCGCTTGCTGTCGTTGGTCCCAGAACCCGATCTGCCCTGCTACCCATTCACGCTTCTCTTCGATCGCTACGATCTTGCCGTCTTGCAGTTCCAGCCCATGCTCCGACATCAACTCGGCAATGGCGCTGGCATCTCCTGCTTCGATCAACTGACCAAGCTTCTCAATTTCCATACGGTGTCTCTCCACTCATCAGAGACAATCTACTTAACTTCGGCTCGTTCCCACAATATGATTCGCTATTGTCTTGACAGTTCCCTCAACTCTGCTACACCTGTTGAGAAGGAACCTCTATGCCCATTATCCTCATTGGCTGTTTCATCGGTGCCGTGCTCGGTGTGGGCGCGATGAGTCTATGGACGGGTATGAAGGCGCACCCCAAGGCGGTGGCGATCATCTGGGCCATTTCCTCGTTCATCGCCCTCATCTGGCACCCTGTCCCCAAGGGCCGGGATTTCCACGCCGTGGGGATCATCGGTCAGTCCGAGGCAACCGTGGTGGCGGCGATCGGTGAGGCGCAGACCTGTTCACCGTTCTTCGACGAGATCGACCCCGACAGTGGGAAGACCGCGTGCTACTATCAGGGCAACACGACGGTCATCTACCAGCATGGTCGCTCGATCCGGATCACGAGTGGTGCTCTCGATGGCGTCCCCTACGCGACCTCACCGGAGTATTACGCCGTGGTTACCGAGCATCTTGGTTTCGATGCCAGCCGCCCCGTGGTGGCCACCATCGACAAATTGGTTTGGCAGATCGACGGCGGCACGCTAACCGTGTTGTCGAACCAGCGTCTCGACACTGCGGGGATCACCATTGACGCCACATCTTGATCAACTGGTTGATCTTCCGTCGTGGGATCATGGGCTGAAGATTGACCGGCAGATCGATGATGTGCGCCGGGAAGTCCAGAGTGCGATCGGTGGTTTGGAGCCCGGTCGCGAGGCCGATGACGTGGATCAGGCCTTCGACAATTACATCGCCACGGTCGATAAGCTCCGTGACCTCTACGCAACGGCAGAGGGCATTTTCCACACTGTGCGGGAGGCCTACGATGAGGCGATCACGATCGCGGATCGGTTGTTCGAACTCCAACCATGGCGGATGACGATCTCCGATACCTCACCTCATTATAAGGCCTTGCGCGGAGCACCGCCGATGTGGCTTGAGGAAAACCTTCACGACGCCGTGGAGATATTCCCGCTCGCTGGTCACCTCATAATTGTTTTCGGCAACGAGGCCGACATGACGCTCTTTCGCCTCAAGTATGCCTGAACGTGAAGCCCGAGGCGGTGGTTCCCATCGTCTGGGGGCGTGACATTTCGATATCGCTCGCTTGGGGGATGGGCTGCGACATTCCAATATATTCGCTCCGCAGCGCGACTTCCTTGACGATCACGAAGGGTGCCGGGGTGGCGTTTCCGAGCGGCGTCGATCCCAGCCACACATCGTTGGTTTGTCGGAACAGGAGATCGCCGTGCCGAATGGGTGTGGTGAGGCGGCTGATACCCATGTGAGAGACGAGAGTGCGATCCTCTCCCGTGTAGCGCAGAATGGCTCCGGTCTGTGGAGGGGCGACGGTGATCTCCCCCATGGCGTCGGAGAACTGCCCGGCTGCTTCGAGGGCACGACGTTGATCCGCGAGACGGCAATAGGCCAGTAGCGCATTGCGGTACCACGGCAGGGGCACAGCGGCGGTTTCAATGTCACTGGGGCCGATGATGCCAAGATCGATCTGGGTCATCATGGCGGAGATTTCTGGGCGGCGCTGCGCTTCACTGCGAAGCAACGCCACGGGGTCGCGCCCGTTCATACCGACGATCTGATTAGGTTGCATGGTTCTCCCATAAACAATTAGGACCGCACCCGAAGGCACGGCCCTAATATGGAGGTTCGGAGTCTAGCGTGCAATATTACACTGCCATTAGGAGTGCCGCCACATCGTTCTGCCGCTGCATCTCGACCTCTAGCTTCTGCTCGACCATCTCGTTGTATTGGTCGCGAGTGCCGGAAGTCATGAAGTTGTAGTTGTCGAGGACTTCTGGCATGTCGGGGTATAGGTTGGTGCCGATCCACACTCCGCCGCCAACGGCGTAGAGTAGGTCTCCATCACGGACCTCTAGGCCGAGATGGTTGTCATCGGCGGGGATCATGACGGTCGGGCCATCGTATTCCAAGATACCACCAATCTCGTCGATCGCCCTGTCCTCCATCGTATCCGGGAGTAGGTGATCGAGAACGCTCATCGTGACGCGGTTGCGGGCACTCGCGAGGGTGCGCACCAGCGATTTGAAGGCGGTGGGGGTGTCGCCACCGATCGTGGTGGTCGGGGTATCGAGGTCTGCGGTTGCCTGTGCAAACATGGTAGTATCTCCTATACTGGCAAGCCCGCGTTGTGGGGCTTTCTGAATTAGTATAGGTATAACTACCGGGAGCGAACTATAGTTCCCTAATTGCAACTTTTATTTGATTATTTTAGAACATGGAACGAGGAAGTGGACCAATGAACAAGCAGCAAAGAACAATTCGGCCTAGCACATATAGTGAAAATGGCTCACAATTGACAAGCTACAATAATCTCATAACACCGCAGCAACCGACAATTGTCCGAAGACTGGTATGCGGTGATCAAGAGAATGCCCTATTCGGGCTTTGCTGAAAGTGTCTACCACACGCCGGGGCGTGATCGAGAAACATGATCCTACCTACACTCGCTCCATGCCCCCCGCAGGGACCGAAGCCCCTGCGAAGCCCGTTAGTCGATCAGCTTCTCGGCGCGGAGAACCGCAACCTCCTCATCCGCGAGGGTGATCGTCGTGTTGAAATTCGTGGCGGTCAGGTCGTCCTTCAAGGACGCGCGCTGGCGCTTGAGCACCGCGATGAGGTCGGCGATGAACCCCTTGGTCTCCGCTCCCATGATGTCGATGGTGAGCGACTCGGTGCGGACCGTGTATCGCTCACGGCTTTCCGGCGCGTCCAGATCGGCGCGCATCTTCGCGACCTTGCGATCAAGGGCGGCGAGATCATCGATCGGCGTGGCGTCGTCGAACAGATTCTCCGGCTTCGCGACCGCAGTAAGGCGCAGAAGCTGCTCATCGATCGCGGCGACGAGCGCCAGATTGCCATCGACGCCCGCCGCGCTGTTGGCGATGCCCACCATGGCGCGGATGCGGTAAGCAGCGGTGATCGCCCCCTGCTGGCGCTCCAGCGCGGCGAAGAAGGCGACGCGGGTCGCATCCGCCGCCTCGGTAGCAGTGATCTCGCTGTAGGCGGAGATCGAAGCGCGGGGGTTGGGCGTAATGGTCTTCGCCACCGCGAGCAAGGCACGCGACAACTCCGACGCCTTCTTGAGAGTGATCTTCATGGTCCGGTCCCCGTTCGAATATCGTTTCGCCGTCCATCTAGACGGCGGGCAGAAGGACTGTCAACCCGCCATCTAGAAAATAATCACGCCTTATTCTGCGCCGCCGTAATCGCTAGTGCGAGGTCGGCATCGACCTCAATCCCGTCCTTGAGTTTTGCATAGAAGCCCTTCTTCTTCTGCATGGTTTGGCGGTCCGAGTACCACTTCGCCAAAAGCTGCGGGATGATCCCCTCCTGATCGGTTCGGAAGATCGTCCCGTTAGCAGAGATGCACAAATTGCTCCCCGGTCGGAAAATGAAGTCGTATAATTGGCGTCCCGACATCACCTTGGTGGTCCCGTCATCGAAATCGATCGTGATCGGTGCACCATCCTTGGCCATCATGTGATCAACCTCCAAGGCCGCGAAGATGCCATCCCACGCTTCTGCGCGAGGCACCTTGTTGGCGATCCGTTGGTCAACGAGCGCCTTTGTCTCGTCGAGGCGAATCTGGCCCACGATCGTCTCCGGAGAGAGGTTGAGGGCGCGGATAGTCGAGGGATACAGGGAGTTGATGTCCACGGCGGCGACGTGATCGTGCAAGCCCATCTTGGGCTTGGCCACATAGGCACCCACCACCGGCTTTTTCTTGTTATCAAAGCCGCCCTCCTCGTCGTCCTCATCCTCGTCGTCCACCTCCTCCTCGATCACCTCCTCGACCCGTGGTTTACGATTGGGGGCAACGAGACCCATCTCGTGCATTTCAAGGATGATGGCCTGTTCTACCAGCGCCACCGATCCCATCGTCGTCTTTAGCTGCACGCAGTTGACGTGGGCGATCTGATTGGCGAGTTCGATGAAGCGCTTCTTCTTGTCGATCTTGACCAGCAGGGCAACGTCCTGTCGGGAGTATTCAACGAACTTGTAGAAGTCCTTCTTGTACAGGTCGTCGAGGGTGCCCTCATAGGGGATTTTGTTGTCCCCGACTTCGACTTCACCGATATAGTCGAGGCGATAGCTGTGTTGCTGCTGGGGGTTGTGCTTCTGATAGAGTTCCAGATAGTCGAGGTGGACGCGCCCCATCAGGTCATAGGACTCGTGGTCCTTACCGAATTTGGGAACCATGCGCTGGCGCGGCTTCTGTCGCCATAGACATAGGTCTCGCGTAGCATCCTCGTCGATAATCCGTTTGATGCGGTTTACGATGTAGGGGATATCGAACAGCGTCGAGTTCCAGCCCGAGAGCACATCCACGTCCTCGATGATCTGCATAAAGGCGCGCAGAAGTTCCCGCTCGTCATCGAACAGGAAGGTGTCGGGGAACTGATCGCAGATCGCCTGTGCCTCCTCGGTGGTAAGCGTCGGAGGCTTGAGCGCGAGGCAGATCAATCGATCAACATGCGAGAGGTCGATCGAGATGGCGGTCACAGCATTGAACGGGTCATCGACGGGCGCGTAGCCGCGCTCCGCATGATAACCGGTTTCGATATCGAAGAAGCCCACGTTGAGGACGGGCGCGTTGACCCCCTTGTAGTGCTTCTCCAGTGCGCGGAAGACGGGATTGATATCCGACTCGAAGACTTTGTGCCGGGGTTTACCGTTACGATCGAGATCGTTGGTGAACCGTCCCAATTCCTTGCGGAATTTCTGACCGTCGTTGGTTTTGAAAATCTTGCACGCATCGCCGTACATGGATCGATGAGAGCCCGCCGGATGCGAGTAGTAAAAGACATGCTCGCAATCATGTTCGACGAGGTGGCGGACGCCATTCACGTCACGCTCGGCAACTTGAATGACGTTCCGCTTGGCGTTGTATAGGGCATCGATGTAAGACATAACACTACTTTACTTGCCCTAAGGCTGATTCGCCAATATTACTCGCAATGAGACCAAGCCAGTTTGAACAACGTGGCATCATGCTCGTCTTCGATACGGACCACTGCTGCGATCGTGAGACCATTCTCCCGGTGGATGGAGAAGAAATGTCGGCCCTCAATATTAGCCTTGATCCAACGCTTCACTTCTGCGATTTGGAACCGGCCTCTGATCTTACCAAGACCGAAGCAGGACCAGTTGGCTTGTTCAAGCCTCCGCTTCCGGGTTCTGCTTTCCACCACTGCTAAACTTCTTCCATACGGTTAGATCATATTCCGCCACAGTCATCCCGCTCGCGTCGGCGAGTTCAAGGAAGGCGGCTTCCAACGATGCGTAGAGTTTGCCCGCCGGGGGCGTTGCCTTGGGGGCCTCGATGCCGTGTTCGCGCAGATGGCGGAGAACATGCGTGTCGAGAGCGGCGTGGCGGACACCGGGGCGTGACATCATTACGAACATGCGAGCCGTCTTGGGGCCGCAGCCGTGAATGGCTTCGAGATCGGCCACCGAACACGAGCGGAGATCGAGCGCCATGCTTTCGAGAAACTGTCGAGAGAGCCGGGTGTACTGCCCGAGGCGGCTCGACTTGACCGCTTCCAGCATGTGGTCCTCACCGATGCCACGAAGCTTCTCGAACGGTGTCTCGCCAGTGTGGGCGAGCATGAAGTCGTTCAGGAGGGCGGCTTGCCGAGAGGCTTTCTTGCCCGCCACCACGCAACTGAACAGCCACCAGAGTTGAAGTTCGCCGTCAGTGCGCTCGTAGTTGATCACATCTGTGGGATCAATGAGATAGTCCATGATGATCCTTCAATAGCTGCTCGTATAGGTTGTAGAGGTTGTTGAACTTGAGATCGTAGAGACTACGCAATCCGAGCAGGATATTGGCGGTCTCATCATCGGACATTTCGGGACCGTCGCAGATAGCGCGGTAGAGAACGTCGATGTCGTCGGTGATCTGCCAGCACGACATAAGGGGTTGTTCTAGGTCGTTGAGCTTTGCCACCATCGTTCTCCAACAGGGGGAGGATCGCTCCTCCCCATGGGGTTTTAGGCGCGACCGGCGACGACGAGGATTTCCTCGATGATATCGACGTTCTCCTTGGTGTCTTCGAGCGACTGCTTGTGCGCAGCGCGGGCAGCACCCATAAGCTGCGAGGGCTTGACGCCAAGCTCTTCCGCCAAGGTCTTCGACAGATCAGACAGACCACCCTTGAGGTCTTCGATTTCGAGGAAGATTCGAAGACTCTCGTCGATGAAGGTCTTCACTTTGGCGATCGAGGTGTTCGAGAGAGTGTCCAGAGCCATTACTTTATTCCTGCATACCAGTGATTTGGTGAACCAGTATCTACAGGGCGGGAGTCCTTGGCGTCAAAATTGAAATCACCCGTGGTTGATTTCCCGAACTCTGGGTTGACGGCTTGGGGGAGTGTGCTACACCAAGGCGATCAACAGGAGCGCGACATGGATTTCGTAAACGACCTTCTCGCCGCCAAGGCGGACTTCAACGCTGGGGCGATCGACGTGCCCACCCTGACGGACCGGATTGCAGACGTGCGCGATGCGATCATCGCCGCGCCGGAGACCGATAAGGTAACGGCGTTTGACAAGATCGTGATGGCGTTCTTCGAGCCTTTGATCGAACCCGAGGAAGAATACCAGCCCGGCATCCTCTATCTCGACAGCGATTCGATGCACTACACCCACGAGGCGCTGGCAAAGGCGATCTGCGGCAAGAGGTATTACGAATTCGAGAACGGCCTCTACGAGGGTGGCTAATCCACCTTCATAGCATCATCGCCAAAATGGCGAGATGCTCTGTCTCGCAATCGATCACAACCTCGGTGCCTCGATCGCGTTCGAGGTTTTTAATATACCATTCGCCGATGACAGACTCACTGGCGATCAGAAACGCGAGGATGCGGCTCATGCAAGGCATTGGATTGGCACCCGAGATGATCACCTTGGTGCCGTCTCGCGTCATCGACAGGGCAGGTAGCGCGTGATCCACTTCGGATATCCCTGTGGCGTCATGATGATGTCGGGCACCGCGCGCGCATCGTCACCAGTCTCGATCCAACCGCTGCCGTAGCAGAGGTCGCAGATCGCCCGCTTCGAGCGAAACGACACCATATCAATCTCGGCGTTCCACTGACCGTGCTGGTGACAGACCGGACACGGTTCATCAAGGGCACCGTTGCGGGGTAGCAGCGGGATGTTGAAGAACGCCAGCGAGTGCTCGGGCGTGATCCCCGTCTTGATGTCGCTCGCGTGTGCCATGAAGGTCTCCTTACAGTTCCCTTACCGTAAGGAGACCCAATGATCAATTAGATTTTATCACCGGGCGCGAGGCCCCTGACGGCGTTGAACGACGGGAAGCGCAACGAATAGTTGTTCGTACCTCGCTCCTTTTCGTTCTGGGTCAACTCATCGGCGTGAACCTCAATGATGTAGCCCATGATCTCTCCGGGATTGGCCCAGAAATGACGACGCTGCTCATCGGACATACCCGTAGAGACCTTGGTGCGGATGAAGCGGCCCTCGTCCCGTCCCTCACAGACCAGCGCCCCCAAGGTGTCGAAATACTTGCCCTCCGGCTCGCCCTGTTCCATCCCCACGACGGTGAGATCGACGGCGATGAAGGGCTTCCACTTCAACCAATTGGTGCCCTTCTTGCACACATAGGGGGCCTCGGTATCCTTGATCATGAAGCCCTCGATGACGTTGGTGGCACCAGCGGCGGCAGCGGCTTCCATGACCTCGCGCTGGAACTCCGCCATCCGGGCCTTGCCCTCGTCGGTGGAGAGATCGACCTCGATCTTGGGGAGCACGCTCACCGCCGTCATCGACAACTCCTGCATGGTGGGGAGGAGTGCTACCAAGGTCTCGTGGCGGCGACGCTGGGTGATCGCGCATTTCCCGGTCTTGAAGTCAGCGAGTGGAACGATGTCGAACAACGCAACCTTGTGCTCTTCTGTCTTCACGCCGGTATTGCGGTTTAGCTGCGACATCAACTCTTGAAAGGTCTGGCCCACCACCTCGCCATCGAACACCACCGAAGCGGGAAGATGCGGGATCAACCGCTCGAATTCGGCGCGGAGGTGGGGGAAGTTGTCGTTCTGATTGCCGTTGCGGGTGTATTGGGTGACCGTCTTCGACTCGATATCCACGACGGTCAGGAGCCGAACGCCGTTCAGCTTCACATCGAGGAACTTCTTCCCGCTCATCTTCTTGGGATGCTCGTCCCCCGACTTGGCAAGCTGGCACGAGAACACCGGTACCATATACTGGCTCGCCTCCGGGGTGCCGATCGCGGTCAGGACGCGGTTGACCGTCGAGTGATCGAAGCCCGCCTTGAAATCCTTGAGCAAGATGCGGCGGTAGAAGGTGTTCCACACCTCGCTATCGCTACGGTCGGCGGCTTCGTGCATGGCCGCGATGGCGGCGTGCCCGGTAAGCTCGCGCTTCCGCAACCGCTCTGCGAATTTCATGAAATCTGTGAAGGAGAGATCACCCCCACCCTCGTCTTCCAGCACCGTGACCTTCTTCATCCCGTAAGTCAGGGTGGGGTCGAGGCACTGCCGAGCCGCCGCGAAGAACTCACGGTGACCATTCTCGAAGGACTCGCGGATCAGCCGTTCCTTTTCCAAACGGCCCGACGTAGCCTCGACGGCCTTGATCAGCTTTACGGCATCAGTCATCACTTCACCCCATCGTCGGTTGCGCGGTATTGATCCATGGCAGCCGCCCACTTCCCGATTTTGGCCTCGAACAGATCAGTGACGCGCTGCGCGATCACCGCTCGGTTCTGATCCTCCGGGATGAGGGCGAAGCACATGTTGGCTGCGTGCTGGATACCACGCGATACCGCGCCGTAAAAGCCCATCGGATTATTTCCCACGAGGCACTCTGCTGCACGCGAGACCGCGCCCGCTACCGCAAAGGTCTCCTGCATGAGCAGCGTCGCGTTGTCGAAACGATTTTCGGTCGCGATCGAGATTTGCGCCGGAATGAGGGGTGATGGGGGATAGTTGGTGATCTCGGTTAGGGCGACATCGATGAGGACGATCAGCGTATCGACCGACTCCTCGCGATAGTCGAGCCAAGTCTTGTTCTTGTAGTTGTGCGGAGACGATGTGCTCAAATACGCCTCTGCGGATTCACCGAGTTCTTCCAAGACTTTGAGAAGACGGCGTTGTAGATTATCGGGGGAGCGATAGGGATTGACCTCTCGCACCATACCGACGAGTACATCCATGACCATTGATACTAGACCTCGATATAGACTTTACGATGAGGACCATATCGGGTAAGAGCAACGCGAGCAACATTATTCGAGACCTGATATGCACCTCTGCCTAAAGCGGTGGATCGCCGGGCAGCGGCACGACGATCCCCATGATCCTGAATGGTCAGCTACCCGCGATGGTATCCTGAACCACCGGGGGTTACCCGTGGGTATCGCGTACGAGAACCTCGCACTTGGCGGACGCGATCACATCATCGCTTCGGGGTCGCGGGTCCGCGATAAGATCGCAAAGGCGTTAGGAGCACGCTATTTCGTCGAATATCACGATCTCCCAGCGGTGGTGAGCGGGTTTGCCGCGCTTGTGATCACGGATCAGCGGCGACACTTCCACTGTCTGAACCGCATCTATGAGACGAACAAGTTCCTCGATCTCATCGGTGCACGACCCCGCTTCGCATCAGGTCACGCCTATGTCGATGATGATGACAGCTTTGTCGCCGACGAACTCACCCATCTCCTGTACGTGTATCGCGGTTCACCCGCCGAGTACTTCTTTTACACCGAGCACGCTGATGATGTCGCAGTCCTCAACGGCTCGACTGCCTTCCACTATTGTTCACCCTACGGCCACAACTGGTGGCTATCTCGCAACGAACATGAGGCGACACTCTTCCGGATAGGTGCGGTCTCCGCCCTATGCGTCACGGTGGAGAAACCGCTTCGCACAGGAGAGAAGTGGCCGCTAATTCAGCGCTATTACGATGATGCGGGAGTAGTAGCCGCGTCGTTGCTGGAGGAGGCTTGAGCCTGTGGCGCTGCTTGGTTAAGCCACGCCTCGGCTTCGGCCGCTGCGTGAGCCTCGGCTTCGGCTGCCGCTACTTTCGCCTTATGGCGCTCTACGTGGTCGCGATATAGGTCAATGACCTCCGGATGCGGCATATACATGTGCTCGATCTGATCATGAAGAATACGATCAAGTTGCTCCTCCTCGCTATGGCCATAATACTCGATAGTTCGTTTCACCGCAGCCATCTGCAACTCAAGGCGGAGATCATCGGGGACATCGTTGAAGAAAATCTTCTCTGCGACCATCCGTGCAGCGTTCGCAGACGAGAGGGTGGCAAACTCGCGCATGTACCGCTCCGAGACTTTCAGCTTGCCGTAGATGTCTGACCGATATGAGTAGAGTAAAGTTTTCGCCAGATCGCTATCGACTTCAACAGTCCCAAACAACGCGCTCCATGAGTTAGCGGGTAGACTATTGTAATTGTAGTAGGTTGGTAGCGGCTTGAACATACCACCCATGAGATTATCGTTGATCAACAGCGCATTCTTGGGATCGTCGCGGAGACAAGCAGCCACGATCGCTTCTTGATTGTCAGAGAAGTAGTAGAAGTATTCGTTCTCCATATTGGTTGTTCCCAACAGATGCTTCTTCATCAATGTCCAAGCATCATCGGCGAGAATATTCCGAACGAACGTCATATTGTTCTTGAGCTTCTCCCAATGCTTGTCAACAACCTTAAACGCGACGTCGGGTTCGACATAGCAATCGATCTTATCAATCAAAGCAGGATGATGGTCACAGATGCTCTCCACCATGTCACTCCGAATGTGGTAGGCAAGTCCGGGGGCTAGAGCAATGCATTTGATACGAAGGGCGGAACTCGGAAGCGAGTAGGCGGGCCATGCATTCGAATTGAAGGCGACATCGGCGGTATTTGGGCTCACGTTCTTGGTGAACTCTTCCTCGGTGATAAGGCCACTGCGCGTCCCAGCAATGATGGTGGACTTCGACCACGGAGCAGGAGTCCGGCTGTTACAGTTTCGCCATGCCGCTCTGATCAAGACTTGTTGTTGTGCATCAGACAGTCCTCCCTGCCTCATCATCAACATGGCCCAATCCGGCTTCTTACGCAACATCGCATCCATGTGCGGAGCCAACAGCTTCTGCGCTTCTTCAAATCTCGGATATACTCCATCGTAGCGATTCAAGTAGTAGCCGAGCGCATACTTTGGATCATCGATAATGAGCCGCTTCATCCATTCAACAGAGGGTTCGAAGGTTCTCTTTTCAGTCCCGTTACGCGCCAGTAGAATCTTCCCGAACTTGATCGGGATGAGATCGCCATAGGTGTCGAAGTTGTTGCCGGTGCGCATAAAGCGGTACCAGTCAGCGAAGCCGAGATTGACGCGATCGTCCTTGACCATCCGTCGCGGGAAGGCGGCGAACATCGCCTTTGCGACTTCACCCTCCATGACGATATTGGCTTTGTTGATCATATCAACGGCGCAATCAAAGCTATCCCAATTGACACGAGGGTTAGCAAGCGCATCGAGGAACCCCATGACGGCATTCTTTGACATAACCGGGGCTTCTTTGATATCCTCGACCAGACGATTCGAATCCCAAGAATGCGCGACGATGGCGCTGTCCCAAACAAGCTTCCAAACATTCCGGGTTGCACGAGGGAATACTTCCTCGATATTCTTCCAAGAGTACGTTCCGTTGTTAAGCGCTGCCGTGACCGCCACTGTATCCTTGATCGGCCCGAATGCGCGTGCTCCCTCAAGCGTATCTTTGTTGAACATCAGACCATAGGGCCAATGGGTTCCAAACTGCTCATTGATCGCGCGCTTCTCGATAGCACCCAACTGGCTCGCAAGCCATTTCATTCCATCAACGTCTAGGTGAGGCAGCACCTTCCCGAAGACGAGAGGATTGACGGCAGTGAGGTTGATCTTCTTTGAGTTGATGCCCTTCGCAAGCCCCTGACGGTATGTGTGCGAATCCTCCTCACGATTAGCACGATCACGCTGCAACATGCCCGCCACCTTGAATGCCTGTGTCGTGAAGAACACCGCCTGTGTAGGCTCGGAAGTGTGAACAACACCTTCGCCGAGATCATCCACATACTGGTTGACGCCGATCATGCGCATGATCACGTTCCAAGCCGTCGTCGCTTTCTTTGACGGTGTGGTCTCAAGCGCCGCGTATGCATTGGCAAAGACTCGGGTAGTGTTCCAGAAGCGTGATCGCGGAGTCGCTTGGTTCGCGGTAGCAATCGCCTCTCCGATCATTTTGCTTGCCTTCTCCTCGCCGAGCATCTGCTCCATCAAGGCGTGAAGTTTGTCCTCGTAGGGCTTGAGGTCGGTCTTGCTATCGATGTAGCCCTCTGTTGAACGACGCAAGATATAGAGAAAGCGCCATTCTGTCTTACCCGTATAAGGACCAGTGATCTTCCCTTTGTCCTTGCTATATTGGATAATATAATCGATGGGATAGCAGTAGATACCAATCGGAGTCCCGTAGGAGTTGTTGGGATTGATACCGATCTTGTGCTGCTTATCCGGATTACGAACCTCTTTGCCGTTGTGCTCCGAGAAGCTTGATGTGAAGGATACGAAGATATCCTTGTCGCCCGCGTAACGGCTCAACTCCGCGAAGCTGCTCTGTCGCGTGTTGAGTTCAGGATTGCTACGCGCCTCGATGAGTTCCCGGAAGGTGTTCACAGGTCACCTCCAAGGAGGCGATCGAGATCATCATGGCGGATCAGCACGTAGCCACTACGGCGCAGGAGATCGAGCAAATCCTGTGCGGGCTGGTGATCCACCTCACGATATTCGGCCGGGAGTTCTGCCCAATCCCGCATCAAGGGGTGGGTCTTGTTCGACTTCGAGACAGTGGGGCCATAGCGCCAGCCGTCCCCGCTCCGCGTGGACATCCAGTCCTCGTGCTTCTTCTTCGCCCACTGCGTGCACAGTTCAATCATGGGATCGTGATCCACGATGATGTCGCTGGCGATCTGGACATTGAGGGGGTTGCTCGTTGCCGCCACCTTGAAGTCCTTGGTGGTCTCGCCCGACATGGCGTCGATAATCGTTTTCACCTCACCGTCGTTGAGATCGCGAGTCAGGGGTACCGCGTAGCGGACATCCTCACCCTTGCTCTTGACGATCTGAACCGGCTTACCGTCCACGCTGACAGTGGCGACGACACCCTTGGGGGCGTGCTCTTTCACGCACTGGAACCAGAGACGGATATCCGAGAGAGCGAGTTCCCGCTCGACGACGATGCTGATGCTGTGATCCATCGCGTATTTATTCACGCTAGAGAACGGTGATACGATCCAATCGACCAGAGACGGGCTCGACCGCGCACCGCATCCACACATAGCGATCACGGCTGTTGTACGACACCGTGCGAGCCTTCTCCGTTCCCAGCGGCACTTCCATGTCGATGACGCGGACATCGAACCAGTCGGCCTCGGTTGGGGCCACGTGGAGACTCGCTTGGACGATCACGCGACCGATGAAGTCGGCACCGTGGACCATCACTGTCTTGAACGGGCGCGGGGGATTGGGCCAACCGTCCACGCGAACCGGTGCTTGAATTGATCCCGACCACACGAGGGCTTGCGCATCCATGGCTGTATTTAGCCGAACGATTAACACCCGACTAAATAAACAACCATTGGGAGATAAGACATGGCCAAGATTGTTGAAGAGTTGCTGGTGTTCAAAGTCAGCAGCATTGTTAAGGATGACGCAGATGTTGACCCGAGTTTCAGCGATGAGATCGTGGAGAACCTCGAAGCCATTATCTCGGAACTCGTCGGCGCGGGTCGCGTCGTTGAGGTCTTGAAGGATTAACGATTAGGGGGAGCGCTGCTCCCCCTTCTTACATCACAGCGCAGCCCGGTAGGCATCGAAGAACGTCTTTGCCGTCATTGAGGGGTCTTTCAGCGTATTCTCCATCCCACACGCCGCCCAGACCGGAAGCATCCGCGCTCGAACAAATTCCCGCGCCATCGAACAGAAGAGATAGATGAACGCCATGTTGGCAGGAAGGGGCATCCCTGCAACATAGGCGATCATCCCATCCTCGTGACGGTCAAAGACGAGATCACCGATCTTGGACAGGGTGCTATTGCTGGTATGATCCATCGTTGGGAAGGCGGCGAGGATATTGTCGAAGCACGAGAAGCGTGCGCCGGTGGGATCGTAGTAGTTGCGCACGTCAAGGTTCTCCGCCAGAGCCAACACCTCATCGTCAGGCTCGAAGCCGTAGAGGAAGTATCGAGCGATGCGATGGGTGGCGCGGATATCCGAACTTCCGTGCACCATGCGGAGCTTGCGATCCCGGATGTCCCTGTCGCAAGCGTCGGTCATTCGGATTGTCTGCCCGTCGCTGACCAGTTGCACCACCGTGAAGTCGAAGTCGTCAAGCAACGCTTCCGCTGATGCAAACTCCCGCTTGGTGATCAACTGCAAGGGTGGATCGCCTTCGTTGCGGGGTCGCGCCAGACCAGTGGCTCCCATCAACCAGTTGTCCACACACACGACACCAAGCGGATTCGAAGCCTTCTCCATCACTGCGTTTTCGATCTCGCGAAAGCGAGGAGCCAAGGCGGCGTGCTGTTCCGCATCGCGGAAGAACACATCGATGTCGTGGTCGTCCTTGTAATCCTCCATCATGATCCGGCGGAGGGCTCCCCCAGCCACCCACGGACCTTGGTCATAATCTAGCAGGTGCGCGATTGCCGCAATGATTTCCGCACACCTGCTACCACGCGGCAGCGGGATTTGTTTCACGCCTCTGCGGCGTCCTCGGTGGGCTCCACCCAACCCTTGGGGCGGCGACCACGACGTGCACCGGTGGGCTTGATCGTCCGGCCTTCCGCGTCGATCATGTAGTTCTCACCGAAACGCTCGGGAGTCATGCCGTCGATGGCGGTGATGTTGTCCACGCCGATCCGCACGGTAAAACCATCAACGATCGACAAGCAATCGATCTTGAGGCTCTTGGTTTTACGGGTTTCGAAGATGCCCGTCACGGTGAAGGTCTGTTCGAAGAGGTGAACGGGCTGGCCACTCAAATCGACACCCCGGTAGCTGGCGTTTACCTCGGAACCGATTTCGAAATGGCCCTTGTCGATCAGGGCACGGAGAAGAATATCCTGCATCTTATACGTCCTTTGATAGCACTACTTCGTCAATATTTTTGATGAGATCACCAATACCGATCTCGGTGAGGAACAAGTCCTCGTAGTTCTTTAGATAAAGGATAGGAGACGTGGAGGAGAAGAACAGGCCGATTTCCGGATCGATCTTCTTCTCGTCGTCCCAGTATTGTGCCGCCATGTAGTCGTTGACGCGGCTTTGGTCGATCGATGTCTTGAACTGAATCTTATAGGGGTAGGCGTCGTTGAGGAAATACCGGTCCCGAATGATCTTGCCGGTGTTGCACTGTAGGAACTCCACATCGGTGGCGTTCCTCGGCGTAGTGATCTTGGAAATGTCATCGCGCCTTGCTGCGATCGTCGCCAATCCCTCGACTCCATCGAGGTAGAAGGTCACGGAGGCGTTGTTGGCGCGGTACTGCGCAGTGGCGAGCGAGTCGTGTTGGTCGAATATGCTGTCGATGAAAGCGGAACGGGAGAGTTGAAAGCGTTCTCTCGCTTTCTTCATCTCACTGCTGTAGACTTTCCAATCCGTCCCCAGCGTCCGAACACCACGATAGTCGGTCAGGATAGCGTTGCGGTTCTTCTGATACTCCTCGAAGAGCCCCGTGGGCAGGTTGATCGTAAGGCTGGTTGTGTATGTTCCGAAGAACAATTTACTCGTGTGGACGTGAGTGATCCCACGCCGCGCACACAATTCCTTAATCATCACGCACTCTCTGATAGGACTTTTTATATAACGCTTGGTCTTCGATAGAAGCCTGTTGTCTCACCAAAGCATCCGGGGAGCAACCCCCTCCCACAAACAAACTGAACTCTGAACTATGCCTAAATACAGGTGGTAATCAACAGTAACTTTACTCAAATGTCTCATAAAGGTGGCTCCAAGGATCACCGTAATCCTTGGAGCCATTTCTTTCACCTCTTGGTACGCCGCAGTTGAAGGTTACCGTTCTTCATAGAGACCGTGACCTTGCCGCCATCGCGAAGTTCTCCCAAGACGAGCATTCGGGAGAGGGGCTTCTTGATCGAATCGGCGATCACGCGCTTCATCGGTCGCGCCCCCATCGCGGGATCGTAGCCCGCCGACACCAACCACGACATAGCATCATCGTTGACCACCAGCTTGACCTTGCGATCCGCGATCATCATCCGGAGATCGTTGACGAACTTGTCCGCCACCGACTTGATGTGATCCTGCGTCAAGGCAGAGAAGCCCATCTGCGCATCGAGGCGGTTACGGAACTCGGGTGAGAAGATGCGGTTGATCGCCGCTTCGGCTCCCGAGTTGTTCACGCTCGCGGTGCCGAACCCGATCGTGGCGCGCTGGCTCTCACGCACACCGGCGTTCGAGGTCATGATCAACCAGACGTTGCGGAACGAGACCGTCTTGCCGCCAGAGTTGGTCAGCTTGCCGTTATCCATCACCTGCAACATGATGTTGAAAATGTCCGGATGGGCTTTCTCGATCTCGTCGAGGAGAAGGACGCAATGCGGCGAATGCTCCACCGCGTTGGTGAGAAGGCCAGAGCCACCGCCGCCCTCATCATAACCGACATAGCCCGGCGGGGCACCGATCAGCTTCGACACAGAGTGCTTCTCCATGTATTCCGACATGTCGAACCGCAGCATGGGGATACCAAGCGTTGCGGCGAGTTGCTTCGCCACCTCGGTTTTACCCACACCGGTAGGGCCGGTGAAGAGGTAGCTGCCTTGCGTCTTGTCCCCCTCTCGCAACCCCGCACGAGCGATGAACACCGCATCGGTGAGCACAGAGATGGCGCTGTCCTGCCCGAAAACGACCTTGCGAAGATCGTCTTCCAGATTGGCGAGTTTTGCCGTCTCATCGTCCTTGATGGTGTGCTCGGGAATTTTGGCTACCCGCGACACCTCGGCTTCAATATCGACCAGATCGATCGAGCGACTGGTCACCGCATCGTTGACGGCGCGGCGCGCACCAGCCATGTCGATGATGTCGATCGCCTTGTCGGGGAGAAGGCCCGTCGTCACATAGCGGTGGGTCAACTCCACAGCGGCGTCAAGGGCAGCAGCGGTATAGGTGACGCCGTGGTGCTCCTGATAGGATTTCGCCACCCCGTGGATGATCTTCTTCGCGTCCTCGACACTCGGCTCCTCAACGGAAATCTTACCAAAGCGACGCAGGAGCGCGCGGTCCTTCTCGAAGTACTTGCGGAACTCCTCAAAGGTCGTGGAGCCGATCAGGCGCAAGGAACCATCGGAAAGGGCGGGCTTGAGCATGTTGGCGGCGTCCATCGAACCCTGCGAGGTCGAGCCCGCACCCATGATCATGTGGATTTCGTCAACGAACAACACGGACTTGGGGATGAAGGCCAGTGATTTGATCACCTTGGTGACCCGCTCCTCGAAGTCGCCGCGATACTTCGTGCCCGCCAGCAGCGCACCGATGTCGAGCGAGAAGATTACCGTCCCTTCCATCACCTTCGGGACTTCCCCCGCAATGATCTGGTGAGCCATCCCCTCGACAATCGCCGTCTTACCCACGCCGGGATCACCGACGAGGAGGGGGTTGTTCTTCTTCTTGCGGGAGAAAATCTGGATCGCCTCCGCGACCTCCGTCGAGCGACCAATTAGGGGATCGATCTTCGCCTCTGCGGCCTTCTTGTTCAGGTTTGCGCAGTAGAGGGCGAGGAACGACTCGGCCTCCGCGCGGCTCTTGACCTCACCCGCCGGGGCATCGGCGACGTTAACCGTCTTGGTGCCCTTCGCTTGCGAGACGAAGAGCTTCACGTCCGCTTCCTTCATCCCCGCCTTGGACAAGAGGATGAGGGCGAAATGATCCTCTGGCTTTTCGCGCAGCATGGCGATGAGGAGTTCAACACCGTCACCGCGACCCTTGCTCGACAGCTTGCCGGTCGCGGTAGCGCGGAAGACCAGCGTCTCGAACATCAGGGTGGGGCGGGGGTTGCCGGTAGAGGTCTCGATCATCCCCGATTCGCAAAAGTCCTTCAAGCGCTGAAGGATCGGTTTGGGATCGATACTCAACCCTTCGAAGATACGCGCCACATCTTCCTCATTGAGGAGGGATGCGAGGAGGTGCTCCAAGGTGGCGTAGTGGTGATTATAGTCGCGCGCCAGCTTCATCGCGCGCAGGGCAATCCGCTCTAGCGGTTCTTCGGCGCGCTGTTTGTCGGCCATCTCAATACCTCGCTGATACTCTGATAGGTGTCAGCGATCAGGGATCACCAACCCAGCGATGATGCGCCATTCCACGCCGGGGTGCAATAATGGAGGAAAGATGACGAACTAGCACAGCGATGAATATTGCCGCGAGTCCTCGGCATGGTTTACTCCTCTCTCTCCCCTATAGAGGAATAGAAGTTGACCACTACTTACGAGGCAGCAGTCAAGGCTGCATCAAACATTACCGCAGCGGGGCTGCGCAACCAAGTCATCAACAGTCTCAACACGCGTGGTGACTTCGTTGGTGCTGTGAAGGCCTTCCACGCCCTCTACGAGTGCCCCGATGTCGTCGATCAGGGTGTGACCAAGCACCTCTACCATATGACGGACGAGCGTCTCGCGATGCGGGTCGAGTTGATCCGTGAGGAGTTCGAGCGTGAGTTGGTACCCGCTGTCGAGCGTCGCGACGAGGTGGAGATCGCTGATGCACTGGGCGATCTCGTGTATGTCTGCGCAGGTTTTGCGCTGGAAGCCGGGATCGATCTCACGGCGGTGTTCGCCGAGATTCAGGCGAGCAACATGACCAAGCTGGGCGCGGACGGGAAGGTGATCCGTCGCGAGGATGGCAAGGTCATGAAGGGGCCGCAGTACGTCAAGCCCGACATCAAGGCGGCGCTTCGTTACCGGGACTGAAAATAGTTGTTGACGCCTCTATCGCGCGTCGGTATAACAGACCTCGAAACGCATGGCTGCGCTTCCTTCTAAAACTCTTTTGGATAGAAAAATAGCTGGCCGATTTGTTTCACCAAGACCCCGCCGGGAGCGATCCCTGCGGGGTTTTTGCGTTTAGCGCTTGCGGGGCCGCTTGACTACTTTGGCAGCGGTGATGTGAACACTCGATCCCCGCAAAATCACTTCCTGCTGCTGCTCGTAGCGCTCAAACTGGTACAGGATGTCGTCAAAGTATCGCGGATCGATTTCTGCGGGTTTGGTCTTTAGCCACGAGAGAACGTCTGACACGCAGAGCACGATCGCGCGGCGGTTCTTCTGCACGTCTGCGGAAAACACCACTCCGTAGCGCCCACCATAGTCTTTCGCAAACTCCTCGGCGACGGTGAAGTTGGGTGACCACGACTGCATCTTCTTCAACGCGGTCTTGACCTTGCCGGATTGAAAATCCTGCACATCATCGAACCCCACCCCTCGGTAGAGGGTGCCGGTCAGAGTGTCGCGCGCCGCGCCGGGAACGCGCGCGGCGATTGCCTTCATCGCATCATAGTATGGCTTTGGTGAGAAACGCTCACCCTCGTCATTGATCAACGACATGGCATCGCCATTGAGCCAGTCACCTACCGTCCACAGGGTGGAAGTGAGATCGTCGTCATGATCTTCGAGTAGGTTGATCCAGTTGCGCATCCCCTATTTAGGGGATCAGCGTCCCGCCAACGGCTTCATGACCTGATCCCGCACCGCGATCTGGCCCGCTCGGGCGATGGCGCGGCACTGCTCGACCTCGCCCCGGAAGGCGATGCGGCGAATGGCTTCGAGATAGGGGCGTGCAATGTTGTCGGCGAGGTTGCGCTGATCGCTCGCCTGATTCCACGTCATACGCCCGCCGCGATCGACATCCATCCGATAGGTCAGCGCTTTGAAGTCACCGACCAATCCCTGTAGATCGTTATAGGCCGTGCGGCACGCAATCACGCGCTCCCGCGATGGCTCCGGGAGATCGCGGTAGGCGAGTTGAAGAAGGAGAGCCGCGATCACCACGGCTGATAGTCCTTGTCAAATTCCTTCATCCGAATAGAATCGGATGCAACCTCGGCCCCCTGATAGGTCAGAGAAACTCGAAGATAGCCGTTACCGTCGATGACCTGTCGCGACAGGTTGATATCCAGTCGGCCAATGATCGTCTCTGCGTCTTCCATAATCGTTCTCCCAGCCCCGTGTAGCACGACTGGGAGAAAGATCAATTACGAACTGCGCGCAGACGCTCCTGCTGCTCCGGAGAGAGTTTGGGATAGGTGGGGTTGATCTCGATGAAGAGATCGAACGACCCACCCTCGCGCTTCGGCATCCCCCTGCCGGGCACCCGCAGCCGAGTATGGTGGCTCGTCCCCGCTGGGATCGTGACGGAGACCGTGGTACCCGCGATCGTCATGACATCCACTTTGGTCCCAAGGACGAGATCGAGCACATCGACGTTCTCGACAACGAGGAGATCGCCCCCACCGTAGGCGAAGCGCTCATGCGTCTCGAAGACGACAAAGACATAGAGGTCGCCGGGCGGGAGGTCGCTGAACTGACGACCTCCCTCACCCTCTACACGCAGTCTCTGACCCTCACGAATCCCTTTGGGGATCGAGAGAGTGACGATGCGATTATCAACCTCGAAGGTGAGTTCATGCCCCGCATAGGCTTGTTCGAGGGTGATCTCCACCCTGACTTGCGAATCATGGTTCTGGCGCGGCGGCGGGGCGAAGTCTTGGAAGTGCCACGTAAAGCCCGGCCCGAACGGATTATCTCCGAACGGGTGATGCTGCTGTTGCTGCGGCTGGGGCTTCGTCAACGTCTCGTAGGCGGTCTGGATTTCACGGAACTTAACCTTGCTCTCCTCGGAATCGCCATTGCGATCCGGGTGATGCTGCATGGCGAGTTTCCGATACGCGGACTTGATGGTCTTCTCGTCCGCGCCGGGATCGATCCCCAGAACCTGATAAGCGTTCAAATCACTTTCCCTTGAGGCACGCCTTAGCGTCTTTGTCGTTGTTCATCGCGTCATATACACAAAGATAGACATCAATGACATTATTAAGTTGATGGGCAACATCGTTGTACATGCGATCCGTGACAACCCCGGCGTTGGTCTGGCCCGCCACGGTGGGATCGGTGAGGGCAGGAAGCTGACCGGCCTTCTTCGCCAACGAGGCGGGGAGTTCGGGCACCTTCGGCGGCGGGGCTTTGCCGATCGTCTCACCATTGATGATGATTTCGCTCGGTGTCGAGATGTTGGTGGGTCGCGGCTTGTCGAGCACGCTGGTCATGCAGCCCGAGAGCAGCAGGGCGGCGAGGACGATGATTGACTTCTTCACAGGTTCACTCCTTTGGTCCAAGAGCGCGGATGGCGTTGCGCTCGCTCAAAATCTGCGGAGTGAGGCTGCACTCCTCGGACTTCCACATCGGCACAGTATCCACGACTGTGGCGATCTTGTCCGCTTTCTTCTGCTCCACCTTGTCGCGCTTCTCCGCCTCCTTCACCTTGTCCTTGGCGAATTCGTCCACGCCCTCTTGTGACTTCTTCTCAATCGCGCGGTTCACGACATCACGCTTGCCGATCTCCTGCCTGACCTTTGACAAGGTGGCATTGACGCCACGGTTGAACCCGCGCGCCTCGATCGCCCGCACGCCAGCGCGGACAGCCAAGAGGAGCATAACCACTCCGATCGCGACGAGGATGTATTTGCCATAATGCTTGAGGAAGCCTTTGACACGGAGCAGAAGAGCAGTGGCGGTAACGGGGTCGATCATGAGAAATCTCCTTTCCGGTATTTAGTCCATACCTTTCTCTTGATATTACGCAGTTCTATGGTAGGCCTCTGGTGAGAGGACGAATAATGCGTTTCACCATCTGGACCTTCTTTGGTCTGATCTTTTTCGGCGTAGTGGCCATGAACGCGACCAAATCGTTCGCGCCATTGGAGCGCCTGTACGTCAACCTCGGCTTCATCACCGATCCTAACACGATCATGACCAACATCGGAACTGTGCAGTGGCGCGGTGAAGAGCGAACGTTGCTGGTCTCGGTCAGCAACACGACGAGCGAGCCTTACCATAGGTTCAACCTTGACTGTGAGACACACGAAGGACGTATCTTCTCCATTCTAGATCGATCCGGCATCCGTCCTGACCGACAGAATGATGTGCGGGTCTACCGGCTATCAAATGCGGCGATCTCCAACGCGAAGTTCTGCGTCACTGCCGATGTGGAGAGGGGCAAACCCACACCATGGCTTCCCGGAATGGAGCCGCGTGATAATGATGATCGGTTGGCGATCACGGATGCAGAGATTCCCGAGGACATTGAATGAGGTGTGTTCGCTAGCGCTCACACGACCTATGATCACTCATTTGTGTTCAGCAAGCTTCACACAAACAATATGATCAACTGACAATACAGAGATGAGGTCATCATCCTCGGGAAGAATGGAACTTTCTATCCCCCTCCATGACCGATACGCTTTTACAAGCAGACAATCTCTCGATTGCTCGACCATGGAGGGGGAAAGTAGCATCATCCTGCGGTTGTGAATGGCTCTCGCTGGCAGCTTCGGCGTCTATAGCCTAGCAGGTGGTCGCCCGTGACCCTGCATTACTGCCCTTTCCTGACACCTTTCGGTATCACGACGGTTATCTCATTTGAGAAGCGATACCGCCAAGCCGCGAATAATTGACCGGGCGGGATCGAAGAGTTGTCGGTTAGACATAGCTCTTCTCTTTACATGTGTCTCTTGTGTCCACCCTTGGTGGGACCGGCAACACTCCCCGGTCGGCTACTCCGCCTAACGCCTTCCCGGAACACGGCCCCCTAGAGCGCCTTCAAAGTCCATCGAGCATGTCACTGATCAGGCGCGAGGCCCTTGAGTAATTTGAGTCCTGTTGTAGAATCCTGCTCCGAGTCGTGTCAAATACATTTGAGACAATAGCCCTAAATAGAGGGAACTATTTCTTGAGAGTACCCCGAGCGTGAACGCGATCATCGTAAGTCTTCAAAGTTTGATTGTGACCGTCCGCCGGAACTTCATGTCCAGCGTGGCGACCATGTTCATGCTTATCGCGGTGATCGTCGTTTGGAGCGCACGCGGCAACATTGCGACGTTCCTTGAGCGTAACCCCACCGCCGCGCAGGAGAAGGATCGTTTCGACCAGTCGATCGTCGCCGACGCACAGATCAACGAGACGTTGGAGCACATCCGCGCGACCATCAACGCCGATCGTGTGCTGATCCGCCAGTTCCACAATTCGAAAACCGATCTCACGGGGCTGCCGTTCGCGAGCGTGTCCACGACCTATTACGCGTTCGGGCCGGGCATCACACTGACACCGGGAAGCTTCAACCCCTTCCCGCTTTCGACCGTGAACGAGGTTCTCGCGCAGATGTTTCAGCCCCATACGGAGCCCCAGTGTGCGATGACCACCACCTCGCAGATTCGCAACTCCGCCTACCAGCGGCTCCTTATCTCGAACGGCGTCGCCCTCTTCTACTCGTGCCCGATCATGAACCTCCGTGGGCAACCGATCGGCTTCATCCTTGCCAGCTACCTTTCTGCGGAGAAGAAGCGGCCCAAGGACGACGCCATCAAGGCAATCATCGGCAACACCGGTGAGCGGGTGGTAGGCTACCTAGACGATGTGATCGCCAAGGAGAAGAAGCCTTGGTGGCAAGCGATCTTCGGCGGCAGTGAGAGGAAGAAGATCGAGCCACCGGTGTCATTGGAAACATCCGAAGTGAATAAATAATTTATGCAAAACTCGCTCGCCAAACCGGAGACCAAGATGAAGGCCTCTACCAAGTTGCTCATTTCTGGCCTCCTCACCGTTCTGGCGGTCATTCTCGCGGGGACGATCTTTGATGGACTGGGTGTCCTGTTTGGCCCTGAAGCGGCTGGTATGTCGGGCATCGCGGGATTGATCGCATCCTTCCGTCTCCTCTCCGGCACCTGAATATTGCGACGCGGGGTTCGGCCTCGTAGGATCACTGCATGGAATACCTGATTGCCGCCATATTCTTCGCAGCCGGTTGGGGCGTGGGACGCCGCCGCACCGCGCCAAATCTTTTGACCGAGATCGTCAAGGAGCAGTTGACTACACTGCGCCTTGAGGAAATGGTAGAAGAGCGGCTTGCCACCATCGAGCCCCGCGTTGAGATCGACACCCAAGCCGTCTTCCACGCCAGCGCCGCCCTCGATCTAATCGAGACCCACGTTGAGGAGACCGGTATTCCGCTCTCCGTGGAGCATCAGGCAATCGTAGATGAGATGCGTCCCTTTTATACAATTGAAACCACTCATTGAGTCAGTGGGTTGACTTAGACGGGGCGGGTGGTCATTTCTCGGCGGAACAACTTCGGGTACCGCGATCTCAAACTCTACATCTACGGGTTGATCAGCTTATTGCTTTGTATTGGCCTACGGTGTCGATACAATTGATCAGAGCTAACATTCCTATGATGCTCAGTTGGACCATCAACTGTTTGAAGTCCACGAGGCATTTCCATGCGGCACTATCTAGAAATAAGTGTCGTCAGTTACGATACCTTTTGTCATGTCCCACTACCGTTCGGTATAGCTGGGAGCAAGCAGGACGTGACCTAGCGAAGACGCTGGATGCAGCGGGTATATTGTATTCCTCTTGCGAAGATGGGCAATTTATACCTCTAGATAAACCCCCTCGTTTTATGAATTCTAAAAAATACACAAGTGGTTCTCGCGCAGTCAGAAGAACGTACAGTATGCACGCGCCAGTTGAAAGTTGGCCAGATATTGTCCGCTATCAACCCTCCTGTATATGGACGGCTAAAGCAGCCCATGTGATCGATAACGGTGTCGTGAAAACTTGGTTCCGATACACGTTTGATCGGAAATACGAGCGCGCTGCGGCTAAATTGAGCACCTGTCACACAGTAATATTGCCGTAAAGGATTCGATTCCGGTATGGTAAAGCCATGTCGAATTGGGAATACGTCGTGTGGGATATCGAAGCCAATGGCTTCCAACCTTCGACGATCTTCTGCATCTGTATCACTGATCTCTTGACGCAAGAGCAGCGGATGTTCACCGGTGACGAAATCGCCGATGCTTGTGTCTTGCTCCAAGAGGCCAAGATGATCGTGGGTCATTACATCCGGGGTTACGACTGCCCCGTCATCGAGCGCCTCACCGGGGGTATGATCAAGTTCAAACCCGAGACGATCGTTGATACCCTCGATATGTCGAAGAAGCTGACCTCGCATAAGAAGCACGGGTTGGAGTTCTGGGGTGAGCGTTTCGGACTGCCTAAGATGCCCTCGCCGTTGTTTGAGCGCTACACCCCGGAGTTACTCCCGTATTGTCGCCGCGACGTGGACATCAACGTCAAGCTGTTCTTCCACCTGCTCGAAATCTATCTGGAGGCCCCTGTGGCAGAGTTTCGCAACCATGAGCGTCTTGCGCTCTTTGTCGAGGCCTTCGCGGCCCATATCGCCAATGGGTGAGATCAACCCCCGGTTTTCAATCGGCTACGAGACCGGTTTTGGTTGGGTGCTCCGTTGTGATGGGCGGATGATCGACCGCAGCGTCTGTGAGTATGATCTCCTCCATATTGCGCTTGATCCTCGAACCTTGCAGCAGATCGACGGTGGGAACTAAAAAGGGGAGCGCGAGCGCTCCCCTTTCCATTTCTGCGCCTTGTCGGATTAGAGGCGCAGCATGGTCTTGATCATCTCCCAGTCGGCGGGATCGAGGGTGACATTGACCACCTGCTCGTCGCCGTCGCCGACCGTCTCGACCTGATCGGCATCGATCGCGGCCTTGAGGATGTTGGTCATCGCGGCCTTGAGCGACGGGCCGGTGGTGAGGGTCTTGGCGGTCACGCGGGCCTTGCCGGTGCTCGCCGCCTTCTTCACACCCTCCGCCAGCGCGTCAGCCGTCTTCGAGTCGTCGAAGCCGTTGGCCCGAGCAACCGACAGGGCGGTAGTGGACGAAACCGTGCCGTCCTTGATCAGCGCCTTGACCTCGGTGGACAGCCCCGCGATATCGAGAAGCTGGGTGACACGCTGCTTCGACATGCCCGCCCGGTCCGCGATCTGCTGATCGGTCCAGCCGTGACCCTTGAGGCGCTTGATGACCGACGACTTGCCCAGCGGGGTGAGGGCGAGACCCGAGTTCTCGGTCAGGATGCCGAGCACCGAGTCGGCGTCGCTCTCGCTGCGGGCGGTCAGCTTGACCGGGATGGTGGCGATCTCCGCGCCGTAGACATCGATCGCCCGGATGGTGGCACGCAGACGGCACTCACCGTCCTTGAGGAGGAGGCGACCGCCCTTGTTGCGAACGGTGAGGGGACGCTGGATGCCGATCTCGGCGATCGACTTGGCGAGACCGTCGATGTGCTCGGCGACCTCGGCGGTCTCGAAGTCACGGACGTTGAAGCCGTCCTCGACCTCGATCAGGAGCGGGTTGATCTGGAAGATGTCGCTGCGGCCCTCGGCAAGCTGCTTGATGCCGCCGGTGCGCTTCGCAGCGAGGGTGGCGAGGTTCTGGCCGAAAGCGGAAGTGGGGGTCAGGCTGGTCATCGTGCAATTCCCTCATAGGAGCGTTGATAGTGATGCTCATCTACTCGGTAGTTCGGTAGCGGTCAAGCGCTATTTGAATAAAAAATGCGCCGGGAAACGATTTTTGTTCGCAGGGGCATGGTTGACGCCGTTTGGTTGACCCGAAAATGCAGAGTCGTTACAGGCAAGTCATGAAACCTCCCCGTCAGACCGCCCGCGCAGTCCTATCCCGGTATCTCAACCAGCCCATTGGCGAAGAGAACCGCTTTGATGGCTCGCGTACTCGGCTCGCTATCTATTTCGCCAAAGGGTTCTACTGGTCGGCCCCGCCGGTGAGCGAACGACCAGTTACGGGTTGGGAATGGACACATATGGGCGATCATGAGGGTAGGCCGATCTTTCGCGCCACCATGCCCCCGGAGCGGCTCTGGTACACGAAGTCAGGCGTCCTGCAAGTCACCCTACCCGGTTGAGTGTCGCGGCCAGAATCCCGATTCTCCACTGGCTCTTCTTGATTGCCGATCTCGCGATAGCGGCCACCCGCGTGGGGTGAGTAAACAAGCGTGCAATTTATGGATCGTATCTTAATGCCCCTCTGGGGATCACCACACCACGCGACAACACGGTGATACCCCACCGTCCCCTATTGCGCAATAATGATCGCCAGCGCGGCCTCGGCATAGCGCCGCCCACGTTCATCGACGGGTAGTCGATGAACTGATTTCGCTGTATCGCCCCGGAGGATCGACTGGCGTTCTGCCACCCGTGCGATATGGCTGCCGGACAACTCACCCTTGTTGATTGCTCTGATACTCTGATCGATGAACCATAGCCGCCTTCCCACAACGGGGAGAGCCGCCTCCGTCTCCAACATCGCCCGCGCCTGACTGGCGATGACTTCAGTTTTCATTTGGCATCGGCATCACATAGCCGAGCACGGTATGCTCTTGGACCTCCTCCGGGAAGAGAAAGAACACTTGGTTCGCGGGACGCCCATCGGTAGCGGGTTGCTCTCCCCGGAACATGACCGAGTACATGAAATGGATACCCGACGCGCCGGGGGTACCGCCAACATAGCATTGGTTCATCAGCATCCCGTTCCAGCCGCTGGCCCTCACACCCACGACTTCAACCTCATAGGCGCGTTCGATGAAGTCAAGCTTCTCGCGAATATCTCGCTTCGCATAGTCGGGGATGCGCCCCTGTGGCTGTCTCGTGCGTACACCTTTCAGATAGTTCTTCACGAAGACACCGCGCCAGTAGAGGAAATCACCGGTTCGGCCAAAGGAGGCTCGCAGCTTCGTCCCGATCTTCACCTTCGGGCTGGGAAGATCATAGGCGCGACCCTTCGGTCTCCGAGGATCGGGTGAGTAGGCCTTCTGTGGCGGCGATGGTGGGGGAGGCGGCGCGGGGGCGAGCATCGAGGCGATTGCCTGACGAACTGATCCCCCACCGCTAAATGTTTGCTGGCGACTGCGCCGATAGCGAGCCTCGAACAAGGCTTCTCGCCGCCGCTTAATGTCACTGCCAGTCGATTTCCAAAGAGGCTTGTGCCAGTAGGAGCGCAGTTCATCACCACGCTCACTCTCTTTGATGGTTTCCAACCGCGTAATCAGCCGCCGCGCTGCCGCGTACTTTGGTGGTAGAAGGAGAGTGTCATTGTAGACGTGTCCCCCCTCAAGGTCGCGCGCGGCGTTTGCAATGGTGTATAGCCGCAGAGATGCCGCTGTGGTGATGTTCCCCCAAGCGTCATACCCTTCGATGAGCAACATGACTTCATCGCCGCTCGACCGGAATAGACCTTCGCGACGCGCACCCTGCGTGTTTGGCTCGGGGCCGCGATCCAGCCACCCCTTCACCTTGGCGTAGAGGCTCATCTGCTCGGCAGCGTAGTCCATCTGCTTGGTGGAGTAGTCGCTGTCCAAGTCAGGGAATGAAAATTCATCCATTGCCCGGTGCTGCATCGCGAGATGGATCATCACGCTGATCTGCTCGGTGGTAAGCCCGGCAATGCCAGAGAGATACCCCTCGACGGGATCGCCATCCTCGTCCACCTCTGCGGTATCGATCTTCATGAAGATGGGGCGCGGTTTGAATCTCATCCTTGGCGTATCGCTGATGAGCGACGAACTGTCAATTGACTTCTCGACCACGTAGCGGTTAGATCGCGGGATGAATGTCGATCTCGACCTATACGCGATCTCGGGAGATTTCTCGTTCCTGTGCGCGGCCCTCGGCCTCTGCGACGATAGCAAAATCGATTACTTGGAAACGTCGAGCTACCCGAGCATCTACCCGGATGAGACGCGATATTGTGATGCGTGGATCGCGCATCGGTTGTGCACCAGTGATCACACTATCGCGTGGTGTGTGCCGCATTATCAGCAAGGCAATGTCAAACGGCGCATCGAGGCGATCACTGATCAGATCGGACATCGACGTGGGCGGTTGCTCATTCGCAGCACTGGCCCCTACTCGGTTGTGGGAATGACGTTCGACATCGCAGTTGCGCAGCGATGCAACCTTGCTGTGAAGAAAAACCTCATGGCGCGATCGAACCAGATGATCACCATCGTCTAAATACCTGATGAGAAAATGGATCGACCTCCTCAACGAGAACGCAGAGGTGCATCACAAGTCGTTCAAGAACGAGTTGGGCAACGAGATCGAAGCCCGCGTGACGAAGTACGATGACGGTCGCAAAGAGCCCGTGAAGCTGCAACTCATCGGTCCCGACTCGGAGTCGGAGAACGACATCACCACCAAGGAAGCAGAGGTGGTTCACGCCCTGTTGACCAATGCCCTCTATCCCGAGCAGCTAGAGGAAGAGGCGCTCGACTTCGACGATTCCCATTACAGGGATGAGCACGGCAGTCCCAATTACGAGACGCGCGCACACGCGGTCATCGCCTCGGTGAAGGACTTCGCTGGACCCCTCCCCATCACCGTTGAGTTGCAGCCCTACCGAAATTATTTTACCCACGCTGTGCAGGGTGTGACGCTGACCGATCTCTACGCTCGCGAACCCGGCTCCGGCACCGGCTCGGCGGTGATGCGCCACATGTGTGAGATCGCCGACCGTGCAGAGATCAACCTCTACACCGATCCCGAGGGACCGCGCTCCAAGGCCTTCTATGAGAAGTTTGGGTTCGAGCGCAACCGGAACAACTCCCCGATGCTGGTCCGATACGCGGACGTGCCGGTCTGGGATGACGATGAGGGATTGATGGAAGGCAGCACCCCCACCCTCTACCCCGCGATCAGGATCGGGCGTAAGCTCTTCACAGCGAGGGATCAGGGCGCGACGCACTTCGATGCCCTTGATCTCATCACTGATCCACAAGCGCGCGGCGCTGCGATGCTCGACGGTGACAATCGCGGGTTCGTGGATGAGCGGGGCCGGTGGAAGAACCGTGCCAAGGCAGCCCAATACGCGCGCGACTACCAGCTATTCGACACACAGCATCCCGAATACCGCGCTTGGATGAAGGACGCGTATGAACTCTCCTCGGAGACGCCGCTCCGATAATGGGGAAGATCGCCTCGTTCTAAATTGCAGCACAGGCAGGGATGAGGTAACTACCCTGAATGGTTGACCTCACCCGCTTGTGCGCCCTCGCAACGACGATCACCAAAGAATTCGGCACGAGGGCATTTCCCAGTCCCCACCATCTTTGCAACCGAGACGCATTGTTCGGCCCTTTGGAGATGCTGTCTTGGCTCGACCTGACCAATGATGGCAGATACCAATATAGCACGCGCGGCATTGGTAGCCTTCACTACACATTCAAGCATGACATTGCCGAAGTCTATATTCGACACCAAGGACGCACCGAGCAACTGGGAAATAACTATAAGGTGCGATCGGGACCGTGGGAAGCCATGATCGAGGAGCACCTCTGCTGGTTCGAGGCTGATGTGGAAGCCGCTGTGATGATGCGGCAACAAGTCATTCGCGACGCCGAGGCGGCGCAGAAACAACATGAAGCAGATAGAGAGGTGGCTCATCAGCGAGCCTTGGTGGAGTTTTGGGAAGAATCGATCAAACCCGCGTGAGATCGTCGGCGAACATCAGCCGGAACAGTGTCCAATCCTCCAAGGTGCGGAAACCAATCTCGCGCTTGTCCAGTCCCCGCGCATAGAAGGTGCAGGGAGCATAGCCGAGATTGTCCCACCCCCATATCGCATACCGCTCGTCGAGGATGAGTCGCATGTAGCGGTTGGCAGTAAGCATCCGCCATGGAATCTCTACCCAGATCGTGATGTCGGGATAGCCGTGCCGCCGCGTCCATGCGGAGAGGAAAGGTTCGTTGATCATCGATAGTTCATGAAGCATAGCAGCGCGTCACTCTCATGCTTGAACGACATGCCCCAGAAACGAAGATTGCGCTCAATCGTCTTTGGGGTGATGTCGAGCATGTCGAGGAGCCATTGCGTAACCTCCACACGACCATCCTCCGATAGATCGCAGTAATGACCTTCCGCGCTTACCTCGGACAACGAGACGATCCAGATATGATCTTCAACTTCGCTCATCCCGGTTGCAGTAACGCGATATGGACCAAACGATCCCCGGTTGCGAAAATGTCCCATCCCGGCTTGATAGATCAATGATGAAGTTCGGTCAAGGTGAAGCGAACGCGACACGGTGGTGATCAACTCCACTCCCCTCACGGGGGGTTGCGACTCGCGCCCGCTTCAATGCCGGGGTAGCGCAAACCCGCCAGATTGACAACATGGCGAAAATAATCCTTGCGCTAATCGTTTATCCGAACTATTGGAGAGGCAGGAGAACGACATGACCGACGACAACTTCATCGGCCCGCGCGAGCCCATCGATTGGCGCGCCCTGCTTCACTCTCACCTTCGTGACGCGATGGGCCTCACCCCCAGCGAGGGAAAGTCGTGGACGTTCGACCTGTCCGACACGGCTCCTGATCAGGTCTACCGTAAGGGTCGTGGTGGAACCGAATTGCGGCCTGTCGTCGTCGATGTTGTGCCCGGACTGGTGCTCATCATTACCGACGATGACACGGACTACGCCACGCCGATGGAGACGATCGAGAATCGTCGCTGATGGCGCTCGCAGACGAAGATCGCGCCCGCTACGATCGCCTCCGCGCGCTCGAAAAGATCGCCCGTGATGAGCGCTCGGAGGCGGATCAGGCTGAAATCGATCTCCTCCTCGACGCCCTTCGGGAACGCTTCCCCGGCGCGTTCTGAAAATTATCATGAGAGACCTATGAGCAAGATCGACACCACACTCGCCCGCGAGATCGCACGCCGCCTCCAGCAAGGCATCGTGCATCCCTCCATGGAAGCGGGGATCGCCCGCGCCATCGAAGTGATCGAGGCGACCTGTGCACACGCAGAGAAGGTAGAGCACTGGCACCGGTACGGTGGCGTCTACGTCTCGAAGGAAGCCGCCGATGCAGAGAAGCTGCGACTTTCGAAGCCGAAGACCGATAAGCTGTTTTGACCATGAACGCCTTCTACGACGCTGCAACGACACGTCTGATCAGCGTCGCGGCGCTGGCAGTGATTAACCGCATCGAAACCAAGCAGATCAGCGTGGCTGAAGCCGATGCGGAGATCGACGCCATTGCGATCCGTTATCCCGGCGCAGAGCGTCAGCAGCGCTTCTATGCGGCGATGAAGGCACTCGCCCGCAAGGTCGATGATGTCGATTGAATAATTTCGGACTTACAGCTATAATTGCTGGATGACATCTGATGACATTAACAAAATATACGCCGATCTCTTCAAACTCGGGCGCGAAATGCTGGCCGATGAGGATTACTATGACGGGATCGGGTATTTTCGCGATGAAGCTTTGAAAGTATTAGCTCAACGCAAATAGAGCACGCATTTTTATCAACATGCTCGCGCGTAGCGATAATCATCTACTCACGCTGGCGTCACTACTGTGAGCGATGCGGCGTCTTACTGGGCAAACGTGGGCGGAAAAATAATTGTTGACACTGCACGACCCGCGCTAGAAACCACCGCTAACAAGGGTGGTAGCTGATGCCGTGGCGATTTTCCAAACGTGTTAAGATCATGCCCGGAGTTACTCTAAACTTCGGTAAACGAGGTGTGTCGGCGTCGGTAGGTCCACGCGGCGCAAAGCTGAACTTTGGATCGAAGGGCGTGAGGGGCTCGGCTAGCATTCCCGGCACGGGCTTGAGCGCATCGACCATGCTCTACGGTCGAAAGAGGAGCCCATCGCCACTCGGAACGCTCCTGTCTTCGCGGAAAAGTCCGTCACGCAGATTAGCTGGGTGTGGATCAGTTCTTGTTGGACTGGCGCTGCTTGGCCTTGTGTCAACCTGTATGCGCGGAGTTTCGTCATCACCAGAAGCTGCGGCGATCGTTGACATGCCAGCGCTTCTCGACGTTTCGGGCAAAGAGGCCCGAAGTGCCTTGGGTGCACCATCGGAATGCGACGTTTCAAAGAAGGGCGAGACTTGTCGCTATCGCTTCAAGGAGCGAGATGTAGAGCTTTACTTCCAACGCGGTGCGAGTGCGTCCGTTACGGTCAGCGGAGTAGATGAGCATTTCGGGTCGTCTTCGTTGCCGGTATTCGGAATCAGAGAGCGCACTCTGACCACCGCGACGCCGATCGTCATCAGAGCAGATACTACGGTGCGAGGCAAGGCCGCAGCAGTGAGCATGTTCCCACGGAAGGATAACCGTGTCGATTACGTCTATCTCAAAAAAGCGACATTGAACAAAAAATAATTGTTGACACCCGCGACGCCCTGTGACTAAATAAGTGCATGTCCACGATGACTCTCTCGACGCGAAAGCGCAAACGCCTCTAAAAGAGAGCCGCCATGCTGCGCGCTCTCGAAGCAGCCAGCGTGGGAGAGACGATCAGAGATCGTCGGTGTGACAATTCCCAGATTTTGCGCTGTGCTGCTCCCCAGAGAGGGTTGAGTAGGCCATTAGCTACAATTGGTCAGAGCGGCGGTCTCTTAAATCGCGGGTTGTGGGTTCGAGTCCCACATGGCCTACTCAACCCTCTCTCTACTTTGATGGGTCCGTAGTTCAATAGGTTCAGAACAACCGGTTCTTACCCGGTATGTCCCCGTTCGAGTCGGGGCGGACTCACCATCTCATCTTTGTGGGCGCATAGTTCAATAGGTCCAGAACAACCGGTTTTTACCCGGTATGTCTCCGTTCGAGTCGGAGTGCGCTTACCATCACGCGCAAACGCCTATATGGACCCTTCCCATGACCGACCCCACCATCCCCGACCTCTCCCTCCTCACCCTTGACCTAGAGATCGACCCGGAGGGCGACTCCGACTATCTCCGCGTCACGCTCCGCTACGATGGCGAGACCCTGACCAGCGATTCGGTGCAGTTGCCGAGACGGCGTGACTCCGCGTCGTACTACTACTAACAGTCATGATCGATAGTACCACTCTGGTCGGATCGTACCGAGATTTAGCTGCCATCCTCTACTCGCTGTTTCGAACAGAATGTGAGATGATACTGCCTTCAAGACGTAGGCGGGTAAACTCTGGCATCTACGTATAAATTTGCGTGCCAAGGATATTCGATTGCAGTGTTGACTTCTATTCGGGATGGGACATGTCCTGTTCGCCGCTATTACCTTCGATTCAGCAATGCGGTTGTAGTTTGCGAGGAAACCGCTCAAAAAGGCATGATGCTGCTTCGAGGCGATGACCATACCCTCACGCTGGCATCGCTCCTCTAACCCTTGACCCCATAGTTCGCCCCTGCTATGCCGAGCCATGGCCCCAGAATTCCATCTACTCGTTCGCCTGATCCGCCAAGCCAAATCGCTGGACCTTGGTCGCTCCCGGCGGCTAGGCCCGTGGGGCGAGGCGCTCGCGCACTCTTTGGTGGGTAGCGGTTATGCCTTGATGGTCTTCTCGCTCTGGAAAGGCGATGTGCCGCTCGGGCACCGTCACTACCTCCGGTTCAATGGCATGTTGTTGGTCATCGATGAGAGCGGTGGGGGTGATTTCTCGTATCGGCGCGGCGACGATCATACCTTCACTTTAGCGGCACTGCTATGACCGACGCTATTTTCCACCGGTTGATCAAGCAGTTATGCGCTAGCACGATCTTTGTTTCCACCAGAGCCTTGAAGGATGGCGAAATTCGTCTTTATTCTAAAGATGCGGGACACTATAGCGTGCACATCATTTCTACGCGTCTACTGGATCGTTTCGCCTATCGTTACAATATCTGCTTCTCTGGCCACCGCGTCGCGATTGCGATGTCGCAGGGTGGCTTGCGGCTAGTGCACGGTGACGAGCACGCCCTCACCTTGGCGGCACTGCTATGATCGATCTCGAAGCCCTCATGGACCGTCTCACCTCCACAACGCCAGTGCGCGTTAGTGAGAGGGATGGTAAGAGGAAGCTCTTCGGTAATCGTCACCGCCTATACTGCTACGGGGGCAGTGACGGTAGCTTCTGCCTCTTCTGCACAACCGTTGACAGTTTTAATGGTACTTCTTGTCACTATCGGTACAATCTTGTCTTCTCGGGGGAGCGACTGGTTATTGAGGTGAGGTTTGATCGGCCAACTGATAAGCGGACCTTCACGATGATCCGGGGCGATGATCACGTCCTCACTTTGGCAGCCCTCCTTTAGCTTGACCGTTGAGGTTAAGTAGATCATACGACAGTATGGCACGCACACTTTGCCCGCTTGGACGGATGGTCGAAGACCTTGGGTCGCGCCATGCCGCGACGCCAGTCACGGGCAAGGCACAAAGGCAGTTCAGGGGTGGGTTGGTCAATCGTCTTCGTATCATTGCCGATGTCTACACCTTGGTAGGCCTGACGCAGCGGAACGAGAAAGGGGCCGTGATCGCCCATCGCTACCACATCCGCTTTTCCGGATATTGCGTCACCGTTGAGGAAATACTTCACGGCTATGGTCTATCCAGCTTTCGCCTCTACCGTGGCGACGATCATGCCCTCACCCTCGTGGCGCTATTGTGATGGAGATATCACCCGATCATATCCTTTTGCGGCGGATACGCGGCACAGCGCAGTTCAAACTCATCGGTCGTCGAGGAATCTTTTCCCTGTATCGTAGCGACAGTCTGGTAGGCGCGTATATCCATTACCTCTATTACGGACTGGTCCGATATAGATACAATATTGTCCTTGATGGTTGCCGCGTAGTAATCAAGGCCGATCCAGAAACGGATCACTACACGCTCGTCCACGGTGATGAACACACCCTCGTGCTCGCCTCCCTACTCTGACGATTGACCGTAGAGTTCGGCAATGATAGAGGCGGGGTATGAGTATGTTCTCCGCCCTCCGCCGCGCGATATTCGGTCCTTGCATCCCCGTTCCGGCAACCCCGGCGGAATCGGAAGTGATGGTCGAAGACATCACGCCCATCTACCTCGACATCGAGACCGATCGTGGCACCTACCGCTGTCACAAGTGCTCGCAGATGCGCGCCGGGGAGATTATCCACATGCCAGATGGTGTGGGCCAGTTTGGCGACACGGGCGAGCATCTCGTCGAGGTCATGCGCTACCATCAGGCATCGTGGAACACTCATTCATCGGGATGGTGTGTCGCGTGTGTGCGCAAGATCATCGCGCGCAACTCGCTTCAGCGCTTCTTCGTCCTGCGGCGTCGCGGGTGAGGTTTCCGCGCATCACCGAGAAGGTATTGCTGGCGCGTGGTGTGGACATTGATCACCGCCACCACATCTTCCGTGTCTTCGATCAGATGCGTCTTGGCTGGCAAGAGCGCCAGCCGATTGTTTCGAGAGGCTGCACCCTTTACCGCTACAGCGATGGGGTGAACCACTATTGCGAGTTGTTCTTCTACGTGCACCACACAGTATTTGTTCGAGCCTCCCTCATTATGCAGGGCTTGCCCCGGATAGTCATCATCGAGCGGACGAATGCAATTGAGAACGGTTGCCGTCTCGTCCAAGGTGATGAACACGCTCTTGCACTGGCGACGCTGCTATGATTTCCATGACGATGCCGCAAAGTCGGCGCTGTGCCGTCACCCTGAACGGGCGAGAAATTGTCTTGCGCAAAGGCGAGCACGCCGTGTTGGAACTGCTTTTACTCGCCCGCCCGCATCCTTTATCCACGGAGCGTATCATCGACCTCCTCTGGCCCATTGCTGATGACGAGCCAGAGTGTGTCCGGCGGACTATCCAGATACGGCTGGCGCGGTTACGCCATCGTGGCTTCCCCATTTCGAAGTGGGAACTTGCCGGTTATCGCATCGTGGGAGATCAAGCATGAACATGGCGGATTTTATGAAGCGTGGCGAGGATGATCGTCGCATTGATCAATGTTTATTCGATCACCTCGCGGACAGCGTGCGGGAGGTAGTGATCAAGCCCGAGAGGGCCTTGGAAGTAGTGGAGGGGCAGAGCTACACCCTCTGGATCACATCCGTGAACTTCGGTTCCTCCACTCTAGCCCGGTTCAATCTCCTGTTCGCGGGCGGGCGACTTGTCGTCGAAGGGTTTGGAGAAAAGGATGACGAGGAGCCGGTCATCCGTTTGATCCGGGGCAGTGATGAAGAGATCATGCTCGCCAAGCTATTATGACCCGCAATCTGCACATCATCCTCCAAGGTGAGCAGACCGCGCTTGCGATGACGATCCTCGACATGCGGGCACAAGGACTCCCGTTCCTCGTCTACTCTCGTCGCTGGACGGCCCTTTTCGGTATAGTAGGTCGAGTCATTTCATCTCGTCTGCTGGCAGCAGCAGAGTACTCGATCGCGCTGGGTAAGTATCAGGGGTTGATGATCAGGCGACACGATCTCGAACTGGTCAAGCTGCTATCGCGGGTTTCTGTCACGATCGAGGGATCGGAGCGGAGGCGGTGACTGAAGAGGAATTCGCACTGCGGCCCGGCCGCGTTATCGAACGTGATTGGTGGCATCGGATCGGCGATCTCATGGATCGTACCGGGATGGTGCGTGAGGTGAAGTTTTCGCAATCGCTGCGCTGCGGACTAGAGACCTACCGCAATGACGATCACATAATCTTCTGTCTAGATATTAGCAACCTCGATCGCTACAGCGTCACCTTCCCCGGCGGGCGCGTGGTGTTTGAATTCCTACACCGCTATCCCGAGATTCACGCGCGCGTTGTCGTCGGTGAGGATCAACTCACACTGCTCGCCCTGTATCTGTGAGGGGGTGTCGCGGTGGCTGCTGGACTCTAACCAGCTTACCTTCCGTCCAGTGGCTGCTCATTTACGCGGGGCATGTCTCCCGCTAGCGCTTTCTTCCACCGCAACGACTACCGTTTACCAGATTTTCCGCACCACGCAAGTAAATTGTTTTCGCAATCATAGTCGGCTATAACACCACGATGCCGCTACGCGCCATCGATGTTGTTCCCCGCGACGCCTACGTGGTGTCGTGGTTTCCGTCATGCCGAGCGTGGCGGGTGTTGTTCGGCTTCGAGCGCGGTATCTATGATAGCTTGGATGCGTGGCTGGCAGAGAACGGCATCTCTGCCGACAACGTATCGATCAGCCGATGCAGTGCGTCGTTCGACAGTCAACTCGACGCTTTGCTTTGCTATTGGGCCTTCCGCGAGGTAAAGCGCTGCGATGACCCAAGCGGAACTTGATCTCTATGGCTTGATGGAAGCTGCCGCGAAGGCGGCGAAGCGCGATTCGTCCCTGTATATGAAGCACTGGTCAGAGCGCGGTCTATTTTTGCGGCGGTACCGTCACATGACCTTTATTCGCCGCTGGTATGAGCGTGATCAACGCGTCGATCGTCATATCTTCACCGTTGGGGGCGCGCGAGTAGTAGTCGATGCGTTCGTTGGTAAAGTCGATGGTATTATGACGCTGCGTAGCGTGCGTCTCACGAGGGGGCAGGAGAGTGACCTCGTGCTTGCCGCTTTGCTGTGAACATCGAGGCGGCGCTTGAGCGGTATTGGGAAGCCGCGCGTCCTCACCCTGCGGTCAACGAAGCTTTGGTGAAGAGAATAATGCGCTTGAGTGCGGGCAATCCTTATCAGGAGCGCCGCGCTTATGTAGGACGCTCGATATGGCACCACGATCTTCGCACCCTGCATATGCAATGGTGGTATCGCGACGATTGGACCACGGGAGAGCGAATACAATTTCGACGTTTCAACATCGTGCTTCATTGCGCGCACCGGCTAGTGGTCATCAATCGAAATTATCGCGCGTGTTGGCCATCAGATATCACGGGTGAGTATCGGCTCGTTTTCGGTGATGAGCACAGTCTGACCATGGCGTCGCTGCTATGAAGGTGACACAGGAATTGATACAGAAGTTTGTGACTACTTGCACCAAGGATCACAAACGGGGCATTTGGGGAATGCGAACCTTCCGACAAGGAGCAAGCACGACCTTCCTTATCCACCAGAGCCCCCGCCGTTGGGCGCGGTATGTCATACGCTTTAACGATGAACGACTTGTCGTTGAGTTTCGCGACGAGGAGTTCCACGTTCGCAGTGGCGGGGAAGATGTAGTCGTGCTAGCACACTTGGTCTAGGAGACTGCGATGAACCCCGCCAACACTGATCCGACCGTCACCAAAGCCATCGAGGCGCTCGGTGATCCATACGCCACCTTGATGCTCCGCATGTTGGAGGGATGGGTGGTCGATTGGAACAAAACCAGCGACAAGGATACGCGCTCTTCCTTCCTCGCGGTCACAGGCGGAAACCAAGTTCATGCCGCGATCCTCGATCTCATGGGTCACTGGGGCAACGATCTCGCCTCCATCGCGGAAGAGGCCTATGGTCTGCGGATCGTCAATGAAGCCGGGATCGAACTGATGGGCAGCGACACGAGCCGCTACGTCGCTACCGGCGAGCACATCCATGTCGAGCTTGTCCCCGTGGGTGAGCAAGCGTATTTCGAACGTCGTGGCTGGGCTTGGCCAGCGGAACAGGAAGATCAGTGATGCTCAACAGTTTCTATCGCTCGCTCGTGCCCGTCTCGCTGCCCTTCCGGGGGCGGGATCGCTACATGCATGGCTTCGACCTTGCCGCGCCCCGGATGGCGGAAGGTTTCGAGGACTACCTCGAACCCGTGACTGCATTGTGCCGCGCCGCCGGGGCGTTGGTGGGTAAGGCCTATATGACGGTGGACGAGAAGATCGTTCAGCCGGGCCGTAGCCAGCGGCGACCGGGACCGCATGTCGATGGCCAGTTTCTGCCAGAGAGCGCGTCGTGGGGCCACGATGGCGGCGGCGGTTGGAACCACATCTGCAACAACGTCCCGATGGCGAGGATGCCGGTCATTGTCGCGGCATCGGCGGTAGGATGCCGGGTGTGGGATGGCGACTTCGATGCTCAACCAGCCCCTGATGGCGATCTCTCCCATATCGTTGATCGCCTCGGAGAGGGTGAGATCGTTCCGGCGGGGATGGGCTATCTCCTGTCGCCGGATTGTGTCCATGAGAGCATGGTGTTCGAGGCTCCGACGCAGCGTAGCTTCCTCCGCATCGCGCTACCGATCGCGTTTGGCGAGGCGATGCGGCGCTGATGGACTGGCGCGCCTTCAGGGATGAGCGACCGCAGGGGAGTGGCACGGTGCTGCTCTCCACTGCGTCGGGGTGGACTCGACTGGCGTCAGCCAACGCGATCCCCGATGATGGCGTGTTGGACGGCATCGTTTTCGTGCACTTCTGTTACATCGATCACCCCTATTCGATCCCTGACGAGCACGACTTCTCCTCCATCTGTCTTCTCAATGATGGCGCAGCAGATGACAAGGTGCTCGCGCTGCGGGAAACCTTGGCACCAATGGGGCTAGCGGAAACGTGGTTAGAGTTCATCGCCGAGGGGAGGCTCTTTCTCGGTCAAGCGAGAAGCACCGAGACTTGGATGTGCAGCAACGATTTCGTTCTCGTTGCAAAGACCGATAGTGAACTCACGCTTGCCGTCATCGTAATCGGTAATCCCGCGACTGCTATCAACGATGCGTGATCTGCGTTTTCGCATCCGCCTCGTCGATATGGACGTGCCGATGGAGCGTGAGCGGTGCAGCGATCGATTTCTTGCGCGCGAGTTGTTTGACCGAACGGCGTTGAGTGCTTTCTTGCAAGAAACGCGTTCATCGTATTTCTTGTCGCAAGTCGTGAGTAGCAACTTCACGCCCTCGTATAACATCGGTGGGGGTGTTGTTCAGCTTAACACAGCGTTGATCATCTATGCGATCTTCATCGCCAAGGTCACTGATGTCAACGAGGTGCTATTGCGCCTTGATGAATATGAAGGCGTGACTTGGTTGTGAACATAGTGATAGAGATCACTGGTACTTACTGTGATGTTGCGGCCAGTCTTGCAGCGTTGAGGCGATCGGGCATACCGTTCATCGACTACCGGCGCGTGGGCTCGCGAGCCATCGTCGAGGACTTTGAAAAATATGCATCATTGGCAAGTTGGACAGTCGAGGTTCGCTACACGATTCGTGAGCGGGATTTTGATCTAGCCCGTCTTGCGTGCACCGCCACCACGAGAATCAGTGAGCCGTGGCCAATTGAATGAATATCACCATCTCGCTGATCGGTAACTCCAAGAGTATAGGCGGATCGATGAAGTCGTTCCGGCGCGCCGGTATTCCCTTCCTCTACTTTTCAAACCTTAATCGGACAGATGTGCCAAGATATGTCGTTGGTTCGCGCACGCTCATTCGTAAATGGTCGAAGCGAAACCTTGTGAACCGCTACGAGTGCCGGGTAATGATCAGGGAGCGTGATTACGCTGTCGCCGTCTTGGCTGCAAAGTCATATACTAGGTAATGATCTGAATCATCTCTGGCGGGATTGTGCCCTGATATGCGATCTGGGCGAAGTCAGAGAGGGAGTGCCGCCAGTCGCGCGGATCAGCGGGAGTGCCCGCGCGAGCCATCTTCCCCATGTAATCGTCATCGGCGAACAGGTGCTTGAACTCGCGTCGCGGTAGAACGATCTGGAGAATGACGGGCTCGATCTTGTCCGCGTGTCCGCGCAGCTTCTCGATGATCTCTTTGGCTCGTGTGGCCTTCTCCAGTTTGTCCTGCCACTTCGCCCGCTCTTTGTCGGTCTTCGCATACGGGATGCTGTTGCGCGCAAAGCCCTCGTTCCCACGGGCGGTAGCCCAGCCGTGGTAGGACAGGCGGCGGCGATCAACCTGTGTGGCCTTCCGGGCGTAATAGTCGGCTTGGTTGCGACTGGCGGTTAGGTAAATGCAGTCGGCGCGATGATCGGGGGAGTTCTTGTCTTTGTTCCAGACCCGCTGACTCGCCGACAAGGGAGCAAGGCCTTCCTCCATGATCACCTTCGCGCGAGCATTCGAGGTGCCGTGGTAGAGGATAAGGCGGCTGGGTGTCTGCGCGGTGTTGAGGATCGCGGAAACTGACCCCATGAGATCACCGTCCTCGTCCCGACGAGCCCAATTGCCGACAAAGACGGGAGTGCGGGCATTGACGATATCGAGGTCGAGCAACCGGGCCACGATGGTGCGGATATCCTCGGAATAGCGATTGCGATTACCGTTCCAAGACGGGCCTTCGCGCCACAACCCGATCTGCACACCCTTGGGGGTAAAGCGGATCATCAAGGTGTCGTCCTGCACGCTGGTGTCCATCTCGCGTCGAACCATCTGCATGACGCCCTCGCCCTGACCGGGATCGTCGTGGGTGCTCCACGGAATGCGATTCTCCTTGCCGTGATTGAAGCTTCCGCCGGGATAGGCGAAGATGATCGCGCCGTGATCCTTGGTGAGGACGACGTGCGTCTCCTGATTGGGAGTCTTGCCGGTGCGGAGATCAATGACGCGGTTGCTGCCCGGATGATCCAGCATCACGCGCTCAAAGAGTTGTTGTAGTAGCATCGCTTATTTATTGCGAACTATCACGCAGTTAGAGCATGGTCCCTGCATGAAGACTGATAAAGAACTCATCGAGGAGTATCTCGCCGCCGGTGGCACTGTCACCCGCCTCCCTTCCACCCGCGTCAATCGCGATGACCTTATCCCCAAGGCGACCAAGGATCAGCAAATCCTTGACGACCTCATCCGGCGCGCCGGGGTGGATGATGTCCTCGGAGGCTAATGCATGGCGGGCCAGCATCGCGTGGGCGAAGATGACCACCACGGCATGGGACTTGGAACAGATGCGCGCCCGGCTTGACCGGGAAGGCCCGCCCCTCCATCCCACCGCGAAGGAACAAGCAGCGATCGAGATTCTGGCGAGGGGATTGGTGTGAACTGCTCTCTCCGAGGAACTACCAGCGTCCGCCTTTACTTCGGATAATATCGCAACCTTGGTATCGTTGTGATATTCATATTGGTATAAATATCGCAATGGAGAATAGTGGTGAATAGTAGCAATGGTGCAGCGGGTCATTTTGAACCCGAGGTCACTCACACGTTCCTGCCCGGTTGTCGGGAGTGTGGTGGCTCGCATCCTTTGGCCCGCAAGCCCCAGCAGTCGCCTGATCGCTGCCCCGATTGCGGTGCCCCCGCTGGAAAGATCGGGCCGACGATCCGCGAAGGCGCGGTGCTGTCGGGATATTCCCCCGCTGCTCTGTTCAGCCGTGCCACGCTCGCAATCGGTGCAGCGTTGACCAACCTTTCGAAGAGGATTTAACCAAATGATGCAGATCAAGTACACGGTCTCGTCGTGCACCGAGAACGAAGTGGCCGTCAAGGCAACTGTTGCCGGGCGCGAAGTCGAGGCAAAGATTCCCGGACTCGTCGTCGAACTCATGTCAGAGGATGGCGGCATGGGCCACACCTATCGCCTCACCCCCGATGACTTCGAAGCCGCCAAGGACTTCTTCACCATTGGCGAAGATGTCATCCTCACGTTCAGCAAGCCCGAGTAAAGGAGCCAAATGCCCGCTATTGCCCGTCCCCTTCCCCAGCCCACCACCGGTGACCGTATCGCGGATGCGATCCGGGGTGGCCTCGTCTCGCTCGCCACGGTATTCACCAACGCGGGCACCTCGATCGTGACCAACCGGATCATTCAGGCCGGTACCGCGCCCAAGAACATCGGCTGGGGCACCGGCACCACCGCCGCCGCCGTCACTGATACCGCGCTCGTCACCGAAGCCGCCCCCACCACTGGTGGTGGTCGCACGGTTGGCACGGAGTCGCGCACGACGATCACCGTCACTAACGACAACTATCAGGTTGTCGGCACCGTGACCGCCGTGTCGTCGCTCGCCATCACCGAAGCGGGCCTGTTCGATGCAGTGTCGGGCGGAAATCTCCTGATCCGCTCGCAGTTTGCGGCGATCAACGTCTCGGCTGGCGATTCCATTGCCTTCACAGTTGGTCTGCGTTTCGTCGCTTCGTAAAGACTAGCACTCGGGTTTATGAAAGCGAAGGGTCGGTCTCCACCGGCCCTTTTCTTTTGCTCTAAATAGACGACACGGCGTAGATCAAGTATCTTGGAGACAAATGAGTAAGCTCGCAAATCGCGTCAAAGTAGGCATCACCTCAACGGGCACGGGAACACTCTCGCTCGCCACTACCGCTGACACCGGATACCAGACATTCGCCGCCGCCGGTATCGTCGCCGGTGATATCGTCTCCTACGTCATCGAAGACGGCACCGCGTGGGAAGTCGGAACCGGCACCTATAGTTCCACCCCAACGCTGACCCGCACCGTGATCAATAGCAGCAACGCCAACGCTGCTATCGCTGCCACCGCTACGGCCAAAGTCTTCATCACCCCCAACGTGGCGGACTTCGACAGCCCGGAGATACGATCGAGCGTCGCCACTGCACCACAGGCTAACGCGGTCAAGCTTTATCGCAAGGACTTCGGCGGTCGGCAGATGATCGGTGTGGTCGATGCCTCCGGCCTCGACTGGACTGTGCAGCCCCACATCCATCGCAATCCTATCTCCCTCTGTGTGCCCGCCGGTGCGGCATCTACTACGTGGTCAACAGTAGGGATCGCTGCGCCCGTGACGGCAGGAAGCGCGACGGCGAGACTTCCCTCCGCCACGAACCTGTTCACTCGCGCTAGACGCATCGGCTACACTACTTCCACTACAGCAGGTACTCTCGCCTATCTGCTGTTCGGCTCACCAACTTGGACGATCGGCGACGGAGCGAACACGGGCGGGTTCCACCTTCATATGCGTTTTGGTCAAGCGGACGGCACCGTGCAATCGGGGAGCCGTTTCTTTGCGGGTATCTCGTCCAATACTGCTACTCCAACTAACGTGGAACCCAATACGCTTACGCAGACGATTGGCATTGCGAAACTCGCGTCCACTACCAACTATTACATCGTTTACGGGGGCTCAACAGCACAGACAGCAATAGACCTCGGATCGAGTTTTTCCGCCGCCACTACCTCCGCCGACATGATCGACCTTCAAATCTACTCCTCTCCGATGGTGGCCAACACCGTCTACTATCGGGTGGAAAAAATAGGGACCACCTCAACCGTCGTGACGGGCACGTTGACAGCAGCCACCGCAGGGACGCAGCTACCCGGATCGTCAACGTTCCTTGTGCCCCGAATTTGGAAGACCAACAACGCTACTGCGGCGGTTGTTGGCTTCGATGTGATGGGCGTTTTGGTCGAAGCAGACAATTGATCCTTAGATGGTCGGCTTCAATCCTCTTGGTGGATCGCCGCTAGCTGATCCACCCAGTATCGCGGCACCGGTAGTCACGCCGGTGTCGTGCCTTGCCGCGACCGCTCCCGCCGACAGTTTCACGATGAGCACTGCCCCGGTTCTGCGCGGGATTGCCGCCGCAGCCAAATCGTTTTTCAACCGAGTGGGCAAACTCATCCCGCAGTCCTCGGCTGTCGTTGCGACAGCGTTCGATCGCAACAACCGCTCGATCACGGCAACCACCGCCCCGGCTGACAGCATGAACCTGCGGACCAGCCGCACTGTGGTGACGCCGGTTAGCGCATCGACGCTCCTCGCGTCGGCGAAATCCTTCTCGATCAAAACGCAAAATGCCGCCTCGGTGCTCGTCGCTGCCACACGCGCAAACCTGCGTTCCATTCGCACCAGCATCTCTTCGTTGACGCAAGTCTCTTCGCCAACCACTCGTTCCCGTTCACTACCCACCAGCGCGACACCGAGTGCGACGCTCATCCCATCGAACCGCTTGAACCGCGCCCTTCTCGTTTCCACGACAGCGGCTCGATCACTCTCGTTGGCGATCATGTCGCGGATAATGACGAGCAGCGCTCCGCTTGGAAGAGCCAGCGACACGACCTCGCGAACCATCCCGGTGCTCGTCGGCGCGCAAGCCACCAATCGTTTCCTGTCGGTCCGTCGCCTCAACGCCTTGGTGGGAAACATCGCCGTGTTGGTGAGCAGCGCGCGCAAGACGATCAACACGTCGGTTTCCAGCATAGCGATTGATTTGGGGAGCGTCCGTAAGTCAATCGTTACTATGGTCACGCTTGTTCCTACCAGCATGGACACTATCCGCAAGTCGATCATCGCCACGGGGATGAGCGTGGCTTCCGATATCATCAATGTGCGCAAGACGATCAACACAGCAGTAGTCGCGTTTGCATCCGAGTTCACGCGCAACCTTCGCACGTTATTGGTCCCATCCACCCCGATGGCGGTGATGTTCACGCGTCAGCAATTACTCCGCAGTGTGTTCGTGACAACGACCCCCACGAGGACTTGGTTGAACCGGACGAACAAGGGCGCGCAAGCAGCGGTGTCGTTGGATGAGCCACCGATGGTCATTCTCGGCATCCCCATGGGGGGCAGCAAGGGCGCGACCATGACCATGCGCTACATGAAGGGCTTGCAGATCGTCGCCACCGCGACATCGACGATCATCGAGCGTTTCAGTCTTGTTCGTGCCCTCAATGCGGCGAGCACACCTCTGACCCGCAGCATGGACGTTCTGGCACGAAGCATTACTGTCGAGGTCGCGGCGGCGGCGAGGAACATCGCGAGGGTGCCGCGAACCATCGTTGCAACGACCCAGCCACGCATGATTTGGTTCGCCACCATCGCGACGACCCTGCGCGCCACTGTCTCTCCGGTGCCCCGCCAGACCATCTCTGATCGCGCCACGATGCTGGCGCGCGCCCAGACCATCTCGACTTCGAGCACGATCGCACAGCGCTTCCGCACCTTGCTGGCATTGGCACAACCCCTCGCCCGTGTTCGCACGGTCGCTGGGGTGTCGTTCAAGACAGCGGTGATGAGTGCCGCGAGCGTGACGGGATTGTCGCGTCGATTTGTTTCGATCACATCTACGACCACGGCTGCCCCGGTGCTGAAAACAATCGCTGCGCGCTTCGTAGCGCTGATGGCGATGGTCACTGGTTCATCATCGCAGACACGATCGAACATGCGGTATCTCGCGGCTATGTCGGGCTCGGTGAGTTCCGCCACGCGGGCGATCGTGGACAGCATCACCCAAACCGTTGGCGTGAGCGCGGCGATGAGCCGATCGATCACCGACCGCATCATCGCTGCGACCGTGCCCCTAGCAATATCTCGTGCCACCACTGTCGTGCAGGAAAGTGCCACCGCGAGCGTGATCAACCGCGTTGATGTTCTACCCGGCCATGCCTTCTACACTTCCGTGTTGTCCTCTGCTGTGCAGATGAGCCGCGTTGGTAAATTGATTCGGGGCGATGCCTTGGGGGCGGGCACGATACTCCGCTCGATTACAGCAAGAATGATCGCGGTCGCGCCCGGTAGTGCGCGTGTCGTTGTGGAACTCGCCCGTGCGCTGCGCGCTGTCACCACCACGATCGCAACGATGTCGCGGCGAGTCCCCATGTCGTTTGGTGTTGCGGCCCCGGTATGGGTGATGACGCGCGTCAATGCCGTCGTTGCCCTTGCCGCAACGGTGCGTCCGCTACCCCTCACAGTGCGCTCGATCATCGAACGATACACCGCCACGGTGGGCACCATCACCGCCACCACGATGCGCACCACCGCCAAACGCGCCGCCGTTGTGGGCACCAGCACGCGCAACACGGTCCGGACCACGGCTGTTCGCCGCGTCGCGACGACGGCGCTTTCGAGGATGAGGTTCAACGTTCGACCCATCCTCCGGGGTGCAGTTGCAGCATCGAGCACACTCTTGCGCGCCGTCGCCGCAAGGGTCATCGCCGCCTCTGTGGCAAATGCCCGCCTCGCTTCCATGATCGCCCTGACGGCTCGACAGAACGCCGCGCTCGCCGCTTCTTTGGCCATCACATCGCTGCGATCGTTGATGGCCAGCACCTCAACGGTCACGAGCCGTAGTGAAATGGATGGCCACGATATCCGGGCCAGCGCGCCTGTGGTGGCCTCATCGACGCGCCTCCGCGCCTCGTCGATACTGGCGAGTGTCTCGCCGCTAGTGAGCCGCACGATCCAGACCATGAACCGCATCAGCACCATGATGCTCCCGATCGCCGATGCGATCAGGTCCACCGCGCGAACGACCCTCGCCGACACCATCTCCGTCCCGGTATCTCGGATAGTGCGCGACCTCACTACGGCTACCGTGGTGCGTGGCAATGCTGCGACGCGAGCGGCTTCCGATCTCGTTATAGCGGTTCGGGCGACGCTCGCCTCCATGGTGGCCCGCTCCAATGCCGTTTTGGTGTCGCGTGAGGTCGAGACTACAGCGATTGGACAAAGCCGCGTCGCGGTGTCGAAACAAAGCCGGGTTGAGAATGAGTCACGCCTGACCGGAGGGCATCGCAGTATCGCGGAGATGTTCGCACAAAGCACGGGAGCGGGTAAATTCTCTTCCCGGTTCGCGATCATGGCACGCGCGCGCGCCGCGCTCGAAGCAGCGATCGATCTCTTACCAGCGTTCCGGCCCCGCGCCCATGGTGGTGGGTTCCCCCGCCCGGCGGTTGATTGGTCGAGGGCCAAACCAAAACGCTCAACGCCCACGCCGGAGATCACCATATCGATCCGTCTCAACGGTCGCGCCGATGTCAAGCGTTATCCGATCAACGACGCTGTGATCAAGATCGGGATAAATATCCGTAAGACTGTTGCGGGCATTCTGGTGAAGATCACTCGATTGTTTAAGCAAGAAACCAAAGCCACCGTGAGGATTAGAGATGATCGAGATTAAGCTTGAAGAGAGCACGAACCTGACACTGGAGATGAATGTCGAGGGCGCGCGCGATTCCAAGCCGGAACTTCGTTTCAGCGTCATGGTGGAAGGGTTGCGTATGAGCTTCCCCGGCACCCTCAAGGAGAAGGGTGTTTACGAGATCACCTTCCCGAAGCTGCTCGGTCGCATCACCGAGGGGAAATACGAGGCGGAAGTCGAAGTGATCGTTGATGGCAAGCACTTCACGCCCCTGACTGAAACGGTCGAGTTCACCAAGGAGGTGAAGCCCACTGTGTCCTTGAAGGAGACGATGCGGCAGATCGAATCAACGGTGAAGATCACGCGGCCCGTCGTGACCAAGATCGTCGAGGCGAAGCGCGTCGATGATGTTCGCGGCCTCTTGGTTGCTTTACGCGAGGGCGGAGAAATCGACACCAGCTTCGCGATCCGTTGCGTCGAGGGTCTGGCGAGCGGCCAAGGCTTCACCGATCAGGGACTGCGCATCGCGCCTTCCCGCACCCTATCGGAGGCGGAGGCAGTTGTTGCCTTGCGTCTCATCCGCGAACATGGATCGGACATCGAGGGCGCGTTCGAATGCGCGACGCTGCGTGATCTCTCCACTGCGGTTCGTGCAGAACTTCGCGAGACGCTCGTTGATAAGGGTGCGTCGAAGAAAGTGCTCCTCCATCACGGTCTTTGATTGACTTAAACTCGAACTGTGGTATCTCGGGGCATAGGAGCCCAGAGATGACCGATCAGAACACCGCCTTCATCGACGACCAGACGAAGGCCGATCATCTCGCCGCCATTCGCGGTGAGTTGCTTCGTCTACTCGACGGAGGCACGTTCAACGAGGCATTCTTCCAGAAGCTGTTCGGCCCGTCGCGCGACGAGATGTATCGTCTCCAGCGCGAACGCGACGGTGAACTCGGTCTTCTGCGCGCAGAGGTTACGATCGCCACCGCACCGGCGAGCACGGGCGACGTTCGCGCGCTGCGCGAATTGCGCAAGGCCGAGCGTCGCGTGAAGAAGTTCGAGGGCGTGTTGCGGGCGCGTAAGTCACTCCGCGCTATCGATCCCATCAATGCGGAGTGGCAGAGGAGCGTCGCTTACATATCTTCGGCCCGCGAGGCGGCAGTCCATATCCAGCGTATCCACCACGCGCTGAAATGACGATCACGGACGAATTCGAGGAAGATGGCCATCATTACTGCTATCTTCCTCGAATTGACGAGGCGGATTGTGACGCTCTGATCGCTTTCTGCAACCGGTCCTACGCGCCCGGTTCATGGGGTTTTCAGTTTGACCCCTGCACCCATTTGTCACACGCTATTCAGTTGTGGTTCCTCGACGCCAATGATATGATGTTGTTGAAGCTATGGCTGGCATGAAGATCACACAGGACTGGACCAAGCGCGACATCGGAGATACCTTCGTGTCACGCGAGATCACAGTCAAGACGCCGAGTGAGTGGCGTGAGGAGATGCGGTGCCGCAGCGGCATCGAGCGATGGTTGTTAGACAATGCATCGTCACTCTATCTCACTACCGTGGGGATCAGCCGCTTCACCGTGATCTTCTACGAGGACGACGACGCCACGCTATATCGGTTGTGGCTCGCGTGATCCACCGCGACGAAACCGAGTGTAACCCGGATGGCTCGTTCGGGGTCAGGAAGGTGTGGTTGCTCAATTCAGAGAATGACAATGATGCGATAGCGCGCTGGTGCGAGGAGAGTCTCACCGGCGATTGGCGGCACGTGCCTCGACCCATGATCGATTATTTTTGCTTCAACTCGGATGAGGATGCTACCTTGTTCGTGTTGAGGTGGTCATGATCGTATCGAAGTATTTGTCTCCTTGGATCAAGTTCCGAGCATGGATGGGGCAGCGTCGCCTCGCTGCTTATCAGCACCACTGCTGTCCCGACTGTGGATGCGAGATCAAGCGGTGCGCCGCTATCCCCGGCTGTCGGACGGAGCGTAGTTGCACGGTTTGTCATCATCGCTGGAAGTCCTGTTACTATTCTACACTCGATCACGGCCAAACCATTTTACTTGCGCGGATCATTGAGCGCTGCTAACCACCAGCGATGAGCATCGCGGAGCAGCTTGAGGAAGAAGCGCGAGCACGCGTGGTCGCGCATGTCGCCGGTCCCATGAGCCTGAAACCGCCCATGATCTGCTGGATCGATGGTGAACTCTGGTGGCGCGTAGAGGCAGATCATGCTGGAATGCTTCGGCACGCTCGGAAGAGCTTCGTCGTCGGTCACATGCGCCCATGGGCGCGCGACAACGCAGTGGAGCATTACGCCCATTACGGTATCGGATCGATGATCTTCCGATCCCACGACGACGCCATGCTGTGCTATCTGGCGGTCGCGCCTTGACGAACCGTCACGAGCGCGTCACAAACCCGTATGCGCTCAAACAAAGTCTTCGTGTTCATCGCCACGCAGAGCGGTGAAGTGAGTTTCACCAAGTCGCTGATGTGCTGCGATGAGGCCCAACGCCTTTATGACAGCATGGATGTCGGTGGTGCCATCGCCGCTGTGGAATTGGCGCGTGATGGTCTCACGATCGCGCGTAAGTCGTCGGCGCGCCCGGTAGTGGAGGATGAGCCGGAAGAACCCGAGGTGTTCGAGCCCGAGCCTTTGGTGCTCGTCATACCGCCCGAGGTCACGGCGGAGATTGTGGCCAGACTACCGCCACCGAAAGCGTGCCGTAGCTGTGAACGGCAGATGACCCGCGCTGACCTTGATCAGCACGGGCGTCTCTGTATCGATTGTGCGGCGGTCTACGCCTGAATCATTTCGGCCGCTTTCGGATGAGCATGATCGAAATATCGACCAGCGCCCACAGGCCGATACCGATCGCCCCGATGATCATAAAGCCGACGATGACCGCGATGCCGAGCCACAGCGGCGACAGCACCCAGAGCCACGACCAGTCGATGACGTGAGCAAGCTTGAGTCCGATGAACAGGATGGTGAGCGCACCGAGGAAGGTGATGCCGCCACTGCGTTGAGCGGGGGTGGTGGATTTCTTGGTAGCCATGTCTGATCTCCCAGAGAGTTGATATCAGGCGGTCATCGCGTCGCGGAACGCGTACTCGCTGACGTAGGTGTTGGGCCTGATGAACTCCGCGAGCCCCGTCCGCTGGAGGGCGTAGACGCGCATGTCGGCGAAGTCGATGTTCGGCCGGAATGCGGTGTAGATGTCCCTGCTGACCGCTACGACGATATTCTTCCGCAGCGCCTCCGCGACGAGTTCCTTCTTGTCCTCCAACTCGGCAGGGTTTCCGAGTTGGCGCAGATCATCGTTGAACTTCTGATTGACCTCCGTGAAGCGTGCCGTCTGCACTCCCTCGTCGTACTTCGACATGATGAAGTCGAAAATCTCCTTCGAGCGCGCGACGAGGGTCTGCTCCGTGACGAGATCGGCATCGTCCTCGCTCACGGCGGTGATGTCTTGGATCGAAACAGTTAGCGTCTTCGCGCCGCCGGTGAAGCCCTTCTCGTTCTTGGTGCAGACAACGGTTACCTTATCGCCATAGACCTTCTCGATGATAGTGATACCGCTGATGGTCACCGTGTTGGCGAGCAGAAGGCTGACCGTGCGGCCGGGATAATCGTTGAGATAAGCCTCCGCGCCGTTAATTGCGTTGCGGATGGTCTTCTCGCGATCGGCAGTCCGGAACTTGTCCATGGTTGATCTCCGTTGGGTGTCTCTGATGACCCTGCTATAAACGATTATAGCGAACTGTCAACAGGAATATCGCTGAAGGTAATTCAGCGCGGTAGACTACGGGAATGATAACTTCCGGCCTCCATCACGGCGACTGCATCGCGTTGATGAAACAAATTCCAGACCAGTCGATTGACCTGATTCTTGCCGATCTCCCCTACGCTACCACGTATGCGGAGTGGGATCGTCTCATCCCCATGGAGGCGCTGTGGGGCGAATATCTGCGCATCGCAAAGCCCGACACCGCGATCGTCCTCACCGCAAATCAGCCCTTCACCTCCATGCTGGTGATGAGCCAGCCCAAGCTGTTCCGCTGCGAATGGGTGTGGGACAAGACGAATGCGAGCAATTTCGCCAATGCGAAGAAGCAGCCGTTGAAGCAGCACGAGACGGTGTTGGTCTTCTCGAAGAAGCCAACGCGGTACTTTCCCCAGATGGTGCAGGGAAAGCCCAACCACAAACAGGGCGCAAGCAGGAGCAATCGCTCGGACACTAGGTTGATCTCGGGTAGGAGCCCTGATGATCTTTCCGGTCTCAAGTACCCAAAGACGATCTTGAACTTCCCCAAGCATTCTAGCCAAGTCGGTCTTCATCCCACCCAGAAGCCCGTGGCACTATTCGAGTACCTGATCCGGACCTATAGCGCGGAGGGCGACCTTGTGCTCGATAATTGCATCGGAAGTGGCACCACCGCCATCGCGGCCATCAACACGCGACGACGGTGGATCGGGATGGAGCAAGATCGAGCCTACCACGAGGTGGCGGAACGCCGCATCGCCGAACATCAGCGCGACGATGGGATCACCGTTTAGCGACGGAGTGCGGCACCAAGGTCGGACATCGAGATCAACGTCGCTCCTTCGTTGATACGGTGAGCCACGACGGCGGCGAGGTAATCGCTGGCGATGGTATCCCATCGGGGATCACGTGCCGATGCCGACAAGGTGATCATGCCTTCGAACTCATTCTCCACCACGAAACACTCGATCGGATGATCCCGTGTGCTCCTACTCGTGTAGCGGTGAACTTCACGCCGCCGGGGCTTTGGTAGCAGGGTGCCATCGGCGAGTTTGAAGTCACTCACGCGCCCGCTCCCTGAAGCTTCGCGAGCCGCTCCTGCGCTACCGCGAGGTGCTGCGCTGCCTCCGCCTTGCTCTCGTCGGCGTTTTTGATCCTCGCCTCTTCCCGCGCGATCTCTCGCTTGGTATCGGCGATCTCGGTGGTGAGGGCGGCACGCTCGACCTCCTCGCGCCACTCATCGCCCCATAGCCAGCGATCCTCGAAGTAGAGGTGCATCGAGCGCTTCGCGTAGTGATCTTCGTAGCGATCGTCGTAACGATCCTCGTCATCGATCGCCTCATCGTCGCGTAGATCACGCTCGCTGATCTCGTATTGGATGGTGACCGAAATCTTCTCATTGGAAGTCGGGTTCCAGTCCTTGACGAAGATGTGTTTTGCGCGCTCATCGTGCGCAAGAGCGAAGGCTCTCGCGATCTCGTTGATGCGCATACCGAACCTACGGAGTTGTGCATACGCGGCCTTGGTAGTGGTGAGGTCCGTGGCCTCGCGCTCCTTCTCCTTTCGGGTCAACGCCGCGTGGGCGTCCTCGAACAGTTTGGTCATGCTACCCAGCATGGGGTTGTCGCGGTTAGCGGCAATCGCTTCGGCGAGTCTCGTAACGATGTTACTCTTTGCCATCATATATCCTTTCCATCGAGGTCGGGGGCGAGGCCAGCAAGATGATAGCCGCGCTGTACTTGGCGGGGGTAATAGCGAGACCACAGTCGCGAGAAAATACCCTTCGTGGTCTCCACCGCGCATTGATAGGCGGGACGCCGTTCATCGTAGCGATCATAGGTGATCACCACGTAGAGGACTTTCGCCCGCATAGCCTTGCCCGTCCCGTTATCGACGAAGATCACGTCACCGGGTTTATAGGGGAGTGCGGCTTTCCACGCGAGGACGCTCGTTCCCATCTCGGCGAGATCGTCTTCGGGACCATCGTAGTCCCACGTGTAGCGATGAGGAGCGACATCGAAATCTTCGACGCGCTCCTCCTGCCAGTTACGAATGACTCGGCTCACTTAACCTCTTCCCACGCGCGGTAAGCGGTATCGACACGAGAGCCCACGCTGCCGTCCTTCTTGCAGATGCGGATGAACAGCGAGCCGATCAGCGGGAGACCGTACCTCATGTTCAAGGGGAACCGCGTTTCCGCTACCCGCATTTCAAGGATGCCGAACGTCGTCTCCGTCTCCTGCTTCGAAGACCAGCGATTGACGAACCGGGTCGTCGTCTTCTGCATCTTCTTGCCGATCATGGGGTTCTTCGCTGCCATCTCGGCGACACGCGCATCGTCGAGTGCCCGCTGCGCGGCGGAACAGGCGACGTTCGCGTCGTGGAGACGGTCGCGGTTCGCCTCGTGGATAGCGTCAGTCGCGGCCCGGATCGCAGCACGGATTTCGTCCTTGATGCGATCCACCTCCTTCTCGGCGGCGCGATAGTCGGTCTGGCGGTCCTCGACGTTCGACATCAATGTTCTCCTCACCGCCCTGATAAACGATTATAGTTCGGTGTCAACTAAATATTTGCATGTTGGGGGTCGAGTTTTCAGCCGTGTATGACGCGCGCCTAGATCAGGTGGATATCTCCGCTCGACTCGGTGATGAGCAACTCGGCTACATCTGGATCGATGATGTTAGTCGCCACCCTGTTGTCGGGTATGCGAGCACTGGACCCAATGTCTATCGATCGATCAGGGACAATCGTCGTCGCGGCGTCGGCGTGCAACTCTATGTTTTCGCCTCCATCTGGCTTCTCAATAATCAACATGGATCGCGTCTCTACGCCTCCCAGACACAGACCAGCGATGCAAAATCGTTTTGGCTGCGTCTTTGTGATCGTGGTTGGGCGCACGACGATGGCACCGGGCTTCATCTGGATGTCGATCGCATCGCCTAAATAGAGCATGGCAAGAATCCAACTCTGGAACCACGGGGCGAAGAACGCCGATTATCGCTTCACCGATCGCACCATCTTGGAATTCTTCAATGCGAGCGGCACCGGTCTATTCGTTCACCTGTACCTCGGCACCTACGGGCAGGACGGTCAACCCGATAAAGGCGTGACTGAAATCCAAGATGTGGTCTTTCAGGAGAACCGTGACCGCCGCTATTCTTCCGAGGTTTATGAGATTCGCGGCACCTACAATGTCGCGGACAGTGACTTCGACCTTCGCCAATTCGGTCTCTTCCTCACTGGTGATACGATCTTCATCGAGGTTCACTACAATGAGATGCTGCGCCTCCTCGGCCGCAAGCTGATGAGTGGCGACGTGATCGAGTTGCCCCACTTGCGCGATGATGCCCTCCTCGACGAGGGCAAGGCCATTAACAAGTTCTACACCGTGGAGGATGCGAGCCGTGCCACCGATGGCTATGGCTCCTCGTGGCTCCCTCACATCTGGCGGATCAAGGTCGCTCCGATGACCAACAGTCAGGAATACGCCGACATCCTCGATCAGGCCAATCGCGATCCCTTCGGCCTCGAAACAGGAGGGACGTTGGGTGATCTCATTGGAATGCTCAATGCCGACATGGCCACCAACGAGGCGATCATCGACGAGGCGGAAGTGCACGTGTTCGCACGCAACTTCGACACGCGCCAGTTCTATATGTGCCCCGGTGACGAAGAGACTAACAATCCCAATTCGTGGATTTTCTCCGGCGACGGCACGCCCCCGAACGGTGCAGTGGCTATTGGTTCCGGTGATGCCTACCCCGATGATGTGGAGCCGGGAACTTATTTCCTGCGCACCGACTATCTCCCCAACGCTCTCTTCATGCGGACAGGGACGGGTTGGAAGATGATGGAGTTGGATTATCGCCGTGGACGGTGGAGTGCTGCTACCCGTCTCTTGGAGGATTTCTTCAACAATACGGAATCGACGACACTCGAAGACGGCACGGTCATCAAGGCGCGTCAGGCTCTCTCGAAGACAATCAAGCCGAGCGCAGATTTTTAACTTGCCTCGACAGTAAACCGGCGGCTATGGCGGGCTTCGATCAGAGGAGATCGTATGCCCAAGAATTTCAGTTTCGATCCACCACCCGCTCCCGTCCCCGCTCCGGTCGCCTTTGCGCCGCCGATTCAGGCCACGCCGATTCAGGTCGCACCCGCCCCCACCGCTGCGACCGCCATCGCGGTACCGCAGGGTAGCACCGACCTGTCGGTCCTGACCGGTCGTCCCGGCAAGGCGCTCACCATGGAGGAGATCGGTAACTACGGTGGTCGCGCGCAGGGGCAGCTTGCCTCGGTGACCGACAAGATTACCGGCGTCGCCAAGACCAGCGACATGGACGAGGTGGGCAAGCTGCTCACCGACACCATCATGGCGGCGAAGGGCTACGATCCCTCGAACCTGTTCAAGAAGGGCTTCATGAGCTTCTTCAAGGGCAAGGCCACCCAGATGCAGATGAAGTTTGATTCCGTCGATTCGACGGTCAATCGGCTCGTCGGCGAGATCGACAAGCGGATCAACCTGTTCCGCTCGCGCATCGGCGATCTCGAACAACTCGCCATCCAGAACCGCGCCTTCCATGACTCGCTCGACGACGAGATCGCCGGGGTGAACGAACGCGCCGACTGGATGGAGGCCAACCTTCCCGAGGTCGATCCCGCTGACCCCATGTCGGCCACCACGCGCAACCAGTGGATCACGGTCGTCAACTTTGCGCGCAAGCGTGCCGACGATCTCCGCCGCGCGCAGGTGCTGGCGCAGCAGCAGCAGGCGCAGATCAGCCAGATGGCCGACAACTCCGGCGCGCTGGTGATGACGTTCGCCGACATCAAGCAGACCACCGTCCCCGCGATGAAAACGACCTTCTCCCTCTATGTGCTGAACATGGAGCAGAAGTCGGGCGCGGAGTTCGCCACGATGACCAAGGACTTGAACGACGATGTGATCAAGCGCAACGCGGCGCTGCTGGGTCAGAACACGACCCTGATCAACACGGCGCTCACCCGGTCGAACGTGTCGTTGGAAGCCCTACAGGCGAACCACGACTCCGTGATCAAGAGCCTCGAAGAAGTCGAGCGCATCCGCACGGAAATGAAGACGCGCATCGCCGCCGAAGCGCCACGTCTGGAACAACTTAGTTCGGACTTGACAAAGCGGCTGGCGCAGAAGAAGTAACCCTCGAACTACAAAGGAACGAAGATGTCTGGTATTTCTCTCCAGAAGGCAACCGAGCGCAGCGAAAAGGTCGGCAAGATTCTGCTGACCAAGGGTGTCTCGGTGGCACCCACCATGCGCTGCGGTCTCGCGATCGATATCTCGGGGTCGATGGGTGGCTATTTCGCCCGTGGAACCGTCCAGAAGAGCGTCGATCAGTTGGTCGGCGTATCGCTCAAGTTCGACGACAACGGCGAACTCGACATGTTCAAGTTCAACACCGGCTGTGATTACGTCGGCACCGCCAATGTGAACAACTACGACACCTTCATCGCGGACAATCGCGTGTCGGCGAACGGCGGCACCGCCTACATTCCGATCGTCGAGGAGGCGGTGAAGTTCTTCTTCGCGGGCCAGAAGAAGTCGAGCGGTGGGTTCCTCGGTTTCGGCAAGAAGACCGAGGTGGTCGCTGGCGACGATTCGCCCGTGCTCATGATGGTCCTCACCGATGGTGAGCCCAATGAACGTGTCAACGACATCCTGCGTGCCTTCAAGGACGCGGCCCAGCACAACATCTACTTCCACCTCGTTGGCATCGGCGGTGATCGTCGCAGCTTCCCCACGATCGCGCGCATCGCCGATGATCTCGACAATGTGGGCGAGGTCTATCTCCCGACGCTCGACATGACCGACGACGAAATCTACGCCCAGATCATCGGTGATGAACTGGTCCAGTGGATCAAGACCCATGGTGGTTCGCAGCGCGCGACCGCCTAGTTCACACGAGTGAGGGCGGGGAAACCTGCCCTCATTCCTCCCTGAAACCATATTGGATAATCATATGGAAACGCTGAACAAATACTACCGATGGTCCTTCATCTTCGCGATCGTCGCCCTCTTCGCCGGGGCGGGTATCGGCTGGCAGCAGGGCGGTCTCCCGAGCGCGCTCTCGGTTGCCCTCACGGTTGCGATCCTCGCCGTGCTGGAAACCAGCCTGTCCTTCGACAACGCGGTGGTCAACGCCAAGATTCTCTCCAACTGGGATCATCGCTGGCAGCAAATCTTCCTCACGTGGGGGATTTGGATCGCGGTGTTCGGTATGCGGATCGTCTTCCCGATCGCTATCGTGTCCGTCGCGACCGGTATCGCGCCCTTCTACTTCCCCGGCTGGTTCGGTATGGATCAGAATGTGCTCTCGCTCGCACTGTTCGCACCCGAGCAGTACGCGGAGCAGTTGCGCAGCGTCCATCACGAGGTCGCGGGTTTCGGTGGTGCGTTCCTCTTCATGGTCGCGTTCGGTTTCTTCTTCGCGGAAAAGCACGTCTATTGGCTCGAAGCCATCGAGACGCGCCTCACCAAGCTGGGGCAGATCGAGGGTGTGTCGGCAGCGCTGACGCTCATCATTCTGCTCGTCGTCTCCAAGCTGTTCGACAACGCGGAGGAGGGCACGCAGTTCTTCATCTCGGGAGTCTGGGGCGTGGTGACCTTCATCCTCGCACATGGTCTGGGCTCGGTGCTCGGTGGCGAGGGTGACGAAACGGGCGAGAAGATCGTTCGTGCTGGACTGGCGGGCTTCCTCTATCTCGAAATCCTCGATGCCAGCTTCTCGTTCGACGGCGTGATCGGTGCGTTCGTGCTCACCAATTATCTGCCCGTGATCGCGCTCGGTCTTGGTGTTGGTGCGTTCTTCGTCCGCTCCATGACTATCCATCTGGTCGAGAACGGCACGCTCGCCGAGTATCGTTACCTCGAACATGGTGCCTTTTACGCAATCTTCGCCCTCGCCGTCTTGATGTTCGGCAGCGGCGTGGGCTATGAGCTTCCCGAGTGGGCGACGGGGCTCATCGGCGCTGCCTTCATCGGCGTCGCCTTCATCAACTCGCTCTCCTACAACCGCAAGAATGGGAACGCATAAGTCATGACGATCAGTCTCAAGAAGGGTGAGGGCATCTCCTTGAAGAAGGAGGCCCCCGGCATCACCAAGTTCTACATCGCGCTCGGCTGGGATGAGGAGCGCGGCGTCGATCCCGACGTAACGGCGTTCTGCTGCAAGACCGATGCGTCGGGCAATCCCGTGCTCTATCCCAACACCGCCGCCACCGAGCAGTCGGCAATCGACTACGGCAACCTCGTGTTCTTCAACAATCCGAAGAGCGCCGATGGTGCGGTGGTGCACGGCGGAGACAATCGCACGGGCAAGAACAACCCCGCGCTGGCGGGCACGGCGGCGGCGGATGATGACGAGCAGATCGTCGTCGATATCGCCAAGCTGGACCCGAACATCGATGAGATCGCGATCGTGGTCACCATCGACAAGGTGAAGGAACTCGGCCTCGACTTCTCGCGCGTGCGCAATTCGTTCATCCGCATCTGCCAGAACGATGCCACCGGCCGCGAACTCGCGCATCACAAGATCACCGAGGACTATGCGTCTGCTACTGCCGTGGCGTTCGGCTCGCTGCTCAAGGACCAGAACGGCGACTGGGACTTCACTGCTGCATCGCAGGGGTTCGGATCGAAGAAGAACGTCGTTGATTTCGAGGCCGTCGTCGGCCAGTACCTCAAGTAAGCGGTGCCGAAGAAGTTCGACTTCGGTAACGGGGAGGTGGTGCCAGCGGCACCGCCTCCCTCACCTGTGCGCCGGGGAAAGGCGTTCGATTTCCCCGAAGCCACCGCTCCTGTGGAAGAGGCTGCCCCGCCACGGCGCGGCAAGTCGTTCGACTTCTCCAACCTGCCCGCCGAAATTCCCACACCAGCCGAGCCCAAGCGCCAGCCCAAGGTCATCGTACCAGAGGGTCGGGGAGAGGTTCGTTACCAGCGTGCAGCCCGTGAGCGCACGCTCACCGATGCCCTGATGGACAAAGCGCGGACGATCGCTCCGGGTATGCAGATCGACCGCCTCCGGGGACGCATCGATCAACTGCTCGTCATCGACATGGAGGCGCTGACGAAGTGGGGCGACCTCAATCTCCTTCCCTTGCAGCAAGCGAGCGGCGTTCAAGCCGATATCGCCGCCAAGCTACAGAGCATCGATGCGGTTGGGCGTCTCAAGGAAGCCCACGACGCGGTATGTCGCCCGGTGACTTTCTTCGACCGTGTGGCGGGCCGTAAGCCCGAGCATTACGAGCAGAGCCTCGCGACGGCAAAGCGCGGTTTGCAGGAGTTGATGCTCAAGTCGGAGGCGCAGCGCCGCGAATTTGAGCCCGAGGTTATCGATCTCCACCTCGACGCTATCGCGCTGTCGGTGACCTTGACCGAGTTTAGTAATCCCAGCATGGGGAACATCGCAAACTCTCGAACCAAGACGCTGTTGCTCGCGCACCAGACGGGCACCATGCTCCTGCAAGTGCTCACTAATACGATCGAGCAATGCGCGACATTCTTGGGCCAGATCGATTCGTTGATCAACGTCACTATCCCACAGTGGAAGCTGTCCCAGCGATAAGAGTCCGATGAAGGGTCAGTTCCCCTAAATAGGGGATGACCTTCACTGTCCAAAAACTCCGCGCTATCTTCCCGACAACGAAAAACGAGGTTCTCGAAACCTTTGTAGCGCCCCTTAATGCCACCTGCGCACGCTTCGACATCTCGACGGTCGCGCGCCGCGCCGCCTTTATCGCACAGGTGGGTCACGAGAGCGGCAACCTTACTGCCATGAAGGAGAACCTCAACTACGGCCAGAGCGGCCTGTTGAAGGTATTCCCGAAGTATTTCCGTGATGCCGCCACCGCGTCTCGGTACGCCCGTAACCCAAAGGCTATCGCCAATCGCGTCTATGCGAACCGGATGGGTAACGGCGACGAGGCGAGCGGAGATGGCTACCGCTATCGTGGTCGTGGTCTGATCCAGATCACCGGCTCGTATAACTACCACGCGTTCGCGACCGTCATGAAGATCAGCGTCGCTGATGCTTGCACCTACATGGAGACGCTGGAAGGTGCGGCTATGTCGGCGGGTTGGTTCTGGTCACAGGCCGGGCTCAACGCGATGGCGGATCAGACGCGCTTCACCGACATTACACGGAGGATCAACGGTGGTGTAAATGGTTTAGCGCACCGGAAAGAACTCTGGGCGCTAGCCCTCAAGGCGTTGGCTTAATTAATGCGTGGGCGGAAACGCCTCGCTATATCACTCCAATGACCAAGCCCCTTGATCCCGCCCTCGCCCAGAAGATCGAGCAGATTCTCGATCGCCACGTCGATGATCGCGTCATGCACGCGGTCATGCATCGCCTTGCCGTGGCCTTGGAGCCGCACCTCAAGTAATGATTACCGACATCCCCATTGACCGCCTCGAAGCGCAAGGGGTGCGTTGTGGTACCGACGCGCAAGCCGTCGCGGTCAAGTTGCCGCCACGGATGGTGCGCTGGATGCGCGACCATTCCGCTGATCCCTATCGCTTCGAGATCGTTGAGGGCGAGGGTCTCAAATGTGGTGAAATCGTTATTCCGGTCGCGGTAGCATGTCGCCTTCATGCTTCGGAGAATGACGCCATTCTATTCCGGATCAGATTCGGTTTTTGACCACCTAAATAGGTGATGATCACACGATACGATTATTTTTGCGACTACCAGATCAAGCGCTTCATCATGCAAGTGGTTCGCGCCTTTTCGGGTTTCCAGTATCAAACCGGTGCACGCGGCGACAAAGCACCAGAACTTCGCTTGGTGCCTTGCCTCCCTGCCAGCCGCAACCGTCAGGCAGCCGCTATCCGCCGTAACATGTCGGAGAACACCCTTCTATCTGTTCCTCTGATCACGGTGGATATGATCAGCTTTGAGCCAGATCGCGATCGTGTGCAAAGCCCAGATCACATCGACACCGTTCAGGTGCGCGAGCGCGAGCGGGATGCCATCACGGGCGATTACACAGGTCGAGCCGGAAACGCCATGACGATCGAGCGTATGATGCCTCGCCCTTACACGATGACGATGCAGGTCGATATTTGGACTGCGAATATGGATCAGAAGCATCAATTGCTCGAACAGATCGACATCTACATCAATCCGTCTTTCGACATCCAGAACAGTGATAATCCCCTTGATTGGACCGCACTCACCACTGCCTTCATGGAGTCGCAAACTTGGTCCTCCCTCTCGATCCCGATTGGCACCGAGAACGAGATCGATGTGGCGACGATTACGCTCAAGATTCCCATGTGGCTCACACCACCCGCTCGTGTTTCCCGCCAGACCCTGATCCATCAAGTGGTTACCAATATCGCAACCGCAGATCGTGACGAACACGGCGTGATCCGGACTGGCGAAACCTTGATTGAGCACGTCACGACACCGGATGACTGTCATGTTCGTGTCGAGCGCGGCGTCCTCACGCTCCTTGGTAGCGGGGGTGAAGAGACGCGAGCCGATGGGAGCACGTTCTCATGGCACGCCCTTTTGGGGAAGATGGGCGCGATCCTTCATCCATCAGAGACTCAAATCCGAGTGCGCTGCGATAACCGTGATATCATCGGCGTCATTCAGCCAACCGACGACGACAATCGGGTGATCTGGCAGACAGACATTGATACCCTTCCCCATAATACGCTGTCGCCCATTGATCGCGTCATCGATCCCCGGCGACACGTCCCCGGTGAGGGTAACATGGCCGCGCCCAGCGATGGTCAGCGTTACCTCCTGCTCGAAGACCTTGCGAGTAATTCGCTGGTCTGGGGGGCAATTACCGCACGCGAGGGCTCGATCATCGAGCGCCGAAATGGCGCGTGGGTTGTCGTCTTTTCCGGCACGAGCGATCAGTCCGAGTATGTGGTCAATCGCACCAGCGGGAGACAGCTTCGTTGGGTCGCGGATACCAAGGAGTGGGTCATCGCTATCGATGGTATCTACTCGCCGGGTGAGTGGCGTATCGGGATCGTTTGACAACTCGGTAGTTCGCTGCTAACTGATCTTCAAGGAGATCACGATGCCGCAGAAGAAGACCGAAATGGAATCCGGAGATATTTCTGCGGAGAGCGGTTATGTCGCGCATACCCCGGAGCAGATGCGCCAACTCGCGATCGATGTCGCCGCAGGGAGCGTGTTCGGTTCGTGGCAGCTTCCCGAACACGATATGCAGCACGTGAACCTGATCTTCATGCCACTGATGTTCATGGATGATATCATGGTCAAGGAAATGCAGCGCGACGGTGCTATGCACTTCTACGGCCATATGCGCGACTCGTTTGATCGCGGCATCAACGGCTACCCGATCTTCATGTCGGTACGCGTGATCGATGCCGCTGACTGCGCGCGCCTCAATCAAATGCTCAAAGCCTTGGAGGCTCTCAATGAGGGTAACTGATCGCAAGCTTGGCGGCGAGGCCAATTTCGTCGGTGGAACCGCGCTCACCAACGAGCAGTGGCGTGCGCAGCTTCCGCCCATCCACTGGCATCGGCTGAAGTTCGCTTCATGGACCGAATCCCACTACGCCCTCGCCTACCGGTGGGCGGCGACGAACAGCGTCGGCTGGGTCTACTTCAGTGATGAGACCTACTATTTCGGCGACTCCGGTGACGCGGCGCTGTTCATGCTTTGGGTGACGGAGAGCGGCGTCGAGGACGACAGCGGCACGATCGCATGATGCGCGTCGCCCACATGGCGGTCAGGGACTTTCGAGCTATTCGGAAGTTCGACCGGCGCTTCGATCCCAGCCACCAGATCATCGTCGGCCCAAACGGTTGCGGGAAGACGACGCTCCTCAACCTCTTGGCGATGGCAGCGGGAAGCGACCGCGCCTCGGGGCTGTTTGCGGGCGAGAGGATCGGTCATCTCTCCGTGACTCTCGTCAATGACGGTTGCGAATATACGATCGAGATCGGGGATCGCCTTGATCCCGACTATTTCGACGAATGCAAGGCTGCGTTGCCGCAGCGGGTGAACTTCGCCTTTGACGAGGATTACAGCGATTGGCTGGCGAACGGCAAGATCGATGTCGAGGAGGCGGAGCGCTTGATCGATGCATATCGGGTCCGTGAGAACCTCGACACCAACGTCTTCGGGCGTCGCGGCCAGACGGTTCAGGCGTGCTTCGGTGACGGGTCGAAGCAGGGCATACGCCTTTGCCTGTGCGCGGCAATGCGGGATGGCCCGCTCCTCTTGGATCAACCAGCACGCCACCTCCACATCGTGGTTAAGCGCTTCATGGGCATCATGTTCGCAAAGACTCCCCAGCAGGTGATTTCCGTCACCCATGATCCGGAGTGGATTGCCGAATCCATGAACTCCGCGTTTAGTCTGTGAAAAATAGTTGTTGACAAGTCTTTCCAGTATCCTATTTGACGCCGGGTCGGAACAGCAACAGGAATTTCTACATGAACGACAATGCAAATCAGGCGATCGATCAGAGCCTCGACATCGCGTCGCGTATCGTCATCGCCTACGTGGGCAACTCGCACAACCACCTCAATACCGATGCGCTCAACACGCTGATCACTGCCACCTACTCGACTGTGCAGGGTCTCGCCGGTACGGCCGCGCCCGTCGCCGCCACTGCCGAGGTCGAGGAGGAGATGCGTCCTGCGGTCTCGGTCCGCAAGTCGATCGCCGATCCCGAGTTCATCATCTGTCTCGTCGATGGCCAGAAGGTCAAGGTGCTCAAGCGCTACATTCGCACGCGCTTCGGCCTGACGCCCGAGCAGTATCGCGAGAAGTTCAACCTCCCCGCCGACTACCCGATGGTCGCCCGCGCCTATTCGGATCGTCGTCGCGAACTCGCCAAGACGATCGGCCTCGGCACCAAGGGCCGTGTTCGCCAGTCGGCCGTCGAGGCGCTCGCCGATATGACCGGCGAGAGCGCGGATACGATCAAGGCAGAGATGGACGGCAAGAAGCCGGGCCGCAAGCCGCGCGCCAAGAAGGCCGAGATGGCGGACGCCTAATCGGCCTCGTCTGAATAATAAAAGCCTCGGTGTCTTGCGACGCCGGGGCTTTTTCTATATCTTCCCATTATGGAACCGAGCATTGCTGCACTGAATGTCTCCCCCTCGATCGCGGACGCGTGGCTCGCGGAATTATCGGCTCCGCACCGCTTCTACCACAATGAGCGGCATATTCGCGCCATCGTGGCTAATTACGATCGTCTCTTCGGTGGTGGCAACCCGATCATCTACGCCACCGCGTGGCTTCATGACATCCGTTACGATGCGCAGCGCGCCGACAATGAGGAACAGTCTGCGGCAGTCGCCGAGCGCGATCTCGACGGGACTGGGATCGACATCCCCGCCGTCACCGCTCTGATCCTCGACACCAAGTTGCATCGTGGCGGCACACCACTCTCGAATATCTTCAACGATCTCGACCTCGCGATCCTCTCCGAGCCGTGGGAGGTCTATCTCGAATATGCGAGGGGGATCAGGAACGAGTATCGCTTCGCCCCGCTTGAGCAATATGCAGAGAGGCGGGCTGCTGTCATGCAGGGATTCAACCGACATCAGCTTTACCGCACCACTGCCTTCATGGCTCGTGAAGCGCGTGGCCACGACAATCTGCAACGTGAGATCGACCTCCTTCTCTCCAATCCGGCGATGATCGATTGACATTCTCGTAGTTCGTCTGTATCTAGGATGCAGGAGACTATGATGGACAAGCAGCTTATCACCGAGAGCATTGCGCGCGTCGTTGCCGCATCGCCGCGTTTCGCCGCCCTCGACGGCATCGAGGTCCGTTTCGTGGACAATCTCGATCCCTACTCCCCGCTTCGGCTGCGCGAGGATTCGTTCGTGCTCGAAGTCGCTGATGACATGAGCGAGGACTATCGCGCGGAGACGCTCGATTACCTCGTCGCCATCATGGCGGTTCGTCACGACGAGATCGGCCAGCGCGGCGATCGTGACCAGCGTATCTGGAACATGGCGGGCTGCATCCGCGCCGCCGCCGTGGTGGGTGCCGAGAACATCGGCGATCCCCTCGCGTCGTCCTTCTACCTCGACGGTCTCGACCCCGCGAAGTCGGTCGCGGAGGTGTACGACGACCTCCTGATCGGTATGGTCGGCGGAGAGATCATGGTCAACATCGTTGGCATCGGTGAGTATGGCATTGCCCTTGATGCCATCCCGGTGGAGAGTGACGACATCCACTCCACCGAGCAACTTGCCGCTGATCGAGCGCGGATTGCGGCGGAGCGCGCATGAGTTTCGAACTCCTCGCTCCTTACCGAATTGTTGGCGTCGATGTAGATGACACGTTGCTCGATAATGGGCGACCAGCCGATTACGCGCGCTTCTGGGAGTTTATCGAGACCAATCCCTATGATCAGGTCTTCCACATCATCACCTTCCGTTCAGGCGGCTGGGAGAAAATGGTGTGGAGCGATCTGCGCTTCTCGGGCTCGACGCTGACGGAGGATCACTTCGCGTCAGTGCAAAGCGTTCCCCACAGCGTGTGGGCGCTATCGCAGGGTAGTGCGCCGCGTATCATCACATCGATGTCGCAACTCGACGAAGACCCCTACATGCTCTGGAAGGGCAAGGTTTGCGCTGAACTCGGCTGCGAGGTGCTCATCGACGATATGACCGAGCACGTCATCCGTGGCTGTGATCAGTATGGGGTGAAGCACATCCACCCCGACGAGCTATTTGGTCAGGGATAGTCGAACAAGGGTGCGGTCGGTTTCGTCGCGGAACATCGCGACAAAGTAGCCGTCCTTTATCTTGCTCGACCACGCCCCAGCTATCGCTTGTGGGCCGCATATCTCCTGCGTGCGCTGGATGATTTCACGTTCCTCATCCTGAAGGTAGCACTGTATCCAGAAGGGATAGGGTGAACCTTTTTCGCCATGCTGGGCGGGATCGAGAAGGCGGATGGCCATGATTGTTGATAACTGATCTTGCGTCAGAGTCAACTAAATAGTCGATGCAAGACCTGATGGAATATGAGTTCACGCATCGCACGACGCTGATGCGCGATGTTGCCAAGTATGTCGGTCAGGGCCTCTTTATTCATTTCGGCACTACACCGAAGTTGGGCATCAATCCGACAGCGACGCACGGTGATCCCGCTGGGGTCTACTTCTATCCCTTGGACTGGCTGGTCGCACAAGGCAAGTTCCTTGAAGGCAACCAATATGCGGTAGATCGTCCCTTTTGGACAATCGTGCGCCTCACTGCCACCAACGGAGTGGTCTTCTCGAAGCTGAACGAATTCGAGTTGGAGAACATCGCGGCTCGACAGAATTGGCCCGACTGGGCCGCGTTCAAAGCCTCGCACAGTGTGTCTGGAAAGCCCGAAGGATGGGCGTCGCTGTTCTGGATGAATGTGACCCGCCTCAATCGCAGCCTTTCTCCCAACCGGGCGCTTCGCGGTATCCCCTACATCTACGATGATGGCTTTGGTATTATCCACGGTGGCGAGCGCGCGCAGCTTCTCGTCATTGATCCCCGCGCTATGCAGGTTGTCGCGACGGGCAAACAGTCGAGCGGTAACAACAAGCTGATGAATGACCACGAGCACAGCTTCGTGCAGATGCTCAAGCGCTTTCGTGGTGAGTTCGGTGGCACACTGTTCTGGAAGCGCAAACTCCCCACATTGTCGTTCGACCATCGCGGCGCACACTTCGACTTCACATGGTTCGCCAGCAGCTTCGCGGCCTACCTCAAGATCGATGCCCGTTGGGGTCGTGCCACCAAGCAGATCACCATGACGGAGTATAATTTCTCCCAGAAGCCGATGGCGGAGACGGAGCAGTTCTTCCGAGACTTCATCGAGCGCATCGCGACTCTTGCCGCGAAGAAGCGTGACCTGTTCTTCACTCCCATTCTCACAGAGCAGCAGTGCCGAGATGGTCTCGCAAAGGTGATCGATCCCTCGATGTTCGAGATCGTCACCGAGATTGACAATGAACGTCATGAGATGACAGTTACTGCTACCCGCAAAGTAGTCGAGGACAAGCTAGAACTCACCACCATGGTCTATGTCATTAATGGTGATGAGACTTTTGGTAAAAAGGGGTCTGGAACAGTCAAGTGGTATGCTAGTGTTAAATCACAGCCATACACCCTCACTGCTGCTCGTAATTGGGAGGTCGAGCAACTTCCGCTCGGTATCGAGACAGCCTTTCAAGAAACCATCACCAACGTTGCCAAAGATAGTGACGGCTCGCCCAAGTTCTATTATGAAGAAGATCACCGCGCTTTTGTGGGCTTCGTCGCCAAGGAGTCGGGCATCCGCTCTCTGGCGGAGGACCACGCCGACGAGATCGCCGCTTATGAGGCTTACCCACAGAAGGCGAGGCTCTACCGCGAAATCAAACGCGTTTTCTGAAAGGATTCATGAAGTCTAACATCTATATTTCGCGCAAGGTTCTCAACAAGCAGGACATTATTGACTACGCCACGGATTGTGGTTTCACATCGATGATGCCCGCCGATAGTCTCCACGTAACTGTCGTCTATTGTAAGCGCGAAGTTGACTGGAACATCGTTGATCGTGACCAGCCCGAAATGCTCATCATCGAGAGTGCCGAGGACGAGAGCGAGCGGTCGATCCACAACTTTGACGGTGGGGCTTGCGTCCTAGAGATTACCTGCCCGGAATTACAGGAACGCAACGATGCGCTCCGGGAGCAGGGCATCCATTCCAAGTTCCCCGATTATCGTGCGCACATCACCCTCACGTACAAGAAACCGAAGAAGATGTCGGTCAAGAAGATCAAGCCCTACATGGGTGCGATCGTGCTCGGACCGGAGATCATCGCGCCCGCGAGTTCTGGATGGCAAGAGGAATACAAGGAGGTCAAGCTGATGAAAAGAGAAGTGATCAAAGAGGCTCGTCTCGACGATCTTGACATCGATGCCACCTATGAGGTTTTTCGTTCCAGCTATGAATCCACGACTGGGCAGTCATGGACTCGCGAGAAGTTTGAAGATCGCGCCCGCAACTGGACTTTCTACGGGGACGCGACAGGTTTCGTGGCCTTCCGCGAACAGGCCAGTGGGATGCGTAAACTCGTCGGTGTCGCCGGGGATACCAGCGGCGTCGTCATCGGCCTGAAACAACTCGTTGATGAGGGTAAGCCGACATGGGGTGCAGTGAGCGAGAAGATCGCCCGCGCGGCCAAGCGCTTCGGTTTCATCGCCCCCCACACCTACCTCGGTGGGGCGCTGGTGATGCGGCTGATCATGAAAGCCATTCCGGCGAGTGTCTTTGGTGGGGTGAAGCCGGAAGTCAATGGCAAGGGTGGCGTCACCCTCTCGTATGAGGATTTGGGCGAGCAGACGAAGTTTTTCATCGCGAACAAGGCCTACTTCGGTGAACTACTCAACAATCCCTCGTTCTCCGAGCATGTCCAGAACCCGGTCGTGAAGAAATTTATCGAGGCGGTTTTGAAATAATGCAGCGCTGGGATGGCGCTGATACCATCCCGGCATGATTATCGATTCATTGATCTCGAAGAACCTCATCCACCCACCGAAGTGGATGCCCGCCAATACTCACTTTCTCACGATGATGGGCAGTCACGCCTATGGCGTCGCGAGCGAAGGGTCGGACATGGACATCTACGGGTTCTGCATCCCTCCCAAGGATATGGTGTTCCCACACCTCGCCGGGGAGATCGAGGGCTTTGGAACACAGAAGAAGCGGTTCGAACAGTGGACGGAAGCCCACATCCACGATGGACCCAAGGAGTACGACTTCTCCGTCTATGGCATCGTCAAGTTCTTCCGGCTCTGTATGGAGAACAACCCCAATATGACAGATGCCCTCTTCGTGCCTCGTCGTTGCATCATCCACTCGACCAAGGTTGCCGAGCACGTCAGGGACAATCGCCGCATCTTCCTCCACAAAGGATCGTTCCACAAGTTTCGCGGCTACGCCTTCTCCCAGATGGCGAAGATCAAGACGAAGAAGCATGAGGGTAATGCCGAGCGTAGTGCCGATCAGGAGAAGTTCGGCTACTCGACCAAATATGCCTACCACCTCGTGCGCCTTGCACTCGAAGCAGAGCAGATTCTTGTTGAGCACGATCTCGTTCTCGACAACAACACCGCGATCCTCCGCAGCATCCGCAACGGCGAGTGGACCCTCGACGATATCGAGAACTGGTTCAAGGTCAAGGAAGCGGCGTTGGAGACCCTCTACTCCACTTCCACACTACGAAGCCACCCCGACGAAGCGGCAATCAAGAACCTCCTCTTGGAGTGCTTGGAGATGCATTGGGGGACGCTCAATGATGCGGTGAAGGTTGAGCGTCCCGCCGACCTGATCCTGCGCGAGATGCAGTCAGTGATCGATCGTTACAAAGGATAAAGGAATATGCCCGAGTATGCAGAATATCAAGACGCCATCCAGTGTATCAGAGCCAAGGCCGCATTGGTTCTGGGAAGCCAAGATCGGGCAGAGGAATGGATGGATCATACCAGTGCTACGCTGGGTGGGAAGCCGCGTGATCTCGCGCACACCCCGGATGGGACGATCGCTGTCCTCCTCCATCTGGCGGCGATTTCGCGGCATTCGTTGAGCGACTAACCCTCGCCGCCACCGCCCATATCACCACCATCGGATGGTTCGCCGGGAGCGGGATCGGGAATGCCTCCGCGTCCGCTCCCCCAGCCGTACCAGCCGCCCACGTAGTAGCGTGGACCAGCGCGGCGGCGCTTTCGCTTCTTGCGTTCAGTGATGATCTCGGTGATGCGCATCGGATATTTAGCCGTGGCGGCTCCATGGCCTCGGAGGGGTAAATACCCCTATGGGGATCATCGATCAAATTTTCGCACTAAAGGCACTCGGAGGACTGGGGTTGTTGATCCCACTGCTCTGGGGCTATCGCGTCATCATGCTCTATTGCAAGGAGACTCGGGAAAATTACCGGGATCGCCTGACCGCGACGGTGCTGGAATTGGAGGAACAGAAAACGATCAACATCAGGCTGGAGCTTCGCATCCAGACGATGGAGTTCCTCCAATCGATGCGTGAAGGCAAAGCAAATCAGCCAATCTAATTGCGGCGGATATAGCTGTGATTGAAAAAGGGCAGCGCATCGCGGCGCTGCCCCATTCAAGCGATCAACTCAAGCACGTCCCAAGACCACCACAAGCGGTCCTGATCAAGCGCTTGCTGCTCATCGCAGTAGCGGCGTGCTTCTTCTTCGGAAGCCTTGTAGCCCTTGAGTTCGTCGCAGTCAGAGCACGACTTGAGGCCACGGATAATCACATATACAGTCATATTCAATCTCCCAATAAACACACCGGAACATCGGGAGATGAGCGCCTTATAAACGATTACCCGTTACTGTCAAGCGTATAGTTCCATGATGGCGCGCTCACCATCTGGATTCAGTTCACGGCTGCCGATCCCAGCGTAGACCCCCGTGGGGCGCGGCGGAGCAATGATGGGACACCAAGCCCCCTTCCACTGATACCATTGCTGTGAGTTCTGATCAAAGACGTAGCAGCGACCATCGGGATGCATGTCTGTGAACATCTGCGTCGCCCACGCTGTGCCGCCTTTGACGAGACCGTTCTTGTCCAAGGCGGAGATCGCGTAACAGGAATCGCTCCACGCCACCTGATAATAGTTGCGGCGCAGAAGGCTGGCGACAAAGTTGTTCGCGACAGGCCAGCGGCGTTTGAGCGTTAGATTCGCGTGTTCGAGATAGGGGTCGGCAACAAGGAGTTGATCCGGCGCGAGCACGACGATCTGTGATGCCGAAGCCTTGGAACGATGACCCCGGAACGTCCAGTGGACGACCGAGTGCCCATAGGCGGCGGCGGAAGTGCCCCAAGCCAGATCAGCGCCATCAGCGCCTCCGCTCAAGCAGACATCTTCGGTATCGAGGGCTGGAATGACTTGCATCCGAGGATATAATCAGGTAGGCGGTGGGGCGTCAATATTGGAATCACGATGTATTACGTTCGTCGCATCCGTCAGTTGCCACTCTCCAAGGTGCTCGCGGATGGCTTCCGTATCGAGGCGAGTTGGAAGCGTGGCCGACGATTGTCTATCATGTTCCACGACGAAACGGTATGGTCGGTGCGCCTTGACCAAGATCGCGATGGTTTCATACCTGTTTATCTCCACCATGTCTTTCGCCTATGCTGCGATTACCTCAACACGCCGCGAGCCGAATTGCTCGAATTTCGATCGCCAAAACAGTGGAACGGCGCGTGCTCGGTGCTGGCAACCATCTTACCGCTGATCGATCGCCGAGTGGGCAAGTTTCAACTCTCCTCCTTGCTTTTCGCCACCGATGATCCGATCGTGCGGCGCATTGTAGCCCTACGGTTTAGGAAGTCGTTATGCTCCCCAATTTCATCACCCTCACCGGCATCGATAACCGAACCGACTTGCGCCGCGTAGCCGATCTCTCGGCTGCCTTCCATGTCGAATTCGGCATCCTGTTCTCGCGAAATCGGCAAGGGCTGGACAATCGCTACCCCGATGAGACAACGATCGCGGAAGCATTGTCGGTCGCGGGTGTCGATTACGCGGCCCATTTGTGCGGTAAACATGCCCATGAAGTCATGGACGGAGTGTTCGATCGCGATAGCCTCCCTCTCGATCCTTTCCGCCGCATTCAGGTCAACCACGTTGCGCCCGATTGTCAGCGCCTTCGCGACTTTGCTCGTGATCAGGTAGTCATCGCGCAATGGCGAGACGAGAACGCCTTTCCGACGACGGATGAAGGAGTATCTTGGCTCTATGATCCCAGTGGCGGTCGCGGCGTAGCGCCAACACGGTGGCCGATCAATCAGTCGCCCCGTATAGTCGGCTACGCGGGCGGGATCACGCCGGAGAATTGCCGGTCTGTTCTTGATCAGGTTGGAGAGTTGTCCCAGCAGGGCTTCTGGCTAGATATGGAGAGCGGAGTCCGCACTGATGATTGGCTCGATCTCGACAAATGCACATCAGTGCTCGAACAAGTCGGTAGGCGTCGGTGAGGCTGACGGAGACCGGCCACGGGGGGCGGGTGGTATTTCATTTCCGGGAGGCAGATGTCGTAGATTGCGAAGACATCATCTCATGGTGCCAGCGCTCCTTGGACGAAGAAGCACACTGGACAGTCTGGACGCCCATCGTGAAAGTATCGGGCCACCGATGGAGCCGCACTGGACAGCGGATGTTTGATCTTCTTAATGCCAGCGGTGATTTTCTCTTGTTTGTCCCCGGTGAGGAAGCCCCGCTAGTCAGGCTAGAGTGGGGCCATCTTGAGCGGATGGCTTTTCAATGAGGCGATCAATCTGCCTGTAGAGGGCAGGAAGGTCTGTGCTATTGTCGAGGACATGATCGGGCTCCTCCGCCATCCAGAGCCACTCGCTCTCATGGACGCGGAAGACGGTTCGCATCCGCTCGGCCGCGATGGCGTCGCCGGATAGAGCGGAGACGGCGATCGGCTGCCATGCGGGATCGTCACCGCGACGGACGCGAAGAATGGTGCCACCGAGTTTGCGGGTCATCTTCAACTCGTTGGGGAAGCGCCCATCGGTGAGCACCACTGGCCCCTCTGCGTTGCTGAACTTGCGCTCGGTGTTGAGAATCCAGATATCGTCGTGAAACCACTTGCGCATCACATCGGTGCCGAAGTTCGTCATCGCGAACCGTGGTGTAAAGTGCGGGATACCAAGGCGAGACGCCCACCAAGCATCGACTTCCTCGCGCCAAAGTCGCGATTCAGGAGTACGCCCTTCCAGCATGGCACGATCCCAGTCGAATATTACAGCTAGACAATCCTTTAGACTGTCCGCGAACGAGAAGGTCCGGTAGCCGTAATGATCATGTAGGTATTGCCCAACGGTGTCTTTACCCGCACCCGCGAGGCCGCATAGTGTAATCAACTTCATTGCATGACTTTACCGCGCCGGGTTTCCCGTTGACAATAAAACTCGATAGTGTAGACAAGGGTTATGAGCACAACCACCCTCCTCTTCCGCTGGGGCGCACTACCCGAGCAGCGCTTCGCCTTCGAGAGTCTCGATGCCGCCCTCGACGCTTTGTGGGCGATGGCCAGTCTTGGCGGTGCAGCCGTCGATAGCAGCGATGGATGGCGCGAGGATCGGCGTCGCCGCCTCGAAGCCGGTGAAGTCATTCCGTTCAACGGCTTCACGGCAGAGATCGACACCGCTCTCGGAGTGACCGAAGAACAGGAAGCCGTCGATGGGCTGATCTGCTACCAGTTGGTGCGCAGCGATGTGCCCTCCTATGTCGTCGGTAAGGCGCTCGCTCAAGCCAACCACTGTGGCACCGCGATGGTTATCCGGGCACTCAAACGCGATGATCGCACCAACCTCGACCTCCTGCTCGAATGGGCGGAGGAGGCGGATGGTTTCGGAACCTGCATCACGCTGGAGGTCACGCTTCCGGTCGCGCGCCAGATCGTCTCGCTCGCCAACCTCTCGGGGCTCTACTCGGAGATGATCAACGATCCCACCTATCCGATTCGCGATGGGGACACGATCAAGACGCTACCGGTGGACACCTGCGCCTTCGTCTTCGGACGCCAATCGCGGGCGAAGGCTGTAGTGCGTGGCCTGAACCTCTTCCCATGAACAGGGAAGACTTCGACCGACTACTGGAGTGCAAACCCTATGTTGCACCCTTCCACCTCGCGGTACCACTGTTCTCGTCCAATTACGACGACAGAACGCTGCTCTACGGCTACGATGTCGATCGGGCGACGTGGCACCTCTACGTCGAGGACGGCGAAGTCTTGCTTCATCGTTACCGGATGGAAGCGTCGATACTGCGGATCAATTTTCGCCACGCCGTGTTCCCCGAGGGTGAGATCGAGCGCCTCGTCGTTCCGAACAAACGCCTCTACCCCGAGCGGTGCGACTTCGAGTTCTGCCAATGGGCTCGACAGATGAAGCACTGGCATCTACCGTTCACCAAATGGGACGAGACCTTCGCCCATAATGGGTGCACTTACTTCGGGGAAACATGATGGTGGAACACTGGCAGACGCGCGATTATGGCGGCGCGGAGGGTAAGGCCGTGTCGTTGTCCAAGAAGGGACTGGGAGAGTTCTTCTTTCACCTCTTCTCCATGCAGGGACGGTTGGTGTCGAGTTTCTGCCTCAACGCAGCATACCACGGTTCTTACGTGCAACTCCTGATCGAGCTTCCCGAAGGCATGAAGGAGAAGTTCGAGCAGGAGAGTGGCTTCGCCCTTGAGAAACCGGCAAGGATTCAAGTAGCATGATGATGACCGGTAGCGAAATCCTCTCTGCTGTGCGAGCCGGGCAATACCTCCTTGAGGAACCCGACCTCAATCAATTGGTGCAAATCTTTGAGGCGGCGCGCTCCGAGGCACAGCCGGGTGATGAATTCACCGCCGATCCCGCGAAGTGGCCGGTGGTTCGTGGGATCACGGCAGTCAGGGACGTGATGAAGGCAATTCGGGGCGACTAAATAGCTGATGCTATTTTATGTCGCGGAGAAGTCATGCGCCTGAACGAATTCAAGATCACCCCCATGTCGTTCAAGGGCGTCCTCACAGGGCTGCAACAGCGCTTCGGCTTGAAGCGGGTTGGCGGCAATCAGCGCATCTACCGCGTCGGGGATGAACTCGGTGTTGTCTACCTTGTGCGCGGTGGGCCGAAGGCGGTGGGGTTCACGTGGCAGCACGGTGACGCGACCCTCCGCCGCGTCTATCTCTGGAACAACTTCAACGCCTCGCACTCGCCCGATCTGGTTGTCGATATCCCCCCTACGCTCGATCTGGAAAATGGTTTGCGCGAACTCGCCACCTTCATCGATGGTCCTCGAACCGGCGTCTTCGAGGCCGCTGCTCCCATCACGACGATCGCAGCCTTGGTGGCACTCGTGAAGGCAGAGGGGCGCGATCCCAAGGCGATCAGCGCCGAGGAACTCAACCGCATCGTGGGTTCAACCGGCCATATTCTGTCCGCGCATCTGGCGGATCATCTCCCCGCCACCGGGACGATTGATCTGACTGCCGAGGTGGAGCGTCCGATGGCGGTCACCATCATGGCGCGCGCTGCCAATGGGGTGATGTTCGAGGTTCCCGGTAGTGCCGAGATTGCGTCGCGGGTAGCCAAACAGATGGCTGCGGCGGCGGGCGGTTCCGGCGAAACTATGGAGCAGCAGTATGAGAAACTGCGCGCCAAGGTTCGCCTCGTCGCATCGGGCAAGTCCTCCTACATCAAATCACTTCTCATCACTGGCGCACCATCGGCGGGCAAGACCTACTCGGTCATGCAGGTTATCAAGGAGTTGGGCCTTCAGGAAGGGTCCGACTACATCGTGATCAAAGGCTCGATCACCGATGTGGCGTGTTACCAGACCCTCATCGAGCAGATCGATGGGCTGACGATCTTCGACGATTGCGACTCTGTTGTGAGCACAGTCAACGGCAAGAACATGATGAAGAACGCGCTCGACACCTACGCGATTCGTGACATCAATCGTCCGACCAATAACAGCATCAACACCAAGGTGATGCCCGAGGAAGAGCGCACGATCTTCGTTGACGCGATGTCGCGAGTGTTGCGCGGTGTTGCATCCGCTGATGATCTCCTCCACTTCGAACGCTTTGCGGTCAAGAAGAAGAAGGACGAGAAGGCTCCGAAGAAATCACCCTACATCAACGATGATGGCGATTTCTTCATTCCTGATCTTACGGGAGAGCTAGAGGTTCTCGACGACGATAATGCATCGTTACAAGATCGTATGCACGAGCTACAGCAGTACTTCAGCAAGCATCTTCCGAACAAAATTGATTACCGTGGACGAATCATCTTCATCTCCAATATGATGGAGTCGGATTGGGACTCCGCGATCTTGACCCGCGCCTTCCGCCAGAACATGAACTTTGCCGATGGTGAGATGTTGGACTTCCTCGACAAGATCAAGGATACCATCGCGGCACCCGGTCTCTCGTCGAGCGACAAGGCAGAAGTGATGGCACACATCCGCACCATGTATGAGGCGGGTCAGCTTCACTCGCCGATCAACTTCCGCCTTGTTCAGCAGTGCTATGATCTTCGCCTGACCGGCGACGGATGGCAGCAGATGATGATCGGGCTTTGATGCTTGCGCTGCGAGATACGGCATGGTATCTTCGCGGAAATGAAAATATCAGTTGATACAGAAGCGAGCGGGCCTTGCCCCACTCTGGGTGATCTAATCAGTTTCGGCGCGGTGGTGATCGAGCCGGGTTTGGAGCGGACCTTCCGCTCCCCCGACATGCGACCAACCTGCGACGCCTTTCAAGAAGGCGCGTATCGCTCGATCGGCCTGACCCGTGAAGAGCATCTCGCCTATACGGCTACTGTTGAGGATGGCTTTCGCCTCTTCGATGAATGGCTGTCGGGGCTGCGGGGCAACCGTTACACGCTCGTGACCGACAATCCCGCTTTCGATTGGCAGTGGATTAACTGGGGGTTCCACACCTATCTGGGCCGCAACCCCTTTGGTCATAGTGCTCGTCGCATCGGAGACATGGCGGCTGGCTTGTCGGGGAAGGTCAACGACCATTCGAGTTGGAAGCGGCTTCGTCGCACACGCCACACGCATGATCCACTCGATGATGCGAAGGGCAACGCAGAGGCGTTTCTCGCGCTGTGGAATTAATCCCCCATAGCCGCGACCCCCATGACATCGCGCCGTGGCGCAGTCGTGATGAGATCGACTTCTCCGAATCGATCCTCTGGTTCCCGAACAGCAGAACGCTGATCTGTGGTAGGAGGCGTGATGACCAGCGCGGCGACATCCCTGTTGCCGCCCCCTTTTTTGCTGTCATGCACGCCAGTCGCGTTTGGACGTGCTCTTCCACGCACTGGTTCGATGATATCTATAGCAGCAAGAACTGGCCTCGTGAGTTCCGGATGCATAAAAATCGGCATGGACCAGTTGACCCAAATCCTTTCTTTCTCTCACATGCTCGGTTCCTCATCTCTGTGATGTGAATGATCACGCTTTCAACATCTTGTTAGGTCTTGCCACGATGTTCCCATTGCCGTCTGCAACGCTGGTAAGGAACACGTCACCCATTACGGTAATTTCGTGTTCGTGAGGGTGAGAGAAATGCTGCTGGAACGTTGTGGGCCAGTGAATCACGGTTGGTCGAACCTGTGCGGTGAGAAGTAGCCTTGTTTCTAATGCGGCTTCGCTGTGATACTCGCAACTAGCACTACTACGATCATAGCTCCAGTGAACACCCAATGGCCTATGATCAAGCACCCCTAACCAATCATGCACATCTGCGACCGAAATCTCTCGGAACAAAGTAATGGTGCCATCACGTATGATCGAGGTGAAGCGGGACACACAGAAATCGAAGTAAGCCTCCTCCGCATTGTCTTCATCAAAATCAGCCACTTCGTCGTAGATGCCATCATGATCAACATCAACACCGGGGTTTTGTAGAAAGTCGTCTTTGGCGTTAATCATTTCTTGCAAACTGCCGCTATTCATCCAGTCCACAGCTTCGAATAGGGCGATCCATTTGCGCATTGGATATTTATCGTGAATATTGCGAGGCCGGGAGCAGCCCCTCTACGCTGCTCCAATGACTCGTATCAATGTTGTCCCCGCAGAAGAATTGTCACAGCTTCACTTGATTGCAGAATACCGCGAGCTTCCTCGCATCTTCAACCTAGTGCGTGCCGCTGTTGCGAGGGGTGAGCGTCCCGATGATCGCCGCAATCCCGTGCTCTATTGTCTTGGGAGCGGTCACTGCCGGTTCTTCTATCCCCGTTTGGGATGGCTGCGAGAACGCCAGCGCGCTCTCGTCGCGGAGATGTTGGCGCGCGGTTACCAACCCAACTTCACCGACATCGAAGGGCTCACTGCCGGTATCCCGGATGAGTGGTGTCAGGATTGGCAACCCGACGACCTCGCGCTAGCGCTCAACCGGGGCCGGATCGAGGAACGCACCCCTAAACAATAATCTTGCCCTGCCCCGAACTTTGGGGTAAATAAACGATCATGGCTGACGTTCTATGCCTCAATGCCGACATGGCACCCATCAACCTATTGAAACTTTCTGTCATGGATTGGCAGGAAGCCATCAAGGCTGTCTTTCTCGATACCGTCACCGTCGTGGAGGAATATCCGGACTGGCAGGTTCACTCGCCTAGCGTCACGATGAACGTCCCCTCGGTCATCATGGCCAAGCGCCACGTGCATTTCACGCGCCTCGTTTCCTTCTCGGAGGACAATGTGAAGCTGCGTGACCGCTACACCTGCCAATATTGTCACCGCGTGTTCCCGGCCTCGAAGCTGACGATGGACCATGTGCTGCCTCGCAAGCATGGTGGCCGGACTGCGTGGGACAACATCGCATCCGCGTGCGGGCCGTGTAACTTCCGCAAGGGACACAATCGCAAGATCGTGCCCCGGCTGTTGCCGCGTCGTCCCAGCTATTGGGAAATGGTGTCGATCGTCAAAGAGTATCCGCTCACCATTCCGTGTGAGACTTGGGTCGAATATTTGAACTGGCCCGAGGACAAGTTGTTCGTTGGTGGTCAAAAGATATTGCGGACCAGTCTAGCTGCTTGATATTATCTCCTGATAGAGCCAACAACCCTATCAGGAGATAAATGACTACTTGGCCATTACCTTCTGATCACAACCAGAAGGTCTAATACATGCAGATCACCAAGCATATCGGTATCGAGCCCTCGACGAACTCGCGTATCGCCCTCATCATCCCGGTGCTGGAAGGCACTGACCATTGCCTGATCGTTTATGTCGATCGGCTTCCGCGTGACCTCAAGGACGGCTTTGATCACGTCCTCAACTCATCGGAGGGTCAGGCCGCGCAGAAGCTCGCCGATGTCCTCTCGCGCCGCCTCTACAGCGACACGAAGTCCGACTACCTCGCCACGCTCCATAACTACAAATTCCTCGTCAAGGCTCCGATTGATTCGATCGAGATGACGCCGATGCCTTCAATCAAGCTACCGCTGCGCACCGTGCTCGTCGAGAGCGGGCTGATCCCGCGCCCGATCGCAGAGGCGGTGGACAAGTTCAACCCGCACCTCCACAACTCGACCGCAGCCACCCATGGCGAGACGCTCGGTACTGCTCGTAACATGCTGATCGAGGCCAAGATGCTCGAAGACGCTGCACGGACGAAGCGCGACGAAGCCTATCGTCTCGCGCCGTCGCTGCGCCCGGAGGAGCCCACCACGGCCCCGCAGATCATCGCCGACGAGGCAAATGCCGATAAGGCAAGTGCCGATCAGGCCGCAACGGGTTGATGCAACCCGTTGACCTGATCCTTGCGGAGCGCGAACGGCAGTTCAACCTGCCGGGGACGGAGCACGATGCGAGAAAGTCACCCAATGACTGGATCACCACCATCGTGTCCATCCTCGGTGAAGGGGTTGAGCGCAGCGGTATCCCTCCGACGAAGCAGGACTTCGAACGATCCATCACGAAAGCAGCAGCGGTATGCCTTGCAGCACTTGAGCATACCGCGCTGATGAGTGAGCAGAAGAAACTAACCCTCTAGGGGTGATGGGGTGTGCTTCGGTGCTCCCCATCTTTTTTATCATATGCGTAATAGAAACATCATGCAGACGATCGACATGTTCCGTGATTTGATTCAAGAACTCGATGCCACGGAGATACCGGTGAAGTATATCGCGGCTGCGTGTCACACCGACGAAGACGGGAACGAGAATGTGGTCACTGGCGACGACCTCGACAACCTCATGGATAGGAGCCATCCCTATGAACGAGTCATGGATGTTCAACTCCTCCTCGATCTCCGGGTAATCGCCATCGATGTCGGACTAGAAGTCAGAGAACTATTCGATCGAGTTTTGGACCGGTTGGCTGTGGAGTAATATTGCCCGCTAGGGTGTCACTCCTGTACCATCACGAAATGAATAACGAAACCACTTATCTCGATCTTCTTCGAGATGTTCTTGACAATGGATTGGATCGCCCGGATCGAACCGGCACTGGTGTTCGCGGCGTGTTCGGCCGTCAGGCGCGATACGATCTCTCCACCTTCCCGCTCCTCACCACGAAGAAACTCGATCTACGCTCCATTGCAAGCGAGTTGCTGTGGTTCATCGAAGGATCGGGCGATGAGCGTCGCTTGGCAGAAATCCGCTATGGGCGGGATCGTAGTGAACTCGCGGACAAGCGGACGATCTGGACCGACAATGCCCAAGCCCCCTACTGGCGCGACAAGGCCCGGTTCGAAGGCGATCTCGGTCAAGTCTATGGCGTGCAGTGGCGCAACTGGGAGACGCACACGCGCTACGAGTCCAGTGATGAACTCTCCCGTCTCCTTGATGCCGGATCGGGAAATTTCCTGCCCGATCCGATGGGGACAGGCGGTGTGGCGTTCCGCAAGACCGACCAGATCAAAGACCTGATCGATGGTCTGCGTCGCGATCCCTTTGGTCGTCGCCACATCCTCACCGCATGGAACCCCGGCAAGCTGTCCGAGATGGCGCTACCGCCCTGCCATGTCATGTCACAGTTCTATGTCGGTCAGGGGAAGCTGTCCTGTATGCTGACGCAGCGCAGTAATGATTTATTTTTGGGGACGCCCTTCAACGTCAGCAGTTATGCCCTATTCACTCATATGATCGCACAGGTGGTGGGTCTCAAAGCCGGTGAACTCATCCATTCGATGGGTGACGCACATATCTACAGTGATCATATCCCGGCCGTCGAAGAACAGCTTGCTCGCACGCCTCGATCTGCACCCTTCCTCTACGTCGATCCGGGCGTGAAGGAGATCGATCAATTCAATATGGATAGCTTCGAGATCATGGGTTATGACCCACATCCCGCTATTAGAGCAAAGATGGCCGTATGATCACACTCATTGCTGCAATGGATGAAGCTCGCGTCATTGGTGCAAACAATGCCCTGCCGTGGCACCTTCCGGCAGACTTCGCGCATTTCAAAGCCACGACGATGAAGCAAACCATTATCATGGGGCGTTTGACGTTTGAGAGTCTGCCGTTGAGGCCGCTCCCGCATCGTCGCAATATTGTCGTGACGCGTGATCTCGATTATACCCGCAACGGTATCGAGGTCGCGCATTCCTTGGATGAAGCCTTCGAACTCGCGGGATCGGAATGCTTCGTCATCGGTGGACAGAACATCTACGAGCAGACGATCGACCGCGCTCATCGTCTGCTCATCACCCATGTCTCCGGGGTTCATGAGGGCGACGCCTTCTTCCCCGAGATTGGCGAGCGATGGTCCAAAGCGCGGGTGCTCGGCGCGGGGGAAAAATACCGCATCGTGGAGTATATGGCGATTTAGATGTTGACATCCCTACACGGGCGCGTATCAGCACCCTTGCGTATCAAGCAAGTGTGACTGTGTAGGAATCCCATATGCCGATTTTTAACGCCCATCCGCGTGACCGGGTAACCGTGTTCATGGATGGCAACAATCTCTACGCTACCCTGCGCGCGCTCGATCTCAAGATCAACTACAAGCGCTTCATCGCGCTCTTGCGAGAAGAGACGCGCCTCGTCCGCGTCAATTATTTCACCACGGTGCGCCCCCCGGCCGACGAGCAGATCGATCCCGCCCGCGCGCAGTCCGATTCACAGCTACGCCGTGTCCTCGATATGATGAGCTTCAATGGCTATCAGGTCGAGATGCGCGAGATGCGCGAATACGGTGACGATTTCGGCAACGTGCGCTTCAAGGGGACGGTGATCCCTGACATGATCGTCTCGATGATCGACGCCGCTGATGCCAACACTGATCACATCGTGCTGATCAGCGGCGATGGTGATCTCACCGCTGCCGTGGAGGCGTGCAAGCGCCGTGATGTTCGTGTCACCGTCGTATCGTCGGAGCACGCTGATGTCATCTCCGAGAACCTGCGGCGCTCGTGTGACCAGTATATCGATATCGAGGATTTGCCCGAGGACGTGATCCTCGACAGCAGCCAGCCTTTCCCCAACGATTAAATCGAGGTTCCCAGTCTTCCAATAAATCCGTCACGGCCCACAAAGCCGATGAGGGTCTGGATGCACTCGTTGGTCTTGAACAAATTCTGCATGGCGTTTGCGGCACCGAGTTTGCGCAGCAGCGAAGTGGCCTGATTGGCGTGGGTGAGTTCCCGCCCAATCATGTCGAAGATGCTGGCGCGACCGGCGCTGATCTTCGCCACCGCAGAGTTGACGCTTGCCTTCTTGTTGAAGAAGTTGTTGAGCGTTGGGGTAAGGAACACGGCGATCTCGCTGCGGACCTGTGTAGCCGTCGCAGAGTCCTTGGCAAAGCCACCCTCGATCAGAATGGCGTCTACCTGATCCTGAAGACCCGTCCCCTTGACCACGCGGCTCAAGATCGTGTTGTTGACGCGACCGGTAAGGATTTGCACTACCTTGTCGTCGAAGGTGTTGATCTCACTCTGAATTTGAGTCTTGATCTGCTTCACCTCGGTGAAGACGTTCTGGATGTCGTTCTTGGCCGCGAAGAAACCCGCATAGGCTTCCTTTCCCGTTGACAGGATCGAGCCGAAGTTCTCCACGAGGCCTCCGCATCCAGCGCTCTGTCCGAGCGCGTTGCGGACGCTCTGCGAAGACGCATAGAGGGACATCCGATCCGAGAGATTGGCGAAGTGGCTGGTGACATGATTGCGGAACATGCCCGTCATACCACGCGGAAGGCCCACCAAGGCTTGTTTCATCTCTGCGCTGAATGGGACACCCGAGGAGTCGCGGATGTCCAGCGAGGAGAAATCGTCGAGGGTGAGAGGGGTCTCATCAACGGCGAGCACCACGTTGTCGAACTGGGTAGTCGTTGGCGAGAAGCTTCCCATCACCGTGGAGTATTCGACCTTCTTGGCTGCAATCCCGGCGAGATCGGTGCGCAGCGTTGATAGCTGACCCGACAGGCTATCGTCGAATGCCGTTCCATTGGTGAGATCATCGATGATCCCCTTGGTGTTGTCGGGAATGGAGAAAGTGGCCATTTAGTATCGGTATCCTGAATTATAGGCTCCACCCGCCCACCAGCAAATTCGCTTGGCGGAATTCACGCCATTGCGGCGACAGGCTAGATGCAGCCAAGAGTTATTTTCGTGGATGATCTGGGTAAACGGTAGCTTGAGCGTGTTGATGATGATCTTCTCGATCTCATCAAGTTTGCGTCCATCGGCCTTCTTACCATTGAAGCGAAACTGCACATCGCACGCCGAACCGATGTTGTGATCCGACCCATTACTCGCCCGTCGAAACCCTGACGTGATGATCATCGATGACCGACCAAACTTGTCCGCGACTGGATCGAGGAGATTGGTGGCGAGGTGGCGAAGGTTGCAGATGATCTCGGCCCGGCTCAAACCGCGATTGGCCAGCACCGCGCCCGAAGATGCCCCTCCTCCGCGTGCGCACGCCGCACCGGAACTCAAATCGGCAAGGGTGAAGTGGCGAGAAATCCGGAGGGAACCGGGGGCATTCTCCGGGATGTCGCGGCACGCGACCGGGGTGGCTTGGGTCACAGGAGCACCATCGGCGGGCGTGGGCTCACTATCCTGATCGCCACCAGCAGCGGCCATTAGCGCGCGGGATCGCGCTTGAGCGGCCGGAGAGGCACCAGAGAGGCCTCCGCCGTCCACGCCCTCGTCGAGGGTATCGTCATTTTCCATCAAGGCCTGATCAGCAGCGGAGACGCCGCTGGCGGGCGAGGGGTTGTTGAAGATGCTCGGGAGGATCATGGCCCCACATGCCGCCAATGCGGTCTGGTGGGCGGTGGCGCGACCATCCGTGAGCGGCATGTTGGGGATGATCTGGACGATCGGATTCCGACCGTGGATGGGGCAGTCCACCATGTCGCCCATGCGAGCAACGGGCTGGCCGTTGACGCGGCGGGTTGATGATCCTGTGACGATCTTGGCATTGTGGGTGCACAGGTCGCCCATCACGGAGGTGGTGAGCATCAGAGAGCCAATTCCCTGATCTCACTGGGGGTCTGGGAGACCACCATCGTCTGACCGTTGACGCCGATCATGGTGCCGTAATTGTAAGGGCACGGCGACAGGTAGATGATATCCTCGAACGCGACTTCGAACGAGGACCGCCTTGATACCTGCCACTCGTATCGGGGACAGAATACAGCCGCGATGCGCCCACACAGCGACGCGGGCGCGACGCAGCAGCGACGGAAGTGAAGGCGCTCCAGCGTAATCACAGCAGCGGGCTGCTCGGCGCGAGATCGAGGCCCGAGGTCATCTTCACATAGGCGGCAACGAGTTCGTCACGCGGGCGCATGGCCTCGATGAGGATCGCCGACGACGGAATCCGGTAGGTGTCGTCCTCATCCACTGTGGGGAATAGTGGGGTATAGTAGATACCATACCCCTGTTCATTCTGGACAGGGTTGGCGACCACGGGCTTGGTGACGATCAGGTGAGTATCGCTACGGCCGATATACCGAGCAATAACAGTCTCACCAGTGATGATGCGGAATGATACCGGAGAATTGGCCGCGATGGGGGGTTTGATGATTGGAGTCATGCATCGGTTATGTCACGCCTACTTTCCTTCCCGCAATATTTGCGAGCATGGCACGGCAATTCCTGTGTTGAACAACACAAGCCTTTACTGTAGATTGATCGATATGTCGATTTATCAACGCTCCATTCGAGCCTTCGTGTGGCTCCTCCTTCGAGCCATGTACCGCGTCCGTGTAATCGGGGGCTCCTCCATCCCAGAACAGGGTGGTGCGCTTCTCACGCCCAATCATGTCAGCTACATCGATGCAGTGCTGATCGCCGCGCACGTCAAGCGGCCGATCCGCTACGCGATGTATCATCGGCTGTATAATCGTTTCCGTTGGATCGTGGAGCCGATGGGTGCTTTCCCGATCGCGGGTAAGTCCGAGAACGCGCACGTGTATGAGAGCGCGATGACGCTCATTGCACAAACCCTCCGTGATGGGGGGCTCGTCTGCCTGTTCCCGGAGGGCAAGATCACCACGACGGGACTGGTCGATGACTTCCGACCCGGCGTGTTGCGGATTGTTGCCGATACTCCGGTGCCGGTCATCCCGGTCGGCCTCTGCAACCTCTGGGGTAGCTATTTCTCGAAGAAGAAGCCCGGCATCTTCAAGCTACCCGAGCACTTCATGGCGCGGGTCACGATGAAGGTCGGTGAGCCAATCGCGCCCCGTGATCTCACACTCACTGCTCTACGCGAGCGTATCCTTGCTCTAACTGTGGGCTAGATAGAAGAGGAGGGCGTCGCCCTCACTGATGAACGACACCGCGTTGATCTTGCCCGCCGATGCGGATGCAAGCGTGATGTGGAATCGGCCCGCGCAGTTATCGGCAAGCCACTTGCGCATCACCTCTGCGCGATCTGAATCGTCGCCCACCCAACTCAACCAACTGCTGTTGACCACAACGGTCCACGTGGCTTTGAACATACAGCCGCCGCGCCGAGTGCGGACCGTCTGTGACCAATATTCCGAAGTGCGCAAAGGAGGATCGAAGGTCACATGAAATGTCCCAAGCTGCGTTCCATGTCGCGGAGAAAGGCATGCGCGTTGGTGAGATCGTCGGGTAGCACCGTCGCCCACGACACTTCTACACGTCCCCAACGACGATGACTATGAAGTGGACGAAAGGCGTATCCTCCAAGCACGCGCTGCTCATGCGGGGCGGGCTTTGTCCACTGATATGAGGTGAGTTGCGCACCAAGACCGGGGGAGAAATGGTACAGTTCTCCCGACAACCAGTAGAAGCGACCGTCACAGGTGGGCGTTGCCATCCCGTGACCGCTGCCGAAAATCCAATGGTCAAGAGCGACGATCACAGCCGCGCCTGATTGTGGAACCCATCGCCGCAAATGCACATCGTCAGCATGGTGTCGAAGTCCTGCTGGAAGCCCGGCTTCATTATTTCCATATCGGCAAAGCTGCTCTCGCGATAGTCGCGATCTGACTTCTTCTTCCGGATCAGCTTCTCGACATCCTCGCCCACTGCGTGCAGCTTGAACCGAAGACTATGTGCGCGCGGCCCCCAGAACGAGACCGCGCGGCCATGATAATCAGTTACGCCCCACACCTTGTCGCTGGTGCCTACGTGGTTCCAGAGGATGATGGTCTCGATCACTGATACACCCGTGCGCGCAGATACGCGAAACGATCGTCCTGCGTCGCGAAGACGAGGTAGAAGCGCGAGCCATCAAAGTGGCGCAGATGCGGGCGATCGAAGCCTCGTTCCATCGCGATGTGATTGGCATCGAGAAGCGCATCAGCGACTTCGTGCTTGGTCGTGATGGCGGGGCCAAGATCGTGAACCCGACCGGCCCAAGACGGGCCGATAAGGCGCGCGCGCTTCATGGCGCGGATGAGCGCGTCGATGATCTGGTCCTTCATGCCGCCAGCCTCCGCAGATGGGCGACGAGATACATGTATTCACCGTGGTGGCGGATCATCTCGCCATCCCGGACCATCGTCGTGGGATTGCTGACGCGCAGATGGCTCTCGGGATGATCGCCCACGATATCCTGCGCCTTCCGCGTAACCTGAAAGTCGAGCCCGTTATGGTTGCTGTCGAGACGCACCCAATCGTCCTCATAGGTGCGTCCACCGAAGCGGTTCGGCTCCCCACCGAGACGATCGAGCACCTGCTCCGCCAAGGCGACGAACTCGGGACCGCCCATGCGATCCTCCATCGTTGGCTGACAATCGATCATCCGCATGGCTTTCTCCTTGTCGCGAACTATAGCACAACACGATCTTGATGCAAGATCAATAATGCCGCCGTGACGGTTGCGCGGTATAACGCTGTATGACTATCGAACCCGACACAATCACCCGCCTCTGGACCGCGCTTGCCCATGGCGATGATGATCACCGCGAATGGCTCCGGGAAGCCATTGAGGCTTTCTTCACCGATCAGCCCATCCCTGCCCCCTACGGATCAGGTAATAAAGAGCGGCTGATTCATGACTTGCAGGATGAGATCATCACCCTGCGCAAAGAGATCATGTTGCTGACGGAGCGCTGAATATTAACTTTGCCGTCGAAAGCTACGACGCCCCACGTCTGTTGTTAGATCGAATTTGGTATAAAGCGCCCACCTTGGTAGCCAGCGACAGAACCGCCACCAATGATCTTTACTCGTGAAGTAGGTGGCGCGTAAATGCAGTCTCAACCCGAATTTCATTTCGTGTTGGTTGAAGGTGTTGTCAAATATGCCCACCGTAATGATCGGCGAAACCGGTACGATCCAGAGGACCATAAGCCTTAAACGACATTCATAGATGAACGTCAAATTCTTATGCATGTCAATAAGGTCGATGTAAGGCGGCGATCCATTTTTGTTGAAGGTCAGCCCAAAGGGGCGAGGCGAACGGAGCGCTACTAATGTCGCGAGCAGCGTAGCAATAACAGCGGCAATCCGCACAGCAAGGTCGATGGTCATATAGCAAATATACACCCATCGAGGAAGATGGACACCATCTATTTTTTTCCTAAATAGAAGATGACGAACTGTCCTTTTTGTAAAGTCGAGTTGGTGTCAAATACCAGACACATCTATACATGTGTGGTCAATCCATACCAAGATGACCGTGGCAAAACGAAGAAAGCTTTCATCGATCATAACTATGGACCGATCACCTACGAGGCGTTTCGCGATCTCTACGTAGAACAAGGATGGTCGCTGCCCGACTTCCAGCGAGAACTTGGCTTTCCTTTCTCCACTACCCAGTGGCTTTGTGAACATTTTGCGATCCCGCGCCGTTCTATAAAACAGGCGGTCGGAGGGGCACGTAGGAAAGCAAAACAGACCAACCTTGAACGCTACGGTGTAGAGAACCCCTCACAGGCGGAAGAGATCAAAGAGAAGAAAGCTGCTACGTTTTTGCGCAATTACGGTGCATCAAACATATTCGCTACAGCAGAGTTCAAAGAGAAACACGCAGAGACTATGCTTGCGCGTTACGGGAAGGGAAGCTTGTCAAATCGTTTCGGGGGGCTAAACCGGTGGTGGGACGATCAAACAGAGGAATATCGATCCGCAACGGGAGCGCGGCTTGGTCATGCTACTAAACAGTTGTGGAGCAGACTATCCGAATGTGAAAAGCAAGAGATCGTACGTAAAAGGCTCGCGGCTCTCCGCGCAAATGGTAAACCTCGGGCGCACTATGCGTCCAAGCTAGAAGATAGCTTTGGCGAGCTTTTAGAAGCTGCTAGTATCGTCCACTCTCGGCAGTACTGGTTCAAGCAACGCTCGTTCGATTTCCGGATAGACGGAACGAACATCTTGATAGAAGTTCAAGGCGACTACTGGCACGCCAATCCAGAATTTTACGCGGAGGAAGACATCATCCCGAGCATGTCACTCACCGCTAGGGAGGTCTGGGACCGCGACGACGCTAAAAGAAAGCTTGCAGAAGAAGCTGGGTTTCAAGTGCACCATGTCTGGGAAACGGAGATCAAAAAACACCCAGTCGAAACACTGCTGCGGGTGATCAAGCTAATTGATTTGGCGTGATCCTCTGCCCGAACATCCAATGCTGTGCAGCACCGACGTGGTTCCGCCTAACGAACTTGGCCAGCTTCGTCTGATATTCAAAGTAGCTGAATTCATCTGCAAGGCGCACGACATAGCCCTCTACAGTATCGTAGTCGGTCTTGTAATCGTACAGGTTCTGAATGGCCTTCTCATCCCAGATGCCATCGTAGAGCACCGGCACCGGGGTAAGGCCAAGTAGGTCGAGCCATTCGATCGTATCATCCCATGACAGGCACATGTTCTTGTCGTTCCAGACGGAGAAAGCCATGAAGAACGATGGCAAGTCGTTATAGAAGATCGAATGCTTGGCATACATGTTTTCGCCGACCACGCGCCAAGCTGGCGGGATGTCACCACAGACGGACGCCCAAATCGCCTTGGCTCGCCCCTGCGACGGGTGTGAGCGACCATCTACGCTGCGGGAATGGCACGTCTCGGGGGTGAAGGTGAAATTCTGGCCATCCATCTTCTCCGTGGCGATAACACGCCTTCCCTTGAACGCGTCCAAGGACTTGATCATCTTGTATAGAGCGGCAACACGCCACCCTTCTCCAAGATTTTCTGCACCGACTCATCGTAGAAGAGCGGTCCCTTCATTCGGGTGCCGTTCACCATAATGGGATCGCCCCACTTCGTATAGGCGACATCATCGTAGAAATACTCGGGAAGGATGATCTCCTTGATCCCCGCTGCCTCCCGCACCTCCTCGCACGACAGCACCGTGGACTCGCACTGGCGATGATGGTCCTCACAGACCGTCGCACCGTTGTTGACGAAGTATCCACCAAACTCATGGTCGGCCGTAAAGAGGCGGCGCTCGATGATGTGATGAGCGTCCAGCTTCCCCTCCGGGGTCTGTTCGGCCGATCGTCCGCAGAAGACGCACTTCCCCGAGTCGCGGGCAAAGACTGCCTCGCGAAACTGATCCCGAGTTAAGAGAAGTTGCTTTTTCATGCAACGCATATACCACGGATTTGTTCCCAATCAACTAAATAATTAGTGCAAAAAGTTGATGGTCTCGGACAGTAATGGATTGGCTACTCCGCCTCGTAGTAGCCATCGGGCTCGCCTTCCAAGCCCCTTCCTCAACTATTGCTATCAGCCAGCCAAGTTCTCTGACGCATTTCAAGGCCGAACCCGAGGACCAATTCTTCATTAATCTCACGGCTGTTCGCCATATCGTCTGCCCGGCTGTTGGCTCTGGCACCGGCGAGATCATCGACACCGATACGATCTTGACCGCGAATCATGTCACCAAGAATGCCGGAACGTGCATGGATGATGCAACCGGCGTAGCGGGCGAGGTCATCTACAGCAACGCTGATCTCGACATCTCGGTCATGCGGTTCCCGGCCGGAACCCTCCCGTCGAGCAAAATGAAGATCGATTGCTCCGGCTTCCGCAAGGGGCGGACCTATTACGCCATCGGGTGGCAGCGCGGCACCGACCTGATTGTCAACCGGGTGATCGGCACAGAGGAGTTCGGGATGCTGATCGACCGGAAGACCAATACGCTGTTCAACCGTGTCGCGCTCGTCAGGGGCAACATCATCCCCGGCATGTCGGGCGGACCGATCGTCGATGAACACGGCGTTCTCGTCGGCACCAATCAGGCGACGAACAAAGGCGGTATCGGGTGGTCGAGAGAACTCCGCGATACCTACCTTTGCACCAAATAATCGATCACACCACGGAAGCGTAACTCGAAGAAGGTGAAGTCCTCATCCGAGATGCGCGCCCAGCACCACGTACCGATAGTGTCGCGTGGCGGACCCGCCACGGCGGTTTCCTCAAGGGTCTGGTAGACCGATTGGATGGTTACGGGGTTATGACGTTCCTGAACTTTGGGAATAAAGAACCGCAGCGTGAGGTCAAGGCCACACGCCGCGCAGCCCTCAACAATAAGGGCGATCCGATCAAGGGGAAGGCTCAACTGCACGCAAGAGTCACCATGGTGGCATCGTAAGCATCTAGGTCGGCATAGACACGGTACCGACATGGTTTGCCGTTACCTTCGTGATAGCGAAAGGTTGCTTGCTCCGTATCTGCCCAGCGGTAACGGACACCCCTATATCGATCGTCGTATTCATCGGGAGTGCCGTATATGGCTTCCACACGAAACGATACGGGTGAGGTGTTTTCGAGAACATAGCCAAAGCGTTCTTTGAAATTCTGCGGCTCCAGCGCCCATTGTTCATGCATCCAGCCGAGGATGGTTTCGTCATCGAGACGATCACCCTCGACAGTTACCTGATAGACCAACGCGCGCATCGACTTATCGTGCCGCCATCCACTTTACGAGATCGTCGTAGCCGCCAATGTGGCGACCCTCGATGAAGATTTGAGGCACCGTGCGGGGAGGAGCGCCCGTCTCGTTTGTGACACGCTCGATCAGGGTCTCGCGCTCGTCAACAGCGCTGCGCTCCTCATAGGCCATGCCCTCCTTTGTCAGCAGCGCCTTTGCTCGATCGCAATACGGGCACGAGGGCTTCGAAAATACCTCAACTTTCATAATTCATTCCTTTATAGATTGGGGAGTTCATCTAGTTCTACCTCGCTCGACATAACGCCGATGACGTAATTACCCGATTCTGTTTCTTGCAAGGCCACCTGCTTCTTCGAGATATCGACATGCTTCTGGAACCACGGCAGCGGATTAGTCTTTGTCGGGTTCTCCAGATACTTGACCCCGATCGCTCCCAAGCGGGTCGTTGCCGTGTAATCGACGAAGTTCTTCAAAATCTCTGCATTGAGGCCGATCACGACGCCGTGCTGGAAGAGGTAATCGGCCCACGCCTTCTCCTCTTCAATGACTTCGAGGTACATGCGATAGACTTCCGCCTCACACTCGACCTTGGCGCGAGCGAAGCGGGGATCATCCTTCACCACCTGCTTGATCAGGTAGGTGGTCCACTCCGTGTGGAGCAACTCGTCCTGCAAGATCAGCGAGATGATGTTGCCGTTGCCCATGAAGATGCCCTGCTCCATCCACGCAAGGCTGACTGCGAAGCTGGACAGGAAGCGGATGCACTCAAGAGCCAACGACGCATTGAGCGCCATCCAGATCGCGTTGATGTGCTCCTGCTCATCTACCGGGATGTTCAACTCCTTGCGGATATTGAGGTTGTGCAGCCCATCGTAGTAGCGCCCCACCCCGGCTGCCATCTCGACGATCGGTCCGATGTCGTGCATGGAGTCAAACTGCTCCTTGGGCATCTGGTAGACGTTGCGGATGATGTGGCTGTAGGAGTTGGAGTGGATGTTGGTCTCGAAGAACGACCAGTTACTCACAAGGGCTTCCAGTTCCGGAACGCTGCTCACAGGAGTGAAGATTTGCGAAGGCGCGCGCCCCTGTAGCGAATCAAGTGCCACCTGTCGCAAGATCGTCTGGGTGAAGATGAACTTGGTGGTGTCGTTGCTGTGCTTGAAGTCGATCTTGTCCTTGGTCAGGGTGATCTCCTCGGGCACCCAGAAGAAGCCACGAGCGATCTGCTCAAACTTCTGAATGCGCGGGTAGGCGACTTCCTCGAAGCGCTGGACCGTCACGGACCCGGCGGGATCGAGAAACATCTGCCGCTCGGTGTAGTTGGTAACCTTACTGTAATCGTATGCCATATGGTTCCTCAATAGTCCCACCAAGATAACGGCGAGATGTTCCTTTCTGCAATATAGAGACGATGCCCCCGAAATTACTCGGGGGCATATTTAGTATTCTACAAAACGCAGGCTTCACATTCGCCATCATCACCCTCTGTGATACCGCTGGGAAGTTCGATCTCTTCCTCATTCTCGGTCTTCGAGCCGCGCTTCTCCACAAGGCTGTAGTAGACCGTCTTACCGCCCCAATAGTGAAACAGCATCAGGTTCTTGGCGATCAGCGTCGCGGGAATCTTACCCCCCTCGAAGTGGCGCGGCGAGTAGAAGGTGTTGGTCGAGATGCTCTGATCGCAGAAAGCATTGAGGACCGCCGACGTCTTGAGGTAGTCGATACAATCGGTCTGATCCCACATCAACTGGTAGCGGTTCTTCAGCTTCGCATATTCGGGCACAACCTGCACGAACGAACCCGACTTCGACTCCTTGATGGAAATGAGCGCCATCGGCATCTCGATCCCGTTCGTGGAGTTGATCACCACTGAACTCGACTCCACCGGCGCAATGGCCATCAGCGTCGCATTCTTGATCCCGGTGGTGAGCAGCTTGGTGCGAAGACCTTCCCAATCCAAGGCGGGGTTGGGAGTGAAATCGGTGAGATCGTTCACGCCCTTGGCGCGACGCTCCCACGGGAACACACCCTTGCCATACCACGTCGTCGCCGACTTCGAGCAAGCACCACGCTCTGCCGCCAGATCGGCGCTCGCTTCGGTGAGGTAGAAGGCCTGAAACTCCATCCAACGCTTCGTCTCCGCGAGCGCCTCGTCGGTGCCGTAGTGGAAGTTGCGCTTGGCGTGCCAGTAAGCGAGGTTGGTGACACCGATGCCGAGCGGCTGGTACTCGTCGTTGGACAGCTTCGACTGGATCGAGAGGAAATCCTGATAGCCGAGCAGATTAGACAGCGCGCGCACGAGGACGCGAACGGCGTTGCGCATATCCTCTGGCTTGCGGAAGCTTCCCCAATTGATCGAACCAAGGGTGCACAGCGCGATCCGGCCAGCGGGATCATCGAGACGCTCGAACGGCTTGGTGGGCAGAAGGATTTCCACGCACAGATTGGACTGCACGATGGGATCGACCCGCACGTCGAACGGGGTCTGGCCGATCACGTTGTCGATGTTGACGATGTAGATACGACCCGTGTCGGTGCGCTCCTTGAGGAACCACTCCTTGATCACGACGGAAGCCGGATAGACCTTCTTGCGCAGATCGTCGCGCTTCTCGTTCTCCTCATAGAGGCGTTCGAACAGCGCGGAGTCCTTGTAGAAGGCTTCGCGCATCTCCGGCACTTCGGCTGGGTCGAACAAGGTGATCGACTTACCCTCACGAAAGCGACGCCAGAAAAATGCACTCATGACCACAGCGTAGTCGAGGTGCCGAACGCGAGTTTCTTCCGTCCCCTGATTGTTTTTGAGGACGATGAAGTCATCGAACTGATAGTGCCAGATCGGCATGTTCATCGTCGCCGATGCGTTGCGGATACCCCCCTGTGAGCAGCAGCGCAGATCACCGAACCACTTCTTGTAGAAGGGGATAATGCCGGTATGCTTGATCTCGCCACCACGGATCGGCGCATCAACGCCGCGCATCCGCCCCGCCTCAAGCCCGATACCCGCGCGCTTGGCCGCATACTGGGCCATCATCTCGCCGGTGGCGAAGATGCTGTTCAGGGTATCGTTTGAGGAGATGAGGACGCAGGATGAGAACTGCTTGGTCGGGGTGCCAAGGCCCGCGAGCACGGGTGTTGCGAGCGTGAACGCACCATCGCTGCCCGCCTTGTAATAGTCGCGCACGTAGGTGAGACGATCCTCTCCCTCCATGTGGAACGCCGTGGCGGCAGCTACCGCGTAGCGGACTTGCGGCGTCTCATAGACTTGCTTGGTGACGCGATTCTGGACGAGATACTTCTCGATCAACTGCTCCAAGGCGGAGAACGAATAGCGCTCATCCTTGGTGTGATCGATCATCTCGTCGATGGCGTCCCAGTCCTCTTTCGAATACCAGTCGAGCAACTCGGCGGTATAGGCACCGGCGGCGACATTCGTCTTGACGATCTCATAGAGGGGCGGGGGCGTGTAGCCACCATAGACATCCTTGCGGAGCATACGGAGACGCTGCCTACCCGCGACGTGCTGATAGTTGACATGGCCGGTCTCTGGATTGGATTCCATATCGACGAGATCGACCATGGCGCGCAGGAGCAGCTTGTCGATGTTCTCGCTGGTCATCCCATCGACGAACTGGATACGAGCGGCGATCTCGATCATCGAGGGGGAGACATCGTTTATGTCCCCACAAGCGCGAGCGATCTGCGTCTGAATCTTCTCTAGGTTGAGTTCTTCCTTCTTACCGCTACGCTTGATGATTTGAATGGGCTTCATGTCTTGGTGGTCTCACTCTTGATTTTGGGACTCCTATTTAGTAGGAGGCTGCCTCGTATGATCGGCCGCAATACTGCCACACACCGGTGATTACTTGATCGGTGGACGGGTATTCGACGACTTCACCAACAATATAGTTGAGCACATCTCTGTCGTCAATTTTAAGAACTAGCAACTCTTCGCTAATCCCATAATCGCGCAAATAGATGAGCTTGAGCCGTGAGGCATCCCAGCCAGCAAGCCGAAGAGTCATCTCCATCGCGAGCGCGACCATCTTGCGGCACCAATCCCCTTTGGCGATGCCCTCCCAAGGTGTGGGCCATTCCTTTGGCGTCTCGGGATTGTAGGAATGGGCGCTCAACGGCGCATTGCCCCAATAGGCGGCTACTGCCGCAAGGGCGTCCCGGTCGGGGAGGGTGGCGATCTGCTTGCGCAGTTCTTTCCACGATGCAAGGCGATCGTCGGCTGAATTCAACGCGACAAAAGGATTGGCGGCATGTGCTTTCATGCCACCAAGTGTACCGACTGGGTTGTTTTATTTCAGTATGATTCTCAAATACCGGATGCGTTGGGCCAATTGCCCTCGATATCGATCGCCGCAATCTCTGCGGTCGAGATGGCGGCATCGAGGCGTGCTTTCAAATCCCAGCTATACTGATAAACACGATCGACAAAATCACCGGAAGCAACACCGATCGCGATCATCTCTCCTGCGTCCACGACTTTAACGGAATTGTCGGCGAAGCGGAAACTCTTTGAGAAGTCCTGTCCCAAGGACAGAGCCGTGGTTGCCATGACGACGAGACCCAAGATATTTCGAATAGAGCGGTCATCACTGTCCACCACGCCACTCGGTGTGGGAGCGCCACCCGCGATGACGGCATCGCGACGATCCTCAACCTTCGACTTGCTGATCAACTTCGCGTTGATGAGGGCATCATCATCCGAGGACTGGCTGACGATCGTCTCCGGCAGGTTCTCGCTGGTGCCGTCGTCGTAGTGGACCGTGATCAGGCTGTAGACGGTGGTGGTGCCACTAACCTCGTCGAGGGTGGTGCGCTGGGTTTCGACGCGGACAAATTCCGTAGCCATTAGATGTCCTCCAAGACGTTGATAGTAGTCCCAGCAGGAGCATTCCACTGCTGACCAGTATTACGCACGATAACGCGCACGACGTTGTACTGCTGCGGGATAGCGGTGATGGTGATCACCGATGTCTGGGAGACGTAGCTCGTGAAGTTTGCCTTCCAATAGCGGACCGTGACCGCACCCGGAATGGTGAGATCGAAGATTGTCGTAGTATTGGCACCGAAGGTAGCACCGCCGGTGAGCACATAGTCGTACGAGATACCAAGCTTGGGTGCCGGGGGATTGAAATTGTCCGCCACGTTCATCGGCGTATCGAACAACTCGTTACCGATCTTCTGGCTCGACGGTCCGGTTGTGACACCATCGCCGGTCTGCGCGAATGCCTTGATGCGACCAAGGCGGTTACGCATAAGGTTGTAGTTCAGACGCAGACCCACGCTGCCGTAGCGGGCGAGCATGACCCAACCACCGAGATTATCGGTTCGCCCGCACTCGTAGATGCGGTTCCACGAAAATGAACAGTCGCGGCACGAGTCATCTACGAGAAGAACCGCGCCGAGGGTGCGACCCGAATAGGAGAAATAGTTATGGTCGATGCGGGTCTCGTTCGCCGTGATGCCGGTGTTGTCGAGGCCGAGGTAAATCGTTCCTACGTTGTCGTGCTGATTGTAGATGTAATCGACGCCGAATGCGCCGCGCAGACGAGCCGGAGCCTCCACATCTCGCATCTGATTGAAGGCGATGATGATCTGCTGACGCACACCCACGGTCTCACTAACCGGAGCCGAGCCCGAAATCTCGATACCACGGAAGCAGCGCGTCATGTTGTTACCAATAATTCGAAACGAACGCGTCTTCAGATTGTAATAATCGGGTGAGTTGATATACAGCGAAACTGCTGAACGACCACAATCCTCGAAGGTGCAATCCGACACGGTGCCACCACCGTTCTGGTACGTGACGCGATCACGCGGCTCGATATCAATCGCGGCAACACCAACGTTATCGTCTGGCGCTGTAATGTTGCGGAAAAGGCACCGATGGATGGTCCAATTGAGGCAATCCTCAATCGAAATAGCATTGCGGTTGCGGCCGTCAATACCGTCATAGACATCTTCGACAAAGTGGAAGTTATAGTTGTGGCGAACGGTGTCGGGGCGCGAACCCATCCATGCGATAACGGCATCCGAGTTAAACGCAATGTAGTGCACGCGATGCGATGAGAATCCAGTCACACCAGCGAGTGCTACCAAGTGCTGGCCGTTGGCTGCGCCAGAGTTGTCGCCCTTGAGCGTCAAATCAGAGAGGTAGAAACCTTTGAGGTTATCAACCGGATTCTCGGACAAGGAGTTGTGCATGAAAAGATAGTTGTTGCGACCTTGGAAGATTACAGTCAACTCTGGACCGTCACCGAACAGGTGCAAGCCGTGCGCGGGGACGCCCGCCGTGGTCGAAAGGTTACCGCGATTCTCGATATAGTCGAGGGCGCTGGTGGAATTGGCGGGGCGACCCGGAATAACACCCGTCCACGGTCCGCAACCGATCAGATACATACCACCCGGCCCGAGGCCCTTGCCGCCACGGAGATGGATGCTGCGATAACCCTGATCGATCAAACGCTGCAAGGCGGCGTCGTCGGTGACATCGCTGGGTAGGCGACCATCGTCGAGCGCGATCGACTCATTCAGCTTCTGATTGATCGTCTTGGTTGCGCTGTAGGGCGGCGTGGTGCCGAGATCGACATCTGCAAGAATGTCTGCCTTCATGTCAGCGAAGGACATGCGGTTCGTCAGCGAGGCATTCTCACCCGTGCCGGAAATGAGCATGTACGCGTTATCGATATCGAGGTCCGCTGGGAGGACGCGGGTAAGTTCGTTGATCTTCTTGTTCGCCATACGACTATTTAGTCATGCATGAACACGATCAGACGGTCTCGTGCAACTCATCCCAGTTGAAGATATCGCCAGTTCCAAGATCGAGGAACTCACCCGTGCCGAGATCGAAGTAGAATGTCTCGGGCGTGATGTCGAAGCCGGGCAGGTAGTCGGGGCGCGATACTCGGAAGCGGAAGTCAAACACTTCCGTTGAATAATTCCTATACTGCATTTGCAGGTAGGGGGAAGTTACCGATCCAGCCACGACGAAGCGGAACATGACTTGACCGAAGACAATCGAAGGGTCATAGTTCTGCGGTGCCGATTGGGTGAGGTCGCGCGCGGAGGAACCGTTATCATGCAGGACCGCATCCTGATTGTCCGCGTGGGCGTATTGCAGCACCATCTGGCCAGCACGAGCGGGACGATCGCTGCTACCGATGAGGGTGTAGTCGATGAAGGCGCTCAACGCCGTGAGGTTGCGGATGCGGTAAGGGGCAAGAACACCATCACGGGTGACCGTGACATTCTGCCAATCATCACCGGTGTAGCAGTAGGTGGCGTAATAGTCGCTACCTCCGCCTTCGCGCATACGATCACCGTGCATCTTGGCGAAGAGGTCGGTGGCGTTCTCGGTCAGGACTTCGATGTTCTGATAGGGGAAGGCGGTGCGCTGATACTGGGGCTGTCCCACCACGGGGTTGCTGCCGAGGAAGAGGCGTCCCTGATCCTTCGCGAACCCGAACTCACCGCTATCGAGCGCAACCGGGAGCGCACTCGCCGGGCCATTCAGCACTATGATCTTGGTGATATCGATGTCCGCCATAGGGGTATTTAGCCGAAAGGAAGAAACCTTGAACGACTAAATACCTCATGCGTTGGAATCAGATCATCACCGAAGCCGTATCGACATACCGCCCCATGTTCGCGTCCTTCTACCCAGAAGGAATCCCGCCATCCATCGTTCAGATGATCAAGAAGGTTGAGGCGCTGATGAAGCGCAAGGACCGTATTGTCTGGATGCTGCGTTGGGAGCGTTTCGCCGAATTGGGGTTCACACTTGACATCTCTGCTCCGCCGGAGGAACTCGCGGTGGCGAAGAAAATCCAGCAGAAGCTGATGCGCGACCTTGCGGATCATCCCATCAATGTTTCGCTTGCCCGCAACGAGAGCGACCGTGCCGCTAACATGTGGGACGACTTTGAGCATTGGTTCTCTCTACCGATCGCTGGTATTCAAAACTACGTCTTCCACAAGCAACTCCCCAGCGAGATCAATGCCGAGTTCATGGAGTTGGAGGACGAGTGGAAGGAGACGCGCAAGCGCGCGATCGAGCACAAATCAGGCGATAATTGGTACAAGGCACCCACGAAGATCATCGACTTTGGTAACGGTTGGGCGTGGTTCGATCTGGAAAAATCATCATGCAGCGAAGAAGGCGACGCGATGGGGCACTGCGGTAACGGTGCGGGCTCTTACAACGAGACTGTCTTGAGCCTCCGCCAGAACGTGGGTGGCAACTTCTGGGAGCCCCACGTAACCTTCATCCTCGACAGCGATGGCTACATCGGAGAGATGAAGGGTCGGAACAACGAGAAACCCATCGAAAAATATCACGGGATGATCATCGCGTTGCTGAAGGACGATCGCGTAGAGGGTATTAAGGGCGGTGGCTACATGCCGGAGAACAACTTCTCACTCGACGACCTCACAGCAGAAGAACAGAAAGAGTTGAAGGCGTTGAAGCCCGGCCTCCGTTCCATCTCTGAACTCGCCAATGAGGGTTTGATCGAGGACGCCACCAAGGTGGCCAAGCGGTTGATCAGCGCCAAGGGTCTACCCGACTGCGATGCCTTCGATAAGGACGGAGCGGTAGTGAGCGAATATCATAGCGTGGCGACTTTCGCAAACACTGAAATAGACGGCTATACAGAGATTTTCAACAATGTTGAGAGAGCCCTCGACCGAGAGGAAAACGGTGACTTCATGGCATCATCGTTCAGAGAGGAGTACTTCCTTGAATCATTGAAGCACCACATCTATGACCTGTTGGCGTTCCGAGCCGAATGCCACGTGAAGTTTGGCAATAGCGTGAACGATCCGGTCAAGGTCTGCCTTAATTGGGCGGACTTGGACGATGCCCTGTATGACGGCGAGGATAGTTACCACTCTGTCAGGGAAGCGCTGGACGAAACGGAGGACGGCCATGACCGTGAGACCCGCGATTACCTCGATGACATCGACGAGAGTATCATGACCGTTCTCGCTGACCGCAAAGGTAGCGGGGTCGCGTTCGAGCGACTCCTTGATGAAATCCGCGCCGAATATGGTGGTCTTGGAGGCTCGGGATGGGGATCACCAACGAGTCGCGATCCCGACCAGCTAGGCTTCGACTTCGGCGATTAAGACGCGAGGTAGCGTTCGAGGCGATCCAAGAACGCTACCTTCCCCGCCGCGATCTCCAAGGCGTCATAGACAAAGGTCTGGCACTGTAGATCACGATCTACCATGAAGATCACACCCTGTTCGATGTCGGTGCCATAGCGATCATTATGGGCGATCACATACGCGGACATCTGCAAGAGATAATCTTGAATCTTCTCACGCGTCCGCATCTTCTTGGCGTTCTTGTGATCGACGATTGAGGCCTTGCCCTGATACACGCCAACGAGATCACAAGTTCCGGCATAGCAACCGGGGACGTAGAGGTGCTTCTCGATGCCCCAAATCTCGTCCAAGTGCGGCAAGCATTCATCGATGATGCGCTGCGACATCTTGCGTGCCAGAACACGCAACGGCGCATTGCCGGAGGGACGCTCGATGCCCATGATGTGGTTCTCGATGTTCTCGTGGACGAGCGTTCCGAGGCTCTTGCCGTAGTTGGACTGGCGGTCCGCCTCTTTGTCCCCGATACGATTGCGCCACTCGGTCAGGAAACTCTTGTCGGCTCCGTGGTCGAGGATGGTGGTGACACTGGTCAAAGGTGCACCAGTTTCAGGACAGACATAGTAGCGGAAGCCGCTCTCTTCGGTGACGCGATTGAGGATGGGATAGTCGAAGCGTTCGGTGATCATCACCCGTGATATCACCACGGGTATTGACCCCGCATTATTGATCAGCTAGATGCGAACTGTGGAGAGCGTCATGTCAGTCACTAATGTAGCGGTCAGTGATATCAAGCAGGACACCTTCCGGGTCAAGGGCATCAATGTGCCCGATCCGGAGAAGGCACGGATGTCGCTCACGGACAGGGCGCGGCTCGTCACGATTGAGCGGCGCATCCTCGCTGGCGCGCGCAAAGTCGATGAGGTGCTCGCCTCCGGTGATCGCGAGTTTCTAGAATCCTTCGATGCGTCGGTGGAAGCCGAGTTCGAGACCAAGCGTCCCGTTCGTCCCACCCCTACGCTCGCCGATGATCTCCTCTTTGGCAAGACGCGAGGCCTCCTCAATCCGCGAGCCGAGGACCGCGCCAAGACGCTTCTGCGCTCCGCGAGGCGTTTCGTCCTCACCGACAGCGCGGCGCGTCGAATCGCGGAGGCAATCCGCCAATATCCCGACATGCTGGTTGAGCAAGGATGGTTCGCGCGAACCCCTTTCGAGACGTGTTGGATCGAGCTTCCCGCACGACCCTTCCACAGCACGATCGCGCCGGGCAGCGACACCCCCGACAGCGACGATCGCATCGGTTATCTCTTCCACGGCAGCCGCGTTTATGTCGGCGCTTCGAATGAGTCCGATCGTGATCCCGTGTTCTCCCCGCTCATCTATCACCTCCATCACCCCAATAGTCTCGCGGACCAACTTTCGCTAGCGGAAGACCTGTCGGTGTCGCGGGGTCAGTTGGACAATTTCTATTGGGGCCAAACAATGGCGCAAGGGTTGTCGATGCCGACCCTTCGCGGTCTGCGAGGGCAGCATGGTTTCGAAGTGGCTGTTGAAGAGGCAAATCGTTCCAAGCTGCGCGGCATGAACCTCTTGGGTCTATCCGCTGGCGAAATCCGGAACATCGTCGGTCTCCTCCTCATGATCAACCAGCCCTCCGGGGTGGTGCGGATCGAGGACATCGAGCATCGCCGCACGCTGACCTCACGGGGTAACCGGCTCTTGATGGGGCACAGCGTCGTGACCCTCAACCTCGATCGCCGCTCCAAGGTGTCGCGCCTTTTGCGCAAGCCGGTTGGTTCGCACGCGTCGCCGCGCTGGCACGCCGTCATGGATCACTGGTGCCATGATCGAGTAGCGCGCACATCCGGCGACCATACCCATGACTGGGATACCGACGATGCCGAAGGGCGCTTGGTGGCACGCTGCCGTGTTTGTGGTGGCCGTCGCTGGAGGCGGCGGATGAAGAATGGTCGTGGCGATCGTGCGCGTGGTATCGTATCACAGGATCGCATCGTGGCCACCGACAATGACCGCACGATGATCAATGAAGCGAGAAGGGATACTCATGATTGAACTTTGGTCGGATGCCCAAATTGCGCAACTCCTCACCCCGGAGCGCCTCGATGCCATCTGGGCACAATCGCACCGCCGCCACCCCTACCCCGTTGACCATGAAGGTGCGGAAATCAAGTTCATCGCCTATGGCGAGGTCACCGACGATCTCACACAGATGATCGTTGAGGCGCGCGGTCCCGATCTTCGCGCCACCCTCTTCGCCGCCATCGACTTCGACAGTAGCGGTAACGTCGGCGCGATTAGGCAGGTTCGCCGTGTCACCGAGATGAAGCCGGTGACCTCGTGGATGCCCGTGCGGGTGACGCGATGATCCGCCATATTCGCTGGACGCCGCTGCGCAAGAGCGAGGCGATCGAGGAGATCAAATCCGGGAAGATGAACCGCACCGCCTTCATGACCGCGAATAACATCTCCGAGGATGAGATGCGTGAGTGGGAGCGAGATGCCGAGAAGGGGCCAAAGGCCCATAGCAGGAAGGCGCGGTATCAACGGGCTCGACGCGAGGGATTACTTTAATAATATTGACCCGACTCGAAATGCGATTCTAATCTAAGGAACATTATCCGAGGGCTTCGGCCTGACTAGATACGCGTTCGATGGACTTTGCAGGTGGCTCTTGTCGCCGTGTTCCGGGCTGATGCTTGGCTGGGTAGCCGACCGGGAAGCTGTTGCCGGTTCCACCTCGGGTGGGCACAAGAGACAGCAATAGAGGAGGGCGATGTCGTGCTGACAACCCTCCGTATGCGGTTGGTCAAGTATTGGCGGCTGATCGTATAAGCTTCTTCGGATAACCGTTGCAGACCTCGTGTCTGGGAGAGCGCACCAGTGCCGGGTCTCGGGCGACCACCGGCCAGCTATAAACGCGAATGGTGCGAGCCAGTCCTTTCGATCTCAAAGGAAAGATTTCTCCCCCTCCATCTCATCACTGGGGTGGAGGGGGATAGAGTTCTATCTCAACTCAAGGAAAGTGTAGAAGGGGAATCAAAAATCGATTACCGCCCGTTCAAGCAAGGCTTGATAAGGGCAGGGAATCTCGTGGATGAGCGCAGCGAGTCCACGACTATGCTTTCAATAGATGCTTGACGCATTGCACGAACTATGCGACATGGGCCGGGAGGAGAACACCATGTCGCTCAAGTCGATCAACGATAAGCTGCGCAGTCGCGGCTACCGTGAGGTGGAACTCGTTCGTGGACAGGGCTACCTGTATTTCATCTTCGATGATCGCGGTGACAATTATGACACCGAGTCGGTTATGGTCCCCTATATCAAGCATCACAGCGTCACGGAATGGGTGTCGATGGGCTGCGATTATGCGGAGCGCAAGCGCGCGGAGATCGCCAATAAGGCGGAAGCGCTATCCTACAACGGCGGTCCGTTCGGTGCATTTGGCTGCCGCATCGAGAAGGTCTCCTATCACGTCGTCCTTGATGGGAAGCGCTCCTACGGCAATCCCCAGACCACGCGCGATGCTGCGATCAGGCTTGCCTCGCAGACCGGCAGCGATCGCTACGATGTGGTGCGGAAGTCGGGCGACCGTCAGGAGACGGTCTACTCGTTCGATCGTAGCTGTAAATTCGCAGGACCGACCTCGCAGCCCTTCACCGCCCTCAATCTTTAAGGAACAACCGCGATGGCCATTACCACACAGAACATCAGGCTCGAACTTTGGGGTGGTGGCCCCAACCCCGAGCAAGACCTCGCTCATCATGTGTTCTTCAATGGCGAGAACATCGGCTACTATCTGAAGCCCGCAGAGGTCGGAGCAGCCATCGCCGCGAAGCTGATCGCGGATTTCAACGCGGGGAAGATCAAGTGATCGATCAGGCTACCATCGCCTTGTTCGAGCGTATGGCGCAGAACGAACCCCTGCATGACGATCTGCGCCAGCACGTCATCGAGTCCTTCATGGGGCCGATGGTCCATCATCCCTTGGTCATCTCCACCCTGACCTTCGGTATCGATCGAGCCCATACTATCAATGGCCTCTACGAGCAGAAGCGTGACACGCTCGCGCGTGCTCGTGAAGTCGGATCGTTCCACCGCATCATCTTCCTGCACGAACGCCCATACCGCCTCAACGCGCTCATGGACCTCATTACCAACGATCCCCGATTCACCGCTCACGAGGACTTCTGGGAGATCATCTCGCAGGTATGGACCGACAGCGAGAATATCTGGGAGAATGACGAGGACTGGCGCGATATCCTGACCCGCGACATTCCGAATCGTCACCGGATGATGACGCGTGAGGAACAGGGGCGGCTCGACTTGCTCGGCGACACCATCCGGGTGTTCCGGGGCTATTCCGGCGAAGGCACGCCCGATGGTCTGTCGTGGACGGCCAACCGCGAGAAGGCGGAATGGTTTGCCGACCGCTTCGGTGACGGGGAGCCGATCGTCGTGGAGGGTGAAGTCGATCGCCGCGATGTCATCGCCTACCTGATGGGTCGCAATGAATACGAGGTGATCGCTTTGCCCGAGCATGTCCGACGTGCATAACGCAGGGGAGCTAGCGGGCTTGGCTCTGCGCCTGTTGCAGACGGCGGATAGGACCATCCCATCGAGGGGGATGGTGTCCCGTTGGTCCCATGACCTTCTTGGTGCCACGGTGGAGTACCGGGCGCGTAATGGCGGGCGTGAGTATTGCGTTCGCGACCATGGCCGTAAATTCTCCTTCTCCGTCGTGATGGAGAACGGCCACTGGCGAACGATGAAGATGAAGGACGAGCATGACCAGATCAGTCAATTGATCTTGATGTCCCAATGTCTGTAACGGCGGATGACCTGATCAGTTGTGCCGTTCACCTCCAGAGCGGCGCAGTTGAGGTCGGAACGGTGTACCGAGGGGATGTCGTTCTTCTCTGGAATGAGCAGTTCGGAGTCTTCGTCCGGACGCGCATACGCAGACGCCATCACGAGTATCATGTCTATGACCGCGAAAAGACATTCAGCTTTCGAGTTCAATGGGGGGCGGGACGCAAACACATCATCTCGCAATGGGGTGATATCGAATGGCTACTAACCCTTTCGGAGTGCAGGAAATGACCCCTACCCCAGAGTGTGACAAGATCACGGCGGCACGGTCGGAGAGCCAGCAAATCGGCAACTTCCTCGAATGGCTGGCCGAACAGAATATGGAGATTTGCACGCGTCGCGAGACCGGCTGGGGCCATGTCATGATGATCCCCCAGATGGAATCGAGAGAGCAACTCCTCGCCCGCTATTTCGAAGTCGATCTGCAAGAGGTTGAGCGCGAGCGCCGCGCCCTCCTCGCGGAATTTTCGATGAAGGTAGAGTGATGTCGCGCCGCATCCGTAACGACACCCCGCTGCTCCAAGACGCTGAACCGATCACACCCGCGTTGCTCGCAGCCGGGTTGACCGACGAACAGGCGCGGCTGGCTCTGAAAACAATTATCGGAGCCGGTTACTTCGTCGCACCACGGGAGCCGACCAACTCCATGCTGCTCGCCTACCTGCACTCCTATGGGCAAGTGGCGACCAACCCCGCGACAACGGTGACTTCGCTAGCCAAGGCGCGGCAGCGCTGGAAGGCAATGGGGGAGGCTGGTACCCATGTTGCGATGTCGGTGAAGAGGATGAAAGCCCCCATGAGCGTCGTCGCGGCGGGAAGTCGTGGCGGTAAAGTAGGGGGACTGGCGCGCGCTGCTGCATTGTCGCCGGAACGCCGCAGTGAGATCGCTCGCGCGGCGGCGCGCAAACGATGGAACAAAGACTGATGCAAGACGAATACCAGATCGAGAGCGATGGCCGAACAGTGTGGATCAACCATTCCTCGGGATACAATATGGCACGCTTCGGTGTCATGGGTATCGATATCCACAATTCCCCTGACGAACAGGAGCGAACGGGGCAGCAGTGCCTGTCCTGCACCCATGGACCTACCACGGCGGCGGATTGGGATCGTTTCGTTGAAGCGATCGAAGGATTCTTCGGCATCGAGGTAGGGGATCAGTATCGGCCGTCGAGGTTTTGATGCCGCCGATCATCCGCATAGAGGGGACGGATCGACAAGTCTACGAGACGATGCTCGAACTTCGACGCCAGCGCATCCCGTCCTGTCTGCCTCGTCGCATGTTTAGCGGCGTGTGCAACTCGCGCGCATTGATCGCTGCATGGGAGAAATACGATAGAGACGATGGCGACACGAACGTAAACCTGATGGTGCGGGAACGCGACATAGTTTTGGTGCGACTGATAAGCGAGTGCGTGGTGAGGGAGACGACGGCGCGATGATCTATCTCAAGGTAGTGGGGAAGCGGCACGCCCTTGTGACGGGAGTAAGGATTGCGCACGAACAGAGAATAGCAATCTTGATGCCGACCGATCGAGGTTCATACTTTCGTTCAACCAAACAGTGCTTTAACGATCTTTGGTATAGCGCGCCATTTGCCTCGGTATCGGATTATATTCTCTTCTGTGCCGTGCGTGAGCGTGACCTTGAGTTGTTCTGCCTGTGTCAAAGCGGGCGAGTACTGATCCTAGATCGAAACGAATGGGTTCGACAACAGCGATGAAGCGCAGATGTATCAGACTCGGCTATGTCCCCGAATGGAAGCCCTTCTTCGAAAGCCTTCGGCGTAATGGCATCCCGGTGCTGCGCCATCCGCGCAACCATGCCCCGTGGGGTTCTCGACTGATGATCAACTCTCTCGTGGTTGACGCCATTCCTTTATATTGTCTCGTTCGTGAACAAGACCTCGAAATGATCAAGCTGATCTCTCCCGTGTTGGTCGAGATCATTCCCCCTGTCCTCATCCCGCGAGGCTGCCCCTTCGATGGTGGACCCGGAATCTCCGGCGAGACCGATCACAGCACAGCCGAATCGCGAAGCTACTACGCGGGGTGCACATACTCCGATTGTATCGCATTCAAGGTTGCGTACGATTTCTCCTCGGAGCAGAGCGCCGTCTTGGCGTGGAATATGCGTTCTAGCTTTTCTTCTTGATCGAACTGTGTAATAGAAAGTTGATGAACCATCGGCTGAAATTCACGGGCCTGTTCCCCGCCGTCCGCGCCACCGTGGTGGCTTTGCGCGCGCAGGGCATTCCGTTCGTGATGCCTCGCAGCAATATCACGAATGAAGTCTGGTCATCTCGGTTCATTGAGCGTAGCTGGATGGAGGCTCGCTGGATCGACACGCGAACCGCGTGCTTCGAAGCATTCTTCCGCGAGCGCGATATCGACATCATTCGTCTTATCGCCTCGTGCAAGATCGAGGTTGTGGCATGAACCGAACACTCTACCTTGAAGGCGACGAGCGCGACATCATTGCCACGCTCGTGAGTGCCCGCCAGCAAGGCATTCCTTTCATCGTCATGTCGGTGGAGTTCGTGCAAGCAACCGGTGACCTCGAAACCTTCTGCATCTCATCCCGAGATACTATCGATGGTTGGGAGAGGGCTGCGAAGAGTTGGCCCACGATCGCCGCATTCTCCGATGCGGAGATCATCGTCCGAGATCGCGACGTAGAGATGTTCAAGCTGTTGAGCCAAGTCCCGGTGATGATCAAGTGAGGAGTTATTCTCGCTTGACCCTGTTCGGCACGATGACCGATCTCAAACACACCGTCGAGGCAGCACGGGCAGCGGGGATACCGCTCATACATGGCTGGTCACACTTTTCATCACGCCGTTTCCTCGGCGAAATCAAATTACGCGACATGCATACCTATGAGGCTATGATCAGGGTCAAACTCCGGACCACGGACCGCGCTCTCTTCGTCCTGCTGTGCACAGCAAGGATTATATCGCCGAACAACGCTTGACCCACAATCACGAACTGTGTAATGGGGAGATCAGGAGATCACCATGACCGCACCCCACGTCGAAGCCACCCTCGTCCAGATGCTCAAGGCGTGGCCGACGCTACGGGGCACCCGTCTCGACTGTCTGGAAGACCTCGCCACCGCATCCGAGTATGACGCCAAGTGGCTCCCGGATGGCAGTCTGTGGGTGAACAGCGACAAGATCACGGCGGGAAGTTACCCCGACAAGCCCGAGGAAGAGGACGAGGATGTTGTCCGGTACCGCGACCGGAAAGCCACGCGCTACAACGCGGAAGCGCTCGCGTCGCGCCTTCTCCAGATTCGTCGCGACCGGATCACCGAAGCGTTCAATCGCGACAATGCCGAAGAGATCATCGCAGCGGGGAACCGCTACAGCAATCCGTTCCGTGACTACGATAACGCGCCGGGCTGGGACAACACGCTCCCGCGTGGCGGTTATTCGCTGCTCGCGAATGTCCCACAGAACGCCGATCAGGAATGGGTCAAGGCGTTTATCGAACTCATGGAGGAGACGCTCGCGTTCGAGTATCCCTTGGGTAAGTTCGCAAGCATGAGCCCCGCCTATAAGCAGCAGTACCTCGATGATCTCGCCCGTGCGAAGAAGGAAGCACGGGAAGTCTTGGTGCGCCTCAAGGGGACGGATGAGGAGAAGGTCCAGCAGACGCGCGACCGCGTTCAGGCGCAGATCGATGCACTGGTCAAGTCTGCGTCGGCGCTGGGTGTCAAGGTGGAAGCAACGGTAGTTGTGGAAGCCCCTGTGGACAACGCAATCGTCGCTGTCAATTCACCGGTGCGGATAGTCCTCGGCATCCATAAGGGCAAGTCGGGTCGGGTTATCGAGATCGACGAGCGGCAGCAATTCCCTTACCTCATTGAGTTCGATAACCGCGCGGCGGATGCAAAGCCGAACGAGGGTCGTTATCGGTGCATTCGAGATGAGATAAAGGTGGTGGCATGAGTGACGCGCGATGCCGGGCCAAGGCTGGTGTAAGAGTCAGCGGGTGAACGCCGTTGTCTTGCTCGAAGACGATGTGGCGTCGCGTATCCGGGACACGATCGCGGAGTTGCGGCGACAGGGCGTGCCCTTCATCGACTACAACCCGTTGGTCACAGAGGGCGTCTACATCACGACTGGGCGGGAACTCCTGAATCGCAGTGTCCTCTATGGCTAATCAGGTAGTCTTCCTCGCGAGCCGTCGCCCGATTGGACCGGTGTTGAGCCAACTCCGTGCTACGGGTATTCCCTTCATCTATTTCGAGTACGCGTGGAGTACGGTCATTTCATCGAATGTTTTGACCAAATACGCGGAAAACGATCAGCGGCATCACCAGTTCATAACAGTCCGAGATCGTGACATCGAGATGATCAAGTTGATAGCCCCCGTGATGATCATGTCGGATCGAACCATGACCGTCGATTATTACGATTGAACGAACTCTCTAATTTGCTATGACGCCTCATGGCTAACCTGATGATCATACTTCAAGCCGGAGGACCGATTTGGCCGACGCTCAAGGTGTTGCGCGAGCAAGGTGTTGCGTTCATCGACTTTTGGAGAAGCGTTGGGGACACGCCGTCGAAGGTAGTATCATCACGCTCGTTAATCGCGCAGAGCTTCGCCAATCGGGAGTCTATGGGAGTGATCTACCTCCGCGAGCGCGATGAAGCGTTGATGCGCCTTCTGCTAACCGGAGTCCAGATCGAAGTCATCCCTCGTCGAGTGAAGAAGCGATGACGAATAGGGTAGTGATCATCGATAAGCAGGGGAGGGTTGGTGACTTTCTCGGAGAGATGCGCGCGCAAGGTATCGCTTTCCTCTTCTCGGATCGTCGGCATAAGGTGCGGGCAACATCAAGGCTTATGGTTCAACTCCACTCCTCGAAGCTTTTGTTTGAGATCAGTCTCTTGATCCGCAGCCGGGATGTCTCGTTGGTGCGGTTGATGCAGCACGGGGCAATCTCGGTGCGCGTCAAGTGAGGCGACGACGCACGCTGACCCTCTACGGCGACGATGACGCCGTGGAAGCCAACCTTGTGATGTTCGCCTCGCAGGGTATTCCCGTGGTGGCGAGAAGTCGTGACACCTACTCGGTGATCTCGGCGCGTCGAGCGGTCCAAGCACTGGATAATCGTCAATGGTTTGACCAAAATCAATTGATCATCCGTGTCCGAGAAACAGACGTGGAACTCGTCTGTCTGCTCTGCACGTTGCGATGTAGCGTGTGGAAGACCGCCGCAGAATACGATGCCGAGAACCCGGCGCGGAGGCAAGGATGAACCGTCTCATTTACCTCGCCGACGCTCGTGGCGGCGTGCGGCTCTTCCTCGAACAAATACGGGGGCAAGGCATACCCTTCATTTGGATGGGCACTAGGGTGTCTTCATCTCGCGCAATCACGCGACTAGCGACCGATCGTAGAATGTACGGCACCAGCGTCATGATCCGCGATCGTGATCTCGCCCTCATCCTATTGATGCGCGATGGAACTATGGTTATAGAGGTCAGGGATGAACCATCGCTTCTCAATCCTGACCCCTGATCTCTCGACCATGATCGAGGTGTTTGATCGTCTGGAGAGCGCTGGCATCCCGTTCGTGCGCTTCTACTGGCAGGACCGCAGCGGGAGGCCGACTCGATCCTCTGGCTCGCGAATGACCCGCCGTGCTTTGGAGAAAGTTGCTGGTATTCATGTGAATCGTTACCTTATGATCTGCGTTCGCGACCGCGATTTCGATCTCGCGCGTCTCTCCATCGGGGGATACTTCGTGCCGGGGTGGACACTTCTATGAACCGCTACGTGGAGATCACCGGCGAGGATGTCGCGCGCGTCGGGCTTTTACGCCAGCATGGCATCCCCTTTATCCGACGATTTAAGCCCAGATACGCGCGAAATGCCGGAACGGTGAAGGTTATTTCATCCCGCACGCTATGTCGTAAACTCGTGCCCAATACCCTCTTCGGTGATAGAATCATCTCAACGGTGATCGTTGTCCGCGATCGTGACCTCGATCTCCTACTCCTAATCATGCGAGCCCGAGTGCTGTGAACCGTCGCCTTTCCCTCTATGATCAATCCGGTCATAAGATCGCACCCTTTGTCCAAGGTTTGCGCAGTCAAGGCATCCCATCTCTGTGGTCTTTCTGGATCGGCAAGCGTGGCCATGCCGCTGGACTTTCGCGTGATATTCATCACATCAGTCTTCCATGGGCGGTAGACATTCTTGTCCGCGACTGTGATCTGGCACTCGTTATCCTCGCCATCGACTTCGATTACACCGTCTGGCCAGACGCTTGAACGGTTGACTCTCTGCAACAGTTCGTCTACAGGGATGTGATGGTCACCATGATGAACATCAGCGGCCCGTCCGTGAAAGAACTGGATACCGCCCTGCACGCGCTCCGCGATCAAGGCATCCCCTTCTTCGACCGCTGCCCGTTCTGGACTACGATTCTATCGTCGAAGCAGATGCTGACACGCCTCACGGTTTCAGGCACGCAGCAGATCATCGTCCGCGAACGCGATGTCGCAATGGTGCGCCTCATCGTTCCCAATTCAACAGTCCTGTGGGAGGACGCCCGCGATGGTAGGCTCGTGGCGTGAAGATGACCGCACCGGAGTTGTTCCACGGGTGGTGGATCGTGCGCTGCCAAGCCGGAGTGGTATCTCACCGCGATGTCATGGAATGGGCTCGAACAAACACGGGGAGGATTCGGGTGTTCTCGCATCACTGGGGTGGCAACACACCAGAGGGATGGTTTCGCAAAGGCGATGATCGCTGGGTCCATGATCTCGTCCTTGACACCGAGGACGATGCGCTGCTCTTCATGCTGGCCTTCCTGTGAAACGCGCCACCCTAGACCTCACCGGCTGGTGGCCGCACATCTGCGCGCTCGTCGTTGATCTGCGCCAGCAGGGTATGCCCTTCCTCGAACGGTTCGCTTGGGGGGGCAATGACGCGCAACCGGAATACATCGGCTCAAAGCGGTGTCTCCCGCAGATCGATAGTCTTGCACACTATTGGGACACCGATGTGGTGACGATCATTGTTCGAGCCAGCGACCTTACTCTCCTGCGCCTGATGGCACCGGCGGGGCTGAAGATCGCTGAACGTCCGGTGCAGCGATGAAACGCGCTACCCTCGTGATCGAATTCGAATCCACACCTCTGCTCAACTTCTTGCGAGAGTTGCGACAACAAGGCGTGCCGTTTTTGGAGCATTACTGCGAACTCCCCAATGCCCCGATTAAGTTTATTGGCTCAAAGCTTGCCATCAAGGAGATCGATGACTACTGCGCAGGTGGACCGGGTATCTTGGAGACGATCCTGATCATCCGGGATCGCGATCTCCCGATGGTGCGCTTGATGGCACCATCGGAAATGGCTCTTGATTATTTGATCTATGGCTAATTGTCGGCTTCTCCTCGGGGGACAACAACCCGCCCCTCTCCTCTCTACCATGCGGGCGATGCGTCAAAACGGCATCCCGTTCTTCTTCAAAATGGAAAACGTCACGCAGGTGAATTCACGCAGCCTGATCGGTTATGCGTCGAAGGATCAACGCACATACCAGTACGTAATCGTCCGCGAGCGTGACCTCGACATGATCCACTTGCTCGCGACGGTGACGGTTCAGCCCTCAAGCGTTGTTAGATGACCGAATAAATACTGGATGAGAACCCTCATCGACCTCGTGGAAGCCGCCGCTGCAAGTAACACCCTCTTCCATTCCACCGACTTCGGTGCCGAGATTTTCCGCGACGGTCGCATCCACGCTAACTCGACCATCGACCTCTCCGCTCGTGCGGGACGTGCCTCTGACCTTCGCCACGACGCCGAGCACCACACCACTCACGGCGTCTGTGCGACACGATCCCTCTACTTCGCGAAACAATTCTCACCCACCATCTTCGCCCTTGATGTCGCAAAACTCCGGCAGCAATACCGCATCGTGCAACGCGCCGAAGCCGGGGCGTATGATCTCGCCGACGATCACGGCGACTTCCGCATCGAAGCCGAGGAGTTCATCATCTGCCCCGGCATCGATCTCGCCCGCTTCTGCCAAGGCATCTGGATCAACGATTCACTCCGCGACGATCCCGACCACGCTCCCCTCGCCGCCTCGCCGATGTTCCGTGGATGGTTTGCACCAGTGTAAATACCCGATGAGAAATTGGATCAACCTCGTGGAAACCGCAGCGGCGAACCTCATCGTTACAGAGGGTCGCCGTTACACCTACAGTATGGGCGGCGAAGACGTAGAAACCATCGATCGTCCGTCCCGCCTTGATTTTGAAGCGATGCTGGCACGTTCCCAGTATAAGGTCTTGCGGGCTATGCTTACGGTGACTGATCTCATTATCTGGGATGCCGCTAAAGCAACTCACGATCATCCAGAATTTGGAGGTGGGGAACGTATCGTGCTCACCGCCGACATGGTGTTATACTACCCCGATGCCGACGAAAGCGACCCCGATTACGAGGAGGAACTGGACCGGCAGGAAAAATGGATCGATGAACACCCCATGTTGAAGCGTATCTACGGCGGATCGGTTCGCTCGTTCTCCTATTACGAGTTCCCAAACCTCCACATCGAAGCATATTGAACACCGACGCCGAGCACCACCCTGATCTTCGCACCGGTTTTCCACCTAAATACCGGATGAGAAATTGGATCAACCTCGTTGAGGGGCTCGGTAGCGAAAAGGGGTTGGCAAAGACTCCCCAAGTCCTTGAAGCTATCTTTGCGCACATCCAACAACAAGTCGATCCCGACATCTCACGTGAGGAATTTGACAAAGCCTATGGTGAGTTCGAACAGCGCTTGAAATTCCCTATGCGGGTCTATCGCGCCCTCTCCTTCGAAGACGCGGGATCGTTTTTCAACGCTCACACCGACGATCTCACCAACGTGTCCGACGACGAGCAGACCCGCCTCCACGCCGCAATCGAGACGATCGACTTCTCCCGCATCGGCATCTGCTGGACCGACAATCGAGCCGTCGCCCTAGCCGGGGGCGCACTCGGTGGTGGAGCCGGTAATCACGACGGCGCACACATCATCCTCGAAGCCACGATCAACCCCGATCAGTGCGACCTCCTGACGACGATGTTTCACAACCTCACGGTCTACCAAGAAGAACACGAAATCACCCTCTATGCCAACACGCCGGTGACGATAACCGGCGTGACACCCCACTACGGGATGTCGCTGCCCATTAAGGCCAACACCGGCCCGGATCGATATGACCACCGTGCCAGCGTGGTGGATGCCCTTCGAGACGCGATGCGGGCGATAAGGGGTTGACGCCCGCATAAATACTCGATGCGAAATTGGATAAATCTCATCACCGAAGCCATCGAACGCGTCAACGTTCGAGGCATCGATGTTCCCGTGCTGACCAACCCCACCCGGTCAGTGCTCCGTCAATTTCTCGAAACCCAAGGAGAGTTGCGAGCGTGCGTCCACGATAATGGCGACCTGACCGTCTTCCCGTCTCGGCTCGCCACTCACGGAGATATCGACGACGATCACACCCACTATCCGATGATGATCCCCGATGCCACCACCGCGCTCTACCGTTTCGACAGCGGTTTCCCCCTTGATGATGTGGAAGCCTTCCAAGAGACGCTCAAAAGCCAGCTTCCCTCCCACCGTGGTCTGGTTCGCGCACTCGGATCGGGGTTCAAGATCGAGTTCGATACCGGCTCGATCGATTGGGAAGCAGAGGGATATTGACACGCGATCCGCGCTTCCGTATAAATAAAAGCATCAGGGACATGGTGTCCCCGACAGAGGTAACGACATGTTCGATCAGATCGACATTGCTGTGAACGATGAGGGCGGTTTCGCCGTCGTGTCGTCGCGCGCGTTGCCACTACTGCCGCTTCTCCCCTTGCCGCTTCTCGCGGCCGAGGGCGTTTGTGGTGATGGAGGAACGACTTTCTAACGAGAAGGTCCAAACTTCCAGAGGTTACCCAAACCCGCCCTTGGCCCTGATACGGCCGATGGCGGGTTTTTTGTTGTCTGCGGTTCCGAAGACCTCCCGAGACGATCCCATGGGATCAAAAGCGGAGTGATCGAACCGAAGGCTTGATTACGAGTGTTGCGTGTCTCTTCGGAGATGGTCTTTGAAATTGTTGGAGAGAGAATGAAACGAGGCTCTTCGTGAGCCTCCGTTCATGGGCCAGTCACGCATTGGAGGAGTCAGGTCATCCTCGCGTGTCTGGGAGACACGAGAACACAGGTTCGAATCCTGTATGCGTGACTGGCCCATGAGCAAAAACATCGTCGCGCGGTAGTCCAGTCAGGTTAGGGCGTCCGGTTTGGGACCGGAAGATCAAAGGTTCGAATCCTTTTCGCGCGACCATTTACATAGTTGACAAAGTAGAAACAGCGATTGACCATAATGGGGAAAGGAGTTGAGAAGAAGAGTTGAAGTAAATCGATAATGCGCTCGTGGCGAAACTGGTAGCCGCGCCAGATTTAGGTTCTGGTATCTTTGGGTGTGGGGGTTCGAATCCCTCCGGGCGCACCATCGATCTTGGTATGCGATCGTGGCGAAATTGGTAGCACGCGCAACGTTGAGGGCGTTGTGGAACGGAAGTTCCGTGGAGGTTCGAGGCCTCTCGATCGCACCAGAATACAAGATGGGGACGTGGCGAAATTGGTAGCACGCGCAGGTTTCAGAAACCTGTGCCGCAAGGCGTGAGGGTTCGACCCCCTCCGTCCCCACCATCGACTGTAGTGATGATGCCGGTGTGGCGAAATTGGTTATACGCGCAGCATTCAAACCGCTGTGTCCTCCGGGCGTAAGAGTTCGAGTCTCTTCACCGGCACCATCAACACAGTTACGGGGATTAGGGAAGTAGGTCATCCCGTCTCATTCGGTATGAGAAGATCGTCGATTCGAATTCGGCATCCCCGACCATTATTGGTGCTTCCGTGATAAATACTTCATGGAAAACGAACGCACCACAAAAGTCTGCTCCCGCTGTAAAGAGGAGAAGCCTCTCGACAACTTCGGTCTGCGTTGGGGAAGCTCTAGAGATGTCCGCTATCCTACTGCGCAGTGTAAAAGCTGCCGAGCAGTCGTCCGTGCTGAAAAGGGTTGGAACCCTTCAAAAGAAGCGCGTGATCGAGAGAAGGTTAGAGCGCGGGAAATCAGGAAGCGGAAACGCCGTGATCCTGCCTTTGTCGGTAAACACATCCTTGAAGACTCTAGGCGCTACGACCGCAAGAAAGGCTTTTCGAACGACCTCGATCTCGCTTTCATCGAAGATCAGATTAAGGATGGCTGCTCATACTGCGGCGACACAGAGATGCGTCCCTCTCTCGACCGTATCGACAACGATCGCGGTCATCTAAAGGACAACGTGGTGGCCGCGTGTGTGCGCTGCAATCTGGTTCGAGGGAACATGCCCCACGCGGCGTGGTTGGAATTGTGCGAAGGGATGCGCCGCGCCCGTCTCAAGGGGTTGTTCGGCGATTGGCAGGGTAAATTCATCAGAAAATAATATTGGCGGCGGTGCTTATATCTTCTACATGACGGTCATGAGCGATCCTATAGCATTGGAAATGTCTGAAGGCTTTGTCCTTGAGGTATTGTACATAGCATTGATAGAGTGGAAGGTTCCACTACCCTCGATTTCGAGGAGCCTTCCTGTGCATTCATCGTCAAAGTTCGACGGCGAGCAGGAAGCACTTTGGCAGCAAATTATAATGGACCCTCGATTTAGCCAGTTGCTTTTCGCGAACGAACCAGTGGTTTCAATCAGCGCACGCAACATTGTAATGAGCAATGCGCAAATCGGTATAGAGCCGTTTATTAAGGCTTATGCTGATTATCTAGTAGTGGTCGGTTCTTCGTAGAGCGCGGGCATGATGAAAAGGTAGCCGTGGGGGACTTAAAATCCTCCGCTCGAAAGAGCGTCCCGGTTCGATTCCGGGTGCCCGCACCACTAAATCGCTTTGACGAACGATCCATCTGGCACCACGGCGGAGACGCTCCCCGCATCCTCGCCTTCATTGTCGTAGTAGCATCCCCGATCAGCCGTTCCCATGGCTTTCTGTTTGATCATCCAGCGATTGGCGTGATCGTCAGTAAGGGGATTATTGGGTTTGTTCTTCATCGCGCCGACGATGTGGTAACCTTGGATCGACGGTCGAGCAGTCAGGGCGACTTGTTCCCGGTTACTAAAGACGGCGCGCTCAAGGCCGTTCTCGGGCAGGAAATCTTCTACTGGGAGCCGCGCGTTGAACCCAGTGGCCCATCTTCCCAAGCGTTTGAGGGTCTGGCTACCGGCGAGCATGGTCTTGCCATACTCGGAACCACCGTCCCAATCGTGACCATCGGCCCTTACGCCGATGCGTGCTTCGAGGGCTTCCCGTGCCGCGTCCCGTGATCCGAGATGGAGGCCGTAATGGGAGCCGCGAAGATCACCCGATGGTGAGCCATGCCAGAACACGATCGGGACGGAGGCTTCGCAGATGAGGTCGATGAGGTAGCGCATCGGATATTTAGCGCTTGACCGAACTCTGCTAATCAATTATAGCGGTGGTCGAAACGGAGACACCCCATGCTCGCAGTCAACGATCTCGTCCACGCCACCATTATCGAGAACGGCTACTGGAAGGATTCCTGCAAGGGGAAGATCGTCGGCGAGACCGCCAACTTCTGGATTGTCGAGAGCCATCACTGGCGCTTCAACAACAAGACCAAGCGTTTCGCCAAGGAGGGCGGCAACCTCTCCAAGCGCGAGCCGAAGGTTTAACCCCTCCACGCCAGCCAATACATCAGTGCGTCGGCTTCATCGCGAAACACTATTCTCCCCTCCGACACATGGACGAGCGACGAAGTATTGTCCGCGCACCATGCTATCGCCGCCCGCGCCTCTTGCGACCATCTACCGAAGGGGTGATCGACCTCGATCACCCACTCCTTGACGAGGGTCCGATACATCCGGGCAGCGCGAGGCGGGGTCATGCGGGTTCGTTAGATCACGCGAGGTCGAGAAAGCAAATAGCTATTTCTTGATGCGCGTGAGGAACAGTTCCTCCCTCCATCCCTCGCGGGGCTCTCCTTGCTTCAAGGTCACCTGATCGACAGGAACAAGAACCCACGAATCCGGTAGGTCCATCTTGCGCGCAGTCGAGACGCCTTCGATGCCCTTGTCCTCGAAGAAACCGGTCCACGAGAGGATTGACGATCGTGCGTTACCCTCGTTGGCGTATTTCTTCGCGGACTTGAACGTATCGACCATGCGGACATGATCCTTCCGATCCGTGTAGTCATAGTCGAACCCGGCGAAATACTTCCCGTCCTCGCCGTCGCGAAGGACATAGACGATCGACTCCGGTATCGAGATTGCCTCAACGGCATCCTCGATCTGTCGATAAGAAAGAGTGAAGCCGTTCTGCCACCAAGGATTTTCGCCCCAATACTCCCACGAGGGAACACCCCTGCCACCCGATGAACCATCCGGACGCGTGTGCTTGATGTGATACTCGATCTGGCTCTCATCGAGATCGACGCGGATGGCGCGGCCGGAGTCCTTTTGCCGGTCCGCGCTGGTCTTCTTGTCCGACGATACAGTGAATTCGAGACCCGCCGGTACCGTGAAGATCGGCATCTCATGCGCGTGCTCATACGGGTTGTCGTAATTGTATGGCTTTCCCGCCGCGCGCCAAGCATCCGCCTCCGCGACGAGGCGATGATCACGCTCTGGATAGACCCACGCAGTAATGGTCACCGGCCGGGTAAAGCGCCAGCGCGAGCCCTTGACCATCTCCTTCAGCTTGGAAACCTTGGCCTCCTTTGCTACTGGCGGGTCGATCTTGGTTACGGCCCCGATGTGGGCAACCGATGATCCCCAGACGACGAACCGCAAGTCGCCGCCGAAGCGATCGATGACCCGCTGTTCAGCCGCCGCCGCTTCTGGGAACCGTTTTTTGATCGCACTCCATTGCCCATCGAACAGGCGGTAGCTCTCACCCCATGTCTTCCAAAGGTCATGCCCGGCGAGTTCTCGCAGCACCACATGCTCTTCTTCCGGGATGAGGTCTTCAAGCGAATGCGGTCTCGTGATCTGCGTGACGCGCCCCTTTGTGGCGCGCTTCGAAGGCTGGCAGAACCGTTCCGAGAGCACAAACCCCGCCGAATAGATGGGGGTGCCCTTGGGTGCGCTCACGTAGTCGCCAATTTTGATATCGCTCATGCCTAGATGGTAGCCTTCAACTCGCAAGCGGTCAACGGTTTATAGTTCGTGCTTGACTCACCCGTGATAATCGATTACCGACGCGGCGAGGAGATCACTATGCCCCTGCCTGAAATCGAGCATTCGCCCCATGGCTACTGGATCGATCTCGACCGATCGATCCACCCGCTCGCAGAGCCGCAGTCTCACGCCCGGCATCCGATCCTCGATCGTTTCTCCGGCGAGGGCCTTGCCCGAATGCAAGCCGGGCTGGACGAGGGTCTCGTCGCGGTATCGATCTTCGACAACAGCTTCTCGGTTCGATCGCGCGCAGGGGCGGTTCCCGCACCCGTCATCGCTTCTCTTGCCAGAGTCGTCGCGCTTCACACGCCCGAGGCGATCACTACGGATCATCACGGCGCTGGTCCCACCAAGACGATCATGCGCGGTCTTCGGTTGACGACTACTCGCACGGTTCCATCGTTCCCCGACAGTGAGCCGCAGTTCGCATCGCCGTGGGAGGAGATCGCGCATCTCAAGCTCGCTCTCTCCGTGGTGGAAGGTGAACGTGACGCCTATTCCGCCATGGCGTCACAGAGTGAGGCCCAGACGGCGCTCAAGCATTTCTTCAAGCGCTTCGACGACATCAGAGCGCAGCTTGACCTTGTTCGCCGTTACTACAAGAAGGGCGAGGATATCTCAATCGACTCATCGCTCGACGATAAGGCGAAGCTGGACAAGCTTGGCTTCTACATCTTCCATGAGATGAACCGTAGCCTGTGGTACGTGGGTGTGCTCGTCAAGGAGTTGTTCGCGACCAAGGCCGACGACTGATCACTCCCCTCCCGTTTCAACAACCCTCGCCTGTGCCGCCATCGTTTTGGACACGATCACCTCGTCGTCGTTACCACCGTCGAGGTAGAGGAGGATGTCGCGGAGCGGCAGGGTGAGTTCAACGATCCACCACGCTCCCTTGCGTTTCGGGAGGACATAACCGCGTGTCGCATGGGTGCCATCGTAGGTGGTGAAGGTCGCGCAACGATCCCGCCGGGCGGTGAACGATACCCAGTCGCGGTTCTGGCGGTCGATGTGCTGGGGGTCGTACACGCCTCCGCCGCCGCGCCAAAGCTTGATCGGTGTATCGAGGGCAGCTTCGAACATCTCCGGAGTGGCGAAGGGTGTGGCCCAATTCTGGACTTTCATGATTTCGTTTGCGAAGAAGACGATCCGGGATGAGGTCTGGAACTTGCGGTTCCTCGATGCCCGGTTGATGCACGTCACGGCGTTGCGGTTGATCCATGGCAGCACGGCGTCGTGGAAGCGTAAGCGGGCTTCTTCCGCCTTGTAGTGATTGAGCAAATCCCAGATCGAGAGAAGGTCTTGGTCTTCGCAGAGGTTGATCCACTCACGCATGTTCGTCCCTCACGAAAATCCTCGATCTGTCTGCCTTAATCGCCAACATGCCGATGCGCTTCAATCCCGCGAAACGATCGGCGAGACTTTCGAGGTGATCCCCGATCCCCATCACGAAGCATCCGCACCCTGCTGCATAGATGGTAGCGGCGCAAGTCCAGTCGGTTTCTTGTTCGATACCGGAGATCGACGTGCCGATGATCATCGGGTAGCCGAGGTTGCCGAGATCACGGTGCGGGGCATCATCGGCGTTCCAGACTAGCAGATCATCAGAGTAGCCGCCCCGGAGCGTCTGATGCGGTGCTGCCTTGAGGGCGCGCATGATCTCTCTCGCAGAGGGGTTGCGGTAGAGCATGATTTCGCGACCCTTACTGATGGGGAAGACTTCCCGCTTCTCCATGAGGGCGATGGTATCGATGAGGTCTCGCATATTAGGCAAATTTCACGCGAAATTGTGTTGTATCATCGTCTTCGAAGTCGCCGAATGTGACTTGCCCATTATATTGTGCCGCGAGCTTCTTTGCTAGTTTCTCGTAGACGGACGCTCTGGCGGTATTGTCATGCCTCGGTGTGGTGAAATATATCTCCTTCGGAGAGAACTTATCGTGTAAGTCTTTGACGATGGTGATCACCGTAGCGAACACCGCAAACGGAGTTGCTTCATTAGTCGGTTTGAGGGAGAACTTGGTGCCCCCTACCATATTTCCAAATTGGATATCCCATACTTTGTTATGCGCGCGAGCGACGAAGGCGTATGGTTTATTCTTGATCTCGAATTTGGCCAAAGCGTATTCGTGATCGATGTCCTCCCAACGCCATACCTGCTGTGAATCAAAGGCTTCTCTGATGATGTTGATTAGGTCTCGCATTGCGTATTTAGGCTTGCGAACCAGACTTGGACGAACTATAGCAGAGCGATGGACCGCCGCAAATCTGCCCGCCTCTACTCCGCCTCCGCCCACGCTATCATGCGCGAGCGCGCCGAAGTGGCTCGAAAACGTGCAGAAATTTGGGGCGATCATCTCCCGCAGCACCTCGCCGTTGAGCGTCGTGAGACTTTCCTTCGCTGGCTTTGGATCGCTGTGTTGGTCGGGTGTCTGGTGCTCGGTGTGGGCTTCCTCGTTACCCAGACGGTGCAGTGATGGGCAAGCTTTCGCGCCATGATCTTCTCCGCCGCGAGTTGGAGAGTCGGCATTTCACCAAGGCGTCGCACCCCGATCGTGAGACCCTTGATGCAATGTGGAGTCATGCCGTCGATCACAACGGCGAAGCGTGGGACTGGAATACGCAGGAGAAGCCGGGGATCACCACCGCATACGCTTTCCTCGTCTCGCTGCTCAAGCATCCGGTGCCATGAGGTGTTGACAGTTCGGTAAATCAAACCCATGGAGCGGAAAGGAGAACAATCATGGACCTTTTTCGTATCGCGGCCCAGCGCGGCATCACGCTCCCGACCGCGAAGGTCGTCCCGCAGAAAAGAGCGACGAGTCAGCCAATCACCCGCAATCAGCCTGTAGAGGTTCGACTGCTGGTTCGCGGCGATCTACCGGTCCAATACACGCGAGCCGGCAAAGTGGCCAAGCGACAGCCAGCGCCGATGCTACCCGGTGAAACGGCTTGGGCGAAGCTGCGCTATACCGGTGAGGTGAACCTGTATCCATTCGAGATGGCGGGCGAGGGCTATGAACTTGTCTCCGACGCCGAAGAGGGCGTGCATTACGAGTTCGTCGAATGAAGACGCGTATCCTCTGTATCCTCACTATCACGGGCTTCTTCTGCTTCGCTTCAGCGCTCCTGATGACCCTCGTGCTCGACATGAGGAACTTCTTCGACGCCCTTCCTGCCGCGCGCCTCTATGTCTTAATGGTGGAGGGTGCGCTATTCTCCGCCACAATGACCAGTGCCTTCGCGGCTCGCTGGTATGTCTTGCGCTGGCGGTGCGATCTGTGAAGAAAACCGTTTTGCGCATACAAGCGAAAGGCGGTCGAGCGCCCGTGGTGGCGATGATGGAGGCGATGATCCGGGCGGGCATCCCCTTCGTCATGGCGAACAGCGTCTCGCATCCCGGATCACGCGCTACCTTGCGCGATTGGGGCGAGAACTCCGACCTCCTCTTCGCTCTTGTTCGTGACAGTGATGTGGCGATGATCAGATTGATCAACACGGAATGCACGATCAGAGATAATAATCACGTGTGGTGGAGCTACGCGTCGCGGCCGAAGACCGAATCGGACCGGCCCGCCATACGCTTGCGGCCTTGGTGACGACTAAATAGGGGAAAGGAGACCTCCCCTCATGCGCACCTACATCGACATCATCAACGAAGCACAGGAGCAACTCAACGAGTTGTTCGGCCTCTCCTCGAAGGAGAAGGCTGCGAAAAGCTTGGCTGCGACGGGTGACGAGATCAAGGCAGCTATGCAGATCAGACACACGATCGAGAGCGCGAAAGCCGTTGATGCTCTCGCAGTCAAGGCGCTGGGTCAAGGCGCTGATGCTGCGTTCTTCCAGAAGCTGGGTTTCGAATCGCGGATCAATCCACAGGAAGCACAGGGCACCTTCTATGTCCCCGATGTGTGGACCGATATGAAGTCGGTGCATGAGTTCCAGACCGTCTACGGCGTTGAGCGCCTCGCTGGTCCGGTGAGTCAGCAGAACAAGATCGACGAATTCTCGATCGAGCGTCGCTACCCGGATCGCACCAACAAATGGGTGCCTCGTCGTGCATTTCAGGCGTGGATCAGCCGAGCGGACGGCAATCACGAGAAGCTGATCTTCCGCCTCAAATAAAGAGTTCGTGCTTGACCCCTGCCGCTAATCGTTTATACACGCGGTTCAGGAGACGATCATGACCCGCACTTACATCGGCCATTACAAGCGCTTCGGTCAGCCCAACCACCACATGGCGGTCTATCGTCTCGAAGATGGCCGCACGGTCAATGATCAGAATGTTGAGATCAGCCTCGACAAGCGCGTTCTGGTCAGCGGTCCCGAAGATGGCGGTGAGGTTTGCGGTTGCGCGTTGTGTCAGCGTAAGGCTCGCCTCGCTCCGCCCAAGGGTTTCGACGGTTGCACGTGCACCGAGTTCACCCTCCATTTCCATCTCTGCCAGTGCGGCGTGCGCCAGCGTGTCCTCGAAGCCGAGGCGGAAGCCATCGTCCCGATGCTATCGGACGAGCAAGTCTCCGCGATGGTTGAGGTCACTGGCGCGATCGAGCAGCGCAAGGCAGACAATCTCGGCTACGGCTTGAAGAAACTTCAGTTAAGCACGGGATGGTCGCGTAGCGGAGACAATGCGGTTATCTTGACCGATCTGGGTAAAATTGTTCAGGACCGGTTGCGCAAACATCTCGAAGTAGTCAAAGTCCTCTCGACGTAATCTTATAATCTTTATTGTCCCTTGGTTGGAATGTTGCTATAGTTCGGCAACATTCCTGTCATGATTGACAGCGCGGATGATCGCGCTACCATCGTGGCACTATATAGGGAGTCAATCATGAGCGACCTTCTCGCAGCCCTCCTCTTCCTCATGGGCCTTGGTCCCAATCCCGATCTTCCGCCCGATCCTGCGGTTCACACGTTGGGTGGTGGTATCCCGACGACGCCCCCGACGCGCGTGGACTAAAGATGCCGGTTGAGATACTCCTCTACGGAGTCTTGTGCTCGATCTCGGCACTGTGTGGCATCCCGGCTTTGATGAACCGTGATGATGGCGTCTACGCTCTTGTTGGCGGGATGATCATGTCGCTGTTCTGGTGCGCGAATGCCATGTTGTGGATGAGCAATGGCGTAGAGTTGTTCGCATTCGTCGATGGTGGTTTCTTTGTCGCTACGGTGATCCTGTGGTGGTTCACGCGACTACGTTGGGTGGGTTTACTCGCGCTGCTCTTCTTGGGCAACCTTGGCCTTGATGCTCTTTTCCTCAAGGCGTTCGGTATCAATGTCGGTATGACCTATCCGTGGTTCTCGCGAGCCTCCAACCTGTTGTTCATCAGTGAACTCGCCACGGTGGCTTGGGTAGGGTGGTCGCAGATGCAAGCAAGGATGAAGATCGCTACAGCGACGCTCGGTGGCACGATCACGGTCGCGCTGGGGTTGATCTCTTTCGGTATCTTCTAAAGAGGTGTTGACAGTTCGCTGATAATCGATTAGAGGTCGGTCCAAGGAGAAAACTGATGCCCAAGGCCACCTTCACGATCGACAACCCCCTCAACGCGAACCCGCCCGAGAGCAAGGTATGGTTCCACGTCACCGTGACGGACGGTCGGGTGACGGCGGTCGAGGAGCACACCGGCTACGCGGGTGGCCCGATCACTGGAACGCTGGAGACGTTGAGCGAGCGTGTCGCTGCTCGCGGCGGCAGTCAGGATGCCCTTGCCGCGTTCCTGATGTCGCTCGGTGTCATGGGCACGGTGGATCGTTCGGGCTCGATGAGCAAGGAGATGCTGCGGGCGATCTCCGATGAGGTCAAAGGCATCATGGCCAACACCGACGCGCTCGATATGCTCGACTTCCAGATCGATGGCGTGCTCGTCCGCGAGACGAACCTCGACCAGTTCCTGACCGAAGTCGCGCTGCGGGACTGGCGTCGGCGAGTGGTTCAGGTTTGGGCCACGATCTCGGGCAAGCAGAACGAGTTCGATGACGATCGCCTCGACATGCTCGATCAACTCGACGATCTCATCGGCGAACGTATCACGGCTATGCGCCAAGCGGCGGAGGCCCGCATGATGTCGATCGCCCCGCGCCGTCTCGACATGGTGGTGGTGCAGCAGAACGATGACCGCGACGCGGTGATGAACTGGTCGATGGGCGGCATGAAGGTTTCGGAGATCGAGGGTTGCCTCGATGCATTCGAGCGCGCGGAGCAGATGACCTCGTTCGAATTCGACGCCTACGAGACGTTTGGTCAGGCGGCGTGCAACGCGGAGGGCATCGAGACCCTGCACGATCTGTTCGGCACGCGCTTCGCCGAGGCGTTCTTCCTGCGCAAGAAGTTCCTCATCCTCGACGCAGATCGTCGTGATGCTGTCGTGGAAGTCGCGTTGGCGCAATTGCGCCTCGACCGCATCGAGGCAAAGATCACGGAGTTGATGGCATGATCGCCATCGGGCTCGTCATCCTGTTCATCATCCTGACGGTGGTCTGCTTCTTCGCGTGGGTGGCTGCCATTCCCGGCACCACCGCCCCCACCCCCGAACTCACCGTCATTCGGATCGCCATCACCGCAGTCTGGATAGCGGGCACGGCGGGCCTGATCTTCGTCGAGACCTTGATCTAGGTGGCTCGCGGCATCACGCGCGTGCACATCTGCTTTCCCTGCCGGAAGGTGGGTAAGGGGCAGATGCGGCGGGGGCGACGGATCAAGCCCCGTTGTTCCGCGTGTCGCGCAGAGATGGTCCGCAATCCACAGAGCAGTAACACGCCGTCGCCGAACGATGACCGGGCATGGAAGGCGTTCGAACAGGATTGCGTGCGCCTCGTTAGAGACCTCGTAGAGCTATACAACGACTCTACCCTTCATCGTCACTGGCACGATTGGGCGAGAAGCCCTTGCGCTCCGGTGGCGCTACGCGATATCTGATGTCACGACGACAGGGGGAATTGTTGAAGAGCAGTCCGGTGGCGTGGGTCAATCATCTGTATGATCTTCCCGGCGACGCGCCTGTGCGCCTCTACAGCTATCAGGGCGAGGATGCATGGGCGCTCGCGGAGGAGCGCGGCTACTGGACCGGCAGTCCCCACATCTGGGACGAGGACGGCGACTACGGCTTTGGTCCCGCCTATGATTGGATGCGCGATCAGATGCGCGCGAGGATCACTCATTTCTCCGGTGACTATCCGATGTGGGGCTGGATCAAGCGCCCCTCGACGAAGCCGAAGCCGCGCCGTTATCGCGGTCTTAGTGAACGGATCAGGCTCACCGTTGAGGTGCCGAGATCGCGCATCCTCTTCTCCGACTATGAGACGTGGCACTCGGTGCTCAATCGTTCTCTCCTTGCACGCACAGAGGAAGAATGGGAGCAACACTGCGTGGCCTATCCCGAGCATTGGTCGATGCTCGATGCCGATTATACGGCACGCTACCTCGCGTCGATCGAGCCAAGCTGGCACCGCTGTCTCGGATTCATCCATGACCCCGATCCCCTTGTGAGATACTGGCAGGGGCGGACTGACCGGTTCATCGTTCAAGCATGTGTGGACCGTTTTGAGTGGAGCGAGGTTAAGGCAGTGCGGCGGTTCTAGTCGAACAGGTCCATGATTGATTTCATCGAAGTGGACTGTGCCTTCGTCACACTGGCGGAGCGTTCCGGCTTACGCAACGCCTCGATGGTGTGCTGTCTAACTATCTCGATCAATTCACCGCTAAGGTTGAAGTGATCATCAGTCAGGCGGGTGATCAGTTGATTGGGGATCATGACCTTCCTGTTGAGCAAGACGGCGTTGAAGGCCTCTGTGGCGCTGCTACCGTGCTGGATCAGCACCGCGATCATCAATGCGGCACTTCTACTCTGCCCCGCAAAACAATGGATAACAAGGCGATCATCATCGGTCATATCGCGGGTGTGATCAAACATACGGTGGAGATCATCCATTGTCGCTGCCCCGTCTTGCTCGACATGGACATCAGCGATCGGAAGGATAAGATGATGAGACCCGCGCGCCTTGAGACCGATCTCCGGTGAAACTGCGGAAACAATCTTTGTCGGCCAGTTGCGATCAAACTCCAATTCAGCCTCCGAGAGACCAAGAACCTTAAATCCAAACATGCTTCTTTATAGCACAATAGCGACCTTGTTGTTATAAACTACAAGTGATCTATTATATTGATACGGAGTTCAACTCTTTTGAGGGTGACCTCATCTCCATCGCGCTCATCCCGGAGAACCATGACCATCCCTATTTCTATGGGGCGGTTCCGTGCAACGATCCCCATCCTTGGGTAGCCGAGCACGTCATGCCGGTGCTCCACATCACGCCCGAACCTCTGGCGCAGCTTCGTCAACGCCTAACCGCCTATCTGATCGCTGATTCCGATATCACGATCGTTGCGGATTGGCCCGAAGACATCCAGCATTTTACTCGCCTCCTCATTGTGGGACCGGGGCGCATGATCCCGATTGCGAGTATGAAGTTCGAGTATCGCAACTATCCGGAATTTAATAGTGCGAGGGTGAGCGCCATTCCCCATAATGCGGTCGCGGATGCTCGGGCGCTTCGCGATTACGCGATGCTGCACGAATTGCGAAAGGATGCGCGATGACTCTCAATATTGGACTGGCGGCGGAGATGCGGTGCCTCAACGTCGCGGCAGAGAAGAGACTAGAGCAAGAGGCGGAGGAAAGGCTCGTGCTCGCAAAGCAGAAAGCAGTTGAGGAACGAGAACTCGCGACTGTATGGGCACTGTCCCAACTAAAGACGCTGGAAAGGGAGCTTCGTGCCAAAGCAGAGAAGGGTGCGAAGTATATGTTGTTCCCGATCGCGACCTTCGAGAGCGAGCGAAGCCATACGACTGATCTGCGCGTCAACGCCTTGACGATCCTCTTGGAAGCAGAGGGCTTCGAGGTATTGGCCGAATATGATCGCGAGGAGCCTTGTGGTAGCGACTCTATGTTCCACCATACAGTTCACTCGACATCCGTGCGTATCTCGTGGTAGCGCTCGATCATGCATCGGATTGACCCCCTGACCCACGCAGACCCTGCGTGCGAGAAAAGCATCCAGCAGTGTCGTCTGCTTGCTTCCATGGATGTGGACGGCGAGGATTTGGAATGGTTTATAGGCAAAGTCCTTCAATACCAAAACCATGGTGTGCGGCGTAGTCGAGAAGCGTTCCAGCGAGATCACGACTTCGCGGAATGGGACGAGACATGGACGCAGATGTGGCGCATCCATTCCGGATACCTCGTTGCTGCGGTGGATTGACATAGTTCGGTCAATGCTCTAATAGAGCAACATGACCAAAGACGATCGCCGCTTCCTCGCTGACCAGTCCCGTATCTTGCGGGGTTGGGAGCAGTATGGCGACAAGTTTCCGCTCGATATCACCGTAGAGGATTTGCGACGCTTGATCTCGCTTGCCCAAGCGCGTGATGCCGCGTAGACGACGGGGATGCGTAACATATCCGCTATGCGACTGCCCAACAGCGGCACCCGTACCCTCTCCGAATCTGTCATGTCTCCGGAGGTCAATCTCGCCATTAGGGATTGGGTTCGATCAGCAAATCCGAGCGGCGTTCTGATCGGTGGTCTTGCGTTGAGCTTCTACGCTCGACCTCGTTACACTCAAGATGTTGATATCCTCTACTTGACTGTAGAGGAAGTTCCCGAAACGGTGGAGGGGTTCAGGCGTCATCGCCAGCACGCCTTCGAGCATCGCCAGACCGGCGTCGAGATCGAGATCGTTACACCCGAGCATGTCGGCGTCCCCGTAGAGACGATTCAGACGATCATCTCTACGGCTGTCGAACGAGATGGCGTCAGGATCGCCTCTCCTGTTGGACTGGTTGTGTCGAAGCTGTTCCGCTTCAATATGCGAGATCGAGCCGACATCATCGATCTGATGAAAAGCAGCGACATCGACGTGGGTGCTTTCCATCTTCCACCCCCGCAGCTTGAGCGCTACATCGTTGCGCTAGCCGATGCGGAGAACGAATGATGCGTAACTTGTCTCGATATCCGGTAACCAAGCAGGAGATGCTCGACGCGATCGACGCTGCTGCACCCTCGCTCGATAGCGATCGGGTTGGCGACATCGCGCCTGTGGCGCTACAGCGGGTTAGGGAGATCATCGAGGCCCGGCACGAGGGTACGCGTGAGACAATGACTCGTAATGAGCGCATTATTGAACTCCTTGAGCGACAGTCGGAGAAACTACTGGCGCAGGGGCCGGAAGCGTGTCGCGACTACCTGATCAGTCTCGGCATTTACGACGACAATGGTGACCTCACCCCTGAATATGGCGGCAAGTCATGATCGAAATCCTCGACCACCGCTTCGTCAATCATAAGTCCGTGGAAATGATTTGCTGGCAGTGCGGCTACGTGATTTGGCGCTGCAAGGACAGTGAAGAAGTCGATGAAGCAATTCAGACATTGGCTGGCACAAGGCTGCGCTGCGGCAAGGCGTGGCACGTCACGATCCCTGTGCCTTGAACCATGTCATTCCCTTGGGTGAGCGGCCCAACTCCTTCTGGCAGGAAGTGATTGAATGGTCGCGCGACAATGGCATTGCGGTGCTTTTCGTGCGCCGCTGTATGAGGATGTCAAGGCGGGCATTTTCCACTGCGACCCGTGATCTCACCGTGTTGCGGTTTGGTGGAATGACCCTTGGGAAGATCGTCGCCGCGAGTGTCATCATTCGTCAGCGCGACGTTGCGCTATTCCATATCCGGTTCGGTATAGCCAACAGTAAGGGTTGAGGTCAATTCGCCATTGTCGAAGTGATCGTGGTAAAACTCTAGCTGGTAGTCGTAGCCTTGACGGTTCTCGGGATCAGGCACACCGAGATGGCAGATCGGAACCGCCTCGCCGATGCGATCGTCCATGCGGGGGCTGCTCGGATGGATGATCGGCACCGCACCGCTGATGTCTAGGATGAGCGTCCAGCGACCATTGATGATGTCAACTCGCATCACCTTGTCGTGAATGCTGAACACGCGGCCATATAGATCACCATTGCCGAGAATGAGGTGATCTCCCACACTGACTTCACCCACAGCGGTGGCGAAGATGGGTTGCTGGACTTCTACTGCTTTGTGCTTCACGGTAAAGGCGCGCACAGTTTTGCGCTCGACGATCTCCCGCTCTGTGATCTCTTCGTAGATGCGGATATCGCGGATGCCCTGATACTTGATCATGTCGCGGAGATAGCCGTGGCTGATTGCTTCTCTCGCCTGTTCGAAAGTCTTGTACGTGTCGGTGATCGTAGGCTTCCATTCGGTCCACGACCAACCCTCGTGTGGATACATTGGGCAATGCTGCTGATCGCTATAGCCCTCGACGATCCAGACGGTCTTCGTCGTCGGGTAGCTGCGCTGGAATGATCCGGTCTTCATCCCTCATCGTTAGCGAGCCGTGCTCCCGAGCGTCAATTTCTTTTCAGGTCAGCGAGCATCGCCTCGATGTCGTTCCACTCCTCGTCGGTCATCGGTGTAACGGGTTCGTTCGAGGAAGGGGCAGGGGTGGGCGCGACATAGGCCTTGGCGGGCCGTTCGAGGTCGTAGGTCGTGTAGGTGCGTGACTTCTTCGGCTCTCCCGCCATGTATTGAGGGAATTCCTGCATGAGGCGCATCATGAGCTTCGGGTATAGACGATTACGCGATCCCTCGTCGTTCTTGGCCGCGTAGGTGATCCAACGCGGCTCCTGCGCAGCGATGAACTCGCGAGTGATCTGCATCACAGTGGCGAGCACGGTGGCGGCGGAACCGGTGCCGGTGAGATCAAGCGTGCCGTTGCGATAGAAGGAGAGTTCCCACCGCTGGCGCTCGTAATACTTCTCCTTGAACAAGACTTTGAACAGACCGTCGCCGATCTGGAACTCTGCCATGATCTCTTGGGCAGTCTCATCCTCCCAATGTGTCCAGTGGAAGGGTTGAACTTGATTGAAGGCCTCCGTGATCTCGTGATATCTCATGTTGTCACCATAGGAGCGGAGGATTTGAAAGGATGTCCGGATGGCAGCGAGGCAGTAGTCCCCCAACGATGCGCGAGATAGCCCTCCAGCTTTTGCCTATCAGTCGTGCCGAGCAGATAGTCGAACAGTAATAGCTCTTGAAGCCCCTGAACGGGCGGGTTCGGGGTGTAGTAGGGCATCTGCCCGATGGTGACTCGCGCTCCCGTTGGCGAGGATCGGAAGTTGTCCCCGCCATTGACACCATTGGCCCACACGCTTGTGACCTGCGCGCCGTCTTGCTGCACGGTGAAGCCAACGATCTGGGGGACTGCGACGGACGCTCCAGTGCCCTGAAAGCGTGATCCTCCAGCGAAGTCGATAGCGGCAGTACCGTTACGGATGACCAACGTGCGGACATCCTGTGTGGCATCGGTGGCGCGCCCAGTCGCGGCGACGATCGCTTCGCCGCCCGTGTTGTCGCGAGCGACTGCGAACATCGAACTAGAAAACGCTCCCTGATTGGTGGCGAGATCAATCGTTAGTGGGTTCGAACCCAACAGAATAGCGGGTTTGTTGTTGTCACTAGCACTGGTGCTTGATCTCGTTGGCTGCCCGGAATCCGTGGTAGTCTGTGCCTGACCGCCTTTGTAACCCTTGTTGGTCCATACGGCGTATGAACTACGAAAGCCGCCCACCGTTGTGAATGACGATGCGTCCATTGCATCGAACCATCCTGCCGGGGGTTGAGCGAGGTTGGCTGGAGTCCAGAGGGTTTGAACCAGCGCCACAAGGGTTTGCGCCGCAACACTACCAAGGAGCATCATGCGACCAAAGCTCCCACGAGCGCCCACGTGTCAGTCGCGACCTTGACCAGCGTTGCCGCCGCATATTGCCCCTTCATCTTGACGTAAGCGGTATCGCTTTGAAGCGTCACGCCCGCAGCGGCGACGAAACTGGTTTGCCCCGCCCCAACCTGCTGCACATCGATGCGTGTGCCGATCGCCAGCGCAACAGAGGCATTGGTGGGAACGGTGTAGGTGTTGGGAGTGGCGACATCCATGCGCACGAAGGCTTCCGCATCCCCGGCCGCGATTGTGGTCGATGCCGTGTAGGTGTTGACGACGGTCTTGCGCGGCAGCAGGGTGAGGACATTCGACAGAAGGGCATTGAGGGTATCGCGAACATCTTTGCCGGTCGAACCGTTGAGAATGCTGGTCAGGATGGTCATGCCGTATTTAGCGTTGCGGAAAGGGCAGTTCCCCGCTACCTCACTGGTATGAACGTGCGACACGAGGTCACTTTGACCTTCCCCCAACTAAAAGCGCTGATGGCGAGTGCTCGACGGAACAACATCCCCATTACGCAGACATTCGGAATATGTTGTTCGGATGGCGAAGGGGTTTACAGCGAATGGAAGGAGTATCGGGGTTCGCGTGTCTACACCAAGGCTCGCAATTGTGTTGATCCCCATATCTATCCCTTCTACGAGGATGCGCGTGATCCTTGTCCCGCCACACTGCTCGTTCGTGACCGCGACTATGAACTCTTTCGATTGATGATCTGATGCCATTGACTGTCGATAACGTGATTGAAATGCGGGCGCGTGCCCGCGAAACAAAGCGCCTTGATCTGCGTGGCAATGCTGCGCGATACGGGGTCAGCCATCCCACGATCTATCTCGCTATGACGGGGCGGACCTTCAAACTCGTTCCCGGTCCGTTGTCGAAGGATGAGTATGAGGTCACCAACGGGCGTACCCACAAGATGACCGCCGAGGACATCGCCGCAATCGTGGAGTTGCGCGAGAGCAACCCCGGTCTATGGACCTATGCGACGCTTGCCCAGCGGTGCAATCGGATGCATGGAATGCACTACGGGCCGAGTAACGTTCAGCGATTGATCGAGAAGGCTGCGGGCAAGAGGATCAAGCGACCGATGAGCGACACGGCAACACCGCGTAAGAAACGCGAGAAGAAGCCCACGGTGGCCAAGCCGATCGCCGCCCCGGCGGGAATGAAGACGATTGATACCTCGTCGGCGGAGGCCCGTCGCGCTCTGGCGGCGAGGTTGATTGCGGGTCGTGGGAAATGATCGAGGAACTGCTCCTCGATCAGCCCATTGGTGGTGAACCGCTCAACCTTGCCGATGACACCATCACGGAGGAGACGCTTCGCGCCGCGATGCGTCATGCCTTCAAGGAATCGCTCAACACCTTCATCTCGCCCGCTGCGGCGGGGCTGTTAGCTGATCGAGCCCGTGTCTACCAGAAGATGCTGCTCGACTTTGCGCAGAGCGGCGGTTGATGACGCGCTGTCGCATCAAGATGCCCGATGGAGAAACGCTACTCGCGAGCGTCATCTTGCTGCAATCTCACCACCGCGTGCTGGCGCTCACCGATGTCGATGAAGAGAATTGGGCATGTGTGGTAATGGGAATACGCGAGGAGGGCGACCCCGCTGATCTATTCAGGGTTCGGACGAGGAGTGCCCTCTTCCCGATCGAGAGCCTCAAATTCGACGCCGATCACTTCCTCGACATGTGGGCGCTCGGAAAGAAATGACTGACACCAGTGATATCGTTTATCGTCTCCGCAAACGCGCGGAGATCAGGCGCAGCATTGTGACGCGGAAATCAGTTCAAGAAGGGCAGCCCGATCGGATAGCCCTTCTCCTCGACGAAGCCGCCGACGAGATCACCCGCCTTCGTGCCACGGTGGTGGAGAGTTGGCACATCCTCATCGATGACTGGGACGATGATCTCGTCTATGCGCGTGCTAAGTCGTTGAAGAACGAGGATAAAGCCGAATATGAGGCAGAGATTGCCCGCGATAAGTTTGACGGCATAGAGTTACTACGCGGCCTCATCCTGTGCATGACACTTTGGAGTGATGAGCGCGTGACCTTCGAGACTATCCCACGTCGCGCCGAGGACATCCAGCGTAGTGAGTCACAGGCCGAGCAACTCTGCGCTCTGCTGGATCAGATACGCGATGACGAGGAATAGAGGGCAACGATCTCGGGTTTGCTGATGCTCGGATTACCCGCCGTGTCGTGCTTGACGCCCTCGTAGTCGAGCGTCTCGAAGCGCTTCCTTACATCCTCGCCACCTCGAATGAAGTAGTGGCTCGCGTCCGCGATCTTGTCGCTGATTGTTTTTACCGCCCCGGCCCGAGCGCCCACGCGTTGCACAGCGAAGTCCCCTTCTCCGCGCTTCACGAACGCAAAATCGTCATGCTGGCTTGGTGCTGTGATCCGCAGTCGCTGGTAGTCGCGGCGTTCCCAAATCTGAAAGCAGCACGGCACATCGTAGGGCTGTCCCTCGAACACGAAGGAGAATGGCGCGAGCGTCTCGTCGCTGACAAGATGGTAGGCGGGGTCGAGACGATTGATCACGCTGGGCTTGCGAAAGGTTCGAGGCACGATCATGGCGATGATGCGCGCGCCCGCGCAGTGGTTGAAGAAACGGACTGCGAGACTGGCATTCTTTCCGAAGGGAGGGTTTCCGACGACGACAAGATCACCCGCTGGGATAGATTGTTCAAGAAAGTTACCTTCAATGACCCCATGATGACGGGGGTCGAGATCAAAGCCTAGACGGCGGTCAGCGGGCATGAGGGAGAAGAACGCCCCCGTGCCAGCACTAGGTTCCAACCATGTCGTCATCTTGGTGTCGTAGCGAAGACAATACTGGAATAAGCGGGTAGCTACAGCATCGTGGGTGTAAAACTGATCTAGACTCTTCACTCCCCGAGTATATCTTTACGATCAGCTTCGTGCCTTATTGATCGTTTTTGTTCTTGCGTGACCGACGAACTATGCTAGAACGGTGTGATGAAATTCTTTCTCGCCACCTTCCAGCTTGAGACGGTTCGTCGCGATGACGGTACCACGCACGAGCGGGTAACACGGCTCATCATCGTCGATGACGATCAGGATCAGGGCGACGCGAGGGACAAGCTCTATGCCACCTATCCGGAAGACTATTACTCCTACCACGACATCACCGAACTGGTGATCACGGAGGCGATCCAGTGAAGATCATTCGTGGCCACGACTATTACGACTCGGCTGCCCAATACGGCATCGACGAGACGGTCAAGTTCGTGCGGGAAGCGCGAGACATGAAGGAGCGGTTCTTCCCGCCGCAGATTCGCGTTCCCAGCGAAGGTCGTAACTGGCGTGCCCCCGAATATTCAATCATCTGGGTGGCGGTGGGACCGAGGCTCTATCGCGGCGTCAAATACCAGCCGGATGCGTGGACGGAAACGGAAAGCTATTGCTGGTCGGAAACCGCCTATCGTGCACTGCGCGCCAAGAACGGTAACCCGGTAGGCGAAGAAACGCGACGACGCTATTACGCTAAACGCGACGTGGCGGTCGAAACCGTGGAGGGATATTTCAAGGTCATCGACACCCCGAAGGACATGCTCGACTGCATGGTTCGGGAGGGCATGGCGATCCTCCGCTGGGAGCGCATCGGCGAGCGTGATTTCCTGACCGGTAATCCTGAAAATCTGCGCCGAAACGAGTTCTTCAAGGCACTCGATGCCTTCACGATCCATCAGGAGATCGAGATGTTCGTCTCTGGAGTGTTGGCGGGTCAGAGTCCCGCCACGGTGGAAATCACAGACAACCGTGTCAAGATCGAGAAGCATGGCTTCGACTTCAAGACTTCTTTTAGAAAATCAAAGCAAGGGGAATAATGATGGGCTACGCAATTGGAATTCTCATCGGTTTCGGCGTCCTCGCCGCCGCCGTGGTGTGGCTGATCTTGTCGGCAACGACGGCATCGCGAACGGTGCGCGCGACGGTCTCGCTCGCCGCGTTCCTGATCGTCGGTGCGCTGTCCTTCTGGATCGCGCGCCCGTGGGCGTTCATCGACAACTACGAACTCGGCTACGTGTATAATCGGGTCGATGGTAGGATCACTGTCGCGCCGCACACCGGCTACATCGCGCGCGTACCGTTCTTCGAGAACGTCCACATGATCGATCTGCGTCCGCGACAGGTCTGCATCAACGTCGGTGGCAACTCCAACGGCTCGTTCTCGATCAATCAGCGCGTCCTCAACTGCAAGCTGGTGTCCTTCAACCCGGCGGGTCTCAACACCTTCGTCGCGTGGCATGGTCGCAACGACTACGAAGGCGAGACGCTCAATGATCTGCTCAAGATTTACGCCTATGATCCCGGCGGTCGCACCTTCCCGTTCCTCACCGTGAGCGACGAGACGCGAGCGGTAGCGACGGGTTCGACGCCGATCGGCGCGCCGGTGACCCAGTGAGGGCGTGGATCGCAGGACTGGTCGTGGGAGGGTTGGCAATTCTCGCCCTCCTGCTGACCGTCAATCATGTCGAGCCCGGTGAGGCCGGGCTGGCGTGGAACCCGTTTCGTGGAACGGTCGTGGTGCAGACGCCGGGATATTACGTCACCCCGCCATGGGAGCGGGTGGCTTCGATCGACATCCGCCCACAGCGACTGTGCCTCACCTCCTCCGCGCACGCGGCACCCAATTGCCGACTCGCGCAGTTCAGGATCGAGCGCGTCAACGACTTCATCGCGGTAGAGGGCTGGCGTTACTACTGGCTCGCCAATCGGCTATCGTTCAACTCCGGACACGCAGAAACGTATCGGGGCTGGCGTGATGTGATGCGCGGTTACGCGTTCGCGCACAAGCCGGTGTCATTCATCGACGTTCAGGAACAGTAATTACTCTCCCGCCTCGCGAGCGACGATCATGACGTTCTCGGGGCGGAAGACCACGATCTGACCTCTGATCTGGCTCGACGCGTCATAACCCCCTACGAAGTCCGTGTAGGCAAGGAAGCGATTGAAGTCGGTCATACGCTTCGCCATGTCGAGGAAGTCGTCATAGTCATAGCGGCTGTTTGTGTCAGGACCGAAGGTGTCATCCATGAACAGGCAATGGCCCTCATAGGCGGCGCGCATCTTTGCTTCGCGGTCACCGAGATCGAGTAGCGGACCCTTCTTGATGTAGCAGGAAAGGACGAAGCCTTTGGACCTCGCCCATGTGTTGGCGAGCCATTTCACATCGGTGACATAGACGCCCTGACCGAGTTCATCATAGCCTCGTGTCTTCGGCAGCCGAAAACCAGTGAAGCGGCGGTTGGTGCCGTGGTAGAGGATACGGGTGGTATCGAAGCCTTGTGCCTCTGCTTCGGCTTGCATTTTGGGAGAGATCGTCTTCATGATCCGCTCGCAGAGAATTTCATCGAAACGCATCCGCTATTTAATCAAATAGTCCTTGACCGTTTGGCGAACTATGGTGTAGATGGTCGCCAAGGAGCAATGCTATGCAGATCAAGACCCCCGTCGCCTACGCGGATCGTCGCGATGTCGTCCTCTCGAACGTCAAGGCGGGCTCCGTCGCGCGCGGACGCGAGAACATCCTCTACGCGCAGGTGCATGACCTCGATGGTGAACTCATCATGTCGGCGACGCTGGGGGATATCCTCGCCGCCGCTGCGGAGCGGGGCTACAACTTCGTCTCCCCGCGCTCGGATAACGCACGGTGACCCTCGTTGCCAAAGCGGAAAACCGCGTGGAGACTCTGACTGCCGAGGTCGCCGATCTCAAGGACGATATCTCTTGGGGGATGTACTCCAAGGACAATGAGGGCCAGCGCAAGCTGCGCGACAAACAGGAGGAGTTGCGTTCTGCCGAGCGTGCCCTCACCGCCGCGAAGTATGATAGCGCCGTCGCGCCCGGTATCTCGGTTGATCGTCTCGATCGTCTCGCCGCCGAGCGTCGGCACATCTATGGCACGATCGAGGCGATGGCTCGCCGTATCGCCGTAATGCGGAACAAGTGCGTGCGGGGGTTCAACTTCAAGTCGGTCGAACGCCACGAGATCAACGACTTCGATCGCGACGAGTGGGAATATCGGACCGACAAGGACTCGACCGAGGAATTCCTCCACGTCACCTTCATGCGCTACTACATGTGCGACGGCGAGTCGGCGGAGATCAGCTTCCCGCTCACCTACCTCGACGATCCCGACTGGGAGAAGACGGAGGCGGATGTGCTGCGCGCCAAGGAAGAGGCACGCCTCGAAGCCTTGACGGCTAGCTGTCGGTTGGGCGAGGAACAGCGCATCCTCGATGAGCGCGCCCAATACGAGCGCTTGTCCAAGATTTACGGACCGAAGCCGGACTGATGCTAGTCGAGATTGAGTTTTACGGCACGGAAGCGCAGATCGCCGCCGATCTGAACGCACTGCGCCGCAATGGCGTCCCGTTCATCGGTGTTTCGCGGGATCGTTCCGATCGGCTATATCATAGCTCTCGCACCATAATTGTGAATTTCAAGAACGACGGGTCTTTGCCGTACCATTGGGCCACGCATGTGCGTTCTCGTGACATCGATCTCGTGAAATTGATTACTCAACACGTCGTAGGTGTCTTGACAAGATAGTTCGGTGTGCTATTAGGGCGGCTCGAAAGGACACCTGAAGATGAAGATCGAAACCATCCGTTCGCAGATCGAAAACAGCGTGATTGAGACCATCGTGGTCGATGAGGCGATTGTTCGAGATTTTAACGGCATGATGCCGCTTCAATACAGTCGCTTGGATTTTCTCAAACTGATGCGCGGCAATGGCGAATCTGGAGTTTATCTCGAAAGGTGGGACACCTATCCCACGGGAGCAGCTATCCGACCAACCATCGTCGGCGTCGGCGTTTACGGTTACAAGATTACGTTGAACAAGCACACCTTCGGTCTGACGCTGAACGAATTCACGGCTGGGGTTGGTCACACGGTTCAGCCCACAGCGTTGCTTGATGAGCTTGCACCGGGTGGTTGGACGACGTGGGGTGGCATCTTGTTCTTTACGGAATCCGTTGATGCCCAGCGTGTTCGAAATCACTTCAACACCGCTTCAAACGCGTTCTGATACTTCAGATTCCGTTCGCTTCATGTAAAAAGCACTTGACGACATAGTTCGGTGTGCTATTAGGGCGGGGAGGAGAACACAATGACTTACCCCGCTCTTACCGCTCACACGGACAATTTCACCTCGGTGCAGGTTTCGGTCCTGAACGTGAATGCGTCGGGGGTCGTCCTCATGGTCCACCAGTTGAGCGACGATACCGTCGTGGGCACCGCGATGCTGCCCGAGGAAGTGCTGGCGCGGACCGACTGGATCGTTCAGTCGTGCGTCCACCCGCTCGGTAGCGAAATTCCCGCAACGTCGTTCAACGATTCGCGCAAGCCCTTCAATGACTTGAAGGCCATCTCGGATGAGTTGGCGAGGCTTCGCGACGAGTATTGGATGAGCAACGGCGAGCGCTTCCGGGAACTCGACGGCCCGCATGGCTTGGTGCAACTCACCTCGCACCGCGTCACCTTGCTGCGATTCATCGCGCTGGTGTCGTTCGTGGCAATGACGGGCATGTGGCCCAAAGATTTCGACCGTCTCGGACTTTGAGGATAGACATGGCACAGCGTGATCGCAAGGACTACCAGATCATGGTAGAGGGCAAGGCCGTGAAACTCGTTGATGCAACGCGCGAGCAGATCGAACTTGCCCTCATGACGGCGCTCGATGTCGTGCATGCCGTTGAGACCGATCTGCGTCGGCGACCATCGCTCTCCCTCTTGGACGCGTTCATCACGGGACGTGATACGGAAACGGAGAAGCTTTTGGAGAAGATCGATGGTGAAGATGGTGAAGGGTGTGACGTTCGACTTTAAGTGTCGGGAGTGCGACCGCGAATTTGGTAGCAGAGAGGCCCTTGGTCAGCACGTGCGCGACAAGCACACGGAAGCAGCCGTGGAGGATGGGTTCGTCTCTGCCGAGCAGCGCGAGGTCTTTGAGGTAGATCGTAGCTACCTCCGCACCTCTCATGGCGTTCAGCGCCTTTCCGTGCTGATGACCTTCGACGCTGATACGGAAAAACTCTACCACCGCGATCTTCGCGTTGCCGCCGCCTATCTCCTCGACATTGCGACGCGGTATGAGGGTGCGTTTTTGGAGGAGCACTGGACCGGCTACGAGACGATGGAGATGCGCTTCGGTCTCTACCGTGAGGAAACCGACGAGGAATATCGTGATCGGCTCGAAACGGAAGCAGCACGCGAGGCAGAGCAGCGGTCCAAGATCGCGCGGGAGAGGGAGCGTGCGAACATCGACAAGGCTATCGCGGGTCTTCAGCAGAAGCGCGCTCGCCTCTAAATAGATGATGGATATCAAGCGGCTAATAGATGAGGCGGGGTTCGACGAATACGATCACGACACGGGGACTTCCGGCTTATGCGCGATGTTCGCACTTGCCCTATACCGCGTCGCGATCAAGGACCGTCCCCGCCTCATTCTATTAGGCTCAATCCGAGACGGTAAGCCCGCAATGGATCGCCGGGGCGGTATCTACTGGTCCCACGCTGCCGTAGAGATTGCGGGGCGCTTCTACGACATCGAAGGTGAGCAGCAGCGCGAGTGGATGATCGGCAATTACCTGTGGGGACTGCCACGAAATGCTACACCCGCCTTGCACGAATTGGCCCCGCCGGAATTCATTTCACAGATCAGGGGGACGCCCGCTGCGGTCGATTGGCCCTTCTACATTTCTTGCCGTGATCGTTTGATTAAAGCTGCGGGGACGATCTCCCAGCATTAAATACAGGTATGACACAGCCTGTATCCATGGAAGAAATCACCGCCCTCTACCGTGAACTCGAAGCGTGGTCCTACCTCCGCGACGGCATCTACGCCTTCGTCGATTTCGGTCTGATATCACAGCGTGCCGGGTTCGACTGTCTCGCCGATATGCAAACGATGATCACTCAAGGTTGGTCGGAACTGATCGATGAGCATCGTACCGCCGTTGAGGCGCTGCTAGCCCAGCATGGTCACCGATTCTCCTGACGATCGTCGATCTCTGGTCTCTCGACGTTGAGTTTGATCAGGAAGAACAGCAGGATGGGCCAAAGCAGGATGCCGAACGCGAAGATGATCCCGAGATCAGCCTTTGCCTTGGTATCAACGGGGAGCCACCGGATCGTGTAAAGGGCTGCCATCACGGTGACGAGCGCACCAATGTCGTAATAGGTCATTCAACGATGATGCGCCCGGCGTTGCCCTCGGTGCAATATTACAGATACATCGCTGACCGGTCGAAGCCCTTCTCTGCGGCGAGTTCGACCATCTCCTCCGCTGTCATCTTCTGACGCCCGACGACATATTCATTGGCGAGGCTTTTGTGCTCAATGACGCGACTGTAGACCGGTCGATAGCCGCGTTCACGCAGAAAGCGAGCAGCGGCGGGAGCAACGCCGGGAGCGGCCGAAACGGTGATGGTCCGGTTGTAGGGCACGTTGCCACCCAAGCGTCCGCGCGCCGTTTGTGGCCGCACGCCCGTCAGGCGAGCCCAGCGCAGGATCGTGGTCTCCCCCATGCCGTATTTCTTCGCCAGTTCGGTAGTGGTGGAGGTGCGCGCGGACTGAACAAAATCCTCCGGAGGGGGGAGGCTCTCGCGCTTCGGTTTGATCACCAGCCCGGCATTTTTCCGCATACGCTGCACCACTTTGCGCGAAAGCCCATAGCGATTTGCCAGTTGGTTATCGCTCTCGATCGGCGCGTATTGGGCAAAATCCTCTGGGATATCATCCGACTTCGACATGCTGTTTCCTTCCTGCCCGCCGTGTGGCGGATTCCTTCCTTGATTGCAAGTTCGTGCTTGCGAATTCTTCGCCATTGAGGTAAACCATCATCTCTTCGTGACGAAGATGACTGCTCGGGGGCGGGGTCGAATTCACCCACAAGCAGGAGTTAGAGTTATGAAGAAGATCAAGACTGTGTTCGCCATTGATCGTGCCACGCATCGCGCTACCGACGAGGTGATCGCGCAGTGGGTCATGGATGGCGAGGGGGTGGCGACTATCAAGGTCGATGGCACATCCTGCGCAATCCGGGGTGGAAAGCTGTTTCGTCGCTACGATGCGAAGAACGGCAAGACGCCGCCGGAGGGCTGGGAGCCCTGTGAAGCCGCTCCCGATCCCCATACCGGCCATTGGCCGGGATGGCTGCCTGTCGAGGGTGACCCGGCGGGCAAGTACCACCGGGAGGCGTTTGACGCCCTACTCCCCGATGGCACTTACGAGCTTGTCGGCCCCAAGGTTCAAGGAAACCGATACGGGCTCGACCGTCACGAACTTCGCCCGCATGGCGCGCAGATCGTAGAGGTTGCGAGGACTCGTGAGGCTCTCCTTGATTGGCTCACGAGCCATGAAGAGGAGGGACTGGTCTTTCACCGCGCAAATGGTGACATGGCCAAGCTTCGGCGCAAGGACTTCGGTCTGCGCTGGTGACAGAGGAGAGGGGCGACCCTCTCCTTTTTCATTTCCTCCTTCGAACTATCGTGCTACGCCACGCAGGAGGAGACTGGGATGACAATTTTCTATATCGACGAAGCCGCCGAGCAGGAACTCCGCGCCTTGGCGGAACGCGCTGCGGCAAAGGTCATCCCGCTGACCTCGCTCATACATGCCGTTGAGATGATGAAGGCGGGAACGCCGATCCGTCTCGTTCCCGCCGATCAAACCATCATGCTCCCCACCGGCTTCCTCGTCACCTATTCGGTTGAGGAGCAACCGGGCGGCAAGATGCGCCACCTCTCGATGTCCTCGCCCGCTAGCGGCAGGGCACCGATCGAGGCCGCGTGCGAGATGGTGATGGAGCATCTTGGGTTCCGGACGCGAATGCGATCCTGTCAGGTTTGGCTCGAAGACCTCCCTGACGGCGAGAAGGCCATCAACATCCTTGGGCCGTGGCTGGTTCATTGAGCCGCCGTTACGCACTGTCGATACGCTTCTACGACATGGATGAATACGTGGATTGGATGAGGGATCAAGGGATGCCCTTCCTCTTGAAGCTCTCGCAACAGAATGCTTGGACGGTCTCCCGGCGCGTGAGCGTATTCAAGAAACCCTCACGCGTAGTCATAACAGCAGCGATTAATCCAGAGGTGGTTGTTGATATCCGGATGCGCGAGAGCGATCACACGCTCTTGCGCCTTCGCCTTCAGCACGGCAGGTTCGTCTCGTCGCGTGTCAAGAAACGCCCCTATCCGATCGGCAAGAGCCATGCTGCTGTTCACAAGTGGCTGTCCAAGAAAATAGTGCAGCCATGATCCCGACGAGGTAAACACCCCCATGCTCACTCTTCCTCTCCTCTTTTATTGGTGGACCATCGCCCTCATTGGCGCGGGCCTCGGTATCTGGAACGCAATCCGCATCCCGAAGCGCCGCTGGGCTTGGTTGCTGTTCGGCTATCTCATCGTTGGCCTGTTCTCGCTCGCTTTGCCGATGAAAGCCGCACTACCTGCGACTAGCCTTGTCGGTGTCGTATTCCTGACACTCATCTGGCCATTCTGGTTCCTGCAATCACTCGGCTATAGCATTCCCGAACTATTGCCGCTATGGTTTCAGGCAATGCTCTTCAACGTATAAGAGGTCACATGTCCGCTTTCGATCAAGCCAAGCGTGTTGTCATTGTCGCGGCAATCCTTGTTCTCGCGCTCACCTTCGCGGCGTGCCTCTTCATGGCGGGGATCAACCTCATCGCCATGGTGTTCTCCGCCGTCTGGCTGTTCGTCAAGGCCACCCTTTGGTTGATCGCGGGCGCGGCGGCGATCGGGCTTGCGGCATGGCTGAACAATTTGCTCCCACGCAAGCGGTATGAAGCACCGCCAAGCGTCGAGGTATTCGCCCCAGATGCCCCGCTACCGGTCCGCCGCCCTGCCTTCACGGTGGTGAGCAACGATGAGTGAACCGAAGAAGGGCGAGCGCGACGGTCTGTGTAATCGTCGCGCCTGTCAGGCACCGCTTGCGGGCCAAGAGCAGTGGGTCATGGGACCGCCGTTCACCTCTGGGGAGAAACTCCATTATTGCGCGAAATGCGCCCAACAGTTTATCGAGGACGATCGCAAATTCGGTGACCCCATTCGGGTAACTTTGGTCGAAGACTGATGTCGGTCCTAGTTCACGTTAACCGATCCCACATAGCGATGAACGCCAAGGATGGCGGCAATCGACCCGTCTATACTGTGAAGATGAAGGGGCGCACGCGTTACGCGCGTGAGGTGATCATCCATGGTCCTTCTCGGATGGTCTACGATGGCACGCAATTGAGTTGCGGGGCACGGGCTTGGTTGATCAGTGATGCAGAGGTCACGCTCGTGGATGAAATGTCTTTCCAAGAGGCCAGACTTGCCGTAGAGTAGTGGGGAAAGGTTCTCTGATGGTTGATTATCGCCCCACCGTGACTGTTCCGAAGACGCCGCTGCCCACGAAGGCGCGGATCGCCGATGAGCCTCGTCAGGTCGAGGCGTGGGCGGGTCTCCATGATCGCCTCGCTGCGAAGAACGAGGGTCGCCCAACTTACCTCCTCCACGACGGCCCCCCGTACGCGAACGGCAACATCCACATGGGGCACGCGCTCAACAAGGTGCTCAAGGACGTGATCTGCCGGGGGCAGCGCGCTCTCGGCTTCGATGCTCGTCTGCACGCGGGGTGGGACTGTCGTGGTCTTCCAATCGAGTGGAAGGTCGAAGAGGATTGGCGCAAGCAGAAGCGTGACAAGAATGCCGAGCCGGAAGCATTTCGGCAGGATTGCCGCGACTATGCGGCACGGTGGGTGGATGTCCAGAAGGAGCAGTTCAAGCGGCTGGGGATCGTCGCCGACTGGGAGTCCGCGCCCTACGGTCATGGTTACCGCACGATGTCGCCCGAGATGTCGAGCCTGATCGTTTACCGCTTTCACCGCATGGTGGAGCGCGGCGATGTGTATTCGGCCAAGAAGCCGGTGTTGTGGAGTCATGTCGAGCGCACCGCTATGGCGGAGGCGGAGACCGTGGATCGCGAGCATCAGGTCGAACAGGCGTGGGTGACCTTCCGGATGTTCGCAGGGCCGCTCAAGGGCGACGATCTCCTTGTCTGGACCACCACGCCTTGGAGCCTTCCGAGCAATGTCGCGGTCGCGTACAACCCTGACATCGCCTACGGGCTTTACGAACAGCGCGGACGCCGGTTCGTGGTTGCCGACAGTTGTGTGGAACGCGCGCTGCAAAATGATTATCAGCGCCTCCGCGACATCGATCCGAAGACGGACTTCCCGCGCCATGCAGAGCATCCCCTGAACGATCTCGGCTACCCGGTTGGTGAGGACTGCGTGTCGCGGATCATGCCGGCATCCTTCGTCCGCGACAGTGCGGGAACGGGTCTTGTCCATGTCGCCCCCAGTCATTCCCGTGATGACTGGGAGGCTTGGAAGGCGCTCGATCACACGTTGACCTTCCCGACGACGATCAACGAGGATGGGCGCTACCACGACAGCCTTCCGCTGTTCGGCGGCACGGCGGTGGTCAAGGGCAAACGCCTCGGTCCCGCGAACGAGATGGTGCTCGATGCCATGGCGGAGCGTGGTACGCTCTACCGGCGCGAGACTGCTCCCCTGACCTTGCAGCACTCTTGGCGCAGCGACGCGGTTCTCCTCACGCTCGCCACTGATCAGTGGTTCATCCGCGTCACCGGGGAGGGCGGCGTGGTTGAACGTGTGCTTGCGGGATTGGCGGAGGTTGAGTTCTCCCCATCCAGCGGCGGCACGCGCATGGCCTCGATGCTGCGCGATCGTCCCGATTGGCTGGTGTCTCGTCAGCGCCTGTGGGGCACCCCCATGGCCATCTTGGCGCATCGTCGCACCGGCGAGCCCTGCCGTGATCCGGCCGTCTTGGGAGCGATCCATCAAGAGTTGATGGATCGTGGGGCGGATGCGTGGTGGAGCGAGTTCTCGGTTGAGGACATGTTCGCAGCGATCGGTCGCCCCGACGAGGCCAAGGACTGGCGGCGCGTCGATGACGTGCTCGATGTCTGGTTCGATTCTGCGTGTGTGCACGCCATCACTGGTGAGCGTGCCGATCTTGTCGTCGAGGGGAGTGATCAGAGCCGTGGCTGGTTCCAGAGCAGCGCTCTCGAAGGCATGGCCAACGATGGCGTGCTCCCGTACCGGGAAGTGCTCACCCACGGTTTCGTCCTTGACGGATCGGGGCGCAAGATGTCGAAGTCGGAGGGGAACGTCATTGATCCCATGACGGTGGTAGATCGTCTTGGCGCGGATGCGGTTCGTGTCTGGGTAGCTGCCACCGACGTTCGCGAAGACCTTCGTGTCAGTGATGCGGTGTTAGCCACCCATGCCGAGACGGTTCGCAAGGTCCGTATCACGCTTCGCTACCTCGTCGCGGCGCTGGCGGGTGTTACCGTTACGCACGATCGGGTGATCGTCGATCCCCTCAACCGCTATGTGCTCAATCGTGTCGCGCATACCAGTGACGCGTTGTTCGCCATGCTGGCGGAGAAGGACTTCACCCGCTACGTGGCGACGATCGCGAATTTCTGCGCCAATGATCTCTCCGCCCTGCTGTTCGATGCCCGCAAGGACATCCTCTACTGCGACGGGCCGAGTGCGCGACGGGATGATTATCTCGCAACGCTCTCGGAGGTGTTTGAGCATCTGGTTCGCTGGGCGGCTCCCGTGATGGTTTTCGCGGCGGAGGAGATGTGGCAAGCCCTCCATCCAGAATCGAGCGTGCACGAGCAAGACTGGCTCCATCCCCACTGGTTGTGGAACGACGAGCGGTTGATGGAACGGTGGGCGAAGGTGCTCGATTATCGCTCGGAGATGTTGGGCAAGATTGAGGAAGTGCGTGCGGCGGGTGCGGTGAAGTCTAGCCTTGAATGCCATCTCACTGTCTTCGCCGATCCAGCGGCACGCCAGCACATGCTTGGGATCGATATGGCGGAACTCACCCTCACGGCTGGGGTGGATATCCGCTCCTTGGAGGGGCGCTTTACCGCACCGACCAACACTGTGGTGGAGCGTGTCACCACGCCGCGCTGTGACCGGTGCTGGCGGCACGTCGAGGTCGAGGCTGTCGAGGACTCGCATCTCTGTGATCGGTGCGCGGAGGTTGTGGCGTGAGCCGCATCCTCCCCGAACCCACAGCGGAAGAGGTCCGCGCAATGCGAGATCAGAATGGGTGGGGGCTTGCCGAGTGTAAATCGATTTTACTCAAGCTGCGAGCCAAGTCTCATGTCGCCATCCTGCGTGAGCACGACGATCGCGAGGTGCTCGCTGATGTGCTCGACTATCTAATCTCTCGCCGATAAGGATACGCCATGCTCGGTGAAGCGCGGGGCGAGGACGCCCGCCGGGTGTTGGTCGGGCTCTATCCCCCGCATCGGTGATGTGGTAAAATCGGGTGTGCGACGGATCGTCGATCAGGACGCTGATCACGGATTATCCGAAGTGCGACGGGGCCTTGTCGATGGGCCTTCTCGCTTGCGAGGAAACGATCGAACGGCGGCAGGGCGTCGGAGTTGGGTCGGTCGAGAGGCCGAAACAGCCCGGTCCCAGCACAGGAAGAGCCGGTGACTCGTGTCACCGGCTCTCTTTGTTTCACGCGTAGGTGAACGACGTGTTCGCGAGTGCGTCAAGGATGGCCTGACGCTTTTTGTTGGGACGAGAGTGACCCCGACGATATGTCTGGATCATGTCAGGGGAGACCCCGAGCGACCGCGCGATACGGCTGGTGGTCATCGCGGACCGATCGCAGAAGAGATCGAACTCCCGGCCGAAAGCGGGATAGCGGGGCGGTCGTGCACCACCGGGGACGAAATGAATGCTCATCGAGCGTTCCTCCGAAGGATGGTGACATAGCCCAGCTTGCGCAACGCGGCGACGTGCTCGCGAGCGGCAGCGGAGACTTCCTTGTCGTTCTTCGGCTCGTCGAGCGTGAACTGCACCTTGAGCAAACGCTCCAGCGCGATAGCATTCGTGGTGGTGGGACGCGCAAAGCCGCGTCGGTAACCGCGAACAACTTCGTGGCTGACCTTCATCTCGCGCGCGATGTCGGAGATGGTGAGCGGGCTTGCGTCGAACGCTTCCGCGCACTCGCGACCAAAGGTCGGCCAAACGCAGCGGTGATGGAGAGGGTCGAATGGTTCCAACGGTCTCATCGAGTTTCCTTTCAGGAAAGCGCCTTGGGATGATCCCCGTGGCGTGGCTCCTATCTAGAAACTCATGAAACTCTTGTCAAACAGGAAACTCATGAAACTAGCAGATTGCGAACTGCGGGACGTGCAGAGCGATCATCGCCTCGATCGCGCAAGGGCGGCAATATGGGGACCGCTTGGCCCCCACGTCCTCTTTGCGGCAATTCCTACACTGGAACAGATACCAGCCGGGTGCCCACCCGAACGGAGACAAGAAACCGCTTGCCCTGTCGGGCATGGGTTTATTCGTCGGAATCTTCACTGCTCGCTCCGAGAAGAAGCGCGATGAGGAGGATGCCGCCAACGAGCGTCATGTACGATCCTCCCTCGCGCAAACCGAAATCTTGCAGGAAGCCACCACCGATCAGCAGCGCGGCTCCCGCGACAAAGATTTTCCCCATGGCGCGGTGACGGGCCGAATCAGGCATCGGGCGTGACCTTGACGCTGCTCGCGGGCACCCAACGACCGTTGACCTGTAGCTGGCACGAGTAAGTCACCCATGTATCGGTTCCATTGGCGACTACCCGCCACTGAAAGCCGCTCTCGCCCCAATCAGTCCGACAGGCGGCAGCCGCCCGCTTCCTTGAGTATTCGATCTCCTCCTTTGTCAGAGAACACCCCGAGAGGAGGAGGAGCGTGAGGAGATACCTCACGCCACCCCTTCCTCGATCAGGACTGCGGCATCGGCGAGATCGAATACACGATCCGCCTCTTCCCGCGTCCCCACCACCTCACCGCGCGCCCGCGCATGGAGCATCGCGACATCATAGGCGGTGGGCTTTCGCTCATTGAGCGTCATCACCGCCTCCGTGATGGCTTTCTGCTTCTCGTTCTGACCCACCACCGCACCGTAGCGCGAGGTGCCGCCCGAGATGTCGGCGAAGATCACCTTTCGCTCCACGAGGTCGAAGAACAGCGGCATGTGAGCCGTCACCGGGGCGTTGACCTCAAACTTGAGAGCAACGCTCTCCGGCTCATAGGTCTTGCCCGACGCCACCGCGTCACGCTCCATGAATCCTGCGTGGCAGGGGAAAGTGCTGAACTTCTGTCCCGTGAAGGAATTGATGTTCATCGCCACATAGCGGGCCGTCGATTTCAGCTTGCCGAGATCGATATCGATGAACTCCGACGCCCCGTTGGGGGCATCCTGAATATCACCCGAGTGGACAACGGCACGATCACCCGAATACAGGTTAGTGTAGGCGACATGGCCGCGCGGCGCGAACTCCTCATCCAAGTACACAGCCGAGAGATCGACATCGACGCGACCCGCCCCGCCATTCTCCCAGTAGATGAACAGGCGCACGACATCACCCGAGAAGGCGAAACGCGATCCCTTGTTGACCATCACGGATGCCGAAGAGTCGCCGCGACGGTTGAAGGGCAGGATGATGTCCTTGAGCGCGGGATCGACGAATACGCGACCCAATGCCTCGCGATCACGGACACGGGACTGCAACTCCTCGTCGATGGTGACGAGAAGACGAACCTTCGCATCGGTGGGCAGCGGCGGACGCGTCTCCGCAACGATCTGCGCTTTGTTGACCTGACCCTTGGGGAAGAACACGCGCTGCTTGAGGGCGTCGCGCGATTCGAGATACTTGCGAAGCTCGAACAACATCTTCTCGGTAAGGCGCGGGGCCACCTGCTTGAACCCCGTGGTGACGATGCGGGAATCGTCCGCGCTGCGGAGCATGAAGTCCAGCTTGCGCGCAAATTCACCGGGGCGCTCCGCCATCAGGCGAACGAAATCGAAATCGATCGCGCGGGCACGAATCCCCTCCTCCATCTGACGCGTGAACGTCACGATGTTCTTGGGATCGTTGCGCAGACGATCGAAGGCACGCGCCACATTGGGGAACGCCTTGCGGTTCTTCGCCGTGCCGGGATTGAGACGCTCACCAAGGCGCAGCCAGCGCTCGCGGCTGCGCATCATGTCTTCGGCGAGATTGGCGAGCGGCTCCAAGAGCGTGAGCATTCCACGACGCTGCGAGGTCGAAAGCTTGAACTTGACGTTCGCCTTCAACGACAGATCGGCCTTGTCATCGCTCAAGAAGGTAGCGATGCGCATGACATCGGTGGCTCCGGAGAGACCATCCCGCACCGCGTCTGCGCCGAACAACTGGTAGGCGAACGGCAGCGTCTCCTTGAAAAGCGGACCCTCGAAGCGCAGCGCGACCTTGCGCGATACAAGATCACGCAGAACTGCCTTCTCGTCCTCGGACAACGATGACTGGCGTGCCAGCATCGCGTTGCCCTCCGTAGCGAAACCATCGCGCGACAGGCCAAGCGGCTTGAGCGGCGTCACCGCCGAGAAAGCCACACGCTCGGTCTCCGGCGAACCCAGTTCGGGCACCGCGCGCTGACAGATCGGGCACGCACCGAAATCCGACACATCGAAGAGCGCGGAGTCGATCACGTGGCCGCACGACAATGCCGTGAGTGTGTTGCCGCCAAGACGGATGTCGAGCGCCGATGCCATCCAGCCGATCACGCGCTTCTCCATGTAGTCGCGCTGATCCGGGGTATCGTAGGGGAAGCCGTTGAACAGCTTGGTGCGCTTCTTATCCGCGCCAGAGATGACCGAGAGATCGGAGACGATCTGGTCGCGCAGCGCGCGAAAACCGTTATTCCCCAGTCCACGCATGGCGTCGAGTAGCGGCGCGTCGGGGGCATAGCCCAACATGGCGACTTCGAGTGTGAAAGCGCTAACCAGACGCTCATCGGTCTTGGCTTCGATCGCGGGCTGCGTGACTGCAACCTTACCGTAAAGCTTGAGCGTCTCGATCATTGCTGTTCCCCAAATAAAGGCGTCGGGCAAATCCGGCAGCTATTCAGTGCAGAGAAGAGAAGGAAGCGCACCGATGCGCCCGACAGTTGTGTCTCTAGCCCGAGTTCGCTCTGGCGTCAATTGAATTCCGCAAGTCGCTCGCGCAGGAATGCCACGGATTCCCGCGTAGGCACGGTGGCTCGAATCACACCGGGGTGGTGGATGGCGAAATGCACCACATCACCGAAGATGCGGATGATACCATGGCCGGGAAATCTCCCCCGCCCTGCGATCCTGTTATTCCAACGGTTTCGCCGCCCCCATGGGAAGGGCTGTCCCTCATGCTGGGTGCCCAGCAACGCGGCAAATTCCGCGTAAAGATCATTTTCCATATCGGGAGATTGTAGCGTAGTTCACTTTCACTTGTCCACCCCTGTGAGGATTATTGTCCCGAGCAGTTAGTTGCAAGTATTCTTGAGTAATGTTCAACCAATCCATTCAAGAATTCGTCGAAGCAGTCAGTCCCCAGATGAATATCTGGCACAACACTACACGGAAGGGTGATACCGGCGCGGGACATACCTGTGAGACAATTATCTTCGGGAAGGAAGAAGACAACAAATCTCTCGCGGACTTCATGGGTTTCGAGTGCAAGTCGGTCCTCGCCACATCGAAGAACGCGCGAGTCCGATTGCTCAATTTCGCAGGAGGGGCGGAGGCAGAATTGTGTAAGCGTTTTGGGAAGGTGAGCCCCACGCGAGGTTACAATTCCTTTACCCGCCAACTACGATGCAACAAGCCGATCCGGGCGAACGGCTCCTCGATTGCCCTCGTCATCGAAGATAATGAACTCTCCCTACTCGTCGATGGACAAGAGCGCGTCGGAGAATGGCTTGTTGATGCGCCGGGGCGCAGTATTGCAACCAAGGTCGCTGACAAGATCGCCGATATGGCGCTGATCCGCTACGAGAAGCGCATCCAAGATGGTTTGCAGCAATATCGCTATACGGGGGTGGACTTCCACACCGGTTTGTCTCTTCCGCGCCTCATCACCGCTTTCGGCGCACAACACATTGCGGTAGAATTCCGCTACACGGACAAGAAGGACTATGGCACGAGTTTCAACATGTCCATGCGCCACATGGAGGGATACTGGCCCCATCATACGACGGTAACGTGGGGCGATGGTCCGCCGAGACTCACTGCTAGGCGATAAATAGCAGTATGAGCACCGTCGAGTTTCGCAAGATCATCTTTCGCCAAGGGCCTACCCTCGACCTTCCCGGCGAGCCGTTGCGCCTCCTCCCGGCGATCTACCATTCACCGCTCGACATCGCCGAGATCGCTTTTGGAAATGATCAGGGCCGCATCTTTATCGGCCCTGATCTCTCCGCCAAGTTACCGCAAAGCGTTCGTGTTGCCTTTCCCTACCAGAACATCGAGATCGTGGGTGAAAACAGCCGCGACGCCTTCGCCAACATGCACGGCGATCGTTTGCGCGAGGACGATGCGCGCGACCATTACGCCGCCGTCCTCGATCCGAGCGCCAGCCTTGCGCCGGTGCTGGTCAACATGAACCCGTACGTGATCCCGGTTGCTCACACATGGAGTCAAATCGATTATCTGATCACTGATGAGAAACGCGTTGCACTTCGACAAGGACGTCTCACCGTGGTGCGAACCCCTGTCGCCACCACTGTCACGGACAATGCCCGGTTACCACGCGGAGCCGGAACGCTACCCACGACGGCGTTCGCCGAGTATCGACTGACCGTCAACAACTCCGGCATGTTGGTCTATCGGAGCCTTGGCCTCAAGCCCGTCCTGCTGTGGTTCCGGCGATCGTCAGGCAAGCGCTAGATCGCGTAGTAGCGGATACGGTCGCTGTCATGGGCGAGGCGAATCATCATGGCCTCAACCTCATCCTCGAAGAACGTCCAGCCCGGCGCGCCCATAACGGACATAATAGGCTCCTCGTTGTGGAAGCCAAGTTTTAGCGGATAGAAAGAGCCGCGCTGGAGCTTCGGTAACCCGCACATCACCGCCCGGTATTTGTCATCGAAGAACTCGCGCGAATAATAGGCGAGACGCTCCTCGATCGGTGCGACGCAGAGCGCGGGTAAACCGGCACGCTTGAGCGCCTCTCCGGTAAGATGCATGGCACCACCGGGTTCAGGACGCAGCATCGTGGTCTGGAAACCATGGATATCGTGAAGACCGAGATGGATGCGGATGGTGTTAAAATCGGCTTCCCCGATCTCCCTCGATCCTGCCTTCTTCAACATCCCTGCTACCTGACTACGGGGCGGCAGCGGACGATGAATGATTTCGCCCCCATAGTTGAGCGCGATCTCGATGTTCAATGACCTCGGGAGAGGTGTAGCTTCGCTCAAGAAACACGCCGCTCCGCGACGATAGGTTGAGAGCAGTGGGGAGCGGCGAGGATCACTCCGTCGCTGTGCCATCTGTCCAGAGACAAACACAGACATGATCTTCTCGGCTTTTTCCATTCCCTCCCCCTATTCGATTAAGCCACAGGAGTCAATCAAAACCCCAGAGTGACTAAATAGCAGGTAATCTTTTATCGAGGTCGTTCAACATGCATCCCATTAACAAGAAGAATTTCGGCGCTGGCAAGATCAAGGTCTGGTTCCACAACGGTACCGCTCTGGTCACGGGCTACATCGTGAAGCAGCTTGGCGTGTCGAAGTATGTTGTCACGGATGGCGCTGTCACCAAGACGCTCACCCTCGCTCCGACTGCGGCGCTGGCCGACATCCTCACCGGTGTTCAGGCGATCGACGCCACCCACACTGTTGCGATGATCGCCGATTATTGCACCACCACCGTTACGGTTGGTGCGACCGCCCACTACGCGAAGCGCATCTTGAGCAAGACCGTGATCACCGTTGGTGGCACCACCTTCTCTTGGACGCTCGGTACGCCCGCTGGTACCGTGTACGCCATCGCGAAGTAAGACGACCCGAACGACTTATTGGAGGGGTCTGGCCGCAGGGTCAGGCCCCTTTTCTACATGGCGAGCGTGAAGAGCGTCCGGTCATGTTCGGTCTCGAACATGAGATCGATATCATCTTCTACCATCCAAGATTTATCAGTGGGCCGTTGGTTGATACCCAGTATGTCCTCGACACCGGCGGCTTCCATAATATCGATGGTGACCAGAGATGGTACGATCGGGGTGAACGTCGCATCAAACTGGAACGGCGCAGAGTGGAAGTTGCCGTAACCCAAGGCACGATCCACCTTGAGGGCGTATCCCCGCGTGATCGGGAAGTGCACTGAACCTGTCGCGCAGAACAGCACACGCTCGCAGCTACGTGTCCCGGTCGTTCGAGCGATCATCAATGCCTCCCAGCAGCGCTCCATTTCTCGCAGCACGTTAGTGGTCACCCAAGGATCAACCTCGACATAGTAGAAGCGGTTCTCCGCTTTGACGCGCTTGAGCGGCAGCCCCTTCATCGGACCGTCGTGGTGAAGACGCCGCAAGTCATTGATGGAAAACTTCATGCGTGAGCCAGTAGGAACATGGTGAGATCATGTCGAGTAAGGAAATAGACCTCGAATCCGTAGGCCCCCAAGGGATTGCAGAAGTAATTTCTCGTGCAGTTGGTTGCCAACCATTCTTCGACGCGAGCGGGATCGGGTCGCACCGAGTCCGACAGGTACGGTAGTTCGGCTACGTTGAGCAACATCGTGGCAAAAATGTTAGTACCACGAATCGATTGCCAATCATCATTGGAGAGGCCGAGCCGATGAACGAACCCACTCATAGCCGCAGGAACTTGATATCACGGGGATGGATGGCGCGAATCGCCGACATCTCTTGGTTGAAGTCCTTCACTGACGTGAACGCTCCATTATCGAGGCTGGGATCGGCCTCGAAGATGATGTACCGAAGAACACCTTGCTGGTCGCAGTGCTCGAAATACACGCTACCCGTCTTGGCATCGATCACGACGGGGCTGTAGACTTCGTTGTCGATGTCGAAAAGGAGGTAACCCTCCTGCTGCATGGCGATCATCCGATGCGCGACGCGGTGTGCGTTGCGGAGCCGCGCCTGATAGAGGCGCTCGCCTACATGGGGCATTTTCTCACCTTTGGGCATTATCATCGTCCCGCAAAAATAAGGAAGAATTCGAGCGAGGATTGCTCATCCGGAAAGCCGTAGCGCCCGCCTTTGAACGCACAATTCAGCATGGTGGGATCACCGAAATACAGCCCAAGTTCAGCGACGTTGCGCGCCATCTCCGAGAAGGAGAGGCAGACGATCCACTCGCCGGGTGGATCATCCACCTCACCACCGGGGCGGCGTGTCACGCGTAATAGCGCCGCGTCTCGAAACCTTCGGCTTCCATCATCCAGTGCCGCGCGGCGGTATCGAGCAACTGATGTGCGCGTTTGCCACCCTCGATATCGCCCTTGAGGAAGAGAACGGCGATCTTATGATGATCCACCGCATCCTCCTTATAGGTTCGGCTCAACTCCCCCTCCCCCTCATCGGCGCATTGGCTGCTCTCTTCGAGGAGGGTGTCGCGCGCCTTCTCGGCAAATCGCGCAAGTTCTTCGGCCGTATAGGGGATGGGCGGCGCACGCTGCACGTCGAACGCCCACGTGAAGAAGCGCTCGAACTTGTCGAGATCGGTGCCGCCGGTGGAGACGGTCCTGTCCTCGTTGATCTTGCGCGCCAGTACCGTCGTGAACACCGACATGAAGGCGGCGGGATGCGGGGCGTTGTCGCCTTGGAGCACCGCGAGCATTTCGAGCGCATTGTCACGCTCCAAGATTTCCTTCTCGTCTCGCATCGCTAATCTCCTCCGCGCCTCAATAGCACAGTTCGATCACCGATCAAGTAAATATCGAATGCGAGACTTCATCGACATCATCGAGAACATGGCGCAGAGCGAGCGTGGTCCCTACTTCGACCGCGTATGGTCCGCGTATGAGAAAGTGCGCGACCGCTCGCAACCTGATGCGGTGGCGCTCCTAGACCCCAAGACGATCGAGCACGTTCGCCGTCGCCATCACATCAGCTCGAACCAGCGTCAGCGCGCCCGTTTGAAGACCGATACCGATACGGATAATTCGGTCTTCGATGGCGGACAGGATTAGAGCCAGACCTTCCGCCCCCGGCAATCCGCGCTATGCTCCACCGCTGCGATCTTGAACAAGGCGGCGTTGCCGTCGTCGCGGAAGTATAACAAGGCGGCGTTATTACGATCAACGACGTGCCTCATATACTGGTCTTCGGGCACGTTCTCTTCACACCATGCCAATACAGCCTCGATCTTCTCCGCGATATTGTCTGGATAGCGGAGCCGGTGGAAGACGAATTTGGTCCACTCCTCGCCGGTGAGGAGTTCCCGTCGATACCTCACGTCAGGGTCCGCAAACCCGTGACATCCTCGTCGAGATCGATCTCGTGAACGGGACCAAGACCAAGACAGGTGATCGTCGGCTTCGGGCTGCCGTCATCGTTCTTGAAGACCGTCAGACCCGCGTCCTTGACCAACGAGACGCCGCAACGCTCGCGATACTTGGCTTCCAAGGCGATCAACTCCGCCTCCGTGGGGACCACCAGCGTGATCTTGAAGGCGCGCTGACTACCCCGATACGAGGCTGCCACGAGGGGGAAACGCAGAAGGCTGTCCCAATACGCATGGACGTACCCGTGCCCCCCTTGCGTGATCATCTTGCCCCGCACCCCCTTCATCTGGTCCAAGGCTTCTTTGGAAAAGATGCAATATTGCTTCAGTTTGACGCCCCGATAGCGAGCCATCCACGCCCGTTGCAGCCGCCAGCGATCCATTCCATAGTAGAGGACGCCCCCTACGGCGAGCAGAATACCACCGAGATGGGAGAAATTGTCCCCGACGAGCGCGCCGGTGATGACGAGGCCAAGTAGCCACACCTGACCGCGCTTGCGCTGTTCCTGAAATTCACCTGCCATCATCGCCCTACCTTGTGAAATTTAGATCAAAGAGCACCCGGTCGCCATCATCGGCGAAGGAGAACATCTCCGCGACGATCCACCTACCCGATATCTGCTCGCAGCACCACCAATAAGCGTCGATGCAACGCTGATCGAAATAGTGGATAAAGTCGCTCGTGAACCAAGTGCCGGTCTTGAGATGCGAGTCGAAGTGCTCGGGATCGTAGAGGCCCATGCGGTCCAGCAGTGCACGGCTTGAACGATCTTGCTGCGCCTCGCTGAACCCGCGCCGCCATTCTTCATTATTGAGTCGCGTCGCCGCGCAGTAGCGGACCCAATCAGGGTCGGTGATACGTCCCGGCTGTTGCACATAGGGTCCGCCGGGATTGTAGTCCTTGGTCCATTTCTCGCCAGTCTTGTAGCCCTGCTCCCAGCTTTGCCGAGCCGTCACCTTGTAGCGACGGAACGGCGCATCCCGCGAGATCATGTTGGGCGACTTCAATGGCATTCGGGGGAGGTATCATCGATAGTTCGATGAGTCAATGGTACGCCCGGAGGGATTCGAACCCCCAACCGTTCCGCGATCTGCGGATCATGAGGTATAAGCTCACCGCTCTAACCAATTGAGCTACGGGCGCACGAGAGCCTTGTGGCTCGATCGTCGTCGTAGCTTCATATCAACTGGTGCATGTCTCTATTTAGCGCAACGCCGCGTGGCGCGCAATAAGGATCGAGGGTAACCCCCGGCCGCGCTGCTGGCATGACCAATCCCCATACCCATCATAAGTGAGCGCGGGTTCGAGAAGTTGCAGCAAGGGTACATCGCTCTCGTCAGCGACGAACGCGAGGAAATGATTGTGCTCGACGCCGTAGCGGAACATCGCCTCTTCGCTATTCAGCCGAAGCCAAGTATCTACCTTCTCGGCCATCAGGTAGAAGGGCGGCATATCGGCGACGCTCACCGTCTTCTTTTCGTTCCAGCCCCGAATGTAGTAGGACAAACGATGCCAACTCCGGTTGATCAACCGAGTATAGGAAAAGCGTGTCGTATCTCGGTTCATGCAAAACGCATGTAGCACAGACGAGCGTCATCTTCACGCAGGAATTTGGCATCATGAGCACCGACCATGAAGTCCGTGCCATAACTCCCCTCTACGTTGTCGCGCATCCAATATTCGATCGTGCGAGCAAATGCTGGATCATCGATTAACATCTCGGTGAAGATCACTCGCCATTCAGTCCAAAACTGCCCGACAGCGATTGCCCTCATGAAGCCAAGATGCACAGTTGAGCATCCCCCTCCTGTGAGAAGTGAACAAACCTCGCACCGTTGGATGTTGACCGCAAGTCGATATCGGCACCGTTAGCCTCTGACCAACAACGCACCCAATCCTCCTCATACCCTGATCGTAATCGCAGATAAGTGCGGCCTTTTCTCTTCTCTATCTTCATCTGTGAGCCATATAGCAGAGGTCGGCGTCGATACGGTCTTGAAAGACGATCATATCCTGTGTGCGGATGATCCGCCAGCCTGATTGACAATTTTCCGCCAGCCACTGGGTAAGGACGCGACGATCTCGCGAATAGAGGATGAAGGAAGCATCGAAAGTCAATTGCCATCCATCCACCCCCGCTTCCATTGCGGAGACCTTCATCGATGCGCCATGTAGGCGAGCAGCGCATCGCCTTCTTGCTCGAACATCACAACAGTGAAACGGAGCAATCGCTCTTCCACGAACCCTCCTGCCATGTTGGCGTGCAGCCACTCCGAGAATGCTCGACTAGCCCTCGTGGGCCATCCACCTTCTATCGGTGTCACGAAGCTGACACGCCAGCGGTATCGATCGAGGAATTGACCTTCGTCAATCCGCCGTGCCTTCAACCGCGATCGGTATCAAGTCCGCCTCCGAGCGCGAGCACGAACAGGGCGGGGACGATGAGCGCCATCGAGAGCGCCAATTTAATTCTCTCCATACGATCCTCCACGAATATGAGGTATCGTAGCCGTGCCGATCGTCTTTGTGCAATATCTATGAGAAGGCTAGATAGCAGAGTTCCGCATCGACGGGATCGGCGAAGCAAAGTAGATTATGCGATCTGCCGTGTTGCCGCCAAAGCCCCGAATTGCTCGCACACCACTCGTGCACGCGCGTCGGCATACCGTCAAAGAGCACCTGTGTCCAAACCGTATGCCCGGCGTGGACGCGTTGCGGTATGACTGCCAAGGCCTTGTATGTTCTTGGCTGGAGGAGGTCGATAGGACGCCACCCCCTCATTGCCGCTTTCGATAGCCACGGCAACGGCATCAACTTCGTCACGAAACCGAAACCGTCTCCATGAAGACACGGAGCGCCGCATCGTAACTGTCCGCGTCCATCACGGCGAGACGCATCTCGGTGATGTCCTGCTGGCTCACCCCACCGCGCCTCATCGCTTCCGCGACCCTCCCCATCAGCGCGCCGGTGTTGCCGCTCGTGCCGGAGAGTTGCACCTCAATGTCAGGGAAGCGGGGTTCCTTCATAGTCTCCACTCTCGCTCAAAAGCCTTGTTCTTGATCTGGTTGCGCCGATTCCCGGATCGCGTCAATGCTATTCCAAGCAACCCGGCGAGCAATCCCACAACGCCGATAATGTAGATGCGATCATGATGCACCCCGTAGCGATAGGCCGCGTATGCCATCATCGCGGCTGCCCCGAAGCCATAGAGCATCAGGACAAAGCCTAGCATCGTCAGGGGATGAGCGCCCGTGTTGCGCCGACGAGCAACATCATAGACGCTCTTCGCCTCCCAACCGCGCTGGAAGCTCTGCTGATCAACGGTAGCGTCGTTGAGACGCTCGTAGGCGCGCTGCAAGGCTTGCTGTTCGATGCTCATGTGATCACCCCACCGCGAATTGAAGTTCATCGTGAAGGCCGTCCTGTAGCTGCCGTGTCGATATCGTTCCTTCAGCCCACGGCTGAATCGATCCCGTCCATAGCGGCTGTTGCTGTACGTAGACACGATGATCGTACGTCAATTGTGTGAGCAATATTTTAAGCGTATCCCGATTTGTAATGCTGACAAACTCAACACGGTTCGACTCACCGTTAGAGACTAGGGACCATATCGAAAATGCTTTGATTGCGTCCTTGTGCCAGAATGGGAACCGCAGGGTCGCTACCAGCTTGAACGGTGGCTTCTTTGGTTTCTCTGGCTTCCGCCGCGATTGCGCGTCTCGTTGCAGCCGATCGTTCTTCAACTTATAGCGGCGCGCGATCTGGAGCAGCACCTCGCGCTCGTACTTTACCGTGGGATCAGGGAAGAGACGGTTGAGCACCCAGTCTGCGATACGGTCCCAGCGCGTCAACTGCACTGCGATCTCCTCGCCCGCCTCTGGTGCTGAACCGAATTTTCCAAACGACATCATGCCTGATCTCCTATCACGCCAGTGCCATAGTTCGCTATAAGCTGCAAGGCTATAACCAACCCACGCTCTGTTTCCAGAAGTACCCCCACCCCTTCGTGAGACCGCCATGCTGGATGGCTGCGAGAACGAAGTCGCTTTCGCGCATCAACAACGCGTGCCTGATCTCGCGACCACGTAGTTGCGATGCTGCCAAGGATTCGCAGATCGCGAGCATCGATCTGGAACCTCGACGCTCCACCACGGCGAGTTCACACGAGGCTGTCATATCGAGTTCACAACGCACGACAGGTATGCGTTGATCTCTAGTCCAAAGGAGGAATTCACGACAATGGCGAAAATCGCGATGCAGGGCAGTGACCCCAATGGAGCCCCTCATCGATCCGCTGTTGCTGATAGCTCAATTTGGCGGCGACCTTCCTTAATCTCCCGCGCCACCATTTCGGCGAATAGTTGTTTCAGGTGAATGCCACGGAAACGGGCGATCTCCCGCAAGGCACGATTGTCGTCGCCGGAGACATAGAACTGCTTGGAGACGATCTCGCTCATCGGGGCATCTCCGCAAATACCCGGTCACATGCCCGCAACAGCGCGTTGACGCGGCGGAACGGCACATCGGGGTTGATGATGTCGGCACAGGGACTTGGACGATACGCCGCCATCGAGGCGCGGCTGATCTCCTCGTTACAGAGGCGTCGAAGACCATCAACGGCGTCGCGCAGCCCGGTTTGCTCCGACCGGTTGATCTCCTCGATCTTCTTCGCAATTCCCCGCATGAGGATCATGCAATCCATTGCGGGATCAAGGGCTCCGATCTCTACGTTGTGCTCACCCTCTTTGGTGATGCTCGTCATCACTCGCGCGAGGATCGCTGTGACCTCATGCGCGGGCGTCCCCACTGGTGTTATGCAGAGCGATCGGTCTTCGCTGCTCCGCGTCAGCGCCTCTGCGCTTTCGGCCTCTACCTCCTGATCGGCGATAACGCCATAGTGGTTCGCAGTGATGTGCCGCAGCCGCATGATCTTCTCCTCGCGCCCGTCCATGAAGGCAAAGCGGATTTTGGTCAACCCGCGCTTGACTCCATAGTCAATCGGCGGTAGCTCTACTGTATTCCGCCACCGAGCCGTTCCCGCGATGGGGAGTCTCCGGCAACGAAGCGGATACAAGATAGATGAGACAGGGGGAGAGACACCCTGACGCCAAGAAGACTTGGAGTGTTTCATCAGGGCTTTGCGGGGTATGCAGAACCCCGGCGGCATTCTAAAGCCGTGCGCAAGCCATTGGGGTTGGATTCCCCGGCCTGTGTTCTTGGGTACCACAGTGGGGTGGCGAATAGAGGCATGACCTCAACCTCGCCGCCCCACAGTATTAACCCGCGTGAGCAAGATAGCAGAGTTGCGCATCCTCGACGCTGGTAAAATAGATATAGCGGGTGAAGCTATAAATCGGCGCGAGCGAGTGATCGTGCGCCCACGCGAGCACTGCCTCGAAGTTATCCGCAACCGTTACATGAGCTTTGACGGCTACCCGGCCATGACCGATCGTGTTTAACTCACGTTCTTCGATGTAGAGGCGTGTCATAGAATAAGGACGAGGCCTATAAAAGAGGCCCGGAATTGCTTCCGGGCCTAGCTGGTTATTCGGCGGGCCGGGGCTGCGGGGCGATCCTCGACGCCTCGGTGACGGGCAGACCCGCCTCCGTGGGGACGTAGATCAGCGTCGCCTTGCTGTTCTCGATCGCCTGAATCTCGCTCCACTAGCCCTCGTCTCTTTGGATATCGACCATGAACCAGTTGATCTCCAAACAATCACCGCACAGACGATCGCTTAATCGTCCATCAGCGACATGCCAAGTCCGAGTAGCCCCACCGTCGTCGCGGTCCCGAGGACCGTTCCCGCCGCACCGGCGAAGAGATCATCGGTGGTGCCCCGTGATGGCTGCTGCATGATCTGGATGGCAGCCAACACCGCGTAGGGATTGTGGGGCGCGGGTTCACCACGCTGGGCTCGCTTCTCCTCCTCGATGAGCCGCCGCCCCCATGCGATGAGCTTCTCGTTCTGGATGCGGCGTTCCTCGTCGGTCATCGGCACCGGTTCGGGTCGGGGTTCGACTTTCGGCGAACGCAGACCGAAGTAGAGCATGACGCCAACGCAACCGAGAAACGCGAGTGTGAACCAGTGTAGAAGGGACATAATCTTCTCCTTTACGTCCCTTTACACCATCGTTATAGTTCGGTCAACGCCAATCGCCCATGTCGAACACGCGACCGAGATAGATACGGACAATCTCGTAATCACGCTCACGGATGATCACGCAATAAAGACCGGGCGCGTTTCCGAGATCATCATCCCGAAGCTTTCCTAGAATCGCACGACTGCCCTTGAGCCAAGATGGTAGACCGCCTTTCCACAACATCCCAACATCGTTGGCGCGGCACCATCGGGCGAACGGGACGATCCCCGCCTTGATCATGATTCTTCGGTTCACACGCACACCAGATTGCCACCAAGGTATTCCCGCACGGCTTTGAGGTCACGATCCCGGATGATATAAGCACGGATGAGCAACACGTGACCCGCAAATTCGTAACCGTGCCAGCGACGCGATCCTACGCGGGTCACCACGAACGGATCAAGGGTTTTATATTCCCAGAGGATTGGTATGCGCATCGCCCGGCACCAAACCATCAAGGACGGTGGCCGCGCTTGCGTGATGACCCTCATCGAAGCACCCTCAAATTACACAGATAGAGGGTAAGGAGGTCGATCCGTGATTGCCTTGAATTATATTGCACCGAAGAGGAGGATGCGGCACTGATCAAGCTGGCTTTCGAGGGTATGTAATGTTCTGGGTTCTTTGCGAGAACGACGACGATCAGGACGACCCGAACGTCGTGTTCGACACAGATGGCAGTTTGGCTGTCTTTACAGATGCGGAGGCCTGATGAAGCTATGTTGGATGGGGATTCATCGCTACATGACATGGTGGCCCCCATATCTAGATCATAAGGTTGTTCAGCAGCCACAATGGACTTCATGTCGTTATTGCGGCAAATGGAAAAGACGCTACACGGTAAAGTGAACGGCATGGCGTCAAAGCCGTCCCCACCACCGCCCTCCTTTGTCATGCGATTGTTCTGTGAATACGCGAAAAATCTCCATTGATGTGCTGTCCCGCTCGCACAATCATGCAGATGGGAACTGCATTACGCCGCCCCCATTCGAGCACATCTATGAGCGAACAATCGACTTCGATGATCCGGTTCATCGCACCACCTCCACTGATCCCACATACAGGGTAAGTAGGTCGAAGTCACGATCGCGGACGATGATCCGGTAGGAACGTGATATCCGCGAGAACTTACTATAGCGAGCGAGGATGCGCCGCGACCCAATCGTCTTCAATTCCGGATTATAATTTAGACGCGGCACATAGAGCAATGCCGGAACGCCAGCGCTGCGGCACCATTCCATCAGGGTGACGAGGGGAGCGTGGACCTTGATGAGACGGTTCATCCATCCATCCCGTTCAACCGTAGAGCGACCTCCTCCGGGGTTCCCAACACGTTGTAGTCCTCCCCCACCTCCATGACGATCTGGGTAACGCCCGCATCGTATTCCAAGATGGATACGACATGCCGGGGATTGACCCAAACGTTGCCCACGCCCTGCCACGCACCCCACTGCGCACCGGCCTGCGGCAGTGTAGTGGGGAGACGCTGACGAGCGGCTCGTATGAACGGTATGAACATCCCCCGTGTATGCGCGCGCGGAGACGGGGGTGCAATAAAGGCTTCCGGGGATCGATAGTTTGGGGAGGGTGGTGCCCACTGACCGACTTGCACGGTCCATCTCCGGGTTACAAATCCGGCACAGCGCTATCTCTGTTTAGCGGGCAGAAGCAATGGCGGGCGAGGTGGGATTCGAACCCACGGAACCTTGCGGTTCGTCACGTTAGCAGTGTGGTGGTTTCGGCCTCTCACCCACTCGCCCGTATTCTATAGCTGATGGTGGAATCGGTGGGATTCGAACCCACGGAACCTTGCGGTTCACTCGCTTTCCAAGCGAGCCCGATCGGCCACTCTGGCACGATTCCATATCAGAAACTCTGGAGGAGCCGACCCGATTCGAACGGGTGAGACCTTGCGGTCTGCTCGTTTTCAAGACGAGTGCGTTAAACCGGGCTCCGCCACGGCTCCTTTATGTCAGACCAAGTTCCTGCATGTCAACCGAAGGAACGGTCCAATTCTTTATCCTTTTACCCCAGATGGCCTTCATCCTCGGTAAAGTGAGGGGCTCGATCCGAAGAGCGCCGCAATCAGCACCCAAGTAGTCCGCAAGAAACTCATCTCGCGACTGGCGTAATCCTCGTGCATCACCGAAAACATCCTCGCCGAACATGACACCAACATGTCGCGGAACAGTGTCCCAAACATCGTCGAAGATTCCTACTAGGGTTCCGCCATGAAGATCGTGCAGCGTCGCCGCCATCACCATGCATTCACCGCGTTGATAACGCTCTAGCGCCGACCTGTCATCATCGAAAGCGTCGATCTCAAAAATTCGCATCTGGTATTTAGTGGTGCCCTCGGAAGGAATCAAACCTTACGTTTCCGACGTACCAAGTCGGCGTTCTATCATTGAACTACGAGGGCGTAGTTGTTAAACCTATAAATCGATTGAAGGGTCGATCGTCCCCGCACGGGCGAGCAGATCATCTACCCACCGTCGCTCCTCAATCTCACGCTTGATCTCTTCGATCGCTACGCGTGCGGTCTCGGCATCCATGTCGCCGACATCGATGTAATGGATTGTGCGCTCGGTCACGGGTTCTTCTTCAACTGGCGCTGCAACTGTTCGCCGATGCCGCGAATGGTATCCGCGCCGGAATAGAGGATCGTCGTCTGCTCACCATTGCTGTGCAGCCAAGTCACCAGTGTAGAGTCCTCGGTGACGAAGTTGGCGTTCTCGATGTAGGCGTCTTCCAGCGCCTCGAAGACGGTCTTGGTAGGGGCGATATTTGTCATCCCCCCTTATACCTCGACGGGTCGCCGCGCGGCAATATTAAGCCGTGGTGCGACCAGCGAACATCGTTGAGCAGAGGACGAAACCGGTCTCGTCATCCAGCATAACGGCGATGCGATCATGCTCAACCACAACGACCGAGTGGAAGATCGCATTCTCGTGGCACCACCGCTCCATCTCTACGGAGAGGGGCGTGGCACCATCGCCAGTAAGGCCGATCATCAGGCGCTCCGCGTTGAACGTGATCTCGACCGACAGAGGAGTGTAGAAAGCCCTTGCCGACAACATCTTGTTGATCACCGCATCGACGCTTTGATTCCAGAGATGCGCTTTCGATTTCATCCCCGGTTGGTAATCATGCGCGAACTATTTGTCAAGGTTTTTCCGGCGGTGCCAATGCTCCTCCATGTGGCAAGTTGGACAAAGGAATTCGAGGTTTGCCATTTCATCAGAACCACCCTTCGATCGCTCTACAATGTGGTGAACCTGAACAATCTCCGGAATCTTCTCATAGGAACAACGTTCGCATCGTTCCGCACCTTTGAACTCAATCAGCCTAGACCTTATTGAGGCGTGTTTTACAACGGCGCTCTTCAGGGGTTTACCTGTCTGTTTATAGTTTATACCGGCACGATGTTTGTTTGAACAGCGTTTGGAGCAGGTGACACGACTAGCCGCCCCCATGAAGGTCTCTTGGCACACAGGGCAGAGTTTTGGCTTTGAACAGTGTTGTCCAAAGCACGCTCGACTACAGAATACACCCACTTTGTCGGTGCCCATACGAGATGGTCGGCGATAAATCGCTTTGCTGCAAACAGAACATTCCGTGTTTGGTGGCGATATGTAACCGGGCTTACTAGGCATACTCTGCAAGGTATGCTAATTTCGCCCGGCAGAGCGATATTAAAATGATGGCGGAGGGCCGAGGACATGCTCCCCACACGATTGCCCGTGCGTTCGGTTTTCGAGGCCGACCCAGCGCGCTTGTCTGGTTGACCCTCCGTAACTGTAATCTCTATGCCATATTCGGCAAGTTAGGCGCAATCGGGCACCGCGATATCCTTACCAGAAAGTATCGCGCAGCCACCAAAGCTTTGAGCCGAACCTTGATCGGGACATCCGTCTTCTTGGCGACGCGGAGGCATCGAGCCACGAAATGAATATCGGCGATATGTTGGCGACGACGCTTGTCCGCTGCATCGCCGCGATAACTCTTGTCATACTCGCAGTCATGCTTGAAGCACGCTTTGTCGAGTTCATCGATGGGAGCGCCGCCGCAATTACCCGGCCCGCAATAGTTGCCATGGAAGCGGATGAAGCGCTTCGTTGGTGCTAATGGGGCTTCGAACAGATGGCGGCTGCGCATCTGTTATTTACACTGGCTTGACGGAGTTTGCACCGCAAGGTGTTGGCGTACCGTGGCACCCAGATCGTCGTGAAGAGACCTCCTCTTACCGGAGCCGACGATCAACCATTACATTTCGTATAGGACTACCGTCCAATCTCGATCATCGAAGTGGTAGCGGCGGTAGTGGACTTGTCCGAAGAGTCCATCGATCCCGTCGATGTAATCACCGCTATTGGGAACGGTGGGCATGTCGCGCTCACCAAGTATGCGATTGTCGGCATCGCGGAAGATGACGCGGTTCAACGATCGCGTTCCGCTCGCTGACGATCGGCTTTCCTCGATCGCTTGACCGCAGCGGCGCGAGCCTTGGCCTTAACTTCGCTGGGCTTCATGTAGTGGGCGCGCTGTTTCATTTCACGCAGGATGCCCTCGCGCTGCATCTTGCGCTTCAAGACCTTCAAGGCCTTGTCCATATTCCCGTCCTGAACCGCTACCCGCATTGTGTGATCCTTTCGGAGACGGGCTAGCTGGGAGTTCGGACGAGGGCAAGAGGGAAGTGGAGCCCGAGGTCGGGATTGAACCGACGACCTGTCCCTTACGAGGGGACTGCAACTACCACTGTGCTACTCGGGCGTGTGAAGGGTTGACAGGGGCTATGCCCCTAGAAGAAAAAATCGGTGACTGGCAGGAGCGCCGAGACTCGAACTCGGAACCTACGGGATTGGAAGCCGGTGCTCTACCAATTGAGCTACACTCCTACAGTCATGGTTGGCACGGGTGGTAATGCTCCACCGTCTCGGCTTTATCAGAACCTTGCTCTACTTTTGAGCTACGCGCCATCAGTGACAGACAACCGGTCTGTCAGCGGGTGGTGGTGACGGCTGGGCTCGAACCAGCGACATACGCGTCATCAACACGTCGTTCTTCCAACTGAACTACGCCACCACATTGAGCGTCGCCCGAGACTCATCGACGATGTGCGCACCGCTCCCGTGGGATGTGCGATCTCGTCGGGTCGTACGTCGGGCGACGACTCCAAACTATCAATCCGGGGAAGCTGCTTCCAAGCGCGTGCTTCATGTCAAAGAGCCCCTGTGGAGGGCGCTTCGGCAGATGTTGCTTGGAGAAGGGGACTTCAGGTGTCCCGAACCTCAACCAATACCCGCCTAGAACGGGTATGGCAAACCACCCCGCTCACCCGAAGGTGATCGACCAACTAATCGTGGTTGAGGAGGTTGTCGTGTTCATGCTTTTATTTATACCGAAGGGGTCGCCGGGCTGTCAACACCTAAATACAGCATGGCTAGAAAAATCACCGACCTTCCGCAGTCTACCCTTTCGGCGACCGATCTCGGTGCTGCCTCCATCCCCGTTTCCAATGTGGGCAGCAACGCCTCGGTGCTGGAACGCGTGTTGGCGCGCGACTTCATGTCGTTGCTCGGTGGGAGCTATCGCGGCACGTGGAGCGCGTCGCCTTCGCGGCCGTATAACTTCGGCGACATCGTGACTGTCCTCTCAATCATCACTCCAATCTACTATGTCTGCCTTATCGCGGGCACTACCTCCAATCCCTCTGCGAACACGGGCTGGCAACTGATCAATTCCGTGGTGCGTGGTACCGATGCTGGACCACCTACAGTCGGGGTAGATGGCCAATTGATCATTCAGGATGGCTTGCTGTATTTCAATAGCAACGGCGCGCGTATTCCGCTGCTTCGTGGCGACGCCCCGCTATTGTCGAACCAGATCGCGCGTGAGCCGGGGACGATCAACATTCTGGATGATCCAACCTTCGCCAGTGGAAGCACATGGACGGTGGTGGGTTTCAATCGGGTGGCGTCAACTAATGACTTCGGTAACGGTTTTGCCTATCAGACTAGCGGCACGGGCAGTTTCAGCCTCAAGTCGAAAATGACCATCCCTTACACAAGCGGAGAGCAACAGTACGTACGTTATTTTATAACGAAGACCGCTGATTTCGCGGGTACGATCTCGCTCACGTACATAAAGGCTAATAAAGACGGCAGCAATGCATCAGCGCAGACGGCTGCCACGATCAACCCGACAACGCTTAATACTTTTAGCTTCGGGCTAGATACTAACTTTTCCAACTTTGGAAGTGGTAACATTACTGCTTTCGGTGTAGAGGCGACGGTTACGGCAGGATCGATCACCGTATTGAGGCTAGAATATTACAAACCTCTAAATCTCCGGTATCTACCTACGACGACATCCACGTCGGTGTTCTACTACGGTAACAGCACTTTGCTTACGCCACCGGACACGCTGATCAACGCCAGTAAACCCACTGATATGGGTAGTCTTTCTGGCAACATCACGCTCAACTTCTATGCCTATCGAAGTGCAAATTTCACGCTCACTGGCAACAGCACATTGGTCAATCCATCTGGCGTCGCGTTCTCCGGTTTCGGTGGACGCATCCGCATTACTCAAGACCCTGCTAACTCTGGCGCGCCTTACACTCTAGCCTATGGGTCGGCGTGGAAGTTTCCCGGCGGCGCGCCGACGCTCTCTACGACACCGGGGGCGGTTGATCTCTTGGTCTATTTCGTCAACACCGACCTGACCTTTGAGTGCACGCTCGTCAAGGATGTGAAGTAATGTTCTTCGTCCATCCTTTGTTTGGGAAAGGCGGGGTGTCGCTCAATCCAATTGTGAGCCCCACCGTTGTCGAATCCTCCAATAGTTGGATAAACCCCGGCAACGGTCTTTCGCCCAACGGAACCTACACCACCTATAATAGCAATGGCGGGACTACCAATTATTCGGCGGGTAGCTTCCCTGCGACGATTGTTCCCACTGGAAGTGCCATTAAGGGTATTGAGTTGTACGTTACTGGATACTCAAGCACAGCGAATGTCTGGACGACCGGTCAAATCTATCTTGGTAAAACACCGGGAACACGCACAGGGAACAACAAGGGTGATAATGGTTCGGGAGGCAACTTCTGGTCCACGACACCCGAGACGAAAATATTCGGTGGCCCGACCGATCTTTGGGGAGAGACGTGGACCGTGGCGGAAGTTCGGGCGCTTTCCATATTTACCGCACCCTCGAACTACCCGTTCGTCAGCGCAACTTTCTACCTCGATGGTTACGCGGTTCGCGTTTATACATGATTGTGCTCGATTGCTGTCGATCAACTAATCTAAATACCGTATGATCTACGCGCGCAAAATTGACGACCAATGGGTCGAACTCTACGGTGGCTTCGAAGCTGATCGCGACTACGAGGTTGAGGTCGAGTACGAGAACGAAGACGGTCGTCCAATGACGCGCACGGAGACGCGCCGCGACACCTTCCAATATCCCGCCAACTGGTGCGAGGCTGCGACAGAGGAAGAGCGTACCGCACTCGGCATCTTCCCCGTCGTGGACGCCCCCTATCCCACGGGGCGCTACGCCTCGATCGTGCCCGCACTCGACGATACGGCCGATCGTCCCCTCCGCATCTACACGACGATGCCCTATAGCGCAGAAGAAGCAGCGGAGATGGTGTGGCGCGAGATCAAGCAGCATCGCCTCGTAGTTCTTGCGATCGGTGCCCCTACCCCGAGCGGGCTCGCGGATTGCGACGATGCTGCGCGTATCAACGTCGCGGGTGGTGTCCAGATGGCCACGATTGCCAAGATGAACCAGCAACCCTTCGAAGTGCCGTGGACGATGCGCGACAATTCAGTAGTGATGCTGACCGCCGACGCCATGATCGCCATGGGGTTGGCGGTAGGGCAGCACACCTCACGGGTGTTCGGCTATTCGCAGTATCTCCGCAACGCCGTGGCCGATCTGGTAGCAGATGGTGCGAGCAGCGAAGCCATCTTCGCTCTCGACATCAAGCAGGGCTGGCCCTCATAACAGATAGGGGATGCGCTGCTTGAAGCCGTTAACCCTCCGGGTATCGGCGATGTAATCGTACAGGGTGTCGAGCAGCACCGGATCATGGGCGCTTGGCCGGATTGTCGAGCGGAGGATTTGGTCGATGACCTCGATGTTCGCGGACGCGATCTCGTCCCGGCCGCAGAGACAGTCGGGGAGACGCGCGTTCTCGACCGCGATTTCCGGGACACCCAGATGCTCGCATAGCGCGATGATCTCTGATTTCCAGAAGGTCTGGACGAGTTGAACGCTCACCGCATTGGCGAGCATCGAGTAGGTGCCGAGTGCCTTCTCGGTCGCATTGACGGTGCCACACAGCCAGTAGTTCTCACCCTCTGCGTAGAGGGGGCCGGGCTTGCCATCGATGATCGGGTGCAGGGCTCGCGTATGGAGATCGCCCCAGCGCTGCTGATCGTTGTTGCCACCAAGGGCAGACTCGACAAGGATCGTCGCGGAGGGGGCGGCAGCGCGCAGCCACGGGATCATATGCTCTTCGAACCAACCTTTGCGGCGGCGCTCTGGATGGACATAGTGAATGCCCAGCAGACGATCGGCCATGCCCATCTTGGCCAACGCCGCCTTGGTGAGCAAGAAGGCCACGGTGGAATCGGTGCCGCTCAACCCCATGATGAAGCCCGGCACCCTCGCCTGTGACAATCCCATCTTGGCGACGAGGCGGTCCACGGTCGAATTGAATTTGCTCTCGATAGCCACACTGCTTTCCCTTCACCCATCCCTCTAGCGACATCGGGATAGAAAGACAACGATTGACTTGCCGAACTACTCTCCATATAGGCCGGGCATGAAAGACACCCTCGTAGATTATGTCCGTGATGCCATCGCTGACGGCAAGCTGGATTCCTCGATCGATTTTTTGATCAGCGAGCGCGACAGTATGCGCGACATCGAGCCCCGCTATGGCGAGGAAGCCGATCAATCGCGAGAGTTGATCCGCGTCTGGCGAGAAGAACGTGCGCGTCGCGTGGCGGAAGGACCGTCCTTTGAGGTGGGCCAGCGCGTTAAGGTGATCGAGGTGGTGCCGATGGGCTACCGGGGTATCGCCGAACCTGAACTCGGGACCACCGGCGTCGTAGTCGGTGACGGACACGAGGACGGCCTTCTCATGGTGCAAATCCACATGCATGATCTGGGCTACGATGCCGATCCCGCTGATGAGGATGATGTTCGTGCCCTACCGCTGTTCAACTACGCCTTGGAAGCCTTGTGATCTTCTACACCATCATCGTAGCCCTGATCATCGATGCGGCCCTCCTGCTTGGTGATCGATCCGTGCTCCTCACCATCATGGGTGTGGTCGCCGGATCGGCAGTCGTCGTAGGAACCATCGTCGCGATGTGGTTGTCGCGCGCTCTCGGGGGCAAGTTGCAGTGGACGGAATGGTTTACCGTCACGGTCCTATCCCTCCTCGGAGGCTCTACCATCTATCTGGCGCTTACCCACTCGCCGGTGGAACTAATTATCAGATAACGCCGTCGAATTAAGATTGACACGTCTGACCGAACTCGCTCTACAGAGTTCGATTGAAGGAAGAGCTTATGACGACTTGGCTTTGCATCATCTTTACGCTCATGGTGGGCGATGGCGGCTATGCGTTGGATGGGGTATCTTCGTCCACCGTCGTCACCGTGAAGACCCGCGCGGATTGCATCCGTGTCATGCGTCAGGTGACGGCTGTCAAGTATGTGAAGGCCCGTTGCGTCGAGGTTAGCCGGTGAGCGTTTACGAACGGACGCGCTCGGAAGACGGGCGGCTGTTCGCGACGCTCTGCTACATGTTCGCTCCGCAGATATTCGCAGAGTGGGAGAGCAATGGCGAGTACGTCTATGACGCTTCATTCCAGCATGATGATGCCCCGCACGTCACTGCGGTGTTGCAAGTCGAAGGAGCGAGAGCGCAAATCGCTTTCGAGATCAACCACCCCGATGGTAAATGGGAGTTGGGCGGTCGTGTCCTGATGAATAAGGATCGCGATGCAGACGAGGGTATTCGCTTCCTCATTCGCGAGCAGGGGTTCGGCCTCCTCGCCGAATACTGCACCTACATGGAGGAGCAGGACTTCGATCGTTACGGCGAGGCCGCTCTTGAGGACGATGCCGCGTTCGATCGCGCCTATGATGAATGGGAACGCGACGATGCAGCTAGGCAGGTTCGCCTTGCTGCATGGATGAAACAAATCGACGAGGCGGGTGTCCTTGCTCGCCTCGCCATATAGGAGAATAGCATGAAGCACTTTTCGTTCGACTTCTGGAACACGATCGGCAAGCCCAACAAGGATTACGCGCGCGGTCGCGCCGCTTTGCTTGCCGATGTTTTCGGCACCGATACCGCCACCGCGAAGGCACGCTACACTTCGGTCAAGAACGCGCTCGATCATGCCGCCGAAACGGAGGGTTGCGACCATGGTCGCGACTACAATCTGGCTCGTCTCTGCGAAGCGTTCGAACGCGAGGACGATCGCGACTTCCGGGATACGCTGGGGCGGCATCTCGACGATCTGTTCGCCGAGCATCCGCCGATGATCGACCCTGCGCTCCGGGAGCAGCTTCACCGCGCGCATGATCAGGGCATCACGCTCTCGATCGGCTCCAACACCAATTTCATCACCGGTCGTGTCATCATGGAGCACGCGATTGGTCGGCTTCCCTTTGCCTTCACGGTGTTCTCTGATGAAGTCGCGTCCTCGAAGCCCAATCCGGCGTTCTTCGCGATCATCGCGGAGAAGGCACGCGCGGCAAACCCACTCGTCATGGAGAATACCGATATCGTCCATATCGGCGATAGCCGCGCGTGCGACATCGCGGGCGGGGCGCGCGCGGGGATGCAGGTCCACTACACCACGAACGCGGACGCTACTGCGGCAGAAGTCGCGGTGTTGCTCGGAGGGCAAGTCTGATGGCTGACGAAACACCCCTCGCCGACTCCCTCGATCTGTTTCTCGGCAAGACGATCAAGAAGATGGACGCTAGTGCGTGCAACAACATCGTCTTCCTGTTCACCGATGGCAGCAAGGTGGCACTCCACATCGAGATGGATGCCATCGGGCTGCCGGATGTCCTCGCTTGCACACATTGTGCGGAGATCACCAATGATTGACCACGCCATCATCACCGCCAAGCACTGCTTCACCGCGCAGGACTTCGACGATCGTCGTCTGCCCTTCGAGCCTAACGAATACGCCCGGCTCAAATACGGTGACGACAGCATCGCGCGCAAGTTCGGCTTCGAACTCGCGGATCACTTCTTCGCGCAGCACCACGGTGCGCTGCTCGTGGAATCGGTGGTGGTCATTCCCTCGCCGTACAACTACGTCGAGAACGCCGCGACGATCATGAGCCGTCATTTCGTGCGGCGGCTCAACCATCTGCTCGTCGGCGCATCGGGGCTTCACGTCGATTTCGCTACCATCCAGCGCAAGGTCAACTACACCGGTGACTTCGGCCTCCTCGACGCAAAGGCGCGTCGCGAGTTGATCGGCGGCGATGTCTTCTACGTCCACGAGGGATATTTCGAGGGCAGGACGATGCTGTTCCTCGACGACATTCGCATCACCGGCGCGCACGAGCATCGCCTCATGGGGCTGATGGCGGAGCGGCCCAAGCTCGCAGGGGCGAACATCCATTTCCTCTACTATGGGCAGCTTTGCGGGGACGAGACGCGAAGCGACGTGGAGGCCTACCTCAACTCGGCAGAGATGACGCTCGATCAATATCTCGGCATGTTGCGCGATTCCGATAACCATGTCATTGTCCGCCCGATCAAGTGGCTGATGCGGATGGCTCCGGAGGAGTTCGAACGCTTCCTCCGGGAAGCGGACTATCGCTCCATCTGGCGTCTCTACGATGGCTGCCTCGGCGAGGGCTATTACAAGGTTCCCGATTATCTCGTGAACTTCCTCGCCTTGAAGAAGAAAATCGACGGCTGAACAGCGGGAGTGCTAGCACAGTGGATATGAAAGTAGTCTTTGCTAGCGACCTCCACGCTGATTTCAACCAACCCAAGATTGAGTGGCCCGCCGGTGATGTATGTGTCATCGGCGGCGACACAGGTAATTCCATCGGCACCGAGTTGAAGGTCTTGGGTAAGCTGGCGAAGAAGTATCGCCACGTCGTCACCACGGATGGCAACCACACCCATTACTCCAATGCGCCACAGAAGCGGACCGTCGAGGAGACGATTCGTCGCATCCGTGCGCAGCTTCCGGCAAACGTCCATTTCCTCGGTCACGGCAATCCCTCTGTGGAGATCGAGGGTGTGTGGTTCGTCGGTTGCATGGGCTGGTATAGCTTCGATGTTGTTGGCGATGTGGAGACCAACAAACAGCGCTGGCGGCGCGTCATGAACGATTGTCGCTGGATCGGTTTCGACGAGATCGAGCAGCGCCAGCCGTGGGATCGTGCCCGTGATGATGCCGATTTGGTGCGTGACACGCTCCGAGACATCAAGGCGAAGGCTGGTGCAACCTTGCCGCCCATCGTCGTTATGACCCACACCGCCCCGCATCGCGACATGATCACGTGGAAGGACCACGATCCCGAGTGGAACGCCAGCAACCCCTTCTACGTCAACTCCCATATGCAAGCCGTGCTGGAAAGCCCGGATGCTCAAGGCGTGACGATCTGGGTCAACGGCCACACCCACCACCGGCGCGAGAAGATGATCAATGGCATCTACTGTATCTGCAATCCTCGCGGCTATCCGAGCGAGAATCCCGGTTGGGAGCCGGTCGTTCTTCCAGTCATTCTTTGAAGGATCAGACATGAACCGCATCACCATCAATGGCGTGACAATCGAGGGCGGACGCGATATCCGCGTCGTTGGACGAAGCGTGCTCATCGACGGGCAGAAAATCGATATCGGCTCGATCGAGGGCTCAACACTCCGCGTCGTCGTAGAGGGCGATCTCGCCTCACTGACCTGTGATGGATCGGCAGAAGTCACGGGCGGGGTTCAGGGGAGCGTCTCGGCTGGTGGGAGTGTCAAGTGCGGTGACATCACGGGCGCGGTTAATGCGGGAGGCTCGGTCAAAGGCGCGGCGATCTCCGGACCCGTTAATGCCGGGGGATCAGTCAAGTTGCGTTGACGCCTTGGTAGAGTTCGGATAGATGTAGGGGATGATCGATACTTCGTTCTCCACCATAGCCGGGCTGGCGCTTCGCGTCATGGCCGATTACGCGGAGCAACCGGGTATGAGCGGCGCGACCGGATACACGTTGCACCAAGCGTTATTCAAGGTGTGCGAGACCCGCGAGAGCATCACTTCGGCGAGTGACAACTACCCCTCCTATATCTGGTGGTACCTTGGCACCGACGAACACGGTGAGGTCATTCCCATTCTCGATCTTGGCAAGCTGGCGTGCGTGCCCTTGCGCGATCAACCCCGCCGCCATCGCTATGTATGGCCGCGTGAGATCAATGATGATGATGGTCCATGGGCGGTTGCTGTTTCAGAACCACCGTGGTCTATCCTCTATCCCAGTGCCACCTATGCGATGATGACCATGGGGATCAGCATTGGCACGCGCGTCTGCACGAGGCTTGTAGCGGAGCATTACCGGTGCAGTTACGAGTATGACGACTGGGACACCCGCATCGAGCACGAGATAGTCTTCATCGATCGCAGCCCGGTGATCGATGTTCCGCTCACGTTCGAGAACCGAGGTCCAGAATTCCGAGGATTGCGTTTTGAATAAGATCGTGTCGCACCTTGATGGTGATACCTTCCGGATCGAGGTTCCGGAGGATTTCCTCGTGCTCAAAGGCATCGATTGCGAGGTGGGCAAATATACGGGGTCACCGAGAACAACTACGCCGACTTATCAGTTGTCGGCGTTCATGGAGGACTATCTCCGGACTCTACTCAATCACATACCTCCGATGAGCTTCGACAAGGGTGCGATCTCTAGCGACGCCACGACGGTGGAGGCATTGTTGGAGATCATGGGCTACAACCATACGGTGCGAGTCAAGGCGCGCCCGAGCGACGACGATCTCGGGGAGATCGGTGATGACGTAGAGATGCTCTGGCCGCACATGAACCAATTCGTGCTTAAATGTCGATCAGAGGAGACCGCCATGTTGCTCGCGGTGCGCTTCGATATGATTGATGGCGGGGCGGCTCGTCGCAGCGTCAACGATATGATCGAACTCGCCGCAGAGATACACCGGGCACGGAGCCGTTAGCCGGAGCGATCGAGACTATTGAGGTAATCGCAGTAGAGAGCGTCGAGTGACTTATCGCTGCGAAGATGCTTTGAACCGTTTGCCTTACGATCGATGATCCGAAGGTTCGTCCAATGTCCTACAAGGCTGGCTGGAAGAGAGAGACGCCATCCGTCGTAAACACTGAAAATGTGGTCGATCGGTGTTTCAGCAGAACGTGTCTGATTCGGTGCAAATATATGGCCGTGCTCGCGATAGTTTCGTAGTGTATATCTCATAACATCGGCTCGATAGCGCCGCATCGCCGACCGATCTCTTCCGTCAACGTTCAGTTTGGCATCCCAAGTAGCTTTGATCTTGGCGTGCCACTCCAAGCTTCGTTTATAACCTCGTTGTGGCGCGGCATTTCGCTTTTCGGCAATTTGTGCACGAACCTCTGGGTTGCTTGACCAGTGACCAAGGTGTCCAGTCCTATCCTCGTACGTCTTTTGCATCCTCATTTGTACCTCGGGGCATCGACGCTGCGCAGATAAGGACGAGTAAGTAAGGTAACGATTCTCAAACCATCGGACCGGAACATGGTCAACTGGGCATTGAGGAACAGACCACACATCGTTCAAAATATGCCAGCATCGTTGCTTCGGAACGGCATCGGAGGGGAGAAAAGAAGTAGCCGACACAATGTCAGCCCACAGTGATGGCTCACGGTTACATAGCCACCGGCAGTTGTTCCTTGGATCGGGATATCGCTGAAGGTATTCTTGAAGGAGAGTTTTCATCTCCTATTTAGCTAGCCAATACTAAAGCCGAATCAACCGATACAGAATCCTAGTCCCATCGAGGCTTCAACACCGTCCTTCAATTCCTGCAACAGCTTCTCGATCTCGGTAGCGGCTTCCTGCTTCAACTCTGCGCCGTTAAGGGTGACACCACCCTGCGGACCAGCCAATGCGGAGAACTTGCCGCGACCCTGACCGAGCATCTGCTTGCACTGCGCGGTGGCCATCTCCTCGATCCACGGGCGAGCGTAGGGATCGATGCAGAGGCTTTCCTCGGAGCGCGCAACATAGACGTGGAGGCCGATCTCCTCACCGCCTATGAACCGACGATGGAAGGTGATGCGCTTGGTCGCGGGATCGAAGGTGAACTGGATATCGCGACCGAACATGCGCCCAGTCAGCTTCTGAAAGCCCATGGCGAGATCGTAGGTGGCAAGGGTGCCCACACCGCTACCAGAGAGACCGCTACCGCCGGTGTTCTGGAGCATGAAGATGTTGTTGGTGAACGACATCGAGAAGGGGTCGATGCCGCCGCCGCCCAACCCCGTGCTTGACATGCTCTGCCGATATACGGCGCGCACTTCCTGAACCTCTTGCGGGAGCGAGTAGGTGGGAACATCGGCCTGAACCTCCAAGAAGGCGAAGCCTTCGAGTTGCGCGTTGGTGGAACGCTGACGATAGTAGCGCACAGCGATATTGACGGCAGCCGAATAATGCTCGGGATCGAGTTCGACATCGACCATTCCGTAGCCGAGACGAAGCTTGATCTCGTCGATCATCTCGGCGCGATGGGTGGTCACGTCGCTCATTTCATGTTCACCGCTTTCTTAGCTTGCGCCGTTGCCTTGTCGCTGATCTTCTTCTCTTGCTTCTCCTTGGTCTCGGGGTTTGATTTACTCGTCATCGCAGCAGCAACGTTGAGGTAAATCTTGTCCCCCTCGACTTTCTTGATCAGCTTCATTTTCGTGGGATCGAGGATTTGCATGATGAGTCCACGGTCAACCGACAGGCCGGTGCGATAGCTGCGCACCGCCTGTTCGATATCCTGAATCGGCACGGAGTCCTGATCCCGAGAAACCATCGGGGTCAAATAATCCATGATCTGCTGACGCAGATCATCGATCATGTCTCCGGAACCGAACAACTCACACAGCAACATCGTCTTACTTCTTCTGCGAGGTAACGATATCGATGAGGGTGTCGAGCGAGAGGCCGTAGGTCTCCGTCAAGGCCGTGGCGGCAACCAGCGGCAGTGCGCCTTCGCGGATCATGCGGACATACTCACCAGCGATGATACGGTCAGGATCGAAGCCTTCCAGCATCGGTTTGCGAATCTCGACACTTTCCTTGCGAGCGCGGCCAGCCGCCTTCGTGTCAGCGTCGCCCATCTGATCGGCATCAAAGCGCGGGGCGGGAGCAGCAGGGGCCTCGGTGGGCTCCTCGTCAGCCGCAGGAGCATCAAGGTTGAGGTCGGGCATATTCTCGCCATCGCTGCCCTCACTGGCGTCGAGAGCATCGTCGTCCATGGTAGCGAGATCGTTGGTGGGCGTTCCGTCCAACTCACCCTGCATACGGGCGATCTCATCGCTGATCGCGTTCTTCGTCGCGCTCAAAGTGGCGGTGAGTTCGCGCAGCTTGCCCGCGACCGCTTCCGCAAAGGCAGCGGCGGCATCAGGACCGAAGTGCTCACGGATCGGATCGTTGAGCGGCATCACGTCCTCTGCTTCCATCTTAGCGGCAGTCTCTGCCATCTTCTGAATAGCGTCGGTGATCGACTTGGCGGCAAGAACGACTTCTGCCTTCTCCAACTCACCCTCGATCAAGTATGAAAGACCCTTCATTGTACTCCCTTCTTCTTTTTGGTTCGCTTCGGAGCAATCTCACGAAGGATCATCAACGCAGCTTCTGAAATCAGATAAGCTTTGTTGTATTGCAGAGATGACGACATGACGCTCTCACCGAGATGCTGACGCAGGTTCTTCTGCTGCGCGCGATAGTGCTCAACGACGGCGCGCAGATGCTCATGATCCAACGACCCTTCGAGCAAGTCGATGTCGTAACGATCAATCAGTATCTGGTTCAGTTGTTGGTATGATTTCATGTCTTGCCGTATCCTTACACGCAAGACTATTTAGTCAACCTAGAAGAGATCATTCACAGCGTTGAGGGCCTTCTTCGCCTGAATGGCTTTACGCTTGGCTTCGGAGTAGCGCGCCTCGGCGATATCGCGCTGTGCACCCTCCGTCATCTTGACGCGAGCCGCGAACCCCACCGCGTCGGTGAGCGCACGGGCATAGTCGCCCTCGATGTTGAGGATCGTCTTCACCTTCATCGACGTGATCCCCTGACCTTCGTTCAAGGCATTGACCAAGGTCAGTGCCGCCTCATAGAGGCGGAGGTCGGAAGCGATCGGTTCGTTGGTCAACGCGTGCACGACATCGTAGAACTTGCCCGCGCCATCGACATCTCGTAGGTCGATCTTCCACGAACCAACGCGCGTCCCCGTCGAAGTCACCTCGGTGACCAGCGCTTTCTTCAATTCCGGGTAGGCATCTGTGTGAGAGACCAAATCCTCCGACATCGAGGAGAAGGCCTCCATGATCTTCGACATCGATCCAGTGTCGGCGGTCTTCGGTGCCACGGGCACCGCACCAGCAACACCCTCGTTGAACAGCGACATGATGTCGCCCATTGCTTGTCCCTGCTCCGGCGTGATCATGATCAATCTCTCTCAAGTTTCTGTTTGTTAAGCCGGAAGAAGACCTTCTTCTCGGCATCAGTGCGTCTGACGAGCAAACCTCGCGTTACCATCTGGCGAGCCACTTCCTGATCCCGTTCGTCCAGCGTAGACCGATACAGGCGAGCAGTAGTCGCCTTATCGATAATGGTCTGTTCCTCACTCGAAATCGGGAGACGAACACCAGACGTGATTTCAAAATAGCGCATCGATTATTTAGAGAGTTCGTGGAGTCGAGCGAAGCACTCTGCCAAGCATTCTATATCGTCTTCATCGATAAGACCATATTTCCCGTCCACGGAAATTCCCAACATATTGAGCGGTCCGTTAGGATTCTTGATCATTCCTTCTTTACCGTTTTTCAGCTTGACGGTATCGCCGATCTGATAGCTCTCATCCATGGCTTCGCCACGATTCTTGTACTTGCCGTTGCGGCTCCACTGATCGCGCTGATCCTCGCGTTCCTCTGTGGACTTCGCGCGCTTCGGTTTGAACGCCCCGTTGGTGCGAAGCTGATAGGCGGCTAAATTACGCTTCTTCATCACTCTTCCTCAAGGTCAAACGATTGTTGAACACCGGTCGAGGTGTCTCGTCCTCGTGGATGCGCTCAACAATGGGGCCAGAACGACGCCACAGCTTTGTTTTGCTCTTACAGGGGGGCAGCTTACTCATCGTCTATTTAGCGCGTTTGCGCACCTTCCCCAGAGGCTTTACCAATGGGGCAATATCGGCGCTCGTTGTGGCGATCGGAGCAGCGTCACCGCCACCACCATCATCCTCTACAATCTTCTTGCCCGCCCATAGCCCTACCGCACCCCCGGCGGCAAGCGCGGCCACCTTGGCGAGCGTAGACAAGCCGCGAGGTTGCGACCGCGTGGGTGAACCCGCCATGGAACCACATCCTTCACCAGTCTCGGGATCGCACACGTCGGCGAGTTCGAAATGGTGGTGCTTCGCCAGCGCGGATAGCTGACCAAAGACATCGCTCTGCATCGAGCGGGCACGCATCAACTGCAAGAGCCGCGTTACCGAAAGCTGTTTCTCACGACGCGTCAATTTAGGCCAGTCGAGAACAAGGCGGCGAATCGCTTTCAACGACGTGTCCTTGATCCGAAACTGATAGTCGATCATTGTAAAGAGACGACGCGCGGCGCTCTCTTGCGCGCTCGTGCCATGGGCGAGTGCATTCAACCATGAGCGCACCTTAGGCTCATCGAGGTAGAGGTCGTGAAGATGCTCCGCGCTCGCGTCAGGGAGGCGAAATTCGACGCCATCGGTGAGCAGTGCGTGCATGAGGAGGTAGAGATCGGTCGCGGTGCTTGACCACTGGTCAAAGTGACCGCCTCGAATTGTCTTGGCGGCATAGTCATGCGCCCACCGGTATGAGGTAGCCTCACCAGCGAGAATGCGAAGTGCAAGAAGATGCATGTAGGCGAGTTCCGATACCTGCTTCGAGGTGAAGCGACGGTATGCAGTTTTACTCGGCAGCATTTTGCTCTCTGCGAGACTGGTGATCACCTTCATGCCGCCTCTCCCTCATCGGCAGCGGGCTGCCCACCAGCAAGTTTCTCCTTGCGCCGGAGGCCTTCGAACCGAAGGAGAACGAGCATGATTAGACCCGCCTTTTCAGGGTTTTTGAGAAAGCGGTTCAACTCGGGGGCGACTAGATTCGCGTCACCGCCTTTACGAACGAAATCATAGGCGGCGCGGTAGTAACGCTCCGGCCACCAATTGTTACCGTTCTGAACTTCCATCATCAAGGCGTGGAAGTTTGGATACGGTTGACGCACGGCAAACTGCATCGCGAGGGCAGTGACGGCATTCATCGTCTCGACCTTCATTCGCGACTTGATATCATCCGGCTGGATTGTTTCTTTGTCTGCGGCAATATTCTTGAAATACTGATCGAGTTGAGCGGTAGCGAATAGAGGGGTCACTTGCGCGATCTGGCGCGCTACCACGGCGACATCGGCAATCTGTTTACGCTCGCTGGGCGGCTGAAGCGGTCCGGTGTTGCCCGGCTCCTTCGCACCACCATCCACCGCCGCGTCGCTCTCCGGTGCAGCACTGGTCTCTTGCCCATCCTGTGCGGCCATCTGCTGCTTGAGGAGGATTTTCGCGATACCGGTGAAGAGTTGCTGCATCTGCTCCTTCGAGAGCAGTCCGCCATGAGCGTAGTCGTGCAAGGGCTTCATCGACGGACGCTTGAGCGTCTGCGGTGCCTTCGCGCCAATGAAGTTCATCCACGAGGACACGTAAGCGGCAATGGCCTGATCCTGCTGCGCCTCCTTCGCGATCCCGTTCGCGAGTTCGCTCACCTTCGCGTCGAGTGTCTTCGGATTGACGAGTTTGCGAAATGCGTTGGCGATCGTCTTCTGCTTGTCATCAGCGGGACGGGGTGGCTTGTTCACCGTCTCGGCGGCGGTGCCATAGATGGCACGGAAGGCCTGATCCTCGTCCATGGTGATGCCGATCGAGGTGCGGAAGAATTCTACCACCCCGGATACCGTGGGTCGGGCTTGCTGTTGCGCGGCGAAATACTTCCACTCGTCCATGACCTCTCTCGCCGTTGCGGCAAGGTCATAGCGACCCGCTGCGGAATGGCTCCCGAGGTCGGCGAGCATGTCGTTGCCGAATTGCTTCAAGGCGTGCTTGGTGCGATCTTTGGCACTGCTGGCTACGCCCTTGAGGAAAGAGGCGATGTCCTCGTTGAGCATTTGTTCAAAGGTATCCACCTTAATCCCCCTTCTTCTTCGTGGCCTTGACGCCGCGCTTAAATTTTTCAGCATCACCGGTACGAATACCATTGATCAGACGCTTGCATAGATCGGTAGCCACCTCTTCGGGGTAACTCTCACGAAGCAGCTTCATGAGATTTACCACCGAGGCGATACATTGCTCCCCGCGATGCTCAATGAACGCGCTCTTGTCCCGGATCGGTGAATGTGAAAGTTCGTCTAAAAGACTGGTGAATTTACGATCCATGGTTCTCGCTCATTTGACGCTTGATGTTCTCCAGCATGGTAGCTGCCATTTCTAGACCTTGTTCGAACCCCAAGGAGTAATCACCCCCGGTGGGATCAAGATGGGATCGTAGCTTGAAAATGGCGTTGGTGAGCGCGGCCCCGACATCAAAGTCCTCTACCACCTCTTCGATAATGACAGGGGCGGGCTCCGCCTCTGCATCCTCCATGAGGTCGAGATAATGTCTGATAATCGAGTTGTAATCCACGCACACCACCATGAAATTCTTCTATTTAGTCGTTTTGATTAGGTGGGCTTCTTGAACTTGGCCAGCATGTCGTTGATGTCATTGCGATGGTTGGCACCAGCCGTGGGCGGGGGAGCCGCCGTCTGCGCAGCGGAGTGTCCCGCCGCCGCTGATGCGCTATTATCAACGGGATCGCTGCTATCGTATTCCTCTTCTACGATGTCGGACAATCGCATACAGTTGAAGTCGTAGCCGAGATCAAGTTTCTGCCCCACGGCGGCAGCCGATCGGGTCTTCAAGAACTGGATTTGATAGCGCCCCTTTTCCCGCATCGTCAGCGAAGTAAAGATACCGAAGACGTTATCCGCCGTGTTGATCTTGGAAATACCACCCGCGATATGGCTGTGATCAAACTCGGTTGCCTCTACTGACTGGCGATTAAGCTGCGACGCGGAGACCACCGGGATATCCCACTCACCCCCGATCGCGCGCATCTCTTCCGAGACATACTTGTCCTTAGTGAACAAATTGGAGACATCGATCTTGGCATTGTTGGGGAACATCAGGTCGAGGTAGTCAATCACCACCGCGTCGGGGCGACGGCCCGTCTTGATCTGATACTCTTTTAGGTAAGCCTTGATCGCGTTCGCGTTCGTCCCTGCCTCCGGCATCTTCTTGACCATCAGGTCACCGGCTCGCTGGCCATTGACGCCGCGCTGAACCTTCGCAACCTTGAGACAAACATCGCTCGCGTTGCGGAGCAACTCGCTCGTCTTGAACTGTGTCACCATCGCGTCAAGGCGATTATTTACCAAGTCTTCGGAAAGTTCGAGCGAGATATAGACGACGTTCATGCCCATCAGTGCCCAGTTGAGCGCGATGTTCTGCAAGAAGATCGACTTACCCGAGCCCGAGCCGCCCGCGAAAACATTAAGGGAGCCGCGTGTGAAACCACCACCAAGTCGGCGATCCATCGTGGTCCAGCCGGTCGAGACATAGTTGGAGCGATCCTTCATCCGCTCCAATCGACCCTTCACATCATCGAAGTAGTTGGAGCCCAGATCGCTGATCAGGGAGATGGTCATCGCTTCCTTGATCATCCGCTCAAGGTCGCCGCCCTGTCCCTTCGCGAGGATATCAGGACCGGATAGAACGACGTTCTCGATTGCGCGGTGGCGACAGAAACCCTCCGTGGAATGGAGGAACCAGTCCACATGCTCGGCAGAGATGTCGGGGATCACCGCAACCTCAAAGCCGGTCATCGCCTTCACCTGCTGGGGCGAGGGGATGGCCTTGAACTGGTCGGTATGTTCCTTGATCATTCGCACGACGGGGCGGAGATTGTCTGCGAAGTAGGCATCATCAATGATGTTCTGAACGCGGGTATAACTGGTCTGATCGCTCACCATGAAGTTGATCAGCGTCGATTGAAAGTCACTTGTATTATATAGAGTAGTATCTTGCAAAATAATAACCTCTCATATTAGCCATTTACGACGAACCTCGATCTCCAATCTACTCGCCGACGCAGTTTCGATAATAGAGCGCAGCGTATATAGACGCCCATATCTCTTTACCGCTTCCGCGCAGTCCTTGCAGTCTTCCTCCCACCAGTTGTTCCCACCTCGCGACAAGCGCGGGAAGGCGACGTGCCATCCATGCTCAAGAGCAGAATCAATCAGGCGTTGGCCAGATTTATCCCGGTCGGGGATGACGATTACCGTCTTTCCCGAATCCTTGATCCATCTCGCCTGACGGGGAGATAGTTTAGCACCGAGAGGTGAAATACCATCGACCGCATCAGCGTCGAGGACACCTTCTGGCATGAGGAGGAAGCGACGATCACGGAGGTCCATTACTCGGTTGTTGTACAGGAAGTCGGTCGGAACCTGCGACATGTACTTGGGTTCAGCCTCGGTTGCTTCGTGGATGAAGCGCCCAGTCCACCCCACGACACTATCGCGGAAGTGGAACGGGATGATCATTCGCTGACGCCATTCCGGTTCGGGGGTCCACATCGCCTTGTCAGCGATGCCTTGACCACGATCGAGCGCGTATCCCACCACAGCGATGAAGTCGGGATCGTCACACCCGGCGTCCGCCCAATCCATCAGGGGAAGGGTATCCGGCGGGAGCGACACCGGCGGGAAAGCCGGGGCAAAGGCGGCTTCCCCGCGATACTGGGGCTCCGTATTGCTGTCCTCGACTACTCGCGACAACATGAAGGCTTTGTGATTTAGCCGACTGACCTCAAGGTCAGGCATACCCAATGCTCGCATGAAGTTCTTGAAGTTGTTCGAGAGAAGCTGGCCGGGCACATAGCGGCTCGCGAAGCCGCAGTTGAAGCATGAGATGCCCAACCCTTCGCTCGACCGCTTCGCGCCGCCACGATTCTTTTTGTCCATTGTCTCGCCACGAGTGACGCACATCGGACAGTTGAACTTGAGAAAGTCGGTGTTGGAGCGACGAGAACCCGTAGGCAGATAGGAGACAACTGCGTCCCAGACGAAATCGTCGTTGAGTAGTTTTGAGACGAAGGGGTTCATCTCATGACTATAGCGAGTCTAGTCGATTCGCTTCAATTTCTATAAACGAGTTTTTCCACCCCATCGACATCAGTGAAGCGAAAGCGCACGTAGGTGTAATTACCATCAAAGTTCAACACGACGGGTCCGGTGCGCGTAGAGAGAGTTTCGCGCGCGACCTCGGCCCAATCCTGCGAGGTGGGCGTTGAGAGATCAAGGCTGGCCTCGACGATGATATCGCCGGTGTAGGCGAGCAGATGTGCCACCAATGTGTGATTACCAGAGGGATTGTCGGCACGTGCCGCGCCCGCGAGCGCACCGGTTTGTAGCTGCCCCGCCAAGGGGGTGAGGTCGTCCGCCATGATGATGATAGGCTCATCAGCGGGAGTGATGATCCCTTCCGAGACCTCGGCGATCCCCTTGGTCTCATAGTCGGTGTTGGTGTAAAGGAGGGCGGGCGTGTCGTTGGTGCTTGAGGAAACCGACCACACGTAAATACCTAGTGTCAGTCCGATGGTGGAGGCGGCTGATAGGGTAAGGCGATAATGGCCGCGTGCGGCGTTGACGACAGCGAGGGGCTGCTCCACCAACGAATTACCCTTGCTGTCCCACAGGTGGAAGGTCAACACGCCATCGAGAACGACTGGCTGGCGGTCAATATCACGAAGGAGGAAGTCCAGATTATTGGCAGCGCGACGGAAGATTTTGAAAGTCGAGCGATTGTAGGCAGAATGCGTGATCATCTTGGCTCCCGAATGCACGCCAGCGACGGTCAATTGTGCGACTTGAGGGACCGAGTAGATACTAATGGCTGACATACGACTATTTAGCCGAAATCACCTTACTAAATAGCCTGTGACCACTTCACCACATCTTGACGCTCGTATGCTCGCCGTCCTTGAGAAATTCCCTTTCTTGAGCCTCGGCGTCATGCAGGACACCCCCTATCTGGGCATTGTGCAGAATTGCGACAACCAGTTCACGTCCATCTACATCCTCGATCTCATCCCGGATGAGAATGCGCGCCGCGTCTTCCTCGAACTCGGTGATCGTTGGTGGTGGGAGTCGAACCGCAAAATTCCGATCAACGTCTTCATCAAGGATCAGCGCTTCAAGCAATTCCGCTCGGCACTGCGCATGTTCTCGACCAAGGATTGTGAGATCGTCGCTGGTCCGCGTGTTTCACTCGCGGAGACGATGAACCGTCGTATCCGCAAGCGTCAGGTCACGCTTGTTCGCAAGATGGACTGACTATTAGAGCGCTGGCTGGGAACATGAGCGCAACGAGGGTGAAGTCTTCTTTACTGACATGGAAGGCGACACTCCGCACTTTGTGCTCCCTTCGGAAGGTGCAATAGAACCCGAAGATACCGCGTAGATCGGCGCGCTCCCATCCCGAAGAGACTTCTATCTCATTCTCGATCATCCACTTGAGAACATCGAGGAACTCCCCAACTTCGCAATCGAAGGAGAACTCAACCCTCGATGGTAAAAGCGTCATGTCCGGTCCAGCGCAGTCGGAAAAGTGTAGCATCACCGGGTTCCTTGAAGAAGTATTCGATTCTGACGCCACCCTGTGCGGTGTAGTCATAGAGGTCATGCTGTCCCTCGATATTATCCCTCACCCACTCCTTCAACGTGGAACTAATAAGCGCATCCCCGCTGCCCCGAATAAGAGTTTCTTTGACCGCCGTGAACGCTTGCCCAAACCGCATACAGTCGTCTGGGTTAAAGCTAGCGTAGTGTAGCGAACCACTGTCGTAGCTAGCAAAGATATCGTCTTGACACATAGCCTCTACCCATGCCTCTAACCCCCTCCGGGACCAGAACGCTCTTTGGACCTGACTTTTCACTACCGACGATCGGGTCAAACTTTCTCCCCACGGTGTTCCCGCTGCTGCGATGTGGGCAAAGCAATCGATGAATTGCACACTGTGATAGGGCATCCGGTGATCGATCATGCCGTGTATGCGCGTATCTTGCTCATGCTGGTGGTGCGTGGTTGAACGCGACTCTGGTAGGTAGATGATCTTGGCCATATCAGGTCCGCGTAATGCTCATCAGAAAAAGAGCCGCATCAGTCGCATCCTCGAACGAGAAACGCAAGTGAAACCGGCTACCAGCGATGGTGGAGATCGACGTGAAGAAGATCGACCAACGCTGCACCGTATGCTCGGCGATCCACGCCAGACATGCCGCCATAGTGCTCCTTATGTCACGCGGGAGCACAGAACCGATATCAGCGGTGTTGGGCCAGTCCGCCTTGGTGAACCGTTCGAACCTGCCTCCGGAGAGCGTTTGTTCGCCTATCCACAACGGGATCACCAGCGTGGCGACCTCTCGTAACGATTCCCGGATCGTCACCATGACATTGGTCGCAGACGGCTGATGCCACTCGTTAGATTGAGATGCCATCATCGTCCGCGAGGAGTGCCTCAACGATCAGGTTCATCTGCACGACGATCAGGGCCGCGTAGGAAAGAGCGTGCGCCTTCTTGAACTGATAGCCCTCTTCGATACCCGACGTGTTCCAGATCAATCGGTCGATCTCTGCGCGAGGACGGCCAAGAAGCTGTCGCTTTCCCGGTCGAATCAACGCCAGCACAACGGCGAGATCGATGATTGATTTTGGCCGGATAGCTTGAACGACATCGAAGTGCTTGTGGATGTGCGGAAGTTGTTCAACCATCCCCGCCTCATCGAGCAATTCCCAAGGAGGCGTTCGTGCCAAAAGTTCATCGAGGTGCTCTTCATCCCTCACCGCCTGATAGACAGACTGATTGAGAAAATCTACCTTGAAGTAACCCCTATCCTCGGCTTCCTCATAATCGAACGCGCACAACTGATTGAGGGGATTGACCGGCACATCTTGGAAGTAGACGCCACTTGGATGGCGCGAGGTTGCCCCGTGTTTGTTCGTCAAGGCTGCCGCGACGCAGTGTAGGTTCTGCAACGCAGCATCGCGGTTCGCGAAATCGATATCAACGTCAAACATCAGACGATCTTGAACGATGGTGTAGCAACGGGCTCAACTACCGCTGGTAGCGGTCGATCATATTCGACATCATAGCTGCCCGAATAATCGAATGTCACATTGTTGTCATCGAAGCGGTTGATGCGAAAATGCTCAATCTCGGATTGTGTCCGCTGTTCGAGCACCAGCATAAAAGTCAGGAGGATGAAATTCGTAGCCGAGACTTCTGCCTCGTCGGGGTTAACTCGATCCTCTACCGATAGGCGCGACAAGGCATTGAGGCCACGCGTGATCAGCACCCGGTAATGGTTGGGCGACAGTTCCGACCAGCGCGTGTAGCCGCGAAACTCGGCCAAGGTCTGGAGATTATCCAGCCGGGGATCGGGCTTGTCCCAGATGGCCATTACCTTGGCGATGTCGGAACGATCATAGGAGATCGTTGACTTCACGTTAGCGGCATAATCGTTTAGGATGACGGTGATCTTATTCATCGTAGTCGCGCCTCAATCTTCTTGAGCGCGGCGGCGGTCCGCCGGGACTGTGCCTCCATGCGCTCGATCATGGCATCCCTTGTAGTCGCTTCTGCACGCAAGGCCAATATTTCTCGTTCAAGTTTAGCCACGTAGGACATCAGTGGTAAGTCCTGAACCACTCCAGTCGAATCTGTGATCTTCACATATCGACGATCTATCGAGACTGTCTTGGTGGTATTTGCGCCGCGATACATACCACGACCGACTACATCATTCATAATCCTTCACTTTCCAATGTTGATTGTATATCAGCGACCGCCTCCGTGTGACGAGAGAACTTACCGTTCCAGAACCGCACGTTGATCGCTGGTTTGATCAAGGTCATCTGCTCATCCGTCAAGCGACCCAAGAGGGCTTGTCCGGTTGAGCAGTTAAGCATCACCCACGGTGAGATACGACCAGAAATCAGCCACCTGACTGCCAAGCCCGGAGAAACCTCTCGGAAGAAGTCCTGCCACCGTGCCTTCTGACTAACCGCCCATTCTTCCATGAGGATGATCGAGCGTTCGAAAGCGCGGTCTGGGCTTTCCTTGGCGGTCAGGTTGGCGACGTATTTCTCATACTCGGCATCGCGGCACCACCGGTCGATTGGAATGCCACTTCGCACCATATAATCGATATAGGATCGAGGATCGATCGCATCGATGTCGAGGATATACTTACCGAAGTCGAGGAAGGCATCGTAGAGCGTGCTTTGCATGAACTTGTCATGGGTTGGCGGGATACGGCCCCGATAGTGCACCTCGTGGAAGTGGACAAAGGCATGAAGGGCTAGACGCGCCGCCTTGGTATCTTTTTCGAAGAAACGACGCTTCTGCCGACAGACATGCGCGGCGAAGGCTTTCTCACGCTTGAAGACCTTTGCACAGAATGTGCAAGTGAATTCAGTCGGCGAAGAGTTTGGTGACACGTTTGACTTCATCTGCTCCTAGGCCCGTCCCTGCGAGGAATTCTTTCAGATTAGAGCCATGGCGGAGGCGCTGCAATATTGTCGCCATACCAAGCTCGTCAGCATCGGGCCAGTATTGCTCAAGGAACTCCGTAAGGGCACGGCTGCTCTTTGATTTTGTGCCCGCGATCCAGTCATGGCGGGTTCGCATCCCTAGCCCCACACTGGCGAGAAGTCGATATTGGAGGTCGGTGTAATCATAGAGGTCGTAGAGGTGGCGGTTTGCCCGCTCGTTCGTGGCGATCAGGTTCCAATCATCGAGGTCACCGCTCGCGCTACTGACGAACCTGACGACCACGGTGGGGTGGAAACCCTTCTGTTCCTCTGGCGTCAACCCGTCGTAATAGTTGAGATCGTGCTGATCGATCGCTGAAAGGGTTCTACCAATATCGAGTGCGTGTCTTTTAGCCACTATTCCGCCATATCGTATCGGCACCACTAAATATTGGTGCAGTTTCTGTGGTCTGTTCGACCTGCTCAAGGCGAGGCTACCCCGAGGGGTAGCCTCGTTTTAAGCTTAGAGCGTGATATTGCCCGGCGCAGCAGCGATGTCACCGGACTTGGTGCCCGCCGCGCGCTTCTTCTTGGGCTTTGGTGCCTCCTCGGTCAACATCTGCTTGCCGGTCGCAACCGGGGCCTCTTCGGTGACGGTCGCGTCGGCCTCCGGAGTGTCCGCCACGGGATCACCGGTCTCCATCAGGATTTGACGCTGACCCGGCTCGGGCACGGCAACAGCGGTGTCTAGGCGCTCGGTGATCTGCTCCAACAGGGTGAGGACACCCGACAGAGCGTGGTTGAGACGACCGCGCGTAAGATCAGAGCGGACGGTTTCCAAAAGGGTCTTCGTGGTTGTGTCAGTCATGGTGTTCCTTTAATGAATGATCTTGGTGATGTCTAAACAATCAGGCAGCTTGTTTGTATCCTTGACAAACAACGCGCACAATGGCTCCCGCCCCATTGTAATCGGGACCGCCAAGATATGCCCGTTATCAAGCTTCGGTACCGACCATGACACATCCGGGAAGATGTTTTCAATTTCAATGTCGGGGAAACTTGGCATGTATCCCGAGATCGGATTGAAGCAAAATACCTGAAAGTCGCGGTCGTTGATGTGCTTGATGTCGATCAGTTCCATGCTGCCCATATTCTTGTCAGCAATGACCACCGACCAATCCAGCGGGACTTGGACATGGTAATTACCAATGCGCAAGTCCGCAGCGGGCCGAGTAAATTGATCAATGAAAACAACGGGAGGAAAGACAAAATCAACATCTTGCTGGTTGCTATAATCGAGGACGCAGTAGCGGAGGTCGTTCTCGATCAATTCTGGGAGGATGGCCAAATCCATCGTCTGGTTTTCGGTAGTGAGGATTCTCATGCTCTACTTATCTTCAATCTCTATGTTTTATCGGTACTTTAATTTCTCTACCTTAAACTGATAGTTGGCATCTTTGTAATATTCTTTTCGCTTCGTGAGATGACGCTTCGAGAACTTCGCCGTGGAGCAGATGTCATAGATATCGACGAAATCCTTGTCCTTTGCTGTGCGGAGACCACGCCCGATCGACTGGATGACGCGAACGAACGACTTCCCCGGTTCAATCAGGATGAGGTTGAAGATGCGCGGGATGTTAATACCCGTTGACGCAACACCGAAGGTGGCGACGAGCAACTGATTATCGGTATAGTTGATACCCGCGTATTCGGTAGCGCGCTTACTGGTTTTTACCCCACCGTAGATGAACGGCACACCAAGTATTTCCTCGATCGCTTTGCCCAATTCAATACTGTTGACGAGCACCAGTGTGTTGCCCGTCTCGGCGATCTTGCGGCAATGCTCTGCGATCCATGCGACACGTTTACGGTCGGTGGCGAGATATTGCTTCTCGGCATCGTAGGTCGCGTAATCGACTTCATCGACGGTCTGCTGGATGTGGATATGACAGTTGGATAGGATACCCTTCTCCTGCAACTCGTCGGCGCGGATTTCACCTACCTTGGGACCAATCGAGCACAAGAGCGACAGGAATTCGAAGTCATCCTTCGGGATCGTACCAGTCAATCCCCAGCGCAACGGGATGTGTGCCATCGGGCCGGTGAGCATTTCCTTCAACTCCGCGCCTTTGATCGAATGAGCTTCATCGACCATCACGCACACACAACCATCGAGGATGCGAGCCAGCATTTCGGGATTGTTCTTCTTCAATGCAGAAAGGCTCTGCCATGTCGCGATCGTGTGTTTATGATCGGGTTCCTTGAAGTCACCGAAGTAGCGTCCGGTATCTAGGCCGATATTGATGTAATCCTTGCACGTCTGTAGCACGAGGTCTTTACCGGGAACGATCACTAGCGATCGTCCATAAGGTTCTATGGCTTTGGACAGACACCCGGTGATGATGGTCTTACCCGCCGATGTAGAGATGCTCTGCAACGACTGCGGGTTTTCAAGATAGCGGTTGATCGCTTCCACCTGATGCTCGCGCAACATGATGGGCTCGCCCTCCATCGGGTGACCTTCCGGCCACCGGGTAGCGGCGAGAAAGTCGAGCGTCATCTCCGGGAAGGTGAAGTTGAACTCTGGGCGACGATCGTCGATGTCGATGTCGTAACCCGCCTCCTCCACGATCGGGAAGATACGATCGAGGACGTTGAAGTATGACTGTCCCCCCACGGTCGCGAAGGCCACCTTGCCATCCCAGCGTCCCAATTTGAACTGCGGGGTGTGACGAGCGGTAGGAATGAGGAACTTCAGCTTCTCGACTATTTTCCGACGCGTCAGCGCGTCGAGACCGTCCCACTTAATATTAACCTGATCTAGTATGATGAGTTTGCAAGTTTCCATCCAAGGATCATAAATGATCCCGAGCCAGTTTGGCTATTATGTATTATCGTTCAACAGTCGATCACGCAAAGACAATTGTGCGGCACCTACCCTCATCAATCCAGCGAAGGTTCCCATCAGGGCAAAGCGCGCGAGACTATCTCGTTTGAGGTTGCGATCGGTCCGCATCGCTTTTACAACAGCGGGGAAGAGGATTGACGCCGCATGGTGGGGAGCCGATGTGCTCGCCATACCGGAAAGCCGAAAGGTGTATTGCCGCGACGAAGATGTGTAGATGATCATCCGGGGAAAGACGCGCCCCAGCCACTCGTAGCCGAGATCATCCGCCGTGATCTCCACAACAGCGACATGATCGCGCATTTCGAGCGCCTCTTTGGGCGAGAACTCCGACAGGCGGCGGGTGACGCTACTGTCGCCTCCGAGAAGCGGACAACCACCGTGAAGATCGAGGATTGGCGTATCGGGGAGAACATCCCTTACTGCTCGCGCCACAAGGTCGATTGCGTCGTCATGAGGGATCACGCAGCGGAAATCATGATCGAGGATGAACTGCCGCAACGATAGGGTATCGGCATCACCGCCTTGGAGACGATCACGAGCAGCGATCTCCTCGATGGGGGCTCGATCCACCTCGCACGACGTGGCGGGGAGGGCGGCTAGAAGTTTGCGCGCCCCGGATGGTGTTAGGGCGGGGAGGTAGAAGTCACGGTTCACAGTCTCTCGGCTCCCATGATTTGTTGCAGGAAAGCCGCCAAGGTTTCGCTGTCCCGGATGTTCCCAACCAGCGCCCCCTCATGCATGACCATCTCGCTCACCGCCTTGCGCGAATCCAAGCACAACGCCAAAAAGCGCTCTAGATCATCATCGATCTCGAAGCCGAAGCGACCAAGAAAGTCGATCAGGGGATCAAGGGTCAACTCCGTCACCGCCATGACGCAGACTTCGCCCCGGCGTTGTTGCCGAAGGGACGGGATGTAGAGGGTCATGTCAGCGCTGGGAGAGTAAGATAGTGCCACAATATTGTCACCGAGGTAGCGTGCCTCGCTTCTCTTCTCTGTCCTGACTACCGGCTGGTTCTTCCACAAGCCTTGATCAATGGTGGCGCGAAAGGTCGTTAGATCGTAGGAGGGGCAAAGGATGTTTTGCCTTTGTGCGTTGGCGAGTTCGCGGTATTGGTTCAGCACCGTCTTGGCTTTGTAGCATTGCCGCGTCGTCAAGGGCTGATCGCGCGCTATCCGGAGATGGATGCTTTGAAAGAAATCACGCTCCTGTGCCGGTAGGTTGCGGAAACCTGACCGTGCCATGTCGTTGATAAGATCGTCGATGAACATTCCCGCACCATGCACGGGCGAGCAACCTCCTCGCATTATTTGATTTGACTCTTCGCCATAGTTCGATATAGCGACGGGGAGGAGCTAGACCATGATCATGACCGACATCGAGTTTCAGGTAAATCGTCAGGCGATGGACAAAGCCGCGCGTGGCATTTTGATGTCGAGCGATGCGCTCGATCTCCTCCAGCGGATCACCGATGCCGATCTCGCAACGGTGTTGCAGAACATTTCCGGCTACGCGACGTCGATCAAGGTCACGGAACTGGAATTTGTTTTCGCCACCGACCCCCGCCGACCGGGCACGGACAGCTTCTCGCTGCTAGGCGTCTTCTGCAATCCCGCCGCTGGCACCCGCTACGTGTCGTGGGAACGACAGCAGAGCCCCGACGTGCGGTTCCGCATCCTCCGGGTGTCGGGAAACCGTTTCGCGTCCTATACCGCCTACGAGAGCGTCAACGAGGCTAAGGCGGAGTCGGTCGATTGAGCGCGAGCGCGCGGGCGGATCGCGGGCGTCTTTGTTGGCTGTGTGGGAAGCCCGGAGGCACTGGGTTTCCTGCGAGTGTCCTATCATCGTTGGGCACAGGCGCTAGCGATCGTTCCTCACGACACGCACACGGTCCATGCGTCAGCAAGGCACAGCAACGCGCTGCCATCGGCTCACCTCCCTCCCCGGCGATCGTGAAGGAGCCCTTTTGGAAAGAATCCCGTGAGGATTTGGCCCGCGAGATCGCCACAGACTGGGCCGAGCGTGACAACGAGGCGGACAGCCACTGTGGTCCACGCGGGACTGAAACGGCGGATGACCACATGGAAGCTGCGCTCGCGTTCGTCGATCGCATCCGTGCACGAGGTGACTTCTGATGCTCAAGCCTAATCTTGCCGATCCCACGCCGGAGGATGTGCGTCAGTTCGTCGTCGCTGTCACGGGCCTCGCGCTCGAAGATTGGCGCGCGGGCTCGAAGCAATACGGTCGAACCGGCAAAGAGATCGTCCGCATGTGTGCGCGTGAATGGCGCATTCTTCATGTCAAGATGGCGAGTGAAATCTACAACAAGACCATCTGGACGATGGAATCGGCAGGGAAGTATTAATCATGGACCCCATCTACATCCCAGCCTTTGTCGATCGCGACATCGCCGATCAGGAGTTCACGCGGCTGTGGGACACGCTCGATTGGGAGCGTCGCCCGGATGCACCGCGTCGCGAATACTGGCAGAACAACTACGGCGTCCCGTACACCTACGGTCGCGGCGCTGGTCTGCGCACCTACGAGGCGCGTCCGTGGGACGGCATGGTCGAGGCGTGGATGCAGCGCCTCAATACCGAGCATGGCTTCGCGCTCGACTGCTGCTTCATCAACGGTTACGAGACCAAGCGCGACTCGCTCGGCTGGCACGCTGATGACAGCCCGGAGATGCGTGTCGATCAGCCCGTTATCTCCTTGTCGCTGGGTGGCGAGCGCGACATCGAGGTCAGGGAGAATGCGACGGGCGAGACGCAGCGATTTCGGCTCGGTCACGGCAGCGTGTTCATCATGCCGCCGGGATTTCAGCAAACGCATCAGCACCGCATTCCCAAGGCGGGATACGATGTTCCGCCGCGCATCTCCCTTACCTACCGCGCGCTCGATCTCGCGGTCATCGCTCCCGCGCGTCTGGCGCTGTTGGGCTGGGACGTGAGCCCGGCCGTTCTCTATGACGAAGAGGGCGTCGAGGGTTGGCGTTGGGAGCGCGACGGTCGCGAGATCACCGAGATCGGGTCGCATGACGAGCCGCTGGTCGTCCCGGATGAACTCATGGAATTGTTGGAGAAATCGAATGGGTAAGACGATTTGGATCGACCGTGTGGCGCTCCCATCGAAGATGGGCTTCGGATTGGTATCTCGCCGCGACGACATCAAATACGACTACAGCGTCCATGCCGTCGAGGATGGTGAGGAGATCGGCGATGATAACGTCGTTCAGACCTTCCCCGAGCAGTTGAGCGGCGGCTACGGCTACCACAGCGCGGAGGAGTTGGCGAAGCGCCTGTCCAAGCTCTGGGAAGCGCCGGTCAAGATGGCGTGGCTGGAAGGTCGCATCTGGTACCGGGTGTCCATGTTCATTCCGGTAGTGGCAGCATCGCGCGAGGAGGCGCAGGATATGGTCTATGAGGCCATGCGGACCAATGTCCTTTGCGAGCGGTCGCGCTTCCACACCGAGGAGGGGCGCTAATGTTCGGCGTCATCCTCCGCACCGCAGCGGTCTTCGTTGTCGTCGCCACGCTGACGCTCCTCGCCGCCGCCGTGTTCCAGTTCGGCAACTTCGACATCATGGCTTGGGAGGCCAAGGATCGGCAAGTGCTGTTGGTCTTCCCCTTGATGGCGACGGTGCTATGACCGTCATGGTCATTCGCACGCTCGACGTTGATCGAGTGCGAGCGTTCCTTGAAGGCATGGGACTTGCCTTCGTGGAGGAGAAGCACGGTAGCGGGCCTGTCCACCATGCATGTCAGGTCGGCGACACTGTTCTGGAAATCTACCCCACGAAGAAGAACGAGAGCGTTCGTTTCATCGAATAGTGCAGCGGGTGTGAGGGGTAAGGTATCATCCCTCATGCTTGTCGTAAATCTATTTGGCCCGCCATCGTCGGGCAAAACTACCGTGCAGTGTGATGTCTTCCGCCGTTTGAAACAGGCGGGTGTGAATTGCGAAATGCTTCCAGAGGTGGCAAAGAAACTGACGTGGGAGCGTCGTTGGCCAACCCTGCGATGCCAGCCCTACATTTTCGGCAAGACGCTGCACGATATGCAGACGCTGCGTGAACAAGTAGATGTCTTGGTGCTCGACTCACCCTTGATGCTCTGCGCCGTCTATAATTCGCTGCTCGAAGAGCCAGCGGGCCACTTTACCCCGATGGTTGCTGACGCTCACGCGCGCTTCACCAACGTCAACTACATGCTGCGACGGACCTTTGATTACGCCTCGGAGGGGCGGCGGCAGAACGAGGAGGAAGCAGAAAGGGTCGCACGGACGATCCGCACGACCCTTGATGAAACGGGTATCCGCTACCTCGATCTCGACAGCGACGATGAGACCGGCTGGGTGATCGCCGATCTGGTGTTGTCGCGCCTCAAGGTCGGTTGAGGAACGCCGACACCACGATTGCCACGATGGCGGGGATGATGACGCTCCCCACCAGCCACTCGACGAAGGGCGTGTCGCTCAAGGCGAACAACAGACCCAACACCGCCACGACTCCGAGCAGCTTCACGTATCCGACTTCCACGGCGACTCGGCGGCGAGCGTGCGAAGATGCTGGGCCACGCCCTTGTCACCGTCGCCGAAGCGATCGAACCAGTCTGCAAGAGCGGCGATGTCAACGTATCCCGTGCGACCGTAGGCGGGCTCGTCATCGAAGCCGATCAGCGAGAGTTGACCTTCCTGATCACGGGCGATGATCGAAACATCCCCTGCTTCCGCGTCGTGTCGCCACCAGAGAATTTGGAGACCGTCGAGGGGATTGCCGCCCCTCGTATATTCCTCGTGAAAGGCGGTCATCGCGGTGACGATTGAGGGCGTGATCGGCACAGTGGCCCCGACCAGAGCCAGCAGTGCTGGATGGTCGGGACGAACCACCTGTGCGTCCATGCGGCTCCTCACGCCGCCTCGGCGGCGCGCCGCTCCGCGAGTTCCTCGGCCTCCTCGCGGCGCTTCTTGGCGACATCGAGGTAGTAGTTGTTGATCATGTCGTCGAGGACCGCCTTCTCCTCCTTCTTGAGGCGCGGACGGCGCAGCTTGCCGTCACGGACGATCTTCTCATCGGTGACATCGCCGAATTCGAGGGTGAAGAGGACGCGCTCGTCGTCGGTCATCTTCTCCAGCAGGATGTAATCGACGAAGACGCCGTTGGCCGTGGTGTACTTGCGCACCTCGTAACGCGCGCCGTGATTGCGACCGCCCTTCGAGCAGATATAACGCTCGCGCAGCCACTCCAGCACGCGGTCGATCGGCACCGCGCCGTCCTTCATGTAGAGCTTGATGGGATAGATGTACTTGTGGGGCTCGTCACGGAGGACGCGGCCGAAGTCCATGAGGACGGTATTGCCCTTGGGGCGGAGCGCGCGCAGCGCCGATTCGGTCGCATCGCGGCGGCGCTTGGCGACGGTACCAAGCGCGGGCTTGGGCTTGCGGGTGCGGGTCTGGGGGGCTGCGGTGGCCATCTGCGTGTTCCTCGTTGCACGGCAACAGCGCCGTTAAACGATCAACTAGCCGGGGAACTGCGCGGAGTCAAGCTTATTCGTTTAATCGAGCCGGTGCATGTTGATTGAGCATTCCTGCAAGATCACCGCCGCTTCGGCGAGGCTCTCCGCCCACCGCTGGTTGAAATCCTCGTGGTAGAGCCACCAGACATCCGTGATGCCGCTACTCGCAATAGCGAGGGCACATGCCGAACAGGGATGGCGCGTCACGAAGAGATGGTACCCCTCGGTGGTATCGTCGCGATTGAAGGCAAGACAATTCATCTCCGCGTGCACGGTGCGCTTCAGCTTTTCAGCGCGGTTCGCGGGATCGTTGAGGAACACGGGATTGTCCGCCATGCGGCGAGGGAATCCGTTGAACCCCAGCGACGCTACCGTCTTGTCGGGACGGACGAGCACCGCCCCGACTTTGCTCGACGGGTCTTTGGACTTCCCCGCAGCGGCTTGTGCGATGTTGAGGAAGGTGCGCTGCCAATCAGGCGACATCCTCCAACTCCTGTTCGACCATTTGCTCGATGGCTTCCTGTTCGAGCCAAGATTGGATCATGAACCGTGTCTCTGGACAAGCCAAGGTCATGACTACTAGGTTGAAGAAACTGTCAATCATCAGAATGTTGCATCCTCTAGGCCCACGGCCTTCAATTTCGTAACGTTGCTCAACTGAAAGTGCATGACTTCCAGCCCCTTCGAGATACCGAGAAACTCGTTCCGGACGCTCGCGACACGGTTACGGATGGAGCGAATAGCTTGAACTTCATCACTGACATCGGCGTAGTTCTTCGCCTGTGTATCCGAGAGCGCACGCTGATAGTGTTCTAGATACCAGATCACCTTCTGGCCTTTCACCCGGTTCTCGTAATTGGTCACATGTTCGAGCATGATCTCCAAATCGGTCATGCGTGAATAGTTCTCGGCGGTGATACCGGGCATCATCATGGCCACCTTGGTGATCAAGCCATCCGGGGGTGATAGAAAGGCCTTCGCATCTGGAACCATCGCCTCATAGTAGAGGCAAGCGTGCACCACGATGTCGAGTTGTTTCAGATCATCCGTCTCATCGAATACGCGGCGATACCAAAGCATTTAGCGCTCGATCTCTTCTATCTCGTCGATCTCTTCCTCTTCATCCTGCTCGGCTGAAACTTCGGCAAGCGCGCGGTCGAGATGAACGTCCTCACCCTCGGCGTCGTGGAGGAGATGGATGTCGTTGCCCTGTTCGAGCAAAACGCGGATCATCTGCGCGGCGGCATCCTGCCTGTCACCCATCGGGATGAACTCGTAAACTGCCTCCCAGAGGAGGTATAGGAATCGTGCTTCGTCGTTCATGATTGTTTTTCCAAGTTTGCTAATCAGATATACAGAGGTGCCGAGCACGCTCTCAATAAAAAACGGGGAGGTCTTGCCTCCCCGCCCCTTTTATTCCTCGTCCGAGATTGCGACGGCGACGGTATCGTCGTCGGGCTCATCACCCTCGCCACTGACGACAGCGGCAATCTCCGCGTTTTCCCAGTGATGCCAATCCTCAATGATCTGATCGAGGATGCCCTTCGGGCGGAAATCCTTGCGCCATTCCTTGATGATCTCGCCCGTCTCTGGCGAGGTATAGGTCCAACGCTGGCCATCCTTCTGGATCACGCCCTTTGCTACGAACAGATCGAACAGGCCCGAATAGGGGTTCATACCTTCCTGATAAGGGATGTCGATCTTGATCTTCTCGAAGGGTTTCGCGTAACGAGACTTGCGCACCACCGCAGTTGAGCGGATACCACGCACAACGCCGCCGACGAGCTTCTTGCCCTCGTCATCCTCTTTGAGGAGATATTTGTTCATCTGGACGATGACCGACGAAGCGAATTCGAGCATCTTGCCGCCGGGAATCTTATCCGGCTGATACTGATCCTGCGAGTCCATCACGTGGTTGGTCGCGAGAAGTCCGATCGGCTCGCTGGCGATCTTGGCCATGGTGACGCGCAACATCGCGGTCATCTGCTTGGCCTTGATACCCATGTCGCCCTTCTGATCACCCTCCTCATACTGACGAATCTGGTTCGGCGTGATCAACATGCCGAGCGAATCGATGATGATCAGGATACGGGGACGATCCGCATAAGGCTTGCTTGAATGCTCCGCCTTGTAGGCATCGATGATCGTCGAAATGCCTTGCGACACATCGTCGATCGTAGCGCCGCTTACCTTCTCCATGAAGGAAACATCGACACCGAGCGAGGTCATCCAGCTTTCATCGAGAGCGTTCTCGGTGTCGAAGACGAACGGGAACACATTCTGTGCCTGACAGCTTTTGACGATGTTCGCGGATGTGATGTACGACTTACCCGAGCCGGAGTCACCGGCGAACATAGTGAACTTCCCTTCAAGCGGCACACCACCTTTGAAGTCGCCACAGATCAGGTAGTTCAGTGCATAGCAGCCCGTGCTCAACCAAGTCGTAGGATCATTGAAGCCGGTAGACAGACCGGGGATCGACTTAGCGACGGACTTACGAAATTTTGATAGATCGATTGGTGTCTTCATTACTCCACCTAGTTTAGAGACAAAAACGGAGAGGAGGGTTAGTCCTCTCCGCCAAGTTTAGGAGTTATCCGTCAGATTACTCGGTCGGAGCGCGGCTGGTGCCGAGGCGGAGACGGTCGAGGACCGCCTTTGCGCCTTCCTTGCCGCCCGTGCCCGTGGTCAGCGCTGCCGCCGTGGCGACCTGTGCCGTCGAGGCAGCCGCACTCGGGGCACCACCACCCGTGGCCGGAGCCTTCGTAGCGCCATTGCTGTCGCTGCGAGCGCCGTAGGGGCGGAAATACTGGCCATACGACTCCATGTCGTAGGGGAGGCCGTCCATCGAATCCTTGAGCATCGACTTCAGAGCCTCGATCGCGTCAGCCGAAGGGACTGCACCGAGCGCGTCCTTGAGGTTGAAGAGACCGTGGGTGTCGATCGCCGAACGCTCTACCTCGTTGAGCGAGCGCGAGTTCATCGAGAACTTCGAAGACGAGTAGTTGGCCCACTCACCCTTCTGGGTCTTCTTGATGGTGAAATCGCGACCACCGTCATAGTCGGTCGGCATGTCGGCGAGATCGGGATCGAGCAGCGCCTCATACACGATGTCGTAGATCGACTTGTTGATGACGAAGCGGCGGATCGGGTTCTCGGGGGCGTTCTCCTCCTGAAGGGGAGAGTTGGTCACGAGACCCTGAAAGATGAACGAACGCTTCTTGTAATAGACGCGCGCCAAGTCCTTGGTCTCTTCCTTGTCCCACAGGTGCTTGGTAGCAGCGACGATCGGGCACTTCATGCCGAACATGTCGATGCAGGGAACCGTAACGGTCACGTCCTTGTCGGTGGGGAAATCACCCCCGACGACACCCGAGAACGGAAGCTTGATGACTTCACGCTTGACCCAGAAATAGTCGTTGGTGGTATCGGCATCCGGGAGGAACCGGATCGTGGCGCTCTGGTTGGTGGGAATGTCCCAGAAGGGGTAGCTGGCGTTATCGCCGCCGGTGCCCTTGGAACGGGTCTGCTGGTCGCCCTTCGAGGCGGTTTCGCGCAGCTTTGCGCGCAGTGCTTCCATGCTCATTCTATACTTGCCTTTTATATGCCTTTGGCTGGTGCCACAGGTCTTTGCCTTGATTTTGTTACTATGCCATGCGGGGTGGAGAAGGTTCAATTTCTTTTCCCAGCATTCTATTTATCTTCGCGAACTTGATCCAAGGGGACTTTTATTCAAAACGCGCAAATAAAAAGGGGCGGTAACCCAATAAGGATTACCACCCCGAAGGTCGGTCTGCGATATTTACTTTAGCGCATTGGACGCTGGTTTGTCTGACGGCTGCTGTGCGCGAGGCCTACGATGCGATCAACATCGGCTTCCGAGGTGTCACTGACTACCTCGTGGGCGAAATCGTCCTCGGGATCGCTCGGGAGGAGCACGTCCTCGGTGGTGAGATCGTCTTCTGCCTCGATGATCGGCTCCTCTGTGGGAACCATGTCGTCAAGCGGCTCATCGGTCATCTCGTCGCTCTCCGGCACCTCGACGTTCCAGCCCGCATCGGTCATGGTCACGATCACGTCGCTGATTACCTCATCGGCGATCGTCGATGCATCTTTCTCGTTCGGGTATTCGGTTCCGTCGAGAGCATCCTCGATCTCCTGACGGAGGTAGGAGACCAGTGATCCGCGCAGGGTCTCGAAGTCGAGCACGCGATCTTCGTCGGCCAGCGTGTCGTCGTTGTAGTTGAAGTCATCACCGGAATCGGTCAGGAACGCGTCTGCGGAGAAATTGTCACGCACCGTTGAGAGAGCGATGTCGGTCGCCTGATCGAAGTCTCCGGTGTGCTCGTAGCCGGGCTGATGCTGACGGCGCAGGAGGCGCTCGACACGCTCGTCCTCGAAGATCGCAACACTGGACAGGCTGTCGAACCAGCGCCCAAATCCACGCATGGATTCCGTCATGATCACGCCGCCCTCGTTGTAGGTTTCCCAGATGTCCTTGGGCGCGACCGTTTCCTCAACCGCAACGGCATCAGCCTTATATGCGAGTTCAACAGCGCGCTTGGCGACGTTCTTGAGCAGCTTGCTCTCCGAACCATGCGAGAGCGCATCGGCGACGCGCGACAGCATGTTGGACATACCATCGGCGCGGACCTTGCTCACAAGGGCCATCAAACGACGCATCATCTCATCCGGGATACGCTCGTTCTCGACGGGAGGGGAAACGAGGTGAAGGTACTGCCCGTTCTTGAACGCTTCCCAGTCAGCGGCTTCAACGCTGCATCCCAGCGCAGGAAGCTCGATCATCGGGATTTCCTTCTTCTCATTCAGTGTCGTCATCGTCTCATCTCCTGTGTGGTTCTCTTCGATCGCGTTGGGGGCCAAGTCCTTCGGTTTCAGCACGCGATCCTGCTGACGAACATTGAAGCGGACATTGAATTTGCTCACGGTGACACGCATGGTTGCGATCAATCCCGTGATGGTGCGAGCGCTCGTTCCCTTCGAAAGGAACATCATCACCTTGCTGTTCTCGCCATCTTCATGGATCGACACCGTGATGTTGTTGGGCTGTGCGAAGAAACGTCGGGCTTCAGTAGGCTCATAGACCTGATTACCGTCGAAGTCGAAGATGTCTACGGTGTAGTCATAGCTACGCAGAATCTTGAACACCTCGGTAGCAAGGATTGCGGGATTGAACATCAATGAGCCTCTTGTGATTTATCGGTGTATTTAGCCATTTCCGTCCAGAACAAATCGAACAGTTGCTTCAAGCGTGAAATTGCTCGGCGGCGATTACGCTCGTTCAGTTTGGACCAATGCTGCTTCACGACGGCATGATCACTCCATTGCGCGACATGCTTTGCCATATAGTCTCGGAAGTCGCGGGGCAGATCATCGAAAAACTCGATTGCGGCAGAGTCGCGCTTCAACCAGCGAAGACGATCAAGCAGTGGCTCGGCAAGATTGTGGAAGAAAGCGTTCGTCTCCAAGGCGTCATTATGGTACAGGGTCGCTTGTGCATCGCGGTGGAGGCGCAACTCGGCGTCATCCATCTTCGATGTGTCGGTCTTCTTCATGGCGACAATTGCCCGATTGGCGATCCCGGCTTTGTCCTTAAAGCGAGTGTAGTCGAGGATGTGTTGAAGTTCATGACGAAGTGTGGTGCGGACGTTGGTCGAGGTCACAGAGAAGGACAATGACTGGAGAGTTGAGCAATCCGCCTGAACAGTCACGACGTAGCGCGCCCTGCCGATTGGCGTTTGCAGCACGGCGGCGGTTCCACTGACATCAGGGTACTGGCTATCGATGAAGATGAGAAGGAAACTCTTGAGTATTGCAGGGACATCAAGAGCCTCACTCGCAATGCAATAATGGTCATTGCCATTGTACTCTGCGGTGGCGAGATGCTTGAGCGAACCGCCCGACTTTGACAATTTGAACAAGTAACTGGACAAAGCTTGGATGAACTCATTAGCGAGATCGCTTCGGCGAAGATCACTCGCGGCGTCTTCGTAGAGGTTGGTGAGGCGCATCCAATATTTAGGGTAAATACCCGGCATTGATCCGCGTCAGTAAAGGATTGTATATGAACGACTTTTCATCAATCCCTACGCTTTCCGAGGTGCGTCTCCTCCCCGATACCCATGCCATGCTCGCCGAACGACAGCCGGTCTTCGATTTCACCCAAGACGGCAAAGATGCAGCAAAGCTGGCCGATCTTCTCACCGCCGCAATGCTGCGCTTCGGCGGAATCGGTCTTGCCGCCAACCAGATCGGTATTCCCACTCGCGCGTTCGCGATGATGATGCACGATCGCCCGGTTGTCCTGTTCAACCCTGTTTTGCTTGAACTCGACGCAGAGACGGTATCGTTAGAGGAGGGCTGCTTGACCTTCCCTGATCTCTTCCTCAACATCGCGCGGCCACGGGGTTGTCGCGTCATCTACCACGATCCCACTGGTCAACGCACCAACGATGTCCTTGACGGCTGGGATGCACGCGTCGCCATGCATGAGATCGATCATCTTGATGGCGTGGTATTTACGAGCAAGGCCTCCCGCCTTCATCTCCAGATGCAACGAGAGCGTCTTCGCAAGGCGAAGAAGAAGGCTGCGCGTCGCAAATGAATTGACACGGTGAGTTCGCTCCAGTAGTGGATTGCGATGGATGCAAGTGAACTCAACGATCGCATGGTCGAGATCGTCTCGGGGGAATTTTCGGGCTTCGTCGGCTTGGCCGAGGATCGCAACGAGCATGGCTGGATCGGCGTCGTGCTCGATGCCGTTGATCCCGAGGACGATCGCGTCGTATATCCGGTCCTGCCGGAGGACGTGATCATCCGGCCTGACTTGGAAGGAAACTGAAATGCCTTGGCCTTTGGTGCAGAGCGGTCCGAACAAGAACCAGCCTCGTTCGCGCAACGCAAAGACCGGTCGCATCCGGAAAAAGCACGTTTTCACAGCCCCGTCGCCGCCGCCGAGCGATCCCAAATCGTCCTGATTTTACGCTTGCCTCGCGGGATCGGGCGCGGCAATTAGGCCGCGTTATCAACGAATCAGGATCGAGCATGGCACAGCGTGACGGGTGGTATTGGGTTCGTCTCAAGCCGCGTGAGTGGACGGTGGCGCGTTTCAGCAATGGCCTTTGGAACCACGGCAATAGATCGATTACCGCTTCGACGATCATCGATCTTGGACCCTATTATATGCCTTTAGCGGCCTGACCCACGGGAGGGCGGGCGCTAAATACAGGATGCGCCTTGCCCTCCTCGCCATTCTGCTACTCACGGGTTGCACCACCACTAGGGTGACTCTTCCCCAGCGTAGTGCCACCGAACAACTCCTCATCAGCGAAGCCGCCGAAGCTGCTGCTGTCGCGATCCACCTCAATCTCGGCTCTCGCAAAGCTTTCCTCGATACCACCAACTTCGAGGGGGTGGATGCCCGCTACGCCATGTCGGCGATCCGGGAATCCCTGCTACGGCAGGGTAATGCGATCGTTGACAACCGTGACCTCGCCGATACCATCATTGAGGTGAGGGCAGGAGCGCTATCGATAGACAGTGCCACAAAGGTGCTCGGTATTCCGAGCGTCGATGTCCCTCGCTTCTTTATCCCCGGCCTCAACATCGTTTCGCGCACCCGCAACACCGGCGTGGCCCGCTTCTCACTCTTTGCCTACGATCGCGCTACCGGGAAACTGGTAGCCTTGGTGGCACCGGTGACCGGTTACAGCCGCCGTGACACCAAATCGTTTGGGAGCGTCATCGCGTGGAGCGCGCAGCGGTGATGCGTGACCTCATCAATCTGATCGAGGGGGCGGGCGTCACCTACCGGGTTTCACAAGGACCAGACACCTACCGCTTCATTTACGATAATCATCCCAGCGTCTTCCATGACAAGAGGATCAAGTACTTTGATCCCAAGGAGAGCGTGAGGGAGATTCACGTGATCGCAGAAATGGGTGATCTCGTAATCGGCATGGCGGGAATGCAAGTCAATCCGCATGATACGGAGCAACTCTGGATTAAGTTCATTTCGGTCGATCCCGCCTATCAAGGGCGCGGCATCGGCAAGACTCTCCTGCGCCACATCTACCTCTATGCTGATGAGCATGGCTTCAAGATGGCACCGGGGAGTTTCTCACCGGAGGGAGAGCGTTTACGCCATCTTCATGATGAATGGGATAAGGAATTCCCACGCGTCGCCTATGACCGTGACAAGAACGGTAACTACATGAACTCCAAGGGTCAGATCGTCCGCATGAACGAGGGTCATTCGTGGAGCCAGTGGGTGCGGCCCGGCGACGAGATGGTCACCATCGATGTCGAGAAGGTCAGGGCATCATGGGCGCTCGACCGAGACTTCTATTTCGATGATGGTGACCACCCCAACGCGATCCGGGGACGGGTGTCTCGTTTCAACCAATGGCTGGAGCGCGGCGAAGCAATCGGCTTGCCTGAACTGTGCCTCAATCCATCCGGGGAGATTACCTTCATCAACGGTCGCCATCGGTTCGTGGCGCTGATGCAACGCGGCGTCGAGAGTCTCCCCGTCGCGGTTCCGGTAGATCAGGCTGACGAGTTTCGTCTGCGGTTCGGAAAATAGTTGTTGACACCCAAAAGCTCGTGTGAGATAAATACTCCTATGAACACGCAGAGCCATCACACCTATTATCATTACCACGCGTAAGCGGGGTCGTGGTAACGCGTCCTCGTTTCGGGGACGATGAAGGTGTGAAAGAGCCAGCGTGGCACTCTCCCCATAGTTGAACCCGCGAAGACGCAGATGATTTGCGTATCATGTTGCTAGTGGGTCGGCTGGACACGAGTGAGTCCACCTGACTGTAAATCAGACGCTTTGGCTGTGAGGGTGCAAATTCCTTCCCGGCCCACCAAGCAACCAAAGAACAGTGATCAGGTGCGGCCGAGGCTGACTTGGATGAGGCGCGCGGTTGTGATCCGCGAGATAGTGAGTTCGAACCTCACCGGTCGCCCCTGAACACTGTTCACCTTGGGAGGTGCCCCCGCTCGCCGGTTGTAACCCGGTGGTCTCTAATAAGGGTGGGAAGCATTGAGGCGATGGGTGCAATTCCTACACCTCCCACCACGTGGCGTTGGTAGCTCAATGGTAGAGCGCTCGATTGTGGATCGAGATACGCGGGTTCGATCCCCGTCCTTCGCCCCAGACCTTCTAACAAGTCCCTAAATATGTCATGCGCAACTTCATCGATATCGTCAACGAAACTGTTATGTCGGATTCCGACACCTACTATTATGTTGTTGGGAAGGTGCGCGACCTCTATACGATGAGGGCAACAATCGACGGCTATTGCGAAGATGGCGTGATCTACCTCGATCTTATTTCGGTAGACGATGCCGGTAACGGTGTCGGCACAGAGATGATGAAGGAAATATGCTTCAACGCGGATGATCACCACATCGCCATAGAGCTTGAAGCGGGATCACACGGTCGAGGCAATATCAGTCAGAGAAAGCTGGAAGATTGGTATGGCCGGTTTGGTTTCAAGAAAACTGGCGCGGTCTCAAGCGAAGACCATCCCTATATGCGCAGAGAACCCTCTGCTACTTAAACATTACAACAACACAACAAGTTGTTGTTTTACATTCATGCAACTCTGATCTCTCCTGATAGTTATTACATCACATTAGGAGATAGTTATGAAACGACTTGCACTTACCTTGGCCGCATTGGCTACCCTCGCCCCCGTCACTGCATCCGCGCAGCGCTACGACAATCGCTACGAGTTTCGCGGCTACGATCGCGGCGGCAATCCCGTCTACAGCTACCACGATCGGCGATACAATCGGGACTGGCGAAATGATCGTCGTGACTACCGTAGAGATCGCCAGTGCCGTGACGGCACTACCGGAACGGTGATCGGCGCTATCGCGGGTGGACTATTGGGCAGAACCGTTGACACCCGTGGTGACCGAACGCTCGGTACGGTCGTCGGAGCCGGAGGTGGAGCCTTGGCGGGGCGGGCGCTGGATCGTAATTGCCGATGAAGGATGGCGAATGCTCGCTGCGGATTAAGTAGATCGCCTCATCGGTTGAATTATATCCATGCCGAGGGGCGATCGTCATGCGTGAGATCGCGGATCGGTCAAAGCGGCTCGATGTCGAGGGCGAGATCGGCACAACTGGAATGGGTCAAGATCGCGACCGAAGTTGACCGCTCGTTGATTACTGCTTGCCCCTCTCCATGCTGCACAGGCTTTGCGCAGAAGGGGCAAACAGTGGCTGCGAGTGTCACCTCTTTGACTCGGTGGACGGTGAAGATGTTCAATGCGCGTCTCCCCAAGACGATCCAAATTCGCCGCAGTTGCGGTTGATTGAATCCATTACGCCATCTACCTCTGTCATGAAGTGTTCTTGATCGGTCTGGTCGAGACCACGATACATCCTTACATTTGCTGCAATAATAGCGCGACAGTTTTTCGGAAGACCGCTGCTGCCATAAATTGGTTTGCTGTTGTCCAGCAGTTCGGCGTCCGCTGAAACACATCCCGTCACGAGCAACACACCCATCAGCACACCCATCAGCATCTTCTTCAAGTCGGCATCTCCCTACGCGTTCTATCAACGAACTATCACACAGGTACGACTCCTTGTCAAAGCGCCTTCGTGCTGGCACCACCGCGTGAGGAGACGCCGATGACCCGATATCAATTTGAATGCTCGATGCCCGAGTTGGCCGATGGTCGCGAGATCGACATCGAGGACGGCGGTCAGGCCGTGATCTTCCATCCCACGCCGGAATTCGAACAGGGCGGTGACGGCTTTTTCCACGTCCGGCTACAGAGTTGGGAAGACGGAGCCGCGAAACGCGAGGAATCGTTTGCAAAGGCGCACTCCTTGATGCGCGAGTTTTCGGGTCGTCGTCTCCGGGTCACTGTTGAAACCATTGACTGATCATCATAAGAAAGAGGCTCGCTTCAACCTCGTCATCATGGTAGCGAGCTTGATCTTCTCTGCACTGGCGCTTGGAATGTGGTTCTATGATTGATGGCATCGTTATCGCCGACCGAGTTCTAGCCGGGTCGGTGAAGGTCTGGCTCGACGAGGAATGCCAGCGCTGCTACGAACACGTAGATTGCGATTACGATGATCTCGACAGGCTCATCTTGCGGCTCACCGATCAGCGGCTGGGTCACAATGTAGCGGTCGATGTCCTTGATCTCGATAACGACGATCGAGGCGTTTACGGCATCGTTTTGATCGAGGCCGCGCCGATAATCATGAATGAAGTGCTGGGGAAGCTGAATGCAAACAATGAAGGTTGAGCGCCTCGGCGAGGTGCGAGTCACCGCGCGGAGAGGCGATGGAAGTGAGTTCAGCTTCATGACCGCGACGCCTGATCGCTACATGGCTCCGGAACCGTTTAATCGTCGAGCGTGGCTACTGGAGCGTGAACAGCGCTACCTTCGCCTCCTAGACAACGATCTTACGAACGGCGCTCGGGCGCGTCTGGTCGAGGCTCTCGAATGGATCAGGAGTGAACTTGCTTCGCGCCATTGAGGCTATCCGGCTGGTGGGTTTCCGGCTCGGATTGTGGCGTGGTTTTCACGGACCCACGCTGCCGTGGAACCTACAAGAGCGCGTCTCTACCCTCTTCATCATCTGGCGCGATAGTCGGTTTGAGCGTCCCGTGCCCGCCGCTCGCGCCTTCTTCCTCCGCCATGGGATCGAGGTTCGTTTCAGTCATAAAGCGAAGGCGCGCCTTGCTCGCAAGCGCGATGTCACGGCCTACCAAGCCTTCGTCGATGCTGCCAAGAAAACCTTCCAGATCGACGATCATCTCCTCCCGATCTTCATCGATTGGTGCCGTGAGAATGAGTGTGAGATAGCTGTCCAGACGCCGGACCAGTATCACCCCCAGCATCGACCGTGGTCCAAAGTCACAGCGCTGGGTCAGGATAGTTTCACCCTGATCATGCTCGGTTGTGACATCTCGCCTAACCGATACACGGATGAAGCAACAATAAGGCGCGTCCACTAAACCCGTGATAGGGTCATGTCTCCTCACTACTAGGAGATTATTATGTCAATCGATCAAGATACACGCTTTTTCGCCGGAGCATCTTCACGCAGCTTTAGCGACGCTTCTGGTCCGAAGGCAAGCCGTGAGGACACCCCCGGCTTCGTCAACGCCTCGGATCACCAGTTCACCGACATTTCATCGGAGGCCGAACGTGTCTACAATTTCGGGCAGAAGGGTTTCGTCCGCATCAATCGTCCGCTGCAACTCGCGGTGAGCGACTCGGGTGGCCACCGTATTTTCTCCGCCGATGGCCGCTCCCACTACATTCCCGCTGGCTGGATCGAGATCACATGGACGACGCGACCGGGTTCTCCGCACTTCGTTAAGTGACGGGGTATTGACGGGGTGGTGGTGCGCGCCTATCTCGCCGCCTCCACCCTTTAAGGAGATGGCTGCTATGCATCCTGTCGATGCCACAAGTCCGAAATGGCGGATCGCCAACAATTCGATCCGCATCCTGTACACGCACCCAACGACCCATTGGTCCTTGGCCTCCATGACCTACGACGACATCCCGGATCGTATCGGGATACGTTGGAACGGCGATGTTACCGATCGTGGCGATCTCGGTTACCCGAGCGCTCGCGGCAATGGTGCGTGGTTCATCCTTCCCGATCCCCTTGACGGTCTCGTCCGCGCCATGATCCCGATCTGGAACGGCAACCATGGTGGGGTCGACGTTGCCCCACCCGCGTCGGCATTCGAGAAGATCATGGAAGGGATGCAGGACGCCATCGCACACGCGGGTGGTGATCACACCCGAGGCCGCATCGCCAATCAGAGCGCGTAAATCGAACCCTTCGCCGTGTTGATCAGCGTGGCGAAGATTTCGTTCAACTCCTGTTCGAATTCTTCCACAATGCGGTGCTCGTCGATGTGGTTCAGTCGAACCGCTCCGCGAAGCATGTATTGAGCGAAGCATTCCGGCAGGAGTTCGAATTGCGAGTTGAGCGTGCCGTCTCGGCAAGACTTGGACGTGCCGATCATACACGCCAGCGATTTTGGATTCTCATCCCAGAACACACCACCGAGACGTGATAGCGTGCGCGCTAGAGCCGCGCTCGCTTCCCCGGACAACCTGTATGCCCCACTCGACACCGCGTTGTGGAACGGTCCTGAACGGCCATTCTGGAAGGCGTGATACATGCGGTGGGCGATGATCCAACCCGTGAGTGGTTTGCGGGCGCTGCCTTCGTTCTGGGTGAAGATCACGCCGATGTTTTGGGGCTTCGGCTCGATCATTCCTTCAAGGAACGACAGAGAGGCGAGGACACCCTGCCGACCGTCATAGTCGCCCCCAATCGCGATCGAGAGCGCCGACGTGGGATCGATCTTGAGATCGACGAGGTAGAGGTTGACATCGCAGACGCTGGACTGCCATAGCCGATGAATCTTCTCCAAGGCTTTTTTGTTCTGCACCAAGCGAACATCATCGGGACGAAACGACGAATCGCCGCCCATGTCCGAGAGTGGCGTGATGGAGAGAGGCATCTCGACGAGTTCGTGGTAGCGCATCCAGTATTTAGGTGAAGCGAAACTTCGTTTTGACCAGCATCTCGACGCTGGGGTCACGGAAGCGGAAGGTTATGCTTCCTCCGGGCAACGACTCGATCTCATAATCGCGCTTGATTCGGTCACCCATTTCGAAGAGGAAGTCTTGGATTTCTGCACGCTTCTCATCTGGGAAGATCAGCGCTTCACTCTTCGGCTTATCGAGCCTCGCCTCAACGGCTTGTAGATCAGCGGCGTGGACGAAGCAGAGTTTAACCTCATACCAGTTGCATGACTGGATGTAGACATCACCCTGACAGGTCTCGCGCAGCATAGCGAGAAAGTCATCGCGGTGCCAAAAGGCCTTCCGCATTTGTTCTGATTTGATACGCAGTATGGCGACCTCGCTACCCGCTCCGTCAATCTCATGGAAGAAATTGGCGAAATCGGCGAAGCCCGCCATCGGATCGTGGACTTCTTCGAGCGACGAGGCACCGCGATCTGTCCAGCACATCTGGCTGATCTCGATCTGATAGGCGACGAAGTGAATTTGCATCACCGCCCTATAGGCGAACTATCTACGCCGTGCCAGCGAAATCACATGCGTGGAAGGATTGTCGCTCGAAGACGATCATCTTCTCACCCTGCTGCACGCTTCGATGTAGCGCAGGACCGATGCTAACCTCTGCTCCCGTCCCGTTCCGATACACGAATTTGCGCAAGCGTCGCGCCGGTGGAAGCGTCATCGTGTGGTAGGTAGCACCTCGCCGACTATCTCCGAGCCGCTTCGCGATACGCTTCCAAGCGGCATTGTGGCCATCTGCGCGCAGGGAGGGTTTAGCAAAAGCGATGAGGTGGGCTACCTCGTGGGGAAGGATGCTCTTCGTCATCATCTCCCAATCGCGCAACAGGGCTTCACGGTTGAACCTTAACGAATATGTATAACCCAAGTCTTCATGAGGTCGCTGCGCCGCCTCTCCGGCCTTCTGGCCCCGGAGATCGAACGATACAGTGATCCTCCCTAAATCAACTCCGTATAGTTCCTCTGCGCGTCTCACGCATTCGTTAACCAGTTTCCTGAACTCTGTTTGTGGCCGTAGGCGGTGCTGCATACGAGCATTATAGGGAATCCCTCTGCCAGTTTCAAATTACCTCGGATTTGGCAGTGAGAGGTCGGGGTGCGAGGGTTGCCCCGGCAGGGGTGGGCGACCCGTTGGTGCACGCTTCATCGGACGTGCTCTCATCGGTGGCGCGCCCGCAACGGGAAACCATATCTGGAAGCCAATTGTCGCCGCCAAAGGGGAACATGCAGCAACAAAGAAACAAAGGCCCAAGAGGGCCTTTGCTTTAGTCACGGGGGAGTTCATCCGGGCAGCCCGGCGGCGGCACGTCTGTGGGCTGCGGCTGGGGGTAGGGCTGCGGGAAACCCTGTGGGGGGTAATAGGGCGGATGGTAGGGGTAGGGCTGCTGATACTGCGGCATTGGCGCTGGCGTGGGCTCTGGCGCGGCGGGAGCCACCACTTCGGCAATCGTCTCACCATCGCCGCCACTGGCCTCGAAGCCATCCTTCGAAACGCGGATCGAGCGGCGGTTGATCGCGAACCCGAGTGTGACGAGCACAACCAGTGATCCAGTCAGCGACAGGAGCAAAGCCTCGCCTAGAATCTTGATACGCTCGGGCGCGGTCTCGATCGGCCAACCGCCGCGCCACATCACCCAACAAAGGGCACCGGCGAAGACGGTCATTGCGACCGAGCCAAAGATGCTGGCGATCAACGCAACGGCGGCGCGCCATTCGCGATGTGGGTTCTCTGGGAGCTTGGGAAACTTCATACCCCTATTTAGGGGCAGGATGAGTTCCCGTGTCGTTAGCCGATCACGGTCATCAGGGGGCGGCGGGTGCTACCGTTGCCCGACTGGCCAAGCGCCATTGGCTTACCTCCCGTGACGCTGATCTCCGCACGCTGGTAGCGATCCTGCGCTGCCTTTGGAATAGCTCGGTCGAGCATGTCGCGCAGACCCTCGATGCTCTCCTTGCCGCCAAGCCGGATAGTGCTCTCGTTGCTACCGCTTCGAACGATCAGACTCGCGCCACCGCGATCGTCGATGTCGATGGACAACGATGTGTCCCACGGCAGACTGCCCGTGAGTGTGATCGTCTCTTCAATCATTGGATATCTCCTCCGAGTCAGCGATGTCCCGGTCGGGCTGCTTCTCGCCCCCGATAACGCGCCATTGGATACTCTCCAAGCCCCGATCCTCAATCTTCTCTGCGGCGCGGGTCAAGGCAGCGGCGAGGGCGAGCATGGTGGCGGAATTGAAACCGAGGTGAAGCGTCGCGATGCTGTCCCCGGTGCGGATTTGCAATTCAGAATACAGGGCAGAGCCGTTGCTCGCTTGATTGGTGATCACCGAGTAGGTGGAGCCCCAAGGGGCATAGTCGTGGCGGTAGAATTGTTCTTCAATCATTAAAGAGATATAGGATGATCTTCAAAACCTTCAAGTACCCAAGCGGTTCTACTATTAACATAAGGGTCTACACCAGTGATGACTTGCTGTGACATCCTCATCTTCTTCGGGAGATCAGTATAGATACTGACCGGTGGGCGTGCGTGATACAGTTCCTTCTTCATCTCGTAGGTGGGCATGAAGAAACGCTGTGTTCCACGCGCGCGCATCTTGCGAATGAAGTCGAGCAGCATGGCTTCGCTCAACCCTTTCAGCTTCTGATTGACCTCCGGCTCCATGATCTTCGGCAGATCGGTTTGCACCTCATCGATCCAGCAATCGCGTCCGAAGAGCGTGAAACGCACCCAGCCCAGAGCAACGACGGTATAACGTTCATCGCCTCCACCAAGCGACAGACCAGCCTTTGGTGGTTTGGGTGCGGCGGGTGGCTTGGGGTGGTTGCTCGCATAGTGGTAATTGACCAGCGCTTTGCAATCGGGGATCGAGAGATCAAGGCCGTCTTTGATTGCTTCCACCGGGAGACCGAAGACACAGGCGATGTTCTTACGATCAAGGAAGATACGCTGATCGTCCTGACCATCCATCTTCCATTCGACGATGTAGTTGCGCGCCGATTTAACCACTCGCTCGATCGTCGTGGTCTCACTCGGGTTAGCTCGCAGATCATCGATTGAGATGTCTCGACCCCCGAGTTGTTTCACCAACGCGGAGAAGAATGGAGTGTTGCCCCAGCGCTGCTGCTTCAATTCCTTGACCGAGATGCTCTCGCGATCGTTGGTTTCGAACCAGCGCATCAGGGCGAGTTGATCTTGGTTCAAGCCCGCGAGCGATTTGCGTTCGCCCTGACGAGGAAGGCGGTGCCCGCGTGAGAACTCGCGGCGACGGTCCTCGTTCTGCTTATCGAACAGCGTTTGAAGAGTGGTGTCGAAGTTGGAGAGTTGGCGCAAAACATGGATGTTGCCGGGAAACTCCTCAAACGCCTCACGCTGCAACTCGACGGGGATACGATCGAACATCTCACACGTCTGACGAATATTACGCTTCATCGCGATTGCGACAACATCGAACGGGATCGGGCGCTTGACCTTGTACAGGACAGTCGGTCCGAATTTTTCAACTGCGAGTCGGAGACAAGTATCGCTAGGCTCCGGCAGGTATTCCAAAGCGGAAGCCCAGTTCTCACACGCGTATTCCTGTGCTTCCTCGTGGGGGTTCTTGATCGCTCGGATCAGCGCCACATTGCGACCGAGAGCAATCATCTGCACTTGCCTCGACGGCGCTTCCATATGACGAATATTGAAGGGATCGGCGTAAATGAGCGCGAGTTGCTCCGCCGTTGATTCTGACTGCTCGAAGATGGTTGAACGCATCCCCTATTTAGGGGCGGGCTCGAAATGCAGCTTGCGGCCACGCCGCGACAGGTAGCCGACTACCTTACCGGGAAGACGGGAATCCGAGTAGGAGTCGCAGTTGGGACCGAATTCGAAAACCGCAGAGGGCGCGGCCTCTGTGATATCACGGAAGTCACCCGCAATCGCGTAGCAGACATTGGGAAGGGCCAAGCGAGCATTCTCGGCGTGATGATGCATCAGCGCTACCCGGCGGCGATAGACTCCGCTCTCGTTCCAGAACGAGTTCTTATACGCGTAGGCGAAACGACCAATGGTGCGGCCAGCGACGACTTTGGTCTGCGACCGCAAGGTGTAGGTGTAGACGCCCATCATTGTTCTCCTTGACGCACCTCCTACCCTCAATAGTTCGGTGCGTCAAGGATAATTGTTTATTCCCAGCCCGCCTTGCGGAGGAATTTGTTGATCGCAGCGTCGTCGGCGTACTCCCAGCTATCCACCGAGGTTACGAAGCTGTCGTGCTGGAAACCCTTATGGTTTATCAGGCAGGCGTCACCATCATTGTCCACCTCGATGACCAACCCCACCTTGTCTCCTGTTTCGATGAGGGTACCGACGCGGATTTCACCCTCGCCTCCGGGAATGCTGTCGGCATCGAGGACGAGCGCCATCAGGGCCTTCACCGCTCCGGTCTGGCAGCCGAAGTCAGCCTCACCGATGATCCGCGCGGCCTCCGCTACCTTCGGGGGCAGGGTCTCACCCGCGATCCCGTCACGGGCACTGCGGGTCCGATCCCGAATCTTCTCCGGATCGATCAGGTCGCGTAACTTCATCACTTTCCTCCATCTCTCGCTCGATAACGATTTTGTCGTGCTGACGCTGACGGCGAGCGTGCTCACGCTTCGCCTCGCCGCGCTGCGCCGACGAGTACATCTCGTCGGTTTGTGCGGTATCTACCTGTTTGTCAGGTCGGAAGTAGTTGCTTGGGCTTCCCATGCCGCGAGGGGTAACGCGACGCGGTGGGGGCGTCAATCGGATCGAGTCAGATCGAAGATGGAGACCTTCGGGGCAGCGCGATCCTCTTCCACCATTTGGGTATGATGGGTCGGCTCGCCGAACAGTTTCTGGTTCAGCTTCTCGAAATTCTCGACACTGGCCTTGGCGCGCTTGAAGGCAGGATCATCGCTGCAACCCCGCATCGCATCCATGAACGACGAACGGTCCGCCACCGCATAGGAGAGCGCGGAGCGGATGATGTTGAGATCATTGGCGGTGATGGTGGGCTTACGATGCGCCATGGATCATTCCACCCATGTAGAGTATAAGTGCCCCGCCGATTATATTGGCAAGACCGATTAGTTCTCGTCGAGAAGCCCGCGTCTCCGCTGGGTTGGTGGAAAGATACCATCCCGAAAACAGGATGACTGCCGCACACAGACTAATCACTAATGACATGTCTTCTTCCCTTCACTCTTGGTGTAGGGGATAGTTCGATGACAGTCAAGATAAATGAATGGTCCCCCGGACGAGAATCGAACTCGCTGATGCTTTCGCAAACAGGCGTGAGAAACCTGCGTCCTGCCATTAGACTTCCGGGGGATGGCCGCGCTGACGGGAATCGAACCCGCTTCTGCTTTCGCAACAGGAGTGAAAGTCCTGCGTCCGCCCATTAGACTTCAGCGCGATAGGCTGGTCTGGATGGATCATTAACGGGGGAGAAACAGAACCAAAATCACCCGCGCCGTCGAGGCGCGTGAAAGCGCACTCAACCGATCGAGCGTTCGCGTTCCATGAGGGTGTAGGTCGTGTTCATGTTTTTATTTATGCCTGAACGGCATCCGGGCGTCAACATCTTTTTTGACCTTCGTGCAATCACGCTGCTACCCTCACGTGATGACGCGTTCGAAACTCGCAGCCCGTTCACGCGATGACTGGCGCTGCCACACCCTGTCGGTCGAATCGCTGTTCGATGTCCCTAAAGTTAAATGGCTCGTCCGGTTCAACTCCGCCTTCGACAGCGATCAACCCCAGACGTGGCTCGTTGATTCCGTCGCATACGAGAAAGGAGAGGAAGTGGCGGCTTGGCTCATCGATAGTTGCGACGGAGACTTCGCCATATTGCGTTATCGCGGCCACGTCATATTCGAGCGAGAGGATGATGCTCGCCTCTGCTACCTGACCTTTGCTTAGATTGCGTACTGGTTCGCGGCGGCGACGAGTTCATCGTGCTCCGCTTCTGCGGCTTTGTCCGACCACGGCTTGTAGGTGCCGCTCCCATAGCTGCTGTGGATGCGGGGGAAGGGCTGTCCCGAACGCAGCGCCTGACCGGCTTGCCAGAGCATCACTGCATCCGGGCCAGTGAAACGCTCATCAACCGAGTCCCACTTGGGGTCGTAGTCGGGGCGGATTCCAGCATGGCGCTCGATGAAGGAATCGATACGATCGGCGAGATCGGGGTCGGTATGTGCTTCGGTGATCATGTCGATATAGTCGCGCATATGATTATTTAGCGCAAGGCTTGACACCTTACCGAACTATGCTAACTGACCGGCATGAAGATCAACATCATTCGCCTCATCCGTCGTATCGATCCCACCGAGGGTCTGTTCATGAACCGGTGGACGGCCAGTGATGCACGACTGATCGACCTCATGGTCAAGCTGGGTCTCGTCCAGTGGATGAGTGACAGTACAAACTATAATCCCCGATGGCCGCGCGCAAGACAGCATGGGATGCGCCTCACACTCACGCATCGCGGCACTCTCCTGCATCGCCGGTATGCGCGATGATCAAGATTCTTCCCAACACCCTCATCGGCAAGACGCGCTACAAGGCTCGGCTGCGCCTGTATGACGCGCCCGCGCTACGCGGTCTCTTCGGCGACCCTTACTACCAGCGGCGGCTTGAACTCCGCGAGATGGTGCTCGATCTGGTCAAGCATCCGATCCGCGACGAAGGCTCCACCATCTATTTCACGAACAAACAGGATGCCCGCCTCGTGGAGACGATGCTCTTACTGTCCTAGACCGTACATCTGTGCGAAACGCTGTCCTAGTCCGTACATCTGCGCGAAACGCTGCGCATTCGCCGTCCCGGCCTCGCTGAACATAGGCTCGCCGTTCGAGCCCATCTCGGCGAAGAGGTTGTTGCACAACTCGCGCGCCACCGGCACGCCCGCCGCTGCGATCATCAACCGAACCAGCATCGCGATCTCCGCACTGTAATCGAGCCTTACTGGCGTGTCGTAGATGTCGGCGAGGAGACGATCGTCGCTCATCGAGTTCATGATCAATCGACGAATGTCATGAGCGACTTGTCGCTTGCCCACTTCGTCCCACTTCATCTTTGGCAGCATCGCTTCGATCACGCCCGCATAGCGGGGCAGCCTCTGATTATCTGGAACGACGAGGCGAACCAATTTATGTTCACCGCCGTTGTTCGATATTTCGATTTGGACATACATGCTGGCGCGATCTCCGGCGAGACGCTCGATGAGCCATGACATCCTACCGGGCTTGATGTAACGCCCGTATTGCTTCGCTGCTTTAATGAGATCGCGTGGTTGATTGATCTCTATATCAAGAACGTCGGTGCGCGGATTGTTCAGACGATCGACGACGCGAATCACGCGCGTCGAGAAGAACACCGCCTGAATGGGCTCATTGCTGTGGATGATCCCCATACCCTCGTCCACCACGGCGGTGACTCCGATACGGAGCAGAAGGTTGGTCCACACCGCCGCTGCACCAGACTCGTGGTTGGCCATGTGGCAGATGTTCAACACATCGGCGGGACCGAAGCCTTTGGCGTCACCCTCCCGGCGAAGATGCACGATGATGTGGGCGACTAGGCGGGAGAACGCCCACCAGATGCCCGCAGGGCTCTTCTGATAGGCATTCTCTGCCGCGTAGGTGAAGACCTTGCTCCAAATGAGTTCCTTCACCCGTTCGCGCGGCAGCGGCTTGTTGTCGCCATCAAGGAGCGGGAAGCGATCAAGGAGGAAATCCCCCACGGCCTCGTTCAGCTTCTGGAACCTCGCTACCGAGTCGCCGCGCAGGAACACCGCTCCAATCTCGTTGACGAGTTTTATGACGGAAATATAGGGGGCCTGTCCCGCGAACGGCACGGTATCACCCTCGATCTGTTCTTCCATCAACCCAATCGGATAGGCGTAGATGCCGATCGGCGTATCAAAGGTCGAGCGAGGGTTGACCCCGATCTTGTCCAGCTTGGTGAAGCTGGCGAACCACCATCCCGGCTTCTTCGCGTACGTGAGGAGTTCCTCGATCGAGGCGCTGTTACGCGCGTGGGTATTGAGGTCGGGGTTGCGTCGTGCTTCGACGAGATTGTGGTAGCGCATCGGTTATTTAGAGCGCCGTGGTTTGCCCGTGTAGCGATCGTAATCGACCTGATCGATCGCCTCATTACCGGCTTTGGTGATCTTCGCTCTTGCATATTGCTGATCATCCGGGATGCAATAGAGACCGTCGTCTTTGCCACGGTTGACTACTCGGCACCAACGACGGACGAAGGTTTCGAACCTGTCCTCCTTCGTTCCGTAGAGTTCATGTGGGAGCAAGATGAAGTCACCGTTCTCGTTCTCGTACCGCACGATGTTGAGGCGGGCTACCGGCTTCTCGATGTTGGTATCGGAATCGCGGATCAGGTAGGCGATCAGCGACTGTCCTTGCGCGTAGCGGGCGACATACCGCCGTTCCTTACCGTCCGTGAGGCTTGTGCAGCTTGTCCATCCCCGACCGGTGCTCATACCCGCTATGTCATAGGGATGACGCGAGATCACCACCGTGTAGGGCTCGGTTTTCTTAGTGAGGTCGCGGGTAGGATCGGTCTCGTAGGCGCGTTTCACCACGAGGAATTGATCCAGCATCTGGGTCATCGTGTGCACGGGGTCGGCGAGAAAGCTGTCGATCTCTGCCGCATCCCTGACATACCGGCGATACTGCGCCTCGATGCGGTTCAGGACTTTACCGATCCGGACTTCGCGATCGAGAACAGTGACGACGCCGCGCCTGTATTGCGCGCGCATCTCCGCGATGCGCTCTTCTCTATCTTCACCAAAGAGAACGAGTGTGCACTCCTCGTTCCAACAAAGGGGCTTGATGTCGTCGAAGCCGATGTCGTGGAAGACGCCTTTATTGTTCGGAGAGAATTGGCGAATCTGCTCGTAGACGCGCTCCATGACATCGAAGTGAACGTCCCCGAGCGCGTTCTCGCGGATGATCGGGAAGTAAAGGCGATCCGGGCTCTTGCGCACGAACTTCTTGTTAGCGGCGAAGAGATCGTCGTAGGGGCGCGGCCCCGCCGCCTTCATGATCGGGCGGGCGAGGCTCAACGGAACGGCTTCGAATAGGTCGCGGATCAGCATCCACTATTTATCGGAGCATCGGGTACTCCAAGAGGAACAGCGTCTGCCAGTGATCGGTCTTAAAGAGGGAAGCACCGATCTCGTACTCGATCCGGTACCGGCGCTCTATCTCCGCCCTCGCTACGTTGGGCTCGATCTCACCAAGGCTTCCATAATATGGCTTCCACGCACGGTTCGTGGCATCCTTGATCAGGGTATTGAGATCAACCATGGCTGCGCGTTGCGCATACCTTCGACGATCGATCACGCTTGCGCGCTGGTAGCTTCGGTTACGATGGCGCATCAGGCGTTCCGCTTCAGGAGGTCGAGCACCTTGTCGCGCAGCGCAATCGCTTCCTCTTCGCTGGCACGGTAGACGTTGATGGCGTTACCGTGGTCGCCGATGTCGATGCCCGAGGTGAAAAAATCATCGCCTTTGTTACGGTAGGTGTCGCCGGGCTTGAAGGCGGCGGCGCGCACCTCCTTGTCACTGCGATCTTGAGCGATGTGAGCGTGGGTTTGCGCGGCGATCCCCAAGTCGGTCAGCCAGACGCGTGCCGCACTGGAATCCTCGTAGAAGGTGCCATCGACGAAGTTGGCATCGACGAGTTTCCAGAGCGCCGCCTTGTTCATCTTGAACGCTGCCGGGGCATCGGTGAATTCGAGCAGAAGAGTGCGCGCCGTCTTGGAAAGCTTCTGGAGCGCGGCGTGCATCTTGGAGCGGTCATCGCCCTTCTGGCGACGAGTGCGCGAGTCCGCATACTTGATCGAATAGCACGCCGCGTAGAAGGAGCGAAGCTTCTTGCTGCCGGTAGTGCCCCGGCCGTGCGGGTAGCGCTGCATAAAGTCCTCGACGATCGCCGAGAGATACTCGCGCGCCAGCTTGGGTCGCGTCGCGTGATGGATCAGCATCCCGGCGACGAACACCTCGTAGTTGGGATCAATGCCCTTGGCCTCTTCAGCGATCTGGAGACGCGCCATCGTGGCGTTGGGGATCGGCATTCCGGTGAAGTTGTGCATCGCGTTGCTCCTTACCGAACTATCTACGGCTAATCGTTTAGCGAGTCAAGCGCTAAATACCGCATGGTTTCCTCCCTCAATGGTCCGACGAAGATCGGTGATCCGCTGGTCGCTGGTGTAAACGTCCGCCGCGTCTTCGATGCTCGCGTCAACGCCTACATCGCAACCGCGACTACCTCGCTGACGGTAGACTACACGCTGGCGCTCATCACTTTCTCGAAACGGATTGATGCGTTCGCATCATCGATCAAGGGGTTGTGGTTCTACAATTCGCCCGAGACAGCATTGTCGCTGCGAAACTTCATGAATCCCATGGGCACACAGAGCACGATGGTGGCCAGCGGCGCAACGCACGATCCGGGTTATGGTTGGCGCATCACTGCTGCGCGCGGCTATGTCCGCACGCCTACCGGAATGACGGCACTCACCCGCACCACTGCGCAACCCTCACTGGATTGGACCCCCACCGGTAACACCCTCGGAGGGGTGGAAGATGGGTCCGGACCCGACACCTACGATTACGCCTATCCGGTTGGGAGCCAAGGAACGAACTTTCGCGTCGTCAAGCAGGATAATCGCCCCACGGGATCGACCAGTTTCATGAACCGAGCCACTTATGCATCGCAGTCCTACACTCCCGCGCGGACAAACCATATAACCATGTCGGGTAAGCTGGGTGATATTAGCGCCATCTATGCTATCAATGGTCGCGTCGGCCTAGTAGGCAATAACGTCAACGGAACGCTCTCGTTCACTAACGTCGCTGTGGGCGTCGGAGCGGTTTCTGCACAGTTCGATACCTCAATCGGTGCTCGCCATCCCATCTTCTACGTCGGCACAGAGTTGACGATTGCTCAAGTCACCACTCTTCATGCCGCCGTTGATGAATACCTACTCGCAACTCGGCCGGGATGGCAGACTACTGTTGGAATCACCGGCAATCAAACCACTGACAACATGGCGCGCACCATTACCGTGTCATCGATTTACGATCAGACCAATAACAGCAGCAACATCACACAAGGTGGTGTACTCCGATCGAGGCGCGTTGGCTCTTACTACGATGACGGGGAAGGAAACTCATACTATGAATCCAATGATGGTCAACCTAATCGACAGGTAAACACCAGCCCATATCCCTTCGCGAGAGAGCGATTTTGGGAAGCGAAGGTTCTCACCAATACGAACCGTTGGGCAGTCGTCATGTATGGTGTTGATTACTCGGGTTCTAATTATCTCATGGTATTGTTTAGTACCAATAATAAAATCGAGATTTACTCGAATGTAAACGGCAATAGCACTCTCCTTGGCACCTTCTCGATTACCTCTATCCTCAATAAGGTCATTCGCATCTGGGTGGCGGCTGATGTACTCTACGTCCGTAATGTGACTGACAACACCATGTTGGTGAACGGCCAGACTCTGCCTTCGGCGGCAGCATATTTGAGCAATAATCAATCCCCGTATGTGATCTTTTATCCCGTCATTCCCAATGGCGTGCAGGTGGATGAGTACCACCCTTGGTTAGATGATCTTCGTCTCGGTGATGGAACAGGAGTCTAACCATGCGTGCTATTCAGATCATAGAAGCAAGAAGCAATCCCGCGCTCAACATCGGCGGAAAGATCGGATCGACCTTCTCGGACATCTCGGATTTCTACGACGATGACACCTACGTGTCCCTGACCGCTTTGCCCAAGCTAGGCTTCAATCCCCTGTCCTCATACTCGACGCCACTTGGCGTCTATGCCTACCCGCTTGGCGATAAAACCATCCAAGATCAGCTTGAAACCGAGACCCTGCCGTTCGCGGGTAAGCAGCCTTACATCAATGTGTTGCGCGCGCAAGTCGATGTGGTCGATCTGCGCTGGGACTTCAAGTATTTCGCCTATTTGTCCGACCTCTACGACGCATATCTGTTGAAGCACCTTCGCATCAACCTTCCCAGCGATGCCAACTTGGAGAAGGATCGCAAGAAGGTCATCAACGATATCCGCGTCACGGCAGAGGATAGTGCCAAGATCAAATCCGCCGGGGGAATGTGGTGGAACCATGGCCGTGTTGCCGCCTTGCTGCTCACACGCCAGCGCAGTCCATCATACCTCTTCCCCGACGAAATCGACGACATTGTAAGGAATCAAACCCACATACCGGGTAGCCACGCTATGTGGACGAAGATCATGCTCGCGATCGGGGTCAAGGCAGTAGTGGATCATGGCCGGGGAATTATCCACAGCAATGAACGCACCCAAGCTGTGTTCCTGTCCCCCGATGCTTTCAAAATCCTGACCCGTGTCAGCAATCCACACAACGACGCCAATAAGACCTTGGTGGTCAAGACCGCGTATGACTTCTCGCGCTTGCTTGCACGGACGAATTATTCCATTAATTGCCGAGTAGTGTCGAAGCTCTTCCTTAATGCCGTCATGGGCTGGGCGTATCGGGATCACGTCTCTTTCTATCGGGACAATAAGTATGACACTATCCTTGTCCAGATGGAACAGGGTCAGCAAACCGATGTATTGGGATGGGCGCGTGTCATGAAGAAATCATTTGCGCGCATGACCCACTTCGACCTCAATCGGTTCGCGCGTTTGCTCATGTCCACCTTCCCCGACACCGAAGACGATCCGCATGGCAAGCTCTACGCTGCGGTCATGCGCGCGATGATCCCCGCTGATCTCCTCGCTGAAGTCAGGGACAAAGCCGCGATGGAGTCGTTCGATAGCTACTAGAGCCCGATGAGGAAGAGGACGCGATCTTCATCCCGGTCGAAGTCAATGTGGAACTCCGTTTTGCGGTCGTAGTCCGACCCGTGCAAGACATACACCGTGCCTAGCGCATAATCGAGAGAGACGCGGACTCGTTCCCATTCCTCTTGGGTAAGTCTGATGTGGTTACGCGCAACAACTTTCGATGCATCGTATTCTGTCCAGAGGTGCCAGAGTATTCCGAGACCCACGGTAAGGATCGCTCCAATGGTTCCGGAAACAATGATTGACATGGCTCCGTATCGGGGAGTCAGGATTACGCTCGCTACCATAACGGAAAAGCTGATCAGGCCCACGATACAGACGAATGGTCCTTTGCCGCGCGGATAGACGCGCACCTTCATCGATTGAGGAGGAACATGACTCGATCGTGGTCATGTTTGAACTCGACCCGGCATCGCTGCACCCCGATCTCGTCACGAACATCTGTGTTGGTGAAGTCGCGCCAACGATGCCCCCGCCCCGGCACGGCGGCAAGAGCCTCCCACTCCGTCTCATCGATCGCGATCAGATCGTCTCGCGCCAACATTCTCGCCAGATCGCGGGCACACCAAGAGCGCCAGACGAGCAGTGTCGAGAATACCAACACCGCGATCGAGATCGCGCCGAACATGAACCATCCGACACTCGGTGCATGGGTGAACACGACGCCGAAGGCAGTCACACCAGCGGCGAGGCTCACCCCCATCAACCATCCGCGACGCGGGTAGCGGATCGCCGTCATCGGTTGAGAATGAACATGACCCGCTCATGCTCGTCGTCGAAGGTCAGGTAGCCGGTTCGCCACCCGATACCATCGAGGTGAAGTTGTCCATCAATGGTGCGGGCATCCACGAGGTCGAGAACCCCGCCGGGCTGCGTGTGCTCCACTGTGGCGAGTTCACTTTGTGTCAGCAGAACAGCTTGAGCAGAACGTTCCAGCCGATCTCGCGTGTCCAGCATCTTTTCAACTGCCGAGCGGACATGAACGACGGCCACGACAACCACAGTGACGGGGATCGTGATTGCGCTCAAGGCGTAGAGGATACTACCGAAGATGATCGCAATCGCGATCCCCACCCCAGCCGCGATCCACAACGAGGGAATGATGCCCCGGCGGAACACTGCTTGCTCGATCGATTCGATGGTACCGTGATCGACTACCCGCAGCGACCCGAGCTTACCCCTGCGGTACATTTCGACGAGCGACATGAGCGACTCGCGTCCCATTACCGTATCACCCGTCCAACCCTCATCGCTTGCGACCATAGCATCCTCCTGTCGCGCATGTAGCGAACTATTCCACGTCAAGCAAGACTAGATTGACAAACTCAATAGTTCGCTATATTACGCGAGTATGAAAATCCTCACCCCTCTGTTCGCCCTGTCGCTGATCGCCTGTGCCAACCACACGATCGATCCCCGCTACCGGGATGCCAAGATTACGATCGGTAATGAGGTGGCGCTCTTCTACGCCAATGTCGTGAACGGTTCACCATCGGGTCACGCCGTGATGCGCTCGCGATTGGTCAACTACGCCGCCCTCGCAAAGGCCTTCGACGACGATCAGGGCGTTAGGATTGCCGAACGCCTTGAGGCCGCGATCGGAGAAACCCAGAAGCTAGACTGCTCACGGATAACCGATGCACGGTGCGTCGAACTCCGCGATGCCGCCGCCCCCTACTTGACTGACGACGCCCTTAATTGATCTAAATAATCGATGAGAAACTTCATCGACATCATCGAGGGTGCAAATGCGCCGCGTCAGGCACAAGAAATCTACGCCAGCATGTCAATGTTGGCGCGTTATAGGCTGCACGAATTGCTCCCCTACACCGCAGACAAAGCAGCGCGCGAAGCTGCCGCGATCGACTATATCGCTGCTCACCTTGACGAATACACCAAACCACCAGTCGAGGATACGCGCGATATCGCCGATGGCGGCATTCATCGCCTCTACTAGAGCACTTCACTACATTCGAGGAGGAACGGCGTCGGGTCGAGAAGGCTCTGCGGACGATCACCATCGAGGCTCCACTCGAACGCGTCGCGAGTGCCGTGCCGATGAAGTTCAAGGTGGAGCATCGTCATCGGACGCCCCTTGTCCTTTTTCAACACGGGAACCACCCTACCAAGAACCGATCCTGCGGCGACGGAATCGCCCTCCCAGAAATCCAGTGCTGGCTCGATCTCACCGTAAAGAACCACTCCGCTATCCCCGGCGACGAGGATTGCCTTGGTGTCGTGCCACCACGGCGACGGCGGCACTGCGCTCTCTCCCGTGAAGGCGATCACCGCCACAACGAGACCATCCTCTACCGCCGTGACAAGCGTTCCCTCCGGGCAGTAAAGGTCTACACCCTCATGGACGTGATTGGCTCTCCGGAACCCGAACGCACCGGGGTGCTGATCCCCCACAGGCACGCCGGTAACGCCTTCCGGGAGGGTGAGGAAGTCCTCGCTGCCCCGGCTCTCTACCAGCACGCGCGGTAGTGGTGGCAGCCAGATCATGCCGGGCGGCTCCCCGGCTTGATGGCGGGCACATCACGGAGATGATCCGGCACATCATCAGCGGAGAATGTCCGCGCCTCCACTTGTAAGAGCGATCGATAGCGGACGCCGATGTCAGCGGTTCCGAGAGAGCGGTCGATGATCGATGCCCCCATGCGGACGCACCCTCCCGCGCGCTCGATCGCGGCGATTGCCTCGCGGGACGATAGCCCCGTCGTGATCACGTCCTCTACCATCAGGACCAAGGCACCCGGCTCGATCTCAAACCGTCGCAGAGCGAAGGTTCGATCGGGCATTCTCTCTACGAACATATGGGGGATGTCGAGTTCGCGGGCGAGATGCTGGCCGATGATCAGTCCGCCCATTGCTGGGGAGACGATGGCATCGAAACGCTCCCCTGCGAGCATCACGGCCATCCTGCGGGCGAGTTCATCGGCAACGCGCGGATGCTGCAATGCTCTCGCGCATTGCACGTAGGTGTCGGAATGAAGGCCTGACGAAAGGAGAAAATGCCCCGACAGAATTGCTCCGTGTCGGGACAACAGCCCCAAGGGGTGCTCCTCCATCACGCGAGAACCACGCCGGGCTTCACCTTGTCGGAGATCGTTGGGATCACACCCTTGCGAAGCATCTTCTGCTTGGATTCATCGCCGACGAGCCAGCGGTTCCAAGCCCGCACGAACAACTCGATCTTGTCCATCTCGGAGAGGTCATCGGACATCATCAGCTTGTCGCGAAGCTGATAGATCGCCGAAGAGGCGGAGAGATTCGCGCCGGTGCGGAAGGCTTCCATGAAGGTCTTGGCGTCGAGGGGACGCTTGGAGGACAGGATGTAGAACACCAGCCCGACGACGCTGCCTTTCGCCATGTTCTTCAGCCGGTGGCGCGAGTTATCGGTCCACGTCGCGATCTCGCGGATCAGAGCATCCTCTTTCACCCGATCGATCTGCTCCATCGTGCTGATCTGGGCGCGGCGACCAAGGTTGCCGTCGCGCTCCCACGCGATGACCGATCGCGCGATGGCGGCGGCGGTGTTGCTGTTCGCCACACCCTGAAAGGCGAGGTGATCGCCCGCACCCTTCGCCGTACCGGTGTCGATCGTGTAGCGACTGTCGCGCTCGACACCGACCACGAGCATGGTCTCGAAGCCAACCCCGGCGGCGATGCACGCGTGGAGGCGATGCTGACCGTCGTTGAGGAGGCCTTCGCGCGAGACGATGATCGCCTCACCGTTGAAGCGGAAGCGTCCTGCGCGCATGTCCGCCTCGTACTGGGCTGATTTGGTGGGCCGGATGTTCCGGTTCTGCTCGTTGCGCGATAGGAGAACGGCAGCGCGCTCCGGTGTGATGACGAACCGCTCTGAAACGATTCCCTGCTGGGCGGCGCGGAGAAGTGCGTTGAACCACTTCAGGGCATCCGCAGTAATTTCGAGGCTGGGTTTGATCTTCATGTTGTGCTCCACCTGCGGACTTGCCGCGAACTCGCCCTCTCTCGCGTGTCGCGAAAAGGAAAGCAACGAGAATTTATGCCCGGTCGCGATACTCGTTGATAATCGTTTCCAACTCTGCAAGCCTACCTTGATCGCGCGCAGCGACGAGGAAGGCCTTTCCGGCTTCGATGTTCGAGAGATGGCCCGCGACACTGATCCCCAGACGCCGTGCGGCATCCATCTTCTCCGAGACGCGGAGTTGGAAGAAGGCGTAGACGAGATGACGCGAGAGCGCGGGGATGTTGTCCGCTACAGCGACGCTAGGATAGCTTTGCTCACACCATCGGTTGCGTGCTTCCTGAACGATGCGGCGATCTTCATCGTCGAGGTCAATGTCGTATTTGGCTCGCAGACCATCTACGACATCGAGCACGCTCCCGAGCGTCTCCAACTCCGCGCCGGTCACCCCGGTGTCTTCTCGGTAAGTCCGAGGAATTCCGAGACATCAGCCCCCATGGTGAAGTAGAGGCCCGACATCGAGGATTGGACCACCGTTCCGCGACGCACCGGAAAGACCTCCGCCTTGATCCCCCGCTCATCGAACAACTCCTCTGCGTGTTCGATCTTGAACAGGAGACCGCGCGATTCGACGCGATCCTCCTCTGGCCCAAACCTCCGTAGCTTCACTGTGTTGTGCTTCTTCCCCTCAAGGCCTCCGCGATCCTTCTCATCGTTCCAGTAGCCACGCTCGCGCATAACGTCGTCGGGAACGATCGTTCCTTCGGAGAGGTAGATCACCGGCTCATTGACGGACCAGCGAAAGGAGCCGTCATCGAGGCGGTTGGCCACCACCTGATGCTCCACCCCCGCCAGTGATACGACGGACAGGCTGATACCTAGAGGGCGCACGGCAGTCACCGTGGTGATGATAGCGGTCATTCTTGTTCCCTTACTTTGATCGAAACGCTATTCAGATCGGGCGCGGAGCCGAAGTCGCCGTATCTGGCACCCTCGTCACTGACATCCCAGACGAAATCATGACGGTCTACGTCAACGCCGAACCGCTGCGCGATTTGCTCGATCAACAAGTCAGTGACATCATCTTTCGAGAAGGTGTAAGTGGTCTCTTTCGCGACCTTTACGTCAACCATATCATCACCTTATGTTCGGGACATCCCTGACGGCTTTCTGGATTTGTGCCATCGCGGACGAGAACTCACCCTCCCAGAGACGGCCAGCCTCGACATCGAGCGCCAGCTTCTCCGCCAAGGCGGCGATGACGCGCAGATTGACCGACGCGAGGCGGCTCTCTGGTGTCATCGCTCACCCTGCTTGGCGATCTGTTCGAGCGCCTCCGCTTGCCTTGCTGCGATCGACAGTGCCATGACCTTCTCCCTCCCCGAGGGGCCGAGCGCTTCATAGGCCGTCCCATAAAGGGAGAGCGCCATTAGGTCGAGGGCAGCCGACGACATCATTGCTCCGCGTCTCGGGACTGATAGGAGTCGATCACCTCCTTGTTGCGGTACCGCACGCCCTTGATCATGTTCTCGGAGACGTTCCGCTTGAACTCCTGCGTGAGCGTGGCGGCGATCACCGAGAGGGTCTTCCGCTCCGCCGACAACTCGATCACCCGCTTGGTGAACGAAGTCGAGTGATAGCCCGCGAATGAACTCGGGCTGCACTTGGAGGCATCGATCTTCTTCAAGACCGCGAAGGCTTCCTCTGGCACCTTGTCTGTTTTGCGCCAGTGCTGCAACGAGGACAGGGAATAGTCACTGTTCTCGGTGAAATTTGTCTGGGCGCGACGAGGCGACCCGAGATGCTCGGTCAACTCCGCGATAAAATCCGCCCATGGGCGGGTCTGTCCTTTGGCCATTTCTTCAATCCAACTCCGTGCCGACACGATCACCAAGACCCTTTTCTCGGCAATGTCAAGCACGAACTTTGAACTATGTGGATGACCGCTGCATCTTTTTCCAGTCGCTCTCCCACATTACGATCACCCGGTACCCCGCTTCCTCAAGCAGCCGCTGCTTCTCTAACGTGGACGCGTAATGGTGGCCAAACGTCTTCCCCGTTTTCAAATTTACCGCTTCCGGCGAATAGAGCGCAGGGTTCCCGTGCCAGTAATCTCCATGGTACTCATAGATGGTGTTGGTGACCGGATCGAATCCATCGACACGATACCCCGTTCTCATCCCTTCAATAGGGAGGTAAACTTGCCGGTAAATGTCACCATCCGGCAGTCCTACACTATCTAGGTAGGCTCTTTCGCCTTTGGAGATATGCTTCGAGCACTGCGGACAACCGGTGCGCTTACGCAGATGGGCGACAGCGATTTGACTGAACATTCCATGATCGGGGCAGACTACTTGGATGTGAGCAGTCATCGTAGTATAACTTTCCCTGACATAGGTATAGCGACCAGAGTGCACATCGGAAGCCTCTCGGATAAAGTCATCGACGGGGAGCGTAGCAGTTCCTCCACACCGCGAGCATCCCTGACGAAGGTTAACATGGCCGCTCGGTCGTTGCTCAAACGGGCCGTGCAGCGCACAAATTATCGTCATCTTCTTGAGCGCAGTGGAGTAGGATGCCCGATCATATTGATAGCGTTCACCATGAACCTTCCGGGCATCTTCAACAAAGTCATCGAAGGACTTACGACATCTCGTTCCTGTATCGGCAAAAGAACATAATCGGCAGCCTTTACCGGATAAATGGTCGCTGGGCCGTTGCTTAAATGTACCATGGATCGAGCATGTAATACTTACCGGAATACTATTCCTGAAATACGAAACAGAGTTGTATCCGTAGCGTTCTCCGTGCACTCTCCGAGCAGCATCAATAAATTGAGGTGTAGTCTTCCTAGCAGTCATACCTTAATATTAGCATTTTACCATAAATATTTCAATGGCCGACTTCGAACCTACTAAAGCACCCAACAAGAAAGTTGAATTCACAGAAGAGCAACTCCTTGAACTCGCGATTTGTGAGCAAGACCCCCTGTACTTCATTGAAAAATTCGTCAAAGTTCAACATCCCGTGAAGGGGATGGTACCACTGGTCCTCTATCCATTCCAGCGGGAGATGGTGCGGTCTATTCATGAACATCGCAAAACCGTCATGCTCGCAGCTAGACAGCTAGGAAAAACCACGGTCGCTGCGGCATACCTTTTGCATTTCGCAATGTTCAACGAGAACAAAACGATCCTCATCGCCGCGAACAAACTCGCACAGGCGTTGGAGATCATGCAGCGCATCAAGGTCGCCTACGAGGCTTGCCCCGACTATATTCGGGCTGGCGTGCGCAAATACAACGAAGGTTCGATGACCTTCGACAACGGTTCGCGCATCGTCTCACAGGCTACTACCCCAAATACCGGTCGCGGTATGTCGATCTCGCTCCTCTATTGTGACGAGATCGCCTTCGCGCCCTCCAACATGGTAGAGGCCATGTTCACCTCGCTTTCCCCCACCCTCGCCACCGGCGGTAAGGCGATCATCACATCGACTCCGAAAACCGACACTGATCTCTTTCACCGAATCTGGTCTGGTGCCAATGACAACACCGACGAATTTGGTAACCCGGATGAAAAGTGCCACAACGGAGAGGGCAAGAACGGGTACTTCCCCTTCTCCGCAATCTGGTCCGATCATCCGGATCGCGATCAGGCTTGGGCGGATGCCGAAGAGGCGACGATCGGCAAAGCAAAATTCGAGCAGGAACACCTTTGCCGCTTCGTGTCCGACGACGAGACACTGATCGATTCCCGGATGCTCGCGGAGATGAAGTCTATGGCAGAACCCGCCTTCTACATCGAGACTACCCGCTGGTATGAGGAGCCGCTACCAAATTCAACCTTCCTCATCGCGCTCGATCCCAGCCTTGGTACTGGTGGCGACTACGCGGCCATTCAGGTGTTCGCTTTGCCGGAACTGACCCAAATAGCTGAATGGCAGAGCAACAAAACGCCGCCGAGGGATCAAATCAAAACCATGATGAAAATCCTCCACACGCTGGATGGCGAGATGAGGGAGCATCCGGACCAACACGGAGAACCCGAAATCTACTGGACGGTCGAGAACAATTCGATTGGCGAAGCCTTGTTGCAGATTATCGAGGACACTGGTGAAGATCGCTTCCCCGGTCAGATGGTCAATGAGAAGAAGAAGAAGGGCCAGTCGCGGCGGTTCCGCAAGGGGCTCAACACCGACAATCGCAAGAAGCTGTCTTCGTGCGCTCGGATGAAATCATTGATCGAAAGCGGACGTATGACCCTCAACTCACGTAACCTCGTGTCAGAGTTGAAGAACTTTGTGTCCAAAGGCGCGAGTTACGGTGCAAAGTCCGGTCTCCACGACGATCTCGTGTCATCAACCCTCCTCATCACCCGGATGCTCGACATCGTGATCGACTGGTCGAATGGTTCGGAGATGCTCAAGGAGCGAATCGGCGAGGACGAGTTGTTCGGGGCCGAAGATAGCGCCCCGATGCCCACGGTGGTGTGATCAATCCAGCATCGTCCGAAAACCAAAGAGCCGGAACAGCACTTCATCATCGGCGCGAATTTTGAAGCGATACCACAACTTCGCCCCACTGACGTATCGCGTCCAGCCGAGTCTGCTGTTTATCCATGTGCCCTGCACCTGCCAGATGAAGGGGATACCCTGATAGCGACAACCGGCGAATAGTCGGTAAAAGTCAGGATAACCCATCTCGACTACGAGTCGGACCGTGCGCATTCGATTTCCTTGATTTGAACTTTGACAAACATCGCATCGAGGTCACGCATGATGAGGCGGCGGCGCGGTCGTTTATTGGGGAACATCCGTCTTCGCGAGTAGTAGGCGGGACCACGGAACAACGGCTTGGTGATCTTCCCGTAACCGGTCACGTAAGGAAATGTCGAGCACAAGAGCGGGATACCGACTTGCCTCGCCCATGCCATGAGGGTGCATAACTCCCGCAGGGAGAGCTTACGCTCCAAAGTGCGGTTACGCCCTCGCTGCCATTCTCGCCCTTTACGCGACCCTGACATACTCATCCCCGAGGAACAACAGGGTAATAGCCATATCGCAAGGCCTCACCATGAAACGTCGATGACGACGGCGCGTCTGATCTGCCATCAATTCATACCTCGAACCTCGGTACACTCGTCGATAACCGCGCGCAAAACCCAACCCGGCAATCTGGACACAAGGGACTCCATTGGCTCGACACCAGCGCTTGAATTCATTCACGCGTGAGCACGACTGATTGGCGAAGAAGTGCGCGTGAGGCATACCCCGCTATAGTTCACAGCATGAGGCGAAACAAGGCTTCATCTTGGGGCCGAACGAGGAAGACCATGGGAGTCGTCACGGGACACGGCGGTCCCGAGGCCCGCTCCACCCGTCTAGTCGATACAATGAAGCGCAAAGGCGCTGACATCTCTGCACCCGCGTAGGCGCGACCGCAGTACACCACGGGGATACCAGATTGGCGAGCCACTGTCATGGCTGCGACTAGGCGGTTGTAGATGGTGTGGACAACGATACGCATGGCGATCCTTTGAAGTCGAGCGCATAGCGCTCTCCTGATTTGCCTTCAAGCCCTCACTAGCGTTCGGTCTTTCGACAAATCACAAACCTTAACTCATATTCCCATAGATAGAGACGATACTCTTTATCCCCTCCAAGACCAACTCATCACTGGGATGCGCGCACATGGGCGCGAACGCTGACCTTGGAGGGGGAAGAAGAATTGAAAACACATTCCCATGAGTATCAACGGATTAGCTCGCGCCCTCGGCGTCTATAGCGTGGCTGGTGGTCACCCGAGACCCAGCACTGGCGCGCTCTCCCAGACCCTTTCGGGTCTTGACGGTTATCTTGAAAGAAGCTCATCTGGGACGCCGCCTATTACCTTGACGCCCAGACGCGGAGGGGTGTCAGCAGGACATGGCCCTCCTCTTTTCGGTGTCTCTTGCTACCCGCTGTGCGCGGAACCGGCAACACCTACCCGGTCGGCTATCCTGCCCTACATCTTCCCGGAACACGGCGACTACGGCCACCTGCAAAGTCCATCGAATGTCTATTCAATCGGGCACACGGCCCTTGGATAAATTTGAGTCCTGTTGTAGAATCCGGCTTCGAGTCGTGTCAATTTCGGAATTCAACTACAGAGTAATTTATCCCAAATAATACCCGATCCTCTTCTGACGTGAAGATAAACCAAATATGGGGAGCGTGATCTTCCACCAAGGGAGCGCTGGTAAGGTTAGCCTCGCACCATAGGAGAACTTCATCACGGAGCCACCACCGACTATCGAGCGGTGTAACATTTAGATCGCCGTCGAACAGATCAGCTTTCAACAGCCTGATGGTGTCCGCGACGCATGGGACGAGAAAGAAATTAGCACTGCATTCCAAGGCTCAACGCTCCGGAGAAACGCGGCGGAACACCATCGGCGAGATATTGCCGGATACGCGCCGCAGCCTGTGCGGCGGTTGGTTCGATGTTCGCCCAGCCACCATCGAAGAGGTAGGAGAACGACACGCCCTCGACTCCGAACACATCGTTGGCGTACTGGTCCCAGCATTCGGTGCCACGCGGCACCGGGACACCGGCAGCGGGTCCATGGCCGAGCGCGCACGCTACCGTGCCGCAGCCCATCTCCGCGACCCTATCCGCAACCTTGAGTTCATCCCTCTCCATCAGCGTTTCCTGCGCCGGGCTGTGGAAGTACGTCTCCATGTCGAAGTGGAGGTAGTTGCTCGGAAGCGCTTCGAGATGGCTCGCCAGCATGGCGAGGTTGTCGGCATGGCGTGGCTCGATCATCATTGCTTCCTGCTCTGGCCGATCTCTGGGCCAAACGCCGGATTGGTGAACACGCCGGTGCGTGCCCGCGAATCCAGCTTGGTCCGCTTGATCATGTTGTCGGTGAAGATGCGCTCGAATTCATCGGTGAGGATCACCGCTGCTTCCTTCTCGGTCTTACCCTCGTCGATCAGCGCGCGCAAGCGGCGAACCTCCGGCAACGACCACTTCTCCTTGTGGCGCTTCGGTGGCGGCGCGGGCTGCAATTCCGCAATGGCGGTGACGTAATCGGCATCAACCCAACCCCGCAATCGGAAGAATTGGATGCGCGACCGTGGTAGGCCGGTCTGATCTTCGAACACCGCTTGCCAACGGTGATACGCCCCGGTGCGGGTGGAGACAAGCGCCGCCCACTCCGTGTAGGGCATCGATCCGTCTTCCTGCACCTTGATTTTCTTCGACGACGCCGCTGCCATGTTCTTGTTCTTGGTCAGCAGCGTGGCGATCTCGGCGGTCAATCGAGCAACATCGCGTTCGAGATCGACGATCTCCTGCTTCTGCTGCTCGACCGTTGCGGTGAGGGTGATGTTCTCCTCGGTGAGACGCATCTTCTCCGCCCGCGCCTCCGAGAAGGTCTGGAAGGGCTGTGGCGTAGCCGAACGCGCGGGGACGATCGAGCGAATATACTCCGCCATCCCCCCTGCGCTATCGGCGGCACGGCGGATCGCCACAAGGGCGTTCTCGCGCTCGCCCGGATTGGTGGTTTCCCGCAATGCCATTTCCAGCATTGCCACAGCCCTCGTGTTCATCATTCGGCTGCCGCAGCCTCCGACGCCGACGCACCGGCATCATTGGCATTCATCGGGAGGCGCAGAAGCGCATCGCTGCTCACGCCGCGCATCTCGCGAATCAGGGCGATCGATTCGCGCATCTCGGCATTCATGTCGCGGAGGCCGATGAGTTCGGTCAACTGCGCGGTGTGCTCGGTGGCGAGGTGGGCGAACGGCCCCATCAACTCACCCATGCCCTCGTCGAAGGTGATGTTGCCACTGGTCATGTGGATGAACATCTTGAACATGTGGGTGGCGTCGGCGTGGAACGCGGACGGAATGGTGCCCAGAATGCGCTGAAGAGCAGCGCCGCCGGTAGGAACGTTGTTCGCGGTCAGGACGCCGCGCTCGGTGCGCTTCGTCGCCCAAGCGGGCATCTTGCCCCGCATTGGACCCTTGATCAGACCCTTCCGGACCAGCTTGCGGCCATCGGGATTGTCGAGCAGAAATGCATTGAGCCGAATGGCGCTCGTGTTGAGCAGCTTGGCATACTGGGAGACATTGCCACCCGGAAGCGCTTCGATGAAGGCTGCGAGATGCTTGTTCGTCAGATTCATTATCGGGTTCCTCGAATAGCCGCCCGTAGACGGCGACGCCATTCGAAATCGCAAATCAACCCCAAGGTGTCAACGGCCTTCCCACGCACCAAGCAACAAATATGATAAAAGGGGCGGGGGACAATCTATCCCCCACCCCCAGCGGTAGTTCGGTAATGTGTTTTTGACCTTCGTTAGATCAGACCCGCTTGCGCCTTCTGCTGGTCGTTCAACCAAAGTCCTCGGGCATCCAGTTCTGCTAGTGCGCGCTGCTGCTGCTCTCCGCGCTCGTGAATCGCCTGAATGATTACTGCATAGTTGGGAAGATCATCCATGCCGTTATCGATTTCCTCATCGAGAAGTTTACCATGGTTGAGGCCATGGGCGTGAGCCTCGGCGGTGTTGCGATCAGGGTAGTAGTCCAAAATCGCATCCTCGGCATCGACGACGACGAAACGCGTTGCCGCTTCGTCGCTCACCTCGTGCCAGCCGTTGCCGGGACCGTCGTTCTCCGCCACACCCACGACGGTATGGGGGGTCAACTCGGCATCGATGTCGGCGGCGACCATCTGGTGGTCGATATCGATATCCGCGTCGGTGATCTCTTCCTCATCAACCATGGCGTGCGACACACCCTTGAACCCCATTGCGGGATGGTCGGTAAAGATGTTTCCGGTAGGGGGCACGTTATCGGGTGAGGGCGCTGTTGCGGGCTCGATGGTCTTGAGTGACCAATCGGGCTGGTGACCACTGTCAAATCCGGCAGCGATCAACTCCGCGATATGGAACATCGCCGATTCGTCTTCGAGCACGCGCGGATCGGCGTTCAGCTTCCAGTATGGGGCAAAGCCCTCATGCTCGCCCGCGCGGACTGCGTTGATGATGGTGGTGTGGAGCGAATCGTCCTTGATCGCTTCCATGATGGTGATGAAGTGGCGCATGTACCCTCGCGTGCAAAATCTCCCTCTATTTAGTTTATTGCACACGGGATCGCCGCCCCGCTACCATCGGGTATGGATATCACGATCGACAATATGCGCGCCATGGGGATGCGACCTAAGTGGTTCGGCCTCGGCTTCATCCAAATGAAGGCCAACGCCAACACGCGATTTCATTTTTGGCACCCCGACCTCCCTGCTGACGATGACCATTACGCCGATGAGTGGCACGATCATCGCTACGATTTCACCTCCACGGTGATGCGCGGCAGCCTTGTGACCCAAATCGCCACGGTGGTGCCGATTGCGGGCGGCAGGACGGCGCAATACCACGTTTGTTGTCAGACAGGCCAACTCGCCCTCGACGGCACCGTTGATGCCACGCCATCGACTACCTTCACCACCCCGGCGGGAAATAACTATTTTCTCCACCGCGATGTTTTTCACCGCGTGCGACCCGGCGGTGATGGCCGTGTGGCGACCTTGCAGGAGCGCTACAATGAAGTGAAGGCTACCGCGCGCGTCGTCCGTGCGATGGGGCGGGAATCCGCCAACCCGTTCGATAGTCATATTCCGGAGGAGCGCTTGTGGGAGGTGATCCGCGACATCTGGGACGAGCCTCTCGCCACGGTGGACAATCCGGGTTATCACCTTTCACCTATCCCTTGCGGCGTCCTCGGTGAGGCCTCGAAGGTGTTGGAGGAAGCCTTGGAGTTGGTCGATGCCGAGCGTCAGGATGCGCGCATCATGGAATTGGTAGAGTTGAGCGATCTCCTCGGGGCGGTTCGCGCCTTCATGGACCGCCGCCATCCCGGATACTCGATCGACGATCTCAAGGTTTTCTCCGACATCACCCGCCGCGCGTTTGAGAATGGCCATCGATGAACATCGACTACCGCATCATCGCTGACGCGATCGACCACTACCGCGCAGTCGGTTACCGACAGGTAGAGGTTCCGTGGATGGTCGATCGCGCGGTAGTGGCTCAAACATTTCTTGGTCGCGGCTTTGGGGTTGATGATGGGCGCGTGCTGGTGGGATCGGCTGAACAGGGCTTTATCGCTTCACCCCATCGGGGTAAATTGATGGCGTGTTCGCCGTGTTTCCGTCCTGACACGATTGATGAGTTTCATCAGGAGCAATTCGTCAAACTTGAACTTTACAACGACGTGGAGACCAGTGACGCTGATCTTCAATCCATGATCCGCGAAGCACGGTCATTTTTCGCCCGGCATGGCGAGGCCAAGATCGAGGAGACTGTCGAGGGTTGGGACATCACCATCGCGGGTATCGAGGTTGGTAGTTATGGACGCCGCCGCCACGATGATACGACTTGGCTATATGGAACCGGTGTGGCTTTACCCAGATTGAGTATCGCACAGCTTTGGTTATAACGACATAAGTTCATCCTCCAGCCGATAAATATCGGATAGATCGGAGGAGGAGTAACATGGCTGGTGGGTACGTTTTTCTTGAGGAACGCTATGGAAACTCACCCCCTTATCGATCGTGTTATTGGTCTGATGACGGCACTGTCAACGGTGTCTTGACGCGAGCCAACCACGTAGATGGTGGCGCTGGCGGAACCGATCCCGCACTCCTTCAAGCGATTCGCGACCGGCTCCCGGATGATCTAGGGGCACAAGCCGCAGCGGAAAGCCTCTCGGTGGTCTTCGCCACCGACGCTACGAATGTCTCGCGTTCCGACGTGCAGACGCTGGCGACAACGATGCATAATGATCTTTCCGCCATTGTGGCCAAGATTGACACTGCGCCCATCCCGGCAGGAACTGCTGTGATCGGCTATGTGAAGCAGCGTGGCTCCAGCGATTATGCAACCGGACAGGTGACTGTTGGAGCAACTCCGGTAATGATCGTAGCAGCGCGACCAACGCGTTCCAAGTTGGTATTGAGTCCCACGACTGCGGCGGCGTTCTATGTCGGTGGCCCCGGTGTCTCATCAACAACGGGAATGTTTATCGGTTCTGGTGGCACGGTGAACATGGAGACGGCCGCAGCCGTTTATGCCGTAGCCGCGTCGAGTTCATTCACTCTGTCATATGTCGAATACTGGGCATGAGTGACATAAGCTATTCGACAAACATGGCGGCTTTGGTCAGCCAGACTGCTGCGATCGTTGGTGCACAATCAATGACCAAGTTCGTCGCCGATGGTGAAACGATAACGCTAGCTGATTTGATGGCGCGCTTTCCCGCAAGCGCTTTGTATAGGGGTTGGTACGCCCATGTCTCCGACCTTTACGGTAGTCTCGACGAGGTGTTGCGCTGCCGCTTCGACGGATTATTCTATCGCTGGGTGCCGCAGCGTGACCAGTACATTCAGAACTCGCCGATAGCGAGTGGCACGATTGCCCTCACGCCGATGTTCATGGCACCGATTGTCAACCTTACCGCGAATCCGACCAGTAACATCATGGTGGTTCCGTCCTCGCAATACGCCTACCTTGGCCAGACCTTCCGTGTTAATCAGCTTGGTGTCTTGGGTGTTTTTGGTATTAGCATCAGCGGTTTGCTCGGAGGGGGCACTGTTCCTCTGTTGAGCGGAAGCAGTAAGCTGATGGTTTTCGACGTGGGTGGATGGCGAGTTATCGCCTGAAGTGGCTATAGCCCTTGACTAGCCCGACGCGGAACTCGGTCACTGCTACGCTTTTATCAAACTGCCCGGTCAACCGATCGGGGAAATCTGCTACCTGCCATGCGGCATGATCCCATGGTTGCACCGAGCGTGCCGGTGCTCCCTTCCATGCGCCACCGCCAGATGAACTGATTTTGCTCTTCGGCCAATAGGTCTCTGGATCGAGCCCAGCGATGAAGTCGGCACTCGCCCTCTGCGCGTCTTCGTACTCGGAAAACGGTCCAAGTGTCGTGGAGGTCTTCTCGTCATCTGCCGTCCACCAACTGACTTCCGCATGTAGGACCGATTCGCGACGGGGATAGATCGTCACCGGGATGTTCTTGCCACCACGCCGCATCACCATGGCGGTTCGGTGTCGGCCTTCGTGGCCCAGAACAGCCCCGGATGGAAAGGCGACGTTGAGGAAAGGCATTTCGAAACGCCCAAAGCCTTCATCGCGTCCACGCTCATCCCGGTATTGATCCGCATCGAGGGGGAAAGGGCGGGCAAGGATATCTGCGAGGACTTCGGGGGTGGAGGTCAACCGTAGGAAATCCATGGGAGCCATTGTGATGATGAAGGCCCCGTAGCTACCACGAACGCGACCCATGGTGTTGCGCACTAGCGGGAGATTGCTTTCAAGTAAATCACAGAGCAGCATGGTGTATTTAGATTGACGCCTCGGTGTAGTTCGCGTATCGCCAAGGTATGAACCTTTTCGTCTCCCTCGTTCTCGCGCTCGCAACCCTCGGCGCGGGCATCATCCTCTCCGTCACGGTGCCACGCTGGTTCGAGCACCGTCATCGCTCGGCGGTGATGATCACCATCTGGTTGATCTCGCTGGTGACGGCTGTTGGGCTGATCTTCGCGTGAACATTCTCGAACGCCTTCGTGAGCGCGGCCTTTTCAAGGACGCGACCTTCACTGCTGCGCCGGAGGTGACCACCGCGTATGTGGGCTTCGACCTCACCGCGCCGTCGCTCCACGTCGGTTCGCTCATCCCCCTGATGGCGATGCGCTGGCTCGCGATGTCAGGGCACCGGGTCTTCGCACTACTCGGGGAGGCGACGACGCGGATCGGCGATCCCTCGGGTAAGGACGAGACGCGCCGAATGCTCGGTGAGGATGAGATCGAGCGCAATCGTCAAGGCATCGAGGCGGTCATTCGCCGCATCGTCCCAGACGCGACGATCGTCTCCAACGGCGACTGGTTCAACGGCGTCGATCCATCCTTCATGTCGTTCCTCGTCGATTATGGTCCGCACTTCACGGTCAATCGCATGATGGCCATGGATTCGGTGAAGCGTCGGCTCGATCGGCACCAACCCCTGACCTTCCTCGAATTCAGCTACTCGCTCTTACAGGCCGTGGACTTTCGAGAGATGCATCTGCGCCACGGCGTTGATCTCCAGATCGGTGGATCGGACCAGTGGGGCAACATCGTCTCCGGTGTGGAGGTAGTGCGTCGCCGCGACGGGAAGGAGGTCATGGGTCTCACCACGCCGCTGCTCCTCGATCGCGAGGGCAACAAAATGGGTAAGTCACAGGGTCGCCCGGTCTGGCTCGACGCAGAGATGACACCGGTCTTCGACTTCTTCCAGTTCTGGCGCAACTGCGCGGATGAGGATGTAGAGCGCTTCTACCTGATGTTCACCACCGTGGCGAAAGTGTCCATCGACGCGATGGTGCGCAGCCGCGTCGCGCCCCTCGATATCAATCGTGTAAAGAAGGCCTTGGCGTTCGACATCACCGAAGTGGTGCATGGCCGGGAAGCAGCGCGCGCCGCACTCGCCCATGCGGAAGCGGTCTTCGAGCGCGGTGATACCACCAAACTCACACCGTCGATGACCCTGACGGCCCCGCGATCTCTCGTGGAGGTCATGGTGGCGCTCGGACTCGCGGAGTCGAAGTCGGCGGCTCGGCGGCTCATCGCCGGTAACGCCGTGTCTCTCGATGGTGAAAAGATCAGTCAAGATCGCCTGATTGATCACGATGTCGTAATTCGTGCTGGTAAGAAGGCACCCTTGATGGTAGAGTTCGCTCCGGAGACAAATCAATGATCACCCATCTACTGCTCGCCGCTGCTTCGCTGATCGGCCTTGACTATAGCGCGACGCTCAAGGGCACCGCCCTCGATCCGGCGCGGCGATCAACCGGCGTGGCGCGTGAAGTCTTCGTCTCGACCCTCAACGGTCCGCAGAAGCCGGGCGTCGAGGTGGAAATCCGAGGACGCAAGCTAGTGGTGTTCGAGACCTGCATGGCGAACTTCTGTCCCTTCTCCCACAGCGTCATTGCGATCGATCCAGAGACGCACGCCCTCTACGCGGCATCGTTCACCGACGAGGGCAAACAGGTAGTGGTGGGCAATCCCGAGATCGAGCAACTGATCGGTCGGGCGTGCGATGAAGTCGAATGCGACTTCGAGAAGGTCATCGCGACTGCCCAGCCGGTTCGGGGCGAGACGCTTCCCGATAGTGCTGCCGCCGATGAGGGGGCATCCTGCACCGCTGTGCGCGCCAGTGACGGCGGCAAACTGCTCGTCACGTCGGGGAATGCGCTGATGCGGTGGAAGGGCGTGATGCGCCGCCTTCGCGAGCCCGGTATCGGCGGACCCACGCTTTATAGCGAGGATCAGGGTTCGCCGATCGTCGTGACCCTCAAGCCTCGACCCGGCGCAGTCAAGATGCTGGAAGAGGGTTCGGTCAGGCCGATGACCCTTTCGGTGTTGGACAACAACGCCGTGACGAGCGTCGATGTTCTGCTGCGATGCGAGGCCTGACAGTGGGCCGCTGGGGCACCCGTGATGGACGCCTACATACGATCGAGTGGCAGAGCGATGTTGTGATCGAGCAAGGGCTGCGCGTCGGCCGCAACTTCCACAACGGCGAGGACTCCTATCGCTACCGGGAGTTGCCGCGCGGAGGGGTGGAACTCGTTATCCGCTATCGGACCTTCGGGATCGAGGACGTGCGCACCATGCGGGACCGTCGCCAAGCTGGTAAGTACGCCTCCACGCTGTGGCTGCGAGAGTACAACAAGAGGATCGAGGCATGAAGATTACCGAGCCGAGTGCCAAGCGTCGCACAATCCCGCTCAAGCGTCTCTGGCGTATGTGCAGGGACGAGGAAGCGCTCGCCACGATCGCTTATAGGCATCGCCTCGATGAGGTGCATGAGTGCTGCCGCCGCCGCAATCTCCTCATGGATGCGATCTTCCATCATCCGGACAACATCTACAGCAGAGGCGCGATCTCGTCGCGGATCATCCACGGGCTGTCGGGGCACGAGGATCGTCTCAAGGACGAGTTCCCCGCATCGTGATCAAGGTTCGCTTTCATGCAGGTGGCTGCTGGATGGTCGATGTTGGGTCGCCCGAACATGGATTACCCGGCTGTATCTTTTCCTCCACCGAGGAGGTAAAGCGGTGGTCGGTCGCAAACCTCGCGGGCGAATGGCACTTCCAGTCCTCGTTCTATGAGGAGACGAAAAGGGATGTGCTCTGGGTCAGACTAGAGGTTGTCGATGAAACCGATGTGGAATTGCTTCGGTTGAGATTTTCATAAGGAGACAGTGGTGAGCAGTATTCATGTTCTCGGCGGCGGCACGTTCGCGCACGTGCGTGCGCACCTCGCGTTATCGGCTCCCGCATTTGGTTCGACGGCCCGGCGGATCGCCGACCTGATCTCGCGTCAACTGATCGAGGAGGGCAAGGACACCGAGGAGGTGACGCTTCACCTGACCCGTATGGCGCATCCCGAGAACACCTTCGCGCCGGTGACGAATCAGCATGTCGCCACGCTGGTTGATCGGCTCGTCGCCGATCCGGAGACGCGAATCATCTACCTCAACGTCGCGCTGTGCGACTATGACGGAGCGGTGGGGGAAACGCCGTCTGGTAAGTACGCAGAGCGCTTGAAGACGAGCGAGGGCGAGCAGACCGTCGTCCTGACCCCATCGGACAAGATCATTTCGCGCATCCGGCGTGACCGCAAGGACATCTTCCTCGTCGCGTTCAAGACGACGGCGGGCGCGACCCCTGATGAGCAGTATGTGGCGGGCCTCAACCTCCTCAAGGCCAACTCCGCCAACCTCGTGCTCGCCAACGATCTCATCACGCGCAACAACATGGTGATCGCCCCGGAGGAGACCCGCTATCACGAGACGACCGATCGCGATGCAGCGTTGCGCGGGTTGATCGAGATGACCAACAGCCGATCGACGAACCATTTCACGCGCTCGACGGTGGTGGAGGGCCAGCCGGTCGATTTCCAGAACGATCCTCGTGTCCCGGCAAATCTGCGCGAGGTGGTCAACCATCTGGTGGCGCGAGGGGCGTATAAACCGTTTCGCCAAAAAACGGTCGGGCATTTTGCTGCCCGCCTCCGCGACGGGGCTTGTCTCACGTCTCGACGGAAGGTGAACTTTAACGACACAAACGGCCTTGATCTGGTTGAGGTCGGCTATGAGGGTACCGACCGGGTAATTGCTCATGGAGCGAAGCCCAGTGTTGGTGGACAAAGCCAGCGGGTGATCTTTTCAAATCACCCCGACATCGACTGCATAGCGCACGCGCACGTTGAAATGCGTCCCGATGCGCGGGATCGTGATAAAATTGCTCTGGATTCGGGACAGTGGAGAAGAGAGTGCGGCAGCACAGAGTGCGGCCAATCAGTTTCTGATCTGCTACCCCAAACCAAAGGCGTGCGGGCGGTCATGATCGAAAACCACGGACCAAACATCGTTTTCTCTCGCGATACGCCAGCGGAGGAAGTGATTAATTTCATCGACGCTAATTTTGATCTGGGTAAGAAAACAGGAGGGGGTGTATTCGCTTAATTTCGTCAAAGCGGGCGACAAGGCGAATATGCTCCACGCATGACCAGCCCTTATGATTGGCTTTGATCAGGATCGAGAAAGCAAAGGGCTGATGGCCGTCCGTATCATCTTTGAGCCGTATCCTTGGCGTGTTGTGATCGACCTCTGGGAGCCCGACCGGACGTGGCTCTACCATGACACCATTGTGAGGAAATGGCTTGCCGCGAACATCGACGACGATCGTTGGATAGGCTTTGAGAAAACCCGGTACTCGAACGGCAGCAAACCTATCTACAATGGCGATTGTCTTGAATTATATTGCGCCAATGAGGAGGATGCGCAATTGATTAGGCTGGCTTTCGAGGGTAGGTGATGTTCTGGGTTCTTCTCGCACTCTTGGTAGGCGTTGTGTGGCTGGAGTCGAGCCTTGTGGCGGGCGTCTTGGTAGCGCTCGCCATGATGTTCCTCATGTTCTTCCTCCTCATCTTGCGCGAACTCATCGACATGATCCGCTACCGCGACGAGTATATCCGCTGCATAGAGGCAATCCGGGGCGAGGATGATGAGCGCATCGATCACGTCAATTTGATCAATCGTCACTTCTACGTCGGTCGCGCATTTCGATGCAGTTCCGGCCCTGACGGTCTCGATGTGGGATACCACTACTCGATCCAAGTTCGACCAAAGGAGGGTGGTGGTGGGGGCGGCTTCGACGCCATGCCGCTGTTTTTCTCGTGAGGAGGAAGGTCAGGTTCCGCACGGAGCGCGGTGATGTGCGTGCCTATCGTTGGCCCGAAGATATAGAAGAGATGGCTGTCTCTGCCAGAAATTGGCTCGACGCTAATGTGACATGGCGTGGCTTCAGCGAGTCACCGGCCGAGTTCAACGGTCAAGAAACAGCATGGTCGATGTGGAACGGTCGTGAGCATTGTTTCGAGATCATCGTCACTGATCGGCACGAGGAACGGCTAGTGCGTATGCGCTTCCCAATTTGGTAAATACTCGATGATTTACCTTATCGGTCTTGCCGCTCTTGTCCTTTTCGCGATCATTACCCTATCGGCGAGGTCGAGCACCACTGCGTCAAGGGAGCGTTCGTTTCGATTCTGGAGGCGCGTTGCCGCCAAGGCGCGAGAGCGGATGGAGCACAACAGTGCTGGCGGGGAGCGTTGCCCTAATTGTCGCCGCTGGTCGTGGGAGATGGACGAGGAGCCCCGCTGGCGTCACACCGCCGTTGCATCGACGATGCGCTGCGGCACCTGTTCGCACACCAGCCGTTGGGCAACCGGTCCCGGCATCATGATCCCCCTCAAGCCCTTGATGGCACCGATTATTCTAGACCCCGATACTTGAAAGACGCTACTCCCACGGGCGAGGAGAACCCCTGTGCCGAATTGCGAGATCGAGCGTAAGTTTCTGGTCAGCCAACCGTGGCGCGCCATCATTTCCGATTATATGCCGTGGCCCCCACGCAACATCGAGCAATGCTACCTCGGCGACACTGGTGCATGGGCGATCCGAGCCCGGAAGGTGTTCCGGCACGAGCAAGGGATCACGGAACATATCTTGACGATGAAGCGCCATCTCACGGGGTTCACGGCGGTAGAGATCGAGCAGAACGTTGAACCCCGCTTCTACGATCAGATCGCAGAGATGTGCGGGCACGAACCTTTGACCAAGCTGCGCTTCGACTGTGCGCGTTGGGAATTGGATGTCTTCCAAGGGCGGCTCGAAGGACTCGTCATCGCGGAGATTGAACTCGCGTCAGAGGACGAGGCCTTTGATCGTCCGGTATGGCTTGGTGAGGAGGTAACGAGTGATCGCCGATATTCCAATTACGCCCTGTCGCGCCGCCTAATCAAATAACTGTTGACAGTTCGGTGATGGTAGTCTAGATCGGGGTCAAGGAGAACGCCCATGACCGCCATGATGGACCGGAGTTATTATCGTCAGCTTCGCCGTGATGGCCTGACCGTTCAAGCGGCGGTTCGCGGTGTTCGCCAATACGACATGTTCCGCTCGCGTCTCGCCAGCTATGTCGCCGCAGGAGACAAGCGGTCCCGCGCCGCAAAGAAGGGTTGGAAGACTCGCCGTGCTAACCTCAAGAAGGGTCTGTGATCATGCAGGATGTTCTCGTCATTCTCGGTGCTCGTCCGTCCACCAATCCCTACGGGACCGAGACGCGGCAGGTAATTGTTTCGCCCGGCTCGCACGACGGTGATCAACTCGATCGCACCCGCGCGCTGGTGCGGGAGATGAACGAAGAGTTGGGCGACTACGATGTCTCGCTGGCCATCGAGCCCGATACCGATGCCATGATCGCGGTCATGGCAGAGGTGACCGGCAGGGTTATGACGCGCGATGAGGTTGAAGCCTTGCAGGAGAATCGGTTCTTCCGCGAAGCGCGCGACGCCCATCAGCAGTATATCCGGCTGCGCCACGCGGAAGACATCGCACTCTCGCGGGTGATTCGCGAGCGGCGCTGGGACGACAATCCGCGCTCGATCCGCGAGACGATGCGGCGGCAGCGGCGTGGTAAGCGCTAAAAGGAAGCGACGATGAACGAACCGACTGGCAAACCGAACGTTATCGATTACCCCGAATCAAGACCGAACCGCGTGGTCTTCCCCATTACCGAAGAAGAGCATCTTGCTCTTGCAAGCGACGATCTCATCTTCAAGGTAGTCGGGTATGGGAAGATGTCGATCCGCTCTTATACCGGGGGACAAGATGTGAGCGTCGAGCGAGAGTTCGCGAAGGTAGCGCGGCTGACCATCGAGGCTATCAGAGCGCGACCCTCGGTTTAATCCTAACCGCGACTTGTGCAACATGAATACTGCGGGTGAGGATATCGTTTGGTATTCTCACCTTCATGTTCTCACCACTATTCACCGAGGTCGCCGACACGACGGCGAAAGAGTACCGCGCCGTAGAGGTAGTACCAGAAGGTCATGAGCCGCTCGCGGAACCGTTCAACAATCTTTCGCTGCGCCAAAAGCCCGACGATCAGCCGTCCCCATATGAGATCGCCCGCCACTATAGCGGCTCTGGTGGACAGTCTGTGCTCCCGCCCGTCGCGGGCAAACGCCTGAAACTGGTATTAAAAACGGTAGAGACTGACCGAGCAGTGTCCTCGATCGAGGAAGCCGAACTGGCGGTGCTCAACCTCACCTACCAGTCTACGAATGTTATGCGCTTCGACGGTAAACGACACGGGTCGTGTGTCGGCGACATCAACGCGGCCTTCGCCATTCTGATCAACCGTGCCGCGAACGTCATTGCAGCGCGCACCCGGCGCGGAGCGGGTAACTTGGTGTTCATGCACCCCGACAGCCTCAAGATCATCACATCGATGACCACCAATGCCTTCAGGGCGTCGAGCGAGGAAGAAACGGTAGGCCTATGGGCCATGGCCGGGGTGTTAAACGGCTGCATGGTCGTCTACACCAATCCCGACTTCACCATGGACCGCGCGGTGGTGGTGTATCAGGGTTGGATCGGCGACGGTCCCGCGCAGTTGCTCAATCGCGACGGAAAAACCTTCCTCGCCATTCACGACAACGCCCTCGATTATGTCGGCACGGTGCTGATCGAACAGTGATGTCGTTCAGCGCCGGTGATTGACACGATCCCGGATGGTCGCCTCCATCTCGGTATTCATCTCGATCACCGTTGCATCGAAGCCCGCACGGATCGCCGCAGCGCCGGTTGACCCAGTACCCGCGAAGGGATCGAGGACGTGTCCGCCCGGTGGGCACGCCAGCGCTACCAAGGCTTCCATGAGATCGAGATTTTTCACACTGGGGTGGTTACTTTTGTGGTCCTTCACGCTAGCTTTTGGAAATTCGAACACGGTTGAGGGCCAGCCGCCGGTGCGGCGCTTGATCTCGCCGATGTTCAACGCTCCAACACCGTGGAGACGAACACTGTCGATCATCCGCTTCTCCTCGATGGGCTTCTGTGCGAGCACGATCGGTTCCTGTGCGGGCTTGAGGGTATTCATCCCATAGTAGAAGCCGTCCCACTTCTTCGCCTCTTCGGAAACGCCGCGCTCCTTGACGACAAACTCCTTGGTGTTGCGGGCTTGCGCACCGTGCTTCTCGTTCGCGGAGGTGAAGCCCGAACCAGTCTTCGTCCCCAGCACCTTGCGATCCTTCACGTTGTCGCGGTCGAACAACTCCGAGAGGTTGGCGGGCTTGGGTAGACCACCACCGAATTGCCACTGTAGGGGCGGATAGAGGGTCATCCCAGCATCCTCGATCGCACAAGCGACGCGGTGATACTTGCGTCCCGCCGCGAAGGCGAGAAGGAAGCCACCCGGCTTGAGGACATCCATGCAGAGGGTCCAGAACTCCTTGTTGAAGACCAACTCGCCGTGATCCCACACGTCGCCGTATCCGTGCAAATTGATGCCATACGGCGGATCGGACACGATCGCATCGAAGCGCACCCCCTCTGCCTTCAAGCGCTTCATGACTTCGACGCAATCGCCGATCTCGATGTTCAGGGTGCCCCGCTCGGGGAAAGAGATGAATTCGTCCACCAACTATTTAGTCAGGATATAATCGTTTATCCTTGACGACATTGTAGTTCGGCCTTATAGCGGCTGTCGAAAGGTGACCACCATGACCAACGAGATGATCCTGACCGCCATCGCCAAGGCCGCATCGCGCTACACCGCCGAGATCGACACCGATGCCCTGACGATCACGCTCGCCAACGGCGCTTCCGTCATGGTTGGCTCCAACCCGTGCACGATCAAGGTCATGATGAACGGCATCGACCAGCGCGTCGATCTGTGGTTCGGTTACATCCGGGATACCAAGAACTTCGTCGAGACGCTCACGACGAAGCTCAACGCAAGCCTCGACCGGGCGGACAAACTGGTCCCCTACGAGGGAGACGCCATTCGGGTTTGCAAGCAGGTAACCGAGGACAGCAGCTACGACATCGCTACCGACCTCGATGCCGCCATCTCGAAGATGCAGCGCGACCGCACTTATTACACGCGGGAGGGATGGACCAATCTCAAGCTCGAATACGCACAGGGGTCGTATTCCGATTACGATCGTCTCTTTCTGGTAGGAGAGCGTATGGAAACCGCTGCGGAGACGAACAAGCGCATTCGTCGGGAAGACGCAGTGAAGATCGCTCGTGATCAGCGTGACCGCGAGGAGTGGGAGCGCCTCAACAAGCGTTTCGGATCGCAGTCGTGAAGATTCCGACCTTTTCGAGCGCGGGCATCCACTGGAAGGCGGGGGAGGGCCGCACCACCTTGGCTGATCTCGGGGTGCGATCCTTTCCCGCCAGCTTCTACATCCGCTCCGCCCGCACCGGGAAGACTCGCCTTTTCCTCAACGACAACGAGACCAACGCCGCCAACGAGTTCTTCGACGGCGAGGCGACGGTCTACTTTAGCCCCGGCGAGGGGCTGCGCATCACAATTCGGGCTTGATCCCTCGGTAGTTCGCGGTTAGGACAGGGCATGAAAAAATACAGTCGTTTCCTTTCGCTGATCCTCCGTCACCAGCCCGAAGTGGGTGATCTCACACTCGATGGTGAGGGTTGGGCAAAGGTCAGTGATGTCATGGCCTCACTGCGGACCCACGTCGGCCCCTTCAACCGCGACCAACTCGATGAACTCGTTTCCACCAACGACAAGCAGCGCTTCCGCTTCAACGATACCGGGGATCGCATCCGCGCCAATCAGGGGCATAGCGTCGAGGTCGATCTTGGACTGATCTCCGCCACGCCACCGCCGATACTCTACCATGGCACCAAGCGCGACTTTCTTGATGCCATCATGGCGGAAGGGTTGAAGCCCGGTCAGCGCCAGCACGTCCATCTCTCCGACGCTCTAGAAACCGCCAACGCGGTGGCGAACCGGCGGCGTGGCGCGAGCGTCATCCTCCTCGTCGATACCGCGAAGTGCCCCACGGCGTTCTTCCGCAGCGACAATGGTGTGTGGCTCACCGACGCGGTGCCCGCCGAGGCGCTATCGCTGCATTTCTGATGTTCCGCAAGGTAGGTCATTGGTTAAAGATGAGGCGGCTGCGGCGATTGGTGGCCAATGACCTAATCGCCCCCGGTTGTCGCGATTGTGGTGGCATGGGGGATATGCCGGTGTGCCAAGGTTGTGGTATGCGCTGGCCGCGACAAAGGAGACGATCATGACCGAGACTTGCGCCCTCACCTTCCTCGACGAAACCGGGGATACTACGATCTGTTGGGATGAAGACACCGCCGCGACGATGGTGCCCATCATCGAGCGCAAGATGGCGGAGGGCTACAAGTTCTACATCATCAAGCCCGTGCCGCTCACCAAGATGACTCGGCTCGGTAAGGCGAAGAACATCGCGGAGGTCTCCAAAGCTGGCTCGGTGGTGATCAAGGACGCGGAGTTGGAGCAACTCTTCCTTGGTGGGAAGATCGCCACGACGCGCGGGACCAACGACAACATCGATGCAGTGCGGAAGGCCACCTCGGCGAACGACGTGGCGACGAATCAATCGGTTGGCGTGAGGGCGCAGCGCGGTGGGTGACACTCCCAAGATGATGCGGGGCGAAGAGTTGCAGCGGTGGCGGGCCAAGAACCTGCGCCTCAATGCAACTCATCGCCTCGCCCCCGGTGATCGCCTCATGGATCGGTGGTGGTGCACAGGCGTCATCACGAAGGTAGTCGAGCCTCGCAACCCTAGTATCGAAGATCATGGGACGATTTATGTGACCCTCGATACCGGCGACGAAGAGCACTATGCTTGGTTCAACTGGCAGGAAAAATTCAGGATTACACCCGGTGGCTGACCCCGCGCGCCTCTTCGATGAATACGACATCGTGCGAACGCTTGTCGATTATGAGTCACAGGATGACGGAAAAATTCGGAAAGGGAGTGTGGGCACGATTGTTCACCTCCATCTCCGTAGCTCGTACTCCGGGGGCTTCGCCTATATGGTAGAGTTCACAGAACCAGCCACGGTGGTGACTTTCGAGGAAGGCCTCCTTGAGAAGGCAATACTCGACCCCGTTAATCGGCTGGAGCGCTGGCTCCTCAAGGGCGGCACTCGCCGCGCTTACTTCGCTGCTCACTTCATCAGCCCTCGTCGGCAAGTTGAATTGTTCGAACACGCGGGATCGAGCAATGGTTAAGTGGCGGGTCTGGATTTTGGTGTTCGCTGGTGCGGGAGGTGCTGCGGCATCGTGGGGCACGGGGGCTGGATTGCCTCCGGTGTTCTTCCCGAGTCATGCTGATTGTGAGCGCGTGCGCCGCGCCGCCGATGGGGCGGGCAATCCCCAGTGTGTGTACACCACCGTGTTGCTGCCGCGCTGATGGTAGCCCACATTCCGCCTGACATCTCCTACGGTTTGGAGTGCTCCGTAGAGTGCTTCGACACCACGTCGGATGTCTCGACCTATTACTACCGCTTCAACGAAGTCAATCTCGCGGCCCTCGTCGATGAGCGAGAGACTTTCGACCGCGATGATGTCAATGAGAGCTTGCGATCGTTGTCGCGCCTCTACATGCGACCGTACGATGACTGGTTCTACACCCAAGCCTCGTTGGAGGAGCGCACATGGTGCGTAGCATCGGCGTCCCGGAGTTTCGGCCGCAAGTCAGCCGAGATCATCGACTCGATGGTGACCCGCTATGTCTCCGACATGCTGTCGAGCGGCCTCGATCCTCTCACGAGACGCTCACAGGAAGAGTGGCTCGATCGGTCGCGCATGATGACCCACGCGGGCAAACTCGCCGCCAAAGTCGCGCATAAGATCGCCGTCGTGGGTGAGGAAGAAGTCCTCTCCGCGATCCGCCGCCCTGCTGCCTACTTCGAGCGTCTGCCGGTCCTTCCACAGCCGCCCCGCCCAACCGTGCTTCGAGGACCGGACGGCGAGCCGATCTGGACCGATCTGGAACCTGTGGATCAAGTCCTCGGTGGCTTTGAGACGCACGGGCATCCTCTGCTGGGCCGTTCCTACACGGCGGGCCAAAGAGCCAAGCTGGTGGCCAAGGCTCGCCGCAAGCATCAGTCGGTGCTCAAGAAGTCATCAGCCTTCTTGTCGCGCCTGATTGGCACGAACAATGTCACGATGTTCGTCGGCGGCAAGTCGATCCGCGTCGAAGGTCAGCGCTTCGTCTTTGAGTTGAAGAAGGCCAACATTCTCGCAGAGAACCACGGCGCGCTGTCGATCTCCGTCTTGGACAAAGAAAGCGATCGTCGCCTTTTCGATCTTTGCTGGTACGTCGAGCGCACTCCGGCCTTGGATCAAATCTCCGCGCTCGTCATGGCTGTCCGCGCCGGGGAGGAAGATGAGATCATCCGCGTCGGTAACATGTTCTCGATCGATCACGTGGTCTGTGACAGCGTGCCGCATCTCAACCTCGCGATCCCGGAACGTTCATTCGGTGGTGGCATCCTTGGTGCGGCGGGTGGCGAAGACGGGATGATGCACGTCTTCCCCGGCACCACCGAATATCATCGCAGCCATCCCGACCTCTACCAATCATTCGCACGACGCTGCGCCGCTAGGATGCATCCCCGGCGATTCCCCGTCTCGCTCCGGGAATACTTCCGCCCCCATGCACCAGAGACGATCCGGCCGTTCGGCGATCGGGTAGGAAGGGAACTTCTACCAGATCGCTACGAGCCGGTGCTACCCGCGATCGAGGAGGAGCCGATGCGCGTCCGTCTTGATATCGTGGACCGGGTTATCCAACAGCAGGGTGTCGAGATGGCCTAAATAGGCCATGCTGTTGAGAGATTTGTTCGAGGCCGAGGCCGATGATCGCGAGGCCCGCGACGAGGCCAACGAGGCGTTCGACCGGATATACGATTACGTGAGCGCGCGCGCGGACTATCTCCCGGATGTCTTGCAAACCAGCACGGCGCTCGGAGGATCGTTCGTCATGAAGGCGGAGCGTGCCGGGGTGTCGAACAACCACGATCTCCTGATCGTCTTTTCGCCGCGACAAGCCGGTGGGGTTAAGGGTGCCTTCGGGCACGCTGGTATCCGTCCCCTGATCATGCTCGTGGCACTGAAAGGCCCGAATGATCTTCAATACCTCGACACCCGCCTAGCAGGAAGGAGGGGCACCTTCGTCCATGAATGGATGCACTACCGCGCTTGGGCTCGTAATCAAACCCCGAGCCAATCGTCCAGTGATGTCGGACCGGGCTCTCCCCAATACTACAACCACACCGAAGAGTTGAACGCCTACTATCAGGAAGCCGTGCAGGGATTTGAGCGATTGGTGCGGAACGTCATCGACCTTGGCCACCGCGATACCGCAATTGAGATGTGGGGGAGCAAATCAACGCAGGAACTCGTCCACTACGTTGTCACGAGAGAACTCGGTGAGGACTTTCGCCTCGCCCTCACACCCGCCAACCTTCAACGCATTAAGAAGCGGATCAGCCGGTTCATCGACCAGACGATCCGCCCCCTGTTCGTGTCAGCGCCAGAGCAGCATCAGGCCGATGCGCTGGCCTAGATCGCCCGCAGTGATGATCGCGCCGCGCATCGTCTCTGCCTCGATCACCACGTAGCTGCCATCGCGCTCATCCAAGATCGCATAGCCCTCCTCGGAGAGACGCTGACGCTTCTCCATCGTTAGCGGCGAATAACCACGCCCCACCGCTACTTTGAAAGGAAAGCCGACGAGCCCACTTCCGGTGTGGCTTCCGATTAGATAGATAACCCCGCCGATTGCAGGAATGACGAACAAAAGTCCCAGCGTAAAATCGAGGATGATGGAGATCAAACCGGCGATGATGCAGACGAGCGTTACGCTCTCGGCAATTCTATCACGCATATATCGTCCTTTCAGAAGCTGTCGAGCAGATGGCGCGGCGCGGGGCCGAAGCCGCTGGTGACTTGGACGTAGAAGAAGCCGTGGAGGTAGCTCACGTCCTTCAGCGCCTTGTCCTCCTGCCACGACTCCATGGCTTCTTTGCTGCTCGACATCTCGAATTCATGCGACCAGCCTTCGAGGTCGATGAGGCAGATGATGTAGCGGGGCGGGAAGGCGGGCTGTTTCTTCATAGCGCCTCTGTAAAGCGAACTACGCAGCGTGTCAAACCAATTATCGCGGGGACGATCAGCGGCGTGGTAAAACCGATCATTAACGGAGAACCACATTGGCACTGACTATCTTCCTCGCACTGATGTTCGGACACTTCCTCGCCGACTACCCTCTACAGGGTGAGTTTCTCGCCAAGGCGAAGAACCATCAGAACCCCCTGCCCGGCGCACCGTGGTATCAAGCCCTCGCCGCCCATTCTTTCATCCACGCCGGTGTGGTCTTCATCATCACCGGCCTCCCCCTCCTTTTCTTTGCGGAACTCGTCGCCCACGCGGTGATCGACTATCGTAAGTGCGCGGGCGAGTTGACCTTCAACGAGGATCAGGCCCTCCACGCAGCGTGCAAGGTGGTCTGGACCATCGTCGCGGTTGCGTGCGGGGTGGTGCTGTGAAGACGATCTTCCGCCTTTGGCTAAAAGGTCTCGCGGTGGTGGTTTGTCTCGTTCTATTAATCACCGGCATCTTGCTCGGCCTTGAACTCCTTAAATCGTTCATGATTGGACGAGTCATCATCTTGTTCGTGCTCGCCTCCTTCGCCTTTATCGTTATAGGTCTAGTCTTCCAATCAAGCGGACCGTATCGGATCATCGATGATCACCTATAAGATCGACGAGTGCGCGGTCTTCTACAAGACTCGCGAGCATCTTGGAGAACTCTCCAACATGCACAACGACTTCCCCCTTGAGTGGGGAGGTCGCACGGTTGGGTCATCGGAAGCCTTGTATCAGGCGATGAAATTCGATCCCGCCGTGGTCGCCGAAGACGGTCTCCGCCCCTTCGAGGTAGTGATCCAACAGCGCAACTCGATGGTCTCGAAGATGAAGGCGAAGAAGTATCGCGCCTTCATGCTACCAGAGTGGCACGACATCAAGCTAGACGTGATGGAGATGTGCCTACGGCTCAAGTATGATCAGCACCGCGCTACCATGGATGCAGTGCTCGATGAAACGGGTAATCTCCCCATCGTGGAACGATCACGCAAGGATCGTCTCTGGGGCGCGGTGAACGACTATCACGGCAACCTTATTGGAGAGAATCTTCTTGGTCAATTATGGATGATACTCCGGAGTAGTCGATCGTCGTCGTCATTATAATCCAGAGCGAACCGTCCGAGGCACCCGCGAACGATAGCCAGAACATGTTGGCATCTTCCTCATTCGTGAAGATGAAGTTGCTCTGGCCATCGGAGATCGTCCCCTCGACGCCGCACCGCTCCGCCCACTCGACGTATTCCTCCACCTCTTCGGGTAGATGGTTGGCGTGGTTGGTCATGACCTTGCAGCCATTGATCTCTAGCGCGATTAGCGCCATCGCCAACTCGTCCCCAGCGCGTTATCCTCAACCACGACTCCCATAGAGCCGAGTTCATCACGCAGTTGATCCGAGAGCGCGAAGTCACGATCGCGCCGCGCTTCCGCACGACGATCAAGCAATTCCTGCACCTCTGCCGGGGCACGCTCTCGCTCGGGTTTGAAGCCCATGACGGCCAGACTTGCGAGCAGAGCGCTGTCGGGCATAGCGTGCAGCCTCGCCATCGCCTCCGGGGTGTTGAGATCATCGTTGAGCGCCGCAAGAAACGCTTCATCGACCGGATCACGCCGTCTTGCCTGTTCGCCCCGAAGGGTAAGGCGGCGCAGCGCCGCGCTGGCTTGTTGAATGCGATCCCAGCGGAAGTCGAAGGGGTGCCGGTAATGGGTTTGCAGCATCGCGAACCGTAGCACATCGCCACGATATGCGTCGGTGACCTGATCCACCGTGACGAAGTTGCCCGACGACTTGGCCATCTTGGTGCCGTCGCTCAACACCATGGCGTTGTGGACCCAGAAGCGAGCCAAGTCCCTGCCATGCGCGCATTCGCTTTGCGCACACTCGGCTTCATGGTGGGGGAAGATCAAGTCTTGTCCGCCGCCATGGATGTCGATTGTCTCACCGAGATGCTGGGCGATCATGGCGCTGCACTCGATGTGCCAGCCCGGTCGCCCGCGACCAATCACGCTGTCCCAGCCCACGCCGCCGTCAGCGGGCTTCCAGAGCACGAAATCGGCCTGATTGCGCTTGTAGTCGGCGGTATCGATCCGTGGACGATCACGCCCCCCTTGCTGCCCCGTGAGGACACCTTGTGGGTAGCGGGTGGTATCGAAGAGGACGTGGCCCTCCGCCTGATAGGCGTGACCACCGTCGAGCAGTCGCTCGATCATCGCCACCATGGCGGGAATGTTCTCGGTGGCGCGCGGCTTGAGATCAGGTTCCTCGACGCCGATCCGCGACATCGCTGCCTCGTATTGCGCGATCGTGTTGTCGCAAAGATCGGTGATGGTGATCTCGCGTTCGCGCGCCCTCGCGATGATCTTGTCATCGACATCGGTGTAGTTGCGCGCATAGACGACACGATGATCCCGCCGCAGCAATCGCGCGAGAAGGTCGAAAACAATTACTGGACGGGCGTTACCGATGTGGGGAGTGTCGTAGACGGTCGGGCCACAAACATACATGGTGACCGGCTCGTTGGGCCGGGGCGTGAACTCACGACGCTCACCCGACTTCGTATCATGCAGTTTCATCGATGGGTGTCCGTGCAAGCGTGAGGGCGAGTTCGAGCGTGATCCGGGCATCGTTACCCGCGACGTGTGTGCCACGGCAATCGATTCCATACCGAGCCGCGAACCGACCAAGATTGACCGAATTACCGTCGTGGCTCAACACTCGCGACCACGATGCGGTATCCACTGTTGGCATCTCGTGCGGGCGCGGCAAATCAAACTTCCACTTCTTCGACAACATGTCACGATCGTTCTGCAAGGCATGTCCGACGATGACAGCGCTCTGTGCGATCAAACCTCGTAGCCAATACTGTGCCTTCGAGGGTGTCATATAAACGGTGGTACCACCGAGGAACTTCCTGCCACCGGGGACGACACGCACATTATGGACTGTCATCTCTCCGTGGTGGTAGAGGGCGACGCCGATCTCGGTGATGTTGTTCGGAAACTGAAACTGCCATTCCGCGTCGAAGCACAAGATGGGCAGGTTCTCCGCCAAGGCTTGCTGCATGATTCGATACTGCGCTGTCGCATGGAGGGACATCGCAATCCGAGGCTTCTTGCGGCGACTGGCGAGCAGTTTCTGGTGGCGGCGAATGGCTTTGATGAGGAGGCGGCGGCGCGCGTCTCGCGCTGCGCCGATCCTCTGCGCTTCGCTGATATCTGTGTCGATCAACGACCGGAGGATGGCGTGCCACTGCATCCCCGATCACTAATTCAGGTGAGCGAACTTGTCAACGGCGACATTGGTGTTTGATGCCGTCGATGCTTCGTAACTCCCACGCACCTCCTGCTTTGTTACCCCAGCGCAGGTTACGCTCGCCGCACATCCGGCACACAACGATTGTCGGTACGCGCTTGGTCTTCGGCTGGCGTTGCAGACCTTGGATGAAATAGCGGAGTGCTGAATCAGAAGCGTCACCCATCGATGATCTCCAAGAAGAATTGATAAACGATCGTCACTTCTTCGGTGACGATCTTGTCTCTCGTCACCGACACGAGGCGATAATCCTCGGGGAGGTTCTCGTTCATCCACAAATCGATCGGTGTTTCGTCGCCGACTTGGTTGATGACGAGATATCGGGGTTGGTCTCGATCACACATGAGGTATATGACCTCATCCCGCCCCGGTGTGCAATATTACTCTCCGGTGCCGAGTCCGAGGCGAACGTCGTCCATGAAATCTACATATTCATCGACGTAGTTGCTGTTCTGATAGTCGGGGTTGAAGATAGCGAACGGCGTCAATCGGCCGACAAAGTTTGAATAGGATTCATTACCGTTGGGAGAACGAGGGTCGAGATTGGTCACGCCGTTGACGAGCATTACATTGTCGGTGATGTTCTTCACATACAAGGCATTGCCCGCTATCCAAGCGCGGATTAACTTGCCCATGATCGGGATTGCGGGGGTGAAACTATCTACCAGCGTAGTGTTACCACGATAGTCGCCAGCTACGACGGACACCTGTCCGTTGTAGAAACCGACATCGAGACCGTATGATTCGGGGCTATTGATTTGGGGAGCCATTCGTATCGCACATGCGCGCCACAGGAATCGCGCTTCGAAGAAATAGTTTCGCGGGATACGGGTGTTCCAGAAACCATAGTTCAAGCCCGCTTTGAACGGACCTTGTTGATCGGTATAGCCACCTCCAACGTAATTACCCTCGTTGTCGTACTCGGGTTCAACATATTGATACTTTCGGCGACCACGGAGCACGTTATTGATTCTGGTGGATGAACCATCGGTCCAAAGAAAGCCATCGTTCACAACACGGTTGAAGTTGTCGGCGAATTGAAACGCGGCATTACCGGCGAAAGTTAACCAACCCGGTCGCGTTGCAAGCAGGTAGGCATCGATCGCTGCGTGCCAGATAGCAATCTCGGCCTCCGTCATGTTCTCCGCGATGTAGAAGAAGGAAAAGCGGCTCTGCGGCTGGGCGGCGGTGTTCCCCGACTTCGAACCTAGAGCGAGGCGCGACGATGCCTGACGATTATAAGTCGTCGTATCTGCCAGAATGCCGTTGTAATAGCGCGCAGCGTAGTTGTTTCCAAGCTGGAAGGTGTAATGCCGTGGTTTGTCATAGTAGGGCATCCGACCGAAGATGTAGTTTTCGTCCATGTAAACGCCATCGGAGTAGTAGCTCGATTCGCGTGTCTGAACACCAATGTACCAGTTGCGACCGGCCAATGAGCAGATGAGTGGTTTATACGACCCTATGGTGCTAGTCGATGATGCATCCTCGACCATACCGACCGTGATACGAGTAAAGTCATACGCGGCGGTGTTCGTGGTAGTTTGACTGATCTTCGAGAAGAGATCGGGAAGGGAGACATTGGCCTCGCTGGTGTTAAGCCGCCAGCCCAGACCCGGTTGATGGGTGGCGTTGCTGGGAACGAGGGTGCTGAACGTCCCCAAGGGATTCACGCTGTTCTTCAATGACGATTCTTCAGTCGGGCCATTAAGGAACCACACGCCTTTCAGCTTATCGACAAAACCGGCCGTGCGCGCAGTCTTGAGCAAGTTCAACACCGGGGCGAACTGCGCATCTGTCAGTTTCGAGGTGAGGCTGTCCTGAAATGCGGTGGCGAGTGGTTCAAAGACGCGACGAAGGTTGAGCCCGGTCAGGGGACGGTCATGCACGCGCGCAGGACCGATGATCGAGCGAGCCATTAGACCGTCTTACGCGTTCCCAAGATATGCACCACCGCCACATTGGCGCTACCGGCACCCGCGTAGAGGATAGTGCCGGGTGGGAAGGAGATGCGATCGATGATGATGCGGGTCTCTGCCGCGTAGAGGGGATAGGACTTGACCCACAGATGTTTGTCGGAACGCGTGTCACCGGCTTTGACCACCCAGAGGCTTACCGTAGTATCCACGGCGGTGATGTTGTTCATCACCAGTGTGAGGGTGTGCTCCTCGCCAGTCGTCACCGTGTAGATCGTTGCCGCCGAAGTATCGAGGATGATATCCACCGGGGTTGCAGAAAGCTGTGCCACTCTTGTCTCCTTGAAATCCTTCTATTTACTCGGGCCAGCCGGTAGTGAAATCCAGAGCGAGCAACACCAAGATGTCCTCACAGGCGTTGATTTCTTCGATCAAGGCGGCTTCACGATCGAAGCAAGATTGAACGTGCGTGTTGATAGCCGCACCGTAGAGGGCGAGATCACCGACCGTGACTTCTTTGAAGTTGTCAGGACCAAACTTCCACAATGAAGTTGTCTCGGGTGGCGTGAAGGCGAGTTGTGCGGCAAAAATCTTCGCTACGACACGACCAATCGTCACATCATCGGAGAGCGCCTCGCCCCCGTTATAGATGAAACTCTGCTGCTTCTGCCAGCGAAGGTCGGCGAGTTCCAGCGAACGCTTCGCCTTGGTGGTGGACAGGTTGCGCACTCTCGTCTCATCATCGACACCGGTGATGATCCACTCCACCCCTGACCAATCGAGTTTGTGGGTGAGGTCGTTGAAGATCGGTGTATCGGGGGCTGGGACGAAACCCAGTGTCAGGAGGAACTGGGGATCGTGAGGCAGCGGACGGAACAGCCACGGTTCGCCATCTGCGTTGAGGGTGATAATCTCCGGGGGGAGCGGCGCTGGGAAGGCTTTGTTGTGCGAGTAGAGCATGAGACCTTTCGTTACTTCGTCAACTCATAGACGACGACGCTGACAGTCATGTTCGTCGTGATGGGGAAGTTAGCAGTTGGGAAACCGTATTTATTGCGATCAAGCGCGACGTAGGTGAGTAATCGCCCCGGAAACGATCCATCGTTACTATTTTGGGTACCGACATTGTAACCATGGGTGCTCGTGAAATAGTTTGGGATCGATGCACTGAAGTTGCTTGATCCCCCGATAGTGAGAACCATCGCCATCGACGCCGGTGAGCGCGCAACACTAATGTTTGCGGTTCCATTCACGTTGAGGTCCGTAAGCCGTGTCATCGTCTTCGGTCCGCGATAGGTGGTCGCCGTGCCGGAAACATTTGTACCACCGCTGATACTTCCATTCGTGATGTCGGTTGCGGTGAGCACACGGTAGTAATCATTACCGCCGTATTGATTGCCCAAGGAGATGAACGCGCTACTGACCCCGTAACTGTTCGAATGAGCGTACATGTATAGGAGGTCGCCCGCCCTTGCCCCGGCAGGTAGATACACGACGTTATCGCCGTTCGAGATGAAGGAACCACCAACGACGGTGGACACCATCGAAGTGTTGAAGCGTGCGTAATCGAAGCCTGTGCGACGCGATGATCCGATGCGGTAAACGCCCTCGATATCGCTCGCCATCAGGTTGGCTTCACCGTGCCGGTGAGTTGAATCGCGATGGCGCTCGCCGCCGATGCACCAGCGACAATCACCGTGCCGGGCGGGAAGGACTCGCGCTCAACAATGCGACGCGGCTCCTTCGAGGGGATGATGTATTCGAACAAACGAAGGTGTTGGTTGCCCCGCGTGGCTCCACCCTCAACAATCCACAAAGTGACCGAGACATCAACGACCGAGAAACTCGTCAGCGCGATGGAGAGCGTTTGCTCCGATCCACCGGGGACGGTGTAGATCGTGGCAGCGGTCGTTCCCAAGACGGCGCTGATCGGCGCAAGGGAAAGCTGTGCCATCAGATGTAGCCCTGACGGAAGGCGATATCAGCATCGCTGGGGCCGCTGGGAGCGCCGTTGGAGGCCGCGAGAACGCGCCCCGCTGTATCGATCGTCAACACTGGGTTGCTGAACGTGCCCGGTGTCACGCCGCTGGCGGGGAAGCGCGATGCAGAGAAGGTTCCAGTGTTGAGGTTGCTCGCATCGCGGTAGTAGGCACCCTCTTGCCCGTCGAGGAGATCGGCGTCGAGACCAGAGCCGATGCCGTCATTGTTGGAGTGCCACACCGCATAGCCGTTGAAGGTGATCTGACCACTTCCCGGAACCGCGAGGCGACCCCATGTCGTCAATCCATCAGCGGTCATGAAATCGAGGACCGCAGCGCCGGGCGAAATTGCTCTGATTAGGATAGCACCGCTACCATTCGCAGCAGTGTTGAAGGTCTGGGGCAAGGCCCAAGAATTGGCGGCGTTGAGCACCGGCACAGTCGCTCCACTCGTTCCGACATTGTAGGTGATCGTGGTTCCAAGCGTCCGGTAAATCGCGGGCGCGAAGTCGGAGACCTTGATCTTGTACAATTCGGTAGCGCTGCCTCCAATACCCGAAACGGGGACATAGGCATCGGCGAGTTGCGCTGCGGTGAGCGTGTTCGCGGTTAGTTCATTGATCTTCTTGACGGCCATACAGCTATTTAGGCCGATGGCTCATCGAAGAAGATCAGAAGTAGGTGATGACCCTTACCGCCCCGGAGGCTCCCGCCCCGCCAGCACCGCTAGCAAAGCCGTTTGTTGAAGCACCACCGCCACCACCACCGCCGCCGATAGCGCCACCCGCGCCCCCTGCTCCACCGGCAGCAGA